ATGAACCATTAGAACCTGAGGAACCATTAGAAGATACTGAACCATTGGAGCCATTAGAACCATTAGTACCTGAGGAATCTGATGAACCATTAGAACCTGAGGAACCATTAGAAGATACTGAACTATTAGAACCTGAGGAACCATTAGAACCTGAGGAACCATTAGAAACTGAGGAACCATTAGAAGATACTGATCCATTAGAACCTGAGGAACCATTAGAACCTGAGGAACCGGAACTTGTAGAATTTGAGGAGGTATTTTGTTTATTTTCCTTTCTGTTATCTGTTGTCGTTGAGCTTTGTACACTTCCTATTGAAGATAACATGTTTGTTGAACCTGAACTTTCGGATGCTGCTTTTTCTGCTATGCTTGAAGTAATGTCACTTATTGCAGATAATGAATTTATAACACTTATTAAAGAAATAGCACTATCCTGAGCTATACCAACTGCTGTTGGAAGACCTATAATGGATGAGCACGGATTATTGTTTCCAAATGACTGATAAACACCATTAGCCCATGAACTAAAAGCACCATTTGTAAAATCGCCGGGTTGAAATGTTTGTATTTGACCGTAATAAGTTACTGTTATACCGTTTGCTGGTACCTGTATTGTTTTAGATGTCCCTGTACAAGGGTCATTATAGGAATAATCAAGCGTCTGCGAATAACAGGCGCTTGATATAAGAAGCAGTATAATAAGTAAAGCTCTAACATGCATTACGATTTAAAGATTCCTTTTTTAATCATTCTAGCAACTATTCTGGAAGAAGCAGTTTCTAGTGATTTTTTTGTTGTTATACCTATTGTTGATTGGTTAAATTTAACCTCACTGTCGTCAACTCCATCCAGTATTGAAGCTGTTTTTATTGTTTTAGCCTCACCCAAACCAGATCCAACTAAAACCTCGTTGGTTTCTGCATCAACAAACTTAACCTGTAGACCAAGTCTTGTTACTTGTGTTGTTTTAGATTCGCCATTCACCTTTAATACTTCATCCTCCGAAACTGAGAAATCATAAACCTCTATATAAACAAAGTATTTAGCAAGTTTAATCTTTCCCTTACCGTCCAATTTGTTTTCAGTAAAACCTTTTGCTGAAGCTTTGAATTGGGAAATCATTCTTTCCTTAATTTCAAGTTTATCCTCAGTGAAAACAAATCTATTTGTCATCTCAAGAAATTCCAAAACTATATTGGTAACACCCAGACCAACTCTTTTATCCTTAAGCTCTGGATACATTTCATAAAGTTCCTCGTTTATACCAACTTTCAAAAGTTGAATTGGAACCTTTATCGTGTCATTATAGTCGGAAACTAAATCTATCGACTGTGTTTTTTCGAATGAAGCTTGATAGGTTTCTGTCTTAACAGAGCCTATTTGTGCCTTACTTGTTAAAGCAAATAAGACACAAATTATAATAAGCGCTCTTCTCATTTTATTATTTTTGACCAGTTACATCAGATAGAGAAACTCCATCCTCTTCGTCAACTTTTTGGATAAGCATTTTATCTCTGTCTTCAGAGTTAAACCAGTAATCAACAACTTTGTTTAAATTACCAACAAATGCACCTAGAAGGATAAGTAGCATTTCTTTCCAATCCTCACCGATCGGCACACCGAAAAATACACCTGAGTTAATACCAAGTATAATTAATGTGAATAAACCCAATACGATTGCAGTTATTCTCCAACGATTGTTTTGCATCTCTTGAAGCATGTAGTAAAATCTGTTGTTAGCTTCAACAGGCTCTGGCTTTTTAGCCCCTAATAATTCTTTGATTTTCATGTTTTGTTTTGTTTTGTTTGTTTTATCTATGACCGTGGCTATGACCATAATTATGACCATAACCACCATAATAGTGTATTTGGTAATATGGCTTTGGATAATAATATCTAGGTCCATAATTTGTGTAAATAGGTCTAGGTTCTACATAATATGATGACGGTGTTAATTGAATACCGCACGAGCTCATACCTAGAGCAACAAGTAATACTATTATCAATTTTCTCATAATTACCAAGGTGCGTCTTCTGACTCACTTTTCTTTTTCTCCTCCTTTGAAGCTGCTGGTTTCTCAACAGTTTTTTCTTTGATGATGGTTGTTGTTCCACCAGCTTGTTGTTTTTGTTGATTAGTGTTATTGTTTGTTAAATTAACCACAACAGGAGCAGCTGGAGCAGCTTGTTCAGTTTTTGGTTTTTCCTCGTCATCTTTATGACCACCAAATAGTTGTGTTGATAACCAGATACCCCCACCACCGATAACGGTGGTAAGAGTTCCAATTATAGTTTTCTTTAATCCAGACCAGGTTCCATCTGATTCTGGTACATTTGATTCTTCTGACATCTTAATTGTTATTTTTTTATAATTTTCTCAGCTTCGTTTTGACTTTTAGCTTGTAAATAAGCTACATATACTCCACTAGCGAAGCTTTGTAGGTCATAGCTATATGTATAGGTACCCGCTGGCATTTCTTTGTCTAAAATAACGCTTTTAATAGCTCCGTTCATGTCAACCACACAAAGCTTAACTTTACTAGACTCTTTAACCTCAAATTCTATATTAACAAGATTTGTTGTAGGATTTGGGTAAACTTTCATTGTTTCTTTGGTTTCTACACCAGTAATAGATGAAGTTTTATAAACCATCAATATTCCATTAGTTGGAGTTATTGACATGTCTTTTGCATTCTGATCTCCTGAGAATTTTCTTGTAGTGTAAAGTGGTGAAGCACTCCAAGTATCCTGTGGTGTTTTAGCTATAAATCTAAGGGTAAAAACATTATAATTATCAGGAAGCGAGTAGCTCTTATCAGCTGATGGATCATAACCACCCCATTCTATCTCTCCGTTAGTTGGATTTAGAAAAGAAAGCCAGAACATTGATTTTTCTGAATTTTTTATGTCTTTAAATTCCAATAGGTTTTGATCATAAATCATACCAAATTGTAATGCAGTAATAGATTCACCTGCAGTTTTAAGTGTAACCGGGATCTCAACTAAATTACCTTCATTAACTGAAATACTAGGTACATTAAGTTCCATAGTTGAAGTTGGAAAATCGTAACTTACTTGTGTGTCTATAACATTTTGAGTAGCTGCTGGCATACCTGGAGCAGGTACAGCAGAAACTGTGATTGGTGTCATACGAGCCATGTGGTAACCTGTACCATTTGCATCACCAGTAACCATTACATAATAAACAGAAGGAGCTTGGGCTGCGTCAGTTATAGGAATGTAAAAATCTGTTTGTCCTGGTATTGTTGATGTGTAGTTAGTTGTAGGTGAACCTGTTATGGTTGCATACTCTGCTGCAGTAAAGAATTTGATATCAGCTACAGCATTAGGCCAAGTTGTGAATCTACCAGCAATTCTACCAAATACACCGTAAGCATCGGTAATTGTTACGTTATTAGAACCATTTACATCAGCTGCGTAAAATTGAAATCCTGATGGTGTTCCATTTCCAAGAACCCATTGGTTAATAAGTTCAGCATCAGTTGTTGTTATAACGTTACCTGGAGTCATTGTGCTTCCTTTAACTGCTATACGTACATCATAATAAGTTAAATCTATAGGCTCAGTGAATTGGAAGTGTCCATTTGCATCTGTAGTGTATGAATTATGTATAGTCCAGTTTGATGTTGTTTTAACTTTCTTTTCAAGATTAAATGGTAAGTTCTTAGCTGGTGTTCCAGTTACGTTAGTAAAATCACCACTATAAGTAAGATTTTGGTTAAGCCAAGCACCACCATATGAATGTAAAGTCATAGCAACGTCTAAACCTGGTTGGTTCGATGCAAGATACGGGAAAGAAGGTTGAGAAGCAAGCGGTACCCATGTTAAGTTTCCTATCGAAGTTAAAGAATAGAAAGTAGCAGCAGGTGCGTGCTGGAAAGTAAGTTCAAATAATTCACCCTGTGGTAAACTGTAATTTGTATCAGTACCAGTATAAACTAGTGTGATTGTAACGTAACCTTGTGACGGTTGATCGATAAATTGTAATGCTAAATTAGTTGTTGATCCAACTATTGCAGGAGAACATCCTACGAAAGCAGTTTTATCATAGAATAATCTAAACTGTAAACCAGTAACTTTTTCTGCATTTGTTGATGTGTTACTAAATGTTAATCTAGCTTTAGAAACACCAGCAGTAGATGTACCAATGGTGTAATTCTGTGCAAGTATCGTGTAGATACCATTCCCAGGTGCTGCCGGTACAGTTTGTGAAAATCCTAAAAAGGAAGCACAAAGAAAAGCAGCGATTAAAAAAATCTTCAATTTGTTCATGTTATGTTTTGTTTTGTTTTTTGGTTTATTTTAGAAGAGTATAGTACTCCTTAAAATGCTTAATTCTATCTGGTAGACCGATAGTACCACCATTTACTTTTTTAGTTACTGCAGTAACTGTTGCATCATCTGCTCCTTTGTCACATATAGGCCAAAGACCATTTGAATTAAAGAAGAAAGCTGCAGAAGCTAAAGGATATTTAGTTGCAACTAAATCTGGGTTAGCCACGATATCCTCGGTTACCAATTTATCAAAAGAAGCATAATTCGATTTACCCGTTAATTGAATATAACCTCTTCCTCTAAATTTAAAGCCTTCACCTGAAGCTTCATCGCCATTACCCATTCTATTAGAATAAACTTTGTTTGCAATTTTTTCCTTGTTTCTGTCGTATGGTTTTGCAGATTCAAGGGTTGGGAAATACTTTTTGAATGTTGTATTCAATCCCGCTGCTCCATAGTTTAAATTCTCATAAACTGCTTTGAAACCTCCACTCTCGTGTCCACATTGTGATAGGAAGTGTGCCAATCTTAATGGTGTTGTGATATTGAAGGTTTTTGCAGTGTCAGGAATCTGTGCGATCACCTCTGCAGGTACGTGCCCTTTTAGAGCATCAAGTTTAAATGGACTAGCTGGTATGGTAGCAGCGGATGTTGTATTATCAGCACTGAACATTTTGTTCCATGTACCATCACCAACTATACCATCAGCGGTTAATCCATTAGCAGCTTGCCATGCTTTTACGGCCTTTTCCGTACCCGGACCGAAAGCACCATCTGCTGCTAAACCTAGTTTACTTTGGAGTTTTTTTACATCATCTCCACTTGATCCAACTTTTAAAATCATATTTTGTTTTTTTTCCTTTATATATCCCCCTGGCCCCCAATATTTTTATGATTTTTCTGACGTCTCTAACGAAACTTTTTTGACTTTTCCTGTTGAATATTGATAAACAATAAGTTATGAAATATATTTCTATAGATGTGGAAACCAGTGGGTTAGATCCAGAATCAAATCAAGTTTTATCAATAGGAGCGGTAATTGAGGACACAAATAACCCTTTGCCCTTTGAAGAATGTCCAAAATTTCATGGTGCAATCAAGCACGAGGATATAACTGGATCACTCTTTGCAATAAATCTAAATCGTGAGCTGATAGAGACTATAGTTTCTTATCAGACATGTAACAACGACGACGAGAGGAAAGACGTCGAGAAAGCATCAGGAATGAAGTTTTATCATAAGGATGATATAGTTGAAGCTTTTTATCATTTTCTTTATCTTAATGGTATGGTTAATGTTGATCCCGATATGAACCTTCTGGAGAGAGTGATGAAACTAAATGACGATGGGAAATCTGTTCCTGTACTTACCTCCAGAATAAAACCCACCCACATAACAGTGGCTGGTAAGAATTTTGCTACCTTTGATAAACATTTTCTGGAGAGATTACCTAGATGGAAACAGGTAATTAGAATCAAACAAAGAATACTAGATCCTGCCATTTTGTATATTGATTGGAAAAATGATACTAGTCTTCCTTCACTGGGACAATGTAAAGAAAGAGCAGGAATTCACGGTATCGTGACTCACAATGCCTTGGAGGACGCATGGGATGTTGTTGAATTATTAAGAAAAAAATACTAAATGAATTACACAAGACCAAACAACGAGGGATATAAGGATTCACCAGAGGATTGGCTAAATTCTGCACTGATATTTAGTAGAACCATTTCTCTTCTACTTGAAGAGAACGAGGGTGTTGTTGTATCGATTAAAGGTGATGCAATAAATCCAATAAATCCCAAAAGTGACCGTGTCGTTGTCTTCTATAAGGATAGACAGATACACATCGATGATATACAAGATCCGAATCTCAAGGAGGGTGATTTTATTAGAATAGTTGAAGAAAATTAAATTATATAAAAATGGAAGAAAAAAACAAAAAAATTAAGGAAGAAAATGTTGATGTGGCAAAGCAAACTGAGATAGTTGTTGTTCTGGATAGATCTGGATCAATGGCAAGTATTTCAAAATCCACAGTAGATGGATTCAATTCTTTTCTTAATGAACAGCAAAATGCCGAGGGTGAAGCTTTTATGACTCTGGTTCAGTTTGATGACAGATACGAGATTGACTATAAAAGTGTTCCAGTAAAAGATGTTAATCCATTAATAGATGGAGAAACATTTAAGCCTAGAGGAATGACCGCTCTGTTAGATGCTATTGGTAAAACAATTAATGAGCTGGAAACTGACAGGGATGTTGTTTTTGTAATCATTACCGATGGTGATGAAAACTCAAGTAGAGAATACCAGAGAGATGCGATTATGAATATGATCAAAACCCTGGAGGACGAGAAAGGTTGGTATTTCTTATTCTTAGGAGCAAATCAGGATGCCATTGCAGCTGGTGGGAATATGGGTATCACCGGAAACAAATCATTTACGTATAGTGCTGATGATATCGGTACCGCTAACGCATTTGCTTCATTCTCTAGTAACATCTCAAACTACAGATCAGCCAAAATGAACTATTCCGCTATGAACATGGATAAAAATATTTCATTAAATGATTTGCAGGATCTTAAAATGAATCTGGATTTCAGCGAGGATCAAAGAAAAGAACAAGACAAAAAGTAATGATTAAGGATCTATCCGATGAAGATCTGGACATGGCGATCTTCGAAATGAATGTTTGGAATGTTATAAATGATCTTGATGATCGAATAATAGAACTAGACTCCAGGACTGAACTTTCCGACGAGGAAAGAGATGAACTGGAAAGATCCAAGACGAGATTAGAAGATCTTTTGAAAAGAATAAACAATAAAAAAGGACTCAAATGAGTCCTTTTTTAATTTATAGATATATGGATTAATATCCGTTAGCCATATTATTATTCATGCATTCGTTGATTTTATTAGCAACATGTTCTTGTTTAGATTCCTTTATGTATTTTGTTATCTTAGCAAGTTCTGGATTTGTATAATCACCAGCGTCTAGATATTTGTCTACAAGTTCATGAAGATCTGCTTGTGACATATTTTCATAATCATCCTCTGTTGCAGGTGCAGGTGCTACTGGTTCCTCATCGTCAGGTGTAGGATAATCCTCATCGTCATCATCTCCATAATCAGAATCACCTTTAAGACCAGCTTTTTCCATTTCGTAATCGTTAAGCATTTCTGCTATACCGTCTATTATTTCTTGAACCTGTTCTCTTGCTTCAGCAGTTCCTGATAAGATACCACTGAACAATTCTAAGAATTCTCTAGCTGGCATACGCATCATTTCACCAAAGACATATTCCTGTAGATTTTTGATCTTATCAGCTTCCTTGAAACTATTGATATAATCTCTTAAATCTGCTGCTATTTCTGGACCAAATCTAAGATCTTCCAATTCATCAGCTAACGAGTCAGTGTTTGCTATAATGGTTTCAGCTTTTTCTGTATCATCGGTAGGTAGTGCAGCAGCAGAGATCAACTCATAGATACCCTTTACTGTCTCGTGTAACAGCATAACAAATTCCGTTCCGATAGCATTAATTGTTGGTCCGATCGAATCCATCAGATCTTCAAGATCCTCAGCATCTGGCTCGTCTGTATTCATAAGCTCATCTAGAATTTTTTGAGCTAATTTTTCGGCATCCTCTGGGTCTTCTGGTGTGTTCCATTCAACTTTAACCGATCCTGAAAATCCAGATTTGTCTCTTGTCCACATTTCTTTTTGAACTGCTAATGGTATAGCCCAATCGAAGAATGATGCTATTTCTGATATCTTATTAAGTAATAGGATATACTCCTCACCAAGTTCGTTACCTAATATTGTTTTAAGTCCATCCGAACAATCCTCAAGATTAAGTATTAATTTGGTATTCTTAGCCATACCTTGTGCTATGTTATTAGCAATTTTTCTTCTGTGAACTTCGGATATGATATCCTCATCCTCTAGAGCTTTAAGCATTTGATCCTCTGGTGGTTCACCTGGTACGTCCTTCATCATCTTCTGAATCTCGTCGTCCCTTTGTAATTTTATCTTAAGGTTTACGCCGTCAAGAATATCTCCATAGTGTTCCATTATCACATCAACAGCAAGTCTTTCTAGTGCATCCTCATGTCCTCTTTGGATTTGTCTTGCTCTACTAACGTGTTGCATGAACATTGGAATTTCTCTACCGAATCTTCTTTGAAAATCTGCATTTATTTGTTGTGCTCTTGCTTCAACATCATGCAAATAATTACCTGGTGTATCTCCCTCCCCAGGAATTCCTGGATTTCCTTGCAATGATGCTTCGTCTATTGCATATTCATCAAACTTCTTAATCATTGTGTTTAGCTTTTAATTTTGGTAAATCAAACTCCAATGGAATTTTATTTTTTCTTAATTCTGTCATAAATCTAGCAACAACATCTTTAGCTGATGCTTTTGGGTGTGGTTCGACAGCTGGCTTATCTCTTCTAATTGGACTAGGTCTTTGAGGGGTTTTACCTGGAGCTGTACCTGGTTTGATTGTTGGTGCAGGCTTAGAAGGAGCTTCTTGAGCTGCTTTTGGATGTGGCTCGACAGCTGGCTTATCTCTTCTTATCGGACTAGGTCTTTGAGGGGTTTTACCTGGAGCTGTACCTGGCTTAGTTCCAGGTGCAGGTTTACTTGGTGCCTTCTGAGGACCATTCGATAAAAACTCGTCGATTTTTGTATAAATCATAACTATTATTATTTTTATATGTGGATATATATATCCAAATCTAATATTATATTTATTATGAAGAATCAAAGTTTTCGTACCTTTTTCGATATTGAGCCGCTAATGGAGAACGTTCAGGATGCAAAATCCTATCTTGTTAAGCTTTATGCGGAAAAAAATAAAATCAAACCTTCGGAAATAGACGAAGAAACAAAGAAACACATTTGGGACAATCCAAAATTCCTTGAAGTAAAGGATCTTATGGATAGAAATAAAATGCCAGGTAACACTCTACCGTTTCTTAAATTTGCAGTTGATCAAAGAGCAACCATGGAACAATTGGAAGAAATTGTTGAATTATTGAAAGATAATAAAAACAATCTTAATTCCTTGCCTATGTCTATTCTTGAGTATTCTAAAATTGATAGAAACAAGAAGAAAAAAGAGGGAGAAGATGAAGAGGATGATAATGATCACAGACCAGGATGGGAAATGCTTCGAGATGATCTTTCAAATATTGAGAGAAAAAGAAAATTGAAAAATTTCATCGACAGATTAACTCCTAGAATGAAAGAATATGTTAATAAAAAAGCAACAACAAAGCAACTAGAAAAATTAGAAGAGATATCAAGCCAATTAAAACTTATGCCTAAAAATAAGGAGGGCAGAGAAGCTTGGGATGCTTTTTTCTATCCAGATCTTGGTGTTCTAAATGATCACGGTAAGGTAAAAGGTAGAATGGGATCTTATGATGACACCATAACATATACTGATTATAAAGATCCAGCAAAAGCAATGGATGGCATAATATCTGACGCCGAGGCTTTTATTTCTAAATGGGGAGAAGACGAGGATGCTGTTATCGCTAAAATAAAATCACTTGGTCCACAAGCTGGTATCATTTTCGCAAGAGATGGTTTTCTAATTATGTCTGCAAGAACACCGGAAGCACAAAGATTAGTTTGTTCAGAAACCGGCTGGTGTATTAGAACAGATTCTACATTTTGGAGCTATAGTTCAGGTAGAGTCCAAGTAAATGTAATTAATAATAATATACCAACCTCTGAAAGAAATAGTTTGGTTGGTATAACTATTAATAAAAACGGTACAGTTCACACCGATGCAGATAGACCTAACGGTAGAATTCAGGCACAAGGTGGAGGAAATTACACTGGAAAACCTGCTACTGAATTACTTAGAAGAATTGGCGTACCTCAAGCTGGTATAGAAGCATTTGAAAGACAATTTCCAAAGGAAGCAAATGTTAAAATAATTCTAGAGCATTTCTTTAAAAATGCTGGAGGATTAAAACCTGATTTTATTGTTGAATCTCTTGTTAGCTTTAATAAAGGATTTCTTAAAGGAACTTTACCTGAAGATGAATGGGAAGAAATATCAGCTCTAATCTCTGAAATTATATCGGATGTTGAGGGTCTGAAACCTAAGGATTTCCTATCAGCATTCCTTGGTGACGGAGCAGATAAAACTGGTGGAATTTATGTCGAAGCAGCTTGGAATATATTTGATAAGCTTATTGGTGTTAAGAATGTAACTGAGGCTCAAATCGAGAGAATGTACGAAGATACAAAAGAAGGATACGAGGCTTTAGAACTGCTGATTGGAATGTACGATGAAGGTTCCTTACCTGGGGTACCAAGAGAAGATTACGAAGCAATGAAATCTGCATACTCATACAAGGATAAATCTCTTGCTAGATTTAAGAAATTAATGAAAGAAAAATAATAACAAAACTCTAATTAAAAATGGAAAAAAGCATAAAAATAGCAAGATTTGAAGATTATCTTTTAGAAGCTAGAAAAAGATGGGATTCGTTGAATAACAGAACTAATGAGCTCTATAGATCTTTCGAGGAAACCAACGAAGGTAAAGATTTATCAGCCATTGGGGTTTATATCGAGGAGAGAACACCACAGGTTCTTATTTGTAAAAGAAGAGGTGGTCCTATGGCAACTGTTGAGCTTTTCAAAGATGAAGATGGAAAATATTGTTACGAATACACATCAACTAAGGAAGGTGTTGAGAGATACAATCTTTCCAAATTTGATTCCCCACATGCTTGTCTGAGAGGTTTCTTTCTAAGAATCATAAGAAACAACATTCCAGCTGCAATCATACCTAAAAAAGATATACCAAATCTAAATTTCAATGAGCTTGTTCCTGTTGGAGCAGGTTTACCATTTACTGAAATTCTTGCGAGAATGAAAAGAGTGATTGGTGGTGAGGAATTAACAAACCTTGATGCTAATGCAGTTCAAAAACTTCCAATTATAAAAAACCTTGAGGATATGGGTATGGTTGGTAGAAGAGTTGATAATAAAGAAACCATAATCAAGAAGGTGGATATCATATCACCCAAATATAAATTCTACTCAAGAGCAGCATTCAGAGTTGGTGAGATATATGGTAAAACCATTGCTGGTATCTTAAAATTGCAGTATGATGATCTAAGAAGATCAAGTAAAGGTAAAGGTCTTTTATTTGACGATGGTCAGGAAATCTGGAGAGTTAATAACTCAAACCGTATTCCTTTAAATAGTATAAATTATAGAACTGGTGATAATTCACTTAAATGCAATATTCAAGACGAGGAAGTATTTGGATCTGTTTTTGTTTCCATATTCGTTAGAACTTTCAAGAGAGCTAAGGGAAGATACGAGAATGAAAAATTAATTAATCCAGAGGCTCACATGATAAAAAGTGAGGGTGAGGAAACACAAAGAATTGCTACCGAACTTAATGGTCTTCTCTCTGATTACTTTACTGAAGCAGCAGCAAGATTAGAGCCAACCATATTCATCAGTCCAGAATTCGATAAAAATCAAGCAATTGTTAATAATGCTAATGCACTTTTGATTAAGTATCTTATGAAAAATGGAACTTTTGAATTAAAGAATAGAATAATAAAAAACAGAGAACTTGATGATCTTGTTAATATTACAACTAGACACGAGGATATTGATGACTTAACAAGAAAATTAATTAGAGCTGCTAGAGTTCTTAGATTTACATAATGGAAGCAATAGACGAGAGAAAGAAACAGGAAGTTTGCGAAGGATGTGGTAAACAAATAGCAGACCCTGAAAAAGAATGTCCAACATGCGGAACTTTTCCACATAAAGCCTATCACGAGAGAGCAGCAGCTAAAACACTGGGAATTTCAAAATGGGTCAAGAATTCTCCAGTCATGCAACCCAATCAGAAACTAACTGAAAACACACACAAACTGATAAATATAATATCCTTTGATGATTTTTAAAAAAAATTCCGGCTTTGACCGGAATTTTTTTTGATATGTGTCTAAAAAATATTGATGAGAATATTAAAAGCAACATACGGAGATCAGGATATAACTGAATTGATAAGATCAAGGATCAATAATCAAAAATTAGTTATTAGAGTAAATAATGATATATGTGGTGATCCAAATCCAGGAACAATAAAATCACTAAATATTGATTGGACCGATGGTGGTAAATTTTTCAGCCAATCCTGGATTGAAGGCACCACTTGTACAATACCAAAGTCAATAAATAGAAAATTGGGTATATTTTATTCCAATAATAAGGATTATCAAACCTACCCAACCATAAAAGAATCTTTAGAAAGAATAAAAATTGCATCCGATGGTATTGCTGATGTGTTTACGTGTTTATGGGAAAGAATGGACAGTAATCCATTTCCTGAATCCCCTAGTTGGTATAAAGTTTCCTCGCATCTAACACAAACAATTCAGATACTACAAACCTTATATAGTGCTAGATCCTCAGGTGAATATGATTATGTAAGCTTTCTTGAGCATGATTGTTTATATGCCGAGGGATGCTTCGATTATCCAGATTTTGAAAGTGGACAAATGTTATGTAATATGAATTATATAGGTCTATGTAAAGAGGGATGGCAGGAAAGAAATCAAAATGACAAACCTTTATCACAAATAACAATGAGATTTCATGATGCAATATCACATTTTGAGTCGATTTTACCAAATGCTATCTTAACAAACAGCGGATTGGTTGAACCTCAATGTGAAATTCTAGAATGGAGATCTATAAATCCATCAGTTCATGTTAATCATGGATTTCATTTCACTTCTCATTTTTCTATCTATAGTAAGGATAGAATATCCGGGTATGATCCATACTGGGGTGATTTTAGAAAATTTTCAAATTTATTTTTTTAATCCGCAACTTTTTATTATCTTTGCAATATGAGAAAAGCAAGAACGATCATACATGTTAACCAGCACAACATAAAAGCGAATGCTAGAGGTGAAAGTAAACCTGTATTAACGTGTAAGACCTCTAAGGGTAACAATTACTCTAACGAGATTGTGATTCTCGGGCAAGATGGCAAGGAAGCAGCAAGAGTAATCTACTCTCCCAATAAGCCATTAGCATGTGGAGCTAAAGTTTGGATAGAAACATACAGTGGAGTTCAAATAGACAATCCTATTGATGTAAAAGAAGCAACAAAAACAATTTGTAAGATATAAAGATGTCAAGAAAAAAATCAACCGCTCACGTTGTCGTATTGAACCAAAACGGACAAGTACTTTGTGTTAGTAGAAAGGACAATCATAATGATTTTGGATTGCCCGGGGGTAAGATTGAAAAGAAAGATAAAAGTAATAAATCTGCTGCGATCAGGGAAACTCTAGAGGAAACTGGAATAGTGGTTAAAAAGGCTACTCTAATTTATGCTGAACATAGAAGAGGTGCAATGGGTTACACTTATTTAGCAACCGATTGGTCTGGAGAAATTGGAACTGATGAACCACACATGGTTAAATGGGGAGAATTTACAGATTTAGTTGCTGGAACATACGGGGAATGGAATTTGAAGGTTTTCAAATCTTTATCTGATTATAAAAAAGTAAAAAAATGAAAAAAGCAGGAATTATAATATCAATGTTACTTGGTGGTGCTTTATTGATGTGCATATTAATTAGTGCTACCAAACCAAAGAATGAATTATCAAATTACACAGTAGCAAAAACGTGTAGTGGTTTCACTGACGCTGAGTATTTTATAAATTCCTATAAAAACAACGGATACACTGTTAAGTTTATGATTGGTGATCGAAATGGTTGTTTGGTGGTGATGGAAAAAATGTAATAATTATGGAAATATTAAAAGGACACGTTACAAAAAATAATAATAATTGGATTTTTAAATGGACCTATCTTATAGAGGATGGAGACGCTGTTCATATGAAGTCAGCTCCACTTTCACCTGAATACATACACGGAGTAAATGATGGAGATAAGGTTGAGGCCTACATCGTTGAAACAAAAGATGGTGAAACTCTGGCAAGGCTTTTACCCAAAGATCCGTACGATACGCCATACTCAAATGAATTTCCAGAATTGTGGGTTAAGAATGTTGAGGATGGATCTGTTCATGAGGTTTTCAAATACATAAAAGATCACGAAGGTGAAATCCATATTTGGTGTAGCACTTGGTATGGACATCACAGAATAGGTAGGGATTGTATATTTACACATGTTGCTTACAAAGAATAATTAAACAAAAGAAAAGATGAGAATGCCAATCGACAATTTTGATCAAATAAGAGGTATGCTGGATTTCTCGATTCCTGGTACTTTCTATTTTCTTCAGATACTAAAAAGACGTAAAGAAAATCCAGATCTTGGGAAGGACATGGTTCACATAGCAGATTACTATATTGATAGCCTGACTAAATATGATGATCTAAAACCCATGATAATCAGACAATGTGATGCTGAGAATGCTAGAGCATACTTCAGACTTAATCGTAGGGACGAAAAACGTGTTGCTAGCGAGGCTTTAAAGCTTATGGTGGAGTATGTGTTGTCTGAAAATTATAAGCCAGCTAGGAGCGCCTATGCGTCCTGTGCGGGCAAGTACCCATCGGAGAAAAATAAGACATGGATAGTTGATTTAGATTGGAAAGACATCCCGCAGGGATTCACCAAAGACATTTATATAGATTCTGTTATTTCGTCGATTAACTCCATAACCAAATCTTATAAGCCCGATGCAGTCCAAAATATAGTTAAGATACAAACTATGAACGGAATGCATCTTATTGTTAGTCCATTTAGACTTGATGAGTTTGAGAAACACTGGCCAGAAATAGATGTACACAAGGACAACCCGTCGGTTTTATATCAACCTTAAGAAATAAAGATATGAGAGATCCAAATTTTAAAATTGGACAGTTCGTATACCATAGAGATGTATACGATCACAGAGAACCACTAAAAATTGTGGGGATCAGAGAAACAGAATTGGAACTTGAGGGTGACTACTCGGGAGGAACTCATGGTGTCACGCAGAAACAATGGATGCCTATAAAGGGTATTTCTAGGATTAGAGACCACAAATACAAAAAAGAATGTAGAGACGCTGCAGTGGTGATAGAGGAACTAGCAAAACCAGTAGATAGAAACCATGATAACATGACAAGAACTATGTTTGATTTGCTTGACATGGTTTTTAAATTGACCAATGACGTTTCTTTAAATCCAGAATTTTAATCGTGGATTTAAAACTGTTTTTTAGAATAAATATTGATCTTAGTAGAAGAAGATGGGAATTCTATCCTGGAAAGGATGTAAATTCAACCAGATATTCTATTAGCCTTTCTGAAGCAACTACTGAGAACGATGCTTGGAAAACACTCAATCTAGCTCTTCAAAAAAGTCCAGATTTTTGCTTCAAAAAATTTTATTTTATAGATATACCAATATAATGACCACAAAGAAAAAGAAAAAACCAATAGTTGATATAGACGTTCTAAACTCGGATCAGAGGGAAGCTTTTGAAGAGTTGAGAGATTTTATATGCGACAGGGATGACGAAAATGTTTATGTTCTTAAGGGTTGGGCAGGTACAGGTAAAACCTTTTGTATAAGCGTTCTCGTTAGATACATTTTGGAAGTGGTGCATCCTAAAAGCGCTTGGTATAAAATAGCTGTAACTGGACCTACTAATAAATCGGTTAGAGTTATAAAGAAGACAAGCAATCTAAGAAATCCTAGAGTTACTTTCCAAACAATACACAAGCTTCTTGGTTTAACCGAGAAGATAACCAATGATGGGCAGCAAGTTTTTGTCAACCAGGAGAAGAACTTCAAACCACAGATCAACTCTGTGAAGCTTCTAATCATAGACGAGGTTTCCATGCTTAATGATGATCTTTTTCATGAGATCCTTAAATATCGGGACAAGCTAAAGATTATCTGCATGGGTGATCCAGCACAGATACCACCAGTGGGTAAACCTGACTGTATCCCGTTCAGAGACGAGTTAGCTGATCCTTATGGTATTAAAACTCTTCAACTCAAAAAGATAATGAGACAGAAAGAGGGTAATGCCATCATAGATTCCTCTGTGCTTATTCGTGAAGATCTTTGGTCTGAAAGAAATCCAGTTAAGCCTGTTACCTCTCTAAATTCACTTGGCGAGGGTGTGGAATTTTTAAATCTTAATGATGGGGAGACAAGGAAGGGCTTCGGTGATATTCTTGCCAAATATTTCAGATCAGAAGAATTTAAGGATGATTCTGAGTACTGCAAGATTATAGCATGGAGAAATAAAACGGTTTCCAGCATGAATAATCTTGTTAGAAGAATCATATTCGGAGAGGATGAATGTAGATCTAAGATACTCGTTGGTGAAAAGTTAATTGCAAATTCTCCGGTTATAATTCAGGGGAATCTGATACTATTTAATACCAATGATGAATTTTCTGTTGAGTCTACCAAGATAAGGGAGATGAACATGGTTCTAAAAACATTCTCCCCCGTTATAGAAGTGAAACTAAAGTTCTATGATGCCGTGGTTAGCTATCTTAATGACGAGGATGAGATTGAGAAGACCTCAATAGAAATACTACATGAGGATAGTGAAGCCGAATTTTCCAAAATTGCAAACCTACTTAAACTGAAGGCAATAGAAAAGAAGGGCAGGGATAGAAGCTGGATAGATTACTACGATTTTATGAGAAACTTTGCTGATGTTAGCTTTGCATATGCAATAACAGCACACAAAAGCCAAGGGAGCACTTATAACACAACATTTGTACTGGAAGATGATATAGATGTAAACATCAACGTTGTTGAAAGAAACAGAATCAAATATACTGCCTACACAAGATCAAGTAAAAAGGTTTACATATTGAAAAGATTTTAAATAAGCCCTTGATTTAGTTTCCTTCCAATATTAACAGTTTGTCTAGTTACACCAATTTTTTTCATTATTCTATCTTGCATTTCTTGGAATCCATCGATCTTGTATAATTCTAGCGGATTCTTTTTGTAGAAATCACAAATTTTATCAAAATATTTTCTATGAAAATCATCAAGGCTTACATTATCTATATAATCTCGTATTAGGTCACTATAAATATTTGGTAAAATTGATGATAAATCAGTCATACCAAATATGGTATTAACATGTTCTAAAAATCTTAAAGAAAGAACATTGCCCCAACTACCATACCTGTCACACGTTATTTTGGTTATAGATAGGAGATTGTCAATAATGCATTTTTTTATAATGTCAACAACCTCCTCTGAAGTTGATTTGTTGGATATCTGTAAAAGAATGGTCCCGTTACTTCTCCTTGTAATGCTTGTTTTTTTTCCATAAACGTATTCGACGGTAATCCAGCTATGTAAGGCGCTATGAAAGTTATTCATAAACACATTTAAAATAAAATGATCATCCTCCTCTTCCTCGTTTATGGCAAATAAATTTTTTAATATAGCATCCCTAAGACCGCTATGCAGCGTGGGTGAGATAGTATATCTTTTATTCCCCAAAGTAAGTAGTTGATTATTTATTAATATTTGACTTTTTTTACCATGTTCATTAAAAGTGGCGTGGTACCCAAGATCTACCGAGAATTTGTTACATATATCTGCTATTTCCCTTAAATCTGCAGGTTCTGTAATTCCAGAATTTTGTTTTATGATTGATTCTATTTCACTTTTGGATTTACCAAGGATCCTTTTAATTCCTATTTCTTCTATTTTTTTAATAAGATTTTCCTTTTTTATCCCATTGATTGCTACCATTTTTGATATAAGATATAGGTATAAGCTATTTAAACATTCGTTTAGAGATGGAAATGCTCTGTCAACAAAAGTATTTCCCTGGGATACGCATTTATATGCATACCCACCATCACCGGTTGGATAAAGCATTGTCTTGGAGCCGACACCATTCATATGAATAAAACCGCTGGATTTTACATCGAATGTTATGAATCCTGGTTGTTTAAGTGCCATTATTCCATTCATCGTTTCATTTCTTCCCAATTCTCTGGTTAGCTCGGCAGCTTGTTCTTTCTTGCTTGCCTCGAATAATCTGAAGTTTAATATTTTCATCCTCTATATATCAAAAAAATACAAAATCATTTTTTTATTTCGCGAATCTTTCATATGTTTGCAATGAAATTAAAAACAATTAAAATGATTAAAAAATTAGTAGAAAATTTGATCTTTGGATCCCGATGGTTACTTATACCATTCTATTTGGGTCTTATTGTAGTCATGACAATTTACACTTTTGTCTACACCAAGGAGATTCTCCATCTGGTGTCGGAAGTTAATCACATAACCAAGGAAGAGGTTATGCTGATGATTCTGGAACTTGTGGATATTGTTATGATAGCAAACTTGGTCAAGATGATTATAACGGGAAGTTATAATTCTTTTGTTGACAAGTCACACGGAGTTGATGGTGAGAATGTTTCATCAGGAATGCTTAAAGTTAAGATGAGTACTTCACTCATCGGTGTTTCTTCGATTCACTTATTACAAACGTTTATTAATGCCTCTGCCATTAGTTGGGATAACCTAAATAAACAAATGCTTATACATGGATCATTCCTTGTGGGCTCGCTAATACTAGCAATAATAGATTACTTACACGAAAAAGCTGAAGCAAATGCAGGAGGACATCACTAAAAAACAGAAAGAGCATCTGGTTATCATTATAGATGACCTGGGTAAAATCTCGCCAAAAAAGTACTCTTGTCCATTCGAGAACAAGACAAAGGAGGAAGCAGTAAAAGCTGCTAAGGCTCAGTATGAGCTAAACAACAAGAACATTTATTATAAATCTTATTATTTCGAACACTAATTTAATTTTAACTATGAAGAATTTTTTCTATCTTTTTCTGACAATCTTTATTGTCTCGTGTGTGGGTAATCACCACAAAAAACACAATGGTGAAACCTATGCAACTACAGATCGACCTGGATATTGCTATCATGGCAATGATGGCCTTTGGTATCTGTACTACCTAAATTCTACCGGTAATGGTTACACTTATGCTGGTACAGCCCAAAACTTTACAAGTTACAACTCATCAGAGACTGTTAGCTGGTCTCCAACAGCAGAGAATGTAACAAATTTTGAATCTGTTCCTGAAGGAGTAGCGGAATCTATGACAGAAGCAACGGGTGAAACGACAGGTGGAACTGAAGCTACTGAAGGTGCAGATGGAAGCATGTCGGAAGCTGATGGAAGTTCTGAAGGTGGATCTGATGGTGATTCAGGTTCTAGCAGTTCAGATTCAGGATCCGGTGGAGGTGACTCTGGTGGAGGTGGAGACGGTGGAGGTGGCGGAGAATAGCCATAAAAACATAAAAAACCCAATCTGATGATTGGGTTTTTTATTAATCGTCAAATTCTGTTAATGCTCCGACTGGGGCAAATATTATTTTACCAAATGGTGGTTTATTGTACATTTGTGGTGAACATATAAACCAAATGACCTTATTCACATATTTTTTAATATTGAATTGACTTTCTTTTGGCATTTCACCACCAGTATCCGTTAAATAAATAAAAACCGAGGGGTTTATTTTTTCATCTTCAACGTATTTGAAAGGAGGTAGAAATCCACAATCGTTACCCCCTGTGGTTGCCCATTTGGAAAGATCCGGAAGTTGACCTCTTTTAATATTTACTTTATCAACATTATCTATTTGATCGCTACAGTATATAATATAAAGTGTATCGCACTTAAACTTTTTTGCTAAAAAGACAACCTCGTTAATAAAGGTCTTTGATTGGTTTTCCGATATCGAACCTGAAGTATCGACTGCAGCAACTATTGTTTTCAATGTTTCCACTCCGCTTCTTTTCTGTCCATATATTGCTGTTCCTCCGGCTATAAATCTTCTATTTGGAAAAACCCAATCCATTTTATTTACCGCCTTGTCAAAGAATCTTTTTAATTCTCCTTTCCAATCAACTAGAGCTGTTGTTCCTATTGAAGAATCAAGCATGGATCTTATGCTATCTGTTACTGCTCCCCCGTTAGTTGAAAGAGCCGATGCTGTTATTTTTCCCCAATCCGGCATTTTTATTTTTTTGTCGTAGGTTGTTGATTTTTTATCTCCCTTATATTCTTTAGCATCAGTTTTTATAAGCTTTCCCTTGTTAGCAACATCGTTTGTTGTCGCAGCAGAATCACTTCCCTTACCAGTTGCTTTTGGAATATCTGACATAATATTGGGATTTTCTGAGAATTCAACATTCCCAATTTCCCCTTCCGGTTCACCATTATTGTTAACTTTTTCTCCTCCCTTTTTGGAGTCTTTTTTATTAACTACTGAATATTGACCTTTTTTTACTAACATGTTTTAAATTTCTATATCGCCGTTATTGTACACTTTTTTTATTGTACCACTTCCACCTGATTTTAATACTACCTTATCGCCAACCTTAGGTAATAGTTTTCCGTTACTTTCCCCTGGTTTACCTTCTCCAGGTTTTCCTTCACCTTCTCCAGGTTCTCCGTTACCTTCCCCTTCTCCAGGTTCTCCGTTACCTTCTCCAGGTTCTCCATCACCTTCTCCAGGTTCTCCATCACCTTCTCCAGGTTCTCCATCACCTTCTTCATCTCCATCTCCATCTCCATCACCTTCTTCTGATTCTCCATCACCTTCCCCAGGTTCTCCTTCTCCAGATTCGTTATCTCCTTCCGCATCTTCCTGTTCATCTGAATCGTTTTTTCCCTCTTGTACTTGAAGATCTTCATTTGCTTCCGGTGTTTTCTCCTCTGGATCGTTAACTTCGCCCATCGCTGCCTGCATCATAAGCTGATCTATTCTATTCATTGCTCCATCCTCTAAGAGTAGCTGGTAAATATCTTCAGCTCTCATACCAGCATATTTTCTTTCGTATAATCCAGCTTCCTTACCGCCCATTATTGGTTTTTTCCATTTACCGTTTATGAAATTGTCGTCGTGAATTAATAGCGGGTTTATTGCATAATCACAAGCAACGTTCCATAATCTTGGATCTCTATTCTCTCTTCTTATATTATGCTGAAACATACAATGAAGAACCTCATGTGCAAGAACAAATCTTAGTGCTTCATCCGATTGATCCTGCACAAATTTTGGATGGAATATAATGGAAATTCCATTTGTGCACATTGTTGGTGGATCTATTTTATCTGAACCATAGATATCCAAATGCGCCAGCAATCTTCCGTAAAGATTTGCATTAAGATTAAGCCATAAAATGGCTCGCTTCATCTTTTTGTTTATCTCCTCAGAATCATAGGATTCCGACTCGTTTATGGCTTTAATGTAAACATTAAAGCTAGTTATAGCCTTTCCTATGCCGGATCTAGTTTCTAATAATCTTTCCATGGATATTATATGTGTCCACTTGATTTTAATTTCCCCGTTAATAGAACAACAGCATCTCTTTTTGGACCTTCTTTATCTGTTGGAAGCGGTGTAAATTCTGGGAATTTACCAAGTATTAATGTTTTGTACATCCAGGATAAAACTTCATTTTCATCATATCTAGAAATGTATTTTAATGCATTGTAAATTTTAGTAGGATCATACTCCTCTATTCTACCAAGTAGTAATGTTGCTATACCGTAAAGAACTGCGATGTCTGTCTTTGCTTTCATTACCAATGGAACATCGTCTGGATCTTCTAATATTCTATCAAGATCACTTTCCGGTATTTCTTTAAGAACTTTAAGGTAGTCTACGAAATCTGTTGCTCCTTCTATACCAACGGATGGTGAGAATATGTCAAATATTTGATCCATTGGAAGTTGTCTCCAGTTTTTCAAACCTTTAATTTTTAATTTACCAGCTAATTTAAGTGCTCCATCGGTCCAAGATCTAGGTGATGGATAAACTTTACCTTGATCTGGATCATTCTTATGAAATAAATGTTTCTTTCTCATAATGAATGCAGGTAATTCTGGTAATATTTTACTGTGTCCTACTGCAAATTCTTCCCATTCTTCTGGTTTAGGCACAAAGTTATAAACATCAAATCTATTTGCAAGAGCTGTCGACATTGGGTGGATATCAGCATCCGGGTCATCCTCTTGTCTGTTACCAGCTCCAACTATAATCCATTTATCAGGTAATTGGTAATCACCAATTCTGCCAGCTTGTACGAATTTAAGAAGCACATTATAGATTGGACCTTGAGCTCTGTTCATCTCATCAAGGAATACTATACCACCTTTTCCATTCTCACCGTTATCTCTTGGTAATATAGATGGCGGGTTATCTCTGGTAAATCCTGAACCTGGATCGATAATAGCACCATTTTTAACAACAGATGGTGTTATCTCGTGCTGTGATGGTATACCTCTAAAATCCTCAGGCAACATTGTTTCCAAATCTAGGAATAGGAAATTACATCCTATTTTGGAAGCTGCTTCAACCACAATTTCAGTTTTACCAATACCTGGTGCACCGTACATAAAAATAGGTTTTGCTCTTTCTCCTGCAACTTTTAATTCATATAGATCAATGATTTGGTTTTGTAGAAATTTACCTGATTTATCTATCGGGTTACCAGATTTAACTCCCCCTGGCCAACCAGTTCCAACCACAGCCTCATCTAGAGATTCAGTAATACCAACTTCTCCAAAGAAATTTCTAAATTGGTCCAGAATAGGTCCATTCTCAGGCACAAATAACATGGCTCCAGGAAGTCCTTTTTTAGGACCTCTTTTAATTTTTCTAATTTTATCATTTGCAAGAAGCTCAAAGAAATCCTTTGTCCATCCTGTGAATTTATCTATAACATTTGCTTTTAACCAGCTAAAAAGTCCTTCGTTGACCATGTATGATTCATTAACATAATCCTGAAAATTAAAAATTCTTTTTTTCATTACCTCTATTTTTATTTTATTATCTATATATCGCCAAAAATATTTTTATATTCCGAAAGAATTTATTACTTTTGCAATATAAAAATGAAGAAATGGATAAAGATCTAGCTGAAGCGGAAGCAAGAGTTCTAAATTATATAAGAACAACCAAGGAATATTCTGAAATGAATTTCCAGGATAATAACAGTAAAATATGGGTTGCCCATAATTCGCTGATTGCCGCTGCCAAAATATACATCATCGACAATTATAAATTGATTGACGATTACACTGATCTTGATCTTATATTGAGAAGTGGAGCAACAGGCGGGAGGTTTTATTTTGGGCCAAAAAGAAACAGGGAGGTTTCTAGATCAAAGGAGTTAACCAGAATTTTAAAAGAACTGGATAACCAAACAATAGTTATAGAAAGCTTCGATGAAGCTATCTATGACTGGACAGATGGGGATTTTTCAGTGGTGTTCAATGGTGAATCATACAATTGGATAGACGATGATTCAGTTATAAGTATAGCGTCTTACATAGAAAAAAAATTAGAGGAAAATGAAATACAATATTGAGGAAGTTAACGAATATGTGGCTAAGGGATTGGTTGATAAATGTGAGCATAAAGAACTCCCGATAGCAATCTATAAATATTCACGTAATTGTCAGTTCGAATGGATCTGGGATAACATCACGATGAATATGAGAGGTACCGTTCTCGATGAGAATGGAAACCTTATAGCCCGTACATTTCCTAAGTTTTTCAATATTGACGAGGGGAACATACCAAATTTACCATTTGAAGTTTTCGAAAAACTTGATGGTTCACTTGGTGTCCTATTCAACTATGAGGGAGAATGGCATCTGGCAACACAAGGTTCATTCTATTCTGATATTGCTATTTATGCACAGGAGATATTGAAACGAAACGAAACTTATAAGGATGTGTTCTCTGAGAAATTTACTTTCCTTTTTGAAATCATATACCCAAAGAATCGAATAGTTTGTTCATATGGTGATGATGAGAAATTGGTGCTTCTTGCTGCTTTCAATACTAAATCAGGTAGAGAGGTTCCTTATCAGGAATTAAAGGACGTTGCGGAAAGAACTGGATTTGAATGTGCTAAAAGATATGATGGGATCAAGGATCTTAAAAAGATAAAATCACTAATCGGTGATAATCAGGAGGGATTTGTTATAAGATTCTCTGATGGAACTAGAGTAAAAGCAAAGGGGGAGGAATATGTAAGGCTTCATGGGGTTCTGACATCGTTCTCCAACTTAGATATCTGGAGATGCTTAAAAGAGGGAAGCGATTATAGATCTTTAATGGTTGATGTTCCTGATGAATATGATGCATGGGTTACAAACATTGAACAGGATCTCCAATCTAATTTTAATTTTATAGAGGCAACGGTAAAGGCCGAATATAAATTATTAGTAAAGAAACTTAAAAGTCAAATCCCGACGGAGGAGGAAAGACAAGATCGAAACTCACCAGTACTTAAGGCATACAATAAGGAATTCTTTGAGCTTGTGGAAGGAAACAGATTAGCTGGGTATTTATTAGATCATCACAGAAATAAGGACTATTCAGGATCAATCTGGAATCAAATAAGGCCGGATTACGAAAAACCATTTTGGACAGATTACTCATTAAAAAGAAATAAACCATGATATACCCAATTATAACAAACCAAAGAAGAAAGTCAAAGATTGAGAAACCCAAGATCGAGACTCTAGGAAGCTATACAAAATTAACACCGGAGGAATTCCAGAAACTCATGGCAGAGAGAACAAGAGTTTCTGGTTTAGTTGAATCTATTGGGTATATTAGCAACTGGTACGGATTCGATAATCTCAAACATGAGGAGAAGATCGATTTTGTCAGAAGAATCGAAACACCAGAGTATTACACTTTGGCTGCAAGGATTAAAAGAATCATTAAAAAAGTTAGAAATGGAAGAGGTAATAAGTCATAAGGTAAGAAGTAAAGTTGGTGAATTCTTATGCAAGAATGGATTTGAAGATAATGGACGAGGATTCTTCAATGAATATTGTTTGGTTATAGTGGAAGAGAATCACTATTGCGTGGAGATGGATCAGGGACACATGTTTAGCAATGATCTAAATATTTATTGGTTGATAGGTGTTCTTACTTATAATGGTTTAATGAATAAAAATTACATTCAATAATGATTAAAGAACAAGAAATAGAAAAAGCAAAATTAGAGTTTGCAATAGAGCAATTGGAGCAACATATAGTTCATCCAATGAAACCCGGTTATAGAAGACATGACGTCATGGATAAGATCAAGGAATTAAAATCCCAGCTTAAGTCCATTACTGATTCCGAGAGTAAAGAAATCATCATATTAATCCAAACCGATGGATCTTGCGAGATGGCAAGGGTATCAATGGATGGTGTTGGTGTGATGGAAGGCAACTTTTGGGATTTTCACCCAGGGTGTCACAATATAAATGAATATGGTGACTTTGGAAACTGTGATGATTTAGCAATAAAGATATTGCTTAAGCTCACAAAGGAAGGTAAAAAAGCCAAGATAATTAAGGAAAAATATAAATACGAATACTAATGAAAATAATATTACAAGGACATCAGAAGATCTTCTGGACATCTGATTCCCACTATAACCACTCCAACATATGTAGTGCTACTAGCGAATGGCCTGCAGGAAGAGGAACTCGGAAATTCAATTCATTGAATGAAATGAACGACCGACTAGTATACGAGATCAATGCAATGGTAGGAGAGAATGATATACTAATCCACCTGGGAGATTGGAGCTTTGGTGGCATAGAATCTATCTCGGAGTTTCGAAATAGAATTAACTGTAAAAACGTACACATCTTCTTAGGGAACCACGATCATCACATAAAAAACAACAGGGATAATGTGAGAGATCTTTTTGCTAGTGTCAATAAGCTGGAAACTATAGAGCTTCGAGTTCCACAAGGAAAGGAAACTAAGAAATACACATTTGAATGCTGTCATTTCCCAATAGCTAGTTGGGATGGACTTGGCAAGGGATATTCACATTTGCATGGACACGTTCATCTTCCTGGTAACTTAAAGATACACAAGGGAAGAGCAATGGATGTTGGTGCAGACGGAAACAACTACAAGCCATATTCATTGAATGAAATATTGAAGGCATTGGAGGGAAGACCTAAGATGCACTTATCATTACCAAAGGATCATCACACTGAGGAGGGGGACTAATATGAAAACTTTATATCTATTGAGAGGATTACCAGGATCTGGTAAAACAACACTAGCTAAAAATATTGGCGGAGTTCACTATGAAGCCGACCAATATTTTGAGGCTAATGCTGGTGTACATTTCGATGGATATCAGTTGCAAAATGCCCATAATTACTGTAGAGAAAATGTAATTGGTGCTATGGAGTTGGGTGAACCTAGCATCATAGTTTCCAATACTTTGACTAGAAAAAAAGAGGTCGAAGAATACATGGAACTCGGTGAAAAATATGGCTATAGAGTTTTCTCACTGGTTGTTGAAAATCGCCACGGTGGTGAAAATTCACACGATGTTGGTGAAGCAACATTAAACAAAATGAAAAACAGATTTGATTTAAAATTAATGTGATGGAAGAAAAATATTTGACGCTTGAGGAGGCAAAGAAAAAATATGGGACATTTGAGAATGGTAGATTCTATGGGGTTCATAAAATATTCGACATTTACATAAATGATAAGCCACAGAGTGTTTATCGTGTGTCTGGATATGAACATCAACTCGGAAAGAATAACGGTGGACCTGCAGAATGGTGGCTTGATTATTCAACAGAAGTAAATCCAGAGAGGGAATTGGTTCCATATCTTGACCGCGGTGTACACAGGATATGTTGGGAAATCCGTTACAAACAGACCAATAGAACAAAACACAAATGGGGTGAATGGAGAATCAATGCCACTGGGCTTTGTGAGATCCACGCAAACGGTAGGCACATTTACACCATGGTTAACTCAGATTTAGGTTCTGCTCTTTCAAATGCGCATGTTATGACCGAAAGGCTTCTAAGTCACGTTTACGATTTTATAAATCCTGAGAATGACAATAACAGAAAGATCTATTACTATGGCCTACCAGCAACAGTAAGAACTGGTTCAGCTCCCGGTGAGATCTGGGTTTATCCTGACTATGAAAAAATACCTGAAGCTAAATGGTGGAAGATATACTCGGAAAGAAGAACGCCAGCAGAAGATCTTGGTTCTAGGGAGGATAGAGAAATGGAGGAATCTGATGTGGAAGAGCATAAGGGATACGGATCGATCAATCACGGTGATGCTTTTTGGGATGGTATGATTAACTGGTTTAGAAAATAATGAAGTTTCTACATAGAGAACTGAATATGAGTTATTTCTCAGAATTTTCTGAGGAGAACATTAGAATTATATCTTTGAAAATTGATGAGATTAATGAGGATATGGTCAGTATGCTTTTTTCCATTATGCACGAATTTCTTGATTCCAAAACTCTTAACCATATATGTTATCACACTAGTAAATTACTGGGTATCGATGGCAATAATATGTATATTATAATGGATGGGGATTGGGTAAAAACAAAAGATCTAAATTTTGGTAAAGATTTGGATTTTATAGTAATCGATGATAGAAGGGGCGATCCTCAATCCATAATTAATGCAATTAAAATAAAAACGAAACAAGGCGATGTTTTTCCGGTAGAAAGATATCTAGAGACATTAATAATATTTTGGAAAACAATAAAATGATGAACACATATAACCTATTTTTGGACGATATAAGACATCCTTATGATTGCATAAGTTATATGCCATCCCCAGGAATATATTCAAAATACGACTGGAAAACGGTCCGCAATTATGATGAATTCGTTTCTTTCATCACAAAGAACGGACTTCCCGATCTAATCTCATTCGATCATGATCTAGCGGACGAGCACTATAACCCTGACATGTACAACGGCCAGGAGATCTACAACAAGCACTATTCAGAATTCAATGAGAAGACTGGTATGGACTGTGCAAAATGGCTCGTTGACTATTGCATAGACAACAAAAAGGAACTTCCTGATTTTGTGGTTCATTCCATGAATCCAGCGGGAGGCGAGAACATCAGACAACTATTAACACAATTTAAAGAATTTCAACACAAAAATCAATAACATGGATTACGGAGCAGAATTTAGAAAGTACGCACAGAGCGAAAAGGGAATTAGTTCATTAACAATGGACTATCATGCAAAACACGTCGAAGCATCAATGACTCCAATGATTCTCGAAGAAAGAGAATTAAGGGTAACACAGATGACAGTTTTTGACAGATTAATGATGGACAGAATCCTTTGGGTTGCTGGACCGGTTAACGATAGAATGTCAACAATAGTTCAAGCACAACTTATGTTCTTGGATTCTGTGGAAGTGAAGGACATCATCATGCACATTGATTCACCTGGTGGATCTGTTAAAAGTGGTTTAAGTATGGTTGATGTTATGGACTACATCAAATCTGATATCTCAACGATCAACACAGGTATGGCTGCTTCAATGGGATCAGTGCTTTTAGGTGCTGGTACAAAAGGTAAAAGATCATCGTTAAGATTTAGTAAAGTGATGCTTCACCAATCCAGCGGTGGTTTCAGAGGAAACATCCAAGATGCTGAAATTGACTGGAAAGAGTGGCAAGAGGTAAACTCTATCCTATTTGATTTGCTTGGTGATTTCTGTGACAAAGATCCAGAACAAGTTAAGAAAGACTCACAAAGAGATTTCTGGATGAGTGCTCAGGAAGCAGTTGATTATGGAATCATTGACGAGATCGTAAAAGGTAAAAGAGTAAGATAATGGAAAGAAAGATACCAAGTAATTTGGGAGCACAAATCCTACACCCCCTAATTGGGTGGAGTGACGAGATGCACACGGAGGAAAGGTATGTTGAGAAGATACAAGAATTTGAGAGAAAGGTTGAGAAGTCAATCATAGAGACATTCAAAAGAATTGATATTCATGGGATCGTTAAAACCGATCCCTATTCTCTTCCATACAAGAATGAGGTTAAAGTAACACTAAGAGGTGAAAGTTATCTTAATGGACCTTATGAGATCTTTAGAGTTGTTAGACCCATTATAAAGCAATTACTAAATGAGAATCTTTATAAAATTAGATTCTATGTTTATATTGATGTTGATACTAAGGGAAGACATCCATTAAGCATGGGTGAGATTAATTATTATTTCAGATATTATGAGCACTAAGGAGGAAGCACTAGAAAAAAGACATCAGTTTATTTTGAACTCAGTGGAAACTTTTGGTCTTAATGTTGATTTTGATCAATGGAACGAGAAGGGATGGATCAGAATAGAAAGTAAGGTTTGTAAAGATTTTAGACCTTTGATAATCTTCCAGGATTTTACTGAGGATGCTATTCTTGATGAATTAAGAAATTATATGTATTGTCTAGGTGAATACAGCTTTAAATTAAAGTTTAAAAATTTATTGGATTTATAATGGCACGTCTTACTATAAACGAGAAGGAGCAAGAGTCTCTTGATAAATGGAAAAAAGCAATATCTGAACTTTATGAAGATCCAGGTAATATCCATTTCACTGTCAATGTAACAGGAATCGGAACCACGGTAATAGCACACAGTAGTAAGGTTCAAGTTACCAAGGATATAACTGATTACAGTTCTTGGTAGGATATATAGTGGATGCTTAAACACATAAAGGAATATGAGGAATACGATCCCTCACTGGAAAAACTAAACGAGGGTCTGGGAGATCTTTGGGAGAGATTTAAAAAAGCTGTTAGTGACTTTTTCAGCAGAAAGAAAACTGTTGTGGTGAAGAAGCCGGGAGCTAAAGTTATGGATCCAAGTCTTATAACGGGGGAACATATGATATATTTAACACATCAGCAAGGACCAACTGGACTTGCTAATATCTTAGATATACTTAGAGGCGATGCTAAAATTGAGGACAACTCAAGAAATAAGCTGCTTAATAATATGCCACAGTCAGATCCAAGATACCAAAAAGTTCAGACAGGCAAAAGCAAACAAGCAGTCAAGGCATTTTTAGAATATCAAAAATCCACTTGGGATGAATATAAAAAAGAGGCTTTAACCAAAATTAATGATCCTCAGAATGCCAAGGTTAAACAAGCCATAGAGAAGGCTAAGGCTAAGATACCGGATTTCACTAAAGATTTTATAACAACAGTGGCTTATAAGGAATCAAGATTTGATCCTAATCCAAAAACAAATAAGGCATATAGAGGTTTATTTCAGATAGGTGATAGTGCTTGGGCTGAACTTAAAAGAGTTTATCCAATGAAATATAAAGGTGCTAAAGCTCCTCTTGCACCAATCAAGAACACGGAAGCTGGGTGTGATTATTTAAAATTGGTTTATGATAGATTTGAGAATCTAATTAAGCATTAAACCTCTCACAGAATTTATAAAAGTTTCTAAAAGGTATACCATCAGTCCAGCTTTTTTCTGGATGAAACTGCAAACCAAAAACTCCAATATCTAGATTTTCGAATCCTGCTATTGGAGTTTCTTTTGTTTCTGCTATTAGTCTACACCCTCTAGGTAGTGAAGCTAACATATATGAATGTGCCATGAAAACCATCTGGTCTTCCGTTATATCTAGGCCTTCAAATAGGATGCTAGGGTAGAGGTGTGCAATAACCTCGGAATATTCACCAATACTGTCGTTGCAATTAATTATCTCCGAACCAAGATAGGAACCAAGTTCCTCATTACCATAACAAAGTCCAAGTTTAGGTAATTTTGATTCGAATATTTTGGAGGATGTTCTTATTGACGTGTCTCTAGATCCTGAAATTATAATACCAAAACATTCTGATAATTTGGAATCTAATAATTCATCCAAATTTGGATCATCGTATGCTACTGCGACAAAAGGAATTCTGTTAGCTCTTAGTTGTATCTCAACGTCAAGGTGAGGTGCATTCATATGCATCACCAGAAGTTTATTATTTACCCAAGATTTGAAGGGCTTGACTCTATTTAAAGCTAAATTACTTTCCATCCGTTTTATTTTTGGCTCTATTTGGCCCTTTTGTTAAATTCTCCCATCATTTCCTCTCTGTCTGCTATAAGCTCTCTCATTCTTGTCAAACTCTGAATAAAACTAGGATCAAGTCCATTGGTATCTTCATAATCATCAATAAGTGATTCCATGCTTTCCCATCCTCCTATAGAGGTCTCTTTGATTTCATCAATTTCAGATTTTGTGTAATCCTTACCTATAATTGCATCAAATACTCTCCATCCTGCAATTGTATAAATCCCTTGACCTATAAACCAATCCATAAAATCTGATTTTGGTATTTTCTTATTGTTGTAGATTATCTCTGAAACCGTTCCAGCAATCTTATTCCAGATACCCTCCGGCATTTCACCTGCAAGATCACCTTTACTTGCACCTAATAATGCCTCAATTATTTGATCTTTGTTTTTACTTTTGTATAACTGTGAAAGTGACTTCTTTATTGCAAATTCTGAATCTAGTGAATCTACTATGGTGTCAACTAAGGATTTTGGATAACCCAATTTGGTAAAATGTTCCTCTGGTGAATTGCTTTTTTTAATGTTTACATCGTTTATATCATGTGAATCTGTAACAGATCCAGCAAATGATACGGTGTTACCAGTTAGAAAAAGAGGATCTGCTGGATCTATTCCAAAATTAAATATATTAATCTGTAGACCCTTGGAAGAATACCCTTCGAATGAACCCCTATTGATACACCAGTTTGCAACGGCGCATAATTTTTTCTGTGCGTCTTCGGTTCGGATTGTCATTACTAAATATTTATCGTCAGAGTAAATAATACCTGCTTCAGGCTCAAGACTTTCAAGTTCATCAATTTTCTTTTTCATCCCAAGATTTGAAAACCCACCAATGTAATTTGATATGTATTGAATCACATCGTCAATTTTCCATCTCTCCATGGATTTTATTTTTTCAAAAAGACGATCTATAGCAGATTTACCAAGTTCTTGTAATTGAACTGCCATGGTGATTACTTTTTTCTGTTTTTCTGTATCCAATGAACGATATTGATCTCTTAATCCCTTAGGTAGCGAATTTACAAACCATTTAGATTCTTTTTCTCTCTCTATAGTTCTAATTTCGTCGGTCAACTGTTCAAATCCGCTTATTCCCTCTCCTCTTTCTTCATTAGCAAATTTTTCAATAGGTTTACTCAATTGTTGAACTATATACTTCTTAGTTGTTATCGTGTCAAGTAATTGCTTTAATGATCTTACCTCCTCAGTATCTGTGGAAAGAGCCACAGGTATACCCTGATCAAAGTGAAATTTCACAAAAGGTAAAACGTATCCAGGATGATTTTTCAAAAGATTCATTATTGCCTGGTAAGATCCATTTTTCAATGCTTCTTCCTTTTCTTCGGGAGTTAGTTGATTAGTTTCTTTTTTGTGTATTTTTGCATATCTTTTTTGCATATAAGCCTTTGCAGCAGATATGTTCTCATTTAAACTCCAATCTACAAAGGATTCAAATATATAGGATTTTCTCATAATTTTTTATTTCTTTTTCTTAGCTGCTTTTGCTTTTTTAGCTTGTTTATAAAGAGCTCCATCGCTAACTTCGGTTGTTCTACCTCCAACTATGAAGGAATTAACTCTAGCAAATCCCCACTGTTCAGGATTTGTTCCAGGCACGTGTCCTTTTTTCCATGCTGCATAACCCCGATCGAAAATTTTTCTTAATATACCAAGAGGAAATCCAGATTTTTTAGCTTTATTTTTTAAAGCAACAGAAACTTTAGAATCCTCAAATAGAGACTCTTCGTTGTTAAGTTCTTCAAACACTTCGAAAGCTGCCCACTCGATTTCGGAATTAAATTTCTCAATCGGCACTATATTTCTAGCTGTATCAAAATCCTCACTCTCCCCGTACATCTCCTTGAATTTCTTGGTGTACTTACTTGGCTTTGTTGGTACTTTTTTACCCTTACCTGCTTTACCACTTTTGTAGTCTGCATCCCAAGGACCGTATGCTGAATCATCATTATCAGCTTTGTTTCCATGTTTTTTGATTTCTCTTTTCATTATGTCCGGATTTGTTGTTAGGTATTTCTTTGGGTATTTCATATGAATTTATGCTTTGATTATTTTATGATATTGGCCGTAGTTATTTATTGCCCATCTAACAACTATATTTAGATCAGGATTGCCGAATAATATTTTTCCATTTTTCCCGCATATTATATATCTAAATGGATCATTTTTAAATTCTATGAGTATTATATCTTTAGCATCCCTCCCATTAAAAATCACTTGGTGCTCCTTATCCTTTTCGTGCCAAACTCTAATTCCAGAAGCTCTAAACAGTACTGCATAATTTCCATATCTATGTTGGTATCCGTATGCTGTAGGATATAAATAATGCTTGGGAAAGTCATCAATAGTAAATCCAAAATTATAGCCTCCCTCCACTTTATCAGAAGCTGGCAAGCCTCTTGTACATGCCAAGTCATCTATATTTTTAGCTCCGAGTTTGAATCCGGATTTGCTAATTTCTTTAGCGGCATTACTAAAATGTATGAGCCATTGATTTTTAAGTATTTCTGGTGATTTAAACCACCTCCAGGAGGGATATTTGTTTGGCCTTATGGGTAGAGTTTCTTTCTCTATTTTATCATATAGGTATTCTGCAAATTTATCGTAGGTTTTCTTATCGTTTTTTTCTAACCAAGATATTATTTTATTTTCTCCGGCCTCCCTTGGACCTTCAAATTTATACCCAGTATCTAAAACAAAATCGTTAAAAAGGTGTGAATATTTATACGGGAGTGGATTCTTCTTCGAAGCCTTTGAAGATTTAAGATATTCGTTAAATTTTATTAATTCATTTGTTAAAAATTCATTTATTATTCGAGATCCAGTAAAACTCTTAAGAGTATCTGAACCCGTAAATTCTTTAAACAATTTAAGTGATTTCATGGTTGTTATATTTTTATCCAATCTCTGAATCTTATGATTGATTCATTTAGTGTTTCTTTAAAGTTGAATACCTTCATAAATTTAGCAAAATCAGCTTTGTAACCTCTCTGTGTTTCGTCATATTCATCTTTGGTGTATTGCCAATTGAATGAAAGTTGCTCTGGTGTTTTAAATCCGAAAAATTTAAGTACTTCTCTCTCGGTCTTAACAGCAACTTCTCCATTCCAATTATGGCCTATTGCAACCACACCACATTCTTTATCTTTTAGCAGATTGGATTCCCCAAGAGTTGTGTGTCTGTTTTCCAACCAGGTCAATCTCTCAATTAATTGTGCGTAGATTGCATTCATCTTACCCCATCTGATAGAACCAAAGAATATAATTATATCAGCGTCATAGATGGCATTTGCAACTTTATACATTTCGTCTGTTTTGTTGTTTATTGCTGCCCAGCATCTTATGAATTTCTCCGGATTATTGCTTTTTAACATTGCATCCTTAACTCCGCAATGATTACCGTCCCTTGTTGAAACATTACCTTCACAAGGAAATATTTTAAGTTTACTAACATCTATAATTTCAGCATTCTTAAGCTTCTTTTTTAGCTCCGCTGCAATCATCGATGACTTTGGCAATTCCTTCTCACCACTCCATCTATTGGATGTTGTCAGAAAAAGTATTTTCTTTTTCTTATCTTTCTTTATGTAGTTATAAAGTCTTTTCAATTTATCCATGGATTATATATCCATAATTTTTTTTATCCGCAAGAATGTTTTATATTTGCATTGTAAAAAATAAGATATGACTGTAAGTGAATTTAGAAACGACCTGGCTGACCTATCAAAGGTCATTCATGAAAAGTGTGTTAAAGAATTCTACCTCATCTCTGGTAATTTCTACATGAGTAAACATCTAATACCAGAGGAGCTAAGAGGTGAATTTGAACCATTCTATTCTGGAGGTGATTATGGAGAATGGACAGCTAACACTGCTGAATTCATACATCAATTTGCTAGAGACATGGAAGCAAATATGGTTCTGATGGATTTTGAAATAGATGAATTTTTAGAAACGTTAACCGCTGTCAGAAACTCTGAAGCAGAAGAAATGGATTAATTATGGGATTAGATATAACAGTTTATCGACCAATAAAGGTTACAGACAATGAAAATTTAGGGGACTATTATGTTCTTAGCGAAATGCCTGAGCTAGAGAAATTTGCAGATCTTTCTTTTGAGAAGGAAAACTCTTATTATGACACAGATGGTGCTATAAAAATCATGGGAAGGGATCCTGAAGATTTTCTATGGACAGGTACGAGTTACGGAGAGAAACCGGTTTTTAGTTACATTGACACCAAACACGAGCTTTACGAAGCTTCCAAATTTTTAGATAATTGTTGGAACGATGCTTATTTTGAAACTAAAGAGCAACTATTCGAATCTGAAGTTTTCAAAGAGTACAACAGAAGATTTGCTTCTGTCATGAAGAAATTTGGTTACCGTCCTAGATATAAATATTTTGCTAGTGGAAGCATGAAAACATACTACACCCTCAATTATGCAAGATCCTTTGCTGACAAATGGGTTAATGTGAGTGTGATAGATCCACCAACATATAAGGTGATAGAAAAATGTATAGGATTTGAAGAAGTTGGTTACCAGAGAAAGGGAGCTAATAAGAAATTCTACGAGGATGGCATGTGGGATTCACCATGCGTCGTTGATTCGAAGACACTTAACGAACACTGGAAAAAATACTTCTCGTACCAAACCCCAGAAAGCAAGGGCGGATGGGGATCCGGTGTGGAATACAATAAAGAAGACACTGAAATGCGTGAGGATTTCAAAAGGAATATTATTGATAAGTTCATCGAAGGTGAAACCTTTGTGATTTACCATTAGTATTAATTGTTTTTATTTTGCGAAAAATCCTCGGGAATATTTTTTATTCTCGAGGATTTTTATTATATTTGCATTATAAAATATAAAAAGCATGAGTCTAAAGATAAACAAAGATCAAATAGCTAGTGTTACCCAGCACAACAACCTGAAATCTCATTACTATGACGAGTGGACTGAAGCAGGCAAGGATACATGGTTTTTCGGCTTATTAACGATCAATGAGTGGCGTGCCGGTTATTATTCATCCTTTCTTGAAACATACTCGACTAAAGAACAATGGGAGAAGGATGGATATTACGAGCCAGTTCCTAAAGGTGGTCTTTATTACGATCCACACTTGATAATCACAATGTCAAGTGGTGAAAATATCAACAAATCGTTCAAAAGTGTCAATGATATGGAATGGTGGGTTGCTGATAACCTTAAAGGTGTTAATTTAATAAAAATAGTGGACTAACCATGGAAGATCTATCAATTGGATATTTATTATCCGTAGAATTAATGAAATTCGGATTCAATGAACCATGTTTTGCTTACTATGGCGAAATAAATGGTGGAGAGATTGAATTGTTTCATAAGAAACGTTTCGATACCGAACATGCTGGTGTTCTTGCTCCTACTATTCAACAGGTTGAAAAATGGCTTTTGGAAGTGCATGAGATATTGTTAATGCCAAATTTTGATGATAATACATGGACTTGCGATATTTTTGAGTTTGCAGTGCCAGATTTGGTTCATATTGAGACTGTAGGTCTAGAAGAGAAAGAATCATATAAGGAATCTCTTCGAGCTAGAAATGAAATTGTAATTAAGGCAATAAAAGAATCACTAAATAATATAAAGAAATGATTGAGTTAATAAAATTCTGCTTCAAGAATGAGAATTCCGGAGCTGCAACCATAATAGTTCTGGCTATAATGGTTTGGGGAATAGTTTCAATAATTAAAGCTATCAAAGGTACCGATGATTAGAGACAGATCTGAAATGAGCAGGGATGAGATCATCGACATGGAACATTCTTTGGAGTGTGAAATGTATGGAAGAGAATACCCTGACACATTCAAGAAAAAATACCCAAAGATCTCAAATAAGCATACCGAGGAGATGGAACTAGCATATTGTGATCACTCAGTTAAAAATTTGAAGGTTGGAAATAGACTAATAACCTCATTCTATACACCGTATGGTATATCGGGAATAGATGGATGGTTTGCTAGACAGATTAAGGATGGCCCAGGTAGGTATACCAAGGAGGACATGATGAGAATGATTAGAAGAAATCCACACCTCTCAAATATTATAAAAACCAATTTATTGGATAATCTAGAATCGATGTGGAACTAAAAACATCAAAAATAGAAGAGAAGCCAACCTATTGCCATGCTTGGGTTTCTAAAGTGTCAGACAAGGTTATGTGTAATAGCATTCCTTGCTGTGGCTACGCTCATCATGGTTTAAAGGACAGAGTAACAAATGGTTTTATGAAGTCATTAAATAAGGATATGATTCTTGAGGATGATCCACATAAACTGGAAAAGATTGGATCACATCCTTTGGTTGATGGAAAATTCATGTTTAATGATGGAACATTTCACGATCCAAATAAAACACCAGAGCAATATAAAAAAGACATCGAAGAGATCCACAGAAGAGTGGACGAGGAGATGAGAGAAAAATTTGGTGACTATATGAACGATTTAGACGAAGAAGATGAGTAAAATATTATTGGAAAAGTACATATCATACCACAAGTGTCCTCGCTGTGGAAGTGGGGAAACATATCATAGTCATGCTATGGAAAATCTAGATATGAGCAAATATGGCAACGTTATTGGAATAAATCTAGCGAAGAGTCACTTTAATAAAGATGATGTGACATTGACTAAAAAAGATCTTTGTCTATCTTGCGGGTGTGAATGGGTTATGTTTATACAAAGATTAGATATGGAGGGAGAGGAACCAATGCTTATGTTTAATAGGAGTAAAGATGAGTAATGAATTTGAAAGATACTGCAACCTGATGTATGCAGCAGGAGGTCACATGTGGACCAGTCTTAACAATGGTACAGCAATGTATCTTTATGAAGGTGAGGTTTATTACGAGGGTAGGGATTGTTTTAAGGACGCAAAATACGGTTATCTTTATTTCATAACAAGGGATGAAGAAGGCAAAATGATAGCAAATAGAGCAGCAAAGAATTACAAACAAATTGGGCATGAGCTCACTTTGAATCTTGCAATCTATCTTCTTAGGAGAGCAGATGAAGAAGTTTACAACGTGGTTCCTGTGGAGAGAGGATTTAGAATATTCACTCCGATTGGAACGTATCATTATTACGATGGAAACTTTTACGAAAATCGTGAGATAATAGATAGACTCTGTGTGGCATTCGAGGAGGATCTTAAAAAATACCCACTATTTGTGGATAAAGTTGAATTTAAAAATATAGAGCACCATGGATAAAGAATTTGTATCATATGAAATTGCTGAGACTATGAAATCACTTGGTTACGATGAACCATGCCTAGCAATGTACTCCGACGAGATTTTGGAAATGTGGCTTCAGGATCAATATAATTTCAGAAGTATCGGTGAAGAAAGCGGATTCCAATTTAAGAATTCAATGTGGGATGACTCAAGATTCGTAGCAGCACCTTTATTGCAGCAGGCTTTTAATTGGTTTCTTGATAATTATGGTCTATTTGCTGAAACAACACTATGGGGTGACGGTATAGGATATATGAGCTCAATCAAGGAGATAAAACAGGAGGAATTCAAAGTGGTTTATGATCTTGGATTGGCAACACCGAATAGGGGGATTCCTAATTGGGACAAGGGGCTGGAGGATTTGGCTTGTTTGAAAAAGATAATTCAAATAGTGGGGGAAAAGAAAGATCTCGACACTGAATCATGGAGGGTGCTGATAAATCCGATCGAGAGAGATGATTTCCTGTTATTGGTTAGATCAACTCTCCCGGATCAAAACGGAGACTTGGAGGATGGTAGGTATCAAGAAACATATAACACCAAAAATGGAACATACCAAGTTGTATGGGAAACCGATAATGAACAACCAATTGTTAGAAAACTTATAGTATGACCGAAGAAATAGTAAAGTATGAAACCGCTACACTAGCTAAAGAAAGCGGATTTATTTTATCTCACCCCCTATATCTTTATGATGAAAATGGTGAAATAGTGGATACTAAAAGAAGTTTTGATTTGGCAAGCCGAACTTTTATTTTAGATTCAAAAACAATAATAGCACCCACACAGTCTCTACTCCAAAGATGGCTTAGAGAAATCCACAACATTGATGTTGATGTTACTAGAGATAGTGAGGTTCACTATCAGGATGAAACGAGATGGATAGTTAGAGTTTCAAATTGGAATGATATTCGGATAAAGGATTTTCCAATTGCCCAATTGAAGTTTCCAAATCATTCACATCACACAGATTTTAAATCGTACGAGGAGGCACTAGAAAAAGGATTAGTAGAAGGATTAAAATTTATAGACAATGAGAAAATTTGAGAAATTAACACAGCTTAGAAATTATGTTACAAGGACTTTAAATAGGGGTCTTAAGGAGGTTCATATAGGTGATGGTGTTTGGCTTTTTGGAAGACAAAAATATGTAAAGGGTAAGGGTATGCACATGGTTGTTTATGGACCTGATCGAAAAACGGAGTATCACATTTGGGGTCAGGATGTGAAAGACCTAGTGATCGATGATGATTACGGAAATGATGGCTACGTTAATAGAGATGGCAACAGAGCAGCAGAGTCGAAAGTGAAGATCTACATACTTACTACCATCCTAGATAAACGCCAAAATTGGTGCTTTGATTTGAAAGTGATTCCAGAAAACGGTCCGCTTAAAGTTGTTTATTCAAATGGTACTGTTAAGAATATAGAATTCAATGGTGTGTTTGAAAATGTACAATTGAAAAAAGATTGGGGTTACAGATACGAGGTTTCTCCTGTGGCGTATCGAATTAAATAGGAATTTATTTTTTTATCTCGAATCTTTTATTTATATTTGCATAATAAAATAAAAATTATGACATTTACTGAATGGTGGGCTCAAAATGGTCCGGTTTACGAAAAAGCTGGAGTTAGCGAATCAATAGCTAAAGCTATTTGGGGAGCAGCTTGTGACAACATAGAAATTGCAATGATAAAAGCTCTTGTTAAAAAATAGCGATGAAGGACTTCTATCTCAAAAGCGGTGAAAAAGTAAGGCTTATTGAAAAGATAGGCGATAAAAGATTCTTGGTTGAATCCTATATGTACTACTCCGGATACGAGGGTGATGAATACGAGGATCTTTCAGGAACACAGATCGTAGTTAATGAAATATTCGAGACAGTTAATCACGTTTTTGCCAAGGAGGTTGAATTCAATAAACAGAGACTTATTGAGATAAACAAGGAAATCTCGGATAAAAGAAAAGAGTTGCTCGACATAAAGACTGAATTGACGATCAACGAGAAAAAAAGAAATGATCTGAATAGATTGATAATTGATCGTAGCCAATTTTTGGATTGCAAGGAGTTTATAGTTTTTATAAAGGACAGGGTAATGCCAGTCAGAAGAGAAGGCGGTGCGAGAGGATTAAAGATGTCGATTGAAATAAATCTCATAACAGGTGAGCAAAGGAGCTGGGTTTACAAGATTTATGATGATTATAATTCGAGCAGTGACTATGTTGAAAAATCATCGGATATTCTTTTCGACCCAACAGAGGAGGAGATAACTGAACGCATCAAGGAAAGAATAAAATCAGGAAAATTCTCTGCAACGCAGATATCAATGACTGATGACAAATATCTGGATGAAGCTCAAATCAATGCTAAGCACTCAGAAATCTTGGATAGACAGATGAAAGAATATAACAAGATTGAAGCTGAGATCGCAGCAGGTAAAGAAAAATTAGATAATCTTGCTACCAAGATTAGCACTAATATAAAATGGCAAAAACAAGAAGCATGATAAACATAAACAACATGAGCTACTCCGGTAGAAGCATATCCATTAGTGGTAACAAGATTATCATAGACGGCAAGGAGGTGACGGGTGATCACAAGGACACAAAAAACATCACGATCTCAGTTAGTGGGGATTTGGATTCTCTGGATGTCGACTATTGCGACAAGATAGAAATTGGTGGAAATGTCAACAAGGCAAGAACCGGCAGTGGAGACATCAACTGTGCTAACATCACAAACGGAGCACAAACAGGATCTGGTGATATTGAATGCGAATCCATCAATGGAGACGTACAGACCGGATCAGGAGACGTAAAAGCAACAACCATCACTGGATCAGTTAGAACTGGTTCAGGTGATATTAAATACAGAAAATAATATGAGTCATTTTACAGTTATGGTTTTCGGGGATGATGCCGAGAAACAATTAGCTCCTTTCCAGGAGAACAACATGGGTGATTGTCCAGAACAATACATGGAATTTCATGATGAAACCGAGTACATTCAAAAGGAATGGGAAGGCGAGGATCAAGAAACAAAAGACCAGTATAACAACGACATCGATGCTTATGCAGACGATTATCACGGTTACAAAAAGGACGAGGAGACAGGAAAGTATGGTTACTGGGAAAATCCAAATAGAAAATGGGATTGGTACCAATTGGGCGGAAGATGGTCAGGCTTCTTTAAATTGAAACCAGGAGCAACTGGGATCGAAGGTCAAGCGGGATTATTCAGCAAAGGTGCTGAACCTGGACACGCAGATGCTGTTAGAAAATGTGATATTGATTTCGAAGGTATGAGAGCCACTGCAGAAAAAGAGGCAGGGGAAAAATACGATGGGATCATCTCCATAGTTGGTGAATCTATAAACGAGATGCACGACTGGACACACGTTAGGGAAAATATGTTTCCTGGGGATATAGATTTAGCTAGAAACTTCTACAACTCTCAAATAGCACCAACAAAACTGAAAGAATGGAATTCTAAAAATGATCATAAAAATTCTTTTCTTAATCTGGAGGACTTTAAAACCACAAGAGAGCATTATCTTAAAAGATGTGGTGACGCAGCTTTCTCGAGTTTTGCAGTACTTAAAGATGGTGTTTGGTACGAGAAAGGTGATATGGGATGGTGGGGAATGGTCTCAGACGAGAAGGAGCAATCAGATTGGAATGCTGAGGTTGCTAGTCTGTTAGCAGATCTTCCTGAAGACACATTAATTTCAATTTACGATTGCCACATTTAAAAACAACACAATGACACAAGACAAAGATCTATTAATTTGCGACTGTAATAGCACAGAGCACATGATGATGGTTTTCTATGCAGAAGACGAAATAGGGGATAAGACATATCCAACTGTTTATATTCATATTCATCTGACCAAGAAACCATTCTGGAAAAGAGTCAAATATGCAATTAATTACATCTTTGGAAGACAGTGTAAATATGGTGCTTTTGATGAGATGATTTTAAATCCGGATGACGCACCTAAATTTGAAAAAATTTCGGAATTTCTAAAAAAGTAGAATGAAAGCAAAAATAACAAAAAGTATGGCTTTAGCTATCGAGATAGGAATAGCAGAGCTTGAAAATAGCGGAATCTGGGAGGATGGTCTTTCCAAAAAGGAAATAAAGAAAACTTACAAGGGAATAGAGGAGCTTGAAATGCTTCTTAGTAAAATAGAACAAAACAAAAAGGAAAAAGAAAATGGAAAGAAAACTAGCGAGCATTCGGAAGATTAGTGATCTCCAGCCAATCGAGGGTGCTGACCTTATAGAATTGGCTATCGTTGATGGCTGGAAGGTTGTGGTTGCCAAAGAGGTTGGTCACAAGATTGGTAATTTTGTTATCTACTGTGAGGTTGATTCATTCCTTCCAATTAGAGAGGAATTTGAATTTCTAAGAAAAAGCTCATATAGAAAGATGGCTGACGGGAATGAGGGATTCAGACTTAAAACCATAAAGCTTAGAGGTCAGGTTTCTCAGGGACTTATTCTACCGCTTTCCATATTGGAAGGCGAGGAAGAGGATGAAAAATTAGGGTACCTACAAACTCCTGATGGACCAATATACCAATTAGGTCCTTACGAGGGAGCTCTTGTTATTGAGGAAGGTGCTGATGTTACGGCTAAGCTTGGTATCATTAAATGGGATCCACCAATGCCTGCTGAATTAGCTGGTGTTGCAAAAGGAAACTTCCCAAGCTTCATCCCTAAAACTGACGAGGAGAGAATCCAAAATCTTGCAAAGAATTACGAGAAAATGAGATCCCAAAAGTACTATGTAACTGAAAAGCTAGATGGTTCATCTTCAACATTCTACGTTTACAATGGAGAATTTGGGGTTTGTTCTAGAAATCTAGATCTTTGCCGTCCTGAACCTTTCGTTGAAGGCATGGTTATGTGCGAGGATGGGATAGAAAGACCTAAAAGGGAGAACACTTTCTGGAAAGTTGCAAGAGAACTTGGAATTGAGGAGAATATGCTTGATCTCAGTGGAAATCTTGCAATCCAGGGGGAAATCATAGGCGAGGGTGTGCAAGGTAATCCCTACAAGATCAAAGGTCAAACTCTTAGAGTTTACAATGCTTTTGATATTGATGCCCAAGAATATTTAACTTTTGAAAAATTCAAGTTGACCGTTAAGGTTCTTGGATTGGAAACTGTGCCTATTATCGATGAGGATTTCACTTTACCAGAAACAATAGACGAGCTTCTAAAGTTTGCTGAGGGTAAATCAGTGCTTAATGCGTCTGCAGAGAGGGAAGGTTATGTGATTAGAAGTTTTGACATGACAACAAGCTTTAAAGTTATATCAAACAATTTCTTACTTAAGGAGAAAGAGTAATGTTAATCAACCCGGTTTCACCTTATAGAGAGAGGAACGATCTCAAGTTAATAATCTGGAATGGCAGGAAAGCTACATTCTTCTGTGACCAATGTGAAAAATGTAACAGTACAGAGATATCACAGATCCGATTTAGAGGAGACGATGATATGGAGATCTATATGAGTAATTCTTATCTACCGATTTCTGGAAAAGTAATGATGAGGTGTAAGGATCACAGAGTGAGCAATGACACAGTAGAGATCGAGACAATATACCATCCAAATTACACGGAAATGAACTATGGTTGGGAAAGAAGAAGGATTCAAGCTCCTCCTATACAGGAGAATGTCATATCTCACAGTCCCGGGAGAGATAGCATAATTTTTGATAAAAATGATTTTGCATGGGTAACTCTGAAATAGATTATACTAGAGTAGCAAGGATGGATAGTGATATAATCGTAATAAAACAATACAGCGATTATGTAGGATCAACTCTAAATGATACAATCAACACAATCGAAGACTTGGAGAAAAGGGTTGCCGAATTGGAAACTATACTCAGTATGGTTAAACGCATAGACTGGACAACAGTAAAATATAAAGAGGCCGAAACTTTCCAATAGATCTATTGTATAATATAGCATACGGGGAAATCCGAAAACCGTCAATAGAGTAGGTAAATCAAAATTTGAAAAAATGAAAAAACTTTTATTTATCGCAATTGCTTTAATCGCAATGCAAACGAGCTTTGCTCAAACATTTTCTAAAGGTGATACTTTTGTAGAGGGCACCGTTAAATTCGTATCTTCAAATGATACAAAAACTTTCGACTTCAATCCAACTGTTGGTCATTTTGTGACAGACAAAGTTGCTGTTGGGATTTCTGTTAACACAGAAAACACAAAAACTGCAGGTGTAACTACAACTGACTCTTTTGGTTTTGGTGTATTTGCTAGATGCTACTTTTTAAGAATTGGTGAGCATTTCAACGTTCATTCGCAATTAGGCGTGAATAGTGATAAAGCAGGTGATACAAAAACTTTAAGTGCTAATTTAGGTTTAGGTGCTAACTATTTTGTTACCAAAAACTTATCTTTAACTTTATCTGTTGCAGACTTAGCTTCTTTCAAATCTGTTAAAGATGGAGATAGCACAACTACTATTGGATTCAGTGGGGTTACAAATCCATTCGCAACACCTACATTTGGTGTGAACTACAGATTCTAATAAAAAAATATTGCTGATAAAAAGGACCAGTACACTGGTCCTTTTTTTTGTTTGAATATATAGAGTAAAGTATTACTTAGAAATGAAATATATCAGGATATTTGAAAATTACAGCAAAGAAAATCCAACTGAGGAGGAAGTTTATTCCGATGCAGATGAGTATTTTCTTTCACTGAATCCAGATTTGCTTCAAACCACAGGGTTTAACACATATGCACACCACATCAAATCGAGAAAGAATGTTGATTTTGAAGCATCCTATGCTATAAATATAAAACATTTTGGTGATAAAACATCCGATGACATATTCAGAGGACTACAGGAATTTTTTGCAAAAAAAGGGTATAATTTCAAAATGTATTCTCCTCTCTTAAACGGAGATGAAAAAAGAGTAGCTGATCTTGTAGCCAGAATTAATATGGCAAGACCCTCAAATCGAGGCGGAGAATTGGGAAGAGCTTTATGGATAAAATGCAGAAGCGGTAAATCAATCTGTTTTTATTTCTCTCCAATAGATGATCCAAATTGGTGGCCAATTTGTTTATCCATACATAGATTTGATGATAAAAGAATGAATTCCATTTATTGGACAAGTCTTCGTGAATATGAAAGTTTCAATATGGTTTTCTGGAATAAAACAGAAGTGATTGATGGAAATTTTTCAATTGTGTATGACTATGATGAAGAAAACGAATGTACTGCCGTGTGTGATTCAGCTTCAGATTCAATTGGATACTCAGCAACAGTAAAAATACCGGAGGGTGAGGCTGATCCGGAGGATGTTAAATACATCCATAGAAAATAGGAATAAATGAACAAGAAACAAGAAGTTAGCGACCTGGAGGTTGCGAGAAAGATGATAAAAATACATCAAAGTGCTGCAGATAGAAAGCTAGATTTTGATTTAAGTTTAGAAACAGTTAGAAAACTATTATCATACAAAACATGTTATTATACAGGAAGAGAATTTGATGAGGAAGGAGCTTTCGCAAGAAGCTTTGACCGTGTGAATTCATCCAAAGGATACGTGGAAGGAAATGTGGTTTCGTGCACTGTTGATATAAACGGCAAAAAGAGCAATCTGACATTTGATGAAATATCCGCTCTATACCACAAATTAAAGCCATTAAATGAAGAACAACCTCCCGTTGAGGTTGAGGTTAAGGTAAAGAAAACAAAGCCTGCTAGAAAGAAAAAAACGAGTGTTGAAGATGTCAACTAAAAAATTTAAAGATTGGGATATAGGTGAGTCAATCTCCCACGAGTTGGCCGATGAGGTTGCTAAGGATCTGTATGAAATACCTCTCATAAAAAAGTGGGAGGAACACAGGGCAAAAACTTTACATTTTAATGCTGGAAGATACACCATAAACATATTGAAAGGATTTAAGGTTCATGGGTACACCAATGGATTAAAAATGGCTTTCAATCTGCCAAGGGTTTTTATAAACAAGGTAAAGGAATTGGAGAAGTATTCACACTGTCACATAGCACCAGATGTTGTTTCGGATAAACTCTATATCACATTGATCGACGACACAAAATTAAGTAGCTACGTGAGTGATTCCGATGTGGTGAGAACTTTTAAGGAGACCGGAGACATGGAGCTTGAGGTTAGATTCAACACCAACTCTAAAAGTGAAGTAAGAAAAATATTTGAGAAATCCATAGATTTTATAATGGATGATCTTAGGGATTCGCATTACATCTTTAATGCTGACATCAGAAAAATACCAAAACTTAACGCCATCATGAAGGAACAGGTTAATGAAACCTACCGAAATATGATTGATGATCTAAGCAAGGGAGATTTGGATGCGATTCAAAATAATTACAAATTTGATTCAAATACGATTATAGCAATGTTGGGTAGAGCTATCGATGAGGATCCTTCATTGGAAGACCAAATAAATTCCCTACCAGATGAGGCCAAGGATATATGGTTTGAAGCATTAGGAGGAAGAGGATTCAAGGTCACCAAAAATCTATCAAAATTGTTAAAATCTATCAAAATTGTTAATGCAATGAAAATGATATGATGAAAAATGTAAAAATATACGAGGAGTGGGATGGGGAATCCGAAGAGAATCTTGATATACTAAGGAATTATCTCGAAAATAACAAATTTAGATCCGCTTTCGATAAGGCTTTCCTAGATAGAGGTATGGAAGCTGACGTTGTTAGAGAGCCTCTTTCAGACACTGAGATCATTGTGGAATGGTGGCCATTAGGTGAAACAGTTCCCAATAAGATAAGTTATTACATTGATGATATTGCAAAAATACTTTCCGGACTTTTTGGTGTCAAGGAGGTCACATGGAGGTTCGAACCAGGTAAGGGTGTATCGAGGATAATATTCGATTTGAATGAACCAATAAATAGAAACATGGTCAGATTTAAAAACATGTTAATGTAGTAATTAAAAAAATTCAAAATAACCTTAATTTTCATTAAGGTTATTTTTTTTGTTCGAATATTTTTCATATATTTGCAATATAATAATTGCAATATGGATAAGAAGTATGAAGATTGGTTGTCTCTTAGAGAATCAACAAAAAATGAGGATGGAGCTTTATGTTACTGTGGTCACACCAAAAGATGCGACTGCGGGGATCCTGACGAGACAACATTTAACGAATCAGTAGCGAGGGAGGACATCGTTATAGGCGATCCCAATAACGGTTGGAAAACGGTAGAAAATGAAGGTAATTTCACAAAAGAATAAATTATGAGCGAACTAGTAAAAGTTGGAAAAACGATGAAGAGTACATTTGAGCAAATCTCTGAGCAGGGATTCTTGGATGAATTCCCAGATTCAGAATTTAGAAACGAATCAGCATTCTCTGGAATGGGCGACGTTTATATTAAAAGCGAATTGGTTGAAAAATTCAACCAAATGAAAGAGCAAAATCTAGGAACTAATGGAAGTTTCCCAATACTATAAAAAATGCCAAAATTATACAAAGTAGGAGGTACAGTTCGGGATGCTATCCTTGGGATTGATTCCAAAGATATAGATTTCACTTTCGTGCTGGATGACTTAAACCAGACGGTCGAAGAGGGATTCCAAAAGATGGATGACTGGATGACGGAGAATGGATTTGAAATATTTCTCAGAGTTCCCGAAATGTACACCATTCGTGCTAGGTTTCCTAAAGGAGATCCAAACGAGAAACTGGTAGCAGATTTCGTGATGTCAAGAAAAGAAGTTGGCTACATTGAAGGAACAAGAAGACCTAAGCTTGAACTTGGAACGCTGGAGGATGATTTAATTCGTAGAGACTTCACTATCAATGCGATGGCAGTGGACGAGGATGGGGAAATCATAGATCTGTTTGGTGGACAAGATGACCTAAGAATGGAGATATTAAGAACACCCAGGGATCCAATGATAACTCTAATGGATGATCCGCTAAGGCTTCTTCGTGCTATGAGATTTTGCATAACTAAGGATCTTGTTATCCATGACGACATCTGGGATGCTATGAAGCAACCAGCTCTGATTGATAAACTGAATCTCACAGTCAGCGGAGAGAGAATCAGAGAGGAGATTGAGAAGATGATGAAATTCGATACTGTTACATCAATGAGACTAATAACAGATTGTGACGATCACATGGAGGGAAAATTATTAAGAACACTATTCAAAGCAGGGCTTTGGCTAAAACCAACATTCAAACAATGAGAAATATAATCATTTTAATTTTATGTGCAACCACAATGTCTGCACAGTTTAAGAAAACATTCAATGAAACAGTTACTGGTTCATATAACACAATAAAAACTGGAGAGCAGATCATAGCTTCAGTGAATTCTTTGAATCATGCGGACTATGGAAAGTTTGAGTTTGACCTAAATCCAATTTATAATGTGACTTACGTGGCTGGGAAAATGACAGCCAATGAGTTCATGAATAAAACTAATATTGGATTTAAGCACAACACCCTGTCCTTTTTCTATCTTAATCAATATGATACTTCCCTTATAAGAAGCATAGATTGGGACGAGTGGAATGGTCTTGGTGCGGGAAAGAAATTTAAGATAAGCGATAAGTTTACCACATCAGTTTCATACTGTTTCGAACAGCAACTTAGGAAGTATGTTGGTTCCGATTTAGAAACCATATACAGGAATTCATTCAGGCTGAAATCTTCACTGAATTACGAGACAGTGGCTTTCTCAATAGAGTATTATTACCAACCAGCAATAAACACCAATGACGTCAATGTTTTTGGCACATCCAAGATAACAATTCTACCAAATAAACCAGTTAGCTTTGTTGTACAGAACACGTACAATTATATGAGCACTGACGCTGTTAAAACAATACAGAACACAACATTTGGAGTAAATGTAAATATAAAATGAAAATGAATCCACTGGTAGTTGCAGCATTCCCTGGATCTGGGAAATCCTATTATAGTGAAGAATTGGATCAGTCCGGATCTTCAGTATCAGTTGAGGTTTCTGATCTGCTATTAAAATATTACAGCTTCAATACAGAAAGAGTTAATTTAGAAATTAGTGAGATCTACCAGAAATATTCATTATTTATAGATGAGAAAATAAATGATGGCTACTCTATAATTTTTATCCCTGCATTCTATGATGATGTATTGGAACTGATGAGATTCGAAAAGTACCGGATCGTTTTAGTTTACCCGAAACAGGATCTCCTTAATGAGTACCTGACAAGATACAAATCCCGAGGAAGTGACGGGATCTATATAGAAAAGATCTCGAGAGAATGGAACGATTCCCTTGATAAATTAAAATCAATAGCTGGATGCAGACATATAGAGTTGAATAGCATGCAATACATATCGGATATAATAAAAGATCTTTAAAAATGAAAAGAAATCTAAAAAAAATAATCATGAACTCAGATCTCCCAATGACCAGCGGTCCGTTACTCAGATTTGATCAGGAGACAGCTGATAAGATAACAGAGAGTGGGAAAGAAACCATCAGGGAAGCCATCAAGGTTGTCAGTGCAGGAATATATGGGGAGGTAGGAGACAAATCAGATTTTAAGAAGATGCTGGAGTCATGGAACCCAGTTGATTCGCTTGGATCCGGAGAGCCAGAGCAATTAACACAGGAGGAGATCGACGAGAGACAGGCTTATATAGACGACACCAAAAATGGATACTCTGAAGCTGCCGTTCATAAGATACTCAAGGATCTAAAGATTGACGAACCTGTTCTCAATATCTATAGATACGGAAGCCGAATCTATGGAACTGCTGATCAGAATTCAGATCACGATTACATCATAGTTACCAGAGGAGCTATGCTTAAGAGTGGTGCTTTTAAACAGAATGCCATCTCCAGCGAAAACCGTAACATCCAAGGAATCCTTTATTCCAGAAGCGGATTTACGGATGCTATCAACAACTACGATATTAGTGCATTGGAATGCCTATCATTACATCCTGATGATGTGGTTAAAAGCACTTGGCCTTTCAAGGTTCAAAAATGGGACAATAAGGTGATGACAAAAAAGATCATCTCGAAAGTTTCAGCATCCTGGCACACTGCTGACATGCAGGCTAAAGATGGATTCAAAGATCGTGCTAAGAAGGGTATTTTTCATGCACTTAGAATTCTGCACTTTGCATTACAGTTGAAGGAGAATCAGAAGATTGATGACTTTGGATGTGTTAACTATATCTGGGAGGATTTTAAATTGATTCCAGATGAGGAGTTTGATACCAGAGACTATATCAAGGAGAGGGATGAACTAATGGAAGAATTAAGATCATGATAAAAATAGACGAGAAGAAACTTGACAGATATTACCAGGAATACCTAAATAGTATTGCGGAAAATCCAGAGATTAGTCACAATCTAAAGAGTCTTGCACCAGTAAATTGGTATAGTACTAGTTTGGTATCGTGTGTCTTTGCATCTATATTGGAAAGTAATTTTCACGACATAGCAACACTCGAAGAAGTTAAATTTGAAAAATTAGGAAATGAAAATAAAAGCGATTTATAAAAGAAATTTGAAGATGCCGGAGGGCAAGGTGGCTTCACAAGTTGCACATGCTGTTAAGAATCTTGGGATCACTCCGATTGATTCGATTATAGTGGTTCTTTGTGTTTCGGATAAGAAGTTTGAAGAGCTTGTTGCGGAACACCCAAATTGCTATGTACAAACGGATCTAGGTTTAACCTGCGTTGAAAGTGGTACACGTACTGCTGCAGCATGGATAGAGGAGGAATAATGGTAAACAAAGTCAACATAAACAACAGGAAAGCAAAGTTCGATTTCGAGTTCATTAGAACTCTAACTGCTGGTATGCAGCTGATGGGATCGGAAGTAAAGGCTATCCGAGATGGCAGAGTTTCCTTTGTGGATTCCTACTGTTACTTCAACGGCAAAGAACTTTTTCTAAAGAATCTAAATATAACTCCAATATCATCTACATATTCTCACGAACCCAACAGGGAGAGAAGGTTGCTTCTTAATAGAAGTGAACTTAGAAAACTTCAGAATGATATGGACAGAGGAATGACTATAGTTCCTTTTAGAATTTTTACAAATGAGAAGGGCTTGATCAAACTAGATATCGCACTTGCTAAGGGAAAGAAGAGTTACGACAAAAAAGAAAAAATAAAGGAGGCAGATATAAAAAGGGATACTAAAAGATTCATTGCTGGAGATATATAGGTATAAAATCATACCTATTATGAGACACAGTAAAAAATATCTGATTAATTATTTAATAGAAAATTATAACAAAAAAAGTAAATCCGAGATAATTAGTGAACTCGACCTTTCGTGGACATATCTGCAAAAAATAGCATCTTTAAATGGTATAAAAAGAGAATTTTGTGAAAATAAAAACGGAGGTAAATATTCAATATTAACAAATTATGATAATATTATAAGTTGTTATTGGTTAGGATTTATGTTAGCTGATGGTAATATAAGCAAAAAAAATAATATGATGCTCAATTTAGCAATATGTGATAAAGATCATATACTCAAAATAGAAACTCATGTTGGAAAAACCTGCGTGTATTATAAAAAAGACAATATAATAACAATTGTTTTGAATGATTCTGTTACATTTAAAAAAATAGCATCAGATTTCAATTGGAAAACTAATAAAACAAAAAACCCACCCGTTCTACCGGGATCAATGAGCCCTGATTGTATATTTTCAATGATCATCGGATTCATTGATGGTGATGGATGTATTGATGAAAGGTATGGACTGAAAGTTAAATGTGATGGATCGTGGCAAGACATGCTTAACTATTTCCATTTAATATTAACAGGTAATTCTAAAAAATATCAAATTAACAATAATGGTTATTCGGTATTTCGAGTGGGTGACATGGTTAAACTAAAGGATATAAAGAAAAAAATTTTAGACCTTGGTATTCCAGCTATGGATAGGAAGTGGGATAAAATAGATATTAATAGGATATACAAATCGGAGAAAAAATCTATTATTTCGGAGATGCTAAATAACGGGGATAACATGGAGTCGATATTAGAAAAAACAGGATTTAGCAAAACGTTATATTATTCAGTTGCAAACAAGGAAGGAATAAATGTAAGAAAAAATAAAATATCCGATAATCAATCCGCATCGATAGTAACAATGTATAATAACGGAATTACTACCAGGGAGATATCTAGCTCACTCAAATTAAGTATATCAACAATACACAGACACATTAAAAAATACAAAGAAGCTAAAAGAAGTTTATAATGGAAAGAGTAGAAATGCGTGACAAATCGCACAGGTCGATTGTACAGAAACAAGAAACACCACAATCGGAAAAGCAGAAGGTTAAAACAGAAAAGAAAATCAAATATGATCAGAATCTTAAGAATTCGATCATGAAAATGTTTAAGGATAGTAGATACTGTTCCATGATGATTAGCTATTCGTATAGATACTCTGATGAGATTGTGATTGAAGACGTGAAAGCAACAATTCTGAAGGATGACTATGATGCCTTTATCAAGGAGATAAAGGCATGTAATTTTGATAAGACATCAACATTATCGGTTATCAACAAATATTCACCAGTAAACAGGGAGAATAGATCAACAGGATCAACAAATATCGGTTGGGTGACACCAATAGAAAGATTAGGTCCATCGTCGGGTTTAATAAAGATTGGTAAGTCTTCTAGAAATCAAGATGACGATGCATTTAATAAATTTTTCTAATGAAAGAAGGAATAGTTTTAATAGCGATCCCCATATTGGTCCTAGGACTCATTATAGCTCTCCATACGAAGTCCGATAAGTATGTGGGTACTGTAGTAAAGGTTAGCTCGTGGGATGGAGCAGCGAGCTTAAAAACAAAGAATAAGAGAGGTCAAGACACCATCATTGAGGTTAAGCCTCGAAGATTTGAAAGATTCACCGAGGGGCAGGTAATTACAGCTTGGATTGGTGGAGATTTAATAGGAGACATAGCAACAACAAATCCACAATAATATGACAGTAAAACATCTAATCAAAATTCTAGAAAAAATTGACGGTGATAAAATAGTCGTCATAACAGATCCCGATGGGATATCTTGGACCAATGTCGGTGATGTGGTTGAGGAAAAGTGTGAGGTAAAGATAATAGAGGATGGTGATGATCCTTTCCATGATAGCTAATATGAAGTATTACTTTATAACATATCAGGCAACTAGCAGTTCAGGTTCAATTTCCAAATGGAATCAGGTTATCTGCACATCTCCCATGGAGTTCATAAAGAAAGTCGAGAAAGCGGAGGATCATGGAACTCCATTTAGAAGATATTTCGGATTCGTTGTCATCAACACATGTGAAATATCTGAGGATGACTACAATAAGTATAAAGATCAATTTTAAAAACAATTATAATGGCTTACGATAAGGAATACTACGAAAAAAACAAAGACAAATTCTCAGAGGCAAGAAAAAAATGGTATTATAAAGACAGAGCCAAAAAGATGGCTATGGGTTTAATAAAACCAAGACTCACTGAGGAACAGAAAAAAGAAAAAGCAGATAGCTACAGAATAAAAGCTGTTGAAAGATACCACACAGATCCCGATTTTAGAGAGAAATGTTTAGAAAATTACAGCAAAAGATATCATTCGGATCCGGACTTCAGAGAAAGAAAAAAAGTGTATCTTAAAGCATGGAGAGCAAAACGTAGAGAAAATAAGAAAAATAATGAAACAGCACATAGAGGAAATTAAAAAAATCGCAATCGAAACATTTGCGATGAATCATGATTCCATCCATGGAATCCAACATTGGGAGGAAGTTCACGAGAATGGACTTATGTTATCGAGACAACCTGGTGTGGATTTGGTGGTTGTTCGCCTTTTTGCATACCTACATGATTGTAAAAGAGAAGACGACCATCAGGATCCGGAGCATGGCGACAGAGCTGCTGATTTTGTTGTTTGGCTTAGAAACACCGGGAAATTACATTTTTTGAAACATGAACAATATCACAAATTATGGATGGCATGTTTACAACATCATAAAGGTGTAGTCGACACTGAGGATATCACTATCGGAGCTTGCTTTGATGCTGATAGAATAGAGCTAATACGTTGCGGCATAACACCAAGAGAAGATCTAATGAGCACACCAATGGGAATTAGGATCGCTAAGAAGATGAACGAATTAAAAACATTTAAAGGACATTAAATAATTTTTTTAATTCGAAATTAATCATTACATTTGCGATATAAAAATAAAAGAATATGGATTTGACAACCTACGTAGACTGGTGCATAGCACAACACGATAACACCAACCACATGTACGACAAATATATTCCGTACAGTTTTCACCTGAGAATGGTAGATAGAGCAGCACAGCAATTTGAACACCTTTTGGATGATACTAAAGACATGCAAACTGGTAAATCTAGAGAGATTCTAGAGGGAAGCAGAATTGGATTCGTTTCTCTTAAAATGGCTTGTAGAAAAGCTTGCTGGGGACACGATACAATTGAGGACACAAGAACTTCCTACAACGATGCAGTTAACCATCTCGGTAAAGATGCAGCTGATATTGTTTATGCAGTTACCAACGAGAAAGGTAAAAATCGTGCAGAAAGAGCCAATGACAAGTACTATGCTGGAATAGTAGAAACACCAGGAGCAGTTTTTGTTAAACTTTGCGACCGTATAGCTAATGTTCAATATGGTAAAATGACGGGGAGCTCAATGTACGACAAGTACAAAAAAGAAAATGCTAACTTTGTTACTAAACTTGGTGGTGACGACAAAGACCACAAGCTAGCACCAATGTTCGAATATTTGTTGAATCTTTTTAAAGATTAGAACATGATAACAAGCTCAAATAAATTAGAGATATTTGAAAATTTCATATCGCTTCCCAAAAAATCTTTACAATCTGGATCAAAGATGGAAATTGGTACCAATGGTATCGGTAATTTTCTAATCAGTGGTGCTATGGAGAGAGACTCAAATTCTCTTACTGATTCAATAGAGGTACGTGCAGTTGATTATTTTCACTATCTGCATATGCACGAACACACTCTCAAGAGTTGGATCAAATTAAAAGGTGCGGAATTATTATTTCCAAAAAAGAAGATAACAAAAATCAGATACCAATCGGTTGATGAATTCTTTAATGATGTTAAGGAGTCAATCAAAACTCTGGAGGTAAATCCAGGTTCTGTTGAATTCTACACCAATGCCATAGAAACTGCAAAAGAAAATGGGCAAATAGCTTTCTTAGAAATTCTGAGGGATAAAAAGAACGGTGTTCTTGCGGAAGCTAAGTTATTGGAAGTTGGTGAAATCAAATATGTTACCGAGGAGGATGTTGTTAAATTTTACAAGAAAGCAAATCTGAAGGAAAGAATGCTAAAGATGACGTGGATGAAAAACTACGCCAGAATGATTCCGGACGAAGTTATAGCGGAGAAGAAAAAATACGATGCTTCTGAGTTATTCGATAACTATGTTATATTACATTTTGATAAATATGACAATTCCACCCAGATGACAAAGGCGGAGGTTGAGAAGGCCAAGGATCCAATTCTATTTGGTGTTCTTAAAGGAACCAGAAAATTGTACTTTATAGGGGATTGGATTGACGAGTACTGTGATCTAACTTTGGATAAATTCCTATCAACTCTAGAAATGGAAGAAGCTAGAAAGCTTTCAGAGGAGTCAATAAAGGAAGGATTAAAAATGTAATTTTTTTCAAATTTTATTTTTTTATTCCGGAAGAATTTCATATATTTGCAATGTAATTAATAAAGGAATGGCAAAGAACAAGATACAGGAAGAGATATACAAGGCAGAAGGACTTAGACGAATGCTTGCTAGAAAAAAGCAGAGATTCGAAAAGTACAGAACCCTTGCTATTGAAGCTAGAGATCTAGGAATTCCTTTAGCAGGAGCAAGACTTGGAGGATCTTGGCCAGACCCAGATTCCCCAACAGGATATTCCCAGAAATGCTCGTATGAGGCATGGGGAACATGTCAATCACCATGTAACGGTGATTGCTAATAAGATTTGGTACGTAGCTTAGTGGTAGAGCTTTACAGCGGGAGTTCGATTCTTTCCGTGCCGGCAAAGCAGTTTTTATGATGCATCTCCATCGACAGAGAACGTTGTTTTAGATTTAAAAATAATGTTAATGTGGTCGGGTAGTTTAAAAGTTTTCCTAGCCTTAAGGAAAAGTACGGATGGGTTTGCAGAAGACAGTTTCCGAGCCTAGTGGAAAAGTCGGTATATAAACAGGGGAATCGGTCGGCTTTAACCGATTCCCAACAGGGGGAATAGACCAGGCGGTATGGTACGTCTCTAGCTTATATTATAGATAGAATCTATGACGTCTTCACACTAAGACGAAGCTTAGATGATTCAAGTGTCACAGGTTCGATTCCTGTTTCCCTCACTAACCGCGTCACTGTAAGCTGCAGTGATAACTGGACACGAACCAAGGTGGTTCCGCGGATCACCAATAAAATCGTCTGAGGCAGAGTCCAAGTCCAGGGTTAGGATATTGAGTCTACTACATAACGGCACGTGAAATTAATACCGACATGTACTGTCTGGCAGGTCAGGCTAGGCTCATTGGAACATGTTCTTCGTGGTGGATAGAACGGTATTTTATAGGATGGACGCATTGGTAATAGTTAGGTAAGGAGAGAACTGCAGTGGGCTGCTGCACTACACCTCGAGAAAAATCGCAAGATAAAACTGCCAATTTAGATGGGAGAACTAAGCCATCCAATAGAATACCAAACACAGAAGAAAATTATTATTGTTATTTTTTTAATCCGAATTATTACCATATATTTGTGTAATAATTCGGATTTTTAATTTTAAATAAAAACTTATGACACCAGAAAAATTAGACGAAGCTAAGGAATTCAAAAGAAACTCAGGTATAATGGCAATAGTGCTTTGGGTATTCGTAGGCTTCCTTGCATACATGGCAGATCCAAAAACTATAGAAGTTGCAAGCTTTGTTGGTATTGGAGCTATTGCTTTAACCTACATATACTTCAGAATGGGTTCGTTAATTAAAGAATATGAAAAGATAATCAATGGAAAATAACATCCAAACCATCGAGGAAAGATTCTTGGATGCTCTAAGAAAAAAATCCGACAAGGAACCAAAACTTTTTATCTACTGGAATCTTTTCAGTATTCTACATTTGGGAGATCCTGATTTTTTAGAGCACATAATTATGGAATACCAACAAGCTCCCGAGGATAGCTGGTGGTTTATCAACTTCCATAGAGCTCTTAGACAGTGTGATTATTTCAGTGACTCGTTATGCATGAATAGGTCGACTATAACTAAAGATGAGAGTAGCAGGAGAAATGAAATTCTATTAAGAAGAGCAAGAATCAGGAGAGAAGCAGATTTTGACGAGAACGACAAGGAAACAGAATACTATTCGCTCGGAATTGAGTTGGATCAGTTAAACAGGAAAAATACCACATATGAAAGAACCTCAATCTCCGGACACCTTGACTCCATACTTTACCAATGTATTAGTAATGGTAATGACGAGTTGTTCAATTTCATGAGAGAATTTCTTGCTAAAAATGTTGAACTAGAAGCGAAGGAAGCTTAGCATGTCACGTATACTTTGTCCATGTTGTTTATCTCCATTGGTAGTCACTCACCAAGAAAGGTATCAAGATATCAGCGAGCACGTATCCAACCCCAACGGAACGCCATCTATGAAGGACGGATACCAATGCCTAAATTTTGATTGGTGTTTTGCTTCAATGTATAAATGTACATGGTTGGAGGACGGAGACTTCTTTTGTGGACCTCCACCAGAGGGCATGAATTACGGAGACATTAGAGATATCCTCGAGAGACACTGGAAATTTCCAACCAAGACTATAGCGATTAATTCGTGGAATTTTTTCTATAAACTTGGTGAGATAGAAACCAAAAGAAGAATTAAAACCTATAAAATAGGAAGGTACACCTTTAGATTTACACCCAAGGGGAAGGGTTATAAATACCCACCAAATGAACAATACATGCCAAGAAGGTTCTCCTATAAAATGGATATACTAAAAGAGACATCCGATGGATGTCACACGTACATACTCAGCGACTATAGCATGGTAAGACATTCATTATCAGACTTTAGATCAAATTATAGGGATGCATTTAATCCAAAAACCAAATATCCAGATTGGGCAATTGATAAATGCATGGAGTTAATCAGATGCTCAACTCTTAGTGGTTACAATGACAGAAGAAGATATAAATTGATCTCAATGGTTCTCATAAAAATATTATTTCCGGTCAAGGTGAGGAGGATAAAAAATCTTGCAAAAGAGAAAAAAAGATTTTTTTAATTCGAAATCTTTTCATATATTTGTATAAAATTTTACATATGGCAACATTAACTTACATAGGATTGGCAATATTGGTGGTGACTGTAATAATCATTGGAGTTTCATCAGCTAAAAGTAGATCAAGAAAAGCAGAGTACAAGGATTGGAAGATTGGTGATAAATTGGTTCTCGATGCGTATAACGGTGACACTGCATACACAGTTCTAAAGAAAAGTGGAAAAAATTATGCAACCCTTTGCGGGTGGTCTAAGAATAACATCTATGTCGATGTCCATGACGGTAACGTCTACAAAATTGAATGGGATGAACTAAAATTAAATAAATCCGCTCTATGGAGAAGAAACTTCGAAGAGGCTAAGGAAGCTATGGGAGTTGATCCACATTTTAGTGCGGATATAGAGGAATCAGACAGAAGCTCGACACCAAGCTCACCAAAGGGAACCATAGACGGTAAACCAATAGAATTACTAAGTGAAGTTGAATGCGAGGTTTATTTGAAAAAAGCCATCGATGAGGAAGATTACCAAACTGCTGAGGCTTTAAGAAAAAGAATAGAGCACTTTAGATAATGAGAGATCAAATAGTTTCACCAAACATAGCACAGATAGCTAGGGATTTTAATTTTGATTGGCTATGTGACGGTTTTTACCAGAATGGTAGATACGATAAACAATCAACTAAATGTCACAACTCAGCATGTGCTTTACCCTGTGCACCAACACAATCTCTGCTACAAAGATGGTTTAGAGAGGTTCACGGATTACATTTTATAATCGATGCATCAATTAATGGTTGTGGTTACCGATGTTCGGTAGTTAGAGGAATAGGAGGAATTTATTATGATGTTGGTGGGAGATATGATGAGTACGAGGGAGCATTGGAAGTTTGCTTGTTAAGAGCTTTTAAAATAGTAGGAGAAAATGAATAGATTATTTGTTAGTTTTGAATTGGCTAGAATTCTAAAAGAATTAGGATTCAATGAACCCTGCGTTGCAATATTTAATATGAGCAACGAGTTAAGTTTGGATGATGGGTTTTATAAACAGGAATTCTATCATAAGGACACAGTTCTTGCACCACTCCTCCAACAAGTAACAGATTGGCTTAGAGATGAGCATGGGATCATTATAGTGATTATGCCATTTCTAATGGAAGATAATTCAATCACCTACGAGTACACAAATTACACCGATAAGGATCAGGACGAAATAGATCACGGCGATGGTCCTTACGAGGATTACTATGATGCATTAAACGCAGCAATAAAATCAGCACTATCATGCATATAATGGAAGAACATTGTGTACCTGTTGATATAGCGGTACAACTTCATAATAGAGGATTCAATGAACCATGCTTTATGGTTTATGACGAGGACGGTTTTCTGGAAGAGTGTGTAAATGTTAATACTCACAAGCTTCACCCAATGGACTATAATCACTTTGATGGTTTACCTGGATGCATTTCTGCTCCTCTATATTCTCAGGTTGTTAATTGGCTGGAAAAAAGATGCAGTACACTGATAGAAACGTTCAGAGGCGATGATGGGTTTTTAGATCTACGTGTTAGAGTGTGGGAAGACCATGATGCTGATGGCTACGGGTACATGGAAAAATATAATTCATATTCAAAAAGGGATATGAGGGAATGTCTTAACGAGGGAATCAGAGAGGCACTAAAACTTTTATAATGAGGAGACTTTTTAAATTTTATAATGACGAGGCTGGATGGTTTGTGGATTTACCAGAGTGGGAGGGATCGAAAGCGGATCTTCAGATGGTTTCCGGTGCTGATACATTTCTGGATATACTTTCACAGGGAGACACAACAGTTTATGTCACTTTATCCGACGAGGATTTCGATGGTGCAGATTTCATGGAGTTTCTATATCTTGGCAGATTGGAAAATTGGGAGCTTGGTGAAGGTGCATGGTATAGGATGGGAAAATATATGGGGATCAGATACGATATTGATATGTGGCTTTGTGATGTTACCAAGTTTGTATTCGGAGGATTTCCAGCAACAATTTATTTTAAATCATGAAATACGGAATAGTTATAGCAGCAATTATATTGGTTATTAGCATTCAATGTTCGGGACCAAAAAATATATGCAAGAAAGCGGAGAGAATTGATGGTGAGGTGATCTATGCTATACCCTCGCCGGGTGGAAGAACAGTCACACTAGAAACCAAAAACGGCAGAGTTATAATTTACAGGGTTCCTTTAGAGCAACCACTTTATAATATCCCTGTTTGTAAGCACAGAGGAAAATATTATTGGGTGATGCCATGAAGGGAAGAGTAATATCAATACTAGCTTATAATAGATTCACTTTTGGAGATCAGGTTGTTTCACAGTTTGTTCTTTTTGAGTGTAAATGGTTATTCTCTATCATTTTCTTTTATTTCCATAAAAGCGACGGTTCTCAGGATAGATTCCACACTCATGCATTCAATGCTCTTTCGATAAAATTATTTGGTAGATATGATGAGTATTTGCTTCTTAGCGAGGAAACTGGAGAATATGTGGTAAGACCAAGAGTAAATACATTACAGTATTTTCCTAGGGATTCCTATCACAAAATAGGTAAATCAAACGGCTGTATGACAATATTATTCTCTGGTCCATGGAATAAAACGTGGAAGGAATACATTAACGGAAAGGTTGTTAATTACAACTGGAATAGAAAACAAAAATTATGACAGAATCAGAAATGTTGAAGAACTTCTTCGACTTCGATGGATTATATCGAGAAATAAGAAAAAACACATTAGAGGATTTCCCAACTCTGGAGGAATACCTTGATTTCATAGAAGACCAGGGTGAGGATAAGGTGAAGGCAGAAAGTCTTTATCTTTTCATAATTGATCCAATTCACGATGATATTTTCATGGACTTTGAACCTGGAGAGGATAATCAAATAGTTGTTAAAGATGACATTCTAGAAATCTACTTCTGGCAGGACACTGGTTATTCTAATGAGGGTGGAACCCATTATGGAGGATATGAATACTGGTTTAGGATAAACCTTGAACATGAAAATTTTATTAGTTTAGAAGTTGTAAATCAAAATTAAAATGAGCGAGACAGTAAACAATTATTGGTTCTGTGAAATAGGGCCATTACATGAAGGTGAAAGCGTTGGTGATTGGCCATTGAGAAGAGCAGTAGAGGAAAAATTCAGTGAAGTATTGGGTAGGGATGCATTGACATGTTCCTCCGGTTGGGGTTTAACCTACGAGATTAAGGATGTTATTTCAAGCATAAGACATCTGCATATAACTGACGAATCTGGTGAAAAGTTGAGAAAAATCAAGGAGATATTATACAATAAAGAATATCTAGAGTTTCCAAATCTCGAAAAATAATTCACAAATAATTTTTTTATATCGAAACTTTTTCATATATTTGCATTGTTAATTTAAAAACAATTAAAAAATAACAAGATGGCAAAAAGAGAACAAGTATTAGGAAACTTTAAAGCAGTAGAAAAAGAAATTGCAGCAATCGAGTCTGCACCAGCAGTGGTTTATATCACAGCATCAAAATATATCCCGTCAGTTGGGTATGTGGCAGAATTAGCAGACATCAAACAAGTTGTTAAAGCACAAAAGCTTATCAACGAACAAAAAGGTGGTTTGGATGAAGCTGCTAAGGCATTAGGTCTTAGTGAAGACGACTTCCAAGAGGAAGCTGCAACATTCATGGGATTCCCAATCTCAGTTTGGGAACAAGACATCAAAAATCGTTTGGCTGAACTTAAATCAGAGACGAGACTTGCTAAACTTAAAGTGGCAAGAAAAACTCTTAAGAAAAACCTTTCCAAAGACGACAAGTTCGAATTGGAAATGGGAGACATCAATGATGTACTTTCAACATTGAATATTGAGGAGGAATCTAACTAATCATAGAAATATTTTATTCACAAGCTGCATCTTTCTGGTGCAGCTTTTTTTAACCATAAATTATTTTCTATGAAGACAAAGTTAGACAAAGAGTTTGACTTTCCTTCACTTACAAACCTGAAAGCTCTCAGAGATGAATCTAAGAGAAGGAAGGAGCTGAAAAAAGAACTCGAAATAGTATCGGATAGTATAGACGACTACATTCAAAAATTCATTGAGTGCAGTATGTTTAAATTGAATTCACTCCAGGATTTGGATACTGTGATTGCACCTCAAGACGTTCATAAATTTACACTTCTTGACATACCATTCAAGAACTTTAAAAAATTGAAATTAGCCTCTGAGATCATTTCGGAAATACTTAAATTAAAGGGTGTTGAATATTGTATGGGGTGGTTTTGTAAAACCCAAAGAAAGATCGATCCGTTTAAGAACGTGATTTTCGACGATGCTGAACCCTGCTCAATATTTGTGGATTTTCAGAACAAGAGTATGTTTTTCATCCCATCTGTTATCAATCCAGAAATTGGTGTGAATCACAAGGAAAACAAATTGGTTATAGCATATAGAAAAATGAGGGTTGGTGATCCTTATAACACATCTTCGTGGAACCACCCGGTTGATCAAATATATCCATGGCACTATACATTCCATATGAAATGCACTGTTGATATAGACACGTTAAATTTTGAAACTACAGAACAAGGATGGTAAAAGAAAAAATAATAAAAGAGCTCAAGCAAGAATACGATTTTAAATCTTTAACCGATCTGAAGAAGCTTGTGGAGATAGTTAAGGAGAAAAATGAAGTTCTTAACATCATAAGAAAATCCGAAATAGAAATCAGAGATTATATTGAGAAATTAGCTGATAGTTTTGAATATGATCTGAATGAAATAGATTCCTATATAGGTGTTAATAATTTTCCACAATTCTATAAGGACTCCGGGTTATCAGCTAAAGAGATCAAAAGTATAAAATCAATCTCCGAATTAATAAAGGATAATTATTGGACATCTGATAAACAAAAATATTTTATTGACACTGTTAATAAAAAAATATACATGAGATCTCAGAGATCGGTAATTATTTTTGAAAATGCAATAGTCATAAAATACAAGGAAAGAAGAACAAGGTGGGTATGGAAAAAGGTTGACGGCTGGATGAAACATACAGATGAAGATTATGACGTTACGACCATGAGAATCAGAATCAATCTAACAACTAACTCAATAGAAGTATCAGAAGATTCAAAGACAGGAATAGGCATCAATCCTAGAGTTAAATCGAATTAATATTATGATAACTAAAGAAAAACCTATAAAGATAAATCCAATCAAAGCTCCAGCTGATTTCAACGATCTGTTGGATCTACAAGATCTTAAGACACAAATGAGTGTCTTAGAGCATCTACAAAATAATCTGAAGAAGTACCAATTGGATTTTGTTAAATCATTTATCAAGACATCCCAGGAGGTAATAGATTGTATTCCACCAGAAAATCTTGGGGATTATGAGATCTTTGATTATGATTTTAGTAATGTCGATAGCGTCAAAGAGTTTCTGAAATCCGGAAAAAACTGGGTGGTGAATCACAGGGATAAAAGAATGATGGAAATCACTGAACCAGAGGAACTTAAATTCAAAATGAATGACAATATTCTTCTAGCAAGCGACAAGAGGGTTCTGAGGATAAACAAACAGGCATATTACAGAATAGTTTATTTCAACGAGCTCAGAAGAGACGTTAGAATGTCATTTAGATTTGACACCAATGAATTAATCGATTGTAGTGATTATAGCTACGTAAGTGAAGGAAAGACAGAAAAATGGTAAAAGAGGAAACGGTAAAAGTAAAGCTTCTAAAGTCACCTGCTGACTTCACAGAGCTTCTAAATATGCAGACGTTGCAAATGCAACTTGATGTATTTGAACTGATTAAGAAAAATCTTGAAAGCTATCAGGAGAAATTCTTTGAATCTTTCACTAAATCAGGTAAAGAGATTCTGGGATATATTCCAGTGGATGAACACGAAAAGTGGTTTAAACAATTCAAGGACGAGGATTGCAAAAATCTTGAACAGTACCTTAGAGAGAATGAAAGATCCTGGGAGAAGGGTAAAAGGGATCTTCAATGGAGTCTTATGCGTGAGGACATATCAGAGGTTGAATACACAAAACTTCTCAAGAACATGAAATTTACCTGGGACAGGAGGTACATAGTTGACACCAAGAACAAGAAATTAATCCAATTGGACTATGGAGAAAGAAGAGGACATCAGCACTATTCCTGCAAGATTAAATATAAAAGAAACGGAAAGGATAAACTAACGGTCCAATTTGCTTATGAGTGGACTCCGTGGCACAATAACAGAGGACCAAGTCAAACAAGAAATACTTACTACCATTTCGACCTTGTAAACAACACCTATATTGGGATGTCGGAGGACAATGGTAATCAAGGTTATGGATGGGGATAAAATAAATCAAAATAAATTTTTATATCTCGAATCAAAATCATACATTTGCAATATAATTTAATAAAAAGATCATGGCATCGGAAATGTTAGAAAAGATGAGAGCTTTCATGGAATCTCCAGAGGGTGTAGCTTCAATTGAAAGAATGAAGGCCAAAATGCAGAGGGAAGAGGACAGGAAGCGTAGAGCCTTCGAGTATATCGAGAGCCTATCCAGAGAGGAATTCGAATCCAAGCTGGCAAAAGAAATTGCTAGACATGATGATGCATACGAAAGAAGATGTTACGCTAAAGGCCACATGCCGCATCCAAGAAATCTGATGTACTTTGTATTCAATGCTGCTGAAATAGGCGGAAGACCTTATAACAAACAACTTGACAGCTTCGATGCAAGTTTTGGTGGTGGATCTATTAAATATAGAGGTCACTACTTCAATTGGATATTTGGACAGGGAACTGTTCTAAGAATATTCAATCCAAAAAAAGAATGTATTTTTTCACTATAAAACCAAATAAAATGGCAGTAACTAAACAAAAATTTTTAATTACCTCAAGTGGTAAAATTAATGCTCAGGAAGAAGTTGACGCTGTTCTGAATGACGGATGGAGAATCATCTCAGTAACACCAAGAGCAGTATCGACCGGTAAATCCGGCGTAACCGAGCATGGTGCATTCGGAATTCTATTTGAAAAATTCTTTCCGGAAGAAAATTAACGGACATGGAAGATTCCTCTCAAAATCTAGAAATTCACGAGGCAGCGGATAGAATATATCCACTGATGGCCAATTACAGCTTTGATGCACAGGAAGAGATTATAAGGGATTTGCTGAGGGTGATCTACACAAGAAAACTCGATAGTAAAAAATATCATAAAGAGCATCTGGATATAGCAACAGAGCAATCGGAAAAAATGAAAGAAAAATACCCATTTATATTTATAAAACAGGATGAAAAACTTTAGCCTTGGTGATCGTATGAAGGAATTCTACGAAGACCGTTTTAGATATTATGTTCCACGCAGAACATACACATTAATCAGAATTGACGGGAAAGCCTTCCACACCTACACAAAAGGTTTGGAGTCACCATTTGATGCAGGATTAATTGCAGACATGAATGAGACTACTGCCTACCTTTGTAAAAATATTCAAGGTGCAAAATTTGGCTATGTTCAATCGGATGAGATCAGCATACTTATTACTGATTTTGATGAGAGAGACACCCAGATGTGGTTTGACGGAAATCTACAAAAGATGGCTTCTGTTGCAGCTTCTATGGCTACATCAAAATTCAACGAATTAAGAGTAGTCAGAGTCCTTAGAAAATACGAATGCCAATTTGATACACCATTACAAATGGACACCGATTCGATATTAGAATTTCTTTCTAAGATTAAAAAAGCGGAGTTCGATGCTAGAGTATTTCAGATTCCACAAAAAAGCGAGGTTGAGAACTATTTCATCTTCAGACAACAAGACGGTACCAGAAACTCCGTCCAGTCGGTTGCTCAGAGCCTATATTCACAAAGTGAATTAAATGGCAAGAAGGAGAAGGATATGCAGGAGATGATTTTTCAAAAAGGTATCAACTGGAATGATTACCACTTCAGAGAAAAAAGAGGTGGAATTATTGCTAAGGTTCCGACAATGATGGAGGGTAAGAATGGTCAGGTTGAAAGACTGAAATGGCAAATGATTCCAACTCCTATATTCACTCAGGAGAGAGAATTCATGGACATTATGATTCCAGAGTTTGAAATTAAATCACCTAAATCTGAAGAAGTTGAGGTACAATAGCATAAATGAAATAGTGTCTTCTCCAGAATGGAAGGAGTTCATTGATCTTGAAAATAAAGCAGCCGAGGAAAGATTAGCTAACATGACACTCAGAGAAAGAATGGCAGAGGCCATTGATAACATGACAGGACCACAGGATGGAGAACTAACCATGATTACTGGCAAGTCACAAAGTGGATCTTCGATGATACAAAAATTCTTAGAAAAATACCAAAAAGATGTATAAACCAAAATATATTATAGCAGACGGAAGTGCAATCATTTTCTCTGCAGCGATAACACATTCCACCATGGCTAGAGGAATGGGTAGAATAGATGGAGCTGGATTTGTTGATTTTCAAACTGAGGTCGACAGCTTTGGTGAAACCATAATTAAAGCTGTTGCTTACGGTGAGAGCACCTCATTGGACATAAAATCAAGACCCATAGAGGATTCAGCAATCCTGACAAGACAAATAACAAACGTATTCGGATATTAATATGACCATATCCATAGCTCAAGCTGATGTACCCAATCTAGTTGGTAACATTTACACCAAAGAGGCAATAACTCAAATGTATGAGCAATGCAAGAGTGCGATGGAGAATGGTTTTTTCGGAGGTGTTATACGGGATGACGGCGTTAGTCCACTTGATCTATCAAAAGTGACACACCAGGTAAATCAGGTCGATGTGATTGATGGATTTTTAGTTGCTGATGTTTCTTTTATGAGCACACCAGATGGTGAGATTGCTAGAAACATGGTTGAATCCGCGGCTGGTGTTATAAGACCCACAATTCACGGTACTCTTGATCCAGTAACAAAGGAAATTAAGGTGGCTAAAGTAGTAAGTTTCGATGTGATACAATACCATGACGATTTTAGATTACATATAACTTGGAAACAAATAAAATAAAATGACAGATAAAATATTTCTTTTTATTCTGCTAATACACTTTCTAGCAGATTTCGCATTACAAACTGACGATCAAGCAAAGGGTAAAAGCACAGATCCAAAATGGTTAACCTACCACGTTGCTGTTTATTCTGTGATATGGTTGATGGCTTCCTGGTTTTATTTTGGAGATTTCAGACAAGCAGCATTCTTTGCAATTGTCACTTTCATCTCCCACTGGTTTACCGATTTCATTACCAGCAGAATAGGAAAGCCTTTCTGGGACAAAGGTGATTACCACAATGGGTTCGTTGTTGTTGGGTTTGATCAGATCCTACATTATCTTCAATTATGGTACACATTTAAAATCATATTGGAAATAAATGGGACAATATAACGAGAATCACAAGAAAAAGAAAATCAAAAAGGAGATACAAAAGTGTATAGAATCTCCCGAATATTTTCGAGAAAACTATATTGGAATTATTGATCCAGAGACCTACGAGAAGGCATTTCCAAAAATAAAGGAAGGCTTTGAGGGCAAGGTGATAATAACATCAACACCTAACGGAGACACACATTTTAAGGACCTTTGGGAAAAAAGCAAAAAAGATTCGGAATAAATTTTTTTATTTCGAATCTTTTTTTTATATTTGCATATAATTTAATGATATGAACGAAGAATTATTTAATAAAGCACTTCCCAAATGGCCAGCAATAGTAGTTGTTGGTGAACCTGTCACTGAACAACAAGCCATGGCTATCAATGTTATGACAGACAGATTTAGTTTCTGCACAAATGACAGAAAGTTTGAAAAACAAATTCATAAATTGATCTATGAAGTTGATGAATCCTGGAGCGATCTCACTGATGCACTCAAGGAAAAACACAACACTGATTTCAATGGAGCATGGGACATAAAAGAATCAATCTCAAAAAAATACGGAGCTCTAGAACTTAACTACATGAGTAATTCCAGAATCGTTTCTTCATGGCTTGGCGGACCACACGGATGGTGCAACTGGGACGGCACAATAGGATCAAGCAACTATAATATTGGTAAATGGCCTAGTGTTCGCGATGTTTATGAAGACTGCGTTAAGATAGCAGAAGCCTTTCCTTTCCTTAATATGAAAGTGCAATTGATGAACCAGGAGGCTGGAGAAGACGACGAACAACTGGAAGTCATTGTTGAGTACTCAATAAAAGATGGCGAAGTCGACATGTACGAACCAACAGAAATTCTAAAAACCCCTGCCTTTGGTAGTGCTGATATGTATGCCAGATTTAATAATCCACATGCCGAAAGAGGATGCACAATAGAAAAACTGGAGGAAGCTCTGAAAGTTAGTGAATTATATTCGTCAACCAAAGAGAGACTATACAAAAACGAATTTTGGAACAAATTAGAATCATAAAAAATAAAAGCAATGGTATTAAATCTTTCTGAACCGTGCAGCTACGGTATCAAATTCAAAGTCTCTAAATTTCCTGATGGACAACAAGCCATCACTATATTAGAGGGAGAAGTTCTCAAATACAACATGTTTGAGAAATTGGAACCCGTGGTAATAAAATCAAGAATAACATCCTTCTTGGATCTTGAGTTAGTTATCTGTGCAAATAGAGCTCTTAAGGAACTTGGTGTTAAAGAAACTTCACTCGAGATATCATATTTATTGGGTGCAAGATCCGATAGAAAATTCGAAACCGGAAGCGTTAATTACATCAAGGAGATACTTGCTCCAATCATCAACGCACAGAATTTTTCAAGAGTAACGGTACTTGATCCACATTCGGACGTAACTGAAGCGTGTATCAACAACTTCAAAAAGGAAACTCAATGGAGTCAAGGGTTGATAACATTTGTGCTACGTGATTATTTCGTCGGTGGAAGCACGGACTATTCCAAAATGAGATTAGTATCTCCGGATGCTGGTGCTCTTAAGAAAGTTTATGATGTTGCCGAGTCTATCGGGTATAGTCACGACATAGTTATAGCATCGAAACACAGAGATGTTAAAACTGGAAAAATCACACACACTGATGTTCCAATCTCGGTACATGACGTGGATAAAGATTTCTTCATACTGGATGATATTTGTGACGGTGGTAGAACCTTTATCGAGATTGCTAAGGCAATCAAAACGAAACAATCAATTTCCAGCGCGGTTCATCCAGAGAATCACGGTAAGATTTTTCTGGTTGTAACACATGGAATATTCTCAGCAGGTTTAAAACCACTAAATGAATATTTCGATGGTATTTATACAACGAATAGCTATGTTGATATGGCTGATCCTGAATTCTCATTAAGAAACGATAATGAGATGCACAAACTTAAACAATTAAAAGTTATCTAATATGGTTAATGCAGAAGAAATTTTCGGTGGGTTTTTTAAATTGGTTGTAGCCGTAATCATCTTTGTATTTTTGGTCGCAGGGGCTTTAGGTATTTTTTTAGGCAATACAATTTGGGGTAATTCTGAATTTATAGAATCTAAAACAAAAATTGAACCAGCTATCAAATTAACAACTGACGGTAAAAAAGTTGACACGTTATACGTTTATAAAATAAAATAAAAATGAAAGGCATGTTAGAGATTATCATATTGGGAATTGTGTTAGTACTAGGATTCCTATTTATAGGAGACACTGAAATCACATTCTCTCCGTTCACCTTCAAAATGAATGCTCCATTAAATGCAGCAGGTTGGATCCTATTGTCAATTGGTGTTGCATTAATAAGTGCGAACGCTAGACAAAAAGGACGCAGAGAGGCTATTGATAACATCGTGGTTCACATCGATAGTAAAGGGACAACTAAACCGGAAGATCTTAAATAATGGGAGCTGCTGTTTTAGGACACTCGGAGGAGAAACCAATCCACCCAGCATATCGGGAAGTAGTTGGTAATCTAATAACCATGGCACAACAAGGTAAATTCCAGGTGATCACACACGGATGCAATTGTTTCTGTACCATGAGAGCTGGAATAGCTCCACAGATGGCTAAGGCTTTCGGATGTGACAAGTTTCCAATGGAAGGTCATCAACATAGAGGTGATTACAACAAACTCGGACAGATTGATTGGAAGATTAACACCTACACTGGTGGAACTGGTGAATTTGATTTTTTTGAATTTGACTTAGCTGTTGTTAATTTGTATTCCCAATATGGATTTGGACTAAATCATGATGGCGGGACAGCTAGACCTATCGATTATGATGCCCTCAGATTGGGCCTCAGAAAAATAAACCATCAATTCAAAGGTAGACACGTAGGACTCCCGAAAATAGGCGCAAAACTCGCGGGTGGAGATTGGGAGATTATAAAGGTGATCATCCAAGAGGAACTGAAAGATTGTAAAGTAACCGTTGTAATATACGATAAAGAATAAAAAATTAAACATGACGAGAGATCAATTTAGAATAGTAGCAAAATATTACGATACAAATTCATTAACTTATATCTTCTATCTTGACACCATTATAGGATATGTGGAGATCTATAGCGATCTTTATTTCAAGGAGGTCGAGAAGGACAAATGGGAGTCACAGAAGAAGAAAAGAAAACCTGATGCCATAAATGCTGAGTGTGAATCACTCATCAAAAAATACATCTCTGCAAATTCTTAATTTGTAACATCATGATAGACAGACTAATAAGTAGATTGACAATGAAGTATGAATATTCTCTATTCACAGACGTTGTTAATGGCAGATCAGTAAATCTATACACAGATGGATATGGTGTAAAGTGGATGGCACAATCAAAATGGGGATTCAGAACTAAAAGAAAGGAAGATCAATAAATAAAATCAATATGGCAACATTAAGCGAAGAAAACGCAGAACAATTATTTGCGGAAATCGACAACGAGGGACTAGGTTACTGGACTCAACATTATGGATATAAGGGAGAGGAAGATCCCAAGCTAAGGGAGCTTTGCGAAAAAGCTAAAAAAGCTATGAATGAGCTGGATTCTCATATTCAGGCTATTTTCGATGAATATGGAATAGGTTAAAATCATTTTCCCATATTGACACAATATTATAACCAAGATCATTTAGATATTTTTCCCTGATCTTGGTTTTTCTATATAAATCACCAAATTTAGTATTATTTACGACATTCACGTCATCATGTCCGTAAATATCAGGATTTCCGTGCCAGAAATCGCCATTAAATTCATACACAGTTTTTGTCTTGCTACAATATCCATCAACAATATATTTACCTATTCTAACCTGTCTTTCCTTTATATTCAACGAATCCAACCAAAGATTTTCTTTCACACCAAATCTATCACCACATTTTGGGCATCCCTGTCCGTTAATGTGGTTTCTAGTACGTTGCTTAAATTCTCCATGCTCCCTACATACTATGGTTATCTTTGTCCTAAGATTTGAATATTCAACCAATGAATAATCATATTTTTCACCATGCACAGATCTAAATAGGGATTTTATTTTTTCTGAGTGTATTCTTGTTGATTCTCTTGCACATTTATCACAAGTTCTTCCGCTTAAGTGATTAGCTGGGGATTGTCTGAATTCTCCATGTTTCTTGCATATTATAGTTACGTGTGGGAAAGATCCATTATATTCCACTTTGGAATAGTCATATTTGTTCCCATGAACTTCAATCGCTCTGTTGATGAAGTTTGGATCCTTTGGTTTCATTCTTCTGCATTGATTGCATCCTATACCCCTCATATGATTACTTGCTCTCTGTACAAATCTCCCATGAACTTTGCATAATATATTTACCATGGATTGATTGTTTTTATAATCAGCTTCAGAATAATCATACTTATCGCCATGAATACTAACTGAAGCCTCAATAAAATCAGATTTTGTCAGTTTTTTCATTCGTATATTTTTTTATTTCCGATTCTATAAAATTACGTATTCTTTTACTCATATCCATTCCATTCTCTTCCAATATCTTCCTGTATTTTTCGTATGTTAGGGAGTCTATCCTTACTGTTATTAATTTTTTCATATTTTGATTTTTTGTATATACATATATATCAAAATATATTTTATTTTACCGGAATAATGTTATATATTTGCAATATAATAATAAAATAAACAATGGAAAATAATAAAAAGTTTTTAAAGAACTATTTAGATGCATTCTCCCCCGTAGGAAAAGAATTTGAAGGACAGAAAATTTGGATTGATTACGTTAGACCCTTTGTTAATGAAATGAGAGTAGATGCTTATGGTACAGCATACGGTCTTATCAAGGGAACAGGAGAAAAGAAAGTAATCTTGGAAAGCCACGTTGATGAAATTTCCTGGATTGTGACAGAGATAGAATCAAATGGAATGATCCGGGTTAAAACTAATGGTGGATCAGACAACATGATTGCCCCATCAATGACAGTGCTTGTCCACACTCACGAGGGTAAAAAGATACCTGGAGTTTTTGGATGGCCTGCTATCCACGTTAGAGAAAAAAGAGTTGAGATGGGACCGGAAGTTCACGAACTTTGGGTTGACCTTGGAGTTGACACTGCAAAGAAAGTTGCAAAACTTGGTGTTGAGGTTGGAAACTGCGTTACTTTTGACCAACCTTTCTTTGAACTTGGTAAGTATTACGTTGGTAGATCACTAGACAACAAAATTGGTGGATATATCATCGCAGAGGTTGCAAGAGAGCTTAAAGAAGAGGGTACGGTTTTACCATTCGACCTTTACATCGTTAATGCTGTCCAGGAGGAAGTTGGTTTATTTGGAGCGAGATTGATTGCTCAAACAATTAAACCAGACATCGCATTGGTTCACGATGTTACACACAACACAAACTCTCCTAAGATGAACAAAGCCAAATCTGGTGATGTTAAGGGAGGTGCAGGTCCGGTTATCGAGTATTCATCTCAAAACCACAAAGACCTAATCAAGATTGTTAGAGACGTTGCTAAGAAAAAAGAAATCCCTATGCAGCTGTCTGTTGGATCATACGGAAACGACACTGTTTCTTTCTTCCTTGAAAACGTCCCTACGGTGATCGTAGCGAGTCCGTTGAAGTATATGCATACTACAGTAGAGATGGTTCACAAAGATGACGTAGCGGCTGCAATACAAGTTTTTAAAGAGACATTAAAGCAGTTGACTACAGGTACTATCGTTACCATCAACGACCAAACACATAAATACGTATAATATGGCAGTTTCACCAGAGTACTTAAATAAAGGTTTCCATAAGGAGGTCGATGAATTTGAAATTAAAATCGATTCTAGTCTCACCAAGAAAACCATAGCAAAAGGCGAGTCAATTAGTATTGATGTTCCGCCAGGCATGAGCAGAAAACATTTCGATCTATTAAAAACAAGATACATCTCGGCGGGATGGAGTGATGTTTCGATGAATTCCGATCAAAGAGAGGGTACATGGTTATCTTTCAATTATTAAGATTTATGACATGGCAAGAATAGAAATCAAAGATCTAAAATTAAGCTCAATCATTAAGAGGTGTGAGTCTTTAAAATTAGATCCAAAGAGGGTCAAAATAGAAACCGCAATATTCGAGGACATATCAAACCCCGACATGTATTACACTAAACTATATTTAAAATATGAAAACAACAAATAAATACGTATTTTTCTGGAATGGGATATACTCGCAGTGGCATAAAGCAAATATGACCATTGACAGAATAGAATATAATTCATGTGAACAGTACATGATGCATCAAAAAGCAATGCTCTTTGGCGACGAGGAAACTGCAGAATTAATCATGCAGGAAAAAAATCCAAGAGAGCAAAAGAAATTTGGTAGAAAGATTCAGGGATTCGACAAAGCAATCTGGGACAAGAACTCATTGGCCATAGTTTATCGTGGCAACCTTGCTAAGTTCTCACAGAACGAGGGTTTAAAAAAGGAGCTTCTTGCAACAGGAGACAGAATCCTTGTTGAAGCATCCCCGGTTGATAACATTTGGGGAATAGGTCTAGATGAAAAAGCAAAAGGTGTGGAAGATCCAGCAAATTGGAAAGGTCTAAACCTATTAGGTCAAGCAATAACACTTGTGAAAAATGAACTTCGAGGAGCTTAAAGAACAGGCAATCTTGTTTATCTACTGGTGTAATAAACTAAGAGAGGGTGAGTTTCTGGAAGGCGGACCAGTCATAACAGAAAAGGGTTTTGATATTGCTCTAGATCTCATCGAGAGTGGAGTTAAATTGACGGAAGAGAATGCATTAAAATGTTGCAAGGAATTGGATACAGATCCGGTTGTTATTGATCTTATCATGGAGATGCAAGAAATAGGATATGTTGAATTTTTAAAGCTGTACGAAAAACTGGAAGGCATGTCAGAAGGCGACATAATCAGAGAGACCGTAGATAAAGTTACTAAAGAAGAATAATTATGGGATTAGACATTTATTTGAAAAGATACGACGATTTCGAAGCAACAAGAAAAGCACAAGAGGAGTACGAGGAACTAACCAACAAGATTTGGGATGCTGGTGGCACAAAGTACGATGATCTAACTGATGAGCAGAAAGATTCATTCAGAGCACAGGATAAGGCAAATTCTGAAAGACTGGGACTTGATGAATGGGGCACAGACGAAACCAATGTTGAATCGATAGAGAAACCACATCCGGATTATCCAGACCACTATTTCAAAATTGGATACTTTAGGAGTTCCTATAATGATAGCGGCATTGAAAGAATCCTGGGAAACATGGGAGTTCCAACTTTGCATGACATATTCTCAGTCGATAGCGAGGAGTATTACATTCAACCAGATTGGGAAAAATCATTGGTTAATGTTAATTCAGCAATAGAGAAACTTAAGGCTGAACCTGCATACAGAGTTAGGGCAGTAGGACAAAATATTTTCAGCGATCCCAAAGTTAATTCGGAGCAGGAGGCGATGGAAATATTCAAGGAAAAACTTAAAAAAGGAAATGACTATAACTATTCATGTTCAGAGGGAGAATTCATGATTGCTGAGCCAGAGAAAATTGTTGGACTTATACCTGGATACACCCACGTACTTAGAAAATCACCATGTGTTTATGCCGTAACTGAAAGCGATAACTCATGGTATATCCAGGCGTTGGAGATAGTTAAATCCACTATTGAGTACGTGTTAAGCAAAGATAAAAGAGAACAATATTATTTACACTGGAGCGGATAATTATGAGACTAGAAGATCCAAAGAGAAATCCGGAAATGGAATCATTTATGTCATTCGAATTTCCGATAGCTAGAAACGTTAACGCCAGAACTATAGCGGATTCATTAGAATCTGTTACACCCAAAGCTCCTGGAAAAATTAAAGAACAATATGAAAATCACTGGGGAGAAACTGTTACAAAGTACGAAGGAAGTATGTTTAGTAACATTACAAGCAATGAGTCGCACCTTATGTTTGGTGACAGAGGGCACGCCTTTGGCTTTGGTTATTACGTGGTTAACGAAAGGGGTGAAATGGTTTATTCCAGCAGTGAAGAATATGCTGAGCTTGTTGAGAAATGCTCTAAATACTGGGAAGCAATGGAAATTCTTCGCAGGAAATACAAGCTCCCAGACTACTCCGTTGAAAGAGGAAGAGGTAACCGTCTCGTTGTCAACGATAAAATCATCTACGGCATCCTCATCCACCCAGGGTCATTCGGGTCGGGAATTATAACTTTCCTTGACACTGCCTTTGATTTAATAGACAAAGAAATAGAATCTGGGAGAATAAAACCAGGGGTTTATGGAAGAGAATAGATTGATTAAGAAATATAAAATAAAGGTGAAAGCCTACAATTTCGGTGAACATTACGGAACTCATGTTGATATACAGGACAATCCACCATCGGGCCAAGATATAATTAATGCAATCATAGGATCAAGATTGACCCTAAAATATGGGACAAGGGAGGCATCGGTGGAGGAGATTTACACATTAACAAAAGATAATGATAAGAGAGATCCAGAGGAAATAAAAAAAGAAATAGCCGAATTAGAGTCGGAATTGAAAAAATCAACAGAATACCATAAATGGGAATGGCTTATTGGAAGTGATGAACCCGGGGAAAGCATAGGATTTTTCAATATGACAAAAACCAGATTGATATTAAAAGAACTAAGCAAAGGAAAGAGACTTCAATTTAGACACGGGGCTTTAGGAACTTATGAGGTTTATATGAATCCGCAAGGTAATAGAATATTGTTAGATGTCGAGAGTGAAAGCGTAAACGAGGGAACAATAATGGGATTCATAGTTTGGCATGCTGGGAATTGGTATAAACTAAAAGAGAAATAGTTATGAGAAGATCCTATGCAAAACAATTAGCTGAGAATGTAACAAATCAGGAGCTGAGAGAAATGTTCTATAATGCACAAAGAGCTATAACACAATGGGGAGGATGGGAAAAAGTTAGCAAAGTTAACAAATCAATTTCTACAGCAACCGCCTTCAATATACTTTCCTGTGGCGTTGATTCGGAGGATTTTCTTGAGCAAAAGATATCACCAATAACCAAGTTTAACATGATTCGGGAATTTGGTGAGTATTTACCTAATTATCAGCCGGAACAAACCAAGACCAAACCAAATATAAAGATTACACATCACGAACCTAAATTTTTAAAATAATGACATCAAAAGACTTTTGTTTTTGGTTGCAAGGCTTTTTTGAGCTATCCGAATCCGAACAACTAACACCAAGACAAGTGGAGATAATTAAAAATCATTTAAAATTGGTTTTTTATCATGATATAGATCCATCATATTCAAACAACCCCGAGGTACAGGAAGTGATGCAAGCCATTCATGATGGATCACCAAAGCCACCAAAAAGACAGGGATCATTAATAGTAAAATGTTAAACAAAGAATCATGATTAAAGTAAACTGGACACCAGAAAAGAAAGAAGCTGCAATCCAAAAATTGACAGAGTATTTCGAGAAACACGGAATTGGCGAAATGATAATGCAAGATGATAATGCTTTAATAGAGGCACCGGAAGTATTATCAGATATAGCTGACGACATTCTGATTGATAACGAAGGAATAATTTTTATTGACGAGGACGATGAATAAGCTACAAGGATTTGTAATGTGGTTGGATGGATTCTTAGCTGCATCAGGGGACAACTTAACAGTTGATCAAACAAAAACTGTTAAGGAAAAACTAAATTCTTTGTTTGAACACGAGGCAGAGCCACCAAAGAAACCAAATCCAACTCTTGCAGAATTGGGTGAACAACACGGATTTCCAGTGACACAAGGATTTCCAGGAGAGAATAACGGAAGAGACGAAGACGGAGTATTGTACAGATGTTAAGAAGAAGAGGACTTGCGGTAAAAAAAGATGGTAAATGGTACGTTTCCATTTGCTGTGGTGTATGCAATGGTATTGACGAGGTTTGCAATCCAATCGAATACAAGCTGCATCACTCAGACCACAAGGACTTTGATTTTATACATGAAAACACAATGAAAAACGTTCCGATATGGACCTCGGTTATTCTTATTGAGGAAGAGGATTTTGTGGGAGGGTGTGGGCATACAGGGTATCCAACTTATACAACCTATGCAAAGCTTCCCAAGTCAGACCCACCAACATTCATGAACATTAATGAATTGGACAATTTAATAGATTTCTAATGGGAAAAATAATATATCTAGCGTCACCTTATAGTCATCCGGATGATGATAAGAGACAAGAAAACTTTGAGAAGATATCAAAGATAGCTGCAGATTTATGTGCAGCAGGTCAGGTAGCGTTCTCACCAATAACATATGGTCACACCCTCGTCAATTTCAGAGGTGCAATGCCAACAGATTGGTCATTTTGGCAGAACTTCTGTCTAAGCTTTCTAGAGGTCTCTGATGAACTTCATGTTTATAAAATGGAAGGCTGGAACCATTCGAGAGGGGTTGCGGAAGAGATAGAATTTGCCATTAAAAATGGCATAGAGGTGAAATATATTGATTGTTAGTTAAAAAATTTCCGAATAATTTTTTTTATTCGGAAATTTTTTTTATATTTGCCTAACAATTAAAGGAAATGAAAAAAGAAATACTTTTTATCGGCTTACCTGGATCTGGAAAGACAACCATTGTTCAAAGAGCACCAAAACACGAATTAATTTATAATCAACAAATATAATGGCAACATCAATTATCTCATCCGTATTATTGTCAATCATCTTCACATCTGCGATGCTGGTTCTAATATCAACCATCATGAACTGTGTAAATTATGGCAAATACAAGTACTCGTACAACCTTCTTACCAGTGGGGAATATCAATTCAACTGGAGTAGAGAAAACATGTATTTCTTTTCATACAAGGATCTTGTTGGTAAATTTTCATCAATAAGTGAAAATTCCGATCTATCTTTAGTTTTTACCTTCGACGAAAAAGGTAAATTTAGAGCATTAAGACTACCTTCAACCAATCGAAATTTTGCATTTATCCATGCAGGATTTATTCATATGGACCCGTATAGCATCATCTACAGAAGAAAATTTGTAAAATGGTTCGAAGCCAATAAGGAAACATTCCAGGAGAGAACTCCTGCTCAGTTTGAATTCACAGAGGATGAAATCAAAGATCTATTAGAAATCGAAAACAATTAATAAAATGAATAAATTAAACGAAACTTTTAAAATCAACCCGCTTTACGAATCTGACGGGTACAAAGTTGGCCACAAAGCAATGTTGGCAGAAAACACTTCAGTTGAATATTGGACTTGGATCCCTAGAAGCATCAAGTACATGCACCCATCAATCGATGGTATCATGTCAGCAGGTGAACAGCTAGTTTGGAGATACATCCACAGCAACTTCCAGGAGTTATTCTTCAACAAACCAGTGGAAGCTGCAGAAAAATTCGGAAGAGACATGGCTGCATATCTTATGATGGATTACGACGCCGATCATTTTGTGGAACTTCATAAACTTGGATATCTTCCAGTTAGAATCAAAGCCATTCCTGAAGGGACATTTACAAAACCAAATATTCCACACATGACAGGAATCAACACAGTTGATGGTTATGCTTGGCTTGGACTTTACTTAGAAACTTTGGTTTCTAAGTTGGCTTGGCAATTACCAACTGCTGCTACCATCGCACACAGATTCAAACAGAATGCTGTTGAATGGGTTACCAAAACAGATCCAGAGAATCTTTGGTTAGCTGATTTCATGTGTCACGATTTCCACAGTAGAGGTGGTAACCCTTTCACCTCGATTGCAGTTGGTTTAGGACATGCCATGAGTAATTCAGGTAGCGACACATTAAATGTTATTCCAGCATCAAGATACTACTACGATTTTGATGAGAACGAGGTTCCTGTCTATAGTGTTAATGCTTCAGAGCACAGTGTGACATGCACAGGTATTTTCTTCTACGAGAAAAAATTAAGAAGCGGTTTATTAAACCACGAAATTGTTTCTTACTACACAAGCACTGCACCTTCAGAGGGATCAGTTCAGGATCCTGACTATTTAGCAATTGCTGAATTACTTAATCTTCGTGATTGGTTGGAAAAATTTCCTAAAGGTATTCTTTCAGTTGTTTCTGACACGATGAATCTATGGAAGGTGATCACTCACATCCTACCAAGACTTAAAAAAGAAATCCTTGCAAGAGATGGCAAATTGGTAATTAGACCTGACAGTGGAGACCCAGTTGATATCATTTGTGGAACAACAACTATTAATAACAAGTGGGTAGAAGGAATACTTCCGCAATCTGAGTGTGAAAAGAAAGGTGTAATAGAACTTCTTTGGGACATCTTTGGAGGTGAAGAAACTTCAACTGGATACAAAAGATTAGATTCTCACATTGGAGCAATCTACGGGGATTCAATCAACTTAGAAAGACAAATCGCTATCTACACAAGATTAGCAGATAAAGGATTTTCAGCTACAAACATCGTGGTTGGTGTTGGTTCTTACACGTATGTTATGCTAACGAGAGACTCCGCTGGATATGCAGCTAAAGGAGCTTGGTTCGCTACTAAGGAATTTAACGGTGTTGATCCTGATGGTCAAACCGATTATATCACAACGGAGTATAACATCTACAAAGATCCAGTAACTGATAACGGTACTAAAAAATCATTAAAAGGTTTCTGCCAGGTATTCAATAATAGACCAGATGCTTTACCTCACGAGATTAAGTACGACGGTAAGGATCAATTGGAAGTAAACACCGAATGCACTAAGGATCAAGAAGCTGGTGGTTTATTAAATATCATCTACGAAGATGGTAAATTCTATAATCAAGTCACACTAACAGAGATTAGAGAAAGATTAAAATAATAATCAAAATAAAAAATCCCGAATATATCATTCGGGATTTTTTTTATTCGAAGGGATTTCATATATTTGAGGAATAATAAAGCAATTAAAAAATAATGGGAAGTTTTTACACATTGTGTTCAATCACAAATCAGACAATAGTTGATAGTCAAGAATTAGTTGTTCAATTTATGGTACCAAGAAAAACACTCGACGAGAGTGGAGGATTCATGGTTAAGATGTTTCTAGAAAGCGCAAAGAAAAAAGGTTTAGAGGAAGCACTTAAGACCTGGGAGGAAACAACAAAGGAATGGGGTAACCGCATGGACCATAAGGGTATGGAGGTTTCCAATGAAGGCGCCATCGTAGACTACATTCCATTCGGTCCAGCTATTAGAGGAAAGTACAATGATTGCGGTGACGTGGTTCCGATGGACGATGAGGAAACACAAAAAAGAGTTAAGTTAATGGAAGGCATATTCTGTGGAATTCCTTTTACAAGCTTAATGGATATAGCAACGGATGACAGATGGTATATCTACGGATTAAAAAGTGGAGACGATATGTGGAAGCTCAAAGGTGTTGATGAGAAACTACCAGGTTTCATACTTGATATCTGCAAGACCTTAACACTAACTTATTTCCATGCTCCAGTTTACGACGCCTTGATAGATCCGGATTTCTCACCAGAAGGAAGAAAAGACAGCTACGAAAAGAAATGGCAAGACGAGTACATCGATGGCATGAGAAAAGGTATAGCTGCCATAATTAAAGTGGGCGAGGGTGACAGGGAGGATGAGGATTTCTCAGAGAATCTAATTAATGCTTTCAGAAGATCGAGAATTCATTTATTGGAAAGAATGAAGGAGGAATTTTCATTTGTTCTTATCACATCCTGTTTGAGAGAAGGTACAGATTTTGAATGGTTAATTGAAAACTCAAGATTAACATCATCAATGTCAGGAATGTGCTTCAAATTGCAAAGATCACAATACGGATCACAACACTTCAACTGGGAAGGTTGGAAAAAAATAAACGAATCTTTGGAGCCATCAGTAGCCAAAATGAAAGCATATTATGGTTATGATGAAGAAGACGAAGACGATATATAGGTAAACTAAAATAATCTGATGAGTATATATAACGAAATTTATGGTCTCTGTGCAGCCAAAAATGTAGGTCCAATTTTCGATAACGGAAAGGAACTTACCCCGAGATTGAAATTTATAATTTCAGTCCTTGAAAAAGAAGGTATTGATTACGAGATTGATAGATTCTCAGTTGACAATAAAACCGATGGTTTTAATATCAATCTACTTGGAAATTCCAATCAGTTTGTTGTAGCTCATCATGATATAGTTAATCCACATTCTGATAATGCAAACGATAATAGCTGCTCAGTTATTAATGCAATTGCACTTAAGAAATTGGTTCCCTCCGTAAACATTTCCATATTGGACGGTGAGGAATATGGAGGATTTGGATCTCAACATCTAAGCGAAAGAATAAACGCTGGAGATTTTGGTGACATCAAATGGGTACTTAATTTTGAATTAACAGGAAGAGGTGGAGAAGATTTCTTTATTGGAGACTACCCAGGGCCATTAACTGATCACATACAATCAATTTTCGATTGTCCTGTAGTTAGAACACCCTTCAACGATTCGGTTATATTCAGAAAAAATGGAATAGACTCAGTTGTTATTAATCCATTACCTCCAACAGACGAAAAAACACCAGTTGTTTGTTCTGATGGGACATGCTTAGATTTCAAAATTCTATTTCTATGTCACAAGATGGAAGATTCTGTTGATAAAATATCACCAGAAGATATGAGAGCATTCGTTGAGAATGTAGCCGCAAAAATAATAACTTAAAATGAAAACTTTTGAGAATATAAAAAACTTTAAAACATTCATACAAAAGATTGATGAGGACATAGAAACACCTAAAAAATCAAAGGTTAAAAGGCCAAGGAAGGAAAAAATCGTAACGATTCCAAATTGGGGAATATACTAATAAAAAAATCCGAAATTATTTTCGGATTTTTTTTGTGATTTATTTTTTTTATTCGAATCTTTGTTGTACATTTGCAACAAATAATTTAATAATTAATACTTAAAAAAATGCACACACAAATTGCAAGTTTATTGGGCTATGCTTGGGTAATCATCCCAGTTTTAGCATTGCTATTCTACAAATTCACACTCCGAATGTTTTTCGGTATGGTGATAATCCCGGAGGACAAGATTGGTTTGGTTACCAAAAAATTCGTTCTTTTCGGTTCAAATAAAAATTTACCAGACGGTAAAATCATTGCTCTAAATGGTGAACCTGGTTATCAAGCAGACACATTAGCACCTGGTTATTTAGGATGGGGTTATTGGCCTTGGCAGTACACAATCGATCAATCGCCATTCGTAGTAATCGCAAAAGGAAAAATTGGTTTAGTTACAGCAAGAGATGGTGCCCAGTTACCTACAGGTTCCATTTTAGCAAGACACGTTGACTCTGATAACTATCAATCAGCCAGAGAATTCTTAGCAAATGGAGGACAACGTGGTAAACAAGTTGGTTATCTTAACAATGGGGTATATCGTATCAATAAACACTTATTCGAAGTGTATGAAGCTGATATCACTTATATTGAGGATGGACAAGTTGGTATCATCACTGCCCTAGACGGTATTCCGTTGGATGCTGGAAACATTGCAGGTAACGTTATTGATGGTCACAACAATTTCCAAAATTTCGACAAGTTCTTAGAAAATGGAGGACAACGTGGTCTACAAACACAAGTTGTACAAGCTGGTAACTATTCATTAAATCCATGGGCAGTGGAGGTTGAAAAAGTTGCAATGACACAGATTCCTATTGGACACGTTGGTGTTATTATCTCCTATGTTGGTGCAGAAGGTAAGGATGTAACTGGAGAAGGATTCAAACACGGTAATATCGTTGATAAAGGACAAAAAGGTGTTTGTATTACACCATTAGATCCAGGTAAATATGCGATCAATCCATATACACACAAAATTGAAGTTGTACCAACAACTAACTTAGTACTTAACTGGGCTAATGCTCGTACAGAGTCACACAATTTGGATAAAGGATTAAGCACAATCACAGTGCGTTCTAAAGACGGTTTCCCATTCAACTTGGACGTTTCTCAAATCATCCACATCCCATCAACTGAAGCACCTAAGGTTATTGCTCGATTTGGAGCCATGCAAAACCTTGTATCTCAAGTACTTGAGCCTACAATCGGTAACTACTTCCGTAACTCAGCACAAAATTCTGATGTTATCTCATTCTTAAATGATCGTCAAAAACGTCAAGATGCTGCTAAAAACGAAATCAAAAAAGTACTTGACGAGTATAATGTACATGCAGTTGATACATTGATTGGAGACATCACACCTCCTGAGTCGTTAATGAAAACTCTTACTGACCGTAAGATTGCAGAAGAGGAGCAAACAACTTTCAACGTGCAACAAGCTGCACAAGAGCAAAAACAAAAATTGGCTTCTGCAAAAGCTTTAGCTGATATGCAAGGTGAAATCGTACAAGCTGAACAATCGGTAATGATTGCCGATAGAAAGGCACAAACGAAGGTTAAGGAATCTGAAGGGGAGGCAACATCTATGAAACTTAAAGCAGCTGCACAAGCGGAAGCCAAAGAGATCATGGCAAAAGCGGATGCAACACAAATCAAATTAACCGGAGAAGCAGAAGCATCTAAGATTGAGGCGATTGGTAAAGCAACAGCGGAAGCTTACGAGAAACAGGTTAAAGCAATGGGAGCAGACAACTTCGGACAATTAAAAGTTGTTGAGTCGATTGGTATGAACAACATCAAAATCATTCCTGAGATTCTTATCAGCGGAGGTGATGGTGGTAACGGACCTATCTCAGGTTTACTTGGAATGGAGTTACTGAACCAGGTTAATGCTAGAAAAGCAGAAGCAGCAGCTCCTGCGGTAGTAAAAGAAACACCTGCCTCGTCAGGACCTTCAATAACACAAGAAGGACCTAAAAAAGGTAACAAATAATACCTTATGATATATTCAAAACCCGTGAGAAATCACGGGTTTTTTTATATCTAAATATATCCTAGCTTTAATTTTATATCATCTATTGTCATATCCCATTTTTTTATTTTTCTGTATAAATGTTCATTCATTGCTAATTCACTAAAATTATTATAATTACATTTTACCCTGATGAGATAATCAATATGCTCATCCTTTGTTTTAAATCTTTTTAATTTTTTTGTATCATTTATAATACCAAGAATCCGGCAATCAATCAAATTATATTTTTTAATTCTCTTATATAAATCAAAGTCATTTTTTTTGAGTTCACTCAATTTAACATTTTCACATTTTTCAATATCACCAGATCTTAGCATAAATAGAAAATTCAAATTTGGTTTATAGTTTATGATCTGATCCTCACTAACATAAATTCCTGTAATTCTTTTTATATCATCAATCTGGTTAATCAATTGGGTTTTAATATTTTCTATATAATTTCTATAGTTTTTAGACTTTTCGTCAATTACAAGTAATTCTACGTTAGCTTCTTTGCAAATTTTTATTTTTTCCTTGTCCTTCTCCTCAGTATGGAATCTTTTACCGTTATATTCCCAACCAATTCTCCATTTATCAAAATAGCAATCAATTTCAAGAGGGTATATGACATTTCTATTATTAAAGCTACATTCAGTGCTCAAAATATATTCAAGAATATCCTTTAGTATTAATTGGGGTATGCTAACAGATCCACCGATTTTTAAATTCTCAAGCTCATCCAATAAGCCAAATTTTCTTGCTTTGTTATACACGTAATTATCCATATAAGAAAACTCACTTCTTGTTGTGTATTTTAAAGCTTCGCCTCTAACAAAATCGTATGACACATCTCTTCCATTTTCTTTACATTTTTTAGCTCTTAAAAAATCTATTTCCTCTTTGGTCCTCTTTATTCCCATGCGACCAATTTTTCTTATAACAGATTTTCTTGTCTTGTCTAATTCTAGTGCAATCTCAGCATTTGATAAAATTCTATAATTATTTAATATAAAAATCTCCTCATGCTCACTCCATTCGGTTTGCTTGTATTGATTTCTTTTCTTCCTTGATTTCTTCATAAAATCCTCATTTTTATAAACACCAATAGAATTTGCTTTAGCAATGAGTGTTCTCCTTTTTATGTTAAGAATGTTAGACAATTCATCGTTATCCGTTGAAGGGTACAATTGAATGAGTTTTTTAGTTTTTTCCTCGGTCCAGATCATGCCAATTTTTATTATTTTATTCTATATATCCATCAATAAATAAAATATAAAATAATCGGAACAATAATCATTTAATATGTATAACAATAAAGAAAATCAAATGATACACGAAATAAAACCAGATTCAAAAAATTTGGAAAATTTGGATTTTTCTGAAAATTCAATAAGCATCTTCCTGGCAGGATCAATTGATATGGGATCATCGAAAAAATGGGCTTCAGAGCTGGTTAATAGAATTACTGAAATCAACCCATTTGAATTTGATATTGTTTTTTATAATCCCAGAAGAGATGCGTGGGATAATACATGGGAGCAGGAGGAATCTAATCCGGTATTTAATTATCAAGTGAATTGGGAATTAGATAATATTGAGGATTCGGATATTATATTCTTTAATATCCTACCAGAATCAAAAAGCCCAATAACTCTTATGGAATTAGGTCTATGTGCTGGTAGTAATGCTAAGGTTATAGTTTGCTGTCCAGATGGATTCTACAGAAAAGGAAACGTTGACATTCTATGTACAAGATACGAGATGCCACAATATCCAGATTTTGATTCCGCTTTCGGTGCTTTACTTACCACAATAGGTAGAGAGGCCAGAAGGAAATATTAAGGTAAGGGATCCTAAAAATCCCACGAGCTTCAAAGAAGCGATTTAGAAAATAACTTATGTAAATGAGTGAAATTAAAAAACACATATCTGTTGTAGAGACAGATAATGGACACGGAATTCTGAGTTATCTAACAATGGAAATGTCAGATAAATTAAGTCCGGAGGGATTTCCAGAGATGGGATTGAAAATGAAAACAAAACACGTCGAGCTTGAAACACATCAAGTAAAATCGGTAATCAATTCCGAACAGATGCAAGATCTCGAAGCAATGGGAATTAACACTTTGGATACGTTAAATTCAACACTACTGAACGAATCCGAAATGGGACAGGAGAAGCAAATTTATAAAAAAATGAAATTGCTTGGTTATGAATCCAACAGAAAATTATGGACAAAGTTCCAAAATTTTGCACATAAATGGACGGGATATGTACCAATGTTAGATATCACAAAGGATGGAGCTTTATTAAGAAAGATGAATTTCATGTCACAGATCATAGCAACATCATCAAGACTTGGTCCTGCTAACTTTGTAATAATTGGTCCAGGTTTATTAGAACAGTTTGTTGCAGATCCAGGATTTGTGCACGTTCAACATGATTCTTCATCAACTCCGGGTAAAATCTATTTATGTGGTACATACAGAGATCAGTTTCAAATATTAATAAATCCGGGACTTCCGTGGACGGATAAAAGAGTAGTTATGGGTAGGGACTCTTCGGTTCAAAATGAAGGCATATTTATGATTGAACACAAGGAAGGATATGTTTTTGATAAAAGAGAATATGTGAATCCAACATTTCTTACTCCTATGATCGAAATGGTACTAAGAAAAAGATATGCTTTAACGCACACGCAAAACGCAGCAAAAAATTACATAACATTAACATGTACTAATAAAAAACATAATGTTCTTACACACATTATTGAAAAGTACTTCAAAAAGAAAAAATAATGGTTAGTTTATATTCATCAATCCTTTGGGATAAAATTGGTCACGATCCCAACGAATTTAAAATACACGAAAAGGAATTTCCGGAGATATTCGAAGAATTCAAAAAATACATAGAGGATAAGGGATCAGAACAATTTCTCGATGACGTTAGGGGAATAGAGGGAATAGTTGGAGATATTACTGAATTTAGTTACTATGACGGTCCGATATACCAACACAAAACACACACTCACGAAAGCAACATCAAAGATCCGGAGGATTGGGAAGAAGGTAAGAAAAACGGATACAAGGAGATAAAAATGATTTTCCATGAATCTGAAGTTCTTCCAAACGTTCTAAGGATGATGATGGAATTTCTTGGGCCCGACGAGGTTTCCTTTCTTGCTGATGTCCATAGGGAATACTATAAAAATAAGAAAGCAATAGCCGTTGAAGATTGTCAATTGAGGTCTAGCGATGAGCAATAGTAATTATACTCTTCATTCTGGTGGAGCATTAGGTGCAGATATTACATGGGAGATAATAGGGAGGAGATTTGGATTAACCGAATTCAATCATTATTATATTGATGGATATAAAACAACAAAGGGCAATGCTTCGATAAAGATGTCGGAAAAGCTGGAGAGAATGATTGACGAAGATCTTATTAAAGCAAATAAAACTCTTAAAAGAAAATATCCAACAAGGAATGCCTATGTTAACAATCTTCTAAGAAGAAATTGGTTTCAGGTTAATAAATCTGATGCAATTTTTGCCATCTCGAGTATAGAGAATGGTCTCGTAAACGGAGGAACCGGATGGGCTGTTCAAATGGCAATAGATAAGGGAATGCAGGTTTTTGTTTTCTGTCAAATCACGAAGAAGTGGTATACACGTTCCTTGGGATCTTGGATCATTACAGAAATCCCAATTTTAACCGAAAATTTTGCAGGTATAGGGACAAGGGAGATATATGAATCAGGTCAAAAAGCAATCGAGGATGTTTATAATAAAACATTCAATCACAAAAAAGCCGAAGTTTAAACTTCGGCTTTTTTTTAATCTGCTAAATCTTTTTGAATTCCTTCGTATCCAGGTTGACCTAACATTTCGTCTAGAACCTGATGACATTCGTTGACATAATTATCATATGTGTGGCACTCGTCCAAATCATTATGGCATTCATTTGCCTCTCTAATTAGATGTTTCTCACAAAGCTTTTTCATTTTTGCTTTTGCTTTCTCACTCATAAGTGATTTTTTCTGTGTGTCAGCATCCCAATTTTCTCCAACATAATCGTTGAATCTCTCGTAACTTTTAATGTTTTCCATTTTTATGCAGTTTGATTTGGATCAGATGGTGTTTCATCTTTTCCTTTGTATTTTAGAGTTAACATCTTCTCAACAACAGTTAGTCCTAATCCACCACCAGCTATAAGGCAAAGTGAATCATACATAAATTCAGGAGTTATACCATCCTTAGATCTAAATGTTGCTACATAAGCTAATATAACCACATTAACCAGAACAAACATAGAGGCAACTCTTTTTACTGATACCTCATTGTTGCTGGAGAGCATATCCAATATAAATTTTTTCATGGTGTTAAGTTTTTATCCTATATATCTTTATTTGTTGGAATATATACAGTATGGAAAAAATATTAAACTTTGATGCCTTCATCTATGAAAATTCAATGCCAGATCATCAGGATTGGGTTGAGGGAGGTATATTACTTGTTAGAGGTCTGAATATTAAGGGCATAACTAGAATGTACGCATTTAAAATTAAAAAGATAACACCAGCAGGTGGTGGTAGAATGGCTCATCTTGATTCTCAAATTTTTAGAATAGCAAAACAAGACGGAAATTTCAGAGCTGTATCTATAGTATTTGATCAAGCACACATTAAGAAAAATGTTGGATTGAGCGGTCCTAGAGTGATGTTAAATGCTAAAAATGGAAAAACACCACTTTGGAGAGAGTCTGTTATGGAAACAAACTTTAAAAAATTTCTAAACGATAACGCATCAATATTAGATTCCTGGAAAGATATAACTTACTAATGAAACACTTACAAATATTTGAAGATTATTCAATAACTTCACCTTACGGAACAACAACGCTTGATAAATTTAAAGCCTTAAAAAGAGGGGACAATGTTAAATATATGGGTGATGCCTATGTAGTAGAGGAACCTGGCGAATTTGACGTGCTTTTAAGAAGCAGAGACGTTGATGGTGGCGAGATAAGAGTCAACTACAACATGTTCAAAGCAAAAGGAATGATAGACTAGGATAGCAAATCCTTAAGAACCCATTCAGTTCTATCTTCTATTGGAATAAGTGAAAGATCCACATAAGGAATTCTTTCAAGCTCCAGGTAATTTTTAATTATAGAATCCAGTCTAATTATTTCCTCCCTATTATGGAATCTAATTCCATCGTTCTCGTCATCCTCTAAGAATGGCGGAACGTAATAGATCTTATGCCACTGACCCAGTGATTTAAGTATTTCCTTTTGTATATGGTTAATAGTTGCAATATCCTTTAGTGACAATTGTTGACCAAAGAGAGATCTGAAGTAAAAGTAATTTAAAATGGTACTGGAATCGCAAATTACCCATTCCTTAGAATCAACATACATTCTTTCCCTTCCTAGCTGTTCATAAAATATAACTAGCTGATCTGTCGGAGTGTCTGGTATTCCCCATTCCGCAATATAATCAGTAGCAGCTTCACCAACAAATATAGAATTTTTCTTGTCAATCTTAAGTCTATAATGGACAGAGGTTGCTAAAGTGGACTTACCTGAACTTGGAGCTCCAATCACACAAACCAACTTGGATTTTTTTAATTCCTTCATGTATATTATTTAATTATTATATGATAAAATAAAAAAATAATTCCATAAATATTTTTTTATATTGAATCTTTTTTGTATATTTGCCCTATAATTAAATAACAACAATTAATAATTAAAAAAGAAAAAATGGACACTAGTAAAATTATCAAATTCGGTATTATTGGTTTAGTACTTATCGTAATCTTCGGATTATTCTCGAGCGTTATCTCGACAAGCAACGAAGAGGTTGATTTAAGAAATCGCTTCAAACAAAAGATGGATGAACGTACAGCTTTCTATGACAAGATGTGGAAAACTATCTCTCAGAAATCACAAATCGCTGTTAAGAATGACAGCTCATTCGTTCGTAACGTTAACATCATCATGAGCGGACGTAAGGATGCTCAAGGTTTAGTTATGAAATGGGTTCAGGAATCTAATCCAAACGCAAACTTCGATCAAGTATCAGCTTTATATGCGGATCTTAGCCGTACCATAGAAGGTGAGAGAGATGGTTTCTTCATGCAGGAGAAGATGATTATGGATATTGTATTAGCACATGACAACATCATGACCAAATTCCCATCAGGATTTATTCTTTCAAGCTTCATGGGTAGAACCCGATTAGTCTACAAGCCAATCACGTCGGATAAAACAGACGATGTTATAAAAACTGGCAAAGACAACGACACTAAAGTATTCTAATAAAAACAAAACAAAGGCAGACTTCGGTCTGCCTTTCTTCTAAAAAATAAATATCATGTCTATCTGGTTATGTCTTCTAATACCTATTATAGGCGCCATAGTGCTCCTTAAATTTTTCGCAAAGAAATTGACTTGGTGGGAGGTTTTGATTCCGCTATTGGCTTGTTTATCATTCATAGCGATCTTCAAGGCAATTGTTGAGAAGGTGCAAGTGACAGATACAGAATATCACGGTGCTTTAGTTGAATCAGCAAGATACTATGAGCCATATACAACATGGGTTCAAAAGACTTGTAGCTACACAGTATCATGTGGTAAAGGTTGTACAAGAACAGTTTACTACGATTGTTCATACTGCGACGAAAACGGTCCGGAGTGGGAAATTAAAAATGCACTAGGTCAAACCTGGAGCATCAGTCAAGCACAATATAACTACTTACAAAAGAAATGGTCAGCCAAACCTGAATTTGTAGAACTTAATAGAGATATCAATTATCACGGAGGATGCGGACAGGATGGAGATGCTTATCAGATTAATTGGAATAAACTTCCATTGAGCGCTGAATCAACCACAACATCAAACAGCTACACTAATAGAGTTCAAGCTGCTCATACAGCATTCGATTATCCGATCATATCAGACAATGATAAAAAACAATTTAAGTTGTTTGATTATCCAGCAGTTGATGGGTATTCACAGAAAATGGTTCTTGGATTGGATAGTATCAAATGGGTTAATAAACGTGATAAATGGTATATGGACCAGTGGGCTACTTTTTTAAATGGCCAATTAGGTGTTAAGAAACACGCAAGAATCTATTTCCTTTACTTCAAAGATATGCCATCGGTTGCTGCTGACATGCAGGAGGCTTATTGGGATGGAGGTAACGATAACGAGATAGTTATCTGTGTTGGTCTATCCAGCAAGTCCCGGCAAATTCAATGGGTTAGACCGTTTAGCTGGAGTCCTATTAGAAGAATCATACCAGACGTTCGCGAAGATATCATGAAACAAATCAATTTCGATGCGACAAAGTTATCTAATGCAGTTTGGTATAATGTTGACCACGAGTTTAAAAGAAGACACTTCGAAGAGTTTGATTATATTACTGTCGATCCACCAACATGGGCGAAATGGGTTACATTCTTCGTAACACTTATCATCACAGTTTGGATTTGTTACTGGGCAGTAGTTAATGACATTGATGGCGATGACGATCCGCTTAGTGATATGTTTAACGGTAATCACAGGAATGGATATTATTAAGGAGAAGGGAACCCACATAAATAGACATTCTGACAAGATCTTATTTGAAAGAATAGGACTTCTAAAATTCAGAATGACCGGATTTATGATCGGTGGACTTAGACAGATGGTGGATGAAAATGAAAAAATTCTTTTACTTGATCCTCCAGGAGGTCCAAGACTAACATCAATATCGGATTATCACGGATGGGGAGCTACCGATATGGGTGAATTCAATAAAAAATGGAAGGGGATGAAAATAATTTCATTTGAATTTGCTCTCAAAAACGATGGTATATTGGATGGTGCAATCCTGATAGAATGTGAATACATCTTAGATAAAGTGAGATGGAAGAAAATAAAAAATCCAGCTTGATGCTGGATTTTTTTATTTTAACCATTTGTCAAAAATGTTCAATGCTTTTTTATATTTTTCCTTCTTGTCTTCGAATTCAGAATTTGTCAATTTAATTCCCTTGAGAAATTTTTTCCTTGTTGGTTCATCAATCGCATCACTCATGATAAATACAGACCCTGGATTTTTTGAATATGTTTTAATCATATAATCAGCTATTTTACTGTTATCATTAAATTGGGCTTTATCAATATCACCATATATGCTTCTTATTCCCTTCTTTTTATATTGTTTTAGAGTCCAATCATAAATGTACAGAAATTGCTGATTCCATCTTAATAAAGTATCCTCACCATCAAATTTTTTCATTATTCTCGGTGAACCTGGAAGAAATTGTCCCTGCCAAGCTCGTAAGGTTTCAGGTATTCTCCTAACTAACCCATTGGAATAAACCGTGATATTATTACTTGGTCTATCTAAGTCAAGCTCTTTATTATAAAGTCTCATGTTCATATGTCTCTTTATAACATCAGTGCTGGAATCATAATAGCCCATTGCAGTCAATAATAGAAAACCTGGGAGTTGTTTTATATCTTCGTATGTGTAATCATGCGAATTTGATTCAAACAGTTTAAAAGTCATTAAATTTTTCATAACATATATATCATAAAAAATAAAAAATGATTGGAGCTATAGTTATAAAGGGATGGGACATACACCAGGCAAAGATTAGGTGGGGTGAAGAATTTGTGGATAACGTGATGCTGAAATGCAGCGGAAAACATCCATCAGTTCTTTATAATGAAACGGAGGATCTGGAAATCAAGGAGTGTTTGCAACTTCTATTTAAAGAATCTCTTGATATATAATTAAATAATAGTATGTTAAGAGACAAGATAACCATAGTAATACCTTGCAAGAACGAGGGAACTATAATTAAAAAGGCATTAGATCTAATAAATCTACAAAGAGGTATCGAGGGAACAAGAGTTATAGTAGCAGATTGTTCAGATGATGGATTCACCAGAAATTTAATATTATCAAATAGTGAAAAAAATGTCAACTTAGAAATAATAGATGGCGGATATCCAGCTTTTGGTAGAAACAGAGGAGCTGAAATTTCGAAAACACCATATATTCTATTTCTTGATTCCGATATGTTTTTGGAGGATCCAAACACTCTGTCAATAATAGTAAATGATTTCATCAAAACAGGAAAGCATCTGGCAACAACCAAGATGAGAACCAATGATGGCAAATACAACTACGTTTACAAAATATTTGATTTTATCCAAAAGGGTTCAAGTTTTACCACACCTTTTGCTATAGGTGGTTTCATGCTATTTAAAAGGGAGGAATTTAATAGACTTGGTGGATTTGTGGACGAGGATAAATTTGCTGAGGATTATCACCTGAGTTCAAAAATAAAACCATCCAAATTTAAAATCTATAATGAGATAGTTTATACAACATCCAGAAGATTTAAAAACAAGGGATTGAAATATATGCTTATAATGATGCTAAAATCCTGGTTAAATAGAAACAACGAGGAGTTTTTTAAAAATGATCACGATTATTGGACATGAAATATAAAACCATAATACTATCTGATATACATCTTGGTTCCAAATCAAGCAGAACTGAGGATGTTATAGACTTTCTAGAAAAAAACACAGCAGAAAGATTAATTCTAAACGGAGACATAGTTGACGGATGGGCTTTATCTAGAGGTGGTAAATGGAAAGACGTTCACACGAAGCTGATAAGAAAATTTCTAAAAATTAGTGAAAAAGGAACATCAGTTATTTGGATAAGAGGCAATCATGATGATTTTATCAAGGACTTCATTCCAATAAAACTATCCAATATACAAATAGAGGAAAGCTACACATTCATCTCCAAAAAAGGTAAAAGAATTTACTGTTTTCATGGAGATGTTCTTGATGTGTTTATAATGAAAACAAAATGGTTAGCTCATATAGGTTCAATAGGATATGATGTTGCATTATGGATTAATAGAGTTTATAATAGCTACAGAAAATATAGAAATCTCCCATATTATTCAATTTCAAAGGACATAAAGAATGGTGTTAAGAAAGCTGTCAATTTTATAAATGATTTCGAAGACAATGCCATAAAACTTGCTTTATCAAAGCATGCAGATATTGCAGTATGTGGACATATACATCAACCAGATATTAAGCATAACTATATGAACTCCGGTGATTGGTGTGAAAACTGTACAGCTCTAGTGGAAACACTTAAGGGAGAATGGTTAATAATAGAACACCATAAAAAATAAAAAGTCAATCTTCAGATTGACTTTTTCCTTTTAACTTAGGTATATTAATTCTTTTTCCTGAAATCCAAAAATAGATTCCAAAGAAGAAAGCCGAGAGGCAATAAAATATACCATCTGTTATCAGATACGATCCTGTCCAATGCATCACTAATGCAAAAAGTGCGTCGAAACCCAGTGGGTTGAAGAATGTCGCCAGGATCAGCACAATTGTCTGAATGTTTTTTCTCTGCATTTTTCTTGGGAGTGTCGGTGTCCATAATGGAATTTTTTTGCACAATTTCCATCCTTAATGGAAAAAAATTGCGAGATTCAAGTTATCTGATCTATATATTGGAAAAAAATGGGAAACTTTTGACTTTTTACTCTATAATTATCATAAACACAAAAACATAGCGCCATGCTTAAATTACCAAAATCTCATAAAAGGACATTTGATCAGCTTGATTATGCAAGAGCGGTTAAGAAATTAGAATCATCCTACCATGTGTTATCAAACGAGAAGATAGAGGAAATAAAAAGATTAGCTCCAGATGTTCCATTTAATCTACCATACTATGGTATGACATTTGATGAAGCAAAATATGCTGAAGCGATTAGGAATTTAAGACATGGATATTATACACTTCCATCAGAAACAACAGACAGGCTTAGGGCTTTGGCCAAAGATTTATAATGGATGAAATCACACTCATAGATCCTCTTGGATATGATTTAAGCGAGACCATCCTCATAGATGGTAGGCTCTACTATGCAAAACATCACGTTTGCCAGACGTGTGGTGTATCTGGGTGTGTTCAATATTGGGTTGAAGGTAACGGAGTAGCCAAGTGCGAATTGCCAGTCCTTAATGATGTTATGATTTACGGTAAACTTTTTGGAAGATGTTTACTGTGTAGAATACCAGATCCTAATAATAGGTATTTTTACCAGCCAAGATTGGATATCTTTAGGCTTGAGGAGGAGGGAAGACCTTTCTCTATATCAATGAATCTCTATGATCCTAATAGAGATTCGATCGTTTCGGATTCCACATTAATCGAGTGGAGTAAAATAAGATAAAATTTATTTTTTTATTTCGATTCCTTTTTATACATTTGCAACATGAAAGGAAAAGATCTAAACATATTCGTTAGATTCGGAGGGGTTAACCTAAAGAAGCAGAAGGGATACAAGTCTGAACCGGCTACGTTTCATTCACCACCTGCTACTAGAGGTTTCTACGCCATGCCTAAAGTTGCACAAGAGTTTTTTCTTATCAGCTCAATGGAAAGATACCAACCAAGCGCTGTACCAAAGTCTGTCGAGTATGATGAAAATAGAACAGAAGAGGAAGCAGAAAAACTCTGGGATGATTACCACAGAAGAAGAAAGAAATCTATAAGCTCGATGAGAAAAGAGTTTACAAAAACTGAGGGGCATATCTGGCATCACTTAACCGAATACGTTAAACCCAATGAAGTTATTGAAAGACACGGAACTTGGGTAAAAACAGATTTAGCTGCATGGAAGAAAGCATTCTCTAAGGTCTCATTAAAATACCGATATGGTAATAATAGCTGGGATCTTTCAACTAATTCAATCAATGAGACAGGACGTTCCGGTCTTTTTGGTTATTACTCAAGAGACGAATTTGAAGTATTTTTTGACGAAAAAGTTTAAATAAAAAATATCAAAAAATATTTTTTTATATCGAAAACATTTCATATATTTGCCTTGTAATTAAAAAGAAACAAAATGAAACTTTCAAATTTGCACACCACCAAATCTGGATACGCTTTAAAGAACATGATGCTCAACGAATCAAGAACCGTCATAATCGGTAAAGTTGAGGACAAAGATCAAATCAAAGAAAATCCGGATCAAGTATCTGAATATATCCAAGTTAAATGGGATATTGACAGAGAGAATAAAATATGTAAATGTCAACTTGGTATTGAGGAGTATGACATTAGTCTGGTAAACAAGTATATTCCAGACGTAACACCTGAACCAAAACCAAAAAAGAATTTCTACACTTTCAAGAAAGATGCTTGGCATTGTAAAATTTACAAATGGGTTTTTGGTAAAGAACCTCATAAAGTTCACCCAACCATGTGTCCATACTTCTGGATTATGGTGGTGGTATTTTTAACCTTTCCCCTTATTTTGCTTGTTAAAATGACTGGCAAGATGGGAGCTAACTTCATTGAATCTTGCTCCACATATTCTAAAAGAATGGACGAGAAAAGAAGAGCAGCTTTTGTTAAGATGTGCTTGGATAAACTACCAACCATGACCGACAAGGAAGCATATAATCTTAAGCATAGTAGGATATACAAGAAATATTGCTATGAACTTTATCATAAGGAAAGATATGAGATAGAAGATAAAGGTTCTGCTTGGTATAATCAAAAATGCGAAGTGGAGAGACAAGCTAGAATGGAGAAGGAGGAAGCAGATAGAATCAAGAGAGAATTAAAATATGAGAAAACAGAGGCTCTAAGAAAAACCAAAGAGGAGAGGGAAGTAAAGATAGAGGAATTTAAGCAATCTAAAACTTCTAAAATCATTGGGATAGGTCTTGTGATTATTATATCCTACTTTGCCATCTGGGGATTAGGTGTTGCAGCAGTGAAAACATACGAATGGGTTAACTGGAAGTATGTTGGATATGGGATTTTAGGAATAATGGGAATGGTAACTGCAGGATTTATCATCTATATCACATTCAAATACATGGTAAATCCGTTTTTCAAATGGACATTCATGCAAATGAGTAAGATCAATCCGCCGAAACTTCCTAAAATACCTGTCTATAAATTCGGTAAAAAGATAGGTAAGGTTTTCAAATTCCTTCTCGGTTGGGTGAAACCAATGTTCAGAGCAATCGTTCAGGGTATCATCTATATGGCGGATTTCTTCGGAATGGTTAGGGATTTGATTCACAGTATGTATAAAAAGAATTGTCCAGTCATTACATGGACTGACGATGACCAAAAATAAAAAATTAACAATTAATAATTAATTCTATGAGTATCTTCAAAAAAGGTAAATTAAGTAAGCCAGAATTCATCTCCAAGATGATTGGCGCAGTCATCTCGCTTTTGGCATTTGGCTTCATTTGGACCATCCAGTTTCCAGGTGACACAGTAAAGGACAATGGTTCCTTAAGTTTTTCAGCAATGCACACAACATTCAACATTGCTTTCTTGGTAGGCTTATTTGTCTACATTGTTATCCTAATGAGAAAATCATTAGATCAAAATTTAGAATGGGAATTCAGGGAGACAAAAGACACTGATAAAAACCCATTTGGTAGTGTAACCGGACTATTGATTTTATTGCTTCTATTCGTTGGAGCAAGTAGATTCTATAAGGACTCAAAAGCCATCTATAACAAAACAGTGGTATACCAAAATGACTATGCACAAGTAAATCAAGAGAAGGAAACATATTACGACAACATGTGGAAATCTTATACACTTAAACATAATGTGCTAATCGAGAACAAAGCCACATTCATCGAGGTAACTAAGATGATTATGGACGGAAGACACGACGGTGAGCATCTTACTTGGAAATGGTTACAAGAAAACCAACCGGTGCCATATAACGAATTTACACGATTCTATGCTGATCTATCACAGTTCGTAGAAAGCCAAAGAGCAGGATATTTAGCACTAGAAGTTAAGTCACAAAACATTGCAAAAGCTAATAATATATTGCTGCAGACTTTCCCGAACAATATATACAACAAGGTTCTGAACAGATCACAGATTGATTATAAACCTGGATTTACCTCAATCAGAACAAGACAAGTATTCGAACACGGAATAGAAGAAGTTGAGTAACATTTAAAAAATCGGGATTGAAAAATCCCGATTTTTCTTCCAAATTATTTTTTTATTCAAAAAGGATTCCTTATATTTGCCTTGTAATTAAAAACAAAACAAAATGGGAAAAGCAATAATAGGAATAATAGGAATAGCAGCAACTGTAATAGTGATGATGCTAACCAAGTAAATTAAAAAAGGTCCTTAAACTTAATTGGCATGGCGCCAAACTGGCTTCTAAACCCAGCGTCTCCGGTTCGAGTCCGGTAGGGATCACAAAAAACAAAGTCATGAGAGAATTAACATGGACAACATATTACGGTGAGGTCAAAAGATTTTCAGAGATTGATCATCAACATCTATCAAACATTCTTTGGTTCAGAGAGATTCTAACAGGTGCAAATCTTTGTAACTGCGAAGTTCAAAGAGCATTAAATTCAGAATTGAAGAGATTTGGTGGTAAGCGATTACCTTGGAAACCATTACCAATTCCACAGGAAATAGAATGGATAAGAGGAGCTGCTTATATAAACCAAAAAGGTGAGATAATAGGAACAATGAAAACACCATCACATTATGGTAAAGTTATTGGATCCGTTGCTCATATAGAAAAACTCAACTAGCGGAGAGTAGGGGTAACCCAAAAATAGCTAAGCTGTGTTAAGCGACAGAACTGATAATCTGTTAGAAGCTAGGTTGGATGGCGGAAAGCTTATAATGTGAGAAATCATGTTATAACGTGGCAGACGCTAGATTAGAGAAAGGACGCGATCGGGGTTGGAATACCGATAATGGCGAAAATGGAAGAACCAACGCTTTAATTACCATTGTGGGTTCGAATCCCACTTCAACCACAAATCAACGATGTTAACTACCTGTGGTATCTACGGGGGCTAGGGAGAAACCTAGAAACTTACTTCGGTAAGTTAAGGAGCAAATGAGTTACAGTTCGGATTTAAACCTTAAAAAAGCTACTGCTTTAATGATATGTAGATTCAGAATAGCTTGTACTATTTAGGTACCTGAACCATTCAAAGAAGTTTTAGCAGATGATGATATTTTTTAGCTGCGGCGGAAATTTTTTGATTCATCAAACAGCCAGGTAGGCACAAGGTCGGTTCGAGTCCGATGGAAGGTCATGGATGACGGGTAGCACCCTGCATGGAGGTTCGATTCCTTCACTGGCTACAAAAACATAACAGGATTAAGTTCGACCTTGCCGAGATTAAGCCTCGTATCTTATATTTTTATTACGGTCTTTGCCGACCCAGAAATATCGGATATCGCTAGCGTGGTAGCGGGATGTTATGTTTTTATTTGATCAGATGGCGGAATTGGTAGACGCACCCCAAAAAACAAAGCATCTGAGGGGCGGTTAAATAAGGAGGACGCAGACTCCGAATAATCCAGAACAGCAAGGACGTAAGATGAAATGACATCTTCAGCCTTGTGTCGGAAGTTGGGAATTAACCCGTGATACCAGAATAACCGATGTTCCAAGGTAGGTTATTCTTTAGGTGTGAGATGAAGACCGTTAAGGTTGAGTGACACAAGGGATTGACAGGGTCCAAATCGTACAGGTTCGAATCCTGTTCTGATCACAAAAAAATGGAATATGACATTTGATGAATGGATTTATAAGGTTTGCTTACATATAAGCAACAGGACAAGAAAGGAGATTACTGATGTTTATTCATCAATTGATCTAACAGATGCAAAGCTAACATTTCTGGACGGGATTAATCCGGAAGAATATAATTGAGTATGATTGAGTACTATGTAGGTATTGATCCTAAAGACAGAGAAAAGTTTGATTCTTATGTTGAATATCTGAATAATGATCAGCAATGCGACCCTAAATGTAAAATAGAGGTTCTGCATGAATTTGATGATCCTGACGGATACTATACATTTATGATTCAGGGTCATTGGGATTCATACACTAAATTTTTAGGAGAAACCGGATACGGTAGAGAAACGGATGGATTTGTTAAATCAATCAATCACTACGAGGAATAGATTATGAACGTTGACTTATTTAGACACTGGATTCCAGATCTAAGACTAACTCGGAATAAGAGTGCTTATGTTGCAAAACAGTGTCCAGTTTGTCCGCGTACACCGCATAGTAAATCATTTAGAATAAACACCAAACTTAAAGTTTGGAAATGTTATCAGTGTGGCAGAAGTGGTAAATCATTTAACAAAATGATACATTACTTAAAGAAGAGAGACACTAAAAGAAAGGAGTTACAATATTTGAAGAAAATAGGTCGTCGTCCAAAGTGTGTTCCTATTGACGTTCATTACGGGTGTGAAACGTACTATGAATCTACGTTACCGTTTTGACATACAGCCCGTGAGGACGTAAAGGCGAATAAGCGGGCTTTTTAAAATTTTTACAAAAAGTGAAACAAAAAAGAAAATTGAATATATAATAATAAATTAAGAACACAATGACTTAGATTAACAAATTTCAAGAAACAAAACTGGTAGTAATCACCAGAGCTGATATTCATCCAGGGTATCAAATTGTCCAGAGCACACATTCGCTCGCAGATTTTGCACACGAACATCCTACAAAGTTCAAAGAATGGAAAGAGACAACAAATTCTATAATTTGTCTCTCCGCAAAATCAGAATCTCATTTAATTAAACTTTACGAAAAATTAAGACACGTCACAGAGGCATCATTATTTTTTGAGCCTGATGTTGACGCATATACTTCTGCGTGCTTTTTTGGCACTCCGCAGGTTAGGAAATCATTGTCCAACCTTTCGTTATCTCTAAAAAATCTACAAACATCATGAAAGGAATTCTAAAAGTTAGAAACATTGACTCTATTAAAAAGCTGAGTCTTAAAAGGGCCATCGGTAAACAGAAAGGCCTATGGTTTAGAATGATGAAGATCAGAACCACAATTCTATTTCTTGAAGAGCACAACATGCTCAAAATTCAACAGCTGTGGGATATACTGGAAGTTTATCTGAATTACCAAATCGAATATTCTAAATTGCAGTATCTGATCTACATTAGAAAAAGAGGCTCCTGGAGTAATTATTCTACACTATCACAGGAAACTATGGAAGAGTATATTAAAAAGATCGCCGTTAATTCCCATAGAATGACCAGCAATCTTCCATACGAAATCTATTACAAGTACAGGGTATCTATAGGTGAAATGGAAAGGAAAATAAATGAAAATAAAGGCATTTAAAGGGACAAAGATTAAAAAGCATACATTTATATAAACACACAAAAACAATTAAACAACGAGCTTTATTTAGGCTCACACGAACAATAAATTAACAAAAATAAATTAAAATTATGAAAACAAAAGAACAAAACAGACAAGATGTAGTGAACTACTTAAGAACAACTTCTAAACATGCATTCTTTAGAGGTGAAAAGGGAATCTTCAAAATCGAGGAGATTGAGGAAGGTGTATTTAATGAGATGGTTGGTGGGATCCAATCCAAGACAAACATCAACATCAATTGGTTTGTTGATAATTACGGTAACGATGCAAAGAACGTTATCAGAAAAAGAATATTCTATGATGGACATGGTTACAAATCCATCAAGATGAAGTATTACAACAAATTGAATGAAACAAAAAAGGTGCTTATTTAAGCACCTTTTCTTATTAGTAATTCTCCCATGACCTCTATGAGACCAACGAGCTTCTGAAATTCAACCTGTTCCAGTTTTATAGATCCAGCTGTTCCTTTAACTAATGCTTTTACCAAAGCTTCCATCTCATCCTTCATCTCAGCTGCATCGAATTTACCAGCAGCAGCTTTTTCATAAACCGGAAGTTTAACTCTGAAATGATGGTAGGTTAAAAGCGCATCCCCACCTTTTTCTTTAGCAGCTTCAGTTATCTTGGTTGCACCAGCTAATCTTGTTTTTGCAAACTCTTCGAAGCTTTCGCCTTTTTTATCTCCTTCGTTTAGAAAATCCGAATATAATTTAATGTAGTTGTCCATTATGATAAATTTCTTTTGTCTGTATTTAACGAACCAAGCTTTCCTTGATTTTTAAGTTTAATGTAACGATCTGTAGCAAATCTAGGTCTTGCATAAGTCATTATATCTAATCCCTGATTATTTTTAACAATCTCCAATGCTTTCTCTAGTGTTTCAACCATATATCGGCAATCATAAAGAGCATCGTGTGCACCATTAGGATCAACACCCAATCCTGCGGAAACCTTAGGTAAAGAGGATGTAGGTAACTTACCACTATTAGATCTTCCTATCTTATCCAATATTGCAGCAGCTTCTGGTTCTGTTTCTGCAAGTTTCTCCAATGTAGGTAAAAGGAAATACCCAAAGAAATCTTTAGTGTCAAATATCTCATGATCCAATCCACCAAATTCTTTTCTAACATTTATCATTGGCATATCGAAAGGAGCATTTTGAATAAGTAGAATAACATCACCAAATCCATCTATAAATTCTTTAAGTTCAGTAAGTACTTCCTGTTCATCGAAGTATTGTCCGCCACTTTCTCCGTATTTATTAAACTTTAGAGCTCCAGATATTCTAGATCCAGGTAATAGTTTTTCTGCTCTTATGTTTTGATTGAGTTTTATCTTCTTGTTGTAATCTCCTATCTCTTCAAAAGTCAAAGTATCAAAATCAAACTCATAGGCAACAGCAGCTACTTGAGTTAATTGTTCTTGTCTTGGACCTCTAAGTCCAGTTGTTTCGGTATCAAGAGCAATAAAAGTGTATTCCTTTCTTTTTTCTAACCAATCTAATAGTTCTGATTGCGTTAAATTTTTAATGCTTTCATTTAAAAATTGCGAAAATGTTGATAAATTTTTCATTTATTAATTAATTTTTTTATATATCCGAAAAAAAATCTCAAAATAATTTTTTTATATCGAAAACATTTCATATATTTGCTTTGTAATTTAAAATTAATACTTATGGAATTAAAAAGAAATCCTAAAGCTCCTTCTAATAACAGAAGCTGGTCAACAATGGACGATTCAACATTAATCAAAATGGCAAGAGGTGGTGCTTCGGCTGCAGAGATTGCAAAAATCTTAGGAAGAACTGTTATGGCGGTAACTACAAGAAAACACAATCTTCATGTTGATGTTCGTTTAACATCATCTAAAGGTAAAGGTGTGGATGCACCAAAATCAGTTTCTGTTAGAAATAGAAACAAGAAAAAAGAATTGCCAGTTAGAGTTATTTCAAGAACTGCTGCACCACAACCCGTTAATGTTGTTTCAGCGGGAATCACAAAGGTAACAAAACCAGTTTGGACTAAAGAGGAAGACGCTAAACTTTTATCTTTGGCTGCTGAGGGTAAATCAGCAAAGGAGATTGGAAAGATTCTAGGAAGAACATCAGTTGCTGTAACTGTTAGAAAATACGGATTGAATAAATCTCAAGAGTTAACTAACAAAAAAGCAAACGTAAAAGTTGACAACAAAGCCGACGAGAAAAGATCTGCAATGTTGGCGAGAATGGAAAAAATGAGAGCTGCTAAGGGTAAAAATAAAAAATTACCAGTAGTGGAAGAAGCTGCTTCGGTTCCAGCTACCAAAATGGAAAAAATTGTTTCTTCAGCTGAAAGCGATTTTGATGCTCTTTCAAGAATTGCTAAAAGTACAGGAGCTACAATCACAGTGGTTTTTGGAAAATAGTAAAAAACTAAATCAAACAAAAAAGCCTGAGTTTATGCCCAGGCTTTTTTTATGATTCCATATATCTTACAAACGCACTAAATTTAAGATAATAATAGGCTATAAATTCAAGCATGGATTTATCTTTTAATTCTACTAGGTATTCGTCAACCTCAACCTCGGTATAATTAAGATAAACACTTACCCAAAGATCAGGAAATTCATCGAAGCTTTCAAGATCAAATTCATTATCAACTGGAGTTAGCACAGAAATTTGTTTTGCAACTTTCTCAGGAGTGTTCATCTTTATCCAGTCCATCACATCCTTCTGTGTTTTCTGTAATCCAAATTTAAGTTCAGCCTTTTGCGCTTCAGCTTCAAGCTCGTCACTCATGTAGATTGCCAACATAAAATACTCCCAAACTTCAGCATCTGATAAATTGGAAAATTCCCTAGTTGCATCCTGAGTAAATATTTCTAATTCACCTCTTTCTATAAATTGTAATGCGTGAACAAGTTCATGAGCCATAGTGGGATCATCAACATTTCCTGGTCCAACCTCAATGACTATATTATTAGGTCTGGATTCATGGGAATCGAAGCTAGCTTCAACACCAGGAACATTAACTTGTTTCAATTCCAAATGAGGATTTAATCCCTCAACCTTCACCCTATTCCTCTTCCATATGTCGGTGTCACCAATAAGTCTTTCACATTGTGAAATAAAATCACCAGCATCTCCAAAACTTTCAAACATTTTAATGTGCATCATTCTTTACTTTCTTTTTAATGGTTTCTATTTTTTTCATTATGTCGCCAACCTTTTTGCTGTTAATGCCAGCTTCCTGTATCACTATTGGTGTCTTTTCCATTTCATCAGGTTCAGGAGAGAATGCAACATCACCACAGCCTTCGCTGGATGTGATATGTGCATGTGTTTTTAGAGGATAAGATTTGACAGTTCTTGCAGTTTTAGATTTACCTATATCATCCTTAAGTTCATCAAGCATTGCTACAAATTCAGCTTCCCTTTGTGCACTTTCATTTGTGAATTTCCTTTGATTTGTTACTATTTTCATATCGAGGGTATCCACAACCTTTTCTAGGTATGTTATTCTTTTTTCCTGTCTCTTGGTCTCAGCCACACACTCAGTGTTGCTTGTTGTTAGTGCATCTATTAGTTTTGGACCAAGTGTAACAAGAACTATAGTCATCAGAAGCATCAGAAGTGCTAATATCCTCTGTGCAAATGTGAATTTATCTAGTATTTCTGCTATTCCTTTGAATTCCATGATTTATTTATTTGAATATATATCTGATATAAAAATTATCAAATGTCAGAACATAGAGTCTATTTCACATGGGCAGGTAACACATTAATATTTGGGGATCAGGATGGCTATAAATGGGAAACCACATATAGAATAGTTCAGGACGCAGCTTCCGCTGTTGACATGGCTGGAGGATATGGTTTACATCCTCTTGAGAACATCGAAAAGAAATTACCAGAGGAAGACGTTAGACAATTCATAAAGATCGTTTGTGAAGTTAACGGAAAGATATATACAGAGACTAGACACAAAGACATAGCTAGAAAAGTCACTGTTGGTGACATACAAAAAACTTTCGATAAGTACAACGTAAAGATCGAGGTAAAAGACAATAAATAAGAGATGATAACAAGATATTCAGATTTCGTTTTCGAGCCAAAGAAGGCAACAACCACTCAAACTAAACCGGTTTTAGAGAGAAGAGAGCCTAAGAAGGATGAGAAACCCATGAATGAGGGTTTGCTTGACGATATAGTTTCATCAACTATGGAATTATCTATTCCTGTTGATATAAGAAGAAATTATGGAGAGGACGAAGATGAGGATGAAACTGAAGATTACTACGAGGAGCCAAAAGAGAAAGTTATCACTGACTTTGTTGATCCAGCTTATATAAAATCAACCAGACCCGCATTTATACCAGAACCTGAGGAAATAGAAGAGGAACCAGTAAATATGGAACCTCAGATTCCTATGGATCCTCTTGCTTACAAAATATTCAGGGACAAAGCCGAATCATTTGAATGTAAGGTTATGATAGAGGGAAGCGATGTTAAAAACACAGCGGTTAGACTTATACTGGAATCTGAAGAATGGAACATATTTTTCAAAGGCTCAATAAACGGTGGAATCTGCAGAATACCACTTAAAAAAATATCAATACTCTCTCCCGGACTTAAGGGAATAATTAAATTAGAGGTTGTTGTCGATGGTGAGATTTTCTATCCTTGGTACGAAACATTCCAAGTACAAAACAGTAAGAATGTAAAGGTAGAAGTACTAACACAAAAGCAAAATAACCAGGCACAATCAGGCACTAGAGTTAGAATTGCTTAAAAGCAAAAAAATTTAATAAGTGTCAAATCCATTAAATCTTACAGGACAGTTTATAGCCGACACATACGGAAGATTATTACAGGTACAAGGTAATAATGTCTATGACGGCGAGGGTAACTATTTATATACAATTGGAGGAACTGGTGGAGGTACAGTTGGACCGCAAGGGCCTACTGGAGCAACAGGTTCACCAGGATCCAACGGAGCTACAGGTTCACAGGGAGCAACAGGAGCTAACGGTTCGACTGGACCACAAGGAGCAACAGGTTCACAGGGAGCAACAGGAGCTAACGGTTCGACTGGACCACAAGGAGCAACTGGAACTAGCGGTGCTACGGGAGCTACGGGTAGAACAGGTGCTACGGGAGCTACAGGTTCAACGGGAGCTAATGGTGCTACGGGAGCTACAGGTTCACAAGGTGTTATGGGCTCAACTGGAGCAACGGGTATAACAGGTACAGACGGATCCAATAGTGGAAAATGGATATTATCAACATCATCAAGCCCATCACCAGGTACCTTCTTTACAAATTCCACAAATACCGGTGACACCTCACAGATAATAATCAGCAATCTAGCGGACAATCTGACAAACTATTATGGCTGGAATCAAGCTGCTTCGGCTGCAACTGCATTGGGTAATCCCCTTTATTTGCAGATTTCCGAAGTTGGTAATGCTACAGTCAGCGGAATTTACCAAATAACAGCGGTGAATGATAATACAGGGTCATACTCTTATGTTGTTTTATCCATATTATCGGCGGGAGGATTATTTACAATAGGAAAAGAATATACAATATCATGGGTATATTCGGGTAAGAATGGGGTGGATGGATTCCAAATAGTAAATATTGAAAACAATGAGGAATTAGTTCATCTTATAAATACTAGTCATCTTTTAAGTGGATGCTATTATAACATAAAAAGTGTGGATTTTAACTTGGATTACAGATTCGATTCAAAATCATACACAAACATTCTTTTGCTTGCATTAGCTAATAATAAAATAGCGGAGGATGGATATGGTATATTCTACACACCCAAATATGATCAGTTCCCAATATTTTCATCCAATATTGCTTATAGTGTTGGAGATAGAGTCATATGGGGAGGCTACGTATGGACGTGCACGGTGTCAACATCACCAGTGACTGCACCGAGTCCATTTGAACTTAATCCAGATTATTGGACAACAGGATATTACAAGGACAATACAAATTTCTATAATGTTTCATTGGATTCCATAAAATATGACTATATAAACGATAGAATAATTTATAGAGAGGAAAAAAATACAAATATTGTTAGCACTAATAATGAAAATATATTATATTGGGAAAGCTTATTTGGAACATATAACTCTCCTATAAACGGCGACATAAAGTTCTACAATCCCATAAAATCATTCCAATGGGGTAACGTCTACGATGGCCAATATGGTATAGGTAACCAGTACATTGAAAATTCATACAATGAAAATATAAATTTTAGTGGCGATTATCAAACTAATATAAAATTTACAAATCTATCATATCAAAGATTTTATAGTATATCGAATGATACTTCATCAATCTTTGTTGGTGGTGGATTTTCATCCTATACAAATCCAAGTTCATTGATTACAGAGGCTCACGGATTAATCGAAATAACACCAACATATTACACTGATCAAATTTTTGATCAAGGATATGGATTTGATAATGGTTCGATGACCTCAGTAATACAGAAAGACCAAAAAATAATAATTGGCGGTGACTTTACAACTTACACTAACGGGACAACTTACACAGTTAATCGTATAATAAGATTGAATCAATGGGGTTCTATTGACACAACTTTCGCTACAGGAGGCGGTTTCAATAGTGCTGTTTTTGCTTTAGCTTTACAGGAAGATGGTAAAATTTTAGTTGGTGGAAGTTTTGATGCTTACGATGGAAGTTCTGCTAAATATATAGCCAGATTAAACCCCGATGGACAATTGGACAACTTTAATCTGGGGGAATTTGGATTTGATAACGATACCTATGTTAGCTGTTTAGCGGTACAACCAGATGGAAAGATTTTAGTTGGTGGAGGTTTCAATTCATACAACAGTAACACAGCAATAAAAATAGTAAGGTTAAATCCCGATGGAACTTACGATAACACATTTTTAACCGGTGATGGATTTAACGGTGATGTTAAATCAATAGTTATCCAGAAGGACGGAAAGATTTTAGTTGGGGGTCAATTTGACGCATTCAATGGTGACTCTGCAAATTACATAGCTAGGCTAAATCCTGACGGATCCAACGATGGCACCATAGGAACAACCGGATTTAATGGTGGTGTTAATTGTATAACTTTACAAAGGGATGGTAAAATTTTAGTTGGTGGTCAATTCAGTCAATATGATTCGAATACAATCAGTAACATAGTGAGACTAGAAAGTTCTGGAGCATATGATCCAACATTTGCTTATCTGGCGGAAAATCAGGGCGAAGTTAACGTGATAGTGGTGAATGATAACACCATAATCGCAGGAGGTAAGACTGAAAATTTCAATCTAATAAAATTTGATTTGCTTGGGAATGATCTCTATTACTATCCAATAGATAATGGAGTTAGTACAATACAGATAGTACAAAAAACATACCAATCAAATCTAACTTTCGATAACGGATCGCATCAGGACAGCGTAAGATTAAGATCAGGATCACAAGACACGATCAATCTAACAGATGGATCTTACCAGGATATGATTGGTCTTAATTTTTCTTATCAATCAAAATTAAATCTCAGAAATTCAAATCAAAATATTAAATTTCTAAACAGAGTTTATCAGAATGAGATTGAGCTAAAAAATTCCAACCAGATACTCAATTTAGCATTCGGAAGCTACCAAATTAATTTGGATTTATACAATTCCGAACAGCTTATTCCCGAACAAATTGAAAACGTTATTCAGGAGAATATAAGCATAAAGAATTACAACTATGATAGGACAGTTCATCCAATAACTGGTTCGGAGTATAATCAATCATTCATGAATGATCTGGAGGTGAACAATTCAGCTCCTAAATTAATAGCTATCTCGAATAATAAATTATATGAACTTGAGGTTAGTTCGATTAGTGGAGGTACTGGTGCAACACCAACAATTAATCAGGTATTAGGAGCAGGCGAATATGCAACGGATAAAAATATGGTGCTAAATACGTCGACAGATGCATTTAATACGTATCTTACACCAGGTCAGGTTGCAGTAAATAATGGTGTTGAGAGTATAAGAATGACTCCATCAGCCATCTCATTTTCAACACCATCCGGAGGCTCATCATTTTTAAAACCAAGTCTAACACAACCATCTGCATTTTCTCCTACGTTTTACTTACCTGAAAAAGCAAGCACGTCAAACTATACGTTAGCTACCACTGCTGATTACAATCTACAAGCTGTAACAGCCAATGCCAACACAACAAATCTAGATATACAATTTCAGCCAGTTACCAATACAGGTGCAACTGGTACCAAATTTGTAACGATACAAAACACTGGTATTTTTCTATTGGGTACCAACCAGACAACTACAAATGTTTTCAACGATAGAATAGAATGGTCTCAATATGGAAATACCATTACTCTAGGAGCAACTACTGCAGCTGCTTCCAATAGTGCTAATTACATATTCCCAATAAAACCATTCTCAGGAACTCCCTATACATTAGCAACAACTGCTGATACCATTTCAGTATCTTCAGGTAACACTAACAATCTACAAATTTCCTCAATAGGGACAAACAGAGTATTTTATTCAAAAGGTCTAGTATCCTCAAATGGGTCAGTTACAGTGGGAACTACAGGAACTACAGGAGGTACATCATGGGCATGGGATCTTAAGGTAAACGGTGTGACTGGTGCTACTGGCTCCAATGGAGCAACAGGAGCTACAGGATCTAACGGTTCTAATGGAGCAACGGGAGCAACTGGATCACAAGGTATCCAAGGTGTTACTGGAGCAACGGGAGCAACTGGATCACAAGGTATCCAAGGTGTTACTGGAGCTACAGGATCTAATGGAGCAACAGGTTCTGCCGGAGCTACTGGAGCAACGGGATCACAAGGTATTCAAGGGGTTACTGGAGCTACAGGGGCTACAGGAGCAAATTCAACAGTTCCTGGACCAACAGGAGCAACTGGTGCAACAGGATCACAAGGTATCCAAGGGGTTACTGGAGCAACTGGAAATAGCATCTCAGCAAGTTTCATGAGAGGATCTAGATCCGCCATGCAAACTCTGAATCTAACACCTAATAGTTTAGTTGCATTCACACAAATAGATCTTTCAACAGGTTCGGATATTTCTTTGAACGCGTCAACCGGTCAGATAACACTAGCAGCTAATAGAGTTTATAGAATACTCGGACAAGTTCCAAATGGTATAGCAAGTGGTTCCAATATAAGACCATCGTTCTCCTGGTATAATGAAACAGCAGGTACCTGGATAGGAAGCCAATCGGCAATCTATCAACCTTCAGACGCTGCGGGATATTGGTCATCAGGAGGTCCATCTGATGCACTATTATCAACCAGCACATCAACTGTTATATCATATAGAATTCTTTCAGCAAGTGGTAGTATAACCGGTCTTGGAGCTAATACAGATTTTGGTCTTACTGGTTCATATCCATGGTTTGATATACAAGTAATATCTGGAAATTCACCACTTCTAAATGGAGCTACAGGAGCAACCGGTGCAACGGGAGCCAGTATAACTGGACCAACTGGTGCAACGGGAGCCACTGGATCTGTTGGAGCAACAGGACCAACTGGTGCTACTTTCAATACAGTTCCTGCTATCAACTGGGGTACTAACACTTTTACTAAATCTGGTTCAGGTAATGGTGATCAATTGCTTGATAATGGAACTAACGATACACCGGGAGTTCTTTTATATTACGGAAATAACTCAAACTATGGTATTGATAGTTATAATGGTTCTTACAATGTTTTAAGCGGTCAGTTATTGAGATTTGTTACTAATCTAAATGAAGCTGGTGGTGCTATAAAAGCTGCATTCGATACATCGGGTAATTTAGCTCTTAGTGGATTTATAAATCCGAGCTCGTGGCGAGCTGGACAGACAATACAGACGAAATTATTTAGTGCTAGCGATTTAGGATTTACAACAAACTATACCAACAGTACGAACACTTATACCTCCATAGTTACCGGTACTTATACCCCTCTGTCCTCATCCTCGTACATTTTCTTTGAAGTTTATGCAATGTATGATGTTGGTGGTGCCGCTGCCGACTCATTCTTCTCCCAAATAACATGGAATGGTGGGGAAATTGGGGTTCAACGTCAAGTTTGGGCTAACGGTGCGGGTGGTGGTACACGTAGTGGTACATTATTTCCATTGGCTGGTAGAGTAACGAACTCCTCCACGACTGGTTATGGATGGGCAGTTAATACCAGAAGAGATTCTTCCGATGATGGTATTACTGTATATCCTAACGGTGGATTCTATGTGAAAATAACAGAAATCGCTAGATAATCAACATAATCTCCCAAACTATGCGTAACGATATATAGATAAAATTAAAGTTACGATTTGGCACAGTTTCCACAATCTCCCAGAGTAGGTCAAGCATTTTTAACAAGCAATAACGGAACACAACAGCTATGGATCTGGAGTGGTTACCAGTGGCTATTGGCGAATATAGGAACTGGAGGTACTGGAGGAGGTGCTACTGGATCCCCAGGTCCTGTTGGTCCAACAGGACCTACCGGGCCATCAGGAGGACCAGTAGGACCAACAGGACCAACTGGAAGCAAAGGTGCTACTGGAGCAACTGGAACTAATGGAACACAGGGAGCAACTGGTGCTACCGGACCAGCCGGAGCAACTGGTGCTACCGGAGCTAATTCAACAGTACCAGGACCACCCGGATCCATTGGACCAACGGGACCAGCAGGAGCTACTGGTGCTACAGGAGCTAATTCAACTGTTCCTGGACCAGCTGGAGCAACTGGAGCCACAGGACCACAGGGAGCTACTGGAGCAACTGGAGCTAATTCAACAGTACCGGGACCAGCAGGTGCTACTGGTGCTACTGGACCAACTGGAGCCACAGGACCACAAGGTGCTACTGGAGCTACTGGAGCTAATTCAACCGTTCCTGGACCAGCAGGAGCAACTGGTGCCACTGGAGCTACTGGGGCAACTGGTGCCAATTCAACAGTACCTGGTCCAACAGGATCTACAGGTGCTACTGGATTAACTGGAGCTACTGGACGCACAGGAGCTACTGGTGCTACAGGAGCAACCGGATCAATGGGAGCAACTGGTGCTACTGGTGTTACTGGATATTGTAATTATTATATACAAGTACCACCTGGTCCAACCGGACCCCTTTTTAATGGTGATAGATGGTATGACCTTACAAACGGTTTAGAATATGTGTGGATTAATGATGGAGACAGTTCACAATGGGTAACAACGGCTTCTGCTGGTGCACAAGGACCAATTGGACCAACTGGTGCTACAGGATCTGGTTCCAATGGGGCAACTGGAGCAACTGGACCAACTGGATCTAGCGGTTCTAATGGAGCCACAGGAGCAACTGGTATAACCGGAGCAACTGGTCCAACTGGATCTAGCGGTTCGAACGGAGCTACTGGAGCAACAGGTTCTACTGGAGCAACAGGTTCTACTGGAAATACAGGACCAACCGGGACAACTGGTTCTACAGGAACAACGGGTCCAACCGGATCTAATGGTGCTACCGGACCAACCGGTTCCAATGGAAATACAGGAGCTACTGGATCCAATGGAGTTACTGGACCAACTGGTGCTACCGGACCAGGTTTAACAACTACGGTAAGAAACACTTCACTATCAACGATAACTAAAGGTAGCGCAGTTAAAATACAATCAGCCACAGGTGGAACCCCGGTCATAACTTTAGCTAATGCTGGAGCTACTGGAAATCAACAAGTTGTTGGTCTTGTTTATGCGGATATTCCAGCAGGAGCAACCGGAACAATTATAACTGGAGGAAATCTAACAGGACTAAATTTAACGGGATTCAACATTGGTGATATTATCTACCTATCGGATACCATTCCTGGTGGTTATGTTGCTAGTACATCATCACTTAGCTATTCATCCAGAACAAATCAAATTGGGTACGTTGTTGATAATGGAGCAACCACTGGCACAATATTCATACAGATAGTTAATGAGGATATAAATCTTTCTTTAACAGACATACAAAGAAACATATTAGAGGGAAATGTTATTTCAACTGGTACTTATGAGTTTTTAGGATTAAGTGCAGTTGCAGGTTCCACAACATTTACGATAGCTCCTATGAAAGGATGGATCGCGGTTAACACTGGGACTTATGCAACAAAACCAATAGTTTATAACATCGTTTATCCTGGAGGGACTGCATCATGTTTAAATATCACAACCCAGCAGGCCACATTTGTTTTAATCGATTCTAGTGGTAGCGTAGTTCTACAAAATACATTTCCTACACCTCAACAAAGAAGACAAAACGTTTATCTCGGTAAGGTTATTCATCCTGCTGGAGTTATTCAAAATGTAAATAATTCAGTTGACTTTGACGTTTCACCAGTTTCAATGGTAAGAGATATCTGGACACCGATTAAATTGATTAATCAAGGAGTTACACTTACACCAAATGGTGCTAATATGAACGTCAATGTTTCTACTGGAACAATCTGGGGTAATGGTATCGGTTGGACAACAAATCAACTTAATCCAAACTCGGTTACATTTCCGAGTGCTAGCGCAGTAACATTCCAATATAGAACACAATTAGGAGCAACTGCTACATCTGGAGCAACTGCGGGTACATTTGCAAATAGAACAACCCTACTAGCTGATTATTGGGATAATGCAGGAGCTTTACAAACAGTAGGAACGCCTAATCAACAATCCACAAATCAAAGGGTTTATGCTTTCCCAACAGGAATCATAAGAATCCAATTTGGTCAGCAGGTTTATTCAACATTAGCCAAGGCTACTACTGCTGCTCTAACAGAAGCTTTTACACCTTCTCCCAATAATGGGGATAATGGTATTTTAATTGGTATAATTTCATTACAAAGAAATACTACAGATTTATCGGATCTAAACTACGCAGTTTTTACTCCAACTTCAAAATTTGGTGAAGTATCCGGTGGTGCTGTTGGAGGTTTAGCAACAACCACATTACAACAAGCTTTTAATAACTCTGATACCAATCCAGATATACTAACAAATGTTGGTAACCCATCTTTTATAGTTCAGTCCGGTGTTTCAGATTCAACTAATGTTTTAATAGTTCAAGGAATAACTGGTGGTAATACATTCACCGTAGCTGGTGGTGGTAATATAACAGGGGCTAGTTTAAAAATCACTGGTTTAGGAGCAACTGCTGGACTTACTAGATATCTAGTGGCGGATTCAAGCGGTAACACATATTATCAAATTGGATCTGCAAATGCGGGAGCTACTGGAGCTACTGGTGCTACAGGAGCTACAGGAGCTACAGGATCTAATGGTTCCAACGGAGCTACTGGTGCTACAGGAGCTACAGGATCTAATGGTTCCAACGGAGCTACTGGTGCTACTGGTGCTACAGGAGCTACAGGATCTAATGGTTCCAACGGAGCTACTGGTGCTACAGGAGCTACAGGATCTAATGGTTCCAACGGAGCTACTGGTGCTACAGGAGCTACAGGATCTAATGGTTCCAACGGAGCAACGGGTGCTACAGGAGCTACGGGTTCAGCTGGTTCCAACGGAGCAACGGGTGCTACAGGGGCTACTGGAGCAGCACCAACAATTTACAGATCATTCGGAGCAGTATTTGATGGGGGTGGTTCGATAATAACAACGGGAAATAACGGTACTGTTAATGTTGTTGATGTTTTGATGCCGTATAATATGACTATTACTTCATGGACATTATTAGCAGACGTGTCAACAACATCGGTTGTTGATATTTGGAAAGCTGGTTATGCAAGTTATCCTCCTCTTGTTTCAAATTCAATAATAGGTGCAACAGGGACAAAACCAACAATAACATCAGCAATAAAAGGTCAGAGCTCAACATTAACTGCCTGGACAACTTCAATTTCTTCTGGTGATATAGTAAGATTCTATGTGAACACTAACACATCAGCAACCAAATTAACAATAACAATACAAGGAACACAAGTATAATGACAGCTACATTTATAAACAGACAATATGATGGTAAATTTTACTATTATGATTTAGTATTTTCGGACGAAAATGGGGATTCACTACTACGTTTAGTTGGGGTTATTTTTGACAGCGAACCTGAATCACAAGATTTCATAGACAGAGGAACTAAAATTGCCAATGATAATCTCCCAGATTATCCACTAACTGATATAATCTTTTAATGGCTTACTTATTATCAACATCCAATGGTAACTGGACATCCGCATCGACATGGAGTGTAGCCGATGGAACAAATTTTACTGATTCCAGAGCATTAAGTAGTGCTTTGATAGCAACTCCCGCTGCAAATACACCATTCTCCTGGTCTTCATCAGCTCCGACATTACAGGGACTTGCGGTGCAGTTGAGTTTTAGATCCATTGCAGGTACAGGTACAATGACTGCGGAGCTCTACAACTCAACAGGATCGGTATCGGTGAGATCAGTCACAGTCAATGTGTCGGACCTTTGCACAACCTTTGGTGTGGTTGGTCCAATGTGGGTTTACTTTAAGTTTTCATCAGCGGTTACATTAGCAACAGGAACCAATTATACAATAAGACTTTCCTCATCGACCACTAGCCAGGTGAGCTGTTATGCAACTGCTGGTACAAACTGGAGCTATGCGTTAATCACAACAACAAATCAAGCGCCAACCACCAATGATTCAATAATTGTAACGGGAACTCATACAGGAGCTAGCTCATTCACAGGGAGCAACGTTATAATGGATAACACTTCAGCCACACAATTTGGTAATATTTACATAAGCAACTATGGAAACTTGTTTACTAGCGTTGCCACAAGTACGAATTTCCAACTAGCAAACAACGGGGTTGCGGGTACTGCTTTTATTGTGGGATACGGTGGATCTTTTGGAGCTGGTGCGGGTTTGGCCGGATCTTTTTTGCCAGCATCGTCTTCCTTAACAATAACACTTAACTGTTCAAGCGCATTAAGCACACCCTTATTAGTGTATGGATCATTCATAAGTGGTAGTTATTACAACAATCCCGGGGGTTCAGGTATAGGTAAACCATTTAATAAATTGGCTGGGGATGTGACGGTTGGAGCAACAGGAAGTACTCTTAATGATTCAACCACTGGGTGGAAATCCGGGGATCAAATAGTGGTACCAAGCACAACTAGAACTGCTTCTCAATACGAGGTTATTACTTTGAATGCTGACCAGTCAGGTACATCAATTTCACATAGTGCTTATGTGAATGCACATGGTGGTGATTCAGTATCATTAGTACAAGCTGATTTGGGAAACATCACAAGAAACATCATCATAAAATCAGGAAGTACAACTTTTAGATCCAATATACAGGCAACAACCAACTCAACAGTTTGGCTATACGGAGTTAAGTTACAGGATTTGGGCACTGCTATGGCTGCTACCACTGCTGGTGTTGGTGTGGTTGGATTAAGTGTTGTTAACGGTGGGAGTTTTCAGATGTCCTGCTGTGTGATGTTAAACACAGTTACAAATTCAACAACACTATCAGGAACTGGTCTATTTACAACCAATGACACAAACACCTCAATATTCAATAATATTTTTTATAACCTGGGATGGACTGCATTAGCCGGAGCAAATTCAATTTATGGGATGAATGACTCCAATATGTTTATTGGTAATTATTCCTCAACCTACGCGTGCACCTCAACATATTGTGGGAGTACCACGGTTTTTGCTTCCAATACAGCCACAACTGCTGCATATTCTGGCGGATTTTATACAAATTCTTCCTATAATTCATATTATTCAAATTCAGCAAATGGAATTTATTTTGTTGGAAACCTACTAAGTACTGGAATGTATTATTTCTCGATTTGGAGAAATGGTGCCACTGGATTGATTTTGAATAATGCAGGAACAACATTTCCTAGAACTCTCACATGGGATCTCAATGTTTTTTATATATTTGGGAATGCGACATACGGAGTGGCACCAATTGCAGCTGTGTACACAAGAATTTACTTTTATGGTGGGGCTATTTGGGGGGGTAGTACTCTTGTACAGCAATATGGATTTTTTCCAAATGCACAATATATCGACAATATTTTGTTCTATGCCACCAATTTCGGATACGACTATAATTTTAACCCATCACCACATACAACGGCAAATTTATTTACACCAACAAGGCAAGCATCCGTTCAATGGTCCAATTGTGGATTTAACGGTGTGGAAATAGCTGGTCAAACTCCAGCTTCACAGGGATCTAATTCCCAATCCTTATGTTTCACATCAATAAGCCACAATTCATCGGGATTAAATAAACAGTGGCTTCTAAATGGTACAATTTCCGGAGATAATGTTATTTTTAATACAACATCACCCTCCATCAGAATGACACCACTCTCTGCCTCATTCAAACTTTGCACAGCCACGATTAAGGTTCCAATTAAAAATGGATTCTCATGTACCATAAGTTTATACGTCAGAAAATCAGTGGCTGGTGACGGCGCTGCTTATAATGGAAATGCACCCAGATTAATGTGGGTTTATAATCCAGGATTGGGTAACCTTGCTGAAACTGCTGTAGCAACTTCAGTTGGTGCGGCTGGTTCATGGGAGTTGTTGACTTACACAACATCAGGATTCACATATGCTGGTGTTGCCGAATTTTATGTTGATTGTGATGGTACATTGGGTTGGGTTAATGTGGATGACATTAAAGCTTCATACACAGGAGACACCAGGGGAACAGATTTCACAGCACCCAACGGTGTTTATATAGAAGCAGATAATAGAAATCCAGGAGGAAGTTACGGTTTCACGCTTTAAAAAGAACATAGATATTATAAGATATGGCATATTTACTTTCAACGGCATCAGGTAACTGGACATCTTCATCAACATGGAGCGCAGCAGATACAACAAACTTTATTGACTCCAGAACAGCAAGTACACTTTTAACAACAACTCCTGTTGCTAATACGTCATTCACCTGGGCAACTGGTGCACCCACACTGCAGGGTATTGCAGTACAATTGAGTGTAAGAGCTGCTGCTGCCAATGGAACAATGACAGCGGAACTTTATAATGTCACCGGTGCTGCTTCAGTGAGATCTGTAACTGTTAACGTTGCTGATCTTTCCACAACATTTGGTGCTGCTGGCTCAACATGGATCTTTTTTAAATTTTCATCCAATGTTACTCTAGCAACAGGAACTAACTATGCAATAAGACTCTCAACTTCTATAGCTTCCCAGATAAGTTGTTACGCTCTTGCCACCACAAACTGGAGCTACCAATTAATCACAGCAACCGCACAGGCACCAACAACAAATGACTCAGTAATAGTTACTGGAACACATACAGGAGTTGGTGCATTCTCAGCTAACACAGTAACAATGGACAACACATCGGCTACTCAATATGCAAACGTATATGTTAGCAATAGGGGAACACTACAATTTGGAGTTGCTGCTAGTACAAACTATGCACTGACGACCAATGGTGTTGCTGGTACTGTGTTTATTGTTGGTTATGGTGGATCTTTTTATATTGGTGGTACTGGTGGAAATTATTTACCCAGCACATCAACAGCAACAATAACACTAAACTGTGCATCAGCTTTAAGTACAGCAATAAATGTTTTCGGAACATTTATAACCGGAAGCACCTATGCAAATGCAGGTGGAACAGGAACAGGTAAACCTTTTAATAAATTGAATGCTGATGTGGCTGCCGGAGCAACAGGAAGTACAGTTTCAATATCAACAACTGGATGGAAATCTGGTGATCAGATAGTTGTACCAAGCACAACAAGAACTGCTGCACAAATAGAGGTTATTACTTTAAATGCGGACCAGTCAGGTACATCACTTTCACATGGAGCATATATAAATGCACATGGTGGTAATGCCTCCACTCTAGTACAGGCGGATCTTGCTAACATTACCAGAAACATCACCATAAAATCAGGTAGTACCACATTTAGATCCAACTTTCAGACACAGCTAAACTCCTCGGTCTCCCTTTATGGTGTTAAATTTCAAGATTTAGGTACCACATTGACAGTATCCACTGCCGGTGTGTGCGTACCTGCATTAACAGCAGCAAATGGTGGAAATTTCACAATGAGTTATTGTGTCATTCTGAATACCACGGGAAACTCCACAACATTATCAGGGACTGGTTTATTCACTACGAATGACACTAACGTCACAGTATCCAACAACATCTTTTATAACTTAGGTTGGACAGCAGCAGTTACTTCTTGTGCAATATATGGTGTGAATAACAATAACATGTTTCTAGGAAATTATTCATCAGCCTTCGGTTGTGCTTCAACGTATTGTGGAAGCAACAATGTATTTTCTTCCAATACCGTGACATCAGGTGGATATTCAGGTGGATTCTATACCAATGCATCAAATAATTCATTCTATGCCAATTCAACCAATGGTCTTTATTTTGTAGGTACAAATACATTCAGCACAGGTATGAACAATTTTTATATCTGGAGAAATAACACCAATGGATTGGGTATTAACAGTTCAGCTACAACAAACTCCAGAACTACTTTATGGGATTTTACCAATTGTTACATATTTGGTAATACAACCAGTGGTATTGTTGCTATTGCTGCTTGTTATACCAAAATAACATTTATTAATTCCTATATTTACGGGGGAACCACTCTTGTTCAAACCTACGGGGTAAACCCGTCAACTCTCTACATTGACACATTATATTTTAGCGGGTGTCTTTTTGGATATGATAATACTGCTACCGCATCACCCCATGTTACAGCTAATTTATTTACCCCAACGAGACAGGCAGCAATATTGATGTATAGCTGTCAATTCAACGGGACAGAGGTATCCGGGCAAACACCAGTAGCAGGTTACGGAACAAATTCTTATGGTCAAAGCTTTGTTTCGATAAATCATAACATTTCAGGACTGAACAAACAATGGTTACTTAATGGTACAATTTCAGGAGACAGCACAACCTATAATTCAACTTCACCATCTTTAAGAATGACCCCTATCTCCAGTGTTTATAAATTATGTTCACCTACCATTAAGGTTCCAATGATGGCAAATACAACATCACTTCCACCAAGAGTAGGTATTTCGATTAGAAAATCGTCCACAAACCTAATGACATACACTGAGGACGTCACAAATGCTGCTTGGTTATCGGACGTTACCGCTGTTACAAGAACAGCAAATGCAACAACATCTCCAACAGGAACATTGACAGCCGATAAAATAGCAGAATCCTCCACAGCAGCCAGTGGATGGAATATCTACCAATCAATTTCTGCTGCAACAGTGATTGTTGGAACCACGTATGTTTACTCGGTTTATCTTAAAGCTGCTGAAAGACAATATGCCAGGGTATCCTTAGGAACATCCTCAGTAACAAATGGTGGTGATATTTTTGTAGATCTTTCATCTGGTACCATTTTCACATTTAACACTTACGGAACTGCTACATTTCAAGGATATGACATTATTAATGCAGGAAATGGATGGTGGAGATGCGTGATAGCTGTTTCTTTTGCTGCATCGGCTATTATAATTCCTGGTGTCTGGATAAGAAACAACAACTCAGGTAGTACTGCCAACTACGCGGGAACTGTTGGCTACGGACTTTATATCTGGGGTGCTATGCTTTATACTGATAGTGGTTACATTTCAGCTAATTTATATCCATATGAAGCTGTGCTAACAACACCAGCAAATACGCCATACAACGGTCTCCCACCTAGGGTCATGGGTGTGTCTAATATTTTAACAAGCTTCTACCCAACGGACAATTCACTATCGGCTTTAAATGTGACATCGTCCTGGTATTCAAATGGAGCTTTAATCTATACTGTATATGGTCAAGGAGTAATTGAATTTTATGTTGATTGTGACGGTACACAAGGGTGGATTAATATTGACGATATAAGTTTTTCACCAGGCGGGATTGCGCCTATTGACGCTTCTGGGACAGATTATATGGCACAGTATGGAAATTATATTGAGGCTGATTGGAGAAGACCTGGCGGTAATTTTGCATTCTCCAATTAAAGGCCAAAAATACAGCAGCCGATATATAGAACAAAATCTAACCATATAATAGATGGCAATAAATTTCCCAACCGGAGTAACCGGACAATACTACACATACAACGGAAGAATCTGGCAATATAACGGATATGCTTGGGTATTTCTAAGTGTTGTCGGGGCTACTGGTCCAACAGGAGCTACCGGAGCTACTGGTTCAGGTAGCGGTGGAACAGGATCAGGTGGGACTGGAGCAACTGGTCTTGCTGGACCAACTGGAAGCGACGGATCCAATAGTGGGAGATGGATAGCTACAAGCTTAGGATCTCCCGCTACTGGTGCATTCTATCACAACTACACAGGTCCAAATGGAAACACTGTGCTGAATATTAGCAACTTCTCATCGAATGGAACAAATTACTTATCCTGGCATTCTGCTGCACAAGCTATAATACCAACCGGGGCTACATTATATCTACAATTAACTGAGGTTGGTAAAAATAGCGTTATTGGACTTTATACAGTAGGATCAATAGGATATTTTGGTACATATTGTCAGTATATCATTTCATCACAATTAGCTGCTAATGGTACATTCACAGACGGAAAGGAATACACAATATCATGGTCATCTTCAGGACCACAAGGGCCAGCCGGACCTCCAGGACCTGGTACAACAACCACAGATATCACATTTAGCAACTTCTGGAATGGCATGATAGGATGGAGTTCTTTCCTAACAGATGGTTATTATAGAATAGTTGATTTCAGGACAACAGGTTATCTTCTGGATTGGTGGGATAATGAGACTTGGTATGGCGATCCTTCAATTTCAGGAGCTCCTGCGAAAAAAGGAACAGATATCGAACCCATTATAGTTAGAGTTTATACTGACGGTAACACTGGATTTCCTAGACACGACCACAGAGTTGTTTCAGAACAGAATCCCTACGATGAAATATACTGGGAATGGGACTATGGCGTTTTACCTACACCAGCGGGAGGTGAAGTTCCTACCCCATGGGCGGAGAATGGTTACACTACATGGCCTTATGATGTAAATACAAGATTTGTCAATGATGCAACACTCTTTGGTGCAAGGCCTTCAGATTATCAGGATGGCTGGCCTCTTCAATCATCACCAGAAAAACACATAAACAATCCAGCAGCACAACCAACCGCATGGGCTGCGTGGAGAGGATTTATATATTATAGAGAGGACACAGAAAAAAACATCAAAGGTCCTTATGACTGGAGACAAGTTTGGCTTAGAAGATACAATTCAGTTGCAAAGAAATCCAATGTATGGGATTCTCATACTACCTACAATATGGGTGACGTTGTTATAGGCCCAGATAATTGGGTCTATGCTTCCTTGGTTGGTGGTAATAATAATGTAAATCCAGCAGGCTATGATATGTTTAATCTTCCATACGGTACAGGTGCATTTGATAATCAAGGTGGAACAGGAGGAATATTCTCGGTACCACCGTGTAAAGATTGGGGATATCATCCGTATGCTCCTGTTGACACCAGAAGATTCTGGTTGAGATTTTGGCCGGTTATTTACAATTGGTTTGCTCCCTGGGGAAATCTAAATTCAAAATGGAATGACTTAGATAATGCACCAGATTCGGACCCATATTCAGTGTATTTTGTGGGTAATGCAGATTTTGATTATGTGAGTTCAGGAACATTCTGCCAACCGATATCAATTAGTATGTATCCTGGAGAACCTACAGAAGTACGAACATTTGGAGGGGATAATGATAATGTTAGTGGAGAGGGTGGTGCATTTAATCTTGACTATGTAAGTGATATTGATCTAGGAACACCATCAAACGTTTCGCAGAGTGGTTACGTTCACACTGACGGTTTAGCGAGAGGATGGAATCCTCCATTCAACGATCATCCCGGAGGTGATACGAAATACCCAAGAGAGGATGTTCAGGGTAATTTATATGTTGGTAGTTCATACGTAAACGATAATAGAATAGTTACATTTCCCTATGTTGCGCTTGCCGTTGCACCAGGATCACCAGTATCACCAAGAGATTCAGCCCTATCGTACCTATTGGGTGATCCTAATGGTGGATTTGTTTCAGGAATATATTTTGGAAGCAATTCAGCTTCCAATACATTCTATGTGTATCCACAAGATAATTCCTCTAGATATAAAATATGGGCAAGTGAGATAAGTGGACCTACAGATCCATATTTCGTTAATTATACCTATGGAGGTCAATATACGTTAGGAGCCTATGATGGAAGCACGCCACAAAGTGCAGGAATAGAATGGGTGGAGAATGATCTGGATTATGATGCTTATAACGACGATTGGCCTAATAAGGACAGGATAGCGGAAAGAGATCCTTTCCCGACCAACACCTTTGGTGATTGCCATTTCGGAGATAATTTCACGGGTAATGTTGCTTTCTGTGCTATAACATGGGAAAATGTTGACGAAAAAACGGTAAGAAATAATCCAAGTTATCTCCTGGTAGATGATCCTTCACTTACATTCCCTGTTGATGGGGTTTTCCGTGGGGTAACTATGAAAACCAACAACAGATATAATATTTTTCTACATGGAGTAAATGGACTGGATATTAAATCAAGCGATTCCACAATATTTGAAACCATAAGCAACAATAGAGGTGAATTATCGCAATTTAATATCTGTAGAAATTTAACCGATGTGGAGCTAGGTAAATCCAGATATAACTCACTTTATGGGTTAATTGGGGTTTACCAATCGGGCACAATGATTCATAATTATATCGAGAATGTTCATAATAGTTCAATGAAGGATGGCATGTGGTACAACACTATGACATTTTTCAACCGTGGACCAAAAGGATGGACTATTGTAGCAGATAACAGAGATTGGGCTACCTTCTATATAAGCGAGGGAAACACATACTCGGAGGGATTCCAAGAAAATAGATTCAGGGGATCTTCTATAGCTTCCTCGTACGGTAATTATTTCTTTAAAAATGGGACTCTTTTTCCTTTCGGAAATGAGTCCATATTACCAATAGACGTCAGAACATCCTCATTTGGTCCACATCAAATCGATAATAGTATAGGAAAATTTTATAACACCACAGTTGAAACATCAGCAATGAATGGACTCGATGTTAGCAGACCAACCTATCTACAATTGTATTTTAACAAGAGAATATTAAGACCAACTAGATGGAACGCAGAAGGAGGTAGTTGGACCTATGGGGATTTCCCAATGATACACTTCTATGATAACTCAGGTTACATATTTTACCAACAATACGGAAGTACATCGCAATACAATACACCGGATGGACCAAGACCAAATTTCTAATACGTAGGAATTTTAAAAACCGAGATCTCCAAGGGTTGACATATCACTTAGACCTTCGCCGCCCTCACCCTCGAATCTTTTCCAAATTTCAGGTGCATATTTCTTAAGCAGGCTTAAGATCTCGAATGATTTCTGTGGATATTTTTGGAGTGTTGAATTAAGCATCTCCATATCTGAGAAGAGAGTGAGCACTAAGGATTTTATCTTTGGTGTGTTGATTTTTTCTATTTCGTCTATAATGCTTGGAATACTAAAATTTCCTTCATCAGTTCCGAAATAGGAGCATTCAAACTTTCCACCAACCTTAACAGGAAACCCTTCAAGAGTAACAAGTGGGTTGTACCATATATTATAATCTCTACCAACTTCAATAGGTCCGCCTTCTAATGATTTTATGCTGTTATTATTAACTAGGAAACTACCGCCAACTTTTGTAGGAGAGCCTTCCAAAGATTCCAATCCACAATTTGTAAATTGAAAATCCCCAGTAACTTCACCAAATTGAACTCCTTTAAAATCTCTACAAACAAGTTTTGATTTTGTGTCATTCTCTCCGAATTTAACATCACCTTTCACATTAACCAGACCTGTTGATCTATCAAAGTCCCATTTGTCACCTGCAACCTTATTCAGGAAGAAGAATTGGTCCATTGAAGGACCATTATCATCATCCATATCAGAGGATTCGAAAATTTCGTATGCTTTTATATTTTTCATAATTATGTAAATTTTGTTGCTCTTTTAGCTTTTATTAATTTTGTATACAAATCCCTGTTTGGAAGTTTATTTAGAATTTCTTGTAAATCCTCCGAATCCACAAATCTCATTATTCTGGGTGGGTTTTTTATTAGAGAATCAATAACACATTGATCAAAATCATCAGTTCCGTTATTTTTAAATATCTCATCAACATTACTAAAAACTTTTTTAAATTCCTCAATTATTTTGTACGGATTTCTTTCAATACACCAGAATGAGTACTTCTCATTATTTCTTGGTTTAAGTCCACTCCAGGCTTCATAGTCCATATTGTCGGCATCTTGACTATTCATTAATTCACCAACCTCACTCATAAGCATATAAAGATCAGTCACTGTTGAAGCATCAGCTTCCTCAGCAAACTCTGAAATAACAACCGCAGCTGCATCAAAGAAATCCTTAGCAACCACGATCAAGTAACCAATCGTTGATACCTCCCTGCCAGTTATTTCCATATAGAAAACAAATCCCATCATATCAGATTTGTCATTTAGTTCCTCGTATAGTTTAATGTTTCTCATAAAAATCCTCTTTTTAATGCCCTTCCTATATGGGAAAAATCCTTTATTCCCGCTTTATCCATGATTTTTTTCTTTAAATCCGGACACGGATTCAGAATATAAGTTGATGTTGGTTTGTCCTTAAAGAATTTAATAACCTTCGATTCTGGGATTCTTGTTATTAAAGATTTTATAAGATCTGGATTTCCACAGTCTATTAGCGGCTCCAAATTTTCGGGATCATCCAGGTATTTTCTATTTGACATATCATAGTCATAAAGTTCCTTAACTGCAAATTTTTCTATCCCTCTAAATATTGACTCGTAATCGGAAACACTAGACACACTAAATCCCATAATGTATTCCCAATCAAAATCTTTAAATTCGTAAATACCAATTCTTATCTTATCGTTGGATGTTGGTGTCATCTCTCTCAATTCATACTTCAACACAGTTTCATCCTCACCATGTGGATAAATGGTTATCTTAGTTACCTTGCCGTCCTGTTTTTGTTCTGTGTTAATATCCGCCCATTCGGAAATTTTCTTATATGCATCAAGATTTCCCAATGAACCAACATAAGGTCTATAAACATTCTCGTTGATTTTTCTTCCGAAAAGATTGAAAGATTTAATTATTCTCATCCCTTATATATCCCAAATAAAAAAGGTTGGAGTAGCGAATTCCAACCTTTACATAGCCGTAACTATTCCGGTCCTAAAATCTGACTTCAGAGAGTCAGCCGGATGTTCTATATATTCTTTGCATCCCAATTTTTAGGTCGAAATTTGATATATAAACCAAAAACATAATAAAATGAGAAAAGCATGCATCGTGTTATTTCTTTTGGTTTTTGGAGTGATTAATGCTCAAGACACCATAAGACTTAAACACACAAACTACACTGCTGTCTACAGCAAGACTTTAAATTACCCAGTACTTGTTGAATGGTGGGAAACCAAAGCAAAGGACGGATGTCCAAGCCCATTAAAAAGAAAAGATGAATTCAAACCAGATCCGCTTCTACTTAAGGAGACAGATATAGCGAAGGATTATGTTGGATCAGGGTATGACAGGGGACATATGTGCCCAGCAGCTTCCAATCTATGTAGTGGTGATAAAGTTCAATCTGAATGCTTCTATTTCAGCAATATGGCACCGCAGCTTCACAGATTAAATGCTGGAGATTGGAAAGTATTAGAGATGAAAACAAGAGAGATAGCGATTGCTAATGACAGTGTACATGTTTGGTGTGGTAGCTTGGGAGAGATTAAAAAAGTTGGTAAGATATCAATACCTAAAACCTGTTGGAAAGTGGTTTACATCAAGAAAACAAAAATCTTTACAGCATACATTTTCAATAATGATGATTCAAAACCAGACGGAATAGAAAACAATATAGTTCCTCTGGAAGCAGTAGAAAAATTAACAGGATATAAATTTAAAAGGTAAAAAAAAGGCTGATATCAATATCAGCCTTTTTTTATATCATTCCAGATTTTAGTTTTCTACCTATTTTTCCGTAATCTTTTAACCCTGTCCTTTCCAATACTCCAGCCTTAAATTTCTCAAGATTGTCGATCTTATAGAGTTCCAATGGATTTTTCTTGAAAAAATTATCAATATCCTCAAGAACATCATAATTTATAGGATCGCCGATTTTTAATTTAAGTATGTACTCTAGATATTTTCTAATGAAATTGGAATATTCCGGAAGATGTAATTTTTTACTCTCCAAACCAGCATAAGTCATATAAAATCTACCCCCATATTCTCTAAAAGCTAATAAAATTTGGGATATAATAAGATGAAAAATATAGTTATTATCTCCGCTAACCTCTATTTGTCTCTCCCCAGCTTCATCAGTTCCTATATAATCAAATTTATTCTCGTCAGATTCGCCAATTACAAATCTTATTTTATAAACATTTGAACCTGATCCAAGACCAGGAGAGCAACTCATTATTTTTTCATTGGGTTCTGGGTTTAGAGCCTGGGTAAAAGCATAACTTATTGTTCCCCAAAGGAAATATGTATTTAATATAACATCAAGTGTCTTGAGCCCATTTGATTTATAATCATAGATATCACCAGCATCATAATTAGGAAAAACATGTAGACCAACAGCTTGAGAGTGATTATTTTTATCCACTCTAAAAGTTATACATTTTTCCAAATAATGGTATATTGGAATACGATCAATTGATTCTGATTCAAAAAGTTGATCAAAGGATTTTATTATTTTCATTATATGAGCCCTCCTCTTAATTTTCTACCGATAGCACTAAAATCTTTAATCCCAGTTCTTCTTAAAACACCAGCTTTATATTCTGGATAATCATCAAGTAAATAAAGATCCGTTGGATTTTTTTTCATATGGTCATCTAGGATTTTTTCAACTTCGGAACTCAAAGATGAACCAAGAAGATAACTTCTAGCAAAATCGGTGAGCAAATTGGATTTTTCATTCATATCTATATAGTTTTCACCTATATAAATATTCAAATGTTCGATTTCCGTAGTGATTATCTTCTCTATTTCTTTAACCACCTCATCAATAGTTTTATAACCAAGATAAATTTTAATATCTCTCATCTTTTTACTACGACCATGAAGATCAAGGTTTCGATCGACATTTTTGCTTGTTACCTTTTTACCTTCCCCTTTCGGTATAATTCGGATTTCATTTGCATTGGTACCAATCATGTATTGATTATTGTTTCTTTTTACAGCACCGCTTATTTCCAATATAAAATCAGGGAAAATACGTATGCCAGCTAAGGCCAAATAACGAAAATTTATCACAATCCCAGCATTTTTACCTTGCATATAAATACCACTAATCGAATTAATATGATCTATCAATTTGGATTTACCCTTGATTAAAGAGAAATCTGTTATGATGTCGCTTCTTCTTTCTTTTCTGTATACAACATATAAATCGATTGGGAGTTCCCATATCTTGGAAAAGATGAAAGCATCATCGTCAACAAGCTCTTTTGCTTCCTTCCTATTGAAATCATTAGGTGCAAACTTATAAACAATATCTCTGATGAAAGTTTGAAGCAGATCCACAAGATTCGAAGAGTATTTCATACCGTAATGGCTCCCACTTGAAACAAAGGTAAAGTGCCAATCGCTTCCAGATTTATAAAAGTATGGGCTGCCCGGATTGTTAACATAGTCACTGGTGTTTTTGTTTATCAACACATTTATTCTACCGGTTCTTGTTGGGTAAAGTCTATACCATTTTTGAATTTGCTCGAGTTCTCTAGTTCCTTCGGCTAGTCTGAAGAACTCCTCACAGTCCTCATTCATTTTGGCTGCTTCAAAAAGTTCATTAAAAGTTTTAATTATTCTCATGAAGTATATATCACTTCACAGAAATCCAACCCTTACCCAGACAAACCAGATTTATAATGTCACAGTGTTCATCTGGAATATTAACCATTGTGAAGTATGAATGATCATAATCCTTATTTGATTCAGCAAAGACACCATATAGATTTCTTCCACTGTAATATCCTGCAAGTTTTCTTCTAATATCCATATCCTCGGAGTTGCCAAAGGAGTATTTCTGACCACCAATAAATTTGAAGGAGCCCATTATGGAATCATTTAGACAATATTCTTCTCTGTAGATAAAGGATTCACCGGAGCACATTATCTGATCTTTATAAATTCAGGTGCGTTAGCATAAGCCTCCAGAAGTTCATAGATTCTTTGTGACACAATAAGCGAACTCGTTCTCCAAGCATCATCACCGTTGAATCCACCTCTTATTTTATAAACATGATCCCGACCGTTGCGAACGCGCAACTTCTCAATCTCATAAGTCTCACCATGTTTCATTTCAATTTCACCATCACTGGTTCTGATTGGCTTTATATCAAACCAACTCTTATATACAAAACTTTCCATCATGCGACAAAATTAAAAAATGTTTGCGGATAAAAAAAATAATGCACAATAAAAAACATACTATGTTACTAACATACTATCTACGCAGATCCCACCCAGGGCGCATATACGTTCGCGTATATGAACGCGCTATTAAAAACATATGTAGATCCGGTAAAATGGTTTTACTTCAGCAGCAAACAAATAAACAAGCAAAAAACAAACTATCGGAACATTTCATAAAAAAATCGATAGAATCTTTGAAAATCCCGCAAAATGGCAAAATTTATATCTCCTCAGAAAAAGTTGGAGAATGATGAATCACTAAGAAGAATCAAGATTCGTCTGGATATTAGATTTGGTAGATATAGAGATGAAATGAAGAACGAGATACCAATCGGGATTAACGGTTCCAAGTACTACAGGGTTAAAAAACTAGAAAACAAAACGGATGAGTAGAAAAGTTACATTAGCGGAGGGATTACGAGAAGCTGCAGGAAATCTCACAATAGTTTATATCTGTTACGCATTAATACAGTGGGAACCAAATCCACTGAAATGGAATCCAATAGTACAGTACTTTGCCATTTTTATGTCGTGTATTTATTTTCCATATAGGGACAATCAAAGATGGGAGAGGGATAAGGACAAATAATCCCACGGTGTCCGCACATACACGACCGCATTCGATATATAATGTATGAAAATAATAAAGACATTCGAGAGTTTCGAGGAGAAGGAATACACCTTTGATGAACTATCACAAGATGCAAAGAATCATGCAATAGAGAACGAGAGAGGTTCATTGTATGACAGTATGGGTGATTGGTGGTACGAAGGAACAATAGAGGATGAAGCACAAAAACTAAGGGATGAGGGATTTGAAGATGTTGATATACAATTTTCAGGATTCCACAGTCAAGGTGATGGAGCTTCATTTACTGGCAGAGTATCAGACATTAAACTTTTTGTTAAAGGCACTCTCGATATGAAAACCATGAGCGACCAGGTTTTAGATAACATTTACATCTCAGTGGTTAGAACAGACACCAGACACGTTCATGAAAACTCGGTTAGGTTTGATTGTGAAGTTGACGGTGAGGAAGAAATAGTTTTATTCAGAGCACCAGGTTCAAATCTAGATATAAAAATATCAATTCAGTCTCAGTGTGATAAAATAGAAGAAGTCGGAGCACCTTGGGTCAAGAGTAGATGTAAGGAGATATATGAAAAACTCGGTAAGGAGTACGACAGCTACTTTGAAGAGGAACACATAATAGCAGACATTAAAGCAAACGACTGTAAGTTTGACGAAGACGGAGATTTAATTTAAAGCACATCAAAAAGATGTGCTTTTATTTTTTTATTCCGAAATGATTTCATATATTTGCAATGATAATTATAATTGTAACTATGAAACACTTTCTGGATAACCTAAACATCTTCCAAGATAGAAACGACGGAAAATTAAAATTGCTACCAAAATTAGACGGACTATCTGCTTCTTACACACCATATTCTGAATCATATAAAAGCAGATTACCAGAAATGCTTGCTTCAAGAACGGACAGTCAAATTAAAAGATTCGAAACGGAAGCAAGAGGTAACCTCGGCAAGGGTCTAAGACCGTACACTCTAGGAAAATACGATGAATTAAACGAGATCGCGGAACCAGATGCGGAAAAACTAATTGCAAAATATGTTGCTTTAAAACTTAGAAACCCAACTCCGGTTATACTTTGGCATTATCCAAGTATGGTTAAATTAGCTACACCACATATGATTTCAAGGATTGAGAAAATTCTTGAGTATGAAAAAACTAAAGCAGATTTATACCAAGCTATAGAGGATCTTGAGCATAGTCACAAAAGATACCTAGAAGGAAACGAAAAAACTATAGAATCAGTTCTTAAAAAAGGACACAATCTCATGATATAATGGAAAACGAAAACGATTACTATTCCTTTGCAGACCAATATGGTAGTGTTAGAAATGACGGAATAAGAAGATATGTTACTTATGACGGCGAAACATCAAATGTGATTAGGGATAGAGGAATAGATGCTCTGCAAGCTATGCGAGAGGAAATTGAAAGATCATCAAGAATAAGTTTAGTCGATGCAGCTGCTTTAGCACAAATACAGGCATATGGAAACGAGCACAGAATGAGGATGGAAGCGAAAAAACCGGACTGTGTTCTTGACGATGTTTTGATGAATCTAAAAAGAGGACTAAAACCTTATTATCAAGAAAGACTCGATTACTACATAGGTGAAGTTGATTCCAATAAAGGGTGCTATATAGAATATGAACCAGGAATGGAATTGTTACCGTCACAAAAGGTGGAATGGTTACTGACAAAAACTGTTGAAAAGATAAATGCTCTATACGAATCTAAGAAAAAAGCATATCACGATAAAATAAATGCTGAAAAGATATACAAGGATAAAATAGAAAGTTTAGAAAAATCGATAAAAAATTATAAAACGAAGGGACACGACCTTATGATATAAAAAAAATATCAAAATAAATTTTTTTAATAAAAAAGAATTTCCTACATTTGCATAACAAATAAAAAAAATCATGAGAACCCTAAATATTTACACATTTTCAGAATTGTCGGAGGAAGCCAAAAAAAGAGCAATTCAGGACGTTAGAGAGGAGCTAAAAGAGAATACTCCTCATGAACTTGTGTTCGACTGGGCTATCGATGATTGCTGGTTATTCGAACCAAGCGAGCAAGTTATGAAGGAAACTTTTGGCGATCAATACTTGGAAGATCTTGGTGACGATTTCCTTATGAAGAATTTGAGAAAGGGTATTTCTCACAAAAATGGTAATCTTAACGTCACACAGGCACTAAAGATAAACAATCACGATATGTTTAAAACGTGGTTGGGTATTCCCAAGATCATTCAGAGATATGTTAACTTTTCAGTGATAGGTTCTGACGAAGATCCATCAACTTTGGATTTTGAAATTCTTTTACCTAATTACGATCCCAGATCGTTAGCAATAAAAGGTTGCTCTGAAAATGCAGTTAAGTTATTTGACACCCACATGATTTATGTGGAGGGAAAAATCATAAACGGTATAAGAGAGTATTTCAATGACGATAATTTAGAGCAAGCCATACTCTCCAGCGATCGTTATGAGTTTTTAGAAAATGGCAGATTATACAACAGCTAACCAATTAAAATTAATAAACATGGAAAGACTAAGAGGTAAAGTAAAAGCGGATGTTCCTACTATCGCAGAGGCTCCTGCTAGAAAAAAGTACGAAAAAGCTCCAAAATGCGAGACTAACACGGAAACAAGACCGTTGGATGTTTTGATTAGAGAATTCGAAGCTTCGGCTGGCAATTTTGATGAATTTCACACAACCATGAACGGAAGAGAAAAAATCCTATTCAAAGGGTATATCCATTCAATGAGAGAGGTTAAAGCTTAATTTTTTATTGCTAAACGAAATTTTTGTGATTTTTTATACTAGAATAAATATATAAAAAAACCAATCAATATGGCAGCAATAAGATTTGTATGTAGAACCGATAACAAAGCAAAACACGAGGAGGTTAAGAATAGAACATACCTTGCTGGTGGTGCTATTGTAAGAGAAAAAATATACAGAGACACAAGTTCTGTATTTGAAGCAGAGATGGAAATAGTTTCCGAGGGAGGTACGCTTTATAGAGAAGCTAAAGAGTTAGACTTAGTAAATAAAATCAATATCATAGAGTAATTATGTACGAGGATGAAGATGATGACCTAGGAGATGACATCAACGGGTATTTAAGAGAACAAGCTAGAGAGGTAGCTGAAAGACAGAGAAAAGAAACTCTTAAGAATTTTATAGACGGTTGTTATGTTGCATACGATATGCTTACTCGAGAGGGTGCAAAGGCAATGGAGGGTAGCAACGAGGAATCCATAGGAAGTGCAATCAACAGAATGACTGCTCTATTTCTAGAAAGAGAAGAGTATGAAAGATGTGGATTTCTAAAAAGATTTGTTAGTGAACACATGCCGGGAAGAGAAGTTGTCCCGGATCCACAGGTTATTAAAGAACTTAAAGAACTTGAAGCAGATGGCTACTACTAAAAATTCAGGAGGTTATACTTCCAGTAAAACGAGAATACCAAAAAGCATGCCGTGTAAATTATGCGGAGAAAAAGTCAAAAACGTTGACGAAAAGGCTACAGCAGTAACTTGTTACAAATGTGTAATCAAGTTATGCAATAAACCAAATTTAAAATAACCCATAAAGAATGGACCCAAAAACGGAAGCTCTGTTATCAGAATATGACAGCGTGGTTAAGAAAACAGCTAGAAGCGTGTATTTAAAAGCTGAAGCTCTTAAATTAGAATTAGATTCAAGTATTATTAATCCGGAGGATAAAAATACCATTATGCTACATTGTATAGCAATGTTAGTAAATAAAGCATCTAAGTAATGGAAAGAGAAACTAGAAAAGATATTATTTTTAATATTATAGAAAAATACTATCAAGCTAACAAAAAGCTCGACAAATCAGGTTTACGTGAGCATCTTATGAGCAATCAAATTGATCTTAGTGAAGAAGTACTCGATGAAAGAATAAAACATTTTAACAATGAAACTTCTAAAGCTAATAAAGAAAAAATTAAGAACTCTTAGAAAAAGATACATCTTAAAAAAGTGTATAGAGAAGGCTGGAGGTAAGGATTTAAGGGACACCTTAAGAAACGAAAGGCTCCAGAAAATAAGGACTCTCAAAAGAGCAGAAATAAATTCTCTGGTTAATAGTTGGAAGCTAAAGGAAATAAGTCCACCAACAGAGGAAGAGTATTACAAATTCTTTTTTGAGACCTCACTAACAATTGATTATATTAATTCTGTTATCAAAAAATACTGGAGAAATCCCTGATATATAGGAGAGCCCAATACCTTAAGAGAGGTTATCGGTAAATAAGATGCCTCTCTTTTTTTATAAAAAAATAATAAAAATATTTTTTTTATTCGATTTTTATATTTATATTTGCCTAACAATTAAAAAAACATAAAAAATGAAATACTACGGAATAGCAAGCGCAAACGGAATCGAATCATTCCTACCAGTTCCATTCAGTGCAAAGACTGATACATTTGCAGCTGATCCAAGAGAGTTATCTCTTATGGCATTAACGGTTAATGCTAATAGACAAAGACATTCTGTTCTTTTCATGGTTGATGTTGCAACAGACGTAGCAAAAGAAATCAGAGCTCTTGTAGCAGACGGAGACGTTGTAGAAGCATTAATCATACTGAAAGAGAAAGCAAAGTCAATAAGCATCATGCAATCTCCAGGAGCGGAAAAAAGTTGGAACCTTATACCTAACAAGGACCTAGATCCTTTTAACGGAAAATAAAAATGGCGCAAAACATTCACGTTGGTGATGATTTCAGAACAAATCCTCTAAGTTTAAAACCTGGAGGGTATGATGTTACTGTTATCTACCAAAACGGTAAGTCCTTCACTTACGACAAAATCAAAAACCCAGCAAACTACATTACTAGGATCTCATCAAATTCTAAATACGGTCAGATAGTAGAAATCCTTATAGACGGAAATTCAACCTGGTCTATAGAGAGAAGAGGAGAGACTAACGAATTTGGTATAAATCTATAATCTATGAAAGATATAATTGGACCCATTTTAAAAAATGGTAAGGATAAAAAGAACATAGGTTTAATCCTACTTGGATTAATTGCAGTATTAGCAGTAGCTATTTGCTTACCTTTATCATTAGTTCTTGGATTACAATGTATAGGATTTCCAGTACAACTAAGCTTAAAAAGCTGGTTTGGAGCAGTTCTTATAATTGTATTTCTTAAAGCAGTTTCGGTCAATAATAAGGAAACACTAGAAAACAAATAAAAACGAAATTGTGTTGTTGAGTAGTTGGTTTGTAACCAATGATCAGCCTGGGGATTGGGTTTATTCTTGAATCCCCTAATTTTTTTACTATGGGAAAGAAGAAAAAAGAATCTATTATTATGTGCGGAGGTTGCTATAACGATCTAATCGAGGATCAAATCAAAATAGCCACCATGAACGTTAATCCAGAAAGTTCAAAAAATGGAGTCTATGCCAGAAATCTTTGTCCAAAATGTTTAGAGTCCGATTACTACAAATCTAGAGTTCTCTCAGTGGAACCATATAGAAAATTTAATTAATAAATTATTTTTTTATTTGAAAAGGATTTCATATATTTGCAATGTAATTAAAAAACAAATAGAATGGGACTAGATATAATGGCAATCAGTAATCTTGAAAAGAAAATCAAGATGGACCCAAGGGTAAAAGTTCTTTCCTGGCAAATAAGACCTAAGGTAAAAGAAACTAGGATCAAGATAGATGTCACACCCTACGGATCAGAACATGGTGGATTTAACAAGTGCGAGGATATGGAAGGTGGTAAATACGCAGAAACTGATGCAACGGTGGAACATCACTTCAGAGCAGGTAGCTACGGAGGTTATAACACATTCAGAAAATATCTTTCCAGAGCTTTATGTGGTGTTGAACCAGAAGCTATATGGGCTACACCAGAGGATTTTAAAGCTGCACCAATGTTTGAGATGATAAATTTCAGCGACTGTGAAGGCATTTTAGGAACGGGGATTTGTAAAAAAATTCACCCACAATTTGTTGAAAATAGAGAGAAATTTGAAAACTATCTTAAGGAGCAATTTGGTTATGACGAAAATGAAGTAAGATGGCAAATGTCAACCTATGACGATTTCACAGAGGCATTTAGATTGGGAGCAGAAAATGGAATAGTAGTTTACACGTAATGAAACTAATAACAATAAAAATACAAACAGTACTAGGGGAAAATGAAGAGTTTGATGATTTATTTTTCCAATATTTGGATGAGTACTCGATAGATCGTAATGTGCTACCAATAGAGGAGGGTGAGGCATACCCAATGGTTGAATACACATCAGGACCAATTGCTTTAGGTAACATGCTTAGAGAAAGATTTGGCTATGACAGATACGAAATAGAGGAGAAATTTCCAGAACTAATCGAATAATACAATTCCGCCAGAATTGCTATTTGTTTTGATTGATTACAAAGAAAAAGGTCTGATTACTCAGACCTTTTTTGATTTTATTTTGTTCCAGTTGAAAGTCCAAATGCTGCCTGAGCGTCCTTTGCATTAACGTCTCCTCCATCCTCGCCGAAAAATTTTCTAGCCCCACTTACTATTTTACCCAGTAATCCTCCAGGATTTTCCTTTGCATCTTTCTCATCATTATTAGAAGTTGCAGAGTCACCTCCGATAATATCATCTCCAGGTAAACGTCTTTCTGCATTATCCTTACTAACATCAATCATATCTTTCTTAACAGCTTCAGTGAAGCTATTATCAAAATCGCTACTTCTGTCCGGGAAGTAATCTATAAATCCAAGAAGACCGTCAACTAGGACAGATCTATTATATGCACCTACACCCTGTCCGTCTTTTAGTCTAACATTACCCTCAATTGTTGTGAATTTCTTACCGTTATAATCAACACTAGTAACTATTCCAGCATGACCACCACCCTCTCTTTTTGCAATCATTATTTGACCAGGTTTAACTAGAGAAAAATTAGATCTTGCCTGATCTGCAGTTATCTTTTTACCCCCGGTTTTTTCCCATTCCTCCAATGCAGAACCAGTTTTATATACTGGATTGGTGATTCCACTTTTTTTACTGAACTCGTCAAAAATATAGTAAATGAAAGCCATACACCAAGGCTGACCGTCACTTATTCCTACTGATCTCTGAAATTTATTAACATCGGAACCACTATTGTTACCGACCTCCTTCGCTTTTATATTATTTGATATAACCTTAGCTAGCTCAGATCCAGCTCCTGATGGATTATCTAATTTGAATCCGGAGTCTTCATTTATAAATTCATTGAAACTCTTTAATCTTTCCATATTTATTTGTATTTTGTCTTCTATATATCAAAAAAATATTCCTTATAATTTTTTTATTTAAAAAGAATTTCATATATTTGCAATGTAAATCAATAAAACAAAATAAAAATGGCAAAAATACAAGAAGAGGAGCACATCCTCATAGCAGTAAGAGGTTCACTTAACGAGGAAGTTAGAGTTGAAACAATTAAAATCTCAGAGAAGGATGAGGAATTTGAGGCCGATGGTTTTGAAGACTTTGGAGAATATGCAGACTATGTTCTAGAGAACTCTGCAGGAGAATACGAACAAGGATTTTGTGCAGTTCTAACAATCAATGCAAGCCAGAAAGATGAACTTATCAGAAAACTTGGTGGATTTACTAGAGAAGACATGGAGTTCTCATTCAACGCTGGAGGTAACCACAGAGAGGAATCAATAGAATTTGACATGGATGAAATCGAAGAAATCACTGAACCAAATTTTGTGGATTGGATGGCTCAGGAGTTTTCAGAGGAAACAGAATAATAAAGACTATATAAAATTAAAAAGTCCGATATTGCTATCGGACTTTTTTATGCGGTTAGTGTTTTGTTTATATTGTTTATTGTTGATGTTAATTTTCTTTCGTAATCTGGAGCTGAAGCATATCTCTGATTGTTTACATTAACAAACTTTTTTAATAACTCAGGAGCAGTTTTATTCTGGGAAGGAACCACATAACTCTTAGCCATTGTTCTATAGTAAGCATCGATACCAGATTGCCAATCATTATGGTTAACAACTGCACCGCTATCAACATTACCAACATTGAATGGATTTTTAGTTCTGATTGGTTTATTTGATGTGTCTCTACTTAAACCACCCTCCAACGTTAACTGAGCTAAAGCAAGTTGTGGAGGAATATAAGCACCGTGATCCATCACGGCCTTTTTCGCACCGAGGGCTAGCATTTCACCTTTTATTGGGGATGATGGATTAGTTTTATCAATCCATTTTTGAGCAATATCAGCATAAGCTTTAAATCCTTCAGAAGTTTTAAGATCCAACGGTGTAAAAATGCTTCCGTCATTAACATTATTTAGACCCAAACTCTTAAGAGCTATTTGATCCGCGGTGTCAGGAATGTCAAGATTCAAAGAACCTGTTCCGGTGGTATCGCTATCTGATTTAGCATTAAGTGCATTACTAATTAATAAGGCAGGGTTAAAATCCATCTCATTAATAAAGTCACCAAAAGATTTTATGTTGTTCATATCTATTTGTATTTTATCATCTATATATCCAAAAAATATATTCAATAATTTTTTTATTTGGAAATGATTTCATATATTTGCAACGTAATCAATAAACAAAATAATGGAATCAGGTACACTACAATTTTGGACAACTGGCGAGGCCTATATGGGCTTAATGAACGACTTTTTTAGATCTGGAGAATTTGAAAAATATCATCAGCTGCTTGGGGATGGCAACTTAGACAGAGCACAAAAGATGATGGCATTCAGATATAGAATGGTCCTAAGTGGGGACACTAGAACGGAGGAGGGTTTAAGCTGTTCTTTTCTACCAGAAGAGCCAAAAGACTTCAATAAAACACTATATTATGCTATTAGAACAGCTATCGTTGCAGCTAATAGAAAACATGATAGATGGAACGATAAAACTCTGGAAATAAGAGAGATTGCTAAATCCGGCTACCGAGATATTGTTACTCTACTAGAATATTTTCCAGTTGAGGAAATCTATAAGAGATGCTACAAATACATCATAGAGGAGGAAGGTTATACGTTAACCACTCTCTACGATGCAATAACTAAAAATGACCATACAATCTCGGGTCTTCTAATGAGAAACGGTGAGTTTGCTCAATGTGGTTACCAGGATCACATCTCACTGTATCCATTTCTTGTTCAACTTGGACTTGTAGAGGGTGAGGACAGATTGGATTGCGATGCAGTATCAATATCATCTAATATGTTATGTGGTGCTGCTGCTTTTGGGTTGGAATCTCTACATTTTGACCTTAATAAAAGGTATCATCTCAGTGATGAGCAGATGACAGAGTTATGGCGACTTAGAGAATATCATCTACAGCACTACACTAGCAATGAGAAAAGATCAGTATCGGAAGGAATTCGTGAATTTTTCTGCTACAAAGAAGCAATGGGTGCTAAGTATGGCAACATTATGTTTCTAAAAAGATTTTTTCCACATATCAAAACATGCGAGGTTTCCAAAGATTTCAGACCAGATTGGAAAGCCAACTTTGTTAGAACCTCACCAAAATATTCAATTCCTGGTCTTCTACATAGTATTAAAGCTAACGACGAGCAAGAAGCACATAATGCTGTGCTACAAATCCAGAAAGACTTCGAAAAACATAAGGAAGTTCGGGGAAGAAACAATATACATTGGTTCTATCAGGAGTACTTGGAAGGGGAGAACGGTGTACTCAATTGCATAAAAACAACGGAGGTTAGCCGTGGATATGCAAGAGAATATGCTAATCTGATGGAATATGACATAAAGATAGCATGTAGCTCGGTTCAAGGTGACATTGTGGGTGGTAAGAAATCAAGCTTTGAAATAAGTTTAGACGATCAATCAGCACTAAGAAAGATTGCTAGAGAACTTGCAACCACTTTCGAGGAAGACATCCAGCTAGAATTTGTAAGAGTTGCTGAGGGTGACATCAGAATAGTTCAATTCAGAACCCTGAAGGGAAGTCCACAGGTAAACTTCGAACCACAGAAGGAAGAGTTGGAAAAAGCTATAGTGATTGGTAAAACTTTCTGCAAACCGTACTACACAAATAATGGCGACGAAATAAACACCAACGATATTCTGGTTGTTGAAGAGGATTGCGAATCAGAAGCTCTATTGGGTAAGAAAGCACTTATAGTTGAGAATGACACAAACTTCTCGCACATTCTCGCACTATCCAAAGCCCTAAATATTCCATCTATATACGGCACAGGTAAGGTTGATCTACCTAAGGACAAACAGGTTTGGTTTAATACAGGATATGGTACGGGGTATGTAAAAATAATCACCAAATAATTTTTTTATTCGAAAAGGATTTCTTATATTTGCATATCGATTTAAAACAAATGGACATGAAAAATTTTGTATATCTAGTAAAGAGTAAAAACAAGTTAATAGTAACTTCCATGGCTGTTAACAATCCGGACTATATCGTTTTACTCGCATCGGAAGGACCACAATCATTTGAATACTGTAAAATGTATTGCTTAGGTTCCATGACTGGGAATCAAGTTGGAACTAAATTCAATAATTCAATCTCTGATTTTCAATAGTCATATGGAGCTAAATGAAGGCATTTTAAAGGCTATTGACTCTTCGGTAATAGTATTGGATCAATACCAACCTAGAGACACGTATGGAGTGTTCTATAAAGGTAAAAGAGTACAAGTTGATGGAGCTAAGAAAGTATACTACACAAAAAATGCTGCCAAGAAAGCAGTTTACAATTTAGTCTTCATGACTTTCTGGCAAGGTGAGTACTGGCAGTCCTGTAGTAGACAGATAAAAGAAAGATCCGGGGTTGATGTTGACTTTAGCGCAACCATTGCTATTCTACCACAGTACGGAAAAACTGACAGATTCAAAGATCCGGAGACAATCAGAATGTTTAAAGCTCTCAGAGACGAGCTACTGAAAAAAGAAATATTCACAATAGTAAAATTCTAATTATGAGAATTACATCTAAAGACCTAGTAGGTAAAACAAGAGGAAAAGTAAGGGACTGGATTTGTGAGGAGGTATTATCTTCTTTGACAGATGAAACCATCTATTCACCAACCCAAAATGATGAGGATGGTCACGTCTACGAAATCAAACTTGTCATTAACGGGATTGAGGTTGAACCTAAACTTCTACAAAGGTTATACGATGGAATAGAAAAAATAGTTGATGACGAAGCTGCAATTATTGCTGACAATAAATTGAAGGATGCACTAAGCAGCATAGATACACTTCACGAAGTCATCAAAGAAGCAGAGTATAAAATTAGAGACAAATTTAACATCGAAGATAAAGAATACTAATTATGAAGCTATACGTACCTGAAATCGGAGATCGTCTAAGACTAACAAAGGATTGGACATTCACTTTACATTACGAGCACAGAAACTCAAGTCTATTGGAGCATTTTGGTAAAAGTTTCCAATACAGAAGCGGGACTACAAATCAGGATATTGTGGTTACCCTGCCAAAAGATACAGTACTGAAAGTTGATAGAATCTACATCAGAAAGGGATTGGAGGAATGGTCATCGATAAGCTTCTATGCTGAGGGTATAGGAACGGGAAGTGGTGCTTTCGGTAGACCTAAGAGTGCTAGATTTTGGGCTAAACTTTCGGATTGCAATAACATAGAGTTTGAAATCGAAGAAACGAAGGATGTTACTAAACCTTCATTGAGCTTCTCCAGCGTCCAAGATATAAGAAAAAACACTTCAACCACTTCATTAACTAGAAAAGAACCAGAACCAAAAAGAATTTCATTCAACTCTGTCGTCTACGCTGGTAAGAATTGGAGAAATCATGTGGAGAAATATAATGTGGTTACTAGCTACACAGAAAGCTACGTTTATAAATCAGAAGGAGTTAACGGAGGTCTCTTTGGGATGGGTAGAAATACCATCTATTACTTCGACGTCAGAAGACCAGATCTTAAATATAGTTTATCAACCATCGAAGGGGATTTTATCGGAGAGTACGGAACTCTTGCTGCACTTAAGAAAGCAGCAAACGAGCACTATAAAAATAATTGATAAATAATTTTTTTATTTGGAAATGATTTCATATATTTGCCATATAAATCATTAAAAATCAAATATATGATAACCATTATCAAGGACATTCCAGTACATAAATTAACAGAGCACAAAGACTATGTTAACCATCTTTTCAGAAATTCTAGCGGAGTTTATAACATCTGCAGAAATGAAGAGGACGTTATTAAATCAAACCAATGGTTTAGTAATTTACCAAAGAGAGCAATATTGGTTGACGAGGATCTAACAATAGAGGCTGGAGACAAATTTGTTGCAAGGGCTACTAATAGATCATTGGATGGTAAGATCTTCAAATTTATAGGACCAACAGAGGGTGGAGAGGACATCATAGACGTTGAGGACGAGGACGGAAACATTCTCGTTTCAACCATCTACTTATTGGAAAATTCATTAAAGATAGTTAGAGAAGCCACGATGGAGGATCTTGAAAATGTTGCTAATGCTAAGTGTGCAATCCTTGAGATTGAATAATTATTAGATTTTAAAAACAAAATATTACAAAATGAAAAAAGTATTTAGTTTAATGCTATTAGTATTAATGATTGCTGTAACGGGATGTTCCAGCAATAACGATTTCAACAAGGGTAAAAAACTTCTTGAGGATCAAGGTTACACGGACGTGGTAAACACAGGACACACGTTCTTCTGCTGTGACGAGAAAGACACATACTCAACCGGTTTCAAATGCAAAGACAAGCAAGGGAATGAAGTTAAAGGGTGTTTTTGTTCAAGTCTAACTAAAGGGGTAACTATCAGATACGAATAGTTATGAAAGTTAAGGCATCCATAGATGCAGGCTTAGAAACCACAAAATCCATAATGGAGCACGTCATACCAAATCACAAGTTTGACGGTGATCCTAAGCAACTTCAGATCAGCATCCATCCACAGATTGCAAATGCTATGTTTGCAAGGGATAAAGAAGTTCTTGAGCTGGAAAGGTTGACAACTCTAATAACTCTAGCGAGAACATTGGATGACGAGAATCTACACAAGGCATACGATGCACTAAATTATCAAATAATTAAAAGAGTAGAATAGCACATGGACGATCAATTAAGAGAGCTACTCAATGAGCTTAACAAGCACAAGAAAGAACAGGATGAGCTATCATCCAAAGTTCTAGAAATACTCAAAGGAGCTGACAGAGTTAGCGTTATGCCCGAGGTGCTGTGCTCCATATTCGAATCACTGGAACATGAAGGTGACATGAATTTTCAGAATCTAATAATGTATTGGGGATTGGAAAGATACGTTTCCAAGAAAGTTACTGCTCAGATTGAAAATATAGGAAAGCTTTATGACCACTGTGTGAAAGAAAACTACACACAGGATAACACCTGGCATTGGGGATCTGGAGACAGAACAGTCTGCTTCATACCATCAGAAACTAAGAAAATACTTCTCTTCGAGAACCAGAACATCCAGTTTGTTTGTGTGGTTGATCTAGGAAGACTTGGAGATCTACATATTAGAAAGGTTTATCCCGATTTATTCAACGAGTACTCGGGATATGGTTTCTATAGCCTCGGAAGCTTTGGTGATGTTGATCATCTAAGAGAAGGTTTAAAGGGAGAAAATGGTTTAGAAATAGCTGTTGCAAATCTAACTGGGAAATATAAGGAATGGTCAAATTCAATTTCTGGTGTTAAATATCCATGCAGAATAAGTCTCAAAAGTATGATTGAAGACGACTTCTCCGCACCAAATAGAGCATTTGACTATGGCGATAACAGGGACGAGGGCTACATTCTTTCAGTAAAGTTTATGGATAGATGCGAAGTTAGTGACTATTACCAAGCAGCATATGTTTTCTATGATGTTATTGGAGCTATAAAAGAAATGGAAGAAAATAATCATGAGTAAAATAACATTTGACGAGTTCTGTAATATGATATGCGATGGAATGTACGATCCAAAATTTCCATTGGAAGTTCAGTGTTCAGGATACAAGAACCTCAGAAAAATGGTAATTGAAAATATTAGACCAGCATCACTGGAGGAGATGAAGAGATGGGAAACCAATCCAACACCAGAGGAACTCTGGGCAGTTCCTGATATTAAATATCTAAGATTTCTACATTTTAAGCTAAGAGAATACATCGTGGAAAATTGGGACGATATAATGAAGCTACACTTTTGTAGATTTGAATTTACTAAAATTAAATAGGTATGAGAAAGTATATAAATCTGGAGAACGTTAATAAGCCAAAATACTTTGTTGCTGGTGAAGTACCTATAGATGATTTTGTTTCCATTATGGACACACTATTTGCTGCAGAACCTAAGGACATAAGAAGATCCAAGGTGATGAAAGGGAGAAAGGCTCACTGGTATAAACTAGTAATAGATGGAAATCTTACTTGTCCGGTTACTGGTCTTAAAGCAGAGTATTGCAGACTAGATATTCAAAAACATCCAAATCCAAAGGTCGAGGACACATATCACTTTAACTTCTATAGTGCGGACGGAGACCTATTTACCATAGATCATAAAACTCCACTTTCACAAGGAGGTAGAGACATTTACGAAAACGTTCAGCCCATGATTGCAGAATTCAATTGGGAGAAAGGAAGCGAACTAATATACACATAGTCATGATACTATCTCAAAGAGAAGCTAAGCATTTCATAGACATTAGGGTTCTCAAGAACTCACATCGTCCAGACTACATCATAGGAAAACTGGAGAACAAGATTGAGGAATGGAAGGCTGAAAAGTTTATTCTTGGGATGACTAACATCTTCGATATGACCTCAGAGGAAACCGCAAAGCACAGGGAACTTACCTGGCTTATAGAGCACGGTGAAAGCGTTGTTACCAGACATCAGATTTCCAAATGGACTCGTAAAAGACCCACACCTAAACCTAAGGTTTGTGGGTGTTGCGGAAAATAATCCTCCAAATATTTTTTTATTTAAAAAGGATTTCATATATTTGCCTTGTAATTAAAAATCAAAACACAATGGCAACAAACAGAACCCACGCTTACGATCTACTTCAGAAGCTAACTAACGACATGGACTACTCACACGAGGAGATCCTTGATTACCTTATCAGCAATCATCTTAGCGGAGACCAAGCTCTTGATGCAATGAGAGGATTCTTAGAAGACAAATCACTGGATGAAAATTTAATGCCGACGGACTAATGAGAAAGTTAACACCCTTCGGAGCTATGGTTATATCGATGATATTTACCATAATATGTGTGATAGTTGTTCTAATACACATTCATCAAAATTTTCCAACTTGTAAATAATTAGTCATGAAAAAGATACTATTAGGAATCAAAACAAACTCAGCTTCTTATTCATCAACCTCAAGTGAGGGATACAGCTGCGGCACAATGGAAGCTAGTCAAGTTGACATCGTCATGAGTGGAACTGAAGAGGAAATAAGAGAAGCAGTTTCTAAAAAGAGAGAAGCACGTAAGCAATTAGAAAAACTATCAGACAGAATAGAATTTCTAGAAGACTCTGAACGCTGGGAGGAAATAGACGAGGTTCGTGAGGAATTTGATAGAATTTCGCTAGAAACAAGAGAGGTCAACTACCCAAAATTAATCATGGTTGACGGAATAGAATTATAAAAATGAAAACAATAGTAGTTTCCTTACAGGAAAGATGGGCAGCCACGAGAGGGGTTGCTCATAAGAACAAAAAGAAGTACAGCAGAAAGGGAAGGGATCATTCCAGAACCCTATCTGCGAGAAAACTTCAACTTGAAGATTAGAAAATGATTACTAACCAAATCAGAAGCTTATGTATTACAAGTATAACAAAGAGATACTCGACTTCGAGAAATCTACAGCCCACAGAAAGCTAATCCTAGCATTAGTGTTTAGTGTTACATTATCCTTAATATTAGGATTTTTTGCATCGAAAAGAACAGACATCAGAAATCTAACCCCCGAAGAGAAGCTTATAGTTTTACGAGATAATAACAACTTTTCGGAGGACAGATTACTAGAGAAAATAAAGGCACTAAACTTTAAATTTCCAGACATAGTATTTGCACAAGCAAAACTGGAATCTGGAAACTTCAACTCAGCAATATTTCTAGAAAACCATAACATGTTTGGGATGCGGGAGGCCAAATTAAGGGCAAACCTTGCAAAGGGAACAAACAGAGGTCATGCCTTCTATGATTCGTGGGAAGACTCCGTTTTAGATTATGCACTGTACTATTCAACCTATCTCTGCAGAATTGACACAAAGGAGGAATATTTTGATTACTTACAGCAGAGCTATGCTGAGGACCCAACCTATGTCAAAAGACTAAAAACAATTTTATCAAAAGAAAAAAATAAAATTTCAAAATAATTTTTTTATTCAAAATCAATTTCATATATTTGCAAAGTAAATCAATAAAACAAAATAATTATGGCGCACACACCACCATCAGGGCTTAAGAAACCCATGAGCGAAGAAGCAAGACAAAGAATAGCAGATGCTGTAAGAGCAACAGCAGCCCGTAAAAGAGCAGAGGCTGGATTACCACCAATCGGTGAACCTAATGCTCCAGCTCCAGACTACATCGAAAGACCTCTGGAGTTGGTAAAGATGAGAGATCAGAATTTCTCTCCAGATCTATTCATTCCAATGAAAACCAGCAAGCCTGTCGATTTTCTATTTACCGACGACGGGGGATTACCAAAGGCATGTAATTTCATGGTTGTTGGGGATCCAGGTGTAGGTAAGACCACAGTCACCTTAGATATCCTGGCGGATCTAAATCTGGCTGGTTATAAAACACTATTCATCTCTGCGGAAATGTCACGTATCGACTTATATGGATACGTACAGAGATTTCCTAAATTCGGAGAGGTTGATATTCTTTTCACTGGGGAATACTGCGACAGCAACCCAAGAACCATTTTGGAACAAGCACTCAAGCCAGGTTATGATGTTGTACTTATCGACTCACTAGTGGAGCTACAGGAAGACATCAAAGAGGTTCTTCGTATGACAACTATAGGTTCAGAAAAATTAGTTATTGACATGATGCTGTCACACAACATGGCGGAGAATGATTCAAAGACACACACAACTTTTCTTGCCATTCAACAAGTAGGAAAAAATGGAATTTTCGTGGGGTCAAACAAGATAAAACACGCTGTTACGGGTATGCTTGAAATTAGAAGAGACCAGAAAGGTGGGGGTTCTTATCTTATGTTTGATAAAAATCGTAGAGGTTCAGTAAACAAGAGAATGTTTTATAATCTATCAGTCGATGGGGATGTTGAATATGATCTTAGACGTTTTAATAATGACGAAGATGCAAGGGATGCATTGGCACAGGAGAGAGCCATATTGGAGGGTGAGGATAAAAGTTTTGATGATATGTTCGGTACCAATAGACATCCTACCGATGACGATACAGATAACGCAATCTAAAGAAACAAAGGGATCGGGATAAAGTATAATTCATATGAATATCATATACGAAATATACGATCCAATAACTGGTAAAAAATACATAGGATCAAAGACCAACTGGAAAGGTCCAGGTACATATTACGGTTCGTCAAAAAATCAGGAAATGTTAGATATTATAAAGGAACGCAAATCGACTCTAATATTTAAAATATTAGAGGAGGTTGATTCCATAAGTAATATACTTGAAAGAGAGGAATATTGGCAGAGACTGTATGGAGTTGCAGAATCGGAAATGTATTGGAATCAAAGATACGCATATGCTTGGGGATTTTACATGACAGGAAAAACCCACACGCAGGAGTCAATAGATAAAATAAAAAAGAGCCACAATGATCCAAAGATGGTCAATCACCTTAGAGAAAAAGCAAAAGAAAAATGGGACGAAAAGAGGGAGAATGGCGAAGATTATTTTAGTCAGGAAGGAATGGATAATTTAAGAAAAGAGGGTGCTAAGGTTGGAAAATTTCCAAGAAATGAGGAATGGTCAAGAAAACATAGAGAGAGAAAATTAGGTTCCTCCAATACACCAGAAAGTAAAATTAAAGCATCTAAGTCACTAAAGTTAAAATATCTAAATGGTGAAATAGAAAATGCTTATGCTAAAAAAGTTATAGCAACATCAGAAACCGATGGAACAGAAACGGAACACAAGTCTATAACACAAGGAGCTATCTCAATAGGTTATAAAGCACACAACATAAGACAAGCCATTAAAACAGGAAAGCCATTAGGTGGGTTTTACTGGAAATTAAAGTAGCAACACCAAAAAGATATATAAAACATCCTAAATTATTTTTTTTATTCGAGGGAATTTGATATATTTGTAGGGTAATTAAAAAAACAAATTAAAAGAAAATTATGAGTAGATTTGAGACATTATCGCAATCTGTATTTGATTCAAAAGTTAAGGAAGCAATTGCAGTATCTCCTCTTCGTAAAGAGGTAAGTTTAAAAGAAGTTGAAATCGTAAAGAGCAACGTTCTTAGATACCAAGACAGAAACATTCCAATGGAGGAGGCTGCTTTCAAAGGTATCTGTAAAATCATAGGACTTCCTACTGGTTTTGACAAAACATTCTCTGAGGCTTTCGGGGACAAGGCAAGACAATCTCTAGTTAACAGACTAAAGGTTGCAGTTCAAGCCAAAGGTAAAACTACGGTTTCTTTGGTTATCAATCCTGAAACAAAAAGAGTTGTTAGTGTTCAACCAGATCCTAAGAACTTGGTGAGCAACCAAACATTCATCGATACCACATCTCGTATTATTGATAAATATGGTTTGGAAGTAAACAACTTCTCAATCGGAAACAACGGCGGAGTTATTGTTAACGCTTCTTCACCTAAGAATGCTTGGGGATTAGCTGGTTTAACCAATGAGGATCACTACGGTGGTGTATCATTTACAAATAGTCCAGACGCTGGATTTAAGGTTTCTCCATTCATGTACAGATTAATTTGTGCAAATGGTATGATTGGGACAGCTTTCAACGAGAGTATTTCTCTTGGTCAAATGGATGCTAAGACAATGGAAAGCTTTTGGGCACTGTTGAATGATATGGCAACCAGATCTTTCAGACCAACTCTCTTCGACGAAAAAGCTAGATTGGCTATGAACACTAATGCTTCACTTTGGGAGCTTCAAAATGCACATGATGTACTTAAAAGATACTCAAATGCAGAATACAAAGAATTGGAAGCTTGGGTTCCTCTAGTAACAACTAAAGAGGCATTCCACAATGCAAGAATTGACACATTCACTATGGGCAAAGATCAAATGAAAAATGCTAGAACTGGAGTTTCAGTTTGGGACGTTATCAATGGCTTAACTCATTTTGGATCATCCGATAATGGATTTAAGATTTCTGATTACGATTCTAGAAAAATCCAATACGAAGCTGGTGCATTACTTGCTAAGAAAAGCTTTGATATGGCTAATCAAGTTAGATCGCCATTCAATGAAATTGAAACTAAATTCGGAGCCACCTGGCAAAAGAATTAATATTTGGTCAACATAACGTTAAGTTTAAACCTGCTGTTCTCACCAGCAGGTTTTTTTGTGGGTTTTTGCTTCCTTGATTCCTCACACCGTTGCCGACGGTGTTCAGGATGTGGAAAATATATCGGGAAATATTTTTTTATTCGGAAAGAATTTCTTATATTTGTAAAAAGATTTATTGAATGTTAAAAGAATCAAAACTATACAAAACCTACATCAGATTTAATAAGGACGAGAAGGTCTTTGAGGAGATAGTTCTAGACAGAACACATCAGGAAAGATTCGAACGTTTTAAATCTCGACTCGAATTTTGTGTCTCTGTTGGGGATTTAGTTAGGGTTAGAGATGGTAGTGGAAATTTAGATTTTGATGATGGAAAGAAACGATTCGGCATTGACGAGCTATTCAAACAGAATCCAGCATTAGTCATCGAGACTGGTCTTTCTTTTATAACAGAACCCATGGTGGGAATAGGTGAGAGCTCCAGATACGTCCTGGATCTACTTCTTCTTTTTCCAGAAGGGGAAAGAGTTTACACGTCGACCACCTTTGTGGAACCGACTAATGATGATGAATGGAGATATTACGGAACAACATGGCCAAAATGGGACAGAATCAGATAGGGGTCATCAAAAATGATATTGAGTTCGATTACAGACTCGATGATCCCTATGCTGGGATTATATTTGCTACCCTACGCAAGGGTGAATTTGTTAAACTCAGTAATCCAAGAATTGGTAACTTTGATACTGTTTACTATGATGGTCTAATAACGGAAGGAGAGCACAGTGGGGTGGTTTTAAATATAGCAGATTATGATGTTGACATAATAGACACAACATGGAAAAAGATCAGATAGCAATATTAAAAAACTCTAGACTTATTAGATCAAGTAATGGATATGTGCTATGGAAATCAGGAACTGGATTGATAGCAACCAAGACAAATTTTGAGGATTTGTACATCGTAAACACACTAGAGAATAACGTTTTACATTGTTCAATATCATCAGCGGAGATAATAATATTAGAATGGGTAAATAAATGGAAAAGACTAAGATAGGTGTTTTAACACAGAAACTGGTCTTCCAAGAAAAATGTGGGGAAACTTTCAAAGAGATCACGTGGCATAAAGGAACCATAGTGGAGATATACGAATGTGGAGAAAATATTTACCATAAGACCAAAAGACTTCAGTATCAAGAAAGTGATAAGGTAAAAGTTTACTACTGTAACGAATGGAAGTTTACCATGATAGCTAAACACCGGATAGATGTTATGGAGGTGGATGATATTAGATGGGAAAAAATATTAAGCAAAGATTAAAGATTTTAAAGTGATACAAGCAAATGACGTGCATATAGCGGTTCTTAAGGAGACATTTAGGACAACCAATTATCAATCAGGTGGATTTATAACATGGAACGAAAATGAAGCAGTACAGGTCAAGCATAATGGAGTTGACGGATCACCGCTATGGTACTGTTTAAAATTGGATGAGTCTACGGATGTTGACATTGATGAATTCATATATAATGGTCTTGTAGCTGCTTCGAGCCAGTTGGATTTTATAGAAGTTAATTGGGTAAATGTAAATGGGATCAACAGATAAATTAGGAGTAGTTAAAAAAATTCGATGCATCCATATACAGAAAAGATCTTATATGGGAGGAAGGAGAGATTGTTTGGATTGGTGGCGAAGATTAATAGATGGAATCCAAATAGAATTTAAACGAATAAGGTGATTGATATGGATGAAATACAGGCAAATGACGTGCGTATAGCGGTCCTTAATAAGGCATTTAAGACAACCAATTATCAATCAGGTGGATTTATATCATGGAACGAAAATGAAGCAGTACAGGTCATAAAACACGGTGGAAGGATGAGTATGCACCTATGGTGCTGTATAAAAATGGAAGATCCAGTAATTGGACTACATAGAAATAATCTACCAAAAAATCTTATTGTTTCTAGGAGTCATTTGGAGTTTATAAATATGGAGTTTATAAATATAAAAAACGAAGGTGGAACCAACTGATAGATTAGCAATTATAAAGACAGAATTCGAGACATCCATATATGGGAATGAACTTATATGGAAAGGTGGAGAGATTGTTTGGATTGGCGGGGAAGATGCTATAACTGGTATGGTAACTATTTGCAAATTTGACAAGCCATTTGCAACATACGTTCCGAAAGATTCGGTTGATGAATTCATAATAGAATGGCAAAATATTGGATGATGGAAACTACCAAATATTTAGGTACATTAACAAGATCACTGGTATCGCAGGATTTAGGAAAGGATAAGATTCTATGGGGTGAGGGTGAAACAGTTATAGTAAAAGAAATTGACGGTAATCCAGAATATTTCAGGATAATCAAACTACAAAACACATTAGGAAATATGGTAGTGCCACACTCAGCATTCATATACTACAGACCAGACTGGGTCAAATTAAGGTAAAAATATTTTTTTATTCAAAAAGAATTTCTTATATTTGCATATCAAATCAATCAAAATGCAAACAGCAACACTTAGAAGATCGGTTTATACAAAATTTGGAGGTTATTACCCTAAGGGAGCAAAGGTGGAGGTTGATACAATTGATATGGCTAATGACAGGGTATCAATAAAAAAACTAAACTATGAAGGTCCGATAAGGGTTTCACTTAAACCTAAGGATTTAATTTTCAATATAAAATGGAAACAACTGACATGATATTTAGCAATTCCTTTTATGGAGCATTTCCTGACATGAAAGGGGAATTGATGCGCAGAAAAGAGCTTGAAGAAAAATTAGACAGAAAAAGAGGAGAAAATTTTATTAATAAGGGTGATTCGATTTCACATTTTCTAATGAAGGATTTCATTATAAACGATGATGGAACGGAAAGACCTATAAAACTCAAAGATATATGCTTCGGAAAACCATTTCAGGGTTTAATTCCATCAAGACCCAGCATTTATGCTGTAACTTCAGTTCATTATGTAGCTGGTTACAAAATAGTTATAAAAAGATTTCAGGACACTTCAGACGACATCATTTGGTATGAAACACCAATAGACCATTACTACTGCAAAATATCAGAACTGGAGGGAGTAATACACGAACATCTACTCGAAGCAATACAAAGGGATTCAACATGGAACAGAGTAAAATAGGATTCTTTATAATCAGAACGTTCGACGATCTTGTGTTTACTAGAGACGATTTTAGTGGATATCCTGATCAGTACACTGTGGAGATGCTAGAAAGAATAACCCCATTCAGAGCAAGAATGAAATTCGAAAAGGAGTTTGGAGGAGATGACACGGAAGCTAGTGTGATCTATGGGGCATCAACATACTCAACCAAAGGAAGGGATGGGGAATATGACACATTTGAGGTTTGGTATTCGGATGAGGATGAACCTAGAGGTTACGAAACCAAGGAACAAATAAATGCAGAATTTCTAAGAAGGAGTTTAAATAAAACATCACTGGAGTTATGAAAGTAAAAATATTTAAAAGTTGGATGATTGAGGAACAGCAGAACGAGATCAATCAATGGTTTTCTGAAAATAATGTTATAGTACATAACATCACGCAGTCAACCGGGGGAGAGACCACACAATGGACAATCATATCTATATTCTACACAGAAGTTAAACAATTGGAATTTGAAAAAGTTAAGTAATGGAGGATTCTACATATCATGCTACACTACTGGGGAAGATAAATGCGATGAAATTTTATGAATTTGTATATGACGACAAGTTTCCTAATCCGTTAGTCAATAGAAATCTATTAAATGGCCAAAGATATACGATATTCATCAATTCACACACAACCGGAACACATAACAGATTTCTGATGAATGGTAAATTTAACACCGGGTACGGCAGCATAAGCTTCGGTGGGGAAATACTTGGAAATATACTAACAATAGGAAATCCTCCACAATTTCAAAAAATTCTTTAAATAATTTTTTTATTCAAAAAGGATTTTATATATTTGCCATGTAATCAAAATGAAAACACAATGGCATACAACGTAACTACATGGAAAATGAAGAGCATGGATAATCTAGTTATCCCACTTGCAGCTCTTTACGAATCACCAAGAAAAGACTGGCATCCTAAGGAGCCAAAAATCAAAGACGCAGTCACTATGGAGGTTTCTCTACAATGCGGATGTGAGCAGGAAATTGTTGGGATTCTGAAAGAAGGAAACCTACACGTCACCAAACTCTCAATGTCGGGTGAAGGATCAGGGGGATTTATTGGCGGAGTGCTTAGACCAGCATTAGAAAAAAGCACAGGATCATTCTCAGCTTTAGCTGTTTGGGAGGGAGGAGATTCCATAACTAATATTGGATTCCAAGATGGATTCTACAAAGAGGAGGACGTAGAGCTATGAAATATCCAAACCCAATAGACACACTGTTTAGTGAGCACCTTCATGGCAAAGAAGCCTATATCAGGGCAGCAGGTTTAGTATCAGAAGGAAACATAGACTCCAAATGTATAATGGAATACCGTAAGTACAGCGGTGTGGTATGCAAATCAGAGCTCAAGTGGAACGCAGTTGAAATCAAGGATGAATTTCTAAAGAAGTTAAACTCAATTAGGGAGGAAGCTGGACTGACTTATGATATGCGTGATGCTGTACACAAGGGAGCAAACGAATTGTTTGACACACTCCACGTTAAAGTTGGTATGATTTACTATCACTCGGTAGTTAAACACGAGGTACTAACAGATAAGGATGGCGTGATAACAAGAGTTGATTTAACTTACGAAAACGGTACAACCGTAGAGATTAGAAACATAACTAACATAAGAAAATAAAACCATGGACACAAAAATATATTTTGACGTTGAGAAAATAAGCGTCATAGAAGTTAGACCAGAAACCCTATCAGACTATGTTTTCTATCCAGAAAAACCGGCCTACCAGAGGCACATCTTTGGTTTCATCCCATCAGGTAAGAACCCATATCTTCCGCCAAGATGGAGTTCCGACGAAGGATGGTTTTATAAAACCGACGAGGATCTAAGATCTTATAACCACTATCGAATAGACGACGTTGAGAAAAAGATATATCACAGAGCACGTGTGGTGATTCATCTTGGCTACAAGGAGAGTGTTAATAGAGTATTTGACTCAACGGATGAAGCAATGGAATGGGCGGATCATATAATTAGAACATCAGGAAAAAACTTAGAATTATTAATCAAATAAAATTAGAAATGGCAACAAGATCAAGAATTGGAATTGAGAGAGAAAACGGACATATAGAATCCATCTATTGTCACTGGGATGGCTATCCTAGCCACAATGGTAAAATCTTAGCGGAACATTACACGGACCCGGAAAAAATTAAAGCATTAATAGCACTGGGTGACATCAGCTCATTAAACGAAAACGTTAGTCCTGCCGACGGTGTTGAACATTCATTCGATAAACCAGCAGAGAATGTAACAGTAGCATATCACAGAGACAGAGGTGAGGATTTAACCAAAGCAAGAGTAAGCTACTCAATGAAAGGTTTCGAACAAAGCGACTACGAGGAATATGGATACATATTTACAAAAGACAACCAATGGAAAGTGGTTGGAGTTAAAAAATGCTTCGTTCCGCTAGCTGACGTTATATAATAGAAACCAATACAAGTTAATAAAATCCGAATAAATATTTTTTTATTCGGATTTTTTTATTATATTTGCTTATTAAATCCAATTAAATGAGGGTAATAGAAATAAAGAAACACGTTACTAATGGATTCAGACTTGGACATCTGATACTTGACGATTACTACAGCAACGACGATGTTGAATACGAGGTTGAGGATTGGTGTCACAAAGACGGAAGTGGACATAGTAGAGGATGGAGGAGTGAATGGAGAGAGATTACCGACGTCACGGAGAGAGGAGTAATCATGATGGAGGAACATAGAAAACTAGGAAAATCCATAGAGAGAATTGAAAAAAGAAGAAAAGACATTCTTGATAATCTAATAGTACCATTCGTAGAAATACATAGAAAATGATAATAGACACAATATACATACCAGCATTGAGCTTTTTAGTTCTATGTTTTCTCACTTTAATAGCCAATGGTTTTAAAGCAGACGTACCTGAAAATCGTCTGGCCTTGGTTTTTATGGTTTTAGCAGTAATCAATCTTTACTATGATGTTATATTCTACTTTGTTAAACTCGTAGAATGGATGCTATCATCAGTTGTTTAGTTACTTTTTAATAACATCCACAAGAACTGCAAAGAAGCAAATTCCTAGGAAAACGCCAATCACATAAAGTGGGCATGTAGGGTCAGGGTTCATTATAGGGTACATATTTCTGCTATATATCGGTTTATGGTATCAAATTGTAACATTTTTATCCCAAAATATTTTTTTATTTCATTATTTTTTCATATATTTGCATAAAGTAATATCATATGTTGGTTTCTGAACTGTGTCCTAGCAAATATCTGATAACAGATGCCCATTTTGAAGAGATCCAGTGGGTAATTTCAAAGGAGGTTCCATTAACACACTTTGCAAGTATAGCAGGTGGTCTTGTATTGGTAACAAACGAAAGACAAATGTGGTATGAAGATACAGATGGCCATGATACTTCCCTATGGATGACCAGGTTTTATGTAAGAGGAGACGAAAATCCTTTCTTCTGGTTTAGTAAAGGAAACAACAGAATTGGCAATCTGGAAATACAACATCTCAACGAAAATCTCATCAAGAGAATCGGAGAGATAAAATGGAAAAAGATAGAATGGACCACATTAGAAAAGTAATACTTAGCACTATTCCGGATGGCGTTCTAAGAGTACTGGCTGAGTCTAGTCTTGTCTTGGTACCGCCAAACTTTGAAGATAATGTCTTCAATAGGGCAGGTATTGATATAGAACTACCAAATTTATCAATGAATATAGAAAGGTTTGTTGATACCGATCATTGGTGGATAGAAGACGAATATTACAGCTACTATACACCAGAAGAGATGGATAGGAAGCTAGCGGAAGAAATATCAAAATCGGTTACATGGATAAAAATTCAATAGTTTATATAAAGGAAATATTCACTGACGCTATGTTCGAATCCGGATATCGGAGGGATAACGACGAGTGCGACGTGTTTCCAATAGTAAGACCTGACGAGAGAATAAATCCAATAGTTATAGAAAGATTAAAATTAGCTACAAGAGGTAATAAACGTCTATATTGGATAACGGGATTCAATCTACCCAGCATGGATGCAGAAGAGGTGGAAAGAGAAGTAATAAAAGATATAATGGAATGTTTAGTATGGGAAAATATAAAATAGAAAATAGTAAATTTACATTCGATGTCGACGATCTGTTTACAGATTACTCACAAATTAAAAAATTTCCAATAAGACCTAGTAAGATTGCAGGATTACAGGAAATACTATTTCAGATAACAGAGACCAGAGACGAGTTACCGGAACTATGTGCATTGGTTGTATACGAAACACAAGGTTATCAATATGTAGTAGAGAATAGGAAAAGAAGTTATTCTAATGATGTCTATCTGAAGATATACAAAATCCACAGCAACGATTTTAGAGAAGTTGTTAGTGACTCTACCATTAATCCAGATTACATCGAGGAGTTTATAATTCAACACATATCAAGTCACCTTGAATGGGCAAAAATACCGTGGGTTGGGGTATAAAAAGATTGAATATTATTTTTATATTAAAAGATAATTTCATATATTTGCATATTAAACAGAGAAAATGAAAAAAATAAAGCTACCAAAAATCAATCTTAAGTCAATCTGGGAAACCGTAGAGTTTCCTTTTGTTTGTTTGTTTTTACTCATCCTATTTTTTGGCTGTATTGTTATAGCTGCAAATGGTTATAAGGAGGAGAAGGGGGAATATCCAAAACCAATTAAGCTTGGACTTGGTGACAATATAAAAGCTAGCTTGGTTGTAACCGGATCACATGAGTACATAGTAACAACATACACAACCAAAACTGGAGCAGGAATTTCAACTATACATAATCAAAGTTGCAAATTTTGTGCAGCTAAAAAATCAAAAAAATGAGATTAATAGCATTCCTGTATCGATTACCAATACTTCCTATATTAATAGGGTATGAGCTCTATGTTATCAATAGAATAGTAAAGGAGTCCGATATGAACGACCTAATGGAGATACAATCCAGTGGAGACCTTCAAAAGATTACTCATCCCTACTTGGAAACATTTAGAAAAAAATACTCAGGACCTTTACATCTATTTTCGATCCTATCATGGATAACCTTCATAAGAATAGCTATAATGCATCACTAATATGAAATTCAAATTTATAAATTTCCAGTACCCCTTTACTAAGGATGAACTCTTGGAAGACTTCAAGGAGGTTGAGTGCCCGCTACCGTACAATAACCTTCCCGATGGTGAATATCTTATTAGAGGGAATAAGGCACAGCACAGAAAGAAGTATTGGAAGTCTGGAGATTCTTGGTTTTTTGTTGATGAAAGCACTAGGGATAATGGACACTTCATGTGTGAAGCAACAACTTATAAATTATATCCACAGTTATCAGAAAAGGAATGGGCAGCTCTATCAGCAGTACCGTTTAAGTGTCTCAATCGTTATTGGCAAAGAGCTCTTTGCGGATATAGGTTCGATATGGAACTGAGAGAGATGAGTAGAAATATTGCAAAGGATTTTTTAAGTTTAGATAAAGAATGAAAAGTACCAAATTACTTAGAGTTGTAAGAACTGGTGAAATAGTAAAGATCTTATGGAAAAATGATCTTATGACAGCATATAATAAAGCTGCTTGTGATAGTAATGGCTATTCATATTACAATATACTATCGGCAACACAGATTCCTGGTGTTTTCATACCCAGAGAAACACCAATAAAGGTTAAATACCTAGGACCACATCCAAATGGACAGGGCTCTTTGCATGAATGGATTCCAGTAAGGACAGACGAATACGAAAACATAGAATTATCAGAAGAAGAGGAAAAGAGAGAGCTGGAAAGATTTGAATGGGAAAAATTTAGATTCTCTATGACTGACGATCTAATATCAATAACGAAATCCATAGTTAATGAATTTCCAATGCTCCGAGGTCATACATGTATGGTTCACGACGAGGACATAGATAGAACAAACAAGTATGATGGAATATACATTTACCCAGACGGTAACAAATATGAGATTCTCAGAGTATATCGGAATGTAAGGGTTACTATACCAAGAGGTGGGGGACTAGCAATATGTAATTTCAACATGGAGGAAGAGTTTGATAGAAAAATATTAACAGGTAACAAAAAAATAGAATGGCAGAAGATAGAAGACTAGACAGCATCCTAGACAAGATCAGTAAAAGTGGAATTGATTCACTATCCAAGGATGAGAGATCGTATCTCAGAAAGATCTCGGGAGAACCAGAACCGAAATTAGATACAAAATTAGTATCCAATCCAAATGGTTTTAGAATGGCTAACATCAGTTCCGATGTGGAATCGACTGCTGATTGTGTTGCAGCTCTTAATGAATATAAGAACTCAAAATGGAAAAGAAAAACCAAGTTCAATATCAAGATAACCCCAGAGGAAAGCAGCACGGTTAGAGTATTTACCGACGGTGTGGAAACATTGTCAATTCTGCAATCGCCTAATGATGGAGCATTCCTTATCAATTATGATCTTGATACTCTAAGACCACTTATAGAAAAATTACAAAAAACAGCAAAGAAATGCTACACTCATGATTATGGCCAGGTTTATCTAAATCCGTGGAGCATGAGCGTATGGGTTGTTGGTGGTGATGGTGGAATTGTTCAAACTGATGATAAACCGTCCGATGTAGTAAAAAGATTAGATGAGGGTGATTGGGGTGACTGTGAATTTGATATTGATTTCAGTGTGGATGCACACGAAATAAAAGACACCATATTGGAAGCTGAATATTTCCCTGCAATGGACGAGGATTCAGAATACGACGACAACAAAATGGAGTGGATAGAGGTTGCTAGAACAATAGATATATGTAACTTTGAATAAATGAAATATCTAGTTCCATTTATTATTTTCTCCTCGCTCTGTTACCCGCAAAAAACAGAATATTACAGATATGGGTATGAAGGAATAGAGATGTTTGCTAAATTCAAGGATAGCACAATCATATACACCCAACACCTTGCAAAGGCAACAATAAGGAAAGATGTGGCACTCGTAGTTTTAAATTTATATCCAAAAAGAAAACTAAATAATGGACATCTTGTGGTTGAGTTACCAAATGCCATAGTTACAGGTGAGATAAAAATAGAAAGAGCGGAGAAACTTGTGGTTATTAACTATTACTACGAAAAAGTGGAGTGGTGTGATAAGAATCTAATAGAAATACCAGAGGAACTTAAAAAATCAAAAATCGATGTACACACCAATAAAAGATGATGATGTTGCTTTAGTCAAATGGAAAGAGACATCATATAAGGGCACACCTGTCTATATAGGTTTGATTAACGATTTTGTAGCTGCTGTGTGTACAAATAACTCCGGTATAGAATATGATGTTGTAGCAATCAGGTTCAGATTGAAATATTACGGAACTAAAATTGTTAATGAGGTTTATAAAACAGAATCAATAGGTGTGATAGCTGTCTATAGACACGGATGGACTCTATGTGATCTGAAGGAGGGTTTATGGTTATCATCAGCTGAGTTGGATAGAATTAACACAGCTATAGAAAAAGCATTGGATGAGAAAAAATTAGATTTTGTTGCAGTAAAATAGAATATGTTATGGATAAAACAACTACAGAAAATATTCTAATAGACTATATCAGCCATGATGTATTCAAAAAAAATATGAGACTGGATCACAGTTCGGGTATAGCCACAACCGTGGAATATATGATTTTAGATATCAGAAACATCCATTGTCATATAGAGGAAATAAAGATAGGTAAATCAAATTTACCAACATTGGATAACCGATTTTTTGCTTACATAAAAATTAGAGGTGTGGAAAAAGCTATAATGTCACACTTTTATCCAATGTTCAATGTTTCTAATTTTGTAGCTGAACATATAGGCAGGAACTTAATTTGGGTTGATATATACACTACAAATAAACAAATCAAATGAACATAATCAAAACCTTCGAAAGCTTCCATGCATTCGATATGAACAACGAAAAGCTAGGGGTGGAAGGTCTAAGCAAATTCATAGGTAAACCACTTCTTGGTGGATATATCACAAACCCATTTGTTAATAATGCAGCTTCAGTTGGAGTGATGATTAGCGACACTCCAGACTCAGAACCAAATGATACGGATAACAAAATTCTATTTTGGATTAACGATTACTTTTGGCAATTGGATGGTCTTAGAGATAAGAAAACACCAAAGGATGAACAACTTCTTTCAGAGATGGCCAAAGTAATAGATGCAAGTGTACAGTAATGTGGTTATTAGATTTAATATTTGGCAGAAGAATAGATCCTAAGGCTGAGGTCGAAAAGGAACTAACATCAAAATACGGAAAGGATTGGCACAGATACGACGGAATCATTCACTGGGTCAGACTAAGATGAGCCAAGATATATAGTTTATGAAACACATACTCTCCATAGACGAGGCATATAGACACGTACCAAAACAGATAACAAAATTTTATTTTACTTTCGAAAGTACAAATCCAATAAACAGAAGGGACGCAAGCTCCAATGTTCCTTTGTATGGTTCCACACTTATAGGTGATGCCTTATCACTATACAAGGAAGAAAAAGATCAATCAGAACAGCCAGAAAATGTACGTTTTTACGAGGGTATTTGTAAGCTTTCCATAGCTTATATGAAAGACCTAGAAGAACTAGCAAATCAGAGATCAGTCAGCATACAATCAATATTAGATGCATTGGAACAAAATCCACCAGTTAGAGAGTTGCATAATATTCTAAGGGATAACACAGAATGGGATTTTTACTATATGTACGATGCTATTTCATTTCAGGATGAGGAAGAAAGGGAGAGATTAGTAGTTATCAGACCTTATCTCGATATACTCACTGAACTTAATCCAAATAAACTAAGATAAAGAAATGATTAAGAAATACGACGATTTTATTAATGAATCAATAGGTTCCACATTCACACCTGAACAGCAGGAAATCATAAAAAATTTTGCTAAGGATCTGGAAAAGGTTTCATTGTATAAAATAAGTACAGAAACAGATAGTTCAAAATTTGAAATAAAGATGAATAAGTATTCTAATTTGTATGAATATGTCTATTCATGCTACATCAGCAATCGTATTTTATATCTAAGAAATTATAAAAGAAGAACATCGGGTTCATTAAGAGGTGTTATCTCTAATTTTCATGAGGAGTCACCAGAATCTCTAGAGGATGCATTGGGTATTATTGCAAAGAATACAGTTAAACAATACGAATTTAAAAGAATAAAATAATAGAATCTTATTTTTTCTTTCTTTTTTTCTTACGTTTAATTCTAACACAATTAGGAACTATCCTACCATCCAGTTCTTTAGTGCCTATCTGCTTAAATCCTACCCAGCATGGATCATTCTTTTCGGCTAAAAATTCATCAAATTTTAGTATCATTAGTCTTCTATTTTTTTAAATTCTCTAATCGAATTTTCATCAAAAATTGCAACATTCTTGCTTCCTCTTTCAACCAAACAGAATCCATCATAGCCCGATTTTTTAATTGCTTCTAATATAGGAGCACATTCTATGATTCTCCATGCTCCGTGTTTGATTCTCCAAAGGTAGTGATAAACACTATCACCTGGGTCATCAACATCAAATTCTCTGTCAGTGTCGTAATCATATCCCTTCATACCAGAAGCACTAACAGGTTTAAATTTGGTACCGTTAGTTTCATCCTCATATCCGCTAACAATCATCTTCTCTATCACACCCTTCAGGTCAAGCTTCTTGGCAATCTTAGGGTCCATAGGGTCACAAAGGTTAACTCCAGGTTTTAGCCACACTTCCCAAACTGCTCCATCCGGAAATTTTGATCTCTCATCAGCACCAGAAAAATCCTTAGCAAATGCAAGATTACTAGTCAGAAATATACAACCACCAAATCTTTTCATTTTAGGTGGGAAATCTCCTTTTCTATTTCCGTGGTACAATCTCTCACCAACGAAAGATTCAAATAAAGCTATGTGTCTCATTAATGTATGTTAAGATTAGTATCTATCATCATCATATTTTTCCTCAATCATGAAATCAAAAATATCTTCGTATCCTGAGGTGTAATCAAGTTTTTTGGCTATATCCTTAATCTCACTATCAGTTTTTCGGTGATTATCGAAAGCTTCAGCAAATTCTTCATTAAATTCTAATTTTGGCTTCCAATCCATTTTTCTTGCTAAATTGATTGCCTCTATCTCTTTTTGATTAACCGGAGGTGCATCAAAAATTCCAACCTCAACATCCACCGTATCTCTATCGTAAAGGTACCATCCACACGAATCCAGCCAATCATGTAGTAATTCTTCAAGTTTTTCAGATGTTGCATTTTCTGGAACCTGAAAGTTCCATGGTTCTAAAGGATTTTCGTCATCAACACCAATCCAATTCGAAAGAACAACAAGAAGCTCGTTGAAATCCTTTTGTAGATTCATACCCTTAGAAACCCCAATTGTTGTAGTTTCTTCCTCCTCCGGACAATAAAAAAATATTTTTGCCACTATAATTTTACCTCCACCTGAACCCGAGGATTCAGATTCGAATAGTTCATATTTTCTAATGTGTTTCATCGATTAACTTTTTTGTATATATATCGGTTAAACAAATCCTCATTTTTATTTTTTTATTTGGAAAGGATTTCTTATATTTGCATATCAAATCAATGGAAATGGACAGATACCCAAAGGACGAGCAACTAACAGGAATTTACGTTAAGAGATGTAAGTGTGGTGCCAGACCTTATATGGACAGAGTTATGTCAGGTGGCACACCCAAGTGGATCAAGTGCGACAACTGTGGGAGAACTGGTGAGAGTGATCGAGATAAGCAGACAGCAATAGATAATTGGAATCAAAATAAAATAGTTTACGAATCATGAGCGACACTAAAACAAAATCGGAACAAATAGTAGAAATAGAGGAAAGAATTAAGCACTTATTTGCAGAAAGTTCATTAACTAAGGAACAGTTAAAGACGTCCAATTCCCTGATAGAGGAATGGAAAGTATTAACAGGATGGAAAACTGATGAGACGCCATTCCTGAAAGGATCTCACGACCGGATTCTTGATGACAAGCCTGTGTGGTACTATAAATTAAGTCAAAAATACTAAGATGATAAATTTAAAATAAACCACGATGAAAACAATTAAATTTACATTTATTCTTTTAATAACAGCATTTGTTGCAGTATCTTGTGAGAAGCAAAGCAAACCAGTGCAGGAAATATTAAAAACTGACGATCGTAGCGATCTCATTGTTTATGGAGATTATGATGACTACGGAGTACATCATGACGACGGTACTGCATTCTATATGCTAAGAACGTGTTATAGAGATTGCAGAATCACTGACTGTGGCACATCAGAGTATATTGATAAACTAATCAAGCAAAGAAGAAATGATGTGGTTGCTCTCCAAAAAGAGTATGACTCGCTGGTTCATAAAACTGAAACAGATTACGATAAACTAAAAGAAAAAACCGAATAAAAATATAATATGGGATATTATCACGCTTTTATGATGCTCTGCGCATTTGTTATCATCATAATACTAGGTGGAATCTACGAGAACACAAAAAGAAAGTAATGAAACAACGGATCATCACCTGGATATTAACACGAACCACGTGTATCTGGCTTAGATGGATAAAAAGAAAATAGCATGGCAACAACCTGGAAATCAGAAAAACAGTCACTGGCAGAGTTAAATGACAAGGTGAAAGAACAAGCTAAGCTAATCAAAACCCTTAAGAGCGAGGAGGAGATTAGAAAGATGTTCGATAGGTATAATGAGTTCATAGCACACCACGACATCGAGGAGTGGCAACCGTGGATAGACAAACAATTTAAAAAATAAAAATCATGTCAGTAAGAGTAGAACAGTATTTAATTTATGGCTATAAGTTCGGGGAAGAATTTACAGAGGAGTATTGGGAAAAGGATTTTAGAGATGATATGGAATGGGATAAGAGAAAACCTAAGGACCAACCATTCTTTATCACTGATGGAATGAGCGGAGATTACACGTTCTTTGGTTTGATCTGTCAACTATCAAATGGCTGGGACGAAGATTACGATGCAAAGGAAATCGATTTCCCGTACAACAAAGGGATTATTATTGAAAAATTCTCGGAGTTATATCCAGATATGGAAATTCCAGGAATTAAATTATATTATTTACCACACTATGTTTAAAAGATAAACAAATGAAAAAGATAATCTTATTCTTAGCAATCATCACCCTAGTATCATGCGATGATGGTACAAAACCAAAATTTATAGGTCAGGACATCATAGACGGTAAGGTTTCTGCAATAAAACCAGGAACAGCGGGAGGATATGGACATCCAGCGGATCTTCCAGTCATCTGGGTACAGACACCCACTGAAACAAGAAAGGTTGAAATTCCATTTGAGTATGAAGGAAAATGGAAAGTTGGCGATACCTGTTTACTAATCATAGAGAGATACGTGGAACCAACAGAGACAACCAAATAATGAACAAAGTATTCCAGCGTAACGTGAACAAAGGGAATGGTGATTGCGTCAGAGCTGCACTGTCAACTCTATTTGGTATTCAGTACGAGGATTGTGAACCGCTTGCTCCGGATGAACACCAAGCATACAACATGCTGCTCTTCTATAGAAAAATGGGATACGATGAATTCTCATTCTATAGAACCAATATACAGTCAGAAGAGAGAGGATTTCCATCACTTGCAGAGGTATTGGAATTCGACGGAGGAATCAATGGGCTCTTCTATGCATCGGTTAAGTCTAGAACATTCGACGATGGTACTCATGCAGTTCTTATAGACAAGAGCGGAACTGTTGTACATGATCCGAATCCAAACCAAAAATGTTTGGGTCTAGGTATAGAAGAGGTCATAGATGTCGTGGTGACGGGGAATTGGCACATTTCAACGGAAGGTAAACTAATAAGAGAATAAAATGAAAGTAAAAATAGAATACATGCTCATCACTGATCTACTAGGAGATAGACCCAACGGTAGATGTCCAGAGATCTTCAAGAGCGTAGAGGAGGCAACCCAGCATTGGAGAATCCATTATCAAAATAGAAGCAAGGGTGATGGTTACGATGAGTACTGGAGAAAAACCCCTCTAAGAATACAGCAGATCATCACAACCAATCTTTGGGAAATTTAAAACACAAACGCCATGCCTGAACAATTTAAAGACTACATCAAAGGGAAATACCCAAACCTTGACACAGATAGAATCCTGTCTCTGATAGATCAGAACGTCAAACAGATACAACCAAATCTAAACAATCCAACCAGAGGATGTGTGGTGCCAATCGGCTGTGATCTGAACAAGAACCTCATCATTAAAATCATTTCAGAGTATCTAAATCCATAAACATGAGACTAGTTAAGTGGAAGACGTTGATCCAGAATCAGCATGCCTTCGAATACGACGAATTCACTATGAAGGGCACAGTCATGATAGAGGATGACTCGCTGTCAGACGAAGGGATCAGTAAGAGGATAGAGGAGAGGCTGCTCACTCAAGAACAGAGAGACAACAGGGTTTCAAAAATCTCCATCACCCACATTCCCATCATCTAAGAACCCGATTTTGCTAAGATATATAGAGAAAATAAGCAACAAAATGGAAAATATTAAACCTTACGAGTCATTCAATTTGGAACCAGAAGAAGTAAACGAAAACTTCTGGACTAAAATGTTTGGCAGACCCACAGTCGATGATGCTGCACATGACTCACTAAGAGGAAAAGGCTTCAGTCACAGAGGCAAGGACAGCGAGAGATCGGAAGACAACTACATCATGTTTGATGGTAACAAATTCTATCCAGATCAGATTGAGTATGATGATTATCATTCAACCAAGGAACTTCCAAGAGTAGAGAATGGCAAACTCATCATAGCCAACCCAGCCTGGAGTATGTAATCATATCACACATAAAAAATCCACCTTCACGGTGGATTTTTTATGACATTATCTCTAGGAACTCGGCCAATCCGAGCATATTACTAGGTGATATACGGATGGATTAAAATTAGATAAATCCTCTTTTTAATAATTTACCAATCTTTCCGGCGTCCGTTATTCCAGTTCTTTTTATAACACCAGCTTTTACATCAGGATGCGAGTCTAGCATATAAATATCCAATGGCATCTTTTTAAAATAATCATCCAAAGCAGAGTCACCTATAATCGAATCAAGAAGCGTAAATGTTTCCGGATGTTCCTTAAAAAACTCTATAAATCTACCCACATCCCATCGACCCTCATTCTGCATAATATATTTTTTACCATTTATATCAAATGAAAAATACTCACCAATCTCATCAGGTAACCCCTTAAGTGATTTCAAATTGTTACCTGTACAAATAAAATATCCTCCGACCTCCCCCGGTGCTCCTTCTAAGGATTCAAGATTGTTATCATAACATTGGAAGCTTCTACCAACGATTTCAGGTGCTCCCTCCAGAGTCTTTAATTTGTTTTTTGCACACACAAATGAATTCTGGATTTCCCTAGGTGCTCCCTTCAATGACACAAGTTTGTTATCATTACAAAAGAAGCCAAAGGAAAATTGAGGTGCTCCCTCCAATGAGGTTAACTCGTTACTGGTACAACTGTATTCACCCTCAACTATCTCCGGACCTCCTTTTAATGACTTCAGCTTGTTTTCTTGACACTCAAACCTACCGGCCACCGTTCTAGGTCCTCCCTCCAGTGATTCTAGTTTATTCTTATTGCAAGTGAAATTACCATTAACAATTTGAGGTGCACCTTCAAGGGTTTTCAAATTGTTGTCTGAACAATCGAAACCATCCACCGTTTGTGGTGAACCTATTAACGATTCTAGATTACTATTATTACAAGCTAAACTTTTCACTTTCTCTGGTGCTCCCATCAGGTTTTTTAAATTGTTGTATGAACAATTGAAACCACCATCCACCGTTTGTGGTGCTCCTTTTAGTGATGTTATATTATTTCTAGAACAGTTGAAATCTCCAGTAACGTGACCAAATTCAATGCCTTGGAAATTTCTTATTCCCCAGTCATTACATCTAAAAGTTCCTTTTATGTCCACAAGTCCAGTCTCCTCATTTATTTTCCATTCCCCACTAGTGCACTCGTTCAACCATTTAACTTTATTCGATTCCCTTCCAGTTCCACTAAGATCTTTAATTCCGGTTCTTTTTAGCACACCACTCTTTAAATCGGGAAGGTCGTCTAGTAGATATAAGTCCTCAGGATTCTCAGTGAAATGATTGTCAAGTATATTCTCAATTTTTTTACCGTTTACTATTCCAAGATCGGAAAGACATGTCATCACATCCATATCATCTAATTTAATAGCGATACGAACAAGGTCAGCAGCAAGATCAGATTTTATCTTAGAATTAAGAACAACCCCAGCTTTAATACCAGGAATTGACAGCAGAAATTCAAGTTGTTTGAATTGTCTATAAATTTTGTAAATACCAGAATTTCCAGTAGGAAATCCTCTACTGTCACTGTTTGATGATGTTCTTAATTCTTCCTTAGATAGCTTATCTAGGATTCTTTTGATCGAAAGATTTAGTCCATAGAATTGTCCATTAAAAACAGCTTCCTTCAATGTAGAATATGAGATCTTTGAAACATATGTCATTTGTGCAATACTATACAATATCAACTTTGTCATTGCATCGTTCATCTCCTCTTGTGTGGAGAAAGGCATATCTTTCTCAATTGTAAAACTTCCATAAATCAGGTTGACCTTTCCATCACCGGAAGGCTTTAATGAACATGAGTAGGAGGTTCCAAAATTATATTCTCTCACCCCCAGGGAACTACTCTTGGCACCATCTCCCAAAAATTTCCTAGCCTTCTTATAAATAGGAAGTTTACTCAATGTTTCAAAAGACGGAAACTCCTCCTTGTCCTTTTTGGTTGCGCCTTCAAACAACTCATTAAATGTTTTTATTCTTCTCATCCGTTATATATCCAAATTAAATGAAACTACATATACCCATGTGGCAATCACAGACTGAAATACATAGATAAAATAGAATCAAAAGAACCTCATTCGAAGTGAACCTGTCTAAAATCCGATACCGATATATACAAAATGAAACACATCAACACATTCTACCAACACATTAACGAATCAAAATCTCAAATAGCGGAAGCCATAGAGGTTAACGCAGATGAATTTGAATCAGCCGGTTCAAAAGAAGGAAATTTCATGGTTAATTTTCCAAAGGAAGATGTTGAAATTTTGAAGGATTTGAGTGAATTGATTGGATTTGAATGCGTTTCACAAGTTGGCATATTTCTAATGGTTACTAGAGATCCAAGCACTAGAGAAAAACCATTGGCATATTTTTCTAAAACCGCTAAATTATACAGAATGGAAATATACCCGAAGGAGCTTACCTGAGATAAATTATACTACTTGGGTGATTCACCAGAATCATTGATGGCTGTTTTCCTCAGCTATGTTGGATGGAGACCAGAGTGGATTAAAATAAGATAATCAAATGAAACACATACATACATTCTACCAACACATCAACGAATCTCAACTCGAAATAGAATCGACCAATCTACCGGATGGGGTAAAAGAGATTGATGAAGAGGAACTTAAAAAATGGGGAAAAAAGCCACACAAATTCTTACCATCGGGGATGATGAAGCATTTAAACAGTTTAAAAATTGGACTGGAGTGACCAAATCTGAGGATCCCCGGGATTTGCTAGTCCTTAAATCATCATCCACCTCAGAGGAATATCAATGGTGCTTTGTTCTTTGGACCAAGGAAGAAGATGAGGAGAAAGCAAGACGATTTCTTTCAAGAACACTAGAGGGTGTTTTTGTAACATACATTATCACCTCACCGTCACAAAAAGTTAGAGAGCAGCTAATGCACTACATCAACGATTATGTTAAATGGATCAAAATCAGATAGACAAATAAAACATAGACAATAATGAAAAACTTAATGATTTTTACTGATTTTTTAAAAGAATCAATTAATTCAGGTGGAATGCCACATCGAAGATATGAAGAAATAACTAAAGATCAATGGCGAGAGAAAAAAGAAACACTCCAATGTGTTAGCTTGACAAATGATGAGATAGAGTCAATAGATGAAATATATGAATTTATAAGGGATGTTATATACCCAAAAGCAGAAAGAATAAAGTTTTGGGAGTTTTCTCAGAAAGACACTCAATATCTCATCGAAATACGTGATTTAAACATTATGATTACTAAATATTCACCATCAATGTGGTTAATTTTTACTAATAGGAATGAGGATGTAGAAGATGAACATTTTTATATTGCAACTTCATTAAAGGAAACAATCGATCTTACAGCATATCTTGCGGGTGAATTATTTCATATCGAATGGATCAAAATAAGATAGAAGAATGAAACACATCCATACATTCTCACAACACATCAACGAGAGCTCCTCTCAGGAGATCATGGACTTCTGCAAGAAGTACAAGATTTCAATTGAACAGTTTAGAGGACAGGAGGAAATCCCAGGTGATTTTAGAAAACTTTCAAATCTAAAATCCATTCCTTCAGGTTTCAACCCAAAGGTTGAAGGGAATCTGACTCTTTCCTCGATTTACAGCTTACCTGATGGGTTTTCACCCGTTGTTGGTGGAGATCTGGAACTGCATGAACTGAATCATTTGCCAGAGGGATTCTCACCCACTGTGGGAAGAGATCTACATCTGAACTATCTAAATCGTATTCCATATGAATTCACTGTTAATGTGGGAGACAATCTGATTTTAGATAATGTGTATGAGGTTGGGAAGGGATTCTCACCCACTGTGGGCGGCAATCTGGATCTAGGATCACTCAGAATTTATGCGGAAGGATTCTCACCCATCGTGGGCGGGAATCTAATCTTAAATAAAATGGAAAGCATTCCGCTAAAAGGTGTTTCGCTAAAAGGAGTTAAAGGAAAGATAGAACTTTTTCACAATTACAATCGTGTAAATCTAGAAACCATAGCGGGTGATATAAAATGGATCAAAATAAGATAGGGTATATAGCACATGAAAAGAATACTAACATTCCACCAGCTATTTGAAGCAGCCAAACCAAAGGACACATCTTGGATGCCAACCCCCGCGGAGATAAGTCAATTGGAAATTTTTCAAAATCTGAGAGATGATCATCTTATACGTTTATCCGAACCATACCTCTTAACACAGGGTCAGATAGAAAGGAATGTGAGATCAATAAGTTTTTCAACAGACACCAATAACCTTTATAGACTGGAGCCAAATTCAGATGGCACAATCAACATCAAATTTGGAAGAAGCTACATAGCCAAAAATAAGCCTTTCAAAAACCAGGAGGAAATGACGGATGTTATTATTTACTTAATGATCGTAACAATAGCAATTTATGATCCTGTATGGAGTCGTAAGCCACACAATCCACCCAAAAGAACTCCTTTCAATGACGATCACGTGAAACTAAATGGGGAATTGGAGAGAGGTGATCTCGAAGGCTTGCTAAACGGCATCACAGAGCTTATGAAATCCAAATTTGGATTCTGTGAGGAAAGACTGGTCCAGATTGCGATCATTCTGATGTGGTACATGAAGTCAGCCACACAGGAGGCAAAAAACAACTTCATAAAGCAACTGATCGTCAATGTGACAGCAGAGAGAATGTTCTTGCATTGGTGCCATCTGCCTAAAATTTTATCTCATCGCCAACCCTTCGTGTCGATGCCTGCAGTTACGGAAGGTCTCTCCATGGCATTCTCAGATTTTCTTAATAACAATGGGGATGCTCCAATGCCACCAGCTCTGGGGGAGTTCCTTTCCAAGATAACCGATGGGTTCAGATGGATTAAAATCAGATAACCAGATAAATAAATCATCACTGATTAAAGTGGGATATATAAATAAAATAAAACCAAAAAATGAAACACCTAATCGCCTTTGAGATTTTTGAAAATGAGAATATGGAATCTCTAATTCCTAAAATTGCTATTTTTAGCGAGGGTGACTACTATAAACTAAAGGAATATATAAAATCCAATAACATAAAGACTGATCTCATTCCCCACCATTTCCCATACGAGGAATATTACAGAGATAATATTAAACGTGGTCAGAGGGGCAATAATTTTTTCTATATCATCAACGATAAGGTTATGTTGTACCCAAGTCCAGGATACGATAAAAAATTGAAAAAACTAACAGATAGGGATCTAAATTTTCCTAAATCCCACAGAGCTGCATACATTAAAGATTTCAGAAACATCCCACTAGAGGAACTTTACAACAACTCGGAAGAAATACTTGGGTACTCAATATTCCTACTGGACAAACTTATAACAAAGGCGAAGCAAATGACAAGAAGCAAATTAACACCATTTGAGGTGACTCTATTCGATAGAGATTAGCACATGAAACACATACACACATTTCACCAACACGTCAACGAATCCCAATCTCTACCTTCAGGGGTAAGCAAGGTGACAGCCGATGAGTATACAAAACAAAAATGTGTTCCTCTATCCCAGGAGGAAACTGAAAACATCTTATTCTTAACTAATATAGTGGAACTTGCTTCTTCGACAGATCCACAGAGGAAAAACGCGGATAGCGAGGACAATCAGATCTATCTTTGCGCTGGTTTTTATCCTTATGGAGCTATTCCGCCATGGGCATTCTTCGGAAAGTCAAAGTCAGGAATTTACTATCTATCAGCTAATCCCACACGATTAACGGACACAGAAGGCCAGGAAAGCAACTATTACGCTGCAAACTCATTGCAACCTCTAATTTCAATTGCTCTTGATATGTTCATTAAACTTGGAATGGTTGATACCTCCGGAATCAGCTGGATCGAAATCAAGTAAACCTCTAAGGGGCCGGCCACCGGAGATCTAACATCCAACATCATTATAGCACGTTTAAGGGACAATAATCTACAAACCCATATCTACATCTTATTAGAGAGATATAAACAAGCTACACTCAAATAAACAACCGCATATAAGCATATGAAACACATCCTACATATAGACACGTATCAACACATGAACGAGTCAATAACAAACCCATCATGGGAGAGAGAAGGCACAAGAGTCACACTGGCAGATATAGAGCCACACCTAGAAGAGGAGTTGCTAATCCAACCGGACTCCATAGCACATCTACTCATACCCACAGAGAGGGATCCTAGAAGAGTGGCACAAGCCAATCTGGATCACCCAATCATACTCACAAGAGACAAGGGCCAGCTCACAAGCATACTAGATGGACAACACAGAGTCACAAAAGCCATAGAGCAAGGCAAGTGGGTAAAGGCAAGACAACTCGATCTAGACACAGTCCCAGAACACATAGCCAAGGTGCTCAGATAACCCAACTCTCATAGAGGCATTCTAAAGGGACTTAGGAAGCAAACCATATAGAGAGATAGTCAGAATAATATAACACAGACACGGCCAGGTAATCGCGTTTAACGACCCCCTTCGGAAGCCCCTCTGCATGTGTGAGTTACCACCCAGGGCTGTCCCAACAAGATTTCCTCGTCGCCCCGATTTCCCATTTCATTCCACTTCTCTCCACTTTGTTCCACTGGGCAAGAGTTTCCACACAGAAACCCACGTTTTCTTTAGGAAAAACCAAATCTTTTATATATCCGTGATTTTGGGACGAGGTTCCCTGAACACCCATCACTATCTCGCCCCGAACCATGCCTCTTCCCTACATCTCTCTATGTGGAATGGATCTCCTGCCTCTCTATTAGAGACGGAACATTCTATGTGGCATTATCTCTCTATGCTCTCTCTATAGGAATGACTACCGGGTTGGCCGGCCCTCACCCCTATCTTGGCCCCAAATTCCCCCATTGCCGGCAGAGGATATATAGTGTATGAGACACCTTAAGATTTTTGAAATGAACCCAGCCTTCTACGAGGATCCACCGGAACCAAAACGTGAGGGAGCGGATGTGGAGTACCCAGAGCATGAGCAGCTCTTCTCCCCTGTGTTCTGCCATGAGGGGTATCCAGAAGAAGATAAAGTCAGAGGAGAGAAAGGTTACCCTGACTTTGCCATAGTGATGGACAAGACACCTCAGAAAGCCATATGGGTTGTGAGAGATATTGACGATGTCATTCCCGAGAGCTACCTGACCTATTGGGAAACGTCCGAAGGAGGCGAGCATGTCCAAGACACCAACTCCATCCTGAACTTTGCCACTGACGAATTCAAAGCCGGTAGATGGGTGGATGGCTTTGATGCTTGGGACGAGGATGAATGGGCAGTGGATCTTGTGAAGATCACCACTGTGGAAGATGTGGATTCCCTTATCCAAGATCTCTCCAACTTCATTAACCCGAGCCACGCCTCCTACTATGGCAAGGTGAGAAATCCCAAGATCAAAGATCACTACAGAATTAGTCACGTTCCAGGTGAGGGCGAGATCTCTTTGGCGAAGAGAGCAATCAGAGCGCTAGAGATATACAAGAGAAGGATTGAATCAAACACCGTCGGCGGGTCCACACCGGCTTAATCCCAGCCCACTATGGAGTCCACTCTCCCAAGTCCAGTCCGGAACCCGGCCTCATGAATGGCCTTTCATTTTTCAAAAACAAAAGTAATAAAAATCCTCGAGATAAAAAAATATTTCGAGGATTTTTTTTATTCGAAAGGATTTTGTATATTTGCAATGTAAACAATAAGGCCCCAGGTACATACTATGTTACTAACATACTATGTCTGAGACCACGGCAAACACGAACTATGCGCAGACTTAAGAACGGATGGGAGATCGCGGGAGCGACATCAATATGTATTGCTCTCGCGAGCATCTTTATATACATCATGTGGGAACTCGGCTTATATGGGATGCCTAGTACTACCGATGTGGTTGTCTCAGTAGTACTCACAGCTGTCACACTCTTTCTCTTTATCTGGAGCCCACCCGACGAGAACTCTAATACATAGTATGTTACTAACATACTATGTCTGGGACTGACCACGAACACGTACACGAACTAATTAATAGAAAATGAAAACATATCAACTTAAAACACCTTACTCAGAGTACACCGTTATATTATCGGGCGGCACGTATGCGAACGGACGTCAAGCTATTCGCATACTAGACGCGGAGGATGGGTTACCAGTTATGACTGCCACTGTGAATGTCCCTGAGGTGGATCTGGAACCAGGTGAGATCATCATCAAGAACTACTCAGAGAACGAAGGGTGCTTGCCCTTTCTCATCACCAACGGTGTTGTCTCCTCTGTCGAGAGATGGGTTGGCCACGGTATGGCTGTTGTGAAACTCCTGATAGACATAGACGATATATAGAGGAAAACTCTATAGAATGAAACACCTAATGCTTTTTGAAAGCTTCTTTCGCCGCGGTGCGATGGATCCGACCGCCTTGCAATTGGTCAAAATCGGCGGTGCGGTTAATCCGGCTTTAGGCTTCCTTAAAAAACACGACATAGATACCCTTACCGAAGCTGGTATAGAGACCGAAGTGGTTGGAGAAATCACAGGGAAAGACGACTACGCTTTCTGGGATATCAACGGTGTTTTATCGGATCCCTATTATGTTGCTTTCACTCATCCTGGCAAGGAGAATTCCCTTATGACAAAGGAGAAGAATTTCGAGATACATCCTGGTAAAATATACTTCCGAAGAAAGGGTGGTTGGGCGAAAGAAAACGTCAGTGATTTCATCCAATCAAGATAATTTGACAATCGTTAAAGAAAAGCCTGATTTTAGTCAGGTTTTTTTGTGCGTGCAGGTAGCGCTCGCTTCCTGTAATCTACCGTGGGAAATTTGAGGTTAAAATCAGGGGGGTAAAAATAATTTGAAATTTTTTATTTTTATATGAAAAAATGTCATATATTTGCAAAACAAAATCACATCAACATGGAACTTTACATCTTCAAAATCATGGACGAACCCAACACCTATGTGAAGGTGAGCACCAAAACATTTAAGTGTCGCCGTACGAAGAATATAAATGATTCAAGTTGGTGGTTTACAAAGAGGAATGCAAAGTCTTGGGAATTCTCGATTAAAACGAAATTCCCAAGTGCCACAATGATCCCCGTGGATATGTCATTAACCGAGGTTAAATTCCAATCTATCAAATGATGAAGGATTTGATAAACATAGGTCTTCACAATCACATGTCAGCGGTGCTCAAGGCAGACCTCCTGGTTATCGACGACAAGGTCTATAAAGACCGGTCCGGTAAATATGATGGGGCAGGAGAGAACCCAAGGGTTCTAATCCCGGAAGAAGAGCTAGACAAGGTTAGAGTGGAAGTCAATGAGGCAGGAACAATATTATCCTATGATGGGTCCCAAGGAAATATTATTCTTATATCAACAGCACCAATTAAATTTCAACAAATAAAATGAGAGCATACCACGCAACATCCGCAAGCAACGTGCCATCCATACAAAAGGATGGTCTGATTATCAAATGGGATTATGTTTACCTTACAGATTCAATCGATTCGGCTCTCCGTTGGATTGGCTTCAGATTACAAGCCGTCGGTGAGAAGACAATTGCCGTGATTGAGGTTGAGGTTGATGAGACAAAGCTTGAGGAAGGCATGGACCATTCACCGATGATGGTTTCTCTATTCGGTGTTGGTAAATCATGGACCTCATCGGAACCAATCCCTGCTGCTTCGATAAAAGAAGTGCATCTATATATGATTAACGATAAAAAGGAACAACATGCCTAGTACAATTAAAAAAAGAACCTGGTGCACAACATGCCAGGAATTCGAACTGTTTGAATCACACCTAACATCACATGAAACTATCATCATAGATTCAGAAGGCAGTGAGATAAAGAAAACATCAAAGACCACATGCGATACATGCGGTAATGAATATGTGCCATACAGCCTGTCCGAGGTGCCTGAGGAGAAGATCCTCGAGCAAAGAGAAAGATACAGACAGATGAAGAAGACCGAATTCATCAAGATGTTAAGCGCCTATCAGGATATGAGCAGATCAAATATCCTTGCCGACATGATGAGAGAGGTCTCGGATAAACCTGTTGGATACACTGTGAGAGAGGATGATGCTGGTCAGGAAGCAATTGACACTGCGGAAAGAGCAGCAAGGGATGCTCAGAGATTGGCAAACATAGAATTCAAAGAGCAATTCCGAGGTGCACAACGTAATGACAAATGCCGATGCGGATCAGGCAACAAGTATAAAAAGTGTTGTCTACCTAAGGTTAATGCCATACGTTAACACATACTATGTTACTAACATACTATCCACACGCGTACATTTAAAATGAAAAATCCAATAAAATCCTGGTGGAATGATTTGTATCCCTATCAGAAGAGAGACGTAATCAACGGTATAATCAACACGGTAAAATATATTTTGATAATAATATTTATAATCTATTTAATAAAGAGGTACTTATGATACAAATAGGACTTTGGTTTGCAGGATTCATGCTGGGACTCGGCATCGGTGGAAGGATAGGACAATACATTGAAAGAAAAGATTGGGACCAGCTCATCAGGGACGGGAAGCTTCCAAAACCTGACCAACGGTGGGAAGCGGTCGATCAGGAAAAATCCTATAAATAATTTTTTTATTTGGGAATGATTCCATATATTTGTCATGTAATTAAAAACACTTATTATGGCACATGTAATAAAAGACATTGAGATAGACGGAGACTTATACAATATAAGATACTTCTTCGACGCGGACCAATCGGAAGACGGGATAGACATCTATAGAGCAGACGACGGTGCACACATTGGAGAGATCCTCGGAAAAAGATTTCCAGATGAGGATGATGAAGATGATATGGATTACATCAAAAAGGTATTAAAGGATTGGTTGGACAACAACATATAATGTACGCGTAGACATGGCAAAGAGAAAAACCATCGGTGTTTTGGAGATGATCGATTATGCAAACACCCAACTGGCAAGAAAGGACACAGATGCCACAAAGGAATTCAAGGAAGGGATTTGTGTCATGGTCGAGAAGATAATGTTTCTTACCGATTCATATTCGGGATTTCAATTTCTGGATAATAATGATTGTGAGATTCACGCATTGGGTCACGTCTCCAGAAAATATTACAAACCTGTCTTTAAAAAATAATTCCAAAATAATTTTTTTATTTGAAAAAGGTTTTCTATATTTGCTCAGTAATTAAAATCAAACCAAAATGGCAGAATTAACCAGAGATCAAAAAATGGAAAAGATAAGAACCAATGTGGAAGTTTATCTTATCAAAAATGCAGAATCATGTAATGTTCCATTCACATCATTAATCAATGACGAATCTAAGGACCACATTGTAAATATAGGAACATCAATCATGGCGAACAGATTGGGTATCGAAACATATCCAGGATCCTTCGTTAAAGCCATATTGGAAAATGACCTTTATGAAGCAATCAACAGAGCAGACTCAGTCAACCGCGGTGCTATTCCATTCTATGTCACAATGATTCACAACCTTGGAATCAATTTAGCAGAATAAGCTTTCTTTGGTAGCTTATAAACCAGACACACAACTATAAGAGGCTTCGGCCTCTTTTTTTTGTGGTGTGCATTGTGCTTGCACAGACACACCGTTGTCGACGGTGTTTTGGATGTTGCCATGAACATGCCGATTTAACATATGGATTTTTATGGATGTCCTATGGTAAACACCGTGGTAGAAACTTTAACGTTTTTAATCGTTTGTATGTAAAACCTTTCTCTTATATTTGCCTCGTAATTAAAACCAAAATGAAAACAGAAACACACAGAATCGGAGACAAGGACAAGGTATACAAAGTATCCGAGTCGGGTACCTATTATTCTAATGAAACACCAGATGAGGTGATAAGAGTATTAGAATCGCTAAGAGGTACACACCAAAGAGTTAAAATCTATCTTGGAGATAGAGAGACAGGCAGAGATTGGATGGAGGAAGATGGCAAGGTTGGTAAGATAGGCAGAAGCACTGGTCCAATTAAAATTCCAATACTTCTTAGAACTATGAACAGCCACGGTGGCGGAGCACTGCTAGATGATTGCATCGTTAAGATAGTAACCTCGCCAACATCATCGACAAGAACACTATACCAGCACCCGAGGTATTACCAACCTGCCATGGAAATCACAAATGAAGGTCTGGAAGGTAAGCCAGAGTACACTCACACATTAAGAATCGGCGGTGAGGTCTATAGCAGACACACTTCAATGAGATCAGCCCAAAGATTGGTCGCATTATTAAAATAAAAACTTTAACGAAAAAAACCTTAAAATAATTTTTTTATCTAAATAGAATTTTTTACATTTACGGAGTAATTAATTAAACACTTAAATACATTCACCATGAACAAAAATGAAAAAAAAGCTGGAAACAGCGCAGTAGCAGCTTCGGCTGGGAAAGTTGAAAAAATGGCAAAAGCAGTTGTCAAAAAAGAAACTGCTAAAGTAGATGCTCCTGAGGCAGCAGTGGCTGAGGTGCCTGCACCGCTAGTACCGCACATCAACGGTGCCTTCGAAGTGGGGTCAAGAATCGAAACTTCATTGGTTTCTCCATTGAAAGTTTTCGGTAAAAAAGAAGCAACTGGTACTCCGGCTCAAATGAAGCCATGTGCTGCAATCATCTTAGAAAAGTTGGCCATCGCTGGTCCTACTGGAACTAACTTGATTAGAGTTAAAAAACCAGGTTCAACACGTATTTTCTACACAACTGAGGAAAACCTAATCGTAGGAGAGGGTGCACCAGCAGCGGTGGTAACGGCTCCAGTCGTTAAGGAGGAAAAACCTGCACCTGCACCAAAGGCTGCAAAAGCTCCAAAAGCTGAAACAGTTGCAGAGACTGCTGAGTAATCAGTAACCCACGGTATTAAAAGAGGCTTCGGCCTCTTTTTTTGTGGGCAAAGAATTCCTATGTCGGACCATGTGATCCACCGTTGTCGACGGTGTTGGGGTTTGTCCCGCCTGAAACATGTCAAAAAAATAATTGATAAATTATCGTTGTGTTTGCTAAGGATTTATTATATTTGCTTTGTAATTAAACTATAACAATATGGATGAACTTGATGACGTATTGGAAAGGCTCAATGTCTTGGCAGAGAGGGTAAGAGCAATCAGAGAAACTCTGGAGGAAGTTGAAACAAAGGTTGGAGAGATCAAAGGACTTGAAGCCCGTATGGATTTTATAAAGAGAGCCAGAAGATTCACCAGCCACGACGAAGCTCTTGTATGGAAAAATATAGAGGATGGTATCATCCGAAAAATAGACACGGCTTCGCCCGAACAGATGCAGATGCTTTTGGATAAGAAGGGATTTGCATTTAGATACTATCCCGAGATATACGACGGTGTGGATAAGCTGGGCATGTTAACAATCAAAGAAAAACGATATGACACTACGATGTAAAATATTCAGAAAGGTCAAGGTAAGTGATCTTGAAACGGAGATCAACAACTGGCTGGAATCCAATGATGATGTTGTGATTTCACAAGTAACACACAGCGAAGACGACCAATGGGGTACAGTTATTATTTTCTATTCTAGAAAATTGGAATACGTAAAAGTGAAATAAACTTTAACGGTTTTTATCGTGGTTATGTAAAATATATAGCTTATATTTACATGTAATTAAAACAATAACATTATGAACAAACCAAAATTATTTCCGGGATTTCCACAGGGAGACTTCGGAGCACTTAGAGAAGGCGTAATAAGAACAGCAAGCATTTTCGCAGAGGAAGGTGGAGAAAAAAACAGAAAAATAGCATCGGTGCTTAGCGTGCTTGGTGACGCAATGGCAGACCAGAAGCTATATGAAAACATCTACAAAGGAGTAGAAAAGGATTATAACATGTACCACAATTGGTGGAACAGAGAGATGTACCAGAAGGTAGGTGGGGAAATGGGTTCAGGTAAACTTGTAGCACTAGCCCAGGATGAAATGCCAAAACACATTTCTGATGCTGTTGAAGGCGTATCATACCAAGGAATGTATCTTCTACAAATGCAAATCCAGGCATCTAAAGATGGTGGACAACTATCAAGAATTGGCACACATCCAGACTTTAAGGAACAACTACATGTTTTCCATCAAATAATTTGGTTTATTTATATGGCAATACTTTACCCTAATGGTCTAAATATGATTTCCAAAATCTTCATATCCAACAGTGGCAAATCAGGAAAGAATTGGGCATAAGAAATCCCACACACAATTAAAGAGGCTTCGGCCTCTTTTTTTATGACATCAGGCTGTGCCTATGAGATACACCGAGGCCGACGGTGTTAGGAATCGATGAATCCGCCATGTCAAAAATAAAAAATCAAAATTAAATTTTAACGAAAACTTTAACGTTTGACATCGTTGTGTCTACTAAGAATTTCTTACATTTACATGTAATTAAAATCAAAACATCATGTCAGAAGAAACAAAAACACCAGAAGTAAAGGAAGTAGATTTCATCCTTGAATTGAATGAGGAGCTTAAGAAATTAGAGGACATCAGAGAATTATTCATTTGCCAATCCTATGCTGAGGAATTCAATGAAAGGGATGAGAGAATTCTCAAGGAGGTTAAAATACCGATTCATCAGGGAGGACAGGAATGTGGTAAAGTTGATATCGGTGAATACATCAGCTTATATCTGGATGACATCAAGCACCAAGGGAAACCCGAGAGAGTGTTCTCCAACGGTAGAAACCCATTCAGAGGACCAAAAGAAATTCCTGTATTCTCGGGAGATAAATCTGGACCAAGAGAAATGTTGAAGTGTGAGATAACTCCAGAGGAGGAAGCGAAGATTGCACAATTCGAGAAGACACACATTAAACCATCTGGACCAAGTGATACCATCATCGGTGAATTGTTCCGAGCATTCCAAAGAATCGAATACAGAGCAGGTAACGACGGTGACAACTTCATGTGCATCGGAACACCAAGCTTCGAATCTTTTCTTTACATCATGTCCACATTGGATATCATCAATTGGGGTTGGTTGTATGATAAGGAAATCCAATTAAAAAATCCACTTCTCCAAGTTTGGGTATACAGTAACAGAATCACATGGGAAGGTGAACTATTCGAAATCAAGTTTGTCCAATTGATTCTTATCGAATTATTGGAAACCGGGGTGATTAAGGACAGACCTAATGATATGGATTCACGAGATTTTATGAAAATAAAATCTGATAATGATCGTTGGTGATTGAAAAGGATTTATTATATTTGTCATGTAATTAAAATCAAAACAAATGGAAAAAAAATTATTTTGTGTGATGTTCACCAGTCGGGATGACTGGGACTCACCAACTGTTGTCTTCGTTAATGCAACGGACAGGGACAAAGCTTACTTTGCCGCTCTAAAGAAAATTGGATTTACTGAAGAGGAAGATGAGGAGATGAGAGAGCGAGGAGACCATGATAACGTCATCATCGAAGTGGATGACACCATAGACGAAGATTACGAACCAACTGAAGATGAATAATTATGGCAAAGAAAACTGTATTGGATTTTCTCTTATCCATAGCTATCACGGTCTTGGTGTATTCTATTCTTACCGCACCACATCTATGTTTAATCCTTTTTGGATTCGGGTTTGCTTACTCTCAGGGTTGGTGTATTACATGTGGTGTGGCTTCGGCTATTATCGGTCATATTATATCAGACAAGTTGAAAATTTAACGTTTTAAATCATTGCCACGTAAAAAAGATTTCTTATATTAGCCACGTAATTAAAATCAATCACATCATGAGCACATTAAGACCAGGTGATCCAGTAAGAGTCACACAAGAACCAAAATCAAGATTCAATCAACACCCAACCAAAGTTGGCATAGGTCATGTCTATGTACGTAGCGGACAAAGTGGAAATTCACTCTATGTGGCAGTGGCTTGGGAAGATGGAAATTGTTGCAATGGTTTATTAAGTTCCTTTACAACTGTAGAAAAAATAAATATTTCTAAAATATAGGGAATAAAAATGAAACATTAGGTATTATTACTACTATAATATCTGTTAAATCGGATTTAACAATTCAATTTGATATTCATGTTATGTTTTTAAAGGAGCTTACCCGGCTCCTTTTTTTTATGTATAAAACATACTATGTTAGTAACATACTATGTCCACGCGAGAACTTTAACGTTTGGCCTCGTGCGTATATGAAAAAGATTTCTTATATTTGCTTTATAATTAAATGGAACATGAAGTTTTTTCTTGTCACATCAGACGAAATGCAAACCCTAAGGGATAAGGTTAACCAATTCTTGGATGAGCATCCTGGCATCATCCTACATAGTCATCAATTCGCAACATGTGGGACAACTGGTAAGAACAAATATGTTTCCATATTTTATGACGATGCACCAGAATATTTAAAAATAAAAAACAATGACAAAGGAACAGAAAGAACTTTATAAAAGGATCAAAGCAAAAGCAAAGGACAGAGGGGTAAAAACCGTGGACGAGTTACACGACCTAATCGCAGACGAGTTTTACGACGACGGTGTAACTGGAGCGGACTTTGAATTCATCAAAGACTCACTTAGACTCAAGAGGTTTTAATTACACATACTTCTTTTTGAAAGGGGCTTTCTTTATAAGAAAGCCTTTTTTGTTGGCATTGACATGGAAAATGCATGTACATGCATATTCACCGGCGGCGACGGTGTGGAGGATGTAGGCGGATTAATTCGGAAAATAATTCGGATTTATCGTTGGTATATAAAAAAGGTTACTTATATTTGCATGTAATTAAAATCAAAACATTATGGACGAGACATTAAAAGGTAAGAGAATCACATTAATAAAAATGGGTGATGACCCAAATCCAATAAAGGCAGGAGAAATGGGAACCATCCAAGGTGTGGATGGCATCGGCCAGATCCACGTCAATTGGGACAACGGTAGAAGTCTAGCGCTAATACCAGGTACCGATGTATATCAAATTATAAGAGAATAATGTACAAGTTTGGAAAATTCCCAACCCATACGGGTGGTCTAAAAAAAGGCCAATATGCGGATAAAAGGATGGATCCTAGAAGAATACAGATTGTCAGAAGAGCAGAGAAGATTCAACACACATTTCCAAATAGAAGTTTATTCTCAGCTATAAGATATATTTTGAAATACGGTAATTAATAATTGGTTAGGTTTTTTAATTCAGAATCAGGCTTTCTTAAAGAAAGCCTTTTTTGTGACCAAAGGATTTTATAGGCAAGACCATAAAACACCGGCGGCAACGGTGGAAAAGATGTTGAAAGATGTCAAAAAGGATGAAGAAGAAATGAAGATGATGTATAAAGATGTACAAAGAGATGTATCCTTCACACCGCGGTTCATACTATGTTAGTAACATACTCTCCACGCGTATTGAATTTTAACGGTGGTTTGCATGGTAATTATGAAGTATTCATTATATTTGCTATGTAATTAAAACAATTAAACATGGAAGAACAAGTTAAAGAAGCCAGAGAACACTTCAGAAATCACAAATCACATATACACATTTATCAGATAGAAGATGATGTCATAGCCGAACTCCTCGGGCGAGAGCATATTCAAAGATTATCTTTCGAGATGAAGATGGATTGCCTTTATGACCATTTGCTTTCCCAAGGTCTTTGTGATGTGACCGAATAATTCACATGTAAACACATATTCACCGCCGGCCGAGGTGGTCTAGCGGGATCCCTGACAGGATAAAAAAATTCCGATGGATACTTGAAATTTTAACGTTTTATATCGTGGTTTATCAATAGGAATGCCTTATATTTGCCATGTAATTAAAACCAATCAATATGAATCAAATCACACACGAACAATTAAGAAATCGGCTTAGAGAAGGTTCAACCCGATTCTTTTTCAGAAAGACCAACGGTGAACTAAGACCTGCCTATGGCACAACAGATTTAACAAGAATTCCAAACCATTCCCATCCAAAGGGAGGTGACGCCCCGGTGGGTACCACTTGCTACTTTGACCTCGATAAGAATGCTTGGCGCTCAGTTTCACACACCCAAGAAATTTGGTCCAATGAATAAACATGAAATCATAAGCAAGACCAGAAGACTGCTAAACTCCGCGGGCTTCGATGATATGGAATACACAATCAGCTTGCAAGGTCCAACGGTGATAATGGGAGAGGGCATGGAGGAAAAATTAACACCAGAATTACGAAAAGAAATCCTGGAAACAGGAATGAAGTTTCTATAACCAGGACTTCCTGCTTTGGTCAGGTTATAGCTAAAGGGTGACATTTGAGAGTCACCCTTTTTTTTGTGGCATGAATTAGGCCTGGATACTTGCCCACCGAGGTCGACGGTGTGACCGGATTCACATGCATTTTGATTCATGATGAAGCAAGCAATTGTTTTTCCGAATCGGATGATGCTTAACACCGAGGAAAAAACTTTAACGTTTAATATCGTTGTGAATTAACTATTATGTCTTATATTTGCTTTGCAATTAAAAAATCAAAATTATGGGAACATTAAAAGCAGGAGACATGGTGATGGTAACCACACAGAACGCAAACGGTGTGGGATTCATCTATAACACATATCCAGACAAACCAGAGGAAGGAGTCCTAAGAGCATCCATAGCCTGGAGCGACGGTGGATGTAGCGACGGCCTTGTTATTTCGGAATTCAAAACCATAGAGAAAACCGGGGTGCTTACAGAAGAGAAAGGAAAAGAAATAATCAAGGAATTAGATGAATTTGCATCGGGTCTGGATAAGTATTCATTAGGCTTGCCTGGTGGAGTTGACCACACAGGAGAAATGGTTCATATAATCCGAATGGGTCTAATCAACGAGACCGTGGAAGCTTAGTTATGAGTGTTTCGATCAACGGTGAAGGCGCGAAGCTCTGGGGATTAGTCAGAGTTGATAGGGATCGCTACAGAGACACTTCACTGGAAATGTGGCTGGCCAACGATGAGGAACATCTTAAAGAGCAGATAAAGGAGGAATATCTACAGGATTACAATGACGGTGATTGGTTTAGAAAGGAGGTCGAGAAGGATTTTGAAGCGGATTGGGAATACACCATATTACCATTTGAAATAGACCTGAGCGGACTAGTAAAACCGTGGACCAAACTTTAACGGTTTTTATCGTTGTGATTACAAATAATTTCTTACTTTTACTCTGTAATTAAAATCAACCCATTATGACAAAAGCAACATTAAGACAACAATTAGAAGCCTTCGATAGAGGCATTTACCTCGATTCCGACGGTAAGGAAAGTTGGTGCTACACTTTCTACGATTGGTTCTGTCAGGACTCATCACTGAAGAGAAAATCTGATAAATTATTCAAACAGGTTAAACGATTTGTAGCAGCAAACCCAAACATCAACCAGGATAAAACCTATGTGTTCTTCAAGAACAACTGTCCGATGAACGGACCTTTATACGATTCATTCTCAATCTGTGATATTGAAGGTGGTGGAGTTCTATACTGGGTTACAGGTAAGAGCGGACACACTTACCAAGCCGAGGTGTACTCCAGTGCTACTGGATTTGAAACTCCAGCAAGAACAGGTAAAAAATTCTCAGATTTAGTGAGGGATCCCCTATAAAATACATGCTCCATAATAATGGTGGTTTTAAAGGTGGGGGCCTCGTGAAAGCGAGGCTCTTTTTTTGTGACCAATCGCTAAGCAATTATCCACTGCTAGACACCGTTGACAACGGTGTGATGTAGATGATTCGATCGGGACCTCAAAAGATAGTATGTTACTAAGATACTCTCACGCGAGAAACTTTAACGGAATTTATCGTGGTTATATCAAATTGATTACTTACATTTACCATGTAATTTAAACCAACCATTATGAAAAAAGCAGCATTAATCTTTATCCGTTGGGGCATCTTCTACCCGATAACAATACCATTAATGTTTATATACGGTGTACCCACAGCGGCGGTGTTCTTCCTGTGGGAATGGATAGAAGATAAAAAGAAAACCAGTAACAAATTTGATAGCCGAGGTGCTAAGGCATTGAGAAAGTATGGTAGAATAACATCTATACCTTACTTCTTCTTGGCCCGGGTGGATGATAAGCTAAATCCAAATGGAAAGAGATTCTAATAAATTAATAAAGGCTAGGGAAGCAGCGTTAAACTCCGTCGTCGGCGGTGTGATAGCGTGTCCATCCTGCGGAACACGCCACGCAAAATCCAGTTATCAATCAGTATTCTGTAAGTCAAAAGGCGGTACAAAATGTAAAGATAATTACTGGAACAATGTCGACGGTGAGAAGCGGGACAACAAGACAAGAATTTCTCCAGCTAGAGAGAAATGGAATAAGCGAGTAAAGACAGAGAATAGTCTTAGAAAGGTTAAAAAAATGTTGGGTGTACTTAAATAAAACTTTAACGTTTTTTATCGTTGATATCTCGAAAGGATCCCTTATATTTGCTTAGTAATTAAAACAAAAATAAAATGGCTTCAGATTCTAAAAAAAATTCACATGATTCATTAAGAAACCCCAAGATTGGTGATAAAGTAGCTGTGCAGACTCATTCCGACGGAAAAAAAATATGTGTTGTTGATAGTATTAATAATGAAAAAATTCATTTTAAAAATAGAAATTTTGGATTGGAGGTTAATCTTAATATGATTTTTAATTTGGAAAAACCATATAGAGGTGCAAACTTTTTTTACCAATCCATTAATTAAAACCTTAACGGATTTTATCGTTATAACCACGAAAGGGTTTCTTATATTTGCTTAGTAATTAAAAATGAACAAATGAACGAGATTAGAGACATTAACGATAGAGTACTTAAAAATCTGGATGTTATCGACCTTCACCAAACAGTCAACGGTGAAAACCTATTCATTGTGGCAGATTTGGAAGCCAAGGACATTCGATACTTTCATAATCCCTCATTGAAATACGAATACTCCGTTGATGACCTATTCAGACCAGACAGGTACACAGGTGAGGTAGAATTTGAAATAATGGATAAGGAATGGGTAAATTGGGTAGAACTTTAACGTTTTATATCGTTGTTATCTCGAAAGGATCCCTTATATTTGCCCTGTAATTAAAACAAAAATGACAAACACTATCATCTTCTTCCTTGCATTATGCTTCACCTTTTACTTCTTAGGTAAGCTAGCCACTTGGATGGTCTATAAAATAGCACCACAAAATTGTAAAAGAGAATTTGGAGGTAAAGATATTTTTATTACGAACACAGTGATGCTCATGGGTATTATCCTTTGGACAATTTTATTTCACAATCTAACTCATTAAAAATGAAAAAATTCTCATATAAAATATTAATACTGGCGCTTATCCTAAGCCTAACCAGCTGCGCAGATGCAGAAACCGTGGACACTTGCTTGAAGGGACACACGTATGGATTTTGGGGTGGTCTCTGGCATGGACTTATAACACCATTCAGTTTTATAGGCTCATTAATCTGGGACGACATAACAGTCTATGCGGTTAACAACAACGGTGGATGGTACGATTTCGGCTTCTTGCTCGGCGTCGGCGGCTTGGGATTCGGTGGTGGTAGGAAAAGTTAAGGTTTCCATAATGCCTTAGAATTGGTTGGTTAATATGCTCGAAAAGGAAGACTTTGGTCTTCCTTTTTTTTGTGACCTTTTGACATGAAATCAGGGCGGCTCCCAATCCCACCGAGGACGACGGTATGATTGGATTATCCGATCGGGACCTCAAAAAATTGGAAAATAATTTTTTTTATTTGAAAGTTTTTCTTATATTTGTGGAGTAATTAAAATCAACACACATGTCAAAAACACACACAAGAGCTTCTCATAAGAGAACAATCTCAACAAGAACAGGTAACACCAATAGTAGAAAGACCATAACCGTTAGCAGTACCACGGTGAAAAGAAAGTAACCATGAGAAAGATTGGAAATTGGATACTTAAGGAATTATTATTGGAAATCAATCTAAACCCATCCCGAGGTGTTTACCACGTGAGAATGGGTTGGATTTGGATCATTTACTTCGGTGTTAAACTACTCGCAGGATTTCTTCATCTATTAAAAGACCTATTATGAAACTTTGGATGCTATTAATGGTTGGCTATGGTGTCTACCTTGCCTTCTTCAAGAAAGAGCCGGAGGTGCTAGAGGATCCGACCGAGCCCTCAAAAGATACTATGTTAGTAACATACTCTCCACGCGAGGGCCACGGTGAGAGACACGAGACGAGACATGAGCTAACCGAAGGAGCCAAGAGACTCATGGAATCTAATCTTAGTGATAAACAAAAGAATGATTATAAAGAAATATTTGGTAAAGATTTCTTAGACAAAAACGCTGAGGACACACCATTCACCGATGTTTAACCCAACCCGAGGTATAAAGCATCAGACCGATTCGAAAGAGTCGGTTTTTTTGTGGGCTTTACCTTTTGATATGAATTAGGCCTGTCCTCTTTCTCACCGTCGACAACGGTGTATCTGAAGTTTATTTTAAGAGAATCTCCAATTGGAATCCTATGGAATCTCCAATGGGAAACACCGCGGAAAAACTTTAACGAAAAAATTCGTTGGGTATTAGTAAGTATTCATTATATTTGCTTAGTAATTAAAACAAACCAATCATGACAGAATCACAGGAAAAACAATTGGAATTAGAAATACTGATGTCATTAGAGAATGCAGCCTGTATAGGAAGAAGCCAACAAGACTACGGTGAATATTGTAAGAGACTAACTGCTGGTCTAATGACTAAAATAAGAACATTTAACAAAAGTGAAACCACTAAAGAAAAATAATGGCACGGATAATCAATAAAGTACACATCTCCACAATCCAACCAGGAGATGTTATATTTCACAACGGTGCTGACCGTACTCTCTCACAGAAAGATATTAAACATTGTCCTTTCATGGGCACAACGGTGTTTGGCGATTCTTACCATTTGGGGTACAAACAAGTTAATAAAGTAACATTTAAAACTAATTAAGATGGCAGAGTATAAAGTAACATTAACAATAGAACTCACGGTGCAAAGCTATTTAACAGAGGATGAAATAGGCGATAACGTTGCAGAACAAATCAGCGTTAATTTCTTGGGCCAAGATATAACCGACGTTGAAATAGAGAGCGACCGTCTTGTTACTGTTGAGGTTTGGCAGGAAGGAAATGTATAACGCACAACTAAACCGGCAACGGTGTAACCAAGAGGCTCAGCCTCTTTTTTTGTGGCCTTTTGACATGAAATCAGGGCGGCTCCCAATCCCACCGAGGACGGCGGTGGGAACAAGGGCAGGTCCTTAAACATAGTATGTTACTAAGATACTCCGCACGCGAGGGAGAAATCACCGAAGCCTTAGGTTACAGCTGAGCACAAGTGCTCCACACCGATGCCCGCGGAGGGTGCACGTCTTGCCCTTTTATTTTTTATGAGGTTTCCCACTGGGACCACAAGAAAGGGCCTGGTAGATTACCTACCAGACCCTAACCAAACAAAACCAATTATTAAACCTATGGGATAACCAGTCCCTTATTATGATGGAGCAAATATAAGAAATCCTTTTTGAATCCAAACGATACCAAACCGTTAAAGTTTCAACAACGGTGTGTTTCCAGAGGCTCCAAGAAAAATCCCCAGATGGAATTCAGATGGACCCGATGCTTTCCACCGTGAGAAAAACTTTAACGGATTTTATCGTTATTAATTAGTTTTTATACATTATATTTGCTTAGTAATTAAAACCAATTCACATTATGAAAAAAATCACAATCTTATTAGCTTTGACCATCGGTGTATCAGCATGGTCTCAATGTCACAAATCTGAAATCCCTTCTTCAGTTACTGCAACCTTCAGCGGTGGATTCGCCAAGACCATGTGTGGGGAATTATCTTTTCGTCTCAGAACTTTCTATGTCGGCGCCGGTGTGGGAGTGATGGTCGATAATGAAATTAGAAATGAAGGTGGTATCATTTATACTAGAAACGATCATGCTTACTTCGTAAACCTCGGGTTTCAAAAGGACAACATCCACTACGGTGTGAGAATCGGGAATCAAACCCAAGTTCATGTTACTGGAACAGTCGGCGGTGTGAGACAGGAGCTACCTAATGAAAACAAACTCTTGGTAGGAGCGCTCATCGGCTACAGTGTTACACCGCGAATCAGATTTAATCTCGGCTACGATACATTTAATAAAGTCAACCTAGGTGCTGCTTTCGGGCTCTAGTTAAAACACCCAAACATAGTATGTTACTAAGATACTATGCACGCGAGGGCTCACGGTGAGGAACGTGAGCCTTTTTTTGTTTAAAGGTTAAGGAATTAGATTGAACAAACGTGTAAGCACCGTCGGCCGCGGAGAAATGCATGTGAAAGAAGAGAAAGCCATAAGAAAGGGAAGAGAAGAAAGAGAAAGAGATAAGAAGAAGATAAAGAAGAGACAGATGTAACACACCGTGGCCCTGGAGCACTTAGACCCCTATAGCTAAAATTAAAGTTAAGCTTAGGTAAAGCTAGGTAAAATAGTACTAAACCGTCGACGACGGTGGGACACGGATTTGCTTATTTCAAAACGTTAAAGTTTGAAAGAAATTTTTTTTATTAAAAAGAAAGCCTTATATTTGCTCTGTAATTAAAACATAAACAATATGAAAAATCTAATCATCTTAATTTTAATCGTCCTAGGTTTATCACTGCAATCTTGTGGTAGTGCTTGTGCAAGAACTCACAGATACTGGAACACTCATCGTTGCGTGCAAACAACGGTGAAGACAAGTAAGCAAGAAGAAAAATCATCTTCTCTATTTAACAACATAAACGCCGGTGCAGCACGGATGCTCTGTTTTGATCAGATGCAAACTGACCGAGGTGTAATCACATAAGCATGTTTTAATTACACTCTAACTGCTCGAAAAGAGGCTCAGGGAAACCTGGGCCCTTTTTGTGGGGTGCCCCCAAATATCTATTATAAGCATGTAGCCCACCGATGCCGACGGTGAGCAAAGGGAAGACATCCTTAATTTAATGGCATGCTCTTGCCCGAGGTGAATTACCTTTTTACATTGCCTAATTTTAAAATGCAAATTTATGCATGTTAATCACCGTCAAAAACTAAGCCCCCCTCCAATATTATGAAGGGGGGTAAAATTAGGGTCCCCTATAGGGGCTATGAAGCCCCCTCGTATAAGGAGCATATTGGGGGCCTGAAAGAGCTTATTAGGGGACCCTTATTTTGGAGAAAGCCTTGTATACTATGTAAGGGACCCCGGTTTTGAAGGGCCAATTTGAGGGGGCCTCGTGCGTGGCATAGGGTGGGCACCGTGAGAACGCTTCGGCGGTTCTAACAAGAATGGGCAAGAGTTCCGACTTACTCTAACAAGAATGGACAAGAGTTTCTACTTACTCTAACAAGAATGGACAAGAGTTTCTACTTACTCTAACAAGAATGGGCAAGAGTTTCGACTCTCTACTCTCTCTACTCTAATAATGGATGGCAAGGGTCAATTCAGTTCCACTATAACTATGGCAGAGATCCCATTCTCTGATCCCATTCTCTATATAGCAGCAAAGTACCCCTTCATTTGTTCCGTCTGGATAGGGACTTGGTTCACCTAGATATATAAGAGAAACAAATATCATTTTATGAAACACCTTAAGCCAATCAACGAGTTCTTTTTCTTTGGAGGAACAACTAGATTCATCATCGTGGAAGGCACAGAGCCATTCCACACAGAGATCCAAGCCCGCATAGACGCCATGGAGGAATCGGGAGAGTTGGCCATAGTTGATATGTCCACTTGTGATGTGGCAGAGATTGAAGCAGCTGTGGCATCTGATGCCATGAAGATCCTTTTCGTTAACGGAGACGAGTGTGATCGTGCCATTAGATACGCTGTCATGGATCTACATCCTGAGATCATCCCTGCCCCTGAGTTGTCTCAAGAAGATCTTGACGTGTCCTAATCCCATCTTTAGAGTCAATAGCAATCCCTGGGTGTGGGCCCGGCCCCTAGAAAAATGAGGCGCAAAATGGCTCCACAGCGCCTTCGCCTTGGTTTTATTGGAAGATATATAGCAACATGAAAAGAATCAAAACATTTGAGGAACTCTTTGAGAGCATGCTAGACGGCTCGCTGAGAATTCAGAGGAACGAACTCGACAAGACATCCTGGGAATACAGCTGGTTGCTTGGTGGCAGAGAGGTTGGGGGGATGATGGTCTTTGTGGACGGAGGGAATGCTAGCATCGTGAGTTTCTTCAAACACAGAGGCAGGGAGACGCCGAGAGGTTGTGGGTATGTATTCATCAAGATGTGCATCGACGATCTGCTGGAATCTGGATTTGCTGTGCATCAGGCTGATCACACATCCAATGCAAACTCCCAAGTGATTTGGAGAAAGCTTGCAAATGAATACAAGGTGGAGACCACGACTTGGAGAGGAGATCCTGCCAAGGTTATTAGAAAAAAATGATACAAGATGTCAAAAGCAAAGAAGGTTGGCAAACAAAAAGCCAACAGAGGTAATCAAGTAAAAAGAGCTCGAGTGATTAAAGCCAACGAGACAATTCTTTCGAGATTAAAAGGTTAATTTAAAAGTTCATCACCACGATGGACTTTTTTGTGTGATTTCGAATTTTCACCGAGGGAATTGATTATATTTGGGATTCAAATGAAGGATGTGAGACATGGCGAAAATTGTGGAGATTAAATTCATATACCTTGACACGATGGATCTGGGTCATATGGTGGGTAAATATCTTGTGGATGGCAATGAATATGAACTGAGGTACACCGAGGATAACCAAGTTACTGGATATCACAAAACCGGAATATATCGGATGATTGATGGAGAATTAAGGATGGACACAAAGATACAGATCACTGGCGATTCCTATATTGAGGTAAATAGATCCACTGGAGCAACTCATAGAGTCGATTCCAGATATGGCGCAGCGATTGACAGGTATGATAAGAAGGGAAGGGATCTGGTGCAAATAATAAAAAATAGTATTGTTGAATGGAAGAGACTAAAATAGATTTCAGTTTCACTTGGTTTAAAGGAATGCCAGCGAGAAACTCAATGTATCTCTTCCATTATATGGATGGTGAAACTTATGATGTTGATGTATCAGGGTACATTAGTGGAAAATTTGTATTAGGCGATGACATCCATGCTTGTTTCCCGTCACATCAAAGATTACATTTAACAGGAACCAATTTAGAGGAACTTCGAAATTTTTCAGTACAATGGGAAAAAATATTATAGACGTTGAAAGAGTCGAGTTTATCTATGATATTCGAATGAAGGAATCGGGTATCTCCGGGTATTTATTAGGAGAAGGATATAAGGATTCATTGATAGAAAATATGAAATATGTAGCCAAGACCAGAAAATGGGGAGAACATAAAGACACAGGTAAACCCCTGATGGCAGTGGAGATTTTTGGTACATTTTTAATGAGTAGCGGAAATAAATTCACTACCAACGAAGGACAATGTAATAACGGATGGCTAATACCTGGATTAAGCTGGGATAAATTTAAGGTTCTAAATATCGAATGGGTGAAAATTCAATAAAATCAGAATCCTGGGAATTTATCTATGATGTATCATTTGACCAATTTGATACATGGGAGATTCTGGGTAGTGGACCTGTTAGATTTGTTCATAATGAAAATTATAGGGTTCTGTTTGGGAGTGAAACATATTTCCTAGTTTATGGCAGATTCTTGGGTAAGGATAAATGGGCTACGGTAGACATGGTTTCCCAGGGATGGGCTTGTGATATAATGTACGCAGATAAAATGAAACTGTTTAATCCTCGTAAAAAGTGGATATCCCTTGGCGTCTTATAGTTATCCATCTGATATTATCCAACACAAACATAGCAAATTCACTGAGCCCCTTAAATTCATCAGGAATTTCTCCAGTGGTTCCAATAAAAATTCTGGTTGATATAAGACTGGACATTACTGGGACCCACGTTTGAAATATGGATTCTCTACTTTTTCTATCAAGATATTGAAAATCGTCAACGAATAAACAATCAACGTTTCTTCCCATTGGTCTACCAACAGGCCAAGCTGTTATTCTACCACCGTTTTCAAATCTCACACTAACATCCTCCATGCTTTCCACTCCAGGCTTCATATAGAACGGTAACTCTGCGTACATTTCCATGATTCTTTTTATTGTTTCTGCAGACCTTTCCATTTTGGATGTAATTATAACAACGTCCCTGCCCTTAAATACTAGATCATGAAGTGCCATAAATTTTATGGAAGAACTTAGTCCAGTTTGTCTTGGCAGGGCTACAGGATAGAATCTTTTTAATTCATGCTCCGTTAGGATCTTTTCCTGATTGTTATGCAATATAGGTTTACATTTATTACCACCAGGATAAACTATTCCATGATTATGTATGAAGCTAACTGGATTTCTATCATATTCATATAACGTAATCATCTCCTGATCCGTTATTTTTATATTGACCCCACACCTTCTTATACCAGGAAGCTCCTTATACAATAAAGATTTCATCTTGGGATCATTAGTTGACTCCATCAGATCTATTTCTTTTTGTGTGTGTATTTGCTTCATTGTGTATTATATAGAATTATAACTTTATGTTTCCGATATATAGAGTATGAAAACTATAAAATAAATCATGAAAAATATAAAAACATTTAAGCAGCTTTTCGAGAATTCAATGATGGATAAACGACTTAAAATTGTTTCTTTTGGTGCTGACAAATTTGACGAATTCATCTCTTATATTAATTCATTGGAAGGAAATTGGAGAATGCTAAGTAATGTATCTATCTTTAAAAGTTACACAGCGAGGAATGGTAATGTATACATTATAAATGATGAATTTGTCATTCAGTACAAAGGTGAAACAATAGGTGATATAGAAGTGGTATCCGGCGCTGATGCTACTAATCGTACAGTAAGAGATCTTTCTCAAATTTCCGAAAAAATCGGATGTTCTGAAATAGTTTTAAAAATTGCTTTAATCATTACCAAAATGACAGGTGAATTTTCGATGGATCTCAATAATAATATGGGATCAACAGAAATAATGGATTATCTATGTGATTATTTCAAAAAAAATCCACTTATGCTTTATACGCTTGATGGTTATCCTGAATTAAAAAAAGAGGTGATGGATAAAACAGGGATTAAAGATTATGGTTCTATTGGGAGAAAATTAAAATCTGGATTGATGTAATGAAAAATATAAAAACATTTGCACAACTATTCGAAAACACGATGGGTAATCAAAAATATCCAAACGTGGTTACCTTCGGAAGAGATGACTATGAAAAATTCTCAAAATACATCGATCATATAGACAGATCAGGTGAAACCAATTTATCGAATTGGGACATCAAAAAGGATAAATCCAAATTTTATGAATTGATGGAAGATGTTTATATAAGCTTCGTTGATGAAAAGGATTTATTTGGGTGGTTCTATAACACTAGAAAGAAATCCTTATCTGCAGACAAAATTGAAACACCAGAAAATATAGAATTATTCTATACAGCAAAAATAGAAAAATATTCACAACCATCCGAAGATTTTGTTGATTTTGTCACGATAGAGGATAGTGATGATCCTAAATGGGACGAATTAAAAACTATACTATGGTTATCAACTCTAGACGATAATATAGATTTAATAGAAAGAGCAATAAAAAACTGCTCCAGAGGAGAGGAATTTAAAATGATGTCACGTATAAGAAAATACTCGCCAGACTTAGCAAATCAGCTGGGTATTGGTAGTAATGATATGGCTGATCTTGGAGACCTTGGATTTTAATATTGAATTATGAAAAATATAAAAACATTCAAACAACTATTCGAAAACCTTGTCCAGTTAACACCATCAAGTTATTGGTCTTTCGTTGTTTTCTTTCCTGATGAAAGGGTAGGTGCAACTAGGCTTTCAAGATTTTTAGTTTCTGGTGATTCTACAAAAACGATAACAACCGAATTTTTGGAAAATTTACTACCTCAGTATCTAGGATTTGACTCATTGTATACTCTTTCTCCCGATGTTGCACCACCAGACATAAATGGATTTATGGAATTTGGTGAGTGGGTACACAATAACATAGACGAGATATCGGATAGAGCTGGAGTTGAAAAAATATACATTAACGGTAGGGAAATTGCTAATGGACTAGACTTTCCTGAATTTTGGGATGCTTTTAATGATGAGCATGGTACGGACGAATACACTGAAATGTATGGAGATCCAAATCACATAGCATGGTTAATAATGAACTTTTTCAGAAGCTTTTCGGAGGAGGACACACTGAAAGATATTTTCGAATTCTTTAACACACCAGTTGGTAATCCAGTAGGTAAGAACAATCACTTTCTGAAATTAGGTGAAAAATATCAGAATGTGCTCGAGAGGATTTTGGATTCAAAGGAGGGCGATTGGATTTATGATTATTTTAAAAACAATCCACTAGAACTACATATTGTGGAATTACCAGAAATAAAGAAAAAAATACTTCTTAAAACAGGAATAAGGGATTTCAGCGAGATAGGCAGAAAACTAAAAAAAGGATTAATGTAAAAATAGACTCGGATGAGTCTATTTTTTTGTGTTATGTTTTTTTATTTCGAGATTATTTCATAATTTTGCATTATGAAAAAAATCAAATTTACTCATTACAATCACAATCCATACGGAGACAAATTAAACTCGTCGACTTACTCTTTAATTGACGGTGAGGAATATTTAGTGGAATTTGGTGAATGGGAAGGAGCTACAGGAGCATTGATCAAAGTTAGAGGATTCAGAATATCTGGAGTATTTATGGTTAATCCAAAATGGAGAATGATAAATGAAGATGGAACGGAGACAGAAATTCCAGGAATTAAAGCCCAAAATTCCATGTGGTTCAATAATAAACAGGGAGATAAAGATTACGAAAGATTGCTAGAAGATATAAAAGAATCTATAATTGAATGGAGACCAGTAAGATAATTTATAAATTTACATATTACGAGCATCTCGGATTTGCTGATATAGCAAGCCGTGATTATTATCTTATAGATGGAGAAGAATATGTTATATTTAGAGCACCCAGCGATTATCATTCTATGTATAGAGGGACAAGAATTTTCTGCTACATTAGAGGTAATTTCTTTAGCCGATATAATAGTGAAATTGTAGATATGGGAATACAGCTGGATGAAATTAAAGAACTCACACCAATAATAGAAAAAACTGAAATAAAATGGCAGAGCGTGGTGTATCCATAACGTATGCTGATATGGTTAAAAGAATATTAAACGATGAAACTATGAAATTATTAAGATTTACATTCTGGAGACATTTATCGTTTGGTGATATTCTTGGTTATGCTGGTGTACAATTCATAGACGGCAATTCATATGAGATAGACAGAGTTTTTATAACTGGTGAATTCCTAACAAAGGAGGGTAAAAAAATAATATCCACTTTTGCTTTGGGTATTGACGAGATAATAGTTATAATAGACGAAACATTGGAACTTAAATGGAAACTGATATCTCCGTGATATATAAGTTATGAAAAATCTACTATTATTTGAAGCTTTCTCCAACGAGAAAAAGATTGTACTTACTTCCAGACAGAATCGTGAGATTACACTGACCGTATTAGGAGGCCGTATCAACACGATTGACAATCGATCAGGGGTAAACTTCCCTTACAAGATTGGAGAGCATTACACACGCTCTATTGAGACGTGGGCATGCAATAATGGATTCAAGATAGACGGAAAGGATCCTTGTCCGGAAGAAAAGATATTCGGAATAAGAAAAAAGGACATTCCGCAAGGACATGAATTAAGAATGCTATATCCAGGAAAATTTAGAAAATAAAAATCCATCATTCGATGGATTTTTTTATGTTTTATTTTTTTATCCCGCAGGATTGTTATACATTTGCAATCTAATTAAAAGGATATCAAAATGGAAAATTTAAAAGACTCACAAAAACCGATTAAAAACAAATTCATTACGAATTTAAGTGCATCAGATTCTTCAATCAAAGAAACAAGGGCTACACTCTTATCTAAAGGTGCATCCATAGCAGCAAATGCTTTGGTTCAAAGAATTGAAACTGAAAAGCTTGCTTTAGAAATGGAGATTTCTAAACTTACGGATCTTGCTCCAGACACAAGCTACTCATTAAAACCAGGGGGAGACAAATTTGATGCCGCTACTTGGGTTGAACAATTACATAAAACAAAGCTTAAATTAAGCCTAAAGGAAATTGAGTTGAAATCAGCTCAGGAGATTGTTAACGAATGGTTCGAAACTGATGCTAAATAATAAAGTATATTTTTCGAAGAGCAATTCTGTACCTAAGGAGACGGTTGATAAGATTCGGAGATATATTTTAAAGTTTGATTTGGAGCTAAAGGAATTCTCAGGGGGAACATACAGCAATTCTGCTATGGACGACTGCGAATTCCTTATTGTCCTTCCCCCGCCACTTCCAAAAAAAGGATCGGGGTCTTCAAATGTTGCAAATGTTGGTAGAGGTATATTTCAACAAACACAATATTTCTACGATAAGAGAAGTAAGATAAACAACATCCTTATTATTACATCTTATGGTCTATGTTCAGATAAGGAAGTAGCTTATGTCGAATTTTCAACACCGGATTATTGGCGGGTAACGAATCAGAATGACTATGTCAATTATGGGGATATACATCTACAAAGATTTAACTCACACATTTCTGATTATTTCTCACTAAAACATTTCCCGCTGGAAAAATCTATTGCAGTTCTCGATGATGTCTTCGACATAAGCGGATCCGTAAAAGAATGCGATTTATCAGATCGGGATAAACCTATCATTTATACAGAATTTACAGCATGGGATGAAGTTTATGAGGAATGGTTTACTAAACCAGAAAAAAAGGAAGATAAACAATCTACTAACGATCTTGTTATAAATCCGGATGATCCAGAAGATTATTCACTTCTGCTAACATTATAAAAAGAGCCATCGGCTCTTTTTTTATGATATTTTGTTTGGATATATAACATAAATTAAATTCAAACAAAATGAATAGAATAAAAGACTTTTTAACCTTCATAAATGAGGCTGAGATTGCTTCAACTAGTACAGGTAGTGCAGGAGCTAGATTTCAATTTCCTTTAGGTAAATATAAGATAGAGGATATCGCACCAGCTGATCTTTCAACTCTTAGAGAAAATATCGCAAAAGACATTATAGCTAAACTTAAGGATGGTAACGCATACACTGGTCCAACTGAGATAAATTTGGTAGCATCAACATCTACAATAAACGTAACACCAGCTCTTAGAAAACAATTAGCAAGCGAAGGATTCCCAGAAAAACCTGGTGATAAAACTGGTAACTATGCTCTATGTCAAGCAAGATTAAAAACAATAACAGACCTTATGTTTGGTATGTTACAAATAGATCCTACTAATCAAGACCAGATGGGTCAATTTGAAAAAATCTATACAGTTAAAAAGACACCAATCCCAGATCAGAGTCCAAGTGAAAAATCCCAGTACATAGAATCAACAATTAAATACACTGGACAAAAAATTAAGGATCAGATAAATTGTGATACACCATTACAATTAAGTGGAAAACAAGCATCAGAATCTGAAAATTTCGTGGGATATTCCAATGATAATGTTGCGCTTGTTGCTTCACCAAACACAAAAGTTACATTCAAATTCAGACCTGGTAATATACCCGATTGCTTATTCTGGTATCAAAATCCAACAAGTTATGGACTTACCCCATTTTTGGGTAATAAACAATCCAGAGAAAAAACAGGGAATGAAGAATACAGAGGTAAGGTTAATGCTTTAGGTAAATATGCAGAAAAAGGAAACTTCGAGAAGAGATTAAACGCACAAAAAGATGCACTTATTACTGCAATGAAAACTGAGATATCTAAATTTATAGATGCAGGTTCAGCTGAAAAACTAATAAATTCTGTTGTGCTTGACAAGGATGGCAATATTTCGGTAAGAGAAGAGGATCAAAAAAATGCACAGCTATACAATGTTGATGTGGTAAAAAGTCCATATTCAAAAGACGTTAAATTGAGAGCATTTTCACCTTTAAGTGACACCCAATTCGGTATAGCTACATTATGCTCACTTCCACAGATAGACACAGCAACTGGTAAAATATCAGGATATACACCATATCAACCAACTCAAGCATAAGATGAGCAGGATAAAAGATTTTTCTTCATTTATAAAGGAGGCTGAAAACCCAGCAGTATCTGTTGAGATGGTTAATGGTGACGTTAACAAAACAAGATTCCAATTTCCACTTGGTGAATATAAGGAGGAGAATCTAAAACCGGAAGAGCTCATAAAACTTAAAAACGATATTGCAGAAACAATTGTATCTAAACTTAAGAATGGTAGTATCTACAAAGGTGTCACTACCATACTATTAACAGCTTCGACTTCAACCATTCCAGTAACACCGGAGTTAAAAAATCAACTGGCAAAGGACGGGTATAAAAGAATGCCTGGTGACAAATCAGACAATGCACCGCTATGTAGAGCAAGACTTGATACAGTTAAAAAACTAGTAATGGAAATGCTAGGTATAGAAACGGACGAGCAAAGAGAGGGGTTTGCCAAACACTTTATTTTTAAGATGTCTTTATTACCTGACCAGGGTAAAGAGGAGAGTTTCCAATATATAGAAACTGAACTTAAATTTTCAGGTGAAAGATACAAAGAAATAATAAATTGTTCGGATAAATTTAAGAAAAAGGGTAAACAAGGTACTGAGGAAAACGGTTACGTTGGATATTATTCAGAGGATGAAATAGGTTTATATGCTTCACCTAATACCATAATAAATCTTAATTTTGACCCTTTAATAATACCAGACTGTTTCGCAATATATCAGGGTGAGGATAACTTTTATGTTACACCATTTATAGGGACAAGAGTAGGTAAGGATGCTTATTATGATGCACCAATAAATTACACAAGCAAACTTAACACTATAAAGGGTAAAATTTTAAAAGGTCTTAGAAAAAAATTAGCAGAATTGGGAATACCTGCAGATAAGATTGAGGAAATAATAACAACTAAAATATTAGACGAGAATAGAAAAATTAGAATCGTACAAAAGGGTGACGTTAAAGGAGATCCTGATTTTAAGGCGTCAATAGTTAAAAAACCATACTATAACCAATCAATAAAGCTTATGGTTTTTGCACCCTTAGACACAACAGTTTTTGAAATAAATACTACGTGTACCATACCAACAATGGATAAATCAACGGGAAAAATAAATATACCAACCAAAAAATAAAAAAAAAGCAGATTCTTTAAAGAATCTGCTTTTTTTAGAAATATACCGTTCTGTCGTCTATTAGACCTGTATCAGTCTCATTCAATATTTTCTCAACTATCCATGAACTCTCACACATGGAATAGACTCCTCCAGTTTTTATAAACCAATCTTGATATAAATCAGCAAGTGAATCGTCAAGGTCATCCAGCATTATATCATAAGAATCAAGTTTTTCCTTTGTTTCCTCATCAACTGGACAGGGATTATCAGCAAAGAATTTATCCAATGCTTCCTTATATTTTACCTTTCCCTCCTCGGCTAATTCCTGGGTAGAGTATATACCAAGTATATGTGTCATGTAATCATCATAAGCTCCTGATGATGTCATTAATATGTATATTTTACCTTCCATTAGAAAATATCAGACATTTTATAATTAAGTTTTTGTGCGTATTTGGCCATCTTTTTTATGCCTTTCATGTACCTGATTCTAACAGTCTCCCCGGTAAGACCCATGCCCATGTTTATTGATATCTGAGTGTAATTTTCTTCACCATCATCGTATGGAAACACACCATGTTTTCTTAATATAATTTCGGTCTCATGTGAATCTAAAACCTCGGTCAATTTAAGAAGTATCGAATTTTTATCCTTAACATCAGTTTCAATGTCACTGTAATAATCTCCGGAGTCCATTATGTCTATCAATGTTCCTGAACCCGCTTCGTCACCCAAAGGTGAATCAAAAGATGATGGTTTTATATCAGCACCTATTGCGTTATGAATAATGTTTGTTTTTATTCTTGAGAATTTTTCAAGCTTTTTTATCTCCTCTACAGTTTCTTCGAATGTTGCATTTCTCCCTTCCTTCATGGAAATTTCGTTTGCTACGTCCTTCATTGCTTTAAGTGTATTAACTTGATTTAAAGGTATTCTAACAGTTCTACCGTTATCACTAAGATGTTTTAATATCTCTTTTCTTATGTGCCAAACTGCAAAGGATATAAATTTAAAACCCCTACTTGGATCAAAAATAGAAGCAGCCTCGACTAGACCTATATTTCCAACTGCTACTATTTCTGCAAAATCCTCGGGGTCCTTTGCATAATTTTTTGCTACCGTAAGAACGAATCTTAAATTTGCATTAATCAATTTCAATCTGGCTTCTTCGTCGCCATTAAAAGCAAGAAATGCAATTTCTGCTTCTTTCTGTGGATCTATGACTTTCGTTCTGTCAACTTCCTTTAAATATAACGCTGAAGCTTTTGTGGTCCTTGGGGTAAAAGCCTCTTTGTTAACTTTGATTTGTCTCATTTTTTTGTTTTATAGTTCATATAATTTTACGCAAAGATATAATATACGTGCGGTATAAAAAAATAAAAATGAATTTTTTTGATATATAATAAAATTAATTTAAAGTAATGATTAATATAAAGGGTTTTGCTGATTACATTTTAGCAGTAAATGAGGCTGTAATTATGCCAATTGATTACAGTGATCTTATGAGAGAATTGGCAGAAGCTTGTGCTGCTAGACCAATATCAATAGACCAGGCAAATATGATTTCATGGAATCATGATGTGAAATTTAAAAGATATGATGATTTTTACAGGGAGTTACCTGATGATTTTAAACATACAGCACCTCCTAGAAACACGCCATTATTTGGATTCATTGATAGTGACAATAATGTTAATATAGTTTTAAGTATACCAGCTATAGGATTTAGAGAGCTTGGGTTTATATCACATATGATGCAGCATGAGAGTGTACATAAAGGTCAATGGGAAAGAAGACCTGATGTTGAATACACACTTCCTGACGCCAATGATAGGGCATCATATTTTTCCAACAAGGATGAGATAATGGCATTTTCCCAATCGATCATAGAAATGATGTTATCCAGAGAAGGACTTAGAAACATCTCCCAACTTAGAGATCTATTAAGAAGAAATCCCCTTTATAACGATATAAAAAGGGTGGTGAGCGAGGATGTATTAAAAAAATACAATAAGTACATCTACCAATATGCAGAACAATATTTAAACGAAGAGTAATGAAATATATAAAAACATTCGAATCCCAGACTAATGATTTTTCGGAAATAAGTGAGGGATTAAGTTACCATTTGGAATTTGAAATTCCACTTATGGAAAGTGTTTATAGAATAGAATCTGATGCTTGGTTATCTCTTATCAACGAATCCAGAGTTTTATGGGAGTCAAATAAAATAGATCTTTGTGATAACGATCTATTCTTAATAAGTACGGACGCGGGCACGTACGGGACGTACGAGGGCGAGAGAGTAATGCTTGACGTTCCTTTTATGGTTTGGAATGAATTAGATGAAGCTGAATATCAAGGAAAAAAAGTACAATTGAATCACCCAAGAAGAACTCCAGGAGGACCTAGAAAATTTGCAGTTTACACCAAAAATGGAAGCGGTAAGGTTGTCCAGGTTAGATTTGGTCAACCAGGAATGAAGGTTAGAAATAATAATAGAGCTGCAGCTAAATCTTTTAGAGCCAGAATGCAATGTGATAACCCAGGTCCAAGATGGAAGGCAAGATGGTGGGCTTGCAACGTGTCAAGATATAGAAAATTATTAGGAATTAAATCTAGTAATCCATGGTAAAACCCTACGATGAGGTGGAATTATCAGATACCGAATTTATCAGAACATTTAGTGAATCCCTGAATAACGAGGAACTTAAATGGCACTGGGACGAAGAGGATAGAATAATAGAACCCCTACACGAAACGGATTGGATGTTTCAGTTTGATAATCAATTACCAATTAAAATTGAAGGCGTAATAGAGGTAAAGAAAGGAGTCTGGCATAGACTAATAAAGGGGACTTCGGAGATCAAATTAAAAATCAAAAAAATAAGCTAATGTAAATTAGCTTATTTTTTGTTTACTAGGTTTGTATATTCCTTAGTTATATTTCTTAGGTAAGCTCCACTATCCTTAGCAGCTTGAGTTATTTTGGCAGCAACCTGAGAAGCGTTTCCTTTTTTGAATGTTACTTTATAAACCATATATTCATAATCTCCACCATCAACTATAGGAGGAGCAACATTTTTAATCTTGTCCAACTTCGGTACAACAACTGCAGTATTATCTCTTTCAAGTTCAAATTTAACCGTGCTTCCGTGCTCTTTAATTTTAAAAGTAACATTTTGTTCAGCATTTGCAGCTGGACTATTTGGTACGGTTGCTTTACCAACTACTGAATTAATTATATACCTGGATGTATTAACGCCAGCAGCTTTAAGAGCCTCCACAAAATTTTTAGCTCTATTAGCTGCAAGTTTTTTATTATCATAACCTTTGTCGCTACCAACCGCTGATGCTGATCCGGTAACAACAATGGCAGAATCCCTCATAGGTTTAAGAATCTCAACAGCTCTTTTGAATTGATCATTGTCAGTATCTATTTCATCCTTACCTAATTTGAATAAGGATCCATCAAGAACCACTATTTTGGAGTAATTAAAATTCTTTACTCCTCCCTCTTTTGTGTTATCTCTCCCGCCACCAAGTGATTCGTTTAGATCGTCGTGGTAGAAATTTGAAAATGGTATTATATTTTCCATAGGTTATACGTTATCAATTAAATTTTGATATATATCTAAAAAATAATTATCAATAATGGAAAACATAAAAAACTACTCAGATTTCCTATTCGAGGCAAAGGGGATAAGTCCAGCAATATATTCGGATTTACATAAATACTTTGAAACATCGGGGAAACATACTTACGAGGGTGCAAAAGAATTTCTTAGTAAGACTAAAAAGAAATGGCATTTAACAGAGGAGGATTTTGTTGAAGCTGCAATAGAATTTAAAAATAAAAAATAAGCATAGATGTCTACGGTACTAACAGCAAGATACAATAAGGAGGCAAGACACGTAAGAGAATTTAGTGTTAAAGGGTATAACCACGAAATTGTTGAGCTATTCCAGGAAACTCATGACGAATATAAAAATAAATGTGAATGTGAGGTCGAATATGAAAAGGACGTTGCAACCATAAGAATAAGTATAAATGAATACTCTGAAATAGACCCGGAGCTATTCATAAAAAAACTAGATTCAAAAATCAAACATTAAAAATAAGGGATTTATTCCCTTATTTTTTTATTCCGGGAATTTTGTTTAATCTTGCAAAAAATAAAAACATGGATCAAATAAAATTCGCAATTCTCACAACGCTGAAACTAACAGTAATTTGTTTAGCAGTAACCATACTCTATTTAGCAATAGGTATATTTCTTGGTGAGAACTACTCCTACTATTTTGCAATAAATCCTTTTACTAGCGGATTGATACATTCTGGATTCAGTCATTTAGAATGGAACATATTTGGTATCTTTATTTCGTTGAATATGGCATGTAATAGGCATTACACAACGGAGAAAATATTTTGGATAACATCACTAATAGCAATCATATATCTTCCATTAATAATAATAGATTCAGAGTTTGCTTCTGTAGGGATATCAGGAACATGTTATTTTCTACTGATCAGAGGTCTTGGATCACAAAGCAGAAAAGCAATAAAAATATTTTGCTATTTTTTACTCTCCAATATAATAATTAAGGAAGCTTTAGAGATTGGAAACACTGATAAAATAGCACACTCAGTCCATTTTATAGGTTCAATACTTGGTTTAATTTCTCTCTATCCATACAGATTGAAATTTTTACATGATAAAATATATGAAATAATAAGCTAGAATTTTTTTATTCCGAAATTATTTATTAATCTTGCATTGTAAAAATAAAACAATATGAAAAAATTATTATTATTTATTTTATTACTATCAGCTCCGTGTATTGCTCAAGATAGTAAAAAGACATATTCGATAATATACACATCGGAATCTATGAATAAGTCATTTAGCAAGGCTTATAAAAAATACGCTGCTGAATATTTTTATCAAACAACCGGTAAAAAAAGAATCATAGAGAGAGATCCTGTATTGGATACAGTTGCAGCAGGAAGAAGTGAGTATTCTGTTTTGGTGTTTAAGGAATCATCAAAAAATACTTCATTTAGAAATTTATTGGATTATGTTCCACCTGGAGCAAGAGGTCATAAAAGACTCTATGATACACCATCGGTGTTTAAAGAACCAAAAGGATGCATTTTTCCAGATAAGGATAATTTACCAATATTAAAAAGAAATAATCTTGATTGGAGTTCCGAGTTATTTGTGGAGGATGCATATTCATATAAAACACAGAATGGAAATGTTGATAATGCTGAGGTGATTGAGAAATATGTAAGATTCATGAGAAAAACAACTGCATCTTCAAGCGGTGACAGTTTTCTTGATAGTTATTTAAGTTCCACCGATCACAAAAATGCCATACATAAGTATGGCAATTGGAAATTCGGATGTAGCACCATGCTAATAATTTCTAAACAATATCTTGAATCTAGCGGAATGTGGAAATATGATGTTTTTGTTTGTCACACCATAATTATATTGAAGAATTATACAGATTCTAATGTTTATTAATATTATCTAAGTGAAATTAGATATTTAGTTTGATCTATTGATCCAAGTATTTCATCAATTATATTAAGTATTTCTGAGTCTTTTTCCTCATCGAATAATTCTCTACAATCAACTCTATACCATTGGTAAAGCTCATTCATAAATTTGGATAAATCTCCACTCTTAGGATCAGCAAAATTGTACAATTTTATATTGAGATCTTCACCCACAAGTGTTGGTCTACCGTATTTACCCATTACCGTTTCCACTAAGGTGTCACCGTTATCAATCATTCTATTAAAAAGCTTATCCAGTGCCTTATGTTGACCATATAGCAAGCATTGCCAATGTAACAATTTAGTCTGTGAGATGTTTCTTAAAACTGTACTAACCATCTTGCCATATTTTGTTTCACCGTCACCAGATTCCTTTCCTTTAGCTATCACCGTTCTGAAATCCATACCTTTGTCAGGAATTGGGAGTGGTCTTGGTTCAGGAAAATCCTCGGCAGGAGGTAATGCTCTTTGAGGTTCATCAGCAATCTCTATATCTTGTTTGCTTCTTGGATCTTTGATAACATCCCCGAATGCACTAAGATTTAATACTCTTGGGTCCATATAATTAGATTATTTTTACATTATATATCCAATTAACAAAATTCTTTATTGAATACAGAAACAAAAGATCAATATATAGCTTAAATAAAACAATAAATATTTTTAACCATGGAATGGAAAAGTCTAACTACGAAAAAGTCCATCGACCTATCTAGCTACTTAGCTGATTGGATGGCAAACAACCCTGAAGACAAGATCTACATAGGGTGTGATTCGCAAAATCACAACGGCACTACGACATTCGCTACGGTTATTGTATTACATCAACCGAACAGGGGAGGACACGTGCTTTACAGCAAGATGACAATACCTAGAATACAAGCTAGGTACGAAAGGCTGTGGAAGGAAATCGAATTAAGTGCAGAAACAGCACACGAAATTATGGAGAATGCTGGGCAAACTCCTGACTTCATTGATATCGACCTTAATCCAGATCCTAGACATCAATCTAATACGCTGTTAAGATCCGCTGTAGGTTTAATAGAGGGTATGGGTCTAAAGGCTAGATACAAGAGTGCATCTAACTGGTCCATCTCTATTGCAGATTCTATATGTAAATAGAAAAAATTCTGATAATTGAAACAAATTTCAAAATTTCGGTACAATTATTGATATATAAAATCTCTAAACATTAAAAAATTACAAAAATGAAAAGGACATTATTCTTACTTGCAGTACTCTTCTCGCTGAGTCTAACATCATGCAAACACGTAGATGCTAAAGCTTCTACTGATGCAGCAGTTGACACCACAGCAGTTGATACGACTAAAGTTGATTCTACAGCAGTAGACACAACAGCAGTTAAAGTAGACACAACAAAGGCATAAATCAGAATAAGGTTTATATCTAAAGGGTCTAGTTTACTAGACCCTTTTTAATTTAAAAAAGATTCAAAAATATTTTTTTATCTCGAAAACATTTCATATATTTGCAATGTAATTAAAAATAAAATAAAACTGGCCCCGTAGCTCAGCTGGATAGAGCATCAGATTTCTAATCTGAGGGTCGAAGGTTCGAATCCTTCCGGGGTCACTAAATTAAAAATTGGGTATAATTACTACAATGTCTGACATAATCAATTGGTAATCCTAGGGAGGAGTAAGTCTGTACCAGTAGTTTGGGTTCGAGTCCCAATATATCCACAAATAAACTAAAATGAAAAAACGATACGATATGCATTAGGTTTAATATAACCAAATGCAAAATGTCAAAAAACAGAAACAGAGCAAAGCTCAACAAGTGTTTAACTCCAAGAGAGTACAAATTAACATATCTAAAGCATGAATATGATTATTGCTTTACATGTTGCAAAAGAGCTGGAAGCTTTTATTATGATTGTTCTCCCATGTCAATGAAAAAGAAAGGGAGACACGGAAACGGTAAAATAATTTCTACATTTGATGCTAGATCTTATAGAACCTGGAAGCATACTAGAAGAACACAGTATAAATAATAACCCTGCCCGGGTGGTGGAATGGAAGACACGCTAGTTTTAGGCACTAGATTTTGAGGGTTCGAGTCCCTCCTCGGGTACAAAATACAAAAAAATGAAAGTAGATATAAATTACGTAAGCACAAAGCATTTTCCGATTAACAAGTTGGGATGGTGGGCATTTTACTTTAAGAGGTATACCTACATTAGAGGTTTTAATTTAAGAATATTTGGGATTCATTTCAACATAAGAGAAGCCCATGCAACTGAAAAACTTTTGAATTTCAGTAAATAGTAAATCATAAAATGCGTTTGTGGTGGAATGGTAGACACGCTAGTTTAAGGAGCTAGTGCTTAGGCGTGGGAGTTCGAGTCTCCCCAGACGTACAAAACTATAAAAATGCCAGAAGTACATATAATTGATAGCATTCAGGGTATGGGATGGAATAATCCAAATGAATCTTTACCATCATTTGGTAAATATGTTTTAGTATTTGGGATCGACAACTCTATGTACGGAATTGAAAATTTCCACGTTTGTAGTATGGACGACCTAGAGGATGGCATGGAATTTTTAGAAACCGGAAATTTTTACTGGTTAACTGAATCTGGTAAAAAGATAGATAGTGTTAGAGCATGGACACATCTTCCTGACTCACCAAATATATAAACACATCAATGATCTCAATCTACTTAGACGACACTAGAACGCCATTAGAACACCCTTTAGGTAAAGAATGGATCACAGTAAGAGATTATGATCAATTCGTTGATTTGGTCTCTAAAACAGGCTTAAACAACGTAGAATTAATATCATTGGACCACGATCTTGGTCCATTAGCAGTAGATCATTTCTTCGGACACACTAGAGAAAATTACGAGATAATATACAAATGGATTCCGGAGAAAACAGGAATGTGTGTTGTTAAGTGGTTAATCAAACACGCGAGAGAAAACAATTTGGATCTTCCACAGTGTTATGTTCATAGTGCTAATCCAATAGGATCTGGCAATATGATGGGTTACATCAACATGTATCTCAAAGAAAGAAGAAAGGCTCAGAACTGCATAAGAGCCAAATGGAAGCACAACTACATAAAATAAGAATGCGAATCCGGATATATAACGGATGAAACATTTACAACTATTCGAAGAATTTACATATTCACAAGAATCACTAAACGAGGATCTTCTTGCTGATATAATTGATAAAGCAAAAAAAGGTGTGGCTGCTGGAGCTCTAGTTGCTGCCCTATTAGGTTCACCCGATGTTAGTGCACAGGATAAAACTGCAATCCAACAAGCAAACCAAAAAACAGAAGCTCCACAGGAAGCCAATGGTGTTGGAGTTGGTATATCGCCAGACCTTTCATTTTCAAAGGACATCTCACTGACAAGAGCTATAGCTGATCTTGCAAAAAATTTACCAGATGGCACAACACTATCGTATGAGATGGTTGATCAAAAAACAGTTATGGAAGGTAAAAATTATAAGACAACAACAATTCTAAAGATATCAGCGGATGGTACCAAAGTGAGTCCAGCTCAATTGACAATCAAGAAAAAATTGGTCGTTAGAGATGATGCTAGACTTAAAAGAGAATCCCACATGGAGGATGTTAATGCTGAACTTCTTGCAAGAGCTAAAAGATTTGGATTTGATACAGTTGAGGAATATATGGCTTGGCAAGAGGAAAGAAATAAAGGTAAGGACCAGCCATTAGATGGCTTGGAAGGACCAAATTTCTCACATGGAAAATGTGGTATCTCTAAAGCAGGAGCAAAGGATGCTAAAAAGGAGTGGAGTAAAAAATAAAGATATGAAACATATACAGAAATTTAATTCTACATTGCTCGAGGATGCAATGAATAAAAATACTAACACTTCACTAAGAACCGTTTTGGTAACATATGAAGGAAAAGAAATGAAAGCCCTTGCGATAGGATACGGATCCGGACCATATTTCGTGGAAAAATACTATATTCTTGAGGATACCCCCTACGACACAACAGATTTTGATGATGTGAAAGAGATCAACCCGGAGGAAATAATTAAAAATATTTAAAAAAATCAAAAATAATTTTTTTTATTCGAAACTTTTTCCTAAATTTGCATAAAATATTAAAATCAACTAGATATATAAATCTATAATTTAAAAAACTCAATGAAAACAACTTTCAGAAATATTGTAAAACCGTTTATGCCGCAGAGCGTTGCACCCTTTAATCAGGTGGGCATTGCCAAATGGTATAATGGGTACAGCAAGGGATCTGGAGGTCACAATATAATTTAATGTAAAGCACTAGTCAAATAAGCATTAAATATTTTTACTCCAGATCCTAAAAGATCTGGAGTTTTTTTTTGAATTAGAAACAATAAAAAAACTGGGTGTGGCGCAGTTGATAGCGCGGTTGCTTTGGGAGCAACAGGTCGTCGGTTTGAGTCCGGCCACCCAGAAATGATCAAAAAGGAATGCTTCCACGTAGCGATCATTGGTAACATCCGAAAGGATGGCTAGATTCCTTATTAATAGAATTATGAAAGAAATAGATATAATATTAAAATCCGGTTCAATGGGGGATGCAAGTCTATCCATATATGGTTATTGCAACACTGTGACAACTAGAAAAATCAGAAAGATATTAAATGACAATAATGTATCGGAAGAAATTTTTATAAAAAATGATAGTAAAAGAAATATAATAACCAAAAAATGCCCGTCATGCGGAAATGAATTTAAAACTAGAGCTGATAAAAAGGAAAGAACTTGTTGCAGTATAGCATGTGCAAATTCACATAAACCAAAAAGAATTAAGGACCCATATTTAGTAGGAAAAAAGTCGGAGATAAAAACAGTAAGGAAACAAATAATTAAAAAAATAGATAGAAAATGTCAACTCTGCGATTCTGACTATATAGGTTCAAAAAAATCTAAATTTTGTTCAGCTATATGTAGAAACCAGCATCAATCGGAAACAATGAAATTGAATATTAAAAATGGGATATGCAAGGGTTGGCAATCAAGGAACATAGAGAGCTATCCCGAGAAATTTTTTAAGACTGTATTATCAAATAATAACATAGATTTTATATTAAATCATCCAGTTTCAAAAAAATCATTAGGAGTCGATAGCAATGCATATTATTTTATCGATTTTTATATAGTAAAGGACGGAAAAAATATAGACCTAGAGATTGATGGCAAACAACATAAACTTTTAGATCGTAGAGATAGTGACACTGAAAGAGATATGCTTTTGAATAATAATGGATATTTAGTATATAGAATCGAATGGAATGACATAAATTCAAAAGCTGGCAAAATAAGAATAGAAGAAAAAATAAATAACTTCTTAATATTCTATAATAAATTATAAATGAAATGGCAACAATAAAAGAAATCGTAAAAGACAACAAAGTTAGATTCTCACATCTAAAGAATGACATCGCTTATTACAATGTTTTTATTGAAGGAGCGGATCACACATTTCCAGTTAGACTGAATGATATAGGTGAAGCAACTTTGTTAGCTGAAGATAATGCCATCTTCTTTATGAGATACATTAGAAAGGCTTTAGAGAACAACGAGTTCCATAAGGCATCTAGGTAAACATACGGGCTTGGTGCAATGGTAGCATACCGGTCTCCAAAACCGACGATGAAGGTTCGAATCCTTCAGTCCGTGCAAATTTAATGGGATATGGTGTAACGGTAACACAACTGGTTTTGGTCCAGTTATTCCAGGTTCGAATCCTGGTATCCCAACAAATAAAATTAAAAAATTATCAAAAAATATTTTTTTAATTCGAAAGCATTTCATACATTTGCGATGCAGATAAAGAAGGATCTTTGACATAATGGAAACTAAATCAATACGATAAAGTGGAAAAGTTTTAATAAACCAGACAGGTTTATTAAACAAAATGAGCTTTATCATTACTGACCTCGTAGCTCAGCTGGCTAGAGCACCTCACTTTTAATGAGGGAGTCATGGGTTCGAGTCCCATCGGGGTCACAATAGGGATATTGGCACAGCGGCGACTGCACCTGACTGTAAATCAGGCATACCACACGGAGGTTCGAGTCCTCCATATCCCACTAAAAATAACCAAACCAAAATGAAAAAGATATTAGACTTTTTATTTGGCTATCTTCCTAAGAATGATAGCAACAACATTCTAATGTAAAACAAACGGAGTAAAAGGGCTGGGAAATGCCTGATAGGGTCTGCTTCAGATTCTAGATAGCAAGAGTAAGACTATTAGTGCTTATCCCAGATAGCGTGGTTCAATTCCAGCTACTCCACAACATTCTTCTGTAGCTCCAACGGTCAGAGCGAAGGTTTGTTAAACCTGGGGTTGCTGGTTCGAATCCAGCCAGAAGAGCAAATTAAAAAGGTGCGGTAGCTCAGTTGGTAGAGCACTAGACTGAAAATCTAGGTGTCGCCGGTTCGATCCCGGCCCGTACCACAAACAAAATAGCTATGTACACAAAAAAAGTTAAAGTTGTTATTTACTTCGATACAACATATGAAAGAGCAGAGTATATCTATGTTGACGAAGGAACTTCCAAGGAAGATATAACTAAAATGATAAATGAAAAATTCGAGGATTGGTTCTGTTGGGATTCCTTTCCTGGATTATAAAAGGGTGGATAGCTCAGCGGTAGAGCAGCGCACTGTTAATGCGCTGGTCGTGGGTTCGAATCCCACTCTGCCCTCTAGGGTGCCTGGTCAAGCCTCTTACTTCATTGTAACGTAACCAGTGGGTATAGAGCTAACACGTAATAGTTAGCTCGACGCTACCCAAAAATTTAAAATTATATTGATGGAGGAATCAATTTGCGAAAAATGTTTAAAAGAGCATAACGGTAAATATGGAAGCGGAAGATTCTGCTCTTCCTCGTGTTCCAGATCTTTTTCTAGCGTGAAAAATAGGAATGAAACAAACAGAAAAATATCAGAAAAACTTAAAATCAATGGTAATGGGGGTATGGTTACGATTGATTGTATATACTGTAACAAAAAATTTACCACCAGAAGACGAGGAAACAGGAATCAAAGATATTGCTCAAATTCGTGTTCATCCAGAGATATTTCGGATCTGTCCAGATTGAAAATTTCTGAAAAAATGAAAGTAATAAATAAAGGTGAAAAAAATCCAATGTTTGGAATATCACCAAAAAATACAAGTAGTGTACAAGCTATCTCTGATAAACACAACGGAGATCCTATATTTAATGTAAGATCCACATATGAAAGAGAATATGTGAGATTGCTTAATGATAAAGATTCCGTTCTGTATTTCGTGTATGAGCCAAAAAAATATAGATGTGAATATGAGTTGGAAGGGGTTAGAAGAACCTATCAACCTGATTTTTATGTTAAGGAGATTGATATTGAATATGTAACTGAGGTAAAAGCATTATGGCAATTAGAAACAAACGAAACATTAGCAAAGAAGGATGGATTCATTAGAAAATTCACAATACCATATAAAATATGGACAAAAGAAAACAAGCGGAAGTAGCTCAATTGGTAGAGCTCCTGCCTTCCAAGCAGGGGGTTGCCGGATCGTACCCGGTCTTCCGCTCAAAAATTAAACAGATGTCTAAAGTAGTAAACGTCAAGACCGACCAATATGATGTTTATATAGGAAGACCATCAAAATGGGGTAATCCATATTCACATAAGGAAGGCACATTAGCAGAGTTTAAAGTTGCTTCGAGAAAAGAAGCAATTGATAAGTATGAGGAATATCTTCTTCAGAACAACGAGCTAATGGATTCGCTACACGAGATTAAAGGAAAAACTCTAGGATGTTGGTGTAAACCAAAAAGATGTCACGGAGAAATATTAGTAAAATATGCTAATAAAGGAAACAAGTTATTTTAAAAATATAATAGAACAAATGAAAGCAATCACAGACAGCTCGTAGACCATAATTGTTAGATAAGCAATTATGACTCAGAAATTGAGAATTTGGAGAGTAGTTCCTACCAGTAAGACTGGTGTTCAGGCTCCCACTTTTTTCGTAGAGACTACGGAAGAAGGACGCGAGAAGGCAGAGCAATCTGCAACTAAACAAGCAAGACAAAGATCTGGCTTGGGTTCATTTGAAAACTGGAACTTTAACATCACTAAGATGGAAGTTAGAGTTGATAGATTTGGCAGATACGTCAAACATCACCAGTAACAGTGATTGTTTTCATAGGTTCAATTTAAAAACCTATGAATTGGCGGGGTAGCTCAGATGGTAGTAGCGTTGGAGTCATAACCCAAAGGTCAGCGGTTCGATCCCGCTCCCCGCTACAAAATTTGGGGCTGTAGCTCAACTGGCTGAGCGCCTCCCTTGCACGGAGGAGGATGTGGGTTCGAATCCCATCAGCTCCACAAAATATTTTTAATAATGAAAAAGAAATTCGACATGTATTAGGTAAAATAACCTAATACAACATGAAAACAAAAAAGAGATGGTCTTGGACCGAAGCACAAAGAAGACGCCACACAAAAGGCAGATATCATTATTGGAATAACGTTCCTGCTGACTTCGTTAGACAATTTAACAAAGCAAACAGAACAAAAGAAAAAGTATCAATGCATGAATTCATCAGAGGTGGAGATCTAGATTTCATAGATTTCACACCAAAGTATTCTAAGAGATGCGCAGGGTGGATTTATTTTTAAAATAAGAAAGATGGCAAGAAAAAAAGAAGAAACAGGTTTAAAATTTTATGAGATATCACAAAACAATAGTGGAGGTTCGTTTATAACGAATGACAAACTATGTCACAGATTATTCATAGAAGCAAACAGCTCAAGCGAAGCAGATTCTATCGCTGAAGATCTTGGATGTTATTGGAACGGTGTTGATGAAGATATGGACTGTCCGTGTTGCGGAGATCGTTGGTACGGTTCACATTCTGTTGATATAACTTCTATGACAAAAGAAAAAGACAGCAGATATCCGGTTGAAAGATGGGTTAATGCAAAAGGTCTTAGTGCTGAAGATGAATTGAAAGTATTGCTTGAGCGATATTCAGGAATGGAATGGATTGAAGCTCCATCGATAAATGAAAAATACGGATCTCGAATAATTGAGGGATCTATTAAACTTAATAGCATAGAAGATTATGTACAGGTAGTTGCTGATCAGTATGGTTGGACCTATCCGGATGCTAGAATATTCTACTATGACGGAAGGGTAAAAGAGATATTCTCGTCCAATGTGGAAGCACCCAAGAAAAAGAAAAATAAAATAGTCTGATAGAGATATCAGCAACTGGTTCATTAACTCAGTTGGTTCAGAGTGCAACTCCTACAAAGTTGAAGTCATAGGTTCGAATCCTATATGAACTACAAGCACACAGAAAAGAGAAGGTTCGAAGATATATAGAATAAAAATTAAAAATGTATATTTGCGAAAAATGTAATTCCAATCACAATGGCGAATATGGCTCGGGAAGATTTTGTTCACCGAAGTGCAGCAGATCATATAGCACATCATTAAATAGAATATCAATTAATGAAAAAATAGGCAAAGCTATAAAAGGGTCGGGTAATCCACCATCCATAAAAAATTGCATATATTGTGGAAATGAATTCATAGCTTCGTGGAAAAGAAAAGATCAAAAAAGCTGTTCAATGTCTTGTTCTATGAAATCCAATTGGGAGAATCCTGAATATAAAAAAAATATTACGGAAAAAAATAAAGCAAGATGCATTGATATAAACGAGAGGAACCGGATGAGGGATATTGGTAGAAAGGGGGGATTTGGGAAAAAAGGTACAACAGAGGGTGGTACCAGATATGATTCAAATCTAGAAAAAATTTGTTTTGAATATCTTGAATCAAAAAATATCAAATTCGAAGCTCATAAAAATATACCTAATTCATCTAAGATTAGCGATGTATATTTAATAGACCAGAATATCTGGATCGAATTGGATGGAATAAACAGAGAAAAAAGAAAAGACTGGCTAGGAAAGGATTACGAATACTGGTTAGAAAAAATAATCATATACAAAAGAGAATCCTTAGATATGCGAATAGCATACAATTTGGGTGATTTAATTAGGATAATAGAATGAGATCCAATTAGTTCGAAAGAGCAAAAAAGGAGGAATAAGATGAACAGACGAAAGTCATCACCAAAGGGTAGAAAATAGATGTTATTCTGAGTATGGAGCGACGGCTCTAGGAAGGTTCGATTCCTTCACATCACATTTCAAGAGTATGGATAAATGGTGTTAGTAGCGGTCTAAAGTCTGAATTGGATCTCAATAGGAAATGAAGCTCACAAAGCCCCTCATTTGTAGATCAATTTCGAGCATTTTTGAGCTTAAAGTTGGGTCCACTGTGAGCTTCAAATTGATCGGGTAATATAATGGCAGTATAGGTCGGGGGTCTTACGTGAGTAAGTGGCCTCTGGTCGTGCACAGGTTCGACTCCTGTTCTGATCACTAATTTTTAAACATTTCGAAATGGACAAGGAAAGATTGGAATCATTAGCTAATAGATTATTGGAGATTCCTGCAAAGGTTGTAGAAGCGCAGTTGGAGTTATTGACATTAACTGAAACTTCACAATCCCAATCAGAGAGGATCACTCAGATTGAATCTGTAATTAAAACAGAAATAAGTGCTGCTGTTGACGGAGCTGGTAAAAAAGCTTATAGCAACGCAGAAGCAAGAGATGCTGCTTTTATTGAAAAGACTACAGATAATTACGAATTATCCGTTGCTAAAACAGATCTTGCTAAAACACAAAGATCTGTACAGGAGAAAAGAATCAAAATAGAAGCTCTCGGAAACGAACAAAGAAATATAAGAGCAGTTCTTTATTTCATAGGAGGCGGAGAAGGAGCAATCTAAGAATTTGTCACCAAGGGTCGGCCCATTGGGGGTGATTAAGAAATACCCATAAACCCCGGCCACGGGATAAAAGCACAAGCGGATGTGCAATCGCTAAACAGCGAGAGGCAGGGTTCGAGTCCCAATATTCCACTAAAAATTGAAAACATGACACTAAAGGATAAAATCAATGCTGATTATATTACAGCATTCAAGGCAAAAGACACTGTAGCAAAAAGTGCATTAAGTGGTTTAAAGTCAAAAATTCTAGAAGCTGAGAAATCTGGACCTGCTGGTACAGAGCTTAGTGATGCAGATGTTTTAAAGATTGTCATAAGCACAATTAAACAAAGAAAACAATCGGTTGAGGAATTTACAAAGGCAGGTAGAATGGATCTTGTTGAACAGGAAACATTAGAGCTAGCACCAATTGAAGCTTATCTTCCTAAACAAATGGACGATTCTGAAATCACTTCAGCAGTGAAGGAACTTATAGCTGAGTTTGATGGAGCAAACCTTAATATACAAGCTCTTACAGGTAAAGTTATTGGTGCTTTCAATAAAAAGTTTCCAGGTATGGCAAGTCCAGTTAAAGTGAAAGAAATTATTACAGAAAATATTGTTGAAAAAATTATAAATTAATTTTTTTATTCCGAAAGGATGCCATATATTTGCATCATAATAATTAAACACATTTAAAAATGGCAACAACCCAAAGAAGATCTAGACAAGCAAGAGCATTGTCTATGTTGGAGGCACAATTGAAAAGCGGTGTTAAAACCGAAAAAGGTACAAGAGATACCAAAATTGCATTAACAGACTCTGACGTCAAGAGATTGAATAAAGAGATCGCTATATTGCAATCTAGGTTATAATAAGTTAATTCTCTGTGTGTCCGTAGAGGCGAATTTCCAAAGTGTAACCTAATACGTGAGAAAGGAAGGCGGTATCTAAGTGCTGATTAGCTGCAACTGAGTCTATAGGGCGATTCAGCGAAAGGGGAAACACATTTATTGCTACTTGTAGATGGAGGCACGGAGAATTAAATAAGGTCCCGTAGTTCAGCGGAAGAATTCCAGAATACGGATCTGGAGACGGGGGTTCGAATCCCTCCGGGATCTCCAAAAAATACGGTAGGTAGCTCAGTTGGTTAGAGCGTCTCGCTGATACCGAGAAGGCCGGAGGTTCAAGTCCTCCTCTACCGACAAAAACGTTCTTAGAAATATTGGTTAGTGGTAAATTGAAAGGTTACTTCGTTTTTTAGCCCAGTTGGTAGGGCGTAAATTTTTGGTATTTAAGGTCGTGGGTTCAACTCCCACAAAAACTATTAGCTCCCTTTCTAAATATTCCCTTCCCAATATCTCTAAGCACGTTAAATTTTAAAAAAATATTGATTTTTTTATGAAACAAAGAGGATTTCCTCACATATAAAGATCACAAAACGTTCATTGAAAAGATAATTTATTGTAAGTGGTAACGGAATATGAGTTACTTCGTTTTTTAGCTCATTTGGTAGAGCAAGAGTCTCTTAAACTTTAGGTAGCTGGTTCAACTCCGGCAAAAACATCCATTGAAACTCACCCGGACATTCCCTTACAAAACATATTATAAGTGGTCAGTAAAATAGTTACTTCGCATGCATTGAAAGCACGGTGTCGGTGGTTCGAATCCATCTTCCCCCACTAAACAAATTAAAAATTTGGGGGAATAGCTCAGTTGGTAGAGCACGTTAGAAAAAACGCTATTTACATCATTCCCTTATAAAGCATACGACAGTAGTAAGTATAGAAGTTACATCGCACATCGGTTCGACTCCGATAGTTTCCGCCAAAACTGGAAATTTAGACAAGTGGTTAAGTCATCTGACAGTAAATCAGACATTAAATTGTTCACACTTCTTACATCATTCTCTGTTAGTTTTATAAAGGGATTAGGACGCCAAGCGACTTAATCCCTTTTTTATTAGAGTAAATTTAAAAGTAAAATATAAAAACAAAAATTAGAAATTATGAAAAGAAATTCATTAGCATCAAAAGGATTATCAATGTCTCAAGCTCAATCTGTATCAAATCTTTGCAACCAAAGATCTAAAGATATTACTGCAGCTTTAGCAGACATCAACAACGCATCAAAAACGATAAGAATCTCCAAGGAGGATCATCAGTTAACTGCTGCAAAACCTTTGCCTGAGAATGTTGTTGAACTTCTTAAGAATAAGGCAAGGTTGCATGCAACACAGGCTTTCCTAATGGAGAACATAAAAGCCAAGGACGAATTAATAAACTCGATCAAAAGAGAATATTTTGATTACGAGGATCAAAATCCAGCTCCCACAAGAGAGCCTAATGTTCAACCTGAAGTTCTTGTTCAAGTTGGTGAGGATTGGGGTTGGGAACAACTCTCAATGGACGAGTATAATGAATTCATTGAGGCTGAGGCTTATGCTTCACACATAGGTCAATTTATTCATAAAGGTGGAACATTAGATCGTCTGAGAGCTGAGCTACCAAAAATCCAGCTTCTTGAGTTCATGGAGGTTGAGATTGGAAAGAAAACTCCCGTTAAAGTCAACGTGCACCACAAGTCTGAGGAGCTGTTAAAAACTCATGAGGAGTTGGCAGCTCTTCATAGAGGTTACGAACAAAGAGTTAACTACTTCAAATCTAAGGTTAAGAATGCTGTAACCAAGGAGAACGCAAGGATTTCTAAAATTAATGCTGACGCACAGGCAGAAGCTAACGAAAAGAATGCTCTTGTGATGAACGAGTATTCAAAAAAGAAAGAAACCTGGTTAGCAGATTACAAGAAAGCAAGTCTTGATTTTGAGACTGAGCGTCAAAATAGAATCAGCGAAGCTGTAAATCTTAAGATCCAGGTGGATGCTAGATTCCAACCAGTTGTTGATGAATTTTTGAAACAACTAGAAAAATAAAAATAAATTGAGGTGCTGAAGGGGTAAGCACAAGCCGATTCCCCCGATGCTTTGATTCGGAGAGATAAGGTCCTTTAATTAATGGCGTCAAGCCATTATCTTATAAGATAAATGACTATTAATCATATACAGCAATCAGAGGTTCCTTCGGGAGCCTCTATAACTCCGCTTCTTCTATAAAATTAAACAAAACTGAGATAGAACTCAATTGTTAGACAAGTTACTGAAAGCCATAGAGAAAGAGAAATCTTTACCACTAGGCAGATAATTGGCTAACTACAGAGACTTAGTTTTTGTCCTTGCCTTTGCGATAGAGGAAGGTCTTTGACATTGATCTTGCATTTGACGTGGTCTATATGCTTTATCTTTCCGATAACTCAATTTTAAAATATTAACGAATAAACAATTATAATCATGTCACGTTACAACCAAAAAGTAAAAAGAACTGTAGAGACAGTTACAAACCACCAAGGTGGTACAGGTGTGAAGTATGATCCAAAATTGGAATTAATTGCGATTCTTACTACTGGATTAGACAATTCATACTATGAAAAATTATCGGATAGAGAGAACAGATTTGTTCAACTTATTGACGAATTATCTAAGAAAGATATCGAATTCGTCGCGAAAGCGCTCGTATACGCGAGAACTGTTGTTGGTCAAAGATCAGTAACACACTTCGGTTCGGTGTCATTAGTTAAGCATTTATCAGGTTCTGCTATAGGTAGAAGATTCTTCTCTAAAAGAGATAAGAATGCTAAAACCGGAGGTATTGTATACCGTTTAGATGACGTATTAGAGATCATCGCAGCTTACCAACACTTCAATCCAGGTAAACCATTACCTAACTCGATGAAGAAAGGTTTCAAAGCAGCTTTGGAATCAGCTGATGCGTACGAATTAGCTAAATATCAAGGTAAAGGTAAAGCAGTTTCGCTTGTAGATGTTGTTAACTTGGTTCGTCCAAAACCAACAACACCACAAATGGAAGGTGTTTTCAAAGATCTTATGACTGGTAAATTAAAACAGTTCAACACGGTTGAGGATAAAAACTCAAAAGCTGGACAAGATGTTGCTGCAAAAGTTAAATCTGGAGAAATCACTAAAGCACAAGCTGAGATTGAATTGACACAGTCTAAAGAAAGCAACTATGCTGAATTGATTAAAACAAGAAAAATTGGTTACTTGGCATTGCTTCGTAACTTAAGAAACATCATCAACACGAGTTCAAACTCTGAATTGGTTAGCGGTGCATGTGAACTTTTAATCGATGAAAAATTGATCAGAAAATCTTTGGTTTTCCCTCACCAAATCGATATTGCTTTGGAGATTCTTTTACAAGAAACTAGTGCTTCTGCATCCAGACCATTCGTTACAGCTTTAAATAAAGCCTACGAATTAGCAATACCAAACTTGGTTGAATTGTTCTCACACGGTAGAACAGCGGTTGTTATAGATACATCTGGATCTATGCACGGAATGGGTCACGGTGTTAAAATGAATGGTAAAGCTATCAATAAACACTGTATCGATAAGGCTGCTCTTATTGGAGCAACTTTAGCAAAAGGTATTGGTGCTGATTTATATCAATTTGCAACAACAACTGAGAGTATTAGATACAACCCAGGTGATAGTATAAACACTATCAAAAACACATGTTTAAGCTTACAAGGTAGAGTTGGACACGGTACGGACTTCGGTTCAATCTTCTCAACTTTACAGTCAAGTGGTAAATATGATCGTATCTTTATCATATCGGATTTACAAGGAGGTGATAGAATCGTTACAAACAGTTCTTTCCAATCCTATAAATCTAAGCATGGTGAACCGTTCATCTACACGGTAGATATTCAAGGATATGGTACAACCATGTTCAAACCAGGTAACAAATTAGTTCAACTTTTTGGTTACTCTGCTGATATCTACGAGATGATCAAAAAAGCTGAGATTGATCCAAAAGCAATTTTGAGAGAAATTGAAGCTATCGTGATCTAATAAATCACCGTAAACAAAAAAGCCATTCGAAAGAATGGCTTTTTTTATTGTTATGGGAAATGATATATACAATAAAAAAATCAAATCAGTAATATGATACATCTATATGAATTCGAAAAATTCAATGAAAGTTTAAACATTGAAAATTACTGTCAAACATATCTTAAAGATTCGGGGTTTGATCATAGAATACTAAATAAAAATATTTTCATAACTCGTGGGGAAGGTAAACCTAAATTTACTTACGATGAAATTAAAAAACATCTTAGACCACTAGTTACATTTTTGGATAGAGATATGGGTGTAAAGGAAATAATTCTTAAGGAGAGTCCATCCAATAGAACCAGCAGAACAACAAGACACAGATGCACGGTTAAGGAATTCATGGGTGATACTAACACTGCAGCGAAATGCGAGCATTTAAGAGAAGTTGAAATAATTTTGTAATTTTTTCAAAAATATTTTTTTTATTCGAAACATTTCCTTAAATTTGCATAAAATATTAAAATCAATTAGATATATAAATCTATAAAAATAAAAATCATGTCACAAATACAGTACATATTAGATACATTACATTTAGATCACACAAGTTCAACTTGTGAATCGTCTATTGTGATGAGGAGAGAGTATTGATATTAAGTAACGTAATAAATATCAAAAAGGTCTCCTCGAAAAAGGAGGCCTTTTTTATTGTTCATTGAAATATTGTAAAAGTAAATTGGAGAGGTGCGCAAGTGGTCAAAAGCGCCTAGACTTGAAATCTAGTGTGAGCTAATTACTCCCGTGGGTTCGAATCCCACTCTCTCCGCTTAGGTTACCCTTCTTGTTCCGTATGGGGTTATAAAGACGAATCAGTCAACGGAGCCCATGATGGTACCTATACCGAAGAAAATAGGAAAGATTCTATATGTCAGCCCTCAATGGAGAGGAATCCTAAACGGTGATAGGTCATGCCTGGAAAGCATCGGGTGCGGGCAACTGCATGGAGTTCGATCCTCCTTCTCTCCTCAAAAAATGCCTAAGTAGCTCAGTTGGTAGAGCAGCTGATTTGTAATCAGCAGGTCGCAGGTTCGACCCCTGTCTTAGGCTCTAATTCCGGTGCCTTGCCTGAGTGGCTGAAAGGGGCGGTCTGCAAAACCGCTAGAGAAATCTCACGTCAGTTCGAATCTGACAGGCACCTCTAATAAAAATTAGTAATCATGGAACAAGACAAAAAACAGAAAATCGAACAGATCAGAAAGTTCCTTGAGGAAAAAAGGGAAATTGATCGAAGAAATTTTGAGGAACTTAGAAGAAAAAGATGGGACAATCTTAAACCCTTCAAAACACCTCAAGATGTACCGGAAATACCAAGAGTCGGAGAAAAGGAATATAAAGAATATTATATACCAAGACTCATCGAAGCTGGAGCAATTCCAAAAACAGAACTTGAAGATGGAGCATTCTATCTTGGAGATCACAGAAGAGCAAAAATTGGTAAATGGAACGACGCTATGAATGTCTTCGAGTATTGGAGATTTAAAATGGGAAATTATTTCATGGATAAATGCAATCACTTCGAAGACGATGATGGATTCGCTTTATTTACACCAATTAAAAAAGTAACAGAAGAAGAATTTAATAAGACAGGAAAAAATGAAAATTAAATTAAGAAATGTGATGCTTGGTCTAAAGGATCAACTTCCATTAAAAAGAGCATTTCGAAATTTTTTCATAACAGGTAACGCTTTAGGTTTATTCGATAAAAGAAGCCATTATAGAATGGACGGCAAGGAGAAACAAGGATTTCCAACAAAGGAATCGGGTAGAAAAGCAGCAGACGCAATGCAAAGAAAACATGGTAAATATTTTAGTGTTTATAAATGCATCTTCTGTGATGGTTATCATCTAGGAAAAAATAGAGACAATAAATAGCATCTCCCTAGGGAGAAGGCACTGGCTGACGATCTGGCCTTATAGATCGTAACATGGTGGACGTAGCTCAATCGGTAGAGCGCTGGTTTGTGGTACCAGAGGTAGCGGGATCGTAACCCGTCGTTCACCCAATTTATAAATATGAGAAAATTATTGATTGCACTATTTCTATTTACGTCAATCTCATATGCACAGATGACAACATCAAGCATATCAGGCAGCATAGAAATAGACGGAGTTCCAGCTGGAAAGGTAAAGCTTATAATAAAGCATCTACCTACAAATTACGCAACGGAAGCAGAAACAAATAACAGAGGTGACTTCAGTATAGAGGATCTCGACGTTGGTGGTCCTTACGGATTAACAATAACAATAAACGGAATCATATATTATAGAAAATATGAATATCTAAATCTTGGCGAAAATGATGTTAAGAAAATAGAGATATTCACAAAATAACAAGCCCCGATGGCGAAACAGGTTAGACGCCCCAGATTTAAACTCTGGTGTTCCGAAAGGAGCGTGCCGGTTCGACTCCGGCTCGGGGTACAACAATTTCCAGAACGCCTCTGCTCAGCATGCGCAATTTTCTGGGCTTGTATTCGGAGATGTAAGCATAGTGGTACTGCAGCGGTTTGCTAAACCGTTCGGCGTTCATTCGCCGCGGAGGTTCGAATCCTCTCATCTCCGCTAATATTCGGAGCAAGGTCCACTGGCGAAGGATGCCGCCCTGTCACGGCGTGCGAACCGGGTTCGAATCCCGGTGTTCCGGCAGGGGTGACAAAAAATTATTTTTGAAAATTTTCAAAAAAATATCAAAAATAATTTTTTTATCCCGAAAGAATATCATACTTTTGCAATACAATAATAAACAAAGAAACAACGTTCATTAACATAAAGAATTAAAAGAAATATTTTTGGAGAAGATCAAGTCTATTGGTTGCCATACCCTGACGCAATAGACCGTTCTAATATCAGAAATGAGATTAGACCAGCACAGTCACGCAAGACTGGTAAACCAAAGAGTAAAGGGATGTGAAAGTGGTTTGGATATTTCTTTTTTTATAACGGTCTCTTAGCTCAGTTGGTTAGTAGCACCTGACTCATAATCAGGGGGTCGCTGGTTCGAGCCCAGCAGGGACCACTAGGAAATAATGGTTTCCGCTGAAGACAAGGTGTCGACGCCCTCTTCAGCTCTACAGGATTCACACACCCTCTGCCGGTGCACTGTAAAACTATTACTAAGCAGCAAAGATTGGAGCGATATTGGTACTCCATCATTATTTCCTAAATTTGCTCCCATCGTCTATCGGTTAGGACGTCAGGTTTTCATCCTGGAAAGTCGGGTTCGACTCCCGGTGGGAGTACAAAAAATTGAGAGAGTGGAGAAATCCCTGCAAGTTTCAAATTAGCATGCGATGAAATTAAATTGCAATGAAGCATATCAGTTTTAAAGTATAAATAAGTGGTAATTAAGAGAGTTACTTCGTAGATCATTTGGTTAGATCAATTGTTTCACTCACAATGGGTAGCTGGTTCGAGTCCAGTCGGATATTAAATACTTTCTTTAGTATTCCCTTATTTAAACGGTATCGCAGCATATTGGTGTATGGCGCCACCCTGTCACGGTGGAGATTGCGGGTTCGAGCCCCGTCGATACCGCTAAAAAATATAAATCGCGAAATGGTGGAAGATGGCCTATCCCGCCGGGCTCATATCCCGGAGATCCCAAGTTCGAATCTTGGTTTCGCTACCAAAAAACCCAATATTTGTTCAAATATTGGGTTTTTAATTTTTATGCGGATATATACTTTAAATCTAATATATATTTATGAAAATCCCAAATAGACACTCCGCAGGTGGAGTTGCAACCGCAATAAAATTCAGAGCTGAGGCTTTAATAAGATATTATAAAGATCCAGTTCTATGCAAATGTTGCAATATCATAATAGATGTAAAAGATAGTGAGAAAGTTTCATCGGTAAGACAAAGAGTATTCTGTAGTAAAAATTGTTCAGCTATTTATAACAATACCAGAAGAGAGAAAAAGAAAGTCCAAATTAAGGAATTGAGGGATCTGGAAAGAGCTGAGTCATCAATAAATAATTTAACAAAAATAGAATTATTAAATAGATGCAAAACATATGCTAGTTACAGATCATCGATTTGCAAGAATGCAAGAAAATCATTTTCGATATCAGAAAAGGAAAGGAAATGCTTAATATGCGGCTATGATAAGCACACTGATATAGCACATATAAAATCAGTATCATCTTTTCCTGATGATGCAAAAATATCAGAAATAAACAGTTCAGAAAATTTAATGGCTCTGTGTCCTAACCATCACTGGGAATTTGATTCTGGACTTATAAAGTTATAATTCCAGAGCTTCGCTACTATCAGCCATGGCATCCTTGATGTCATGGCTTTTTTGTTTATTGTCCAAATAGCAATATCTTTTTCGAATATATAGTTTGTCGTATTCAATTATAAACAAACGGATAAATGCAAAAGATATTAAACTTTAAAGGATTCATAAACGAGGAAGCATCACAAAGTGAAGCCCATCTTCTATTCAATGGCAACACATTAGATTTCATTGAAAATGGTAGCGTTGTAAAATCCTGGAAAGCTTGTTCAGGCAGAACATATTATCAATGGTACGTTAAACCAGAATCTTGGAAAAAAAGATACACCATGTCACCAGTGGAATGGTCCAAAGTAAAATCAGAAGGACCGATACCACAAGGTAAATACAAACTTGGGCCGACGGAAGAAAGGGATCTCAATGCCAGATGGAGAAATGATGAAAATTTTGTAAAGCTAACACTTGCCAAGCAAACGGTTCTTCTTCTACCTGACAATGACGTCACATTAAGCACAGATGATTTTAAGGAGATAACAGATCCGTCCAGAATAGCGTGGGGTAATTTTAGATTTGCAATAATACCACAGAAAGGAACAAACACATTCGGCAGAGGTGGATTCTTTCTCCATGGAGGAAGTTTACCAGGATCGATTGGTTGTATAGATCTTGTTACTGGAATAAGGGAATTTGGCCAATTTTATAAAGATTGGTTACAAAAAACAGGTAACACCACAATTGATCTTATAGTTGATTATAGTACATTCGACAGAAATGAAACCATAGACGTGGATTCCCAACCGTATAAGATGGATTATGATCCTCTTGGTTCAGATCCAGGATATGATAAGTGGTATAAAGAAAGTGATGCACAAATTCAAGATGTGTTATCTGCTAATAAAATCAGAATGGATTATAAGAAAGTTCTTGCTGCAAGAAGAAATTAAATCCACAAGAATGAATATATACAAGGAAGTAAAAAAATCAAACCAAAATGGCATACAGAATATTATTAAGAAGAGACACATTAGGAAATTGGCAAGCAAACAATCCTGTCCTTTTATCGGGTGAACCTAGTTACGTAACAGATACAGGTAAACTTAAAGTTGGTGACGGGATAACCCCATGGAACCAACTTGATTATTATTATGGAGCTACAGGAGCTACGGGTTTAACCGGTCCGATTGGTGTGACTGGACCAACAGGAGCGATCGGTGTGACTGGACCAACTGGAGATATGGGTGTGACTGGACCAACAGGATCAGTGGGACCAACAGGACCGATTGGTGTGACTGGGCCAACAGGTATTGATTTTTCTTTGATTCTACAGAATTCTAAAACAGGTAATTATGCTTTAGAAATAACGGATAAAAATAAAATAGTTACCGTAACTTCTTCCGGATCCTCAACAATTCTTGTGCCTGCTGACACATCAGTTGCATTTGAATATGGCACAATGATAAGGCTGAAAAGAGGAGGAACTGGAGCAGTCGGGGTAACTGGGGAAGGTGGAGTTGTTATTCAATCTGCTCAAGGTCTATCAAATTTGAAATATCAATATTCAATTGCAATGCTATTGAAAAATGGAGCTAATACTTGGTCACTATATGGCGATCTTTCCTAAAAAATTAAAAGAAAAATGGCATTTAGAGTACAGATAAGAAGAGATCCATCAGGTAAATGGATAGTAAATAATCCCATTTTATTAAGTGGTGAGTTTGGTTATGAAACTGACACCTCTTACATGAAAATAGGAGATGGTGCTACCCCGTGGAATTATCTTCCTTATTGGAACACCGGCCAGGGAGTCACTGGTCCAAGTGCTTCATTATATTCTTTACCCTCTCCCGCTATAAGTCTAGTTAGAATTCCTGTAAATGGAGCAACTGGAGCAACTTCTTGTTATCTAGATAGTAGAATGACAGGTGGAGTAACAGGTGACAAATTTGTTCTGACTAATGGGCCTTCCGTATCCACAACAAATTTAACAACCGAACAAATAGATGCTGGTGTTTGGATTGAAATGGTTTATTATAGAACTGCTAGGGGAAAACAGAACAGCTCAGGTAAATATTTAAGAGACAAGGGGTTTAAAATATTAACACCACAAATTAACGGGGTAAACACATTAACTAATGATATTATAAATCTTTACCCTGAACAAACACATAAATTTAATACAAGGGGAGGTATACATACTGAAATTCACATGAATGTTTACAATCATTTCAAGGTGACACAGCCTAATACAAGTATTGATATGACACCATATTTTAATGGTCTTTTTAGTTATAAGGATATAGGTTTCAGAGGTCAAAATCCGGAAAGAAATAACAATGAAGGATTATTAAACTGTCTTGTTCCAGCAATGAGATTTATGTCAAGTACCGATTATGGGAGAAGATTCTGCTACGACACCAATTATAGACCTCTTTATGTTAAATTTAGATATATAATGTGGGATCCAAAAGCAAATTCAAATAGAGGTGGATTCATAACTGGACCATTATCAGAAACAGTAAAAATAGCATCACCAGTACCTCCCTTTTTAATTGATTTTAATAGAAGCTACACAACACAAAGTGCCTGCGGAATAATAAATCCAAATTATAAACCGGAAGTTCTAAGATGCTGGATAGAATCAAATATACCATTATAGAATGTAGCAGGTGGGCATTAGTTCAACGTTAAACCTCCGGGTTTGATGCAGTTCAACGTTAAACCTTCGGGTTTGATGCAGTTCAATTATTCCACCTGCTACTTTTACCAAATAAAAATAAAAAAATGGGTCATAATACATTATACATTCCACCAAAAAACACATTAAGCTATGTTGCCTTGCTAACACAGAATGGCGGAACATACCCACAATCACAAACTAGCGGTTCTTTAGTTATTGGTAGAACATACTATGTATATTACAATGGTTTTGGTGATGATTTTTCAAATGTCGGTGGGCGATTGACTGCCTCCGGATATTATTTTATCGCAACGGGGACAACACCAACAAATTGGACACATGGAAGTGTTCTTAATTATACTGACGGAGCACCTGTCGTGCTGAGCGTGGTTGAAAACACATTCTATGATTCATTCGAGAGTTGGAATGGACTTTATTTTACTGCTGATGAGGACGGAACATATTATTTTAATAGCTCATTTCCATTATTCCCACAAAATAGAACAATAGTGGATGTAACAAATCCTACAGATGGGTCATATGTTATAAATGCATACCGAACTGGTGACACAGAAATTAGAATATCCACGTTAGTAAATCAATCTGCACAAGCTGATGTACTTAATCCACAAAACGGAGCATTCGCGGAAGCAAGTTGGTTTAAAGTCACAGTTTATCCAACAACTCAATAAATAAAGAAAAACTATGCCATATAGAATACTACTCAGAAGGGACTTATCCCAAAATTGGAATTATAATGATCCAGTACTTATGTCAGGTGAACCTGGATATGAGATGGATACCAGAAAATTCAAGATGGGAGATGGTCAAACCCCATGGTCACAGCTTCCATATTCTTCCGGTGTAACAGGAGCTAAAGGTTCCACTGGGGATGCAGGTCACTCCGCAGAATTAATCGGAACATTTCCAAGCAGAACAGCTCTAACGAACGCATACCCTACTCCACCTCATCCTTATTATTGGGCTTTCGCAATAGGTGATCAGCCAGAAGATCTATGGGTATACAGAGCTGATCCGACTGGTATATGGAATTATGAAATGATAACCCTACCAGCAGGACCCACTGGTGCAACAGGACCAATCGGAGTAACTGGGCCAATTGGGATAACTGGTGTAACTGGAGCGACTGGACCAATTGGAGTGACTGGTGCAACTGGACCAATTGGAGTGACCGGACCCACAGGCTCATTTTCGTATAAAGTTTATACAGCTCTATTGGGAAGAACTGGAGCCACTGCACCAAACCCAATAGTTTTACAGAATACGTTAGGAGCAGTCACATTTAATTATCTCTCACTTGGAAACTATAGAGCAGCATCATCCAACTTATTTACAACAAATAAAACAACGGTATTTATCCAGCAACAAACTAGCGGACCTTTTGGTAATACTTTAAATGCTGTAAGAGTAGACCAATCTAACATATACATAGCACAAAATAGCTCCAGCGGACCAAATGATCAGGATTGGTATTTCCCAGTATCTTTTGAAATAAGAGTTTATCCTTAAAATAAATTAATCAATATTTATTTTTAAATTTCGAAATTTTATCCTATATTTGCATAAAATAAAGGATAAAATTTTTTTTATGAGAAGAGGAGACGACTACAAAAAGAAAATCTCACCATCGATGGACCAATACACTGGTGGTGACGAAGAAGATTACCAAAGCGATTACAAATCCAAAAAAGGAACTGGTAAAACGCCAGTTCTCGATTCACACTCCACAGATCTAACAGATCTTGCTTCTAGAGGTGAACTTGATCCCATTATAGGAAGGGATCCAGAGATAGAAAGAATTTCACAAATCCTTTCCAGAAGAAAAAAGAACAACCCAGTACTTATCGGTGAACCAGGAGTTGGTAAATCTGCAATAGCAGAAGGACTTGCTTTAAAGATAGTTCAAAGAAAAGTTTCACAAACCTTGTTAAACAAAAGAATTCTGACATTGGATATGGGTTCTCTTGTGGCAGGAACCAAGTATAGAGGCCAATTCGAGGAAAGAATTAAATCCATTATAGATGAGCTTAAAAAGAATCGTGATATCATTATATTCATCGACGAGCTACACACTATAATTGGAGCAGGTGGATCTTCGGGATCACTTGATGCTTCCAATATGTTTAAGCCAGCATTAGCTAGAGGTGAAATTCAATGCATCGGAGCAACAACTCTGAATGAATATCGTCAACATATCGAGAAGGACGGTGCACTGGAAAGAAGATTTCAAAAGGTTCTTGTAAATCCACCGGATATGGAAACCACTATAGATATTCTAAATAGTGTAAAATCCAAATATGAGGATCATCACAACGTCAAATACACGGACGATGCCATAATCAACTGCGTAAAGCTCACAGAACGCTATATAACGGATCGAAACTTCCCGGACAAGGCTTTAGATGCCTTAGACGAAGCGGGCAGTAGAACGCAGCTAAGCGATGTTAAAGTGCCTGACACAATAACCAGATTGGAAAAGAATCTGTCACAGATCGCAATCGACAAACAACTTGCAGTAAAAAGACAAGATTACGAGGGAGCAGCAAAATTCAGGGATCTACAAAGACACACAGAGGTTTCATTGGAATCAGAAATTAAACTCTGGGAGGCAAAGCTTAAGGGCAAAAAGAAAACAGTAGACGGTGAGAAGGTAGCTGAGGTTGTTGCTATGATGTCAGGAGTTCCTCTTAAGAAAGTTAACCAAGACGAAAATTACAAGTTGGCTAATATGAGCTCTGAGCTTAAAGGTAAAGTGATTGGACAGGATCATGTTATAGAGAAAGTATCTAGAGCTGTTTTAAGAAACCGAATGGGTATAAAAGATCCAAATAAACCAATTGGAACTTTTCTATTTCTTGGTCCTACCGGGGTAGGTAAAACTCAGTTGGCTAAGGAACTTGCTAAATATATGTTTGGTGAGAGTGATTCCTTGATAAGAATCGACATGAGTGAATATGGCGAAAAGTTTGACGCAACAAAAATGTTTGGAGCACCTCCGGGATATGTTGGTCACGAAGATGGTGGACAACTCACAGAAAAAGTGAGAAGAAAACCATACTCGATTGTTCTATTCGACGAGATCGAAAAAGCACATCCTGAGATTTTCAATACACTTCTACAAATCCTGGACGAAGGTCATTTAACAGATGGACAAGGAAGAAAAATAAATTTCAAAAACACTCTAATCATTCTAACTTCGAATGTGGGTCAGAGAAAATTATCAGAGTTTGGGTCGAGTAGTGGATTTGCAATCTCAGCAAAAGCTAACAATAAGGAATTCGAAAACGAAGCTCTTCTTAAGAAGGAGTTGGAAAAGAAATTTTCACCAGAATTCATTAACAGACTAGACGATATTGTTTATTTCAAAGAATTAGCTAAAGAAAACATGTTGGATATTCTTGATGTTGAATTAAATAAAACATTACCAAGAATAGAATCACTAGGTTACAAAATCAAAATATCAGCAGATCTAAAAGAAAAGATATGTGATGAAGGATTCAATCCAAAATTTGGAGCAAGACCTTTAAAAAGAGTGGTTCAAAAATATATCGAGGACACCTTAGCGGATCTTATGGTACAAACCAAAGTAACGGAAGGAGACACAATAACTCTTTCCTTCGATAAAGCAAAGGATGGAGGTATCCAACCACCAATAAAAGTCAAGGTAACAAAACCAAAAAAATAGTCAATAAAAAAGCCTAGATATTATCTAGGCTTTTTTATTATTTTTCTTCTCCCGATAGAGGTACACCAGGAATATCCATGGTCTTTATAGCTTTTAATGCTTTTCTAAAAACTGATTTTCCACCTTTACCTGGCCAGTTAGCTGCAAAAGCAAGCATGGATGTTGCTTTTCTTCTAACATCCTTAGCTGGTACTATTTTAGATTTTTTTACTCCACGAAGCATAGCTTTAGCTAGTTCCTCTCCGCTTTTATAAGCATCAGTTATTTCCTCCTCAGGTTTAATTTTAAGAATTTTGTGCATAAGACCTTTTTCTGCTTCATTGATTGAATCGACAAAAGATTCGAATAGCATTAAGTTTTTCATTTTTGTACTTTTTTTTTTGATATGATTATATATCATAAAAAAGAAAGAAAAATGGGAATGTTACCTGAGGAAGATATGGAATCGAGGGATCTTCTAAAAGAAAATTATGTACTTAAAAGTAAAATAGCATATTCACTAGGATCATTGGAAGCAATAAGTTATCTTCTGAATAACGATGATCCTGAAATGCTAAGTAAAAATATGGATCACCTCAAAAACACAGTTGAGAGAGTTCTTTGTGATCTTAAAAAGAATTACTAGATTTTTACTGTTATAAATCTAGTGTGATTTGTTAACATCTTATCTTCTATTTTTGTGTATTTTAAGGTTGATAGTCCATCTTTCATGATAGACTCAGGAGTGGCATTACCTATGAATCTGTTTAGTCGGTCTATATTTTTCATATATGGTGCATGTTCTATATGTCTCTCATGATCTAGAGATCTATATCTACATTGTTTTCTATATATTGGTATATTCATGATCGAGCATCTATAAAGAACATCATCGTCCTCCGCACCCCAACCCCAATAATCATTTGAATAACCATTTATCTTAAGAAAGCTTGGTTTATCAAAGATAGTAACGCCACCAAAGTAACCATCATATGGCAATTTATAATCAAACTGCTCAGCTTGAGAAGCAAGGTGCGTTGGCCCATCGGTGTAATCATAATCGGAATCCTCAGGAAGCATATCAACATCATGGAAAACGTGATAATCACAGTTCACAGTTTCCTTGAAACCAATGTTTAAAAGTTTAGCTCTATTGAATCCCTTATCGCTTGTTTGGTTTACTATTATTATTTCAAATGGAATTTCTTCATCAGTCAACCATTTCTCCATATGTGGTATAAACTGTTTAAGATGCTCATCTCTGTCTCTAAAAGGAACCACAACCGATAATTTTTTCATAAGATCACTTTTATATTTTTTAGCTTATTAATGTCTTTTTGTTCCTATAAAAGAGGAACTAAAAAGAAAAAAAGCAGTAAAATTATAAACAAGTAGAAAAAATATGATAACTTTCAATAATATCGGATATATGGGAAGGCTTGGAAATCAAATGTTTCAGCTGGCCTCGACTATTGGAATAGCAAGAAGACTGGGTTTGGATCCAGTTTTTCCTCTAGAAAACTTTGGAAGTCAATCTCCATATTCACATGAAGGATGCGATCTATTGCAATGTTTTAATATTCCAGAGGCATTTATAAAACCGATTTCTGATATTCAAATAAATTACATATATTCAGAATCTGGATTTAATTATAATCGGGAAATATCTGATATACCAGATTACACAGCACTTTCCGGATATTTCCAAACTGAAAAATATTTTGAGCATATAGAATCTGAAATAAGGGAGATATTCACATTCAGAGATTCAATAGAAAATATTACAGAATCTATGGATATTAATACAAATAATTCGGTTTCAATCCATATACGTAGAGGAGATTATTTATCATCTCCAGATCATCACCCAACACAAGATGCTGAATATTATAAAAAGAGTATATCTGAATTTGGATCTGATAAAATATTTTACATATTTTCTGATGATATTGAGTGGTGCAGACAAATATTTACGGGAAGCAATTTCAGATTTATAGATAGCGGAAATCCATATGTAGATTTATGCATCATGTCGAAATTAAAGAATCACATCATAGCAAATAGTTCATTTAGTTGGTGGGGTGCATGGCTATCTGGCAAGGATTCAAAAGTGGTGGCACCCATAAGATGGTTTGGACCAGCTCTAGCAAACAAGGATACGTCGGACATCTATTGTAAAAATTGGATAAAAATATGAAAAATAACATAACATACATTACGTATGCAACTGGTGAAAAATATATAGAGGCTTCATCTAGAATTTTTGAAGAAACCAGAGGATTATTTGATTCCTCTATAATATACGGAAGAGAAGACCTCGATATGGATTTTTATAAAAAAAATTCAAAAGTATTAGACTCTAAAAAAGGTGCTGGATATTGGTTATGGAAACCATATCTAATACTAAAGACAATGGAGAAAATTAGTAATGATGATATAGTATTTTATCTTGATCTTGGAGATCAACTATATAATAGCATTAGTAATTTTATCAGAGAAACAATAGCTGAAAATTCTGGATTTTTTCTCGTTAGCGGAAATTTCATTAATAAGGATTGGACAAAACAGGAATGCTTCAACCTGATGGAAAGCTATGGTGAAAATTATAAGGAAACAAATCAATTAGAAGCAGGATGTTGCGCTTTTCAAAAAAGTGATAATGTTATATCATTTCTGAAAGAATGGCTATTTTTTTGTAGTGATTATCGGGTAGTATCTGATGACACATCAATAGCAAACGATCGACATTTTATCGAGCATAGATACGATCAAAGCATATTAACAAACCTTGCTATTAAACATAATGTAAAAACTGTACCAATTTCAACAGTTTCAAATTATATCACATATAACAAATACTTCTAATGATAGTGGGCAATGGTTTAATAGGAAGAAGTTTAAGAGAAATTGACAGAGATGATGTTATATTTTTTGCATCCGGTGTTTCTAATTCAAAATGTAGAGACGACAAAGAATTTAAGAGAGAAATAGATCTACTATCAAAATATACTGGAACAGATAATATATTTATATATTTTAGTTCAGTTCATTCCTATATAACAAATGAATTCTATCTGGAGCATAAAAGAAAAATGGAGAAATTAATATCATCAAGTATTAAGAATCATATCATAATAAGGCTCCCACAAATAATAGGGGACGAAGGTAATCAGAGCAATCTCATAAATTTTCTGCTTGAAAAAATAAAAAATGGTGAGGAATTTGATATGTACCAAACAAAAAGAAGTTTGCTTGACATCAGCGATTTAGTTAAAATAGTTAAATTCCTAATAGAATCTAAATATGTTGGATTTTTTGATATAAATTACACCGAGACGATTAAAGTGGACGATATTATAAAAATAATAAGCGATTTTACTAAAAATAAACCATTAATTAGATCCGTAATTAATATGGATATAGAGATACCAGAAAATACTGAATTTGTTAACATGGTTCTAGGGATATACATAAAAGAAATAAACTACAATAAAAAAATAATAACAAAGTATCTAAATAAAAAATACAAACAGAATGAATGAATTTAATAAAGATTTTGAAAAATTTTCAAATGAATGGACAAATACCGAGGATTATAATGATTTAGTTTATAACTATTTCGACAATAAGGTGACAGAAATACCATATCTATCAAAGCATTTTGATATTGTATCGAAACATCAACTTGGATATGGAGAAAAACCATTTAGATACCTTTGGCTACTTATATTTAATGAATTACCAGATAATGCAAAATTTTTAGAGATCGGGGTATTTAAAGGGTCCATATTGGCACTCTCACAAATTTGCGCAAGCAACCTACAAAAAGAAATAAAATGTTATGGGGTTACTCCATTAAGTCCCGTTGGCGATAAATACTCCATTTATGATAACGATAATTATGACGATAGCATATCATTTCTTTTCTCCCAGCTAGAAATAGACAGAAAGAATACAACCATAATAAACGGATTATCGACAGACGATGTAATAAAGGAGAAAGTAATAACAACCGGAAAATTCGACGCGATTTATATTGATGGGGGTCACGATTATGAAACTGTCATTAACGATATAGATCTAGCAGATTTAGCACTGAAGGATAATGGATTACTAATAATGGACGATGCATCATCGCTATTAAATTTATCTGATAACTACCCAGGAAGATTCAAAGGACATATGGACGTGGCTAAAGCAATAGTGGATGATCTAGATAAAAGGAAAAATTATAAACATCTATTTGCATGCGGTCATAACAGGGTATGGAAAAAAATATCATAGATAATATGAATCCAAAAATAGCAATGTGTATATCTGGAGAAATGAGAAATTTTACAGATCCACTAATAATAGATAATTTAAAAAAGGTAATAAAGGATCTTGGTTGCGACTTGTTTATATCCACATGGTCACATGGAGGTGTATCTTATAATAAAATAAATAGCAACATACTAGATAGAAAAAATGACATCATAGAAAATCTTCAGGATAATATACATGACGTATTCTCAGAAAATTTAAAATTGCTAGAGATTGAAAGCTATAATAATTGGATAGATAACCTTGATCCGGCAATCATAGAGATGATGTCATCAAAACTAATCGGAGGTGAGGCTGTAACCTCACCTCCTCAATTGTATAAAATATACAAATGTAACCAATTAAAAACAACATACGAGAAATTAAATTCATTTGAATATGATATAGCTATAAGAGTCAGACCAGATCTTATATTTATGGAAACACCAGAAATGACCAATCTTGATAAGATAAATCACATAAATTTTGGAATAAAAGGAGCATATTGGCCAATGAGAATCTTTGATATATTTTTCTACTCAAATAATGATTCTATGAATAAGATATCAAATTCATGGCTATCAATTTTAGAGGATTCGAATAACCCAATCAATAATGAATTAGATCCAAGAGATGCATGTAGCTTACTATACATAAACGCAATTAAGAATAATATAGGTGTTAACGATCTACAAAAAAGAATATGTGGGGTTTATAGGGGTGAGGGTTATGAACAATTTGTCAGAAGCATAGAATGGATGAACAATGGAAAATAGCATGAATATAATAATACCAGTTTGCGGGGAAGGAAAGAGATTCTCTGAAGAGAATTATGACCACCCAAAACCACTAGTTAGAGCTCTAGGAAAACAAATTATATTCTGGAATCTCCAGAATATAATAACAGATGTCAATGACACAATATTTATAATATACAGAAAAGAATTTGAGATTTATAATTTTGAATCGTTGCTTAATAACGAGTTTCCAAAATATAACTTTAAATATGTAAAAGTAGCAAATAATACTAGGGGAGCTGCAGAAACAGTATTGTGCGCAATTGATATTATGGATGACGATGAGCTAGAAAGGCAAACTTTAATCCTTGATTCGGATAACATATACCAAAAAGATATAGTGGATGTAACTAGAAGATTGGGTGGAAATATAATTTTTTTTACTGTTGATAAAAACGAGCTACCTATATTTTCATATATAAAAACATCCAATGATTCATCCGTTATCGATATAAGGGAGAAAGAAAAAATATCGGACAATGCCTGTACTGGTGCATACGCATTCACAAATTCTAAGATATTGAGAGAATATTCAATAGATCTAATAAAAAGTGGGGAAACCCAGAAAAAAGAATATTATATATCAAGCGTATATAAAAGCATGCTGGAGAATGGTGAGAATATAAAGTCAATAGAATCTACCGATTTTGACTGTTTAGGTACACCAAATCAACTTAAAACATTTTCCTCAAGTTTCAATGACAAAATGCAGAAATGTAGATTTTGTTTCGATCTTGATAACACTTTGGTAACATATCCGGAGAAAAGTGGTGATTATTCAACGGTCAAGCCGATTAAAAAAACAATAGATTTTCTAAATTTTTTACATTCACTTGGACACACTATCATAATCCACACTGCTAGAAGAATGAAAACACATAAGGGAAATGTAGGAGCTGTACAAGCAGATATAGCGTCAATCACTCTTAAAACATTGGAAGACTTTGGAATAAATTATGATGAAATATATTTCGGTAAACCCTATGCAAATTTCTATATAGATGATCTTTCATTAAATCCATCCAGAGATCTAGAAAAAGGTACAGGATTCTATAACATACATCCAGAAACCAGAAGTCACAATAAAATAGAAATTCTTGAAAATTCAATAAAAAAATATTCCTCAAATATATCAGGAGAAAAATACTTCTATCAAAATATACCCTCAGATGTAAAGAATTTTTTTCCATCAATATTAGACAGCGGTGAAAATTACATAACGATAGAAAAAATAAAGGGTATACCATTATCTTTTATAAATTCTAATAAAACGTTAACTAAAGATATAATATTTTCAATATTGAATCACATAGAAGTCTTACATTCAGCAAAAAAATGTGAGGAAGAAATTGACATCTATGAAAACTATTCAAAAAAACTTAGAGAAAGAATTTTAAATTATGATACAAAAAAATTTAATAATTCAGAAAAGATCATAAATCATAACTTAGAATATCTTGAAAATTACGAGAAAGAAAAAAGGGGAAGATTAAGTGTTATACACGGGGATCCAGTTTTTAGTAATATATTAATAGACAATAATAATCAAATAAAATTCATAGATATGAGGGGTAAAATAGGTGATACACTAACAATATTTGGTGATTCATTATACGATTATTCCAAAATATATCAATCTATCATAGGATATGATTTTATTCTCATGGATAAAGAAATAGATTCACCTTATATAGAAAGGAATAAAGAAATATTTTGCAGCTGGATACTGGAAAAATATAATGATGAGTGTATAACCATATTATCAGATATAAAAGAAATAACAAAAAGTCTAATATTATCACTGTTACCAATCCACGATAATGAAAAATGTATCCATTATTATAAACTTATAGAAATGCTATGATAAACAAAATATTCGAAAAAATATACTGCATTAATCTCGATAAAAGAACAGATCGATGGGAGAGATGTAAAAAAATATTTCAGGATAATAAAATAGAGGTTGAAAGAATATCAGCAATGGAAGGTGAATCCATACAACTTGATGTACCAAATGATTTAAAACCAGGGGAACTTGGTTGTATGTTTTCACATCTTAATATTATCAAAAATGCAAAGGATAATGGAATAGAATCTGTGCTTATATTCGAGGATGATGTGGAATTTGCTGAAGATTTCAATAATCTATTCGAAGCATATATGAAACAAGTACCAGAAGATTGGCAACTTTTATATCTCGGAGGAAATCATTCTTTATGTAATATACATATGAGAACCGATGATATTCCACCAGTTCAGATTTCCGAAAATGTATATAAAATAAACAGAGCATTCTCATGTCATGCATATGCAGTTAGAAATAATATGTACGAGAGGTTAATAGAAAAAGCAAACCACGCATCATACAATCTTCCAATAGATGTATTATACTCCCAATTGCAGTATGATTCGAGATCCTATCTAATCAGACCGCATTTATGTTGGCAAAGAGAAGACTATTCAGATATACAAAAAGAAAATGTAAATTACGAATTTTTAAGATATTAAAATGTTTAGATTAAATATGAAATCGAGCGAATTCTCTACTGGTACATGTTCAACCGGGAACAGAGAACTGAATAAATTCACATGGGATTTCTTCTCGTCGGAAAACAACATCTCAGTATACCTAGATTCCGATGCAAGAATGGGTATAGAGAATAAAAATGACGGAAAGATAAAATTTCTATGGACCATAGAATCGAGATGTTTTAATAATGGAACATTCGATTTCATCAAAAATAATATGAATGAGATATTAGAAACATATGAAATGATATTTACATATAATGATGAACTTCTAAAATATAGTGATAAATTCAAATGGATATTTGCTATGGGTTCATGGATAAAAAATCCAGAGATTCATAAAAAAACAAAGTTATTGTCCATGATAACATCAAACAAAATAGGAACCGAACAACAAATATACAGGTACAATTTTGCAATAAATAATATTGGGAAGTTTGATATTTATGGTAGAGGATTTAGAGAAATAGTAGACAAGGAAGAGGGACTAAACGATTATATGTTTTCCGTATGCATAGAAAATGATACCCTTGACACATATTTCACCGAAAAGATATTAGATTGCTTTGCAACTGGAACAATACCAGTATATAAGGGTACAAGAAATATAGTTAATCATTTCAATTCTGATGGAATTATATTTCTTGATGATATCGAATTATCAGAACTTACTCCAGATCTGTATAATTCGAAATTATCAGCAATTGCGGACAACTTTGAAAGGGTTAAAAATTATATGTTACCAGAGAATTATATGTATGACGAATATCTAAAATTTTTTAACAAGTGAAAAAATATCTTATAAATTATGCTGATCTTTCGCATACATTGGCACAAAAAAGAAATACAACATCCGGGTATGATGTGGGTGGATTTGATGAAATAATCGAATACAATAGAAACAGCATAGATCCAGTATTTTTAGAATCAAATAAAACAATATTCGACAGCTCAAGAGGTGCTGGATATTGGTTATGGAAATCCTATATAATAAATAAAACACTTGAATCGATGAGCGAGGAAGACGTATTGTTTTATTCGGATTCGGGTATAACATTCATAAATAATATAGATCCACTCATTGAGAAATTAAATAGATCAGAGAATGGAATATTGTTATTCGAACTGGAGGATTACCACACAAATAAAAAATGGACAAAGCGGGATACTTTTTACTACATGGGATGTGACTCAGCAGAATACTCAGACAGGACACAAATACTTGCAAGCTATATTATATTAAGAAAAAACAACTTCACAGTATCATTTATAAAAGAGTGGCTTAATTTCTCACAGGATTCTAGAATCATAACAGATTCACCGAATGAATGTGGACTACCAAACTACGAAGAATTCATAGATCATAGACACGATCAAAGTATATTAAGTCTACTCGGAAGAAAATACCAAATAGATACACTTCCCGATATATCTCAATACGGAGAAGGAAGAAACACAATGAAGCAAATAATAGATCATAATAGAAATAGAGATTAATCATGAAAAAAATATCAATAGCTATACCAACATCAGGGTATAAGGGTAATGGTGATAAATATCTTGGAGATCTTCTGGAATCAATAAGAAAGCAAACATACAGGAATTTCAACATAGTCATATCAGATCACTGTCAGGACTCATTAATAGAGAATAAGATTGCAGAGTTTAGTGACATGGAAATAATATATCATAAAAATCCAAATGATATAGGAAATAGTCCATTAAATCTAAACAAAGCAATAGAACTCTGTGATGGTGAGATAATAAAAATAATGTTCCAGGATGATGTTTTTTTCTCAGAAAATTCACTTGCTATCATATCGGAAAATCTAGGAAATTCTGAAAAAATGTGGCTTCTCAACGGGTGCAATCATATGGACGATGGTACAAATGTAACCTACGGTACAATGGTACCCCGACATAACCCAAATTTATTAATGGGTGCAAATACAATAAGCTCACCGTCTGTATTATCAATTAGAAAAGAATGTGAAGTTAGATTCGATGGAAACTTGACTTATTTTATGGATGTTGAATATTACTATGCAATGTGGGAAAAATACGGGGATCCTGTAATAATAGACGAAACACTTATAACAAATAGAAATAGTAACAACTCGATATCCGGATCGGTAAATGATTGGAGCGAAATATCAAACATTGAAAGAGAATATTGTCGTAAAAAATATAATAAACAATGATAACTTTTGTAATTCCTAGTATAGGAAGGCCAACATTAAAAAGATCACTAGAATCTCTAATAAATCAGAAGAATAAAAACTGGAAGTGTATTGTTGGATTTGATGGCATAGGAGAAGAATCTGTAGACAATAATTTATTAGTCGATGATCCAAGAATAAGTTATCTCTATTTCAATGAAAAGATTGGACAATCAGCAGAGCATGGAAACGGTGGTATGGTTAGGAATAGAATAATGAGCCATGTTGATACTGAATGGATAGGGTTTCTTGACGATGATGATTGCTTATACGAAAACTATACAGAGGAGCTAGAGCTATGCAATCCTGATGATCTTGATTGTGTAGTTTTTAGAATGAGATATGAAAATAATCCATCAGTCGTATTACCACCTCCTGGAATGAATATATTAGCACAAAATCTTGTTGGTATATCTTTTGCTGTTAGAAACGATTTCATAAAAAATAAAAACATCGAATTTATAAATTCCAACTCGGAGGATTTTAACTTTCTTTCCTCTGTATTAGCAAACGATGCAAGATTGAAAATATCTGAAAGTATAACATATTTAGTTTGTAGTTAATGAAAAAAATATTGGTAACAGGAGCTTATGGCTTAGTTGGATCACAGTTTACTGGGAACGAATACGAAAGAATTGGTTCGGGTGATCTGAATCTACTTAATCAAAAGTATATAGATGAACATTTCAAACGGTCGGAAAAATTGGATGAATTACCGGAAGGTATAATTCACTGCGCAGCTAAAGTTGGCGGGATACAAGGTAATATGGAGGGACAGGGTAAATTCTTTTATGAAAATATTTCAATGAATACTTCAATAATAGAATCAGCAAGGAAATTCGGCATAAAAAAATTCATTGCTTTCCTATCAACTTGCGTTTTTCCAGATGCGATTGAATATCCATTAACACCGGATAAAATACATCTTGGACCACCACATCCTTCTAACTACGCATATGCATATGCTAAAAGAATGGCAGAGGTACAAATAAGAGCATATAGAGAACAATATGGTGTGAATTATTTTAGCGTAATTCCGTGTAACATATACGGACCTTCAGATAATTATAATCTTGAATCAGGTCATGTTATACCAATGCTAATACACAAGATGTATCTTGCAAAAAAGAATAACACCGAATTTAAAGTTTGGGGATCAGGAACACCGCTAAGAGAATTCATATTCTCTGAGGATGTTGCAAGATTGACACGGTTGTTGTATGACAATTACGAAGGATCAGATCCAGTAATACTTTCAACATCAGAGGAAATATCAATAGGATCCGTTGTTGAAATCATTGCAGAGATAATGGAATATGATGGTGAGATTATATTTGATAAAACCAAACCAGATGGGCAATACAGAAAGCCAAGTGATAATTCAGTGATAAAGGAATTATTTCCAAATTTTGAATTTACTCCAATCAGGAAGGGATTGAAAAAATCGATCGATTGGTTTAATGAAAACTATCCAAAAGTTAGACTATAATAAAGATGGAAAATAAAAAAAGAGCACTTATAACGGGAATCAATGGCCAGGATGGAAGTTATCTTGCCGAATTCCTAATTTCAAGGGGATATGAGGTATTTGGAACAATAAAAAGAAACTCAGTTGCGGAGAATCAAACTGTAAGATTGGATTCAATATATGACAAAATAAAAGATAATCTAATATACGCAGATCTTCTTGACGTGCCGTCATTATTACATGCACTAAAAATATCAGATCCACAGGAAGTCTATAACCTAGCTGCACAGTCACACGTAAGAATATCCTTCGATCAACCAGTCTATACAGCACAAGCAACAGGTATAGGTACATTAAATCTACTGGAGGCAATAAGATTACACAATCCAAAAATAAAGGTGTATCAGGCATCATCTTCGGAAATGTTTGGAAATTCTATAGATGATGACGGCTATCAAAGGGAGACAACCCCAATGAATCCAGTTTCTCCGTACGGATGCGCGAAGGTCTTCTCGTATAATATTTGTAGGAACTACAGGAATTCTTACGACATGTTCATAAGTAACGGTATCCTGTTCAATCACGAATCACCTCGTAGAGGCACAAATTTTGTCACTAACAAGGTTGTAAAGACCGCGGTGAGGATTTATATGGGATTGGAAAAAAAGCTTGTCTTAGGCAATCTAAATGCGACGAGAGATTGGGGACATGCAAAAGATTATGTGGAAGCAATGTGGATGATGTTACAGCAGGAAAAATCTGGAGATTATGTTTGTTCAACTGGCGTCTCGCATTCAGTGCAAGATCTTGTTGAGTATGTTTTTGGAAAGCTTGGTCTAGATTGGAAACAATTCACTGAAACAGATCCCAAGTTTTTAAGACCAGAAGAACTGGAGGATCTTAAAGGTGATTCTACTAAACTTATAAAAGAAACTGGATGGCAACCTAGATACACATTCGAATCAATGTTGGATGAAATGATAGAATATTGGTTAGATTATTATATGATTCCACAGTAAAGGTAAAAATATCAGAAGCTAACAAAAACCATAACATATTACGTTATGGTTTTTTTTGTTGATATATACATTAAAAATTATACGTCATAAATATGAAAAGAGTATTAGATTTTAGTGGATATAGCAAAATATTCGAAGCAGATACACCACCTGCACCTGCACCAGCGGGAGGAGCAACACCAGCTCCAACAACAGGAACAACACCTGCACCAGCGGGAGGAGCAACACAAGCTCCAGCAACGGGAACAACACCTGCACCAGCGGGAGGAGCAACACCTGCACCAGCAGGCGATAAAAAAGAAGCTGCTCCTGATAAAAAAGATGCCACTCCAGATAAAGCAAAATCATCCAATGCGCCAACAGCTGCCACATCAGTTGGGGATCAGCTATATAATGCTTTTATTGACATATATTTCATATTAGTTTCAGGTATAGATGGGGGATATCCAGACGTGGTTGCTGATCTTCAAAGTGTTTCACAACAAACAGATGCAACTAAAAAAGGTGATGCAATGGCAGATGCTCTTAATAAGGTTTCGCAAAAATTAAATGCTGATTATAAATCACAAATAGGTGGAGATGTTAAAGGATTTAGCGACGATCTTAAAAAAGCATACACTACACTTGTTACTTCTGACGAGGGTAAAAAATCATTGGATGGTATTAACAAGAGAATAGACGATTCGATTAATAAATATGTAACTGAACTTGCTGCTGAGCTTAAAAAAGCAAAAGCACCTATTAAGGAATCATTCCAAGCTTGGAGAGAATCTGAACAATTAAACGAGGGATTATTTGATAAAAATCTATTTCCAGAAAGAAGACAAGAATTACTTAGCACCATAATAACTCCTAAAATGTCGCAATTTAAAACGATTGCTGACACCACGATGGATAGCGCTTACAAGCAAGCTGCTCAAACAGCATATGATGCAATGAGTAAGTTATCTGATGAATTATCCAAGGATGACACTTGGGACAAAATGAAGAGAAGAGAAAGAAAGGATAGATTAGAAGCTATTCCTGGTGATGTTGATAAGATACAATCTGCAATGAATGATGCTACAACTAAATTTACTGCTCAACTTAAGATAGACAAGGATGTGACTGATAGTCTTAAATCAGTTGATGATAAAGCTAAAGACATCAAATCAAAAGCAACGGAACTTGTTAATAAACAAGCTGCTGCTGAAGCTAAGAAAAAAGAAGAGGAAGAAAAGAAAAAAGGTGGTGATAAAAAAGAGGAAGATAAAAACGCTCCTAAAGAAATAAAATCGGGTAATATAGATAAAGATAATCTTAAGAAAACTGGATCTAATTATCAAGCAATTAAAGACTTCCAAGGAAAACTTAATACAATTCTACCAGATAATCAGCAGATAAAAGCTGACGGTGGTTACGGTAAAAATACAGAAGAAGCAATTAGAAGGGTTGCTAGACTTATAGGCGGTTCAACTGGTGAAGATCTAGTTAAGAGCACGGACGATGGTAAAAAACTAACACCAGAATTCCAAACAATGGTTGCTAATTGGATAGATCCAAAGGTGCAGGCAAAAATGAAAGATCTAGTAAGCGGAAAGACATCATAATGGAAATTAAAAAATTCAGTGAATTTTCTGTTCTTCAAAGGGTATACGAAAAAAACGGAGACCCGGTTGAGCAGAACACACCAACAAAGACTGGCATAAAATATAGGGATAATATAAATCTCCCAACCGAAGATACCGGAGACGACTCAGCGGGGCTATATACTATATTTCTAACACAAGCTTCATCTGTTATCAGTAGCATGTCAGATAATGTTGCACCCATCAATCCAGATAAAGGGACTAAAGCAAGTAAAGACATAGCTGAATTAATAAAAAATCTGAAACCAACATATGAATCTCACAAGAATTTATGGAGTGAAATAGAAAAAATAAGTGACTATGTTGGCGGTGATTGGCAAAATATAAGCAAGGGGGAATTATCATCATTACATGCCTTTGATCCACAAGGAAATGTTTTGGGTACCTTTAAGCAGAATATGAAGAATCTTGATACTAGACTTAAATCAAAGGATATTACAGATTCACAATATGCAGACGAAGCTAAAAATCTTAGGATTGAAGCGAATAATAACCTGGATAGCTCAAGATCATTATACTATATGAAAATAGGTGAGGCTCTAGATTATTATATGCAGGCAACCAAGGTTTTTAAACAAGGAGCACTTTTATGCTTACAAAATATGGAATCTGAAGCAAAAGAAAATCCATCATCAGGAAAAAATTATCTGAATATTATAACGGAAAGTGCAAAAAACATACTAGGTCATAATTAAATGTCAAACATATCAAATAAAATAGTAAATGAAAGCTTTGGTTCTTGGCTTAATCAGGCAAGACAATGGGCAAGTGGTGTTGGTCAGGGTGCATTGAGTGGAACTGTATTTGACAAGGGAGACAAACAGGACTATAATGCACGAGTTCAGGATCAATTACAAAGAGCTGAAATATTACAAAGCGCAATTTTTGATGCAGGAAACACTATAGATAGTGTTCTTAATAGTCTAGAAGGCACAGATCTACAGAAAAAAGCAAAAAATGCTGCTTCTGATATGATATCATTTCTACAGCAATCAATAAAAACTGTACAATCCATAATAAGCGAGGGAGGTCAGGGTGATATGACCAATAAATCTAGCTATGCAAATAATGGAGGATTGGATCCGGGTAGAAAAAAACAACTCGATGACGTTGCTGCAGGACTGGATAGAATCACTCAAAGAAGTGGGAGCAGCAAAGGCTATGAGAATAGTCCACTGGATACATGGTGTAGAGAATTCTTAGGTAAACATAACGAGAACTTTGAATCCAACGAATATCTTTCAACGGGAAATTCACTTGTTGCTAAAGCACAATCCATTATCAACGAAATAAGAAATGCAGCAGAGGTAGATAGAAAAATAGCAGAAAAAGACGTTGATAAGGTTATATCCAAAGGATTAAAACAGCTACAAAGATTTATAGGTGGTAAAAGTGATACACAAGCAATATTAGTACCTAAACCAGGAAGTCAATTAGAGGAATTAATTAATAGGAATTCAAATAAGCCACAATCAGCAGCGGTACAGAAATTCAGAGAAGACCTAAGAAAACTCAACATTCAAACTTCAACCGAAGATGTTTGGTCAGAGAAGGACGATCCTTGTGCAGAAGAAGCTGCAACAGTCGTTAGTGCTATAACTAAGAAAAAATATGAACCTAAAGAAAAGGAGGGATTTAAAGAGTTACAGAGAGACGTTAAAACACTTGTGAAAAATCAACCAAAGATAAAGGAGATATTAACACAAAAACCACCGAAAATTTAGGGTCCGTTAAAGTTTCGTTAAATAGTTAAAAAACCGAAACCAAAACGAAAAAACACTGTAAGATAATTATCTTAATTTTCCCCCTGGTGAAGAATCTATTACTTATCTAATACATCTTAGAGCCCAAACTTTATTTTAAATAGATAAACATACCCCAATCTTAGACCCAGATTTTTAAATATAATAAAGATCCCCTAATCTTAATAATTCATTTAAAAAAGAAACAAAACACAAGATTTTCCATATTATAATAGATAAAAATATTAATGTAATATGGCTAAAACAAACACAACAAAATCTTCATCCGGTTTTTCCTTTCTCAGCATGGACAAGGAGCTATCAAAAATATCCGGATTTGAAACTGGATCAATCCTAGCAACAAATACTTTTAGTGAGGTTGACGAATGGATTCCAACAGGAAACTACCTATTAAATGCACAAATTTCTGGATCCCTATTCGGCGGTGTACCAAACACTAGATCTTTTGGTGTTATGGGAGATCCTGGTACTGGTAAATCTTTCTTCTGTTTAAATGTGGTTAGGGAAGCACAAAAAATTGGCTATGATGTTATCTATTGTGATACTGAAGGAGCCATTGATAAATCAGGAGCTGTTAAATTTGGTATAGATGTAAATAAGATTAGATACCAACCTATACAAACTGTATCACAATTCCAGACTTTCGTTGCTAATGTTCTTGACATTGTCAAGAAAGCAAAAGCAAATGGTGATAATCCAAAAATCCTTATAGTTCTTGACTCCCTTGGTATGTTAAGTACTGATAAAGAATTGGCTGATGCAATGAAAGGTCATAACGCAGCAGATATGGGTGCTAAGGCTAAGGAACTTAGAAAGTTATTCAGAGTAATCACATTGGATCTTACTGCTGCTAAAATTCCGTTGATCTGTACCAATCACGTTTATGCTGGCGGTGGATATGTACCAACAAAAGAAAGCTCAGGTGGTGATGGACCTATCTTCGCTATGTCTGTTGTTGCTTTTCTTTCTAAAGCTCAATTGAAAGATGGATCTGGTACCAAAACTGGTATCGTTTGTACCTCGACATTAAAGAAAAGCAGATTCACTATACCTGAACAGATTAAATTCCATATATCATTCTCCCATGGTATGAATCCATATGTTGGGTTACAGGATTATGTTACTTGGGAAGCATGCGGAATAGAAAGAGGTAAATTCGAGGAAGTTAAAAATGCTGATGGAAAGAAGGAATTGGTATTTAAACCAAGCGCATCTTCGACAAGATGGGGTGTTAGACATCTTGGTAAAACTGTTGCTTCCACTGAATTGTTTACTGATAAGGTTTTCACTATGGAAGTTCTTCAGCAACTTGATGTTAATGTAATAAAAGATAAGTTTAAATTTCCGGATCTTGCAGATCATTCAGAATTGCTTGACTCTATAGAGGATGAGGATTTAGAAGATGGAGAAGAATAAAATAAAATTCAAATATATCATGGGTCTTTGGAAAACTCTTCCAAATTACCCAACAAAAGAGGATATAGTCTATGAGATTAGTCTATATCTTCTTAAGGATAAAAGACCCAATGGTGAATTTTCTCCACAAACTTTTAATTCGATATTTGGTTCTAAATGGGAAAGTGGATCTCATGGGCTTGTAATCAAAAAAATGATTGAAGATGGTGATTTTATAGAAACAAAAAAAAGCACCGCAAGTAAGATATGGTATAAGATAAACAATAACCCTTATTATAAAAATTAAAAATGGATTTAACAAACTCGGAAAATGTAATACTTAGGTATATTCTTCAAAATTCACCTTATCTCGACACGTGTAAACCCGACTTCTTCAAGAATGAATCTCTTGGTGTCATTTTTACCGGGGTCAAGGAGTTTTGGGACAGATACCATGAGATGCCCTCCGCTGAGCAGATGATAGAATCTTTTAAGATGAAAGGTGGGAATCTTGTGGATGCTTCCGAGATCAGATCAATCTATGCTATAGATCTTGCTAAGTACGAGGATGCTTGGTTAAAGGAAACAACCGAATTTTTTGTTGAGTATAAAAATCTAACAAAATCTGCTGTTGATGGATTAAAATATATTCAATCAACACCTGTTTCTTCTGAGAATATAAAAACTGTTATAGATACTTTCAAAAATATCATTGTTGAAAGAAACAGCATAAATTTTAGTTTTGATGAGGGACTAGATTTCTTCAATCCTGAAAACCATAAGCAGCTGACCCAAAATACCTTCTCTAGTGGATTTCCATTTATAGATACAGTTCTTGGTGGTGGATTTTCCGCTAAAGCTCTTTACGTTTTTATGGGTATGCCTAAGGTTGGAAAATCATTATGGCTGGGTAATATAGCAGCACAAGCGGTTAAGACTGGGCATAATGTTGCTGTTTTATCTTTAGAGATGAGTGATCGTAAATATGTTAAGAGAATGGGAGCTAATATACTTGGTGTTCCTGTATCTGAATATAATAAAATTGCTGACGATGAACAAGCAATGAAGAAAAAATTGGGATCGATGATGTATGACAATCTGAAGGTTCCTGGTCATTTAACAATTAAGGAGTTTCCTACTTCACAAGCATCCGTTAATGACATTGAGAGATATTTGAAAAAAATGGAGGAAATTAAGGGTATCAAATTTAAGGTGATTGTGGTGGATTATATTAATATTATGAAGAACTGGAGGAATGCAAACTCCGAGAATACTTATATGAAGATCAAGCAAATTGCTGAGGATTTAAGAGGTATGGCCATGCAAAACAATTGGTCAATCATTACCGCTACCCAAACTAAACAGGGTGATTTCGATGCTTCCGATTTAAGTATAAACTCGGCAGCTGAATCATCAGGTCTTGTTGCTACCGTTGACGGAATGTTCGGTATCATACAAGATCCAATTATGTATGCTAATAAGGAATATAAATTAAAAATTCTGGCAAACAGAGATGATGGCTATAAAAACGCCTACAAGGTATTTAGCGTTGATTACAGGTATATGAGAATTACCGAAGACGTGAATGTACCTATGCACGTAGAGTAAAAATAACCATTAAAAAATGGAAGAAATCCAAGAAACCCCCGAGAATGAAAATGTAAATCCGGAGGTTGCAAAAAAACAGCTTGGTGATAAGATATTTGGAGCTCATAACAATCCAACAAAGGACAACGATTATAATGACAGTTTTGATATAGATCAGAGTCATAATATATTAAGCGAGTCCTATGATGAAGAGGAATATCTACATAGAAAAAAATTAGAGGAATTGGTTTATGAAGCATTTCAAACTTCCAGATGGTTTCCTTTAAGTTACAAGAAGAAGATACCTAAGGATTTGGTACCTCATTTATTTCAAGAGATACTTGAAAAATTGGAGGATACTGAATTTTCATTTTCTGAAAAATTTGTTTCTATATGTGATTATGTTCAAATACCATACGCTAAAGCTTATGAAATAACTCCTATCAAATATAAGGAGATTATTATAAACGAGCTGGAAGCAAAATACAGCATTTTAACAAAAAGAAAAATTAGAAAATTGTTTTAATATGAATGAGCCTATAAAATTAGTAAACGATAAAGCAAAAAGAGTTTGGTTTATAACGGATACTCATTTAGGTGTAAGAAACAATTCGAATGAATGGATAGACCAAACAAGGGAATATTTCTTTGATTGGTTTTTTCCATTAGTTAGAAAAAATTATCAGCCGGGTGATATTCTTATTCATCTCGGCGATTTTTTTGATTCCAGACAAAGTATAAATTTAAAAGTGCTTAATCTTGGAATATCCATCGCCGAGGAAATGTCTTCCATATTCGTAGATGGTGTTTACGTGATAATTGGAAATCATGATATTTTCGGTAAAAATACAAATGATGTTAACTCCCTTAAATCTATAAAATGGATTCCTGGAATAAATGTTTTAGAGGATCCCGTTACTCTTGAATTACCAGATAAGAATTTCTTTTTAATGCCATGGAGGAGGGATCATAATGCAGAGATGGAAACACTCGATCTCATTAATCCGCATGATGTTCTTTGTTGTCATGCTGATATAAGAGGCTTGAAATTTAATAAATATGTTAATGTTGAATCAGGAGCAGATGTAACAAAATTTAGAAAATTCACAAAGGTGTATTCTGGTCATATCCATTATGCTCAGAAGCATGAGAATATAACCATGCTTGGATCACCTTATGAACTGACCAGATCAGACATGGACAATCAAAAATCAATAACAGTTTTAAACATCAAGGATATGGTGGAAACTGTTTATGTTAATGATTTCTCTCCAAGGTTCAGAAAATTTTATTTCAGCGATATTTTGGAATCAACTCCTGAGGAACTTGAAATTAATTTCAGAAACAATTTTGTTGATATTATGATTGATCCTGTTATGGCTCTTAAAGCTCCTCTTAGCATGCTCACTGATATGGTGACCTCTCAGAGATTCCTAAAATTCCATCCGTATGATCCTGAAAAATCTACAAGTTTAACTGACCAGATTGTTGATTCTGATGGTGACACACAATTTAACGTTTTAGATTTCATTAAGACTTATGTTGAATCAATGGACTCCGACGAGGAGACAAAGAAAAAAATAATTGCTAGTTTATTTAAACTGCATACCATAGTAATAAACCAGGAACAAGAAAAGAAATTATAATGAAAATACTGAAGATTGAATGGAGAAATTTCTCCTCTTATGGTAATAGATTACAAACTTTAGAATTTCCTAACGAGGCTTGTCTTTTTCAAATTGTTGGTGAAAATGGAGCAGGAAAAACTACAATATCTCAGGTAATAGCATTTGCTCTTTATGGAAAGGTAGAGGGTAAGAAACTTGGTGATATTCCTAATAGAATAAATGGACATGCATGGGTTAGGATAGAATTTGAAAATAATGGTAAAATAATATCAGTGGAGAGAGGTCTGGAGCCTTCTGTTTTCTCCCTTTCTATAAATGGTATACCCTATGATCAAGCAGGAAATAGTAATGTTCAATCTTATCTTGCCGACGATTTAATAGGTATTCCTTATTATGTTTTTAATAATACAATATCCCTCTCAATAAATGATTTTAAATCTTTTGTGAAGATGTCACCTCAGGATAAAAGAGCCATTATAGATAAAATATTCGGGTTCAATATACTTAACCAAATGAGAGAATTATTAAAAGGAGAGATTAAAAAAATAAAGGAATCTTTGGACATTCTTTCAGGTAGCTTGGCTACTACTGAGTCAACCATTAATAAATCGACCGAGGAAATGGAATTATTAATAGAACAGATGGATGAGGATATAAAGAATGAAATGAGTTTGCTTTCTGAATCATTGGAGAAATTTCAGAATTTACAAAAGCTTCATGCTGGTAAGATTACAGATTTCAAAGCAGAGGAATCAAAATTGGGTGATCTTATATACACATCAACAAAGGAACTTATAGAGATCAGAGGAAATATAGATACGTTAACAAATGGTCTAAAGTTATATGAGTCTGACATGTGTCCCACGTGCGAGAGCTCGCTCGAGGGGGAATTTCACAATCATAAGAAATCAATCATGGAATCTGATTTGGATTCATCAAAAAATAAATTGGATGAAGCTGAAGGTGTGATGGTTAAGCTAAGAGAGAAAGAATCAGAAATGATAAAAACCAAATCTGATCTTAGCGATAAAAATAATAAGATCCAGCAAAAAATAAGCGAAATCCTTAGAGATATAAAACTATTGAATGATAGAAAAAATGATGCACAGGTAAAATCTCTAGAAAAAATTATAAAAAATCTGGAGGGCGAAAGAGATAGAATAAAAGAGGATGTTTTTAAATCTGCTGAAAAAAATGCTTGGATAAAAACTTTAGATGACATCTTAAGCGAGAAGGGTGTTAAGCAAATGGCTATAAAAACAATACTTCCCTCATTAAATTCCGAAATAATGGATCTACTAGAGGCTCTCCATCTGGATTATCAGGTTATTTTTGACGAAGAATTCAAAGCTTCCATTTATCAGATGGGTATAGAAATACCTGTCCAGACTCTAAGTACTGGTGAGATGAAAAAGGTTGATTTCGTGGTTCTTATCGCCATAATGAAACTGATGAAATTAAAATTTAGTTCGATAAATCTTTTGTTTCTTGATGAATTATTCAGTTCTGTAGATCCTGATGGTGTAACATCAATACTTAGAATTCTACAAAAAAATTCTAGAGAGATGGGTCTTAATATATTCGTTATAAATCATGCTCCGATGCCACATGAAATATTCGATTGGAAAATAGATATTAAAAAGACAAATAGTTTTTCTTCTATGACGATAGATCAATTTTAATAGGTTGATCTTTCGAATATATAGAATAAAAAACTAAATTGAGACCTAGACAATCAATAAGAGTAAATCCGGATCCCAAGGAGCTAAGTCCTAAACAGGAGAATGCACAAATAAAAAGCAATAAGGATCAAATTCCTGAGCTTATTAATGTTCCTGTTACTAGTTTTGAAATTCCTCCTTCCAACACCCAACAAAATATGCTTATAAAAAGCACAAAAAATAAGGTTGATGGAACTCAGGCTATTTCTATAGAGGACTTAAATGTTTTACCTTCTGAGACAAAACAGATGGGTATATTTGGTGTTGGTCTTCTTGCCCCTAGAACAAATATACCTAATGAATATCTAACAAATGTTGTTTCACCAAGAAATATACCTGTTGTTTCTAAAGTTACTACGAGCACTTATTTTTTTATAATTTATGATAATCCAAATATAGCTAGAGTTACAATAGAAAGCACAGTTAAATCTTTTGCTGTTATAGAAACCCTAAATCCGTGTACAGTTAGAGATTGTTCGGAGATGCTTAGATTGCATTATACAAACATAACTGCCATATCGGAATCTGATTATCTTACTGGGTTCTTTGAGCATCCAACTTATTGTAATGATTCTGGGTATCCCTTACAGATAAGGTATGCAGAAATTCCTATTATTAAACAGAAAACTCCGGGAAGATTGGATAATATTCCTTTAGGATATCCTAATTTTGATAGCACACCCGATGGTGTCATAACAAGACAAGGTCCTGTTCCAACCCCTCCTTATACTAATTTTTCTTATTCTGGTAGTCCCAATGAATACATATCATATCCAGGTGCTACTAGTTCAGGATCTACAATCTATGTTTCGAGTACAATTGGATTAACTGCTGGTATGTACTTAACTATAACAACCCAAGGTGTAGGGACGCTTAGTCCAAATACTAAGGTCATTAGTGTTTTGGATATTGGAAGATTTACAGTTAGTCCATCACCGCTTGTTCAACTTAGTGGAAAAAATAACGTTGTTACTGGGATCCTTCCTGCAAAAATAATACCGGGGGGAACGGTTCAATTTTCAGATACTAGTGTTAGAAACCCTTGGCAATTTGCTCCAACCGGATGGAAATGGACTTTTGGCCCTAGTGCTTCACCTACTGGTAGTACTGGAAGAAATCCACTTGTTACGTACGGAGCAACTGGTATCTATAGTGTTACGCTGACTGCATCTAATCAATCTGGTGCTACAACAAAAACAAAAACAAATTTTATAATAGTAACAAATTAATATGTCTGGATTTTTAGAAAAGTTTAATATGGATGATGTGTATTTAAGAAACCTTATAATAGGTTTACTTAGATCGCTAAATGATAAAGTTACTTATTTCCAAGTGAATGATCAGCAGGAAAAAATAGAGGTTTATGTTCCTTTCTTTTTCTCGCTTACCGGGGATGAAGCTTTTTTGGAAGATTCTTTCATAGAATATCAAAATTGTGTAACAGATCTTCCTCACGCCGAAGGAAATTATGATATTCTACCTAGAGGTGTGGTTTCTTATCAGTCAAGTTCAATTGATGCTCAAGCATTAACTAATAAATATGTTAGAATGTCTTATGCTGTTGAAGATGTTAAGGGTGAAATGAAAACATTGTCTGCACATACCACATCAATACCACTAAACATTACGTTTAACGTAGCTATGAAAATAGATACACTCCTTGATTCATTTAAGATGTATCAGAGTGTAATTAGAACTTTCTATAAAACTTATGGTTATAGTTTTGAATTTGAAGGTATGAGAATACCAGTTACTGTTGGATTTCCTGAGGAATATGAGTCTACAAAACAATATGAGTTTACTTACCAAAATGAGGAACCAATAACTTTTAACTTTTCAATAGCTCTTGAAACTTATTTTCCTGATAAGGATCTATCAACCGAAAGATTCAGAGGTAATCTTATGCAGGCTGGGCTTAAAGCTAAACAAGTAATATCTAAAAATACAAATCCACCTAATAACAGGGAGATACTATAAAAAAATTAAAAACATGGCAATAGACGATAGAATATTATCTATAGAAAATAGAATAATAGACGGAAGTGACAGTAAAACGAGAGACCAATTATATTTTATTGGTACTGGTGATGATTACGTTAGAAAAACTGATACCATAGAAATTATGACTGCTAAGTCGTCGGGGAATTTTTATTCCAATCCAAATCCAGTGGGTAAAGATTTTAGTGATATATTAGACGGCGGAGATTCGAGAAAAGGTGCATCACAATTTATTGCTCCTATAATCGGTGGGGTATTTCCAACAAGAAGAAGTGGGATATAATTGAAACAATAACAGCTAATATTAGTATAAATTAAAAAATAAAAATGAGTCAAGAAATTAAACTAAGCGATGAGCTATTATTAGAGGTCCAAACATTAAAGGACGAACTTACCGAAAATGTTGTAAAAATTGGTAGGTTGAATGTTCAGGTTTCTTTCTATGAAAGGGATTTGAAATTAATGAATCAGGAGCTTGAATACCTTTATGAGGAAGCTGCTAAGATAAATATCAGAGAAGAGGAATTACAAGCTAAAGTTGTTGCTGAACACGGTGAAGGAAAACTGGATCTCATCAGCGGGATATACAGAAAAGAGTAATTCTCACAAAACAGGTTTAAAAGAGGATCCATTGGATCCTCTTTTTTTGTTTATAGTCTAACATTTTTTGATATATAATAAAAAGTATAAACAAGAATGAGTTTTTACCCAGAAAATAGATTTCCTAAGAAAGGTACTCCCGTATACAATACTGAGGGTGAACAATACGATATTTCCGATCCTAGATATGCATATCATGATGGACTTCAGAATACTGATAAAGTTCTTGAATCTTCGGTTGATAATATATTTAGCACTGAAGGTGGTGCAATGGCAAGAGCTAAACAAATAGGCTGTGGAGGATTTCACGAGGTTATTGTAAACGGCAATAAGATGTATATGCCATGCGAAAGCCCGGAGTATTATGGTTTAAGAATAGAGCAACTTGAAAGTGCCTTAAACTTCACCTATATAGGTAGTTACAGGGTATTAACATGGGATAAACCATTTGAAAATGTTACAAAGTTTAAAGGATGGATAATAGATACTGTTTACTCCAATAATAATGGATCTATACTCGATTCCAATGATATAGCCATAGATTTTAGATATAGCATAGATGGAAAGACATGGTCGTTATGGACAAATGTTGGTACAGCATTAAATGGATTAACAAACGATTTTTCTGATATATTCGTAATAAATCTTGATCCCTCTAATAAATTCTATCCGGAATTTAGATTCACCTCCGTTCTGATTGGTCCCGATGGCGGAATAATTTATAATAGTAACGAACCAATAGATCCATCCATAGTAATAGTTAGTTTTGATTTGGATCTTGAATTTGGTGATAGTCCAGAGAAAGTTCAAATTAAACCCGCACCTGTGTGTTCTGCTGAGATATCTAATCGCCCTGTTGTTTTTTCTGATTGCGGATTTACTTTCAAACCTTATGCTGTTAATAAAGCTCTAAACATATATCAAGATTTAAGTCTTATGGTTAATAAAATGTTTGGACTGGATGCAAACTATTATTCTGTTCAACCACAGGCTAGAGGTAGGGATGTTGTTCTTAGAGAATATACGCTGTTTAATGTTGTTGCTGAGAAGTGTGTTAAATTGATGGTAAATCAAAATCAGTTTCCTGATAATAAAATCAATTTTGATCCATTCGGATTAAATTATGAGGATCCTTTTGAGGTTCAAATGGATAAAAGATATTTTGAATCTATCTTTGGTAAAGGATCTCAACCAAGAAAAAGAGATATTATATACTTCCCAATAACGAATAGGATATATGAAATAAATTCAACATATTTGTTTAGAGATTTCATGAATGCGCCAGTTTATTTTAAAATGGAGCTTAAGAAATATAATCCTAAGAGCAATACTTATTTCAGAGATCCGGCTCACAAGGAGGAACTTGATGGTATTAGCCTAACTACTAATGATCTTTTTGGTGCTGAAGTTGAGAGTGAGGAATTAAAATTTGCTAATCCTCAACAATATGCAACAACAATAACACAGATGTCTCAGGATCCTATAAGATCATATGTTTACAAGGATCTACAAATAATAGGATACGATCTTAATAATAATTGGACAATAGTATTTAATGATTATTATGATCTCTATGCAGCTTTTACCGATGATTCTGATTTTACCTATGATCCAAGACAATACAGACAAGCAATAAGATATAAGCTTCTTCCTAAAATAAGCATAGGTGAGGAACTAGCTTTTACTTCTTGGTTTAATATAAGAAATCTTTATAATAATCAGCAGTTATTGAAAAAACCATACCCTGTAATAAATGTTACCTTGGAATCTCATGATGATAATTATCTAACTTTTAATTCGTATCCAAGGAAGCATAATCTTCATAGATGGGAATCCTATAGTACAAATCCGGAGGGCTATGTTGCAATAAAAGGTGATGCTACACACAGTGGTGGATATCAGGTTGAATTGGTATTGGATGAATATAGATTTACTGTTATAAATAAATCTCAGAATTTTTCATTACAACCAACAACCTGGAGAATGCAAAAAGCACAATCTAGAAATTTAATAAGTGGTCTATATCAAGATCAGAATGGCGATACTAAAGGATTTAGAGCTGATATAATACATTCCGGAATTATTGACGAATTAACAAATCAATTTTTAGAAACAGGTAGTCTTGTTGTCAGATTTAATGATCTTATAATCAATTCTACTCTTCAGTTTGTTCCTCAAATTGATGAATGGTATGGTATAGTTATAAATTTCTCCAATGTCTATAAACAAATATCGTCTATAATTTGGGGAATGACTTATGATCCAACAAATAGTTCACCTGACCAATCTAGCAAATTACAGAAGCTTCACGAGGATTCTAGAATGTTTACTGATCATATAGTTTTTAATGCTCCTTCAGATATAGTAACTGATAAATTCAGTCCATATTACGGAACGGATAATAATTCGTATAAAATATACACTGGACCAATATACCTTAGTAATATTAGATTATTCAAAAATATGATAGATATAGATAACCAGTCAACTGTGCTTAATCAAAATATAGTTAGAGATTCACAGTTAGCACATATAATAGATAATGCTAAACCATTGCTAAATATACCAAAATTTGCAAGAAATAAATAAATTATGCCAAGAAGAAAACCAAAACCGGAGAAAGTAATAGAGGAAAGAATAAAACAAAATCTTGATTCTATATTAATGGACGAGGGATTTAATGCTTCATTCACTGCAGATTCTTTAGATCTACCAAGAATAAAAACAACAGATCTTATGGATTTTGCAGGAGCTCAGTCTTCTGCAGCTTCTGATGCTAAAGTTTTAATGGATTCACTAGCTGAATTTTATGTTGATTTATCAACTGAGAATCAATCAGCTTTTCATGTCGAGCAGAAGAAAAAAATGGACACGATGAATGTTTCTGCCATGATGTTTCAACTAAAAACAGCACAACACACAATAACAAAGATTCTTGAGGAAATAGATCTTGGTAATACTAATCCAAGATTATTTGAGGTTTTAGCTCAAATGCAATCCCAGATAATGCAGATGCCTAAGGACTATCAGGCTTACCTCGAAAAGATGGAACAAAATTATAAGAAATCTAGAATTGAGATAGACGAGAAGAAACAATCCAATAGTGTTGTTATGAGTCAAGATTCCAATAGTGATTCATACAGTAGTCAATCTTCATCTGTTACTGAAAATGGCGGAATAAAATCAAGAGGAACTAGAGGTATAATGGAGGGTCTTAGGGATATAATAGGATCTGAGGTTGTTGATATCACGCCAGAGATAGTTGAACCAAATGCAGTAGTGAACGCTAAACATAAAAAAGTAATGGACCTTGATAATCCAAATGTTTCAAGAATTGATAACGATTCCGATGATTCGGATGGATTTATTATAGAGGATGATCTTTATTAATAATGGGTGAATTAATACAAAAGAAACAAGAACAGATAGAAACCTCTCTGTGGAACACCGAGAGAGTAAATGAGCTTCTTAGAAGAATAGATGAGGAGGGATTGGACTACAAAGATGTGGATAATCCTTTTTATGAACAAGATCCGGAATTAAAAAAACCTAGTCTTCAGTGGGAATATACTAGGGAGGAGGTTTTTGAGATGAAGAAGTGTGCAGAAGACGTCTCATATTTTGCAAAATATTGCAAAGTTATGACGGACGTTGGATTGGAATATATTCATCTTAGAGATTATCAGGAATCTGTTCTTAGAGAATATCAATCAAATAGATTCAACATATTTTTAGCTCCAAGACAGGTTGGTAAATCTATAACGTCTTCTATAATATTAGTTTGGTATCTCCTTTTTAACCATGATAAAAATGCGATGATCCTTGCTAACGTCGGTGACACTGCGGAGGAGTTAATGGATAAGATAAAATCCATAATCAAAGGGCTTCCATTTTTTCTTAAACCTGGAATGATTATTAATAATGTGATGTCAATGCGTTTCGATAACGGATGTAGGGTATTAGCTAAAACAACCACGAAAACATCTGGTATTGGTTTTACCATTCACTTTCTATACATGGACGAGTTTGCACACATTAATGAAAACTTCATGGAAGCTTTCTTCAGATCAACCTATCCAACTGTATCTTCTTCCAAGGTTTCACGTATTATAATTACGTCAACCCCAAACGGGATGAATAAATTCTATGAGCTTTACCAGGGTGCATTAGATGGTGACAACAGTTTCAATCCGATAAGGGTTGACTGGTGGCAAGTACCTGGTAGAGATGAAGCTTGGAAACAAAGAGAAATTGGTAACCTTGGTAGTGAGGAGTTGTTCAACCAGGAGTATGGTAACCAGTTTTTAAGTTCATCCAGTTTATTATTAGGATCGGACGAACTAAAAAGAATCAAGAAAAACGAGACTGAATATGAATGGAAGGAAATAAGTGAACTGCATAATAATAATATAAATTATGAAAACTTCAGATGGCATCCTAAATTCGATATTGATAAGTGTGATGAACCAGGCAAAAAGTTCGTTCTGTCTATAGATCTTAGTGGTGGTGGAAAGGGAGATTTTACAGTTATTAATATATTTAAAGTTACACCTCTTCCCAAAGTTATTATAGAAAAGATGACCGAATATGAGGATGAATCTGATTTCTTTGGATTGATTCAGGTTGGTGTGTTCAGAGACAATGAGATAAAACTAGAGGATGTTGTTAAGCTTCTTCAGATATTGTGCGAGAATGTATTCACTGTGGATAGGGTTAAAATAGCCCTTGAGATGAATTTTAAAGGTGAGCTTCTTTATGATAAATTAATATCTAGAGATGAATTTTTCGATGAAATGTTTCTTTTTACTAAACACACGGAGAGCGCAAGAACTCTAAAACCAGGCATAAAATACAACGAAAAAAACAAAATGAAATATTGTGAGTTGTTAAGAAGCTTGATAAGGGAAAACAGAATACTGGTAAATGAAAAGAAATGGACAATTCCTGAATTATTTACTTTTGGTTTAAATAACAGAGGAACTTATTCCAGTCAGAGTGGACATGATGACGTTGCGATGACTCTAGTTAATCTTCCTGGTTTATTGGATGGATACGATTTCAATCACATGGTCGGTGAGGTGTTTGATGAAATGGTGGACAGTCCCTATAGGGATATAATAATTAGAAAACTTGAAGGTGATCAGATTTTTGATGAGGATAGGAAGGGACCTTCGACCAAGGAAGGTAAATCATATAGTGACTTCAATAACTTAATGTAGCATCAATAATTCTTATTTCTTTTTTGATATATAGTACAGAAGTAAAAATATATTGAAAAATAATGGCAAATAAGGTAAAAATAGACTATTCTCAATTTAGAGCATCTGGTGTCTATACGCTTGAATTTGACGCATCACAAAACGTCATACTTACATCACAAACAATAAGACTGGTTATAGGTTTCTCAAATAAGGGACCTTTCAATACTCCTGTCTATATTCCTGATGCAACAACGATGATATCAATCTTTGGTGACATTGACGCGTCTCTTGAAAATAAAGGATCTTTCTTCCATAGATCAATATTAACCTGTTTAAATGCTGGACCAGTTTTCGCATTGAATCTTTTAAAATTGAACGATAATTTGGAAACTTCTGATCCTGATATGGTTACGTATAGATCTTTTTCGGTTGATACTGAGGAATACAATGGCGAAGTTACTAGTGAATTATACTCTTCCTATTACAATAAGGAGAGATTCTGGTTTGCAGATCCTAATTATTTCTTAGCAACTTTAAGTTTTGCAGATCAGGGTAAATTACTAAGTTTAACTAATCTTGGTAAATCACCTATGAGTTTAATAATCAGAAAATCTACTGATTCAACTACACCTCTACTTGGATATAATATATTTGCCATTGATTGGTATGGTGCTAACAATGTACCTACATTTATGCACCCATATGATTATATAAGTGATTATTTTATAGATGTAATAGCAGTTTATGGTAATTGGACAAATTACCAAGCATTGTCTGTAGATCCATATTGGGGAGCTACTGGCCTTCAAATGTTTACTAATAATGGATTTGTAAAGAACAAAATAGATCAATTCCTTGCTAATCCAAATGTTTCAATAGTTACTTCTGTTACTGGATGTATCATCCCAGATTTTGTTGATCTTAATGGTGTTAATAAATACATTCAAACCCTTATAAATAACAATACAGCATCAACAGGTTTATTCTGTGCAATAGATGAACAAGCCTTTGATGATCTTTGTAACAATCCATATAGAATTGATCTTGTTGGAAATCACTTAATAGATGAACTTAGCGGTGATAGGGATCTTCCAAATCCAAGAATAAATTTCTTAAGTTACGATCAGGCATTAGAGGCTGATTACCTATACACACAAAATGTAGTTGGTATAACCGGTGCTACTGGATTTGTTAGTCCTGTTGGGGTTACCGGTTTTACAAAAGGTGCTAAGGTTGGTACTCTATTTACTATAGGTGGAGGAACAGGAGCTACTGCTGGTGTTTATCAGGGATCCTTTGTTACTTATGATCCAAATGCATATGATACAGGTATGCATTATCTTTTAACTAAAAGTATTACTGGTACAACCGGAGGTATTTTACAAAATGCTGCTCAGAAAGCTGCTCTTAAATCTTTCCTTAGCGTAACCTCATCCGATGACGAAAAATTCATTCTTGGAGTTGTACAGGGTGTAGCTGGTTTAACCGGAGCTCTTATAAGTCAATTCAACGAAGCTGATATAGTAAAACTTAAAGTTACTGGAACTAAGGATGTTAGTGGGGAATTACTTATTTGGTGGACTCATCCTCTAGATACTGCACAATACAGATCTCAAGGAGTTACTGTTAAACCTACATATAACTTATCAACATACAACACTGGTGCTTCTGGAAGTAATAAACCATATTATCCTAATTCCTATCAGTTTGGTAATTCTGATTATTTTGATATAATAAGTTTAGCAACACCAACTGGAGCTACTGGACCTGGTGCTCCTACTGGTTATACAAATTCTGTTGTTGCTTATAATGCATCAACATTCTTTCAGAATCACAAATATAAGGAGATAGTTGATGGAGATTCTATTTGGATCACACCAACGGGTACACCGTACGAACAATATCTTGGATTCCAGAATACTGTTGATAGAGATCAATTTGATCTTACATATGCTAGAGCATATTCACAACAAGGTACTCTTGATTCTAGTACGATAGTAAATATTGCAGATTTCGGTACATCTTATGCTTCTAATAATATAGGTCTTCCCGTAAGTGCACAAAAGCTTGATATAATTTCTCAAATAGGTTCAATCAATCAATTTATAGATTGTACTAAATTAGATGTTAGTAAATTTACAATAAACACTGTTAATAACGTTTCACCTTTATCTGTGGGAGATTGGGTAGTTTCTACGGATCTTGATATATGTGTGCCAGCTAATGGTAATAGACAAAGTAGACTTACTAAAGTTAAATCTGTTGCACAAACAGGAACTCCTGGTTTATTGAAAGTTGAAACTACGAGACCAGTTTTATATTATTCTGGCGTTGGTGGTGCTCTTAGAGTACAAAAATTCAAATCAATACCACAGTTTACAACATCTTTTGATTTTACATTCCTTAAAGGATTTACAATGAAGGAAAGACATAGACCTAATGGAACTGACGCAAGATTAAATGAGATACTTAACGTTTTATATGATACAAATATTGCTAAGACACTTGCTTCTAAGGATGTAATCTCATTCAGATATATCGTGGATACTTTTAGTGGTATTATAGGACCAGAATCTAAATCACAATATAGTAGACTTGCAAAAATGAGACAGCAAGCTTTGGCTATTATAAATGCGCCATCTATGGCACAATTTAGAGCTAGTACTGATCCTAGATTTACTGATGCAGCTACTGCTTCTAATCCTTATCCTCCACTAAATACAGCTTATATTGCTGATGGTGGTAATCTTTCATTGAATCCATCATACACATTTAGTTTACCGACTGAGGAAGATGGATCTAAATTCTGTGCATTCTATTCTCCTTATATAGTTATAAGAAATGGTAATAAGAATCTTAGTGTTCCACCAGCTGCTTACGTTTCTAACAATTTCATTAGAAAATTTGCAAACGGTGAACCATATGCTATCGTTGCTGGTCAGAAAAGAGGTATCATAAGCGGTGGTAATATAGTTGGTGTTGAATATGACTTTACTAATGAGGATAGAGGAAATCTTGAACCTTTTGGTATCAATCCAATTATTAAAAGAAAAGGCATCGGTGTGGTTATATACGGTAACCAAACAGCTTATCAGCAAGTAAACTCAGCATTCAACCTAGTTCATGTTAGAGATTTGTTGATCAGTATTGAGAATGACGTTCAGGAGATATTAGCAAACTATCTTTTTGATTTCAATGAAGATTCAATAAGATTGGAGATTAAGACATTAGTTGATAACTATCTTGATGGAGTTAGATCAGGTGGTGGTATTTATGCTTACCAAACGATAATGGACTCGTCAAATAACACTCCAGCTATTATAGACATGAATATGGGTATAATAGACATCATAATCGAACCTGCTAGAGGTATTCATAAATTCATCAATAGAATTACAGTTACCAGAACAGGTGGAATAGCTGCTGGAGGATTTATACAGTTCGTATAATTTTCGTTCTTTTGATCATCAAAGATAAATATAAGTAATTATGGCAGGACTATCACATTATCAAAACTCACTATCAGCAATAAACAAGTATGAACCTGTTTATCTGAACCAATTTGAAGTAACAATAATACCTCCAGCTGCTGTGGCAGGGGGTAGTATTTTGTTACAGCACGTTAGCAAAGTTAATGGACTTTCGTTAGATAAAAATCCAGGAACAGTTCAACAAAAATATAAATTTGCTAAAAGGAATTATGCGGGATCAAAGCCTGAAAATACCTTTATGGATCTTAGTATCACTTTCAGTGTCAACCTTAATGATGCGAATTCAATGTACGTTTTTAAAACATTAAGACAGTGGTCTGATTTGATCTATAATCCATTAACTGGAGCAATGGGTCTAAAAAACGATTACACAGGAAGTATAATCATCTCTGTTTTTAATAAAGCTGGTGACGTTTATAGAAGAATAACATGTAAAGATACGTTTCCGACTAAACCTATCTCGCCAATGAACTTGAACTATACAAGTACTGATCTATATAAAATAGATGATATGGTGTTTGCGGTTGATTATTGGGACGATCTATTCCTATAAAATAAAAAACATAAATGGCTGGATTACCACATTTTACAAATTCTCTTGCAGGTATAAATAATTTTGAGCCTGTATACCTTAATCAGTTTGAGGTACTGATAAGCCCACCTGCTGCTATTGTTTCAGCAAGTACGACTTTCCATGGTGAGAGTATATTAACTCAACAGGCTAAATCCATAACTGGATTAGCTGTTGATATTGCTCCAGCACAAACGGTAAACCAAAACTATAAGTTTGCAACTAGAAGATATGCTGGGGGTGAACCTCAAACGAGTGATATGAATTTAACCATTGAATTCGAGGTTAACCTTAACAAGTCAAATTCTATGGAACTTTATAAAATTCTTAGACAATGGTCTGATTTGATCTATAATCCATTAACTGGAGCAATGGGTCTAAAAAACGATTATGTTGGTTCCATACTTATCTCAATATTCAACAAACAAGGGGACGTTTTCAGAAGAATAAGAATTCCTTCGTGTTTTATAAGTGAACCTATAAACGCTATGGATCTTGATTACGAAACTCCTGCTATCTATACTATAAGAACTTCGTGGGTCTGTGATTATTGGGAAGATCTATTCCTATAAGAAATAAAATTTTAGAAGAAGGTCAAATTTTGACCTTTTTTTTTGTGGTATGTTATATAGAATAAAATTAATTTTTTATGAATAATATGGACATATCACCGGAAGAGATATTAAAAAGAAGAGAGGAACTGAGCGGAATCGTTTACGATGATCCGGTAGAAGACGAAGAAGTTCCAGTAATAAATCAACCAGTATTAAATCAGGAACCAGAAATTGTAAAAACACAAGATCAACCAATTTTCAAACAACCTGAGGTATTATCAACTCTTGGTAATATAAATGACGGTAAACCGGAACCTGAACCAATTACATCATTTGGTAAAGCTCAATCTTACGCCGATTCACCATCATTCGATATCGGATGGAAGAATCTTCCTGTGGATCTGTTACCTTCTGGTGGACTATTTTATCCAAGTGGAACAAAAATAGCTATTAGAGCTGCTGAGGTTAAAGAGATAAGACACTTCTCTGCTATTGACGAGGACGATAGACTTGATATAGAGGAAAAACTTGGTTATATTATTGAAAGATGTCTCAGAATGGATTTTCCTGGTGAAGGTGTGGTTTCTTTTAAAGATCTTGTTCAGGAAGATAGATTTTTTGCAATTATGGCTATAAGGGATTTAACCTTTATAAATGGTGAAAATTCAATTATACTCATGCCTAAAATAAAATGTGATGATAATGCTGAATGTCCATTTTCTAGAGGTATTGAATTAAGAACGGGAGCATTGAGATCCTATGATTTGGATCCTCAGATAACAAAATATTATAATCCATCCAGTAGAAGTTTTACATTCGATGTTAAAAAAATAGGAAAAACAATAGAGATGACTGTACCTACTATAGGTATAAATAGAGCTATTAGTGATTTTATAGTTTATTGTTCTGCAAGAAGTATAGATATAGATGAGGGATTTTTAAAAATAGCACCTTTCATTCTTAAAGAATGGAGAGGACTAACAAATGAAAAGATTCTAATGAGAATGAGAGAGGCTGATTATTGGTCCAAAGAGGAATATAGTTTATATTTTGGGCTTTCTGAGAAAATAAAGATCGGCACAGAGATTGACGTAAAACAAGTTTGTCCGGTTTGTGGTAAGGAGGTCACTGCGGACATTGCCTTTCCCTCAGGGCTCAGATCTCTTTTCGTTATTTCAGATATCTTTGGAGAATTACTTGGAAATTAAATTCAGATTGTTTTATGAGCACGATTTAGACATGAATTGGGTAGAGAATGTTCCATACTACGAATATCAAATATTTCTAGCTAATCTCAATAAAAAGATAGAGGCTGAAAATCTGGAGAGTCAGGAAAGCGAAGGTCTTAAACAGCTATTCAACTTTTCCAAGTAAATTTTAAAATATATAGAATAAACCTAAATGGCTACAGACCAAAAACTTGTTGCTCAATTATTAGATCTTAGCAGAAATGTAGAGAAACTTTCTGGTGAGATAAAAAAGAATACAAGTGTAAATAAGGACCTAGTAAAATCCGATGCAGCAGAAACAAAATCTCCTGTTGAATCTAAGGATGCAGCAAAGATAGCGGAAGGATTAAAATCTCTTGATTTTAAGGGTCTTAAGGATGAATTTAAAGGACTTAAAGATGGATTAAAGGGTATAGATAAGCTTGACTTTAAAGGCCTTGAAAATGGTCTTAAAAGTCTTGATTTCAAAGGCCTTGAAAAAGGATTGAAAGGTTTAGATTTTAAAGGTCTTGAAGCTGGTTTAAAAGGATTTGATGTAAAGAGTATTACAGAATCATTTAAGGGCATCAGTGATCTCAAAAATATTGATATTGGTGGGATTACTAAAAACCTTGCTTCTGGCGGAGGAGTTAAGGATCTCATATCTGGATCGATTGGTAATCTAGGAAAGGGACTTCTTGGCGGATTTGCAAGCGGAGGTGTTGTTAAAAATCCTGGTGCTTATTTAGTGGGAGAAAAAGGTCCAGAGATTGCTAATCTTCCAAAGGATGCCACTGTAATACCCAATGATAAAACTGAGGCCATTTTATCCGGAAATCCATCGTCAATAAATGCTAAGCTTAAAGCAAAGAATGGTACACAATATCCATCCAAGGAAGAAATAGAAGCAAAGAAAAGTGAACTTTTAAAAAGTGATCCAATTTTCTATTCTGATCCTACTGAACTCAATGATGAACTTGAGTATTACATTAATAATTATAAAGCAGTTAAACAATTAGATGCTTACAACAAAGGAGGTTTAGAACAGCTTGGTAAAAGTACAGCTAAACCAGCAACAGAACAAACATCTGAGGTTAAAAAAACTGCAGATGAGTTAACAAAAGTTAATCCAATTCAAAATAAAAAAGAAACCAAGGCTGAGTCAGTCGAGAAAAAACCTGGACTTTTTTCCAAAATATTTTCCAAAGAAAATATTAAAAATATTGGGGGTAAGATTGAAGCAGGTGCAGCTGGTTTATTAGGTGGTGGATTAAAAGATAAGCTAACTGGTACATTGAAGGGATCTGCAGAATCATTGATTAATAAGGAAAGTTTAGGAATACCAGATTTTGCTAAAAGCTCGTTAGCATCGGGTCTTTCATTTCTCAATAAAGAACCAAAAAAACAGTCTGCTGATCTTGGTATTGCTGTGCCTGATATCAAACAGAATTTACCGTCTCTTTCTAATCTACCGATAGTAAAACCTAAAAATGAGCCTGTACAAAAAAATGAGCCACAAGCACCTGTTGCTAAAGCCGCGCCAGTAAATGATGCTCAGACAAATCCGGTCGCAAGCGCTCCCGCGGGAGAAACAGAGTCTCCAGGTAGCAATATTACGGAAACGAAATCACAGGCAGAGTCACCAATAACAAAAAAAGATATAGATACAATAATTTCCTTACTTTCCAGAATGGGATCTCTATTGGAAGGACCACTGAGCGTGGCATCTCTAGATTCTCCTTTTAGACCAGATTCCAGAAGAATTTAAAAATAATTCAAAAATAATTCAAAAATTATTTTTTTATCCCGTATTTTTAATTTATATTTGTAGGTAATAAAAATTGTTCCCTATGAAATTTGAAATCTACCGAGATACCTCATTTATAACTGAGGATTTTCTCAAAAAACCTACCTGGAAAATTAAGAAAAATAAACTTGAGAATTATTTCGAGGTTTATTTTTCTGAATCAATAAATTCTAAGCTTGACTCAGAACCTAGAGAACACCAGAAGGACTCGATATACATGGAGATGTCCCAGGTGTGGGCTAAAAATTCTAAATGTAAGAGAATGCAGGTTGGATCCTTGATAGTTAAGGATAAATCTATCATATCCGATGGATATAATGGTTCACCCAGTGGATTCCCTAATATCTGTGAGGTTGATGATGTTACCCTACCTTATGTGCTTCATGCTGAAGCTAACGCAATAACAAAATTAGCCAGAGGAACTCAAAGTTCCGATGGCTCGACATTATATGTAACCTTATCTCCCTGTTACGAATGTTCAAAACTCATAATACAATCAGGAATCAAGAGGGTTGTATTTTCAGAAATTTATAGAAAGCCAGAATCAATATCTTTTCTTGCTGAAGCCGGAATAGAGATTTTAAGAAAACCCAAATAATATGCAAGGAAAAGAAAAAAATATACAAAAATTAGCAAGTGAATTTATAAAACATAGAAATGACAGATCCTTTAGAAATCTATTTGAAAGATTAAAACCTGGTATATTAAATCATTGTTTTTTAATAGTAAAAGATCCTTCTCTTGCGGAGGATGCTTTTTTGAACACCATGTCAAAGATCTGGCAAAAGATAGATCAATATAATGACGAGAGAGGTAATTTTTCAACCTGGTGTTACAACATAGCAAGGAATGAAACTTTACTTCTAATGAAGGAGGAAAAGAAGTATAATGCAAGAACAAGTCTGGAGATGGAATTTTTCTCTTCTAATAATGAAGTAGGTGATATTGGTGGAACCTACAGCATGGAGGAGGATCAGACAAATTCTTTTTTCAACGAAACAAGTAAATTTGATGAAATATATGGTTCTGTTATAGATGAAATAGAAGGACTTCCGGATCTTTATAAGAATATTATGATTGATAGGGAGATCAATAATATGAAATATAAAGATATAGCTGAAAAATATGATTTAAAGAAAAGATCAGTAGCAACAAGAATTAGAAGGGCTAGAAGCAAAATTACAAAGAATGTTGGTACGGAAGCTGTTGAAATTATAACAGGTAAAAGCAGAAACGTTACGAGAAATTCAACATCAAAGAAACTTTAAGTGATTTTTTCTGTATAAAATAATAAATTGTTATGTTTAAATTGCATAGAGTAATTAAAGAAATAGCACTATATAGAGAATTTACTAAACAGATAAAATCTGAGGAACTCAATTCACCTTCATGGAGTAGAAGAAATTTAAGAAGAGATTATTTGAATAGAATATACACTGTGGTAAATCTACCACCTGAGGTTCTCCTGTCTAATGATCTACCAAAGGAAGCTAGACCTTCTTTCGTTCTTAATGAGATAAAACCAATAAACGATTATCTAAAATCTTTAAATCTAGAAGAAATACTGACACTTTGGATAGATCCAGTTAAAGGTACAAATGAGGAATCATATCTAGTTGTCTACCAGTTTGTTTTTAGAGAAATAAGTTGGTTATGGATATTTAGATTTATTATCGAGCTTGGTGTTATTGGGTTTGCCGTTATAAAATGGCCATGGATTTCTAATCTATTACACCTTCCATGGTAGAGGCAATAGAGAAGGCAAGACTTGAGATAAATGCCAAGCTAAAGTTTTTTGAAGATAATAAATTCAATTTTGATGAGCCCAGTCATGTTTATAGATATAATGGAGTAAAGTTTGATTCTGTTACTACATATCTTAAAACATTTAAAACTCCGTTTGACAAGGAATATTGGTCCAAGAAGAAAGCTAGGGAGCAAGGAGTCGATCAATCCGTTATATTGAACGAATGGAAAAAGAAAGGAGATGTTGCTAATGATCTTGGAACAAGAGTACATAAATTTATAGAGGATTTCTGGAGTGGATTAAATCCTGAATTACCGGAGGAGGGAACTGAATATAGAACAAGAGTTGATAAATTTTTGGATTTATATAACAGAAAATTCCATTCTCTCGTCCCTTTAAAATCTGAATTAAGAATATTTTCTAAGAAGTGGAGACTAGCAGGAACCATAGATCAACCATTTCTTTTTTGGGATTCTAAAAGAAATAGAGTACTCTTTATATTGGGTGATTGGAAAACGAATGGTGAATTTAAGGATGACAACCATCCTAAGGGAAAATACAAAAAGCTTCTTAGACCATTTACATTCCTTTATGAAAATCACCATAATGAGTATTCCATTCAAATATCCCTTTATAGATTAATATTGGAAGAAGAATTGGGTATAGAAACAGAGAGCGGATTTTTGTGTCATATTGGACCTGATGATGAGCCCAAAATATATCCTGCTAAAGATCTAAGAGAACCGTTAAAGGCATATTTGGATCAAAATAGATGTAATAATCTTGATATTTTTGATCTAGCATAGAAACAAAAAATAAAAATCAACTAAAAATATAAAATATAAAAACTATTATGTCAAAACAAGGTAAAAAATTAGAAAAAATTGAGGCTATAAATGATGGCCCTGACGCATCATCAGCTGTTGATTTTAACGATACAGATTTTGTTAGTACTCTTGATGATGCTTTAATTAAAGAATTAAAAGAAAAGCTTGAGAATAAAAAATCGGAAATCAGAACTAAAGTTTATGCTGTTTCTTGTACTAAAGAGATTTTCTCTCTATATAGCGACTTCATAAAAAATAAAGCTGAATGGGCTTCCACTGAAGCTCTTGGTATCATCCAAATCAACAAGGAGATTCAAAAAATTGAGAAAGACGGAATAAAAGATAATGTTATCTTTTTAGGAGCTCTTCCTCTTGAGGCTAGTCACTATTTCATATCTAAATCTAAAGGTATAGGAGTTGATAGTGCAACTGAATTTATTACACTTTATAAAGCTTTTGATCAGGCACTTTCTGATGCTAAGAAAGATGCAACAGAGGTTAAGGAGATTGAATCTCAGCTTAATGCAGCAATGCAAGGTGTATCATTGGGATAATAACAACACATACAAAAAATAAAGCTAGGTTATCCTAGCTTTTTTTGTGATTATTTTTTTGGATATATAAAAAATAAACATTTAAACTTGTGAAGATGAACAAATTTTTAAACGAAAACGGAAACAAAATAATTATAGGACTTCTGATTCTGATATTTTTTAAGTCGTGTTTTAATGGCAGTGACATTAAATCAATAAGAAAGGAATTATCAAAAGTTGAATCTAAGGTTGATACATTAGCTACAAAAAAAGATATCACAATAGAGGGTCTTAGAGTTGAAAAAAGAATGATACAGTCCACTGACAGAAAAATACTTGATGTTAATAGACAAAGCGAGATTGACAAGGAAATATCTAGATTAAATAAATAATTGATGGAAAATAGGAGCAAACTGGTTAGAGGATTTGTTATAACTACATTTGTACTTTTATATCTGATTGTTTCCATCATTTCAACAATACATGTTATAGATTTCTTTAAATTGTCAAATCCTGAATGGCTTGCTATATCATTAGCATTGGCATTTGAGGTTGGTGCTGCTGCATCATTAGCTTCTTTGGTTGTTTTACATAAGATGAACAAATTTATAGTTTGGAGTCTTTTTATATTATTAACATTGGTACAAGCGATGGGTAATACATACTACGCTTATTCACATCTTGCCAATTTTAATAAATGGATAGAACTATTTGGTCTTGTTGATGAGGATGTAATCTATCAGAAAAGAATACTTTCTATAATAAGCGGTGCAATATTACCATTGGTTTCTTTGGGTTTTATTAAATCCCTTGTCGATTACATAAGACCGGAAGAACAAATGGAAAATCAAATTGAGAATAGCGAACCTGAAGTTTTGGAAGATTCCCACAAGATAGAAGATATCGTGGATATAGAAAATCCACAGGAGAAAAAGATTACACCACTGAGAGATATGGTTTACACAGAAGCTCCACATATAGATCCAACTCTTCTTAGATAAAATAACAAATATAAAAGTGCAAAATTTAGAAACACCCAGCATTAACAATTACGACGGTGGATCCTCAGCAAGTCCTGGAGGCAACGAAATATTCGGTGGAAATTCTGGATTTCCCATAGGTCCTGGACAATACCCAACAAACGGTGCTACTGGTTCTTTTAAAACAGAATATAAAAACATAGTAAATACTAGGGATCAATTTAAACTAATAGAGGCTACCTTTCAGAGGTTTAATGAACCAGTGGGAGTAAAATTTATAAAAGAATCTTTTGATGTTGTCTATCAGTCTCAGGTTTTAGATTTTCTTGATGTTGCTGAATTTTTTCATCCACTGCAGGATTTTTCAAATTATCAAAAGCAAACAATAATAATAAATCCAACAACATCATTCAATCTTGATTCTGGATCATTTACTGACACAAATGGAGAAATATCTATGTTGATTGCAAGAGCTGAGTATCTACCAGAGGCTGCTAATAATGATAGAGTTTTATTATGGGACTATTTGGGTTCTCAGAGAAATTTAATGGGAGATTTTATGGTTCTAACCGGAGCTATAAAAAAAGGATACAATTGGAAAGGATGGGATATAGATCCTTTCAGTAATTATGCACATAACGGATTAGCAAATAGTGCTAACGGTGGATTTATATTTACCAATCCAACAAGTATGGTTGTAAAACTAACAATAATAACAGCAAACTAACATGGCAACAAGACCAATAGCGTGTCCTTATGACGCACCTGAAGGATTTAGATTTTATAGAGATAATCTAGTTTTAGATGATGGTACAAAATCATCTCCTCCTAAATATCTTTCTATGAAGGATCTTTTTATTGGAGTTGATTCTTTTTCGAAAAGTAGGGTTTCTTTAAATCCTGGTGAATCTTTTCTGTTGAGTCAAAGTGACATTGGTGATGATATGGGCTATGTTTCTTTTATTGCAATAAAAGCAAAATTCCCGGACACTGTTGTTGAATCTAGGAAATATTTAACCTGGACATATAAGGGTCAAATGATGAATATGGGAGAGTTAATGATTCTTTCTGGTGCTAAACAATATGCAACAGATTCATCATACGATGGATGGAATTTATCTAAACCTAATGAATACCTTAATAATGGCGGAATGATATTTAATAATCCACATACGGATTTTCAGATAAAATTAGAGATATTGATAGGTAGATAGCAAAATATTTTGTTTAGTAAATATATAGTAAAAAGTTTCTTGTCCTTGTATGGATATATAATCAATAAAAAAAAAGTAAACCATGGACTTTATAAATCAAGTTAAAAAAGTAAAAGAATCAACAAAATCTCCTGAGGTGAAGGCTTTATGTGAAAGTTACCTTAGTGGTGGTACAGTTTCTAGAGAGAAATTAGTACTTTTGATTAGTGAGAATAACGCATCCGTGGAATCAGATAATACTGGAAATAACATACAAAATCATATGGATTTAATAAAAAGAGAAGAGTCGGAGATCTCTAAAAAAGCTGCTGCTTCCCTAATGGAATCATGGGGAGGATTAGGAAAATCTACAACAGGTAGTAATTCTGGATCTTATAACGGTAAACCGAATGAGACCAAAAATGATGAAAACTCTCTTTATGAAAGTATTAGTAGTTTAGAATCTTTAGATCCTGCTGCAAAATCATTTATTGAAACACAGAGTATCAAAAATCTTGGTGTTAGAGGTGCTATAGAGAAAATAAAAGAATCTTCAATATACACATATCCTAAAGCAAAAATGGTTTGCGAACAATATCAGTACCTTTTGGAAAACAAAGGCATTCCTGAATTTTCACTTATTCATAATTTTGTAAATGAACTTGCTTCATTTTCTTGGGATTCTTCAATAGCTCCTATTGCTGAGGAACTTAAGGAAAAAACTAAAAAATTATCTAGAGAAATAGAGGTTGCTAAAGTTTTAGAATCTATTAAAGGAAGCGGAAGCTCTTCATTCTACTCTGAACTTTCTGATACCCTTAATACCTGGTTGGTTTCTGAGAGCAAATCTAATGGATTGTTAATTAGAAACATCTCTAAGTATTCATTTAACCCAGTAGTAAAAAATCTTATTAATTTCTTAAATATTCAAGAAAGTACAGATAGTAGAAAATTAGAGGTTCCTGTTAATGTACAAGGTGAATCTACGGTTTCTAAAGTTTATTCTCCCGTTCTTTTTGAAGGTGGAAGAACATTCTTCTTTATTGGCGGATGTATATTCGAAGCAACTTCAAATTCATTAAGAAAGTTAGCAAAATCTGAGTATTCTGCTTTATCAGAAGGTTATTTAAGACTTTCTTTAACTACAATGAAACCACACGTTAAAATAAACGAATCTGGTATTTCTGTTAAACTGGGTAACAAGATAGTTACTATGGTTGAAGAAAATGATAAAGTTTCTGTTTATCTTGGAAAAGATAAACTTAGATTTGGTGACACAATAGGTTTAGCTAAGATCGTTGGTCTTGAATCCTCATCATATTTCGGAGTTAATGAATCTGAGGCTGTTGATGATATCATGACACTTTATACAAACTATTCAAATGTTGTTGAATTGGATTTCGCTAAATCGATAACTTCCAATGTTTATGAAGGACTTGCTATTAATCTTTTCAAATGGAATGGACAAATTTATCTTCAGAAGATAAACGAGGCTATGAGAGAAAATTCACTTTATGAAGTTAATGGATCTCAAGCAGTTGCGATGGTTAAAAACTTTATGAGATATGATATATCTGAGGGATTAACAGAATTCTTAGAAGGTGAATCTAGAATTAAATCAGTAATGATTAATGATAGAAACAAGGTTCTTGAAAATATTTCTAAGATAGAAGGAGAAATCAATAAGGTTGAATCTCTTATGGAATCAAATCCATTATACAAAAACTCTAAGGAAATAAGAGTTGCTCATTCTATGTTGGAAAAAGAATTACAATCGCTTAAAACTAAATGGAATCAAATAAACATAGAAATCCAAAAAATTGAGGAAGATATAGAGCTTCAGCCAAATCCGGATTTATTTGAGGATCAAAAATTCAATATTGGTTCTTTTGTGAAAGTTAAAGAATCTGGGGAAACTGGTAAAGTTATCTCTATAGATGGATCATCGGGAAGATACACAGTTCTTTTAGACAGCGGTAAAACTGCTGATCATCAAATAAACGAGCTTGCTGATTTAGACGAGGCTTTAAACAAAGCTGCTGATGATAATGCAGAATCTGCTGAGGATAACAATGATGATGCTGGAGAAGTTAAAGAATCAAACAACCTTAATAAATCTCAGCTTCCTATAGGAGAGCAAAAGAAAATGCTTAAAAAACTTGCAGGAATGCACGGATTCTCAAAAGCACCTGGTGCTAATAACGAGAAAATAGATATGGACGGTGATTCATTACATGGATACAACAGAACAATGAACGAGGGTAAAGCTGATCTTAAGAACGGAACACCTAAAACTAATTATTCTAAAGCTCCTGGTAACGATAAAAAAGCTCCCGCTTCAACTCCTAAAAATAAAACATTAGCAAGTGCTCCTAATAAAAAAGGAAATTCTAAGCTTACTAAAGGAACAACAGATCCTAATTTTTCTGATGCTCCTGGTGATGATGTATTAGGCAAAGGTAAAAATGCAAATCCAAAAAAGAGTTTAGCTGTTGCTCCTGGTGATGGTGCTAGAATAAAAGCTAAAGAATACGGTAAGGATAAACTTAGAGAAGCACCAGATGATAAAAACGGTGATTTAAGATTTGACGTTTCTGGAGTTAGAGATGAAAAAGAGTACAAAGCTGGATACAATCTTAAGGATCTTAAAGAATCTGAAGAAGTAAAAAAAAACTAAGCCGCAACTTCTATTTCGCTCCTAAGGGCGAGAATCAGGATAAACCTGGACAACCATTCGTTCAATCGATGAAGGGAAAATTCGCTAAAGCACCCACGGGTAAGGACACCAATCCCAAGGATGAGGAGGAAGATGATTCAGGCGAAAAGAAACAATAATTTATAAGAATGTAGTATTTTTTACTACATTCTTTTTTTATGAATGAAATCTTTTAGCATTTAGCAACTAAAATACTAAATACCCAAATATAACCCAAATATTAATGGCAAAAGTTTATGTAAAGAATAGTGAACTCATGGCAGCAGTGATTGAATCAAAAAATGCTGGAAAATTGACACCCGAAACTATAGAGATGTTCAATCTTATGATTGAAGGTATATCTAAGAAGATGTCATACAAAGATCCTGAGGATAAAGAGGATTGTATGGCTTTTGCCATGGAAGATCTTTGTAAATATTGGAATAGATTCAATCCAGAAAAATCAAATAATCCATTTGCTTATTTTACTCAGATAGCAAAACACGGATTTGCTAAGGGATGGAAAAAATTACATCCACCAAAAAATCCAGTAACGATACCATTTAGTTATATTACTGGTGATGATAATTCATATAACGTATAGATTATGACTGATATTAAAAAGATAAAACCTAACGGTGAATATAAATCTGGTAAATATGATCCAAAAAATCCAGAAAAGTATATAGGCGATATCCATAATATCATATACAGATCATCATGGGAATATAGATTCTGTACATATTGTGACACTAATGAAGCAATATTAAAATGGAGTTCTGAACCCGTGGTTATACCATATTATAATCCTCTTGATAAAAAAGACCATAATTATAATGTCGATTTCTATATTAAGGTTTTGAAAGAAGATAATAGTGAGCAGGAATGGATCATAGAGATAAAACCTGAAAAACAAACGGTTAAACCTATAATGGAAGGGGTTGTAACGATGGCTAAATTGAAATCCTATAATAGAAATATGCAAATATGGATAACAAATCAAGCTAAATTTAAAGCAGCCAAGGAATGGGCTGATAAAAGAGGATATAGATTTGGTGTTATCGATGAAAACTTCCTATTCAAGAGCAGATAACAAAAATATCGATATATACATATCAAATAATAAATTAAATGGCAGGTTTTGTAGATAATAATAAACCATCAGAGTCACCGGTTATACAGAGGATAAGGGAATCAGTTAAAAAATTGAGTACCTTTGGTATGAAGTATGATGACATGGTAATAAGAAATTCGCAAGCTGTCGGTGTAACTGAAGCTGCATTTCTTAACAAGAATAAAGCTAACGTTGAAGACGAAAGCATGCTATGGTCTCTAGCCAAGCAGGATATTACATCCAGACAATTCATAGGTTACTTTGACAAGGATTATAAGGGAAAAAGAGATTTTCTAAGAATGTTTTCTTTGAATCCTGAAGTTGAATGGGTTCTTGATACCATTTGTGACGAGGCTATAACATATGATCCAGCAAACTTTTTTGCGTACCCAGATTTTATAGATCTTTCCGATGTAAACGAAAAGGTAAAAGACGAGCTTTATGACGTTTATAAGAACCTATACGATATATGGGGATTCTCCGATGATATAACAGCATGGCAATATTTTAGACAGTTTATAATTGATGGATTTCTAGCTTTTGAAATTGTTTACGATGACAGCGGAAAAAATATAGTTGGCTTCAAGGAACTTGATCCTATAACATTAATTCCTAGCGTTGAAAAACAACTTGATGGAAGTTTTGTTAGTACATGGACACAATATCCGCAAGATCCTAAAAAGAAGCGTACTCTCTACGATCCACAAATAATCTATATCTCATATGCTAAGGGTAACTCCATATCGAGAGTTAGTTACATTGAAAGATTAATAAGACCTTATAATATATTAAGAATTATAGAATATACTAGGGTTATATGGTCTGTAATGAACGCTTCATTCAAATTGAAAATGACCGTTCCAATTGGTACCAAATCTCAACAGAAAGGCATGCAAACTCTGGGTGAACTTATGAGTGTATATAAGGAGGACATACAACTTAATGATGAGAGTGGTGAACTTACAGTTGATGGTAGACCTAAGATTCAATTTTATAAAAATTACCTTATGCCATCAGGTGTTAATGGTACACCAACAATAGAACCAATTAATACGGAGGGACCTAATCTTAACGATCCAGCTCCTCTTACATATTTCTTTGATAAATTCATACTTGAATCTAAGGTTCCACCTTCAAGATTTCATAACCCAGATGGTGGTAGCACTTCACCATATTCAAATGGAGCTGAAGGTCTAGATAAAGAGGAGATAAGATTTTATAAATTTATTTCTAGACTGAGATCAGTGTTTCAGGAGATATTGGTTAAACCTATGTGGATACAAATGGTTAAAAAATATCCTCATTTAGAAAAGGATTTTCTTTTCAAAAGTCAACTTGGACTTAATTATTGGTCTGATAATCCATTTAAGGAAAATCAGGAAATTGGTAAAATGACTCAAAGAAAAGAAACAATTACCGGTCTTGGTGCTCTTATGAACGATGACGGTAAACCTTTCTTCTCGAATGCTTTTCTTATAGAGGAATTTTTAGGTATGTCTAAACAAGACATAGCAGCAAACAAAGAGGCTAAAGAAAGAAAAATAAAGGAAAAAGCAGCAGCTGAGAAAAAAGCAGCAGGAGCAACTGGAGCAGCAGGCGGCGGGGGTAAAAAAGAAGGCGGTGAAGAAAAACCACCACAAGTAACACTATAGTAACATGGCAGGATTTTTAGACTTTTTAAAACCCAATCAAGCAGCTTTGGGTAACATACTTAAAAATTTGGGTAGCATATCCAAATTTGGTATGCAGTACGATGACATGGTTGTTAGAAATTCGCAGGCTATTGGTAGAACCGAGGGTGCTTTTTTCAATCAGGAAGGAACAGGATATACTAAGGATAGCGCATTTCAATGGACAGCTTCGTATCATGACACTAAGGTAAGAAAATACATAGCTTATTTTGATAAATCATATGGAGAAAAAAGAGATTATTTAAGAAAGTTTTCCATAAATGGTGAGATAGAATTCATACTGGATATCATAACAGATGAGGCCATAGTATATGACGATAGAAACTATTTTGCGCAGCCTTCATTTTCCAATCTTGATCTTAAGGACAAAGTTAAGGAGAGGGTAAGCACACATTTCAATAGACTTTATAATATATTTCAGTTCCAGAATACAGTATTGGGCTGGCAATATTTCAGACAATTTATAATAGATGGATTCTTGGCTTTTGAGATAATCTATGATAATAAGGGAAAGGAGATAATAGGATTCAAGGAACTTGATGCTATTTCTTTACAACCAACGGTAGAAAAAGTTGGTGAAAATGAATATAAGCAGTTCTGGATACAATATCCAAGTAATCCACAAATGTTTAGAAAACTTACTAATGAACAAGTTATCTACATATCATATGCGAAGGGTAATACTATATCAAGAACAAGTTACGTTGAAAGACTTGTAAGATCTTATAACATTCTAAGAATTATGGAGAATTCTAGAGTTATCTGGAACGTAATGAATGCCAGTTATAGAATGAAATTCATAATTCCCATAGGAACACAGTCTCCACAAAAAGCCATGCAAACTTTGGGACAACTTATGTCCAACTATAAGGAAGAGATTAGCATAAATGATTCATCCGGAGAATTAACAGTAAACGGTAGACCTAAGGTTCAATTCTATAAGAATTATTTATTTCCCGAACAGAATGGAGTTTCACCAGAGATATCTTCTCTGAATCCAGCTGGACCTGATTTCAATGTTATGGATAATGTTCTTTATTTCTTCAATAAATTAAAAATGGATTCTAAAATCCCATATGCTAGATTTGCTGCAAAAAATGGAACACCTGCTAATTACCAAATAGCAATAGATCAGCTTGAAAGAGATGAAATAAGATTCGAAAAGTTTCTAAGAAGACTTCGTTCAATATTCCAGGAAATCCTGGTTAAACCACTCTATATACAAATGTGTTTGGAATACCCAGAATTGGCTAAAGATAGAAATTTTAAAACCAACATAGGTTTAAATTTTAATAGAGATCTTGAATTCGAGGATCAGGTTGAAATGACTAATCTTAAAAAGAAAAGTGAATTTGTAACTGCTCTTTCAGATTTAAAGGTAAAAGCTGGGGAGGAGGATGTACCTTATTTCGATAATGACTTTCTGATACAGAGATTTTTAGGTATGTCTCCTGATCAATTGAAATTGAACGAGGAATACAAGAAAAAAGAGGAAAAAGCCGGAGCTGCACCTCCTGCTGCTGGCGGAGAATCAGCACCCGCTGCCGGATCGGCTGCTCCCGCGGGAGAAACCCCACCAGCAGGTGGCGAAGCAAAAGCACCACAGGTAACACTATAAAGGAATATTCATATATTCCTTTTTTTGTGTCTATTATTTTTTTATCCGAATAATTTTATTAAATTTGTAGAGAATTAAAAAATTAAACATGATAGAGAAATTAAAACTTTTTAAAGAGCTTGAATCATTAACAGGCAACGGGTCACAAAAATCAAAACAGGATTTAATCAGAAGTAACATTGACGATGAACTAAAGTATATTCTTGATGTTTGCTTCAACCCATTCGTGACAACAAAACTTCATAAGATTACTTTTAATGAAACTATATCGGAAAGTAATCATAATCTATGGGAAGATTTTAGATCTCTCTTAGAGGAGCTTAAAACAGCTCCAGCAGCAAACGATTTCCTTAGAGGTAGAGCAAGCAACCTCATTTCATCAAGAATTAGTGATGATCCCAAAGAGGATCTTGAACTTAGATCCATTTTGATGAAGATCATAACTAAAAGAATGAATATAGGAATCGGTGCTAAATTAATAAACAAAGCACTTTCCTATGAGCTTATACCAGATCCTTCCGTGATGCTTGCTACTGATGACCAGGAAACAATTGAATCGTGGAAAAAAATATATTGTGAGGAAAAATATGACGGTGTAAGAGTTATTGCTATATGTAAATCTGGTGAAATCTCATACTTTACCAGGGCTTTCAATGAGCTTGATCCAACTTGTCTTTCCCGTATTTCTTTCTCGTTAAAAACAGCCATGATTAATAGTGGACAAGGAATATTGGGAGACTGGTTCTTTGATGGCGAATTGACAGATCTTAATAGAAAATCGGTAAGTGGTAAGGTGACACAAATACTAAAGGGAACAGCACCTAAAAACATAGATGATAATATGTTATTTAATGTTTTTGATTTTGAGGAAGTTTCAACACTAACTCATGGATCTGGTGTTCTAGATTATCTTACAAGAAGAGCAACCCTAGAAAAGGTCACTTCTTTCCTTCCTGAGAATAGTCCGGTAGTTCTTGCTAGAATGTGGGAGCTTGATAATTCTGCGGATGTTACTGAGATTTATAAAAAAATAGTTGCTGATGGTGGTGAGGGTGTTATCTGTAAAAGCAACTCGGTTTATGAATGTAAAAGATCTAAAACATGGATCAAGCTGAAAGAAGTTAATGATTGTGATTTAGTTGTTAGTGGATGGTATCCAGGTGAAGGTAAAAGGGAGGGATTTATAGGTGGTTTCATTTGTACCGATGCATCGGGAACACTGAACGTGAAGGTTGGTTCCGGTTTTACCGATAATGATCTTAAAACTTTAAGTGAAACACCGGATCAGCATATCGGTAAAATAATTGCAGTTCAATATAATGTTACGATAGAAGACAAGCATGGTAATAGATCTTTATTTTTACCTAGATTTATCGAAATAAGAAATGATAAGGATACTGCTGATGATTTAAGTAATAAATTTTAATTAATACATGATACAAGAATTATTAACAGAAAAGCTCCGACCAAAGAAGCTGGAGCATATGATATTACCATCCAGAATATCAAAGGTTTTTGAAAATGGATTGGGTCAGAATGTTTTATTAAGTGGATCTCCAGGATGTGGCAAAACTACATTAGCAAAAATATTAGCCTCCCCATTTCCCCATTTATTTATAAATGTATCCGATGAGAGCTCTGTGGAGGTCATCAGAACTAAAATAACGGACTTTTGTTCAACTATATCCGTTATGGATGGTAAATCTTCCAAAAAGGTTGTCGTATTGGATGAGTTTGATGGTGCATCTGATCAATTTTATAAAGCATTAAGAGGAACTGTTGAAAAATATGCAGCAAACACAAGATTCATAGCAACCTGTAACTACATAAATAAAGTTCCGGATGCTATGCAAAGCCGATTTGAAGTTATTGACTTCAATCCAATAAGTACCTCTGAGGATGAAGCTTTGAAAGGGGAATGGTCGAATAGAGTAAAACTCATTCTTGGTAAGATTAACGTTACTATAGAGGAGGAAGCACTTTCTGAATTTCAAAAGAGTTATTATCCAGATTTCAGAGCAGCACTAAATAAGATTCAAGCATGGATGATTGAAGGTGTTACTAATATAGATTCAGCTAGAGTTAAGGAGTTTGGCTGGTCATATGAACATCTTTACAATTTATTAGTTTCATCTAAGGATCCGGTTAAGAATTACCAGATGCTTGTCGGTGAATATCAAGGAAAAACTGATGATGTCATGTCAGCTCTTGGCGAAGAGTTCATAAATTGGATAATAAACAATAAACCAGAATTATCTAAAATTATACCAGCAGTTATCGTTCTCGTTGCTGAACATCAGGCTCAGAGGATCCAAGTAATAGATCCAATGGTTTCTTTGCTATCCTTATTCTTTCAAATTCAGAAACTTATAGAATAATGGATAATAAAAGAATTATATTAGTTGGAAAGGGTGCATGTGGTAAAGATTATGCAAGACAACAATTAGAAAATTACGGCTTTAGATACTGTGTTTCCCATACAACCAGACCTCCTAGGGAAGGTGAAATAAATGGTACCGATTATCATTTTATAAGTTTGGATTCTGCAATACATCATTTTATTGCAAAGAATCTGTTTTACGAGTATGTAGAATTTAATGGCTGGATATATGGGACTACCATAGAGGAATTTCAAAAATCTAATCTTTTTATCATGACTCCAGGGGGTATAAGTAAATTAAAAACCTTTGATAGGGAGGAATCATGGATAGTCTATATAGATATACCAGAAAACATCAGAAGGGAGAGACTACTCAAACGTAACGATGCTGATGATGTCGAGAGAAGATTGGCTGCTGACGAAAAAGATTTTGAAAACTTTACTGATTTTGACGCTAGAATAACTGATCCTAACTTTAATATAGAAGGTGAATTAAAATGGATAAACTTATCCAATTAATTAAAAAAAATTAATAATGATAAACATATGTATAGATGGTAATCACCATTTCCATAAAACCTTTGGAGTTTTTGCAGGTTATGGAAATCTTGATCCAGGAAAGGTCCTTAAGGAAAAATCGGAACAAGCTGCTTTTATAAGAAAAGTTGCTACTGATCTTTGTGCATCTCTTAAAATGCTTCCACAAGGTGGAAGAATGATATTTACTGCGGATAGCAGAAGTTGGAGAAAGGACGTTGAGATAGAGGATGGCGGGTATAAATCAGGGAGAGTAAAAGATGAAAATGTGGATTGGACTATATTCTTTGAACTTATGGCATCCTTTGGTGAGCAATTAGAAAAAATGGGATTTATATTTTCAAGGGTTGAAGGAGCGGAGGGAGACGATCTTCTGATGTTTTGGTCCGATTATTTCAATTTGCTTGGTGAAAACTGTTTAATTATAAGCGGGGATCACGATATGCACCAATTAGCAAAAATGAATGATAAGGCTTGGACTGCTGTTTGGAATACAAATTCTAAAAAGAATATGCTTTCTGTGCATGGTGGATGGGAGAATGAATGGTTGAATAAGAATGAATCTGTTGGAATGAGTATATTTAATATGTCATCCGCAATTTCACCAGAGAAGGATAGATTTAAGGAATTTCTAAAAAAAGTAAATATAGAAAAAATTGATAGCTACGCTTTTATATTTCATAAGATACTAATTGGTGATGATGGTGATTCTGTTCCTAGTGTTTGGGAATATAAAGTTAAGGACAAAAATGGTGAAGATAAGGTTGTTAGGTTTACTGACAGTAAAGCAAAGAAAGTTTATTCTGCATTTCTTGAAACTGAATGGATTAATATACCATTTGATAAACTAATTAAAAATCAGGATTTTCTTAATTGGATAAGCGGTTTAATTCTGAGAACAACTAAAGATCTTGATAGCATGGACAATAGAAAGAAAGTTTCTAGTAATCTTGAAAGAAATTTAATTCTTATGTGGCTTAATCATAAAGTTATTCCGCAGTTTGTCATTAAGGGTGCATCTCAAGAAATTTTAAGAGGGATGGAGATGCAAAAGAAAAATGTTACTCTCGATCGCATAAAAATACTTGAAGGTAGCGAATGGGTAACTTCTGGATATCAACCGAAAGGATTTGATCCTTTCTCATATTTATAAAAATGGAACTTTTTGATATAGTAAAAAATATATTCTCAAAAAATCAAAGAATCTGGGATTCCGTAGGAAAAAACGACAAGACTCGTAATTTTTTTATGATCAACAGAATAATGGCTATACAGTTTCCTGTACAAGCAAACCAATTCAACAAAATGAGGGTTACTCCACATTTTGTTGTCGATTGGTGGAGAAACACATTATCTAATAGATTTTCAAAACCACCAACCTGGATATACACGAAAACAATAAAGAAAGAAACTGTAAATAAAAAAACAAAAACATCAGATTATAGCGAAGTTGAAAATTTTATTTGTGATAAATATAAGATATCCAAGAGGGATCTTCTGCAAATAAAGGAATTCTATCCCGATAGATATAATGCCTGGATGATTGACGTTGCAGATCAGTTAGGTTTAAAAAAATAGATATATAGAGGATGAAAAAGGAAACCGATAAAGTTATTGATAAGATCCTTTCCGGGATGGATTGGGATGTTATATTTGAGGTTAATAAATGTTTTAAACATGGTGTCGGTGACGGGGTATCTGTCATTCCTGGTGTTAAAAGAAAAGCATTTGCCGACGGAATCACTAAAAATGATTTAAAAAATGAATTAAAAAGTCTCCTTAAGTATGTCATAGAAAACAATATTCCTGAATTAATATACGGTTATTGGATGATATTTTGGAATAATCCTTTATGGACTGATGAATATCTTGATGAAATCAAGGAAGAAATGGGTGAGGATGAGAGTGATCTAATAGGAGATCTTATAATAGATCCAACATTAGAGGTAATATATTCTCCTCAAAGAATGTACATCATAGCTAATAATATAAAAAATCAACAGGAGACTGTAAGTACAGATTCCGATGCTCTTGAGACAATGTTAAATAAAGCACTTGGTGATGAAAAATTTGAACTTGCTGCTAAGATAAGAGACGTTATCAATTTGCAGAAGGATCAAAAGTAAAATAATAATCTTTAGATGAAACACATTAAGAGCATATACGAGTACCTTGACGGCGGAGTATTTGGTGACACGTACGGTCTAGGTAGCGGTAACGGTGTTATGAAAGTTAGTTATAAACCATATAACGATCTTTCAGTATCCGTTGGTCCTGATCCTAATATAGATAGAACTGTGAAAGGTTCAGAATTTCAGCTTGGTGATGTTGTAGAATCACAACCCTTGGATTCTAAGAAAAAGGTTATTGGTGTTATAGTGAGATGTTTCAGAAACCCAGACAATAAGCAATATAGATACTTTATACAAGCTTATTATAAGGGTAAGAAAAGTAAGAAAATCATAGAAATAAAATCAGATTGTATTAAATTTGCTGAAGGTGGAGATCATGGAAACATGGAAACAATATCAAAATCTAAAGCAAGTGATATACCAGGATCAGCTTATAATTCTAAAACTGTTTATGGATCTAGTGAATTAGGTCAAGAAAACAACGTTTAGAGAAACCAATTCAATCATTTATAGTACAAATAAGAAACCCTATAGATGATATTCGGACACAATCAAACAAACATATCGTATCTTGGTATCCCCAAGAAATCAATAACAGTAGACAAGAGGATATGCTCATATGAGGATATCCTCGATCTTATTTTGGCACTATGCATTGTCAATTCTAAAATATCCTCAAAAATAGTTTGTCTAAATCTTGGTGAACTTGAAATAACTGGTGAATTCCTGAATTCTGATTTTATAGAGGAGGAAGATCCAATTATATCCGAAAGAATAAACGAGATAAACTCCATAATAAATAAGAACTCCATGAGAGTTGTATTTTTTATAGGAAAGGATTATTTTTTAGGTAGTCAGCTTGAGGAGGTTAAGGAAAAAACAATAAAAGTTTTAAACAAACTTTCGGATGTCCTAGAAGCTATAGGTATGAATGGTCCATCAATTGTTATAAGAATTGGATCAGCATACGGGAACAGAAAAAGAACAATGTCCGAGTTTTGTACCATGACCAAGAAGCTGAATTATTCAACAATACAAAGATTGACCGTAATGAATGACGAGAAACCTAGTTTATTCTCTATTACGGATCTACTCTCTGGGGTTTACTACGAAACCGGTATTCCTTTATGTTTTAGAATATTACCACATCAATTTAACGACGGTGGTTTAACAATAAGGGAAGCCATGTTTCTTGCAGCTTCAACATGGAAAGTTAATTCAAAACCTTTCTTTTTTCATTCGGAAGCATCTGATATTGATAGCAATGGTAAAGCATTATCTCCCGAATGTTCAGATTCACTAACTATGAGAATACCAACATTCGGTCTTGATATTGATGTTATAATCGATTCACCAAGCAGAGAACTTTGCTATCTTGGTTACCTGAAATCCCATAGAGGTTTACCTCCAACTGTTATTAATAAAATTTCAAAGAAATAATTTTTATTTCCGTAATTATTGATTATATTTGGATAAAATTATAATTATGTTCAAACTAGAAACAATAGAAAATTACCTTTATTTTGATGTTGAAACAGTCTGCTCAGAGAAGGATCTTTCAACACTACAGATTAAAAATCCAAGACTTGCTGAGCTATGGAAAAAAAGAGCCACTTATTACAGAGGTGCCAATCCTGAGATCTCACAATGGAGTGATGATGATGTATATCTAGCTAAGGCATCACTGGAACCTGAATTTTCTAGAGTTGTTTGTGTTTCCTTTGGATCTTTTAGTAATGGAGAAAAAGTTTTTAAATCTTTTTACGGAACCGATGAAATAGACATTTTAGAAAAAAGTAACAAAGTTTTTAATAACGCATTGGCAAAAAATTGGAAATTATGTGGACATAACATAAAGGGTTTTGATGTACCTTGTTTAGGTAAGAGAATGGTTTATAATGGTATAAATCCATCTTTAAATTTGCAGGTATGGGATAAAAAACCCTGGGAAATACCTTATATTGATACCTCAGATGTTTTTGCTTTTGGAAGCTGGACTCAACAAAAATACCTAAGTCTGGATCTTCTCTCGTGTTCACTTGGTATTAAATCACCCAAAGAAAATATGGATGGCTCCAAAGTTAATGAACATTTTTGGAATAATCAAGCATATGAGGAGATAAAGGATTATTGCGAGATAGATGTCAGAACAGTCATGGACGTTCTCCAGAAAGTCTGCTTCTAAAAAACAATCAAATACATTAAAGCTTTCCTTGGATATATAAAGGAAAGCTTTTTTTGTGGACAAAATATTCAATTTTAATTTATTTATAGAAAATGATGGTGACTCAATTTTTGAAAAGAAAGTTGGAGCATTCTATCATGATGAATTAAATCCAATTTTCTGGAAAAAGAAAAAGGATAAAAATGGAAATATCGAATGGGTATTCGATCAGCGAGTTAGAAGAAAACTTTTAAGAATAGCTAACGATTTCTATGAAAAATACTCCGAATTGTTAAAAGGAAGAGTAATAAAGGACATCCAACTAACCGGATCCTTATCTAATTATAACTACACTAATTTCTCTGATCTTGATGTACATATCATTGTAAATCTTGATGGTATAGATGACGAGAATCCAAAAATACTTAAGACTGCCATTGATGGTATAAGATTTGTCTGGAATCTTAGACATAATATATCAATTAGAGGATATGACACCGAACTATATCTTCAGAGTGAGGATGAACCACATGACTCATCCGGTCTTTTCTCACTATTAAATAATGAATGGATAAAGACACCAGTATTTTCACCGCCTGTAGTGGATGAGATGGATGTGAATAAAAAGTATGGATCCATAGTTTTTGAGATAGACAAATTACAAACGAAATTAAGAGATCTTTCGGATCTTCCAAGTAATGCCAAGTCTTTATACAAAAGATGTATTAAACTTAAAGATAAGATCCAAAAAATGAGGAAAGAAAGCCTTTCTAGAGACGGTGAGATGTCAATTGGTAATCTTGTATTTAAAAAGCTAAGAAATGAGGGATATATAGAAAAATTAATAGATACCATATCTAAATCTTACGATAAAATTTACACTGAAAAATAATTTGAATTATGAATATAATTTTACCTAAAGCTGGAAAATATAACATGGGTGATGACTTTCCTATGATAAGTATTCCAACTGATATATCATCACTTAACCCAGAGGAAAAAACATTCGATGATTTTCAATGGTGGGCACAAACAAGTGAGTTCAAAAAGTGGATGGACAAAAATAAGAGAGAATGGCAAGCTGATTCTGAGGATATGTCTAAATATGGTGGTTCAATAACAGATATAATTAAGGAACATGTTGAATCATACATTCTTGATAATCAATTGAATGAATCTGATGTTCTTTCTTTTAATGAATTTGATACCATTAACGAGGCTGACGAGAATGCTCTTTCTGAGGATGCAAAAAAAGGTATTAAATTTCATTATGCTTACAATAAACTCAAATCAGAAGGAAAATTAAAAAATATAACAAATGTTGATGCAGATTTTCCTACTGGTGCTGAAAAAGCAGTTTTTATAAGTATGGAAGATCAGGAGACTAAAAAAAATATAGATGAGACATTGAAAGCCTTCAAAATGATAGGTTTACAAAGCTCTTCTGAATCAAAAGTAAAAATAATTTCAGTTACTGAATCTCTACCTGGCGGAAAATTAGATCCTGATACAACTATGCAGGAACTTGTTGAGGGAATGTTAAAAACAGCTGGTGAATATGCTGCTATTGGTGTTGGTGTAGGTATAGCATGGGCGGTATTAAAAAGAGTTGGTTACGGGGTTAGCGCTGGATATGTTCTTAAAAAAATAAAAGGCCTTGCTCCTGTAGCCAAGGAAGGCGAGGAAGTGGTAAAAACAACAGGGGCTTTAGCTAAAGCCGGTAAATATGTTAAGGGTCTTGCATCCGGAGGTATTAAAAAAGTTAAAGTTCTTGGTAGTGGATTGGTGGATCTTGCTCAATTTAAGAATATAAGAAATGCGGGGGTTGGTGCTTATAAGGGTTTTACATCATCCTTTAAATTTACTAGAGGTCAATCGTCAGCAACAAGAATAGGAAAGGCTTTATTAAAGGGTAAAAATTTAGGTGCCGAGGGTGCTGTTAAAATAGCAACAGAAGCCGGTGCTAAGGGAGCTTCTAGATTTATCCCCTTTGTCGGCGAAGTTCTTTTAGCAATAGACGCCATTGGGTCAACTTTCAACTGGTTTGGTACAAATCAAGCACCAAAATGGGATGAAATTGAAGGAACTATTGCAACAGGTAAGGGTGGTAAAGAATTCGATCCTGGTAAAATAGCGGATGGTACTTCAATTACGATATGCTGGAGACAACCGGCAGGAACCGGTCTTGGTATCGCTGCAAGTTTTGCTTGGAATAATGATACAAGAACAACAGCCGAATTATTTAAGATTGGTAAGGGTAAGGATGGTGATTCCATATTTATATTAACTGCAATAAATTCTAAGGAATACCAAAAAGCTCTATCCGATCATGCAGTTACGTTAGTATCCATTAAGAATGGTCCTATAAATTCACAGAGTGGATTTTCAGCATTAAGAAGAATCGTTGATAATGAGGATATGGACGTTAAAGTAGCTTATTTAGATACTCCAGATAAGATTGCAAGTAGTTTTAATTTTATGGGTATATGTGACTGGAATCTTCTTATGCAATATTACGATCAGGCATCTGATCAGTATTTAATAACAGATAGTAATGCTCCAGAAACATACGAATATTACTATCAGACAGCAAGAAAGGATTATGTGAACGTTTCTGGTAAGCTTCTAAATAATGAAGAATTAGGTGCAAAAAGTATTACTGATATAGATGAAATATTCGCAGATTCTAATAAAAAATTAAATAATAAAAAGCCTGAGGAGAAAGAAACTGAAAAAAAGAAGGAAAAACATGTTGTTAATCCTGGAGATAATGGACCACCTAAATACGATGAAAAGAAGCAGGGTGCAACAGGATCTTCTGAGCCTAAGGTAAATGATTCCGAAAATAACAAGGAACTTTGGATGGTTCCTATGATCTCTGAAGCATCTAATAGTGGTTTAGTTATTCGTAAGTTTTCTGAATTTGAGGATGTTCTTGAATATGTAAATACCATAGGTAAATACCCGGAACATATGAAAATTAACGAGAGTAAAGGTGATGATGTATTAAGACCGACCGCGGAGGAAGCATCAGGCCCTGCCAAACTAGCAGTATATGACGTTACAAGTATGCAATATGCAAACCCTGCAGATAAACAATATACACCAAATGCCTTCAAATACTTCATCATAGGTCCTGATGATTTTGATGCCAAAGTTGGATCCAGTATAGAGGTAGGTATTAGTACAGATGAGACCTTAATAGATCCTAGAAGAGGTGTTTATGAATACAAGGAAGAGGTTAAGAAGAAAGACGAGGAAGAAGGAAAAACGTCAACGAATCCTGAAGAGAATCCAAAACAAAATGACGAAGAATCTGGTGACGACCAAACAAAGCCTAGAAAGGATGATTACTTCATAACAGCAGATCCTGATGATATAAGCATTAAAAACAGAAAGAATGCTACAGTGATAAGGGATCATAATTTCAAGGGCGGTATAAACATTGTGGACGAATTCCTTACAGATAAGGAAAAAGAAGTTTTAGGAATACCTACATGGAAAGCAATAACATTAGCTAAAACATTCATGAATGGACAAGGTGAAGTTATAAAAGTTAAGCTTAAAAATAGATATGCTCCTATGTTTAATACTGTAAAAACATATGAAGTTAGGGATGGTGAAGCTTTCCAAATTGCTAAAAAATTCGCTAAAGAGGTTGAAGATAGAATAAAATTTCAATAATTCAATAAAAAATCGAAAAAATACAGATATATCCGTTGATATATAAGTAACATAAAATATGTACAAAATGCCAACAACTAAAAAATTAAACGAAGAATTAGTTTTCATTCTAGAAAGACAATCATCCGTTCTTGAATCTTCAAGAAACGATAATGATGATTATGTCCTTGAAGGTATTGCTGCTGTTTTCGGTAAAGAGAACAACAATAATAGAATATATGAAGAAGCTGAATATCTTCCTCACTTAAACTATCTTAATGAGAAAATAGCTCAGAGAAGATTGGTTGGAGAATTGGATCATCCTGAAAAATTTGACGTTTCTCTTAAAAACATTTCCCATATAATCGAAAAACTTGATTATGATAAAAATGGAAGAGAAATTAAAATTAAAGTTAGACTTTTAGATACACCAATGGGTCAGATAGCTAAAAATCTTGTTGATGCAGGAGTTCCTCTTTCTATTTCTTCCAGAGCAGCTGGTTCTGTTGGTAATGATAAAAAAGTTCAAATTAAAAAAATATTCACATATGACCTAGTTGCTGATCCTGGTTTTCAAGACGCACAACTAGAAAGAGTATATGAAAGCGCTGGTTATCATTTTAGTGATTTCTTCGAAATGAGAAATAAAAGTGTAACTAACGATCTACTTTGTGTAAATGAATCATTAGGTCTAAAAAATGATTCAGATGTGAAGATATATAAAGTTGAAAATAACGAAGAATTTAATAACCTCGTATCAAAATCAGATAAAAATAAGACGATCCTCATGGAGAATAATGAATTTGTGACTGCAGAAGAATTAAACCAATATTCTGTTTTCTTGAAAAAAGAGATGGAAGCAATGAATTCTAAAATTGCAGAAATTAAAGAACAAAAGCAAGTATTAACTGAATCTAGCTTTGAAGATAAAAATTCAAACCTTGAAGAAAGAGTTGCTAAATTAGAAAAATATTCTGAGTATTTAGCTGAGAATTTAGATAATGCTATTAAGTATGGTGAATACCTTGCTGAAAACTTAGACGAGAGTATAAGTTATAGCAAATATTTAGCTGAAAACTTAGATAAGAATATTTCTTATTCTAAATATCTTGCTGAAAATGTTGACAAATCAATTTCTTATACTGAGTACGTTGCTGAATCAACAGATAAAGGTATAGAGTACACTAAATATCTTGCTGAGAAATTAGATCAGAACATTCAATACTCTGAGTACTTAGCAGAAAACTTAGACAAAGGTATTTCTTATTCTGAATATCTTGGTGAGAACTTAGACAAAGGTATAGCTTACTCTGAGTACCTAGCAGAAAAATTAAATGATGGTATCGAGTATTCCGAATACCTTGCAGAGAATCTTAACAAGAATATCCAATATTCCGATTACCTAGCAGAAAATGTTAATAAAGGTTTAGATTATTCTGATTACTTAGCAGAAAAATTGAAAAAATCAATCTCTTACAGTGAATATATAGCTGAGACAGTTAATACAACTAAATACAAAGCTACTGACTCATTAAGAGAAAGTGTAGATCTTTCAGCTTCAGCAGGATTAAATGAATCAGGATTTGCTGGAGATTATACAGATCTTACAACAAGAATAGATAGTTTGATAGAATCAGTTAAAACACAAAAAACTGAGTCAAATATAAATGAAGCTTCTAAATCAATGAAGCAAACAGCCAACACACAAAAGGCAGACGAAGTTCTTAACGAAAATGAGAACAAAAACAAAACAGGTCTTAATTTTATTGACACAATGCCTGAAGAATACACACAAGTTTGGGAATCACTTACTGAAGGACACAAGCAATCAATTATTGCTCAAAGTAACTTCTATAGATTAGATACACCTTACCAAGTGAAAAACTTCTGGTCAACACGTCAATTAGGAACTGCACCAGTTGGAGTTCAAAAATTAGACGAGAGCGAAAATATCGCAATGCCTAATGCACAAACAAGCGGTTATTCTAACGAATATATGAACGCTATTGCTGCTGCATTAGAGAAAAAATTTCAAACAAGATAAAAAAAAGTAAATAAATCATGAAATTGATTAACGAACAAGAAATCTACGATACATGGTCACCGCTTATCGAGAGCAAAGCTGGTATCACAGATGAAGGAAAAAAAGGGTGGTTAACTAAATATTGCCACTATCACTCATTAAACGAGTCTGCTGGTGCTTATAACACTTTAGGTGTTGTAAATGGTATGGGTAACGTTGCTCCTCCTGCATTCCCAGGAATGAATATGGGTGGTACAACATTATCTACACAAGCTAATGCTGGTTTCTACAACACACAATGGCAAGGTTCAGGTGATAAATTCCCATCATTATTACCTTTAGCAATTCAAGTTGCTGCAAAAACTATCGGTTTCGACATCGTTCCGGTTATCCCTATGTCAGGTCCAACTGGTATCTTATCATACTTGGATTATGTTTATGCTGGTGGTAAAATTGCTGCTGCTGCTGGTACTGATGCTGCTTCTCAGTTAGCTAGTGCCCCATCAATGATCAAATTCCCAGTTTATCAGTCATCTACTGGTGCTACTGGTGCTACTGGTGCTACTGCAGGTACATTTACAGCTGGTGCTACTGGTAACATTGGAACATTAAACTTAACATTCATAGGTCTTTCTAGAATTGATGGTTTCCCAATCTTCCAAGTAACTGGTATGGCTGCTGGTTCTAACATTGCTAGCTATATTAACGGTACTCCTACTGTACTTACTAACTTTGGTTCTAGTGGTTTCTATACTGGTGCTACATATTCTAGTAACGGTTATACAGCTCAATTAGTTAAAGCTTTAGAGGATCACATCCAAGGTTTCTCTGGTGCTGGTTTTAATAATACTGATGCTTGGCAAGGTCCTTACGTTGATGGTACTAAAACTTACAATCCTATGTTAAGAGGTGTTGGTGAGTCTACTTACTTCAACTCAATGGGTCTTTCGACTTTCACTAAATTCGTTGAAGCTGAGACATTCCAAGTAGCTGCTTCTGTTACAACAGAGCAAATACAAGACCTTAACAAACAATTCGGTATCGATGTTATTTCAATGATCGAGAACGCATTGGTTAATGAGGTATCTCAAGCTATTAACAAACACATCTTAGCAAGAGCATTTGCTTTAGGTTGGTCAAATCACGTTTTATTCAACAGTGTTGAAAACCAAAACTTGAACTTAAACCTTGTGATCAACGGTTCTGCTGGTACAACATTCTCTTACATCAACAAAATTGATGCTAACGTTGCAATGGCAATTCCAGCTGGTCCTGCTTCAGGCGGTTATGAGAACTTATCAACTCTTCAAAGAAGATTATTCTCAAGAATCCTTGCAGCTGCAAACGTAGTAGCTAACAGAGGTAGAAGAGGTCCTGCTAACTTCATCGTTACTAACGCTGCTGTAGCAAGTGCACTTCAAGATATCTCTCAGTTCACTTTCGCTCCATTCTCTAACACATTAACTCAAAACAATGGTACTTTATACCCTGTAGGTTCTCTTGCTGGTATGACTGTTTACGTTGATCAGAATATGCAGTATTCTGATACGAGAGTATTAGTTGGAAGAAAAGGTGGTGATGATGAACCAGGATTAAAATTCATGCCTTACATGATGGCAGAGTCTATTCAGACAATCTCTGAAGGTACTATGTCACCTAAGATCGCAGTTAAATCTAGATATGCTTTAGTAGAAGCTGGTTTCTTACCAGAAACTATGTACTTAACATTCTTTGTTAACGTACCTGCTGGTGGTTTAGCATAATCTTAGGATTAACAAATATATCAAAAGTCCCGGATATACCGGGACTTTTTTTATGACCTGAACTTAAATAAAAAATCTCTGTTGGGATATATAGATGATAAAAATAAATCAATTTATGAAATGTATTCCATCTTTTGAGGATTTTGAAGAATATGAGGGTCTTATCGAAAATCTAGATCCTTCGCTACTTAAAGAATTAAGATCCATAGAAATACCAGAATTAGAATCTCCTATAAACGAGGGAAGAATAGCAAATTTTCTAACAAATAAACTTTCCAGATTCCTTCTTGGATCATTTTCTGGTGTTGGTATGATAGATGAAGCTATTAGAGCAATTCTTTCAATTGAACTTGATCTTATAAGAAAAAATAGTGATTTCAAAAAAGTTATAGCTAAGTATGATGATCAAATAGATCAACTTGCTAAAGAAGGAAATAAAGATAAAATCTCTGCAGTTTCAAAGGAAAGAGAAGCTAAAACTAACGAGTTTGATGCATATGAAAAAGCTCAGAATCTTAAACTTAAGAAAGCTAAAGAGCTAGCTAAACATATTGTTAATGGTAATGCGAGAAGAAAAGAATATATTGAGTCTTGCTATGCTGAAAATGAAATAGAAATGGCTGAACTTGAATATAAATTAGCTAAGGAGAGATCCGAGGATCAGACAGCATTAAAAGCTTATGAGGAAAGAATAGCTAAAGCTAAGGAAGAAGCAGAAGCTAAAGCTAAGGAAATAGAAGATCAGATGAAGGATGCAGAGGAGAACGAACCAAAAGAATCCAAATCCGATGTTTCTATGGATGTGGAGAAGGAGAAAAAGGTTATTTCTAGAAAAAGAGGTGGTGACGTGATTAAAAGAAAAAATGAATTGGAGAAGGAAATAGCTGATATTAAATCCGACATGGAAAGAAAGCTAAATCAAATATCCAATAAAATTAAAAAGTCTCAAAAGCCTTTAACTGAAAGATATCTTGAAAACGCTAAGCTTGATCTAATAGAGATGGCTACAGCTTTGGATTATAAAAAAGAGCTTCTAACAACATTTAGAAATCTTGGCAAAAATGCAGCAGAAATCGAGAAGAAATTAGATAATAATAAAGAATTCAAGGATGCTATTGAGAAAATCAATAGAGGTGCAGGTAATGCTAAACAAATCAAGGGTGAGGTATTAAAAGCATTTAGAGATGCTTTCTCGTCGGTTGGTATAGGTAAATCTGGGGTTTTAACCACAGAAATTATAGACAAACTTAAGGAAAAATTAAATAACTAATCATGACTTTAAAATTTAAGGAGTGGGATCAGCTTAATGAAGCTAGCTTAATCGATAAAGTAAAAAATTGGTTTAGTAGTAAATTTGGTGGTCCGGTGGGCAAGATTGACGACCTTATAGAGGAGTACAAGTCCGCGGAAAGTGACTATGTTGATGAATGGGAAAAATTACAATCCGAACTTGATAAGCTTGACCTAGAAAAAGGACAAACTAAAAGCGATCCTGCTGAATTAAAAAGAATTGAAAAATTCATAGATAAGAATACTCATGCACTCGAAGCTGGTGAAAAAGCACACGCTAAGAGAATAGATCTTTTGATGGCTAAGGTTAAACAAGAAATCAATGGTGACACAAAACTCAAGAAGTATTGGGAATTCAATAAAACAAAAGTTGATGCTGAAATTGCAGAGGACATGTATAAGAGAGCTAAAAATTTAGCGGATGCAACTTTAGGTAAATCCCTCTATAATAAATACAAAGCAACAGTACTTAGAGCAAAAGAAAAAGATGCTGAATTTAGAAAACTGTATGGTGATCTAATAAATGGTACCGGAAGAGACAGGGAAAATGAACCAAATTCAAAAGTACCAGGTGGAGGATCTACAGGTTTAAGTGATTCTCAGATGGAGCAATTCCTAAACATGTCAATAACCGAATTTGCCAAGGAGGTAAGAACAATGGAAAAAGGTGATATAAGAGAACTTGTTTCTTTTCTTATAAGAAAAAGAAATGATCTTTATGTGCAAATGGACACTGAAAGAGATGCACTCAATGAATTGATTGCTAAGAAACAAGGTGCAGGTGCAACCAAAGAAAGCGCAGCAGCTAAGCTTAAAGAAATCCGTGAAAAATACATGGACAAGATTAGAGATCTTAGAGGAAAAATAACAATAGTTAGAAGATGATAACATTTAATACTTTCAGATTATTGGAGGATGATTCCGAAGCAACAAAGGTTCAGGAACTCAGATTACAATTATCACAAAATTTTGATGAACTAACAGATGCTAAAGCTCTTAAGAAGGAAGGTGATCCTGCTTCGGAATCTGCAAGTTTAGATAAGCAATCTGCTATTTATGTACAGATATCAAACACAATGAAGGCTCTTTCTGCCGAAATCAAAAAACAACAAACAACAGTAGCAACGCCTACTACAACATAAAAAGATAAAGAGATGAATCAATATTTAAAAAATAATCCAGTAGCTAGAGCAATCTTTGAAAACCATAGAGCTGAAAGACTATTTGAAAATGAAGCTGTTGATAATGTTTTAAGAACAATTACTGATGCTTGTATGGGCATATATCAGAAATTAGTTTTTGATATGGCACCTTCCAGAGAAAGAAATCCCGATGGTACAAGAACTAAGCTTTCTCCAATAATAGATGCAAAGGATATCGATGGATTAGTGGCAGTACTTAGAAACGATTCAGCAGAAAGCGGGGTTAAATCCACAAATTATACCGAAGCTAAGAATTTATATTTACAAGCATTAGAAAAATATACCGAAGCTTTAGTAAGTGCATGTAAGGTAAACAAGGCTAATGAAAAATTCATTCTTGATTATGCTAAAAATAGTGCACAGACTATGCAGAGGAGAACTGAACAACTTGCAAAATCTGCTAAGGAGGAAAACGAAGCTAAGATGAATGATTCAGAATCTTTTTATTTTAATGGAGAACTTTCACGTCTCTACGAGAGCGGAATTTTTACTGGTTATAAAGGAAGAGTTGAGGATCTTAGAAAACTTTTAGCTAATCTTATACTTGCTTCAAATGGTAAAACATCCAAAAATGGCTATGGAAGGGATTGGCAAACAACATTTGTTGATCTGGACGAAAAAAGAAAATCCCTTGATACATCTAAAGGTGCATTTGGGGAAAAGGATAAAAAAGCACTTGATGACCTTGAAGCTCAAGTTGATAAATACAGACTTGAGTTTATAAAGGCTTCTAATGCTGCAGTGGATAAATCTTTAGCTGCTGTTGAAAGTGACGAGGAGCTTAATGGTTCGTATGGTGACGTTAATACCCTTTGTGACGAGGCTAAATTGCTTAAGACAAGAGCAGATTCACAATATGCAACAGCTCTAACAACAATAAAGGATGATCACAAGGAGAAGGAAGAGGTTTTCAATAAAACATTATTTCCTATAAAGAAAGGTGACACCGATGCTGATGATAAATTCAAAGATAGTGGATTGATATTTGCTATACAAAAAGCTCTTTGTGACGGAATACCTGCAGCTGGTAAATTAATAAAATCAAAAGGTGGACCTAATGGTAAATATGGTCCAGCTACAAAATCTGTTATTGCAACATTACAAAAAATGGAGGGTAATAAGAATGTTAATGGTGATTTGGATCAGGCATTACTTTCTGATATTCTTTCATCCGATTGGGTTTCTGACGAGAACAAAAAGGCTGTACACAAAGCACTCGATATAGCAAAGGTAAAGATGAATGAAAGTTTATCGACAGTTTTTTCTTTTGCTGATTTTGCTAAATCCTCTACGATTAATGAGAATAAGATTGTTTTCAATAATGATGATTTTTCTAAGGAACTTGATGCTCAGTATAAAGAAACTGTTTCAAGTGAACCTCTTTCTCAGGAAGGTGGGACAGACACAAAAGAAGGTGATGATAAATCAGAATCTAATAAGTCTGCTGATGTTGATAAATTATCCAAATTACTTAGAGTAATATATGGTGTTATTAAGGAGCCTGAAACTTTCAATAGAGAAAATGGATCACTTAAACAAGCATATAGTCCCAATTTTATAAAAGCTTGGATATCTGCACTAGAAAGTGTTAAGGACAAGGAACCTAAAAGTTATGCATATTTTTTCTATGATGGTGGATTATACAGAATAGATTCAATCAAGACTTCACTGAAGTCACCATGTAACTGGCCTAAGTTTGAGAAGGTTGATGATACTGATGATCCTAAATTGTTCCTTACAAATTATCTAAAACCTTTTGACGATAAGCCTATTGGAAGTCTTGGTTTAATAAACGGAGAAAATAGACTCGCTGCGGTAAAGAAACTTATGGATGCAAGTAGCTCAGCTGAAGATTCAAATGATATACTACGTACAGGTGGGATGGGCAGGGTATATGGAAAATTATCCGCTTTTATTGTTAATAAGGAAATGCCATATATCACTATAGACGATCTTAAGGAGGTAAAGGATGCTTTCAAGAAAGCAATTGATGATTATAGTGATGATCCAGACATGGGATATGAGAATTTTATAGCTCTAAACAATCTGATGGTTATATCTGCAAATATGATAGCTTATAATAAAAACAAGGATAATTTTGTGAGTGTTGTAAAATGGCTACATGATAATTTATTGACTGAGACTGTTATTGACAGAATAATGAATGATAATATAATGAGTTCTCCATCATGGGCGAAAAATAGAAACTCACCGTCCATACTTAAATTTGATGGTAAGGGAGGAATAGTCATGGTCAGCTTTAATGATTATCAGAATTATATAGCTAAACATCAATTTACTAAATTTGATTTAACTAAGGATCTTTCAGGTTTCAGTAAAGCAGTAAACTATGAAAGCAAAAATAGTAATGCTGATAAATCTGTACCAAGAAATGCATTTGTTATAAACCTAAGAAAAATAGCTAGCAGTATCTATCCTAATTTAAAAATCCAATTAAGAAGGATAAATTCACAGCAGTTTTCTGATGTGCCACAGCCTGGTAAATTTAATTGTACTGAAGTAAAATGATAATTTTTTTTAAAATAAAGCAAGGAGGATCTTAAAAATCCTCCTTTTTTTGTGTAATTTTATAGGGTCGAAATCAAATTAATTTTTGCATCTATAATATTTATGATATACGTATTTGAAGGACCTAGAAATTCTGGCAAGAGCTATCTTTCCAAAGCTATAGAAAAAAGCTTGATTATACCAAGATTCCAATTTGACTTTGGAAGTTATTTTAATATGCTTGAACTAAAAAGCAAAGATAACAGGGAGGCTCATTCTTTCTCTATGGGTAAGGAACTTATGATAATGCAAATAGCTAAAGATCTTAAAAGATCCCTTCCTGATTACATACATGATAGAGGTATATTAACTGTACTGGCTTGGGGTTTATCCGAGAATAGAATAACTGAGGATGATGTTATAAAACAGATAGAATTTATAAAGGAACATGATCTCATGTCAGAAATTACAGTTATCTATGTCAATGGTGACAATCCTGATAAATCCAACAGAAATAAAGATCAGTGGGATTATGCAGAACTTGATGATAAGGAAAGATCAGCTTTTAAATTTGTTATCTTTAAATTTATGGAACTCGGATTCCAAAATATAAAGATTTTTGAAAATAAGTTTGATGACGAAAGTGTTGAGAGATTAAAGAATTATATAAACGATTAAATAGAAATATATGTGTGGTATCATATTAACTACCGGAGCTAAGACAAATCCTGAAATATTAGATTCCATAAAACATAGAGGTATAGAGAGTCATAGTGAGTCTTTTGGAAATGTAACTTTATGTCACCATAGGCTTCCAATTCAAACCTTGGATGGTGATGATTGGGGTCAACCGATTAATGTCTCTAAAGACATCTATATGATGTTTAACGGTGAGATATTCAATTACGATCAAAAACAATTCTCCTCAGATACCGAATATCTTTGTAATTTGTTTTCCAAACTTGATGGTACCAATCTTGAATTTTTTGCTGCGATGTATATTCCACATATTTGTACATGGGATGGTTTCTGGTCGATAGTTCTATATAGTACTGTAACTGGTCAAGTGATAGCATTTACAGATCCACTTGGAAAGAAATGTCTTTATAAGAATGAGCTTGGTGAAGTTTGCTCGGAGATAAAAGGTTTATACACTAGCAATTCTAAAATGGATGAGAAATTCATAAGCACTGTCAGAAAGTTTGGTTATAATACAGATAATAGAACTGCTTACACCAACATAAAAAGATTGCTACCAAACACGATATATTCATGGAATATGGGATCTCCGATGTTCGAACAAACCTATAACGAGTATTATAGAATATGGGATACACCAATACCTGAACTGGTTGGGGAGGATTATGAAACACATAAGGATTGGCTATGGGATAGGATGTTTGAGAGCGTTAACAATAGATTGGTATCCAGAAACTATCCTATATCAATATTGGTTTCTGGTGGACTGGATTCTGCTATAATCGCAGCAATTCTAAAGGAATTAAATGCTGATGTTAAATGGTTCAGCATAGAGAATGGAGAAACCCCCTTTGTTAATGATTTAGAAGCTCATTTAGGCACTTCTACAAATTTTCTAGGATATGATATGGATCCGGAAAAAAATGCTCTTATATACGCCCAATGGAATGAATCTCCAATAGATCTAGGATCCGTGATTCCACAATTCCATCTCTTTGAAACTATCAGAAAAAATACCGACTATAGAATAGTTTTAAGCGGTGATGGTTCTGATGAGTTATTCGGCGGGTACTCACGCATACACGAGTACGACTCTCAGAAATCTGACATCTTTCAAGAATTAAGTTTTTATCATTTACCTAGACTTGATAAAATGTCCATGGCCCACACCCTTGAATTGAGATCACCATTCCTAAATAATGATATAGTGAGATTTGCGATGCATCTTCCACTGGAATGGAGAACTGATAAAAAAATACTTAAGGACACCTTTGGTCCTATGCTTCCCGATTCCGTTGTCAATAGAAAAAAAGAAGCTCTAAAAAATCCTGAAATAAAGGAGGATAAATTAGCCTACAGACAGAAGGCCGTTGATCTTTTTCTTTCTAAAGCATAGTCTTTATTAATCTGAATCTTCTTGGATATATACATAAATAAAAATCTAAGAATGACAAGAATAGTTAAGGATTTTGATTCTTTCTACAATGAAGAACCAATTCATGAAGACTTTGATATAATGGGATTACTTGGTAAAACCATTGGATATTTAGGTGATGGTTTTATTGACACAATAAAGCAGAAATTTGCAGCTATGTTGATGGAAAAACTTGGAATAAGAGAAAAATCCATAGCTTCTGAGTTTGTGCAACAGGTTGTTTCGAGTATAGACATGAAAGAATGGCCAGGTATACTTAGTGGAGAAAACGACAATAAGAAATTCTTTATACCTAAAATTGCAGAAGCGATACAATACACATTAGAAAGAAAGGGATTTGAAGGGATTGCAAATTCTATTGGTCTTGAATCCGAGGGATTGATAATGAGAACTTTAATAAATACGATACAGAATAAAGCAACAGGTAAAGCTAAAATAGAAAAATTTCTTTTTGATCTTTTTGGTGACGAGAATGTTGGTGGAAATATCATATCCTCTCTAGATAGCAAAGATAAACAACAATTTAGTGATGCTCTTTCTAAAGCAGCAAGTAAAAAAGTAAATTACAAACCAGGATCTTCTAATTCTGATGGTGGTGAATCGTTTATTGGTAATATAATGGGAGGTTTACTAGGCGGTAGCAAAGGAATAGCAACAGCATAAAATAAAAGATAAGCAATGAATCAAAAAGATGTAAGCAAAAGAGATATATTGGACTTTGAAAAGTTTTTGACAAAGGTTCATGATGACAAATATAAACCATTTGCTCCTGTAAATCAAGAAGATAGGGAGGATGCTAATGGTTTATCCAAAATAAAAAGAGAGGCAAGATACGATTTTGTTGGCTATGCTGATGCAGTATTTGGACATAATTCAAAAATAAATGTACCTGGATATAGAGTTGATGTCGGAGGTAAACCTGGTATGGCAGATGCTGGTGCATTTGGTACTGCTTTCAATACAAGTGAATCTGAAAACAATGATAGCTTTATTAAGAAACTATCGGATTTCTAATCGAATGCAATTATAAAAAAAAGAGAGCATCTGCTCTCTTTTTTTATGTGATTGTTTCTATAAATTTTTCTTTTGCTAGTTTGTAGATATCAGAATCTTCATCGAAATCCTCATATATTTCTATAACAAAAAGTTCAGGAGATACGTTTTTTTCTATTGAAAATTCTTCCAGAATCTCGTGGTATATGAATTCATAATTCATCGAGTATCTTGAATTTTTCAAATTTATCCTTTTTAGAACACATATTTGTTTGTTACCGTGCTCAGTTTTCATTGTAACTGCACCTTGCCAGTAGTATGGTATGATTTTATCCGTTACCATGTTTCTTATGATGAGTATACCAGAATTAGCTGGTTCCTTCTTCTCCGCATTGAATTTAGATTGAACCTTAAATATTTTGATCTTAGATTCCTCATCCTTTAGCATATCCAAAAATATTTCTGAATATTCATAGAGTGTTTCTAGGGATGATTCTATAATTGATTCGATGGTATCCCTTTTTTCTTTGCTTAGCTTTTTGAAATCGAAATTATTTATGTACTCTCTTTCCTCTTCGGTTAGCTGGGAAATTATAGTTTTTCCTATAGTGTTGTTTTTCTTAAATTCGTTAAGAGATTTAACTATCTTGGAAACAGCCCGTAATATTGGATAACAGTTTTTTGAATTTATATTTTTGCTTATAGATTTTAGGTAATCTAAAAGAACATATTCTTTATGTTCTGTGTCTATTGGTTCCTTAATAAACCAAATTGTGCTTAAATTTTTCATCTTTAACTTTTAAAAGTTGGATCCTATTATATATTTACATTCTAATTTTTTCAAAATGGATATATACTTTAAAATATTTTCTAGAGATGAAAAGAATCAACGAGGGAAGAATTTATGATTATTCTGCTTTTACCGATAGTAAAAAACCAACTAATAGCAATGATTATACATTTGGTATAGAATTGGGATATACTGATATAGACATAACCAATAGGCCTGACGAATACGAGGACATATCCGATGCTAAGATATTTATAGATTACTCAGTAAATTTGATCATTAAGAAAAGTGGAATAGATGCTATTGATATGGTTGTGAACTCAATGGAACTTGATTTTGAAGTTGATGATTATCCTAATGAAACTAAGGAATTTGATATAGATCTAATACCTGGTAGAACTGTAGATTATAATCAGATAGAGATTGATAAGAACGATATACTTATACCAACCTATCCAAAATCTGTTCAAATTGATATGAATAAATCAACGGAAGCTAAAAATTTTAAAATAAACGTGGTTTTTGGATCATAATAAATAAAAACATGAGAATTTTAGACTTTAGAAATTTTATATTAAACGAGGAGGCTTCTCCCATGTATGACGAGATACCAGAAGTAAAATCAATATCTGATGATGGATATGAGATAGAGGCAGAAAGATTTGATGATGAAAATCAGGATCCACCATTTGGTAAGGTGTTACTAACAAAGGATTCTCCTAAAAATGTTAGACTTTCCTTTCATAACTATAAAGGTAAAAAAATTAAGGATTTGTGGATACCTAAGGATCATTGCCAGATTAAGGACGGTAAGGATGATTCGTGTTTGGTGACAATACCTGGTGATAGCAATTGGTTAAATTCTGATGAGAATAGAAATAAACTTGAGGATTTTATAGAGGGATTATATAATAGTAAGATGAGGGATAAGCTTTATTCCGATGATATAATTGAAACCATAAAAAATGACGTGTATCATATAATGGATATGATCGGTATACCTTGTGAGGTTGTAAGTGTTAATAAACTTGATGGTGATAACGAATATGAGGTTGTGTTGGATAATGATATTTCAATAGACGTTAATAAAAAATCAGCAAAAGAGCTTCTTGGAAATTTTAAGATGTACAAGAACAATAGAGAAACATCTCCTTCGGTTGAGATAAAAAGCAAGGGTGGAAAGCATAATTTTTATTTCTATAACGAAGATTTGCCAAATTTAGAGGATGAATCAGATTTAATAGACGTTAAGAAGAATCATAGATTATATTACTTGCTTAAAAAATCATTAGGTGTTGATAATAATGAGGATAGAGAAATTTTTTACAATCATTTTGAGGCGAAATCTAAAAATTTTAACAATGAGAATGGCGAAAAACTAAATCCTGAAATGAAAAGAATGAGAATTGAGGACGGTAAAAAGTTAAAAGATCTTAAGAATATTGCAAGTACTTTTAAACCAGAGAATGAAATAATAAAAATATTTCCAAAAAACTTAGTAAATTAGTAAAAATAACGAAACAAAACTCCATTATGTAATCTACAATGTTTATGTAATGGAGTTTTTGTATGTGAAGAACTCGAAAAAGAAAAAAGAAACTCTAAAATAATGATATCAGGTATTAAAAATCTTTTTTCCTCAAAAAATAAAAAACCTAAAAGAATGAATTTAGCTGAAATTAAAACTATTGATGAAGTAAAAGCGCTTTATAACAATATGGAATTCCAATGGATCAAGGGTGATGATGTTGGTGCTATTGAATCTTATAAGAATGTGACATCTGTTGGTGATGATTTTTTCCTTGAGTTTAACAGTGGCAAAAGAATGAATGTGAATCTTGTGGATGAGTTTCTGATGTACTATCCAGCCCCACCTAAACAGGATCTTGGAATAAAAGCTGAATTTGTTGAGGTCTCTAAACCTTCAAGTGTTACGTCAATAATCTATAATGACACTCCGACTAGAAATGAATTCGAAGAATCACCGATATATAAGCTGTTAAAAAAGCAGAAAAAAAATTCTGTTGAGGTTGGAATAAAACTCAAATTAAACCTTCCATCAAAAGAACTCTATGGCGTTTTATCAAGTTCATTTGAAGATGCGGAGAAAGAAATAATAGATTTTGTTCTCTCTGGTGTTGATATAGATGATATTAAGGCATCACTTGCTGATTCGATAAAAAGAACCTATTACGTTTCTGAAGATAAAAAGGAAACAGTGAAACCTGCTAGAGGTCAAGCAAATAAAAAAGAAACAAATGAGTAAAGAAAAAATATTACTTGAAACCCCCAAATTTGATGTTGTAGAAAGAGGTGAAAAACCTGGTGTAGTTTCAAGAGTTGAGACTGTTATGATCCTCCCCTTTATAAGCGACGATCAGGGGCTACCTTTAATGATTGGTGTTCTTAAAGAACAAAATCTTTTCAGAGATGGCGGAAATGCTCAAAGTCTAATAACAGGAACATGTGACGAGGAGGATCCTGATTATTTAGCAACAGCAAAAAGGGAGCTTCTTGAGGAATCAGGCTATGATGTACCTGATAATAATAAGTGGTATTTTTTAGGTACAGTTTCCGGAAATAAATTTGTTGACAAAGAATACCCATCCTTTGCAGTTGATGTTACAGGAATAGAAAAGGGTAAAGCAGAGGGTGATGGTTCGGAGCAAGAAAAAAATGCAGTTTTCCATTTCATTCCTGCAAACGATGTCGTAAAAGCCAAGGATATTTTTATACCTGGTCTTTTTCTAAAGCTTTTTAAATTTGTTGTTGGAATGGATTTATACAACAGAGAAGATTCAGTTTTCGGTAAGGAGAGTGGATTTAATGATGTTGAAATTTAATATGTAATTTATGAGCAACAGAAGACAAAGAAGACAAATTTTAAGATCGATGGGTTTATTAAATATATCTAAGAAAGATCCATTTGATAACAAAGCAAAGATAGAGGAGGGTAAAAATAAACACCGTCTGCATCTTCAGAATGTTAAAAACAACCAAATACAAAAAGAAAATAAAAATGATTCCGAGGATGATTTCTTCATGTATAGACAACAGGATTCGGAATATTCTTCGTTCCAATCCATGCTTATGAAAAGAGATTGGGATAGTCTGGAATCTAATGATGCTAATGCAGGAAATTAAAGTAAATTTTTATTTATCGAAATATTCACCTAAAGAGGCCAAGAAAAGATCAACAATTGGTTCAGATTTCTATGTTGTGGATATATCCAAAATAATAAGAGATCTTGGTTATGAACTAGATAATCTAACTAGAGAATCGGAGTTTGTAATAAACTACACTATTCGAAAGAAAATACTACAAGGAATATATAGTACAAAGTGTGATGGTATACTTGTGTGCTATAAGAACATAAATCAAGATTTTATAGAAAATCTTGAAAATCTATTAGACGAACACCCAGAAGAAATACAGTATTCCATTCACAATCTTTAAAAAAAAGATTAGATGTTTATGGGTCCAACGATAAATACTGGAACTAGTGCTCCTACATTAGAGGAGATTAGAGGCCAAGGTATATTGAACACCTCTGTTCAGAAGTGGAGTAATTTAGGTTCTGATAATCCATTCAAAGGTCCAACTGCAAGAACTCTTTTCTATGAGGCTGCAAAAAGAAAACCGGGTAAATATGGGCAATTTTTACTTTACTCTTTCGGTAACCATGAAAATAATTTTATAGATGCCTATTACAGATCTGAAAACAGAGAACATAACAGATCGATATCTCCTAGATTGTCTAAAAATCCCTCGGCTGGTCATCTGGTAAGGGAAACCGGTAATCTGGAATCTGTTATTTATAATTGTAATCATTCGGTTACGGGACTTACTTCAAATCTCGAAAAAAGTATAGTTGGAGGATTATCTGCACCTTATTATTGGAAAGATTTTCTTTTCTGTAAATATTACGCAACGATCCCAAATAACTACATGATAACTTTAAGAAGATTTCCTACCCCAGTTTTGGATAATCTCTCAGTTCCTGCTGCTATAAAAACAAGCGGTGCTTTCAATATTGAGGGTGCTGCAAGACCTGTTGCACAAGCAGTAACATGGTTTGGTGGAAATACCGGAAATAAATTGAATGATTTACTGTCATTTAGTGCTGGTATAAAATGGAAAGAAAAGGATCAAAGCTCAATAGCTGAACAGCAATCCATGACTCAAGGATTTATAAACGATGGTTCAAAAATTATCGGTGATGTTTTTGGTAGTGGAATAGGTGACAGCGGATTTCTTAAAAATGGTAAATCTGTGCTTGAATCGTTAGGTATTGCAGCAGATCCAAGTAATACCAGTATAGAGAATTACAAATTTATGAAATTCAGGGAGTTGATTAAAGATAGTAGACAAGGTGCTGGACTTATGGGTGAATATATTTGGACATCTGTCGATGTTGTTAATAAAACACACCTCAGAGATATGGGCTTGCCTTTTACATGGGGTTCTGGAGCTATATCAGTTAACTTCGAATATGAATTAACATCAGTCGGTGAGGTTAACAGTAAAGCAACAATGTTGGATATTTTGGGTAATCTCCTAAGTATCGGTACAAATTATGGTTCCTTTTTAACCCCTGATTTTAGATATAATGCAAATTTATCCGCATTTGGATTTCCTGGAGGTAATAAAGGACTTGAAACTTTTTATAAAAATCCCTTAAAGTGGTTTGTTGATTTTGGCGATAAACTTACAAATCCATCAAATAAAGATGCATCAGCAGATAGTCTAAACAGAGGTGGTTTTAGTAGTGATCAACTTGCAGAATTTAAAAATCAAATGCAAACATTAACAAAAAATGCAAATGGTAACTTTTCAGCTGTTGCTGATGCATTGAAAAAAACTTTTGGTGATGCTGCTGAAAGATTGCTTCAATTAACAGTAACACCAACATTAATTGAGGCTTTCCAATTTCCAGCCAGTATTTTAACAGGTGCACCAATAGGGGAATGGCATCTTGTAATAGGTAATCCTTGCAATCCCATAGCTATGATTGGAAATCTTATATGTGAAGGTGTTAAAATATCTTTTGGAGAGGTTTTAGGACCTGATGATTTCCCTACCACTTTGAAAGCCACATTCACTTTGAAACATGGTAGAGATAGAGAAAGAGGTGAAATTGAAAGTATCTTCAATAGAGGTGATGGTAGACTTTACCAGTCATCAATGCCAACTACAGCAGATTCTCAATCAGTTAATGGAATAGTAAACTCGGAAGGAGCTAATCTTCAATTAGCTGTCAGTGGAGCACTTTCTGGAGACTCTTATGGTAGGACAGTAAATAACCAACAATCACCTGGAAAATAAAATAATTTAAAATGTCAAATTTTCAAATAGATACATTATCAAGAAATAAAAGTATATTTAATCCGGTACCTTCGAGGGATTCATCCGCATTTGGTATATGGGATCTTACCCGTTCTTCAATAAATTATTTGAGTGGAATGGGGTTGGATGATTTTTTTGTTGTGACTGAATATTATCAGATGAGACCAGACATAATCGCTGCTATAAAATTCGGTGACCATGGTATGGTTGGATCGCTTCTTAAATTTAATAGTATAAGTAATCCATTTGCAATAATGGAGGGAAATGTTTTAATGATACCCAATTCAGATTCCATTGAAAATTCTTTTAATACTAAAACTAAATTAAGTCAGGCACAAGCACTTTCAGACAATAACACAAACACTGATCAAAACACACAATTTAAAAAAAATCAGGAGAGTAAGAAATTTAAGGTTAGTGATGCTAGAAGAAAATTTCTGGAGCAAAAAGTTAAAAATCAACCAAATATTGTGCTTCCTCCTAATGTACTTCAACCTAACGAGAAAGCAACACCTATGAAAAAAGATGGATTCCTGATTTTTGCACCTAATGCAGGTGGTGGTGGATTTAATAAACCAGTTAATTAATAATGACGGAGAAGGATATAAAAATAAATTCAATTGCTTTAAATAACATCAAACTTGATGAGCTGCTAAAGGTCGATAATGCTGATGGATCGGAAGACATTAACGTACAGAGAGACACTAATGCTTCGGAGGAGAAATCTACAGGTTTGTTATCTCCTTATGTTTATATAAATGGTTATAACGTTTCCAGATTTATGACAAATTTTAATTTGGATCTTTCTGGATTTATGCCTGTTCTTAGATTTACATTTTCTGCTGCAGATACGATATTCATTTCAGTGAATTATCCAAAAGATGGTGATTTAGTTTCTGTATACATAAGATCTGCCGACAACTATTATAAGCCATTCAGAATGGATTTTCTAATACTTAGCGTTGTTGGTGATGTTTCTAGTTCATATTCTGATGAGGGATCAGATCCGGAAGGTGAATATTTTAGATTCTCTGTTATTGCTGAATGCTACATTCCAGGTATCTATAAGCAAAGAATAAAAGCATTTCCAAATATGAATTCAATAGATGCTCTATTGGAAGTGTCACAAGACATAAATTTAGGCTTTTCTACGAACGATAAATCAACCAATGATATAATGTCTTGGATATGTCCAAACTATTCGTATTATGACTTTATACAGGAAATTGCGATTAGATCATATAAGGATGACGAGGTAAGCTTTTATGATTGTTGGATAGATTCGTATTATAATTTGAACTTTGTTAATCTGGGTGCGCAATTTGCATTTGAGGGAGAAGTAAAAGAGGAATGTTATTTTGTTCCTGGTTATACCCCAAAAAGCCCAAAGGTTGATACAATTCCCGGAACACCAACACCTGGAATATCATCATCTCCTCTACTTCTTACTAATTTTGCAGGATATGAGATAACCCCATTTTTTATAAATGGGTATACATTAACATCAAGAGCTGGTAATAATAGCAATCAAATGGGCTATATTACAAGTATAGGTTTTTATGATGATATTGATCAACCTGGTAATCCTGTACAAAAATATGTAAAATATGATATTGAATCGATAACGACTGATAATGTTTCAACTGGAACAATGTTACAGAAAGGCAGGGTAAAAAGTAAAGATTATAAGGAAGAAACAAGAAGTGAATGGCTCGGTGTGCTTAATAGATTTTCTGATGGTTCTGGTGTTCATCAGAATTATTTGCATTCTAAATATCAGAATCTTGTAAATCTAAATGATGTAACTAAAATGACATTGGAGGTTGAACTGTCAACCTATTATCCAGGTATAATAAGGGGTCAAGTAATACCTGTTGCAATATATGTTACTAAAGGTGGAAATCGTCAGCAAAATGTTGGTAAAATACCAAACAATCAGCTAAATAAAACACTTCAGCCAACTCTTGATTCCTTTCTCTCTGGTAATTATGTTGTCATGGGTATGGAAGTTTATTGGACATTAAGTGGGGGAATGAGACAAAAATTAATATTAGCAAGGAGAACATGGCAAGCAAATTCATCGGGTGCTACACAAAAAGGTTCACCAATAAGCATACTTAACAGATAAAAATAAGATAACAGAATGTCATTAGGAGCAACGGATAAACAAAGGAGTTTATTTCTCAAAGGATTTAAACTTTCCAAACAGGGTCAATATGAGGATCCAACATATCTTGGATTTAAGATTGTTGTTGATTTTGGTACCCTGCCAATAAATTCGGAGGATGGACTACCACCGAGTCCACTTTTTAAGGCTACCAGTTATCTGTATGGTAATTCCAATGATTTTTGGGCTAGAAATCCTTTCGGACAGGAGCAGTATAATTTCAGAACCCAAACAAATGTGGCATATTATAGTGCCACCAGTTATCTGGAGGAGAGGGAAGCAGATTTCCAATATGGTGGTAAAAGATCGGATATGATAAGACAATTCACTAATTCATTTAGTGATCTTTTGAATAACACCCCGTGGTTCATTCAATCTATACAGGGTTTGGATGAACTTATGAAGGCTCCGAGGGGTGGATATGCGTCACAGGGTGATGCTGCCAATGTTTTTAATCCACAAAGAACAGCTAATAAAACTTTAACTTTCAATACTCTAGAATCCATGAATCTTAGAGTAACAGCTCTAGCTGATTTGTATAATCAAGCAACTTTTGATTATGATTTTATGAGGGAGGTTGTTCCTAGGAATCTTAGAAAATTTACGATGTACATATTTGTTTCTGAAATAAGAAATTTCTTCAAAACTTCAAGACTTATAGGATCATCTGCAGCATTAACAGCAATAGATGATTTATCATCATTACTAGGATCTGGTAATAATCCAGGAAGCAGTGTGGCTGCAGCAACAGATGTTGCTTCACAACAAAATTCAACATATAGTAATGGTTCACCTGGAGATTTGAATCCTGCAAGTTCATTCAATTCCTTTGTTGGTAATATATTCAACCAAGCTGGCTTGGATAATGATTTTTCATTATTGAAAAATCAGCAGGATCAGTCAGGTATAAAACCGATGCTTGTTTTTGAATGTAGAAATTGTGAATTTGATTTTAGTGAGAGCACACCGATACCTACTGAAATACATGCAGGTACAGCACAGGGTAGCGCTACACCAGAATCTCAAAAATTCAAAGTGCATGTTGGAAGAGTAAGAATGAGAAATCAATATCCTAATATAAGATTAGATGGTAAGCCTTTAGTACTGGGTGATAGCTGGGACGGTGCAAGATCATCAGTTCAGAAATCTCCAAGTGGAGAAGCATCAGACCTGTTAAGTTTAGGTGGTGAACTGCTAACAAATTTTGTGAGTAATTCATTAAATGATCTTATAAATGAGGGAGTAGCAAATCTTGCAAAAAATCTGGCCGGTGCGGATAAAGCAGTTCTTGGTAATGCTTATAGTTTTAATCCAAGTGAGCTTTTAACGCATCTATCTTTTAACAGTGCCCAAGATTTTCTTTCTCAGCTGGGTGGAGCAAATATAGGTATAACTAAAACCACAATACCTAATCCACAATCTATGGGACTTGGTGGTCCACCAAATAGAATTTATAACGCTCCTTCGGGTGATGAATATCCAACTTCACCAGGACAGGATCTAGGTGTTCCTCAAAGAATTTATAACGCTCCTTCTGGAGATGCTTATCCAACTTCACCTGGACCAGATCTTGGATTACCTCAAAGGGTTTATCCAGCACCGGGTGGTGATGAATATCCAACTTCACCTGGACCAGATCTTGGATTACCTCAAAGGGTTTATCCAGCACCGGGTGGTGATGAATATCCAACTTCTCCGGGACCAGATCTAGGTGTTCCTAATAGAATATATCCAGCACCTGGAGGTGACGAATATCCAACTTCACCAGGACCGGATTTAGGTGTTCCTAATAGAATTTACCCACCAACCACTGGTGACGAATATCCAACTTCGCCTGGACCAGATCTAGGGGTTCCAAATAGAATTTATCCACCAACTACTGGTGATAAGTATCCAACTTCGCCTGGACCAGATCTCGGAGTACCGAATAGAATATATCCAGCACCAGGTGGTGATGCTTATAGTGGAGTTCCTGGGCAGGATCTTGGGGTTCCAAATAGAATTTATCCAAGCCCATCTGGTGACGAATATCCTGGATCACCAGGAGCTGATCTTGGAGTTCCTGGAAGAGCATACGGAACGGTAAATCAAAACGTTTATCCGAATCAAGGTGTAGTTTCTAATAGTGGACAATTAATAAATGAAAATAATAGTTTTCAGCAACCACCAGGTACAGTTTATAGTGCACCTCCTACCAACACTAACACAATATCAAGGGGTGACCTCGAAAAGGCATATCCACCAACTAGTGGGGATTTCAAGGTGGAAAAACCATTAAATCTTGGAAACCTAAAACCTCCTACTAAATATAATATAAGTACTGATGGATTTAATTCCGATAAAAATGACTTTGTATAATTATGCCTAGTGAAAAAACCTACCTCGGTCAGATTGTAGATATTAGTGATCCACTTAAACAGGGAAGAGCTAAAGTTGCTGTTTTTGGTCTCTTTGATAACATACCAATAGAGAATATACCATGGGCTGAACAAAATTCAGGTTTATCTTTTGGTTCCAATTACGGCGGAGGTAATATAACAGTTCCTAGACTTGGTGCGGTTGTTTCTGTTCACTTCGAAGAGGAAAACTACTATAAGATAACATATGACTATATTAAAGAACAGTCACATGATATTGCAGCTGAATTGCAGGAAGAAAATTCATACGAAGGAACTCAATCAATTGTATTTGATGGTGAAGCTTTACCAGGAACACTGAAGATAATATACACCAGAAAGAAAGGTCTAGTTATGGCTTTGGGTGATGCCAAAGTTCAACTTGACACACAGAATGGTGGTGAACTTAGAATAGTTATTAAAATGGGTGATGATGAAATTAGAATGGAACAGAATAAAGTTATAGTAAAGTCTGAACATATTGAACTTGGTGAGGGTGCTGTTGAAAAACTTGTTAAAGGTAGCACGTTTTTAAATTACTTCAATTCACATACCCATCAAACCGGTGTGGGACCTTCTGGAGTTCCAATTGTTCTTATGACGGATGCAGAACATCTTAGTCAAGTTTCAAAAACAAAATAACATGGCAGCAGATTGGACAACATTCATATCTGATGTAAGCGATAAGCTGGCATCCCAATCTATTGGATCGTACGAGGAGATGGCGGATTTTCTTAGAAATGAATATATTTCTGCAACCGTCGGTAAAGCAGCATCCCCGTACGGCGAGATGCACGTGCAGGGGAAAGATGATATAATGTTTGAGGGTTTTAAAAAAGGATTTAAAATACTTTATGAAGGTGGGGATTTAACATTCGAGGAAAAGAAAACAAGTCCTGAATATGCTGATCTTGATGTACAACCACCAACAATAGACATTTCCGGAGCTGTTGATCAGGTTGATCTCGATTTTAGAGATTGGGCTGAAGCAAATAAAGACACAATTCCTCCTTTTGTTTATTCTCAATTTTTTTCACAATATCCAAATTTTCCGAAAGATAGAAATCAAGCAGTTCTTGAGATTGCTAGAAAAATTCTACACCAGTTTGATGGTACAAGTTCCTACATACAATGGATGATGTCATTGAGAACAGGACCATATAGTGATTGGGGAAATCTAATAATGGATCAGGTTGTTAATATTATAAACGTTGCTGATAGTAGCGAACTAAAACCTGGTGATTTGGTAAGAGGATTTGCTAAGTATAAAAACGTTGATAATATTTTTATTAAATCCGTTGTTGGTGATAATATAGATTATATTATTCAGCCTGATGATGGACATAATTATTACGAATATTACGCAATCTATGGCAGAGGTGCTACTGTTAGCGGGAATGACGTCTTTAATTATATAAAAGGTGATACTGACATAGATAATACAAAGGAATTTACGCAATCGCGATTAGATACTAACAACCTGCAGGAAACTGATCTTATAGAAGGAAAGATAGTTTCTGTGCTTGATGTTAAGGGAGGACGCAATATTAAAATATCCTTTTATGATAAAAAATATAATAAAAATTTCATAAAAGAATTGATACCAGGCACAGTTACTAGGAAATTGTCTCTTAGTGATCTTGCTGGAAATATACCGTCGGTGGATATAACCCGTCAGATTTTCCAGGATCAGCATTTGAGCAATCCTAATAAAATTCCAGATTATATGACATCGAATTTTATAATACATTTTACATATTCTAAATATGATGCTGGATATCTTAGTGAATGGTTAAGAAGATATACTAATGGTGGAACCGCCGATGAGATTCTTAGAGAATTTGATGGCTCATATAGTTATGGTAGCGATATTATTGGAATTTTGGGAAGAGGTGGTCTATATTCAACAAAATTATATCGTGATAATTCCAATATTTTTTCTTATGGTGGAGGATTTCTAAATGATTTCTCATGGATTAGTCAAATGCGTAACACAAATAAATATTTTGAATATACTGCGGAAGAAAACAGATTTAGAGAGCTCAAGATAAGATGGATAAACGAGATAGCTGATAAAGCAAGAAAAAATGAGGATCCTGATAAACCAGAGGATGCATATAATCTCATGGCTAAAGGTGTTTTAGACTATTGGAAATCCTGTGCACAACAACCTTTAACTAATGAACCCGGTGCTCCCCCATGTTTATTTTCTCCACCACAGGGCGGTATTTATGTTCCCATTTATTATGGAAGTCAAACAATGTTGGGTAACAATATAAAAAGAGCTTTTAATACGGGTAAAAGATTCACACAGCCAGGCGAAAAAATAGTAGCTGCAAAAATGGTTGCTTCAGCTCTTGCTTATTCCTTTTCCATGCATCTCCTTGAATTAAAGTTCATCTATCAGGGTGGTATACCTGGACCAGATGGACCTATTCCTATGATTGGATTTATTCCACTTGTATATTAAAATATCCAGCAATTTAAAGGAACTAAAGATGAGATATATAGTATAATTAATAGTAACGTATAATCATCTAAAACTAAAAAAAATGAATTTTGATTCCTTAGAAAATTTTGAATGGGACTTACCTAATGGTTTATCTGTCAATTCTAAAATCAAATCCCCGGCAGGATCTAAAATATATTGCCACGAACCTTATGCTGACGAACTAGCGAAACTTTATTTTGAAAGCAATGATAAATTCGAAGGAGGATCCAAGGATCTTTTGGACGGTGGAGTTTATCCTTGCACAATTATAAGTGTTAAAGCTGATGAGGCTTTAGCGCAAACTAACTCTGGTCAAACAATCTATATTGATTTGAAAAGAGAAAGAAGAGATGCAGAGAAACTTAATATTACCGGGATTGGTTTTTATCCTGGTGAGGAGCTTAAAGCAAGAGTTCGAAAAATGAACGGAAGCTATTCCGGTTCTATCATAGAATATTACATACACAGTCTTAGAGCTGAGTTATTTGAACAAATCAAAAAAGAAAGTAATGCTTACCTTGTTAAGATTGTTAGTATCAACAAGGGTGGATATATTGCTGAATTGTCAGGTATCAAATGTTTCATGCCTGGTTCATTAGCAGCAGCAAACAAAATAACTGATTTCGAATCGTACATTGGTAAAGAAATGCACGTAATGATTGAAGGTTACGTTGAAGCTAAGGATATATTCATAGTTTCTTATAAGAAATATCTTAATAGAATCATGGATTCCAAAATACAGGAACTTGATCTTACTAAGAAATACAAAGGGTATGTTACAGGAACAAGTGACTTTGGTGTGTTTGTTGAATGGGATGATGTTTATACAGGTCTTATACACAAAACAGAATTTGCTGAAGGAAACAGCTTAGCTTCACTTTCTCCTGGTATAGAAATTGAATTCTATGTTAAAGAGATAAAAGACAACAACAGACTGACACTTACTCTAGATCAACCACTTGAAAGAAACGTAATCATTCAAGATTTGGAATCTCAAGTTAATGATGGAACTGTTGAACCTATGGAAGCAAAGGTTAAACACAAAAGAAAAAATGGAGCTTTGGTAGAAATACAAGGACTTGGTCTTCTAGCTCTAATACCTCAAGATAAATTGGGTAAGAAAGGAAACAGTATTAAAGTTGGAGACGACGTTACTGTTATTCCTTACGAGGTTGAAACGATCTCGGGAAAAATATTCGTTAAAGTAGTAGATGTCGGATAATAGAACACATTTTGATAAGCTCAATGCACTTAGCTCTTCCGTAATTGGATTTGAATTTGAATTTTTTACTGACCTTTTAAAAGGTAGGGCTGCCGAAGCATTATCCAAACTTATCAAAAAGAAAGTTGTAGTTTCCGAAAAATATCACTCAAAAACACCTGTAGATGCCAACAATTTTAAAATTGAACCTGATTATTCTGGTGGTAATAAAATGGTTGAGCTCATCACAGGACCTCTTCCTTACATGGAAGCAATTCCAATTTTAATAAAAATATTAAAATGGATAGATGAAAATGGATGGACAAATGATAGATGTGCATTCCAATTTTCTGTAAGCTTCGATAAAAACAGACCGGAAGTAAAGAACAAAATTGAAACTATCGATAAACTTAAGTTTATATTAGGCCTTGATGAAGGCCTAATATATTCCAAGTTTGGAACTAGAGAAAAAAATGTTTATGCCAAGTCTGTTAAAAAAGTACTTCCTAGAAATAGATTTTCAATACTTGAAAACATCACCAGCATAGATCCTAAAATGTACCGAGTACCAGAGGACAAATATTATGGTGTAAATTTTACAAAGATACCAAAGGGTTACATAGAATTTAGATATCTTGGTAACAGAGATTATCAAAAAAAGATAAAGGACATAAGGGAAATAATTGATTATATAGTTCTTTACCTTTATGATATTCTAAGCGGAAGAATCAGTGGGTACACTAAACAAGATCTTGCTACTCTCCAGGGTATGATGAACAAATATGCTAAAGTTGTTAGATCTTTTAGCGATCCTGAAGTTTTCTTTAGAAATTATCCAGATTTTCACATATTCATAGATTTAAAGGGTTGGGATGAAAATGTTAAGACCTATTTTTTTGCAATAAGGGACAAAATATTTGATCTTATTGTGGATGGTAATATAACATCCTGTTATTTTAACTATGATACAACAACTGGTAGATTCCAAGTTAAGGAAGCTAGAAGTAGAGGTGCATTTGAAATAAGTGGGGTTGATCTTATATTATGTGATATAAAAAATGCAACAGTTAGAAATTGTAACATTTACAACTGCTCCATAAAAAAATCATGCATCGAGGATTCTTATATTTTTGGTGGAACTAAGGTTATATCATCTAAAATAAAAGCAACCATAATTGATTTCGGTAACGAGCTCAAGGATTCCTTTGTCGATTGTGAAAATAAGAATATAAATTGTAAGATAATTGGTGGAGTATTTAGAGCGGGGATACTTGGTGATAATTCAGAACTAAGTAAAGAAACCATAAAAATTAAAGCTCCGGAGGATATTAGAATGACAAGATTTGTTACTGATAGTAGACTTAAAAATCTTAACGACAAATATGGTGGTTCCAAGTTTGGAAACATGAACTACTAAAATAAAAACTTAACATGACACAGGAAGAATTAGTACAAGAAATCGAGGATGCTCTAAATTTTAGCTGCGCATTACCTTATAGCTTAAATGGAACTGAGGTTGAAAGAATCATAAAGAGAGCAAAGGCTTGGTTTTATGACAACTATCAATATGCAGTAGAGGATAGAGTTTTTGTTATAGCAAATAATATTTTCGCACATCCAGAATTCAGAAGAACCAGACAGATAGTACTTCCACCTTCAATAGTTGGTGTATATGAGGTTAGAGAACTGGGTGGTTATGGTGTATCAGGAACACCGGATAGAGATTTCGGTGATTCAAAATTGCTTGGTTCTGAATTACTTCTTTCTCCTTTTATGGGTGACAATATGGTTTATAGAACCGTTATGTACTCATATTTTGATTTATCAAAAGCATATCAACTAAACACCTTCGCTTACAAATACAATAAAAATACGAAAGCTCTAACCATACTTGGTAGAGATCCTAATAGATCTGGTATGGGTGCAAGCCAATCTGCACAATTAGCCCAAGGTTTTAACGGTTCTGGTGGTATGGACGTTTCTGTTAGATGTCACGTAGCCATTCCTGATGAATACCTGTTTGATGATGAACTTTTTGTTAGATATTGTATAGCTAAATCTAAAATAGCACTTTCTCAGATGCTTGGTGTATTCACATACAATCTTCCTGGCGGTGTTACAATTAACGCCAGTGAAATAGGAACTCAAGGTACTACTGAACTTCAGGAGGTCATGGATATGATCACTGGAGAAAATACTCCGTCCTATTTCTTACAATGGAATTAATCTCGATATATAAGGGGAATTAATTCCCTATGAGAGAAATTTATAATAGAGATCCCGACGATCCAAAGTACAATCCTTACCAATTAGAGGTAACAGATCCAATAGAAATCTGTACTGGTCAACTTAAAATGCTTCTCCTTACCAATAAAGGTGAGGTTCTTGGTGATCCTAAATTTGGTTTAAATTTAGAGGATCTTATTTTCAATCTGGAACTTTCTGAATATAGTATAAAAAAGGAACTTGATCTCAATCTTAAGGTCTACGTTCCTCTTTTTTCTACGCTAGGTGGGACCTATGATTTAAAATTCTATCAGGGAACTCTAAGAGACATTGCAACCCTTGATTTTTATATACAAGCTGATGGTGGACTAAGTCCATTAGTAACCCTAAAATTAACATAATAAAATGAATATATTTAAGAAGAATAATATACTTATAGATGGATTACTTGGTGATACATTTACCTTTCTACAAAGTACATATAATCAAACAGCAAATGTCTTCACCGTTGCTTCCGCTTGGGGACAAATTCTTTTTGTTTTGCAGAATCTTTCTCAGCTTATACTTTATTTTATTGAGGATTCCATAACAGAGTTAAACATTCAGGAAGCAACGAGGGACTATTCAATAAGAAGCTTAGCAAGGATTGCAGGTTATGACCCAGGTAGAGCTTCTGCTGCGCAGGGAGAAATTAGTATGGCTTGGAATACCAGGGAAGGTGATGTTTCTGGTGGTGCAGTTATTATAAAAAATAATTCTCAAATAAGATGCCTACAAAATGGTAAAATATATTCACTCAGATTTGGAAGTAGTGAGGTTACAATTCCGTTGGTAAGAGGTAATAGTATAGCAGCAAAAATAGTTCAGGGTAATTTCGAAACAGCAACACTTACTGGTACTGGAGTAGGTTTACAAAGTTATAATCTTCCATCAGCTTCCGGAGCTTATATAGATCAATTTTATATAGATGTTTATGTGAATGAGGAGAATTGGAAAAGATATGATTCTTTATATGATATACCGCTTAATGGGAAAGGTTATCTTGTTAGAAGTGGAATACAGGAGGGAATAGATCTTTACTTTGGAAATTCTAATTTTGGTATGGTTCCGCCACCTGGTTCAATGATTAGGGTTGAATATTTACAAACTAGTGGTGTAAGCGGCAATACAAATTCAACAAAAGAATATCCATTGACTTATAAATTCGTAACCAGTGGAACTGATTTGTTTGGTAGTGAGGTTGATCTCAATCTTTACATAGACATGAAAAATGTTATTGATCCATCTTTTGGAACAAATCCTGAAGCAATCTCTCTAATAAGATTAGTAGCACCAAAAACAAGTAGATCTTTTGTTTTTGCAAATCCGGAAAATTATGAAATCTTCCTAAGTAAATTTGGTGTTTTTTCACAAATACAAGCATTTTCCACTTTTGATGATGATTATCTTGACGACGATAACATAGTTTATCTTTACTTAGTTCCTGATATCACGTTAAATCTTACAACAAATGAGGACTATTTTAGTGTACCAGATGCTGACTTTTTACTTACTACCCAACAAAAAACAAAGATTATAAATCTTTTACAGGATTCTGGTTCAATGATAGCTACAACAGTTGTTAAAATCGTTGAACCTGTTATAACAAGATATGTTGTTAATGTCGTAATATCCATATTTGAAGGTTATGATCCTGAGACTATAAAACAAACAATAAGAAAAAGATTCTCCGATTATATGCTAGGTAATAAAAGAAGAGATAAAATACCCAAATCCGATCTTATTGCGATAGTTGAGGGAATACTTGGTGTTGATTCAGTTTCTTTATTTTTCGTTGGTCAAAAGAATGAGGCTAATCAAATAGCAATTAAGGATCTTACGAATGTTAGTGATGCTCAATATAATGAGGTTATAGGAATGGATAACTTTGGTGACATATTAATAGGTAGAAATGAACTAGTAATACTCAGAGGTGGATGGTCAGATAGGAATGGTACATTCTTTACTGATTCAATTGTAGCTGGTAAACCAGGACCTCTTAATATAACTATTGCATCAATCGTACCTAAAAATTTAAGAAGCGGTCTAACAGATGATCTAAAAACACAATTAGCAGCACAAAATAAATAATAACAATGCAATCATATTCACCGTTTTTTCCGGATCCAAATCTTAAAATAAATTACACTGTTAAGGGGATAACTCCAAAAACAACAAACACAACATTTTATAATAGTAAGGATCTTTATTCAACAATAGAACTTGCGACTAACCGTGCTTATAATATTGGGTGTTCCGGGTATCGTGCTATTACGTCCAATGCAAATGGAAGCTATTTATTTGGCCCGTGCTCATCGTCCGATGACTATAAAAGAATAATGAAGGAGATGACAACTGAAAGTGTTGATAGAAGATATTATGATTTCGATCCTGGACAAAACATATATGATATAAGGGACACACAAAATGATAATCTTTACAATGGTTTTGATTATAAGGATCAAATTCTTAGAAGAAGTTTATCTAATGTTATATACAGAGACCCTATCAAGGAAGGAATTCTTAGCTATTTTGAAAGAGTAGTATATGGATTGATTGAATCAACAAAGGAGATAAAAAACTTTGTTAACTATACGGTTAAAAGAAACAATAAAAGAGTTTTCTAATTTAAAATGGCAAATCTAAATCTTAATTTTTATAATAAAAACGGGAATCCATTAAATTTCGATTATATAGGACCAACCGGACCGACTCCTCTTGATACTAAATTCTCCCACATATTAAGTGATTCTCCATTAGTTGCTGGTTATTTTGAATGGACCGACAATCCGGATGACTATACATTAACACTAAATATAAATGATGTAAACAATACGAATTTATATAAGTGGTGTATCGAGGCTGAGGATTTTATTGCTAAAGGTGCAACTCTATACCTTAATGGATTAATTCCTGTTGCAAATACAAATTTTAAGGGAAAGGTATCCTCAGTTACGATAAATTCTAATCAAACGTTTGACGTTGTTTTACCAAAGAGCCATTTCCTTGGACAAAGTATATTAAGCTATGATACCCAAGTTTATTTTGAGGGAACTTATGAGAACAGACCTGGTGGATATTTCAAAGGTAACATTTATTTTGATCCCATTTCAACTAGTCTTTATGAGAATCAGCAAATATTCGTTGTTCAGGAATTTTTAAATCATTCCGGAGATTTAGTGTATGGATTACCTCACACATCCAATCTTGGTTTAACCGGAGGTAAATGGAGAACAAGATGGTATAATGATAATTATGGGGATATTGACGTTTCCGAGATTATATTTACCTATGCCATAGAGGACCAGCTGGAAGGTGGTGACGGACAACCTCTTATTGTTAGTTATCCAAATATGGTTATGCCAGTTGGCTCAAGTCTTAGTGATTCGTATTCAAATGGGTTTATAATTAGTAATAATATAGTTTCTGATGCTATAGGAATAAATGTTGCACTTAATTCCCCGGATGATCTGGAAAATGTTTATGAAAGGAAACTTATTGTTGAGGACATATCAATCGGAACCCCACAAAAAGTTATAGAAATTGACTTTTATGGACAGACAGTTGGTGAGGATGAGAGGTTTAAGGTGCTTCTTGAAAATATTGGAAGATCGTTTTACAATAGTGATTCCATAATACTTAGAGATCACGATCCTGCTGAACCAGTTCCAAACTTTTTGGAAATCAACGAAAAAAGAAAGGAGTTACTTATAGCTGGTGAGGATATATTCCCATATATAGGTAGTTATAAAGGCCTTATTAATGCCCTTAAATTCTTCGGTTATCAGGACATGAGAATTAAGGAGTATTGGTTGAATCTAAATTATAAGAACCTAAAACTTGAATCACCATTACAACAAAACCAATCTTTCCTTAATAAAATAAAAAATGAACAAGCAAAGAATGGTTATTCACAATCATACACGATAGGGGATGTTCTTGATAATGAAAATTCAGGTAAATATAAATTAACACAGACATATGGACCTGACAATAAAGGAAATTATGTTCTTAATGTTACGTCCGAGAATTCTCAACTCCCTAGTAAATCACTAAAGAAAACTTCACTGTTTGGTCTTTATTATGATCTAAATAAGGTTACTGATGATGTTGACGAGTATGGATACCCTGTGGTTGTTGATGCTTTTAAATTCACTCAAGAGGAAGTTCTTATAAAAATCTTTGCTCTAAAGCAAAGATTGAAAAGAGATTATCTTCCATTAAATGCCAGAATAATAGATATCACTGGGGAAGGTGTTTATTTCATGATACAAAACACAAGATCCTGGACTGATCAGATGTTAAGATCTGATATAAACATAGGTTATGACTTTGATTTTTTTCCAAACCCAGATTTTGGCTTTATTGAGGATCTTAGAAATTTCACGGTAAGACCAAATCCAAACTATATTCAGATCCCAAGCTCCTATGATAATTCATACAGTATTGATGTTTCCTTTCCTGGTGGAACCGGTAGTGCAATAAGATTTACCGGTGATATTCCTAATGGTATAACTGGTGATAATCCAATATTAAAATTACAAGCAGGTAAGTCATACACTTTTAATGTTACTGATACTAATTCAACGGGATCGAATCTTAACATTACTTCCTTTGCTGGGTTTCCAAATTATCCTTACCAGTGGTCAACAAATACACCAACAGGTATTGTTAATAACGGAGCAACCGGTGGGTATTCCTTGCAATGGTATATAGCACCTGATGCTTCGGGAACTATACATTATTATTCCACAACAAATCCAAGTCTTATGTCAGGAGTTATACAGATAGTACCTGCAACAGTATCGGATCTTGGTAACATTATAAATCCTCTGGATGTCCAACAAAATTATACAGCAGCACAAAACGAATCACTTCTATCAGCAATAGCCAAATTTTATGATTTAAAACAGAATGGTGAAATATTGGAACTTGGCGATGGTAGATTTGATCCTCCTGCTTATATAGATCCAGTAACGGGTAAGATGTACGAAACACCTGTGGGAATGCCGGTAATTCTGGAACTCTCTGCAAATAAGTGGATATGGAATGAATTAAATATAGATTGGGACGCATTACTTGTGCCAACTTATAGACCTGGTGATAGGGTTAAAGTTAAAGCTACAGGAATATTTGGATCAGTTATTACCGTTTATTATAGTAACGGCGAATATGAAATAGCTCTTGACAATTCAACTACTGGAATATTTGGTGAGGCTGAATTATACTCTGGTGTACAGAATTACAGCATGCTCAATTGGAAGAATATAGATTTTTCCAATATGATGGAAATTGAGTGGATATTAAATAAATCCGCAACACAGACCGGTACACCTTACCATTTCGAATTTAGAGGATCCATAGTTGATTATTATAAACTTGCCCACTTCTTACCTTACACCGGAGAATATCAAGTCATATGTAACACGTATGACGCTTTTAACGCAAAGACAACCGTTATTAAAAATGCATCAATCTACGTTGATCCGAAAACTGTCGATATAGATTCTTGGACTAGATATAGAGAGGTTGAAAATTATCTATGGGATAATGTTGATAGAGAATGGAGAGAATATGAATCCATATGGGAATATCCAGCCGAAGGATCAACCATAGACGAACTTAGAAAAAAAATACCTTCGGAGATTCTTGATTTTGCAACATACGGAAATAAATCAAGAGATGGACAGGATGTTTATGTGAGAACAACTGAACCACCAACCGGAGCTTATGGTACAATAAAACTAAACCAAACAATTCTAAGTATTTCTTCCGTTGAATCCTTACAGATCTCGACCGGACAATATGGTTATGCAAACATTATAACTCCTGTTGTACATGATCTTATGAGTGGTGACGAAGTAACTATAACCGGTAGTATTCCACAAATTAATGGTAGATGGTATGCTACTGTTGTAGATCCGTATACGTTTTATATTCCAGTAACTCTTGATTATTCATGGAGCGGTGTTTTGAATCAAAGTACACCACCACAAAAGCTTTATGTTGATACTTCCATATACAATTCTCAAAAAATACTTGGTAGTGGAAGTTTATCTGTGTATGTTAATGATAGACTTATTGGATATAGTGAAACAGGTGACAGTTTATATAACACTGCAAATGAGATAACTTCAGCAATAAATTCATTAAGAACCTATCCTGATTATTTCGCTTCTTGTGAAAATCCACAGGAAGATCCAGTAACAATCACAATTTATGCTCCTAGTGAACTTGGAGCAAATCAGAACGGGGTTTCTTTGAGAGTTCAAGAGAGTGGTTCAATTAATATATTTTCATTTACCCCTTCTCTAACCGGTGGTATTAATCCTAATGATTATTATGTTTATTGGGATGAAAATATGACAGAATATCCCAATCCAAATCTTAAATATTGGGGAACTAAAAGATTGAATTGGGAGATATTCAACGAAAGTACCTGGGAGGATGGTTATGCTCATTCTTGGTATGATTATGAATTTAATAATGATTGGCTTGGTGGATATGAGTTACATAGTTTAAGACACCTTGACACATTAAAGATATCGACCGCTAATGAAACTTATCCGTTTCCAGAAACTATGGTTTTCAGCGGGAGTGGTAAATTCAAAACGTTAACACTTTCTAGTGCAGCAGCACAACTTAATTCTGCTGGACCTAATATAGAAAATTTTTATTATAGAGTTATACCAGACGACACTGGATCCATGCTAGCTACGGTTGGGCCAATAAATGTTGTTGTTGGTAATAGTGGATTGGTTAATGGACCGTATTATCCGCCACCGTCATTAGTTGGCGGTAGTCCATTGCTTATCGCTAATTTTGGTTATACTGGAGGTTCTCCTGTTACAACAACTACAACAACCACGACGACTAGTACAACCACAACAACAACGACAACCACAACAACAACTAGTACAACCACAACAACAACGTTGCCTCCAACGACAACGACAACCACAACTGCTCCTCTTTATGATTGTAGTTTGTCTGGAACCGCTGTGGTTAATTATCCAACTACAACCACAACAACCAGTACAACAAGTACTACTACAACCACAACTGCTCCACCATATGGAACATTTAGGGTTAGAAATAGTACAGGACATACAGTAACAGGTAATTTTCAAATTACCTTGAATTCTGTTCCACAAAATGCTTACAGCGCTGGTTATGCCTCAATACCTCATACTGGATATGTTGATTTACCTTTAAATGTTTCATATACTACACCAATAACTGGATCATACGTGGTAACATTCTCAGGAACTGGTATAGGTACATCTAATTTATGTCAGTTACTTAATGCACATGTTGTTGGACCTGTTAATTTCACTTATATTGGCGGTAGTCAATATTACGCAGGATTCACTCTAAATAGTGGAAATTCTCAAAATGGATTTGAATTTGGTGTATATTAAAATTATATAAAAAATGACAGTAACAATACAATTAACAGCAGCAGGAGCAGATACCGGATCATTTTCAATATTTTCCAATTTGGATCTAGTGACTCCCATAGTAACAGGTATTTCTAGAGCCTCTTTGTTAACCGGGTATGCGGTGGTTGTTCCCAATGGAGCTACAAGTGTTATAGTAAAATCAAACTCTACACATTGTACAAATCAAGTAACTATACCTATAACAGGAATAACTACAACAACCACGACAACAACACAGATGTGTACAAGTGCAACTTACGGATATGATCCCGATATTGGACAAACAGCATGCGATAATTATATAAGTGGACCGAGTGGTCAATCTGTATATCAATGGAATGGATCTATTCTCTATAATTACTCATCTACCGATCCTTGCGGATTAACAGCATCTATTGCTGATCCTGGCTATTATTCAGATGGAACGAACATTTGGTATTGGGACGGATCTGGTAGTTTCACCTATGATAGTGCATGTAGTAATCTTAGAAATATAACAATCCATGCTAAGAGAAATGGATCAATAGTATCATCCGATAATCACGTAAGAATTGTTGTTAGTCAGGACGGTGGGGCAACTTGGAATGTAATAACCCCTAATTCAGTATTAACAGCCTCCTTTACATCAACAAATCAATGGACATACAGTGCAACTGCAGGAAATCCTTTATGGATTGGTGCACTCCTTAGTGATGCTTTTACTGGAATCTCATTTGGTTCGGCCCTATCACCATCAAACACAACCTGTTTAAATCTTATGGCATATTGTGGTAATCCTTCGACTGTATCAGTGGTAGCTCCTGGGTGTACTTCCTTTGCTGGTCCGTTCTCATATAATTATGGAATAGTTAGCACTGATGCTGACATATATTTGAATTTTAATACGGTGTATGACGAGTTTTTAGGTAATATTTATATAAGATGCTATTAGAAACAAACTTTGCTAGCTATCTATAATAATTAAAAGCTAATTGATGTTAAATAAGGTTGTTTTTATTTGTGCCCAACCGGATGTTCCATATTTTCATTGGCAAGTGGAGGTTTTCATTCATAATGCAATGAAAAGTGGAATAAATCCAAATTGGATAGAAATTTTGTTCGGATATGATAATAACCCATCCCCCGAAGGTATGGCTCTTGCTAGAAAATATCCGTATGTGAGGGTTTTCTTTTATAAGAAGGATGTAATTGAAAATTACGGGTACATTCCAATAATAAGACCAAATATTCTTGCAAAACATTTTGCAGCATATCCTGGATTATCTGATGAAAATATTTTTTATCATGACTCTGATATAATATTCAGAGAACTCCCAAATTTTGATTCCTTAATAAAAGATAAAACATGGTATCTTAGTGATACTGTTTCATATATAGGATCAGATTATATAAAGGGAAAATCTGTTGAATTATTCAACGAGATGTGTAATATAGCTGGTGTTGACCCTTTGTTAGTGGAGGAGAACAATAAAAATTCAGGGGGTGCTCAATATTTAATGAAGGGAATAGATAGCGATTTCTGGAAGGAAGTCGAGTTTGTTTCCCTTGATCTTTATAAATACATGAGCGACAGGGAGACGGAGGAAAGAAATAAATTATCAGAAACTGAGAATGAAACTTATAATCCAATCCAAAAATGGTGCGCAGACATGTGGGCAGTATTATGGTGCGGACTTAAAAGAGGTAATGAAATTAGAATATCTGATGAGCTTGGATTTAGCTGGGGATCATCCTACGGTACAACTGAATGGTACAAATATAAAATCATGCATAATGCCGGTGTAACTAATAATTTAAACGGCAAGGTTTTCTACAAAGGTGATTTTATAAACGAAGCTCCATGGGATCACGATTTTAGTGATATTGATAAAACCCACAATTCATATAACTACGTCCAAGCAATATTGTACGCTAAGGAAAAAAGGGATTCCCAATAGTTTTTGTGCCTATTTTATTTAGATATATAATCTGAATATAAATCGACAGATGGCAGATCAACAATTAGGTATAAATCAAGGGGATCATATTTATTATTATGACCTTAGCACCGGAGGGTTATCAAGAAATTGGACTTTCCAGGGAGGAACACCGCCCGGTGCTACTTCATATGGACCTGATGTTAGATATTATGGCGTTAATTATGATGGATATAGCACGGGATTGGTTATAACTGGTGCAGGTGGTATAACTGCTGCTGCATACAAACCAAACATAATTGTGGTTTATCCTGAGATATTCGATCCTGGCATCCAGATAACGCAGGGTATGGCTGAGGTTATTGATAGCCCAATGAGTAAGGTTGTTACATATTCAGTATCTGGATCTGCAAGTAGTGGTTTTTCTATGTATAATTGGACCATACCTCAATTAGGTCCAACATCCGGATCCCTATTATCTTATGTGAATTATGCTTGTACTGATTGGTACACCCTAACTGGAAGCTATCTTGGATCTCCAAATGCATCTTATGTTGCAACTGTAGGTCTGGATGTTATCTCAACTGTGGGTAACGAATCTGCTATGACAGCATCATTTAATTTCAGAAAGATAGGAGTTGTTGAGAACGTAAACTATTGGTCACCCGGTACATACGCAACAGCTGGGAGATATTACGACTCCTCAACATTGCCACAAAGAACCTCTGCGTTAGGTTTAGGTGGAACCTCTTTAATATTTAAGATTGATCTTGCTCCTTATACCCCGAAGTGGAATAATACAAGTTTTCATTCCACTCAAGAAGCTGTTTATTTTTGGCCAAATAGTCCCGACGTTTCTAAAACATATTCTTCGATAAAAACAAATATCATACTTAACGGTTCTGCTCTATCTAGCGCAGGTATAACTGGTGGATACACAACATCTCCAAGGACAATGTCTGGTAATTATATAATACCTGGGGACATAGCATCAAATTTCAATAGTAAATTTTACATCAGTGATAATCTATCCGGTAATATTTTTACAACCCTGGTTGATGGACTCAGGAAATGGAACACTGCTGCAGTTAGTGATTTTGTTTTAAATAAATACTATCTCTCCGGGTCAAGTAAGTTTATAGAACTTGGCGGATATAAGAAGGTTTTTATAGAAAGCCCTGATCCATTAGGTTTTGGTTACTTTATTAGACCACCTTTTGCTGATCTTGCATCGGGAATAGGGTATAAGAATAATTATCTTAGTTATCTTTGGGATGGTGGATGGGCAGCAGAAGATGGCTACGGTTTACCAACCTCTGCATATCACGGCATTTGTATACCCACAAGTGCTTTTATAGAGGAAATATACGGTGGAGGTGTTGTTAATGTAGATGTGAGAATAATATTGAAAGATTCTGCAGGTTCCACCATAACGGATTTCCAATTCGATCTTTCAGCTTCAAGTAATACCGGTAATACCCCAGATTTTTACATGATAAGTGCTTGCGATACCTCATATGGTAACTTTTCAGGAATAGTAACTTTGCTAAATGCAGGGATAGCGGCTAGACCCGGTGGGCTTTCCAATAATATAATATTTGAATTAAATAATAGTCTTGCACCATATTACGATGGTGGTGCGGAGGGAATTTATTTGGCTAATTCTTATTTTGGTGGGATGAAGATGTCAATTAAAGATCCTAAAACGAGTTCAACTTATTCCAACCGTTATATACATTCCATGGAAATATCATGGGGATCTCAGATGCAAAGCTTTTTAACTGAAGTTGGATTGGATTTTGGACCTTTCCCAACAGCCCCTTTTGCATCTAGCGTTACTGCTAGTGGAGCTGCTATGGCATCCTGGACGGGTCTACCGTCCAAAATAACAGTCCCAACATCATCATATACTAATTATTTTAGAGGTTGGAAAATTGGTGGGTCTTTATAAAAAATTAATAAAATAGATAAATGGCAAGTTACAGCTTAATAATGAATCAAATAGCTCTAGATAGTGAATTCTATGTTTGGGGATGTGGTCAGGATCTTAGGAGATTCAATGGTGATTCTTGGGAATATTATGATTATACTAATTCTGCAGTTCCTAGCGGATTTCCATATTTTCTTGATACTAGAAGTATTGACATTGATAATGAAGATGTTTTATGGTGTGGAGTTGCACAGGGGCCAACTGCTGGACTTAATGAAGTTGCAGTTTTTTCTATGAATACAAATGATGTTTCTTTGGGAAAAAGTTGGAAATTTTCAGATCTTGGGGTCTTTAATCAACCCCAAGAAATATCCCTTGTTTATGCTTGTCCTTTTGGTGATGATGTTCTTGCATTTTCAACTCCTTTGAATGGTATAGGTGGTACTGGAACTACTGGATATACTGAGGTTAATGGTGTTACTGGCGGTAGACTTTTTTATTATCTGAAGGAAATTGATAAATGGCAAGAAACAGTACCTGGTTATAAATGGCCTCATATCTACGACATAAAGGCTAAAGGTTACGAGGGAAAGGATTATTTTTATTATGTTGCAACTTCAGAAGGACTATTTACTATGCCTCAAGGATCGCAGGAGGTACAATACCTAGATTCTGTTGGTGAGATAGTGGAGCAGGTTGAGGTTTATAATACAAAAACCTCGGAAATAATATCCGATAACATTTACTCAATAGATCTTGACGAGGATGGAAATCTTTGGATTGGAACTGATCTTGGCTTATCTTTTTTTAATGGCAAAAAATTCTGGAATTTCCCAAATGACCAGTATGTTGGTGTTGATGGACCAGTAACTAAAGTTCTTTCTAGACCTAATGGACACGTGTTTTTCACTATTGGTGACGGTGAATTACATCAAGGTACAGGTTTTTATCATTTTAATGGATCAAGCATTAATAATTTTACCGATGGATCTCCATCCCCAAGTAGTACACAAACTTATATAGGAAACAATGATGTTCTTGATTTGAAATTAATAAAGCATAACACCAAACAGGGAAATCTCACCCTTTATGAAAATTCATTATGGGTTCTTTGTTATAATGATCTTGCATCATTTAATTACGATCAACCGCACGTTTATGGTTCTTCCAGAAATGCTGGTGCAACAGGTTGGAACTTTACATATTTTAATGAAGCTAAAGGATTGGACAATATTCCAATACCAAAGGTTAACAAATACACCTGGTCATATCCAGAATGGAGAGTTTATCAGGACGAATACCTTGCTAAAAGATTTCCAGGTCTTGACGAAAGAAATCTTTTTCTCACCACAAAACTGAGCGATATAGCTGACGGAAGTGCAGGAAAGCAGTCATATTGGAATAATTGGCCAATTCAAACTTTTGAAGATAAGCAAAAGGAAGATTCAATACAACCAACTTACTTCAACAATCAGATAACATTAGCACATTTGTCACCACCTGATATATTTGGACAACTAAGTGGATCTATAACAATAACTTGTTCAACTTCTTTAAAAACGAGACATGGTATAAAATATTACGTTGGTGGATATCTAAATGGAAATGTTGAAGCAACATTTGGTTATGATTACAATGGTAATCCTATTTCTTTGAAGAATCTTAATCCAACTTTGGGAGGTAACATAGATTATGGAACATATCCATCAAATTCTCATGATTATGGTGCAATGGGATTTGTTGTAACGTTTAGTGAATATGGCACTGTTGATGCGATAATTCCATTTAGAGGTTATAGAACATACGTTCAGGATATTGCACCTTCCGAGGATGAAAATTTTATTGCTGTTTCTGGTTATTTTTCAAGGTTTATAGAGAATGGTCCGTATATATGGGATTCTTTAGAAACAGAAAATGCATTGAGAGGTGGTCCAACAGGAGCACCAGCTGGATTAACTAATAATAATTATTACACTTCTCACTCCTCTGATTTTCCTTGGTGTAATTCAACATCAACTATAGGATCTGGAACTTGGCAATACACAACAACGGTTCCACCAATAAGTACTGGTTTTAATGTGAATTTTCAGAATAATCAAAATTTTGAGGAAGTTGTTTCTTTCTCCTTCAATTATAATGATATTTTTGGTAACCAAACAAGTCAATTACAGTCGTTCGTTACTGGTAACGTTCTTAATGTAACGTACGGTGCTGTTAACGCATCCTATATAATAAATTCTGTAGAGAATATTGAGACTCTTTCTGGTCTTATCTATAATGTTACTTATGCTTCTGGTGCAACTGGTCCTTTCACTCCCACACCTGGTAGTAATTATAATTTCCTCTTCTATGATACAAAATCTGGAGTTTTTCCCGCAGTTAAAGGACTAAGATCCAGAGCTCAATATTGGAACACAAACCAAATCATCTGTAATAGTCCATTCGTTGCTAAAATTGGTAGGGATCTAGGAAATACCACCTCATTTACAGGGCTAGGACAGAATTCAGATTTTACAAGTGATGTTAGAAAATCTTACAGAGGTCTTGGCTTCAGACATTTTCCTGCAAAATATATGTCGAAAAGAACAGATCTTAAAAATTCCAAGGTGGATATAACTAAATATTCTATAAATCTTGCATTGTCATCCTTTGTTAATCTTTCCGTTAATAGATCCGTTATAAAAACAGCTGACGTCTCAACCCTTAAAAATCTTTGGAAAAGAACCAATGATGGATTTTATACAAGCGAGAAAATATTAGGAACAACATACCCAATATCACAAACTTGGTCCGGGGATTCCGTTATGTCATATGTTAGATTATCTTCCGATGATTTGTCATTAATGGCAACAACAAATTCACAAACGTATCAAATTGGATCTTTAACATCCTCAACTAAAAATCTTAGTATTGCTAAGTCCATGCATAATGATTCAAGTACTATCATAACAGGTAATTCTAATAGATCATTTAGTATGGCAGGAATAGATTTTTTTAATGGTACTCAGGGAACATATAATCAATTCTATATCCTTATCGATGGTAAAGGTTTAGGAATAACCGGCGGATACGTGAATGGTAAATCTGGATCTTCGTATTTACCTAAAGCCACGAATGATCAATCAGTTTATTATGTCACGACTGAATTTGGAGCATCTGGTAGCTATTTTGGAAATAATTTTATTGCTGAATCCGCAACTGGTTCCTATTTCCTTACATCAACGATAACTGAACAGGGAACACCGAAGACTTTCTATAAAACTTTTGTTGGAAGACCTTCCATCTCAACTTTCCTTGATGATGTTGAGTTATCGGGTGATGATCAATATTTAATAACATATAAAACGATAGGTTCCACAAATCCACCGTTTTATAACATGCTTAAAACTGATTTAACTGGTGTTCCTCTTGCTTCTATTAATTTTGGTGGTGCGAATCTAAATTGTTTTACTTCCACAACTGATCCGGATGGAAATATTTTTATGTCTGGTTATTATTACAGAACAGATGGATTTGATTATGATGGTTACATATATTTGTCGAACGATAGTGGATTCAGTCTCTTATCAAAAAGACATAAAGCAGATCTTGGTTTAAATATGGGTCAAATTATATCAAGACCTGGATCCGGTGCATGGACATGGTGTGATGTTCACTCTACAAATAGCGGAATGCAAATACCACTAATGACAACGGTTGTCTTTAATAATTATGCTTCCAACATATACGGCAAGAAAAATAATAAATGGATACTTAGTGATTCTGTGACTGGTGAGGAGATTTTAAACGTAAAAAACACCCCTTATTTCATCTATACTTTTACAGCACCTGGTAACTATACAATTTACAATAGTGTTGAGGACGCGGCAGGTAACGTGTACGTACAGACCAATCCTGGGTACATCGAAGTTATAAATCACAAACAAAAAAATCCAAACGATAAACGTCCGGATTTTGTTAATTCGTTTGATTATGGACAGCCTGAAGTATTTCCTGGAAGAGATTATCAAGTTCATAAATTAGCTAAAGATATGGAACAAGAACAAGCCTCTATATTAAAAGGTGAAGCCGTTCCTTTTGGTGCAGGCTTTACAGTTTATCATAATCCTGATGCAACATTTAGACAGGATGGATAATTAATCTAAATTGTTATCCTCTTTGTATTTTTCGTAGTTATCTGTTAACTCAACTAGAATAGGATTTCTTACTATATCCTCCCTTGTAAAAGTGAATGAATCACATTGACCTACTCCGTTTGCTATTTTTTCTGAAAATGTAAGTAGGTCTTTTTTTCTTGCTTTTAAATCCCATTGTGTGATGTCCCCACAAATAACTATTCTAGAATTCTGACCCATTCTGGTTACAACAAGCATTATTTGTCTAAGGTCTGCATTTTGTGCCTCATCCAAGATTAATATGGTGTCATCGAAAGTTCTACTTCTCATAAAAGCTAGTGGCTGCATATCAATTGTTTTTGTATCAGTCATTAGTTTTATTTTTTCCTTTGCTTTTAGTATTTTTTCCATGTTAGAGATATAACCTTCCATGTAAGGTGCTATCTTTTCATCAACTGATCCTGGAAGAAATCCAAGATTTTCCCCTGATTCAACTGCTGGTCTAGCAAGGATGATTTTAGAATGTTCTCCCTTTCTTATAAGATCTAGAGCTGCATAACACGCCACGAATGTTTTCGCTGTTCCTGCCGGTCCAGTGCAGACTGTTAAGAAATTACTTTCGATTGTTCTAAAAAATTTTAATTGTGAATCTGTGAATTTGATGTGATTGAAATCTTCCTTCTGTAGAATTGGCCCTTTTGGTAAACTATCAACTTTAGAAGTTTTTGTTGATTTTGTTTGTTTTTTCTCCGTCTTAATTGGAGCTGGCTCATTTTTTACTTTTTTTCTTGGCATTTGTTTTTGTTTTATTTAGTTAATAAGAACTTTTTCAGATAACACAAAGGTTTGTAGTGTTGATTTGAACATAGATATATATTTCACACAAAAAACAATTAAAAAGAAAAATGGCAACAGTAAACATTAATGAAATCTTAGGAACCGATTCCATTTCAGGTTCCAGAGTAACCATAAATTCTAACTTTCTAATACTCCAAAATTGGATAAATGGTTATGTTAGTGTTTTTGGTATAGACACAACAAATGGAATATTAGATTTATCTAATGCTTCTACCGGAAAAGTACAAGCAAAAATTGGTAGATTTGATTCTTTATCTCTTCCTTCAAGCGGAACTGCTACTGCATCAATTAGTTCTGCCGGAGCAGCTTTATTTTCTGATGTGCAAACCACAACATTTACAGCATCGGGAGCTCTAGTTGCAAATGGAACAATAACCTTAGGAACAGGTTCAAGCTTTGTTGCTGGAGGAACCGCTTCATTCAATGGCCAATTGGGAGCTAATGCTGCTCTTGTGCTTGGACCCCAAGGTAGAATAACAAGTCAAAACACAACTTTTGTTAATGGTGCAACAGTGGGTCAAGCATTTCCAGCTACCAATTTAGGTGGCGGTGGAGTAGCTACTTCGGTTAACTCACCTTATGCTATTACTGGATTGGAGGATGTTATTTATGCTAATTGCGCATCTCCAGGATTCTATATGAAAGTTTGTGATGGTGTTGCACCTGTTGGTGGTACTGTTGCAGCTATAGCAGCTGGTACAAGAATAACCATCATTAACACTTCCTCTACTGCTGGATATATTGTAACTGGTGTTACTGGTTCACCTAGCTATTATACTGGGTTTAATACTGCTGCTCTATATGGTGGATTTAATTCACCAGGTATTACAGCTGGTGCCGGAAAGGCATATAGATCTGCTATAACTTTACAGTGGGAACCTAGAGTTGGTAAAGGACAAGCAACACAAAATGGTTCTTGGGTAGTTCTAAGCCATAGTAACGTAACACTATAAAATAAAAAACAAATAAAATGGCAAAAACCCCATTTATTAGACCTTTGCAGGTACAGGGAGGAACTTTTTACACATTCTCCTCTTCCGCAGAAGATCTTTCGTTTACTTTTAATAATACTTCAAACAAATTTAGATTTTCTAAATTTGCTTTGTTGAATATACCAAATTTCGACGATGGTACAGGAACTAAATCCTTTAGTAATTATGTAAAATTAGATGCTCCAGATAGTTCATTCATAGATTATTCAACATCAGCAGGTAAAATTATAACAGGAAATGGTAATATAGATTTTTCACAAAGTTTTCAAAGCTATTGTTTAAATTTGGAATCTACCATAACAGGAACTGATGAGTATGATTCTGGATTGAAACAAAATATTTCAGAGAGAGTATTTTTCAAATGGCTGAAAGAATTAGGTGCTATTAGATGGAGAAATGCAAATTCTAATGAGGTTGCACCATCACTTAATCAAACAACGGTAACTTACGATTCTGCAGGATTACCTGTAACCCAAAAAAGGTACGCGGAAGGGGACGCTCCCGCGGGAACAACTGGATCTTATGGCATGACAGGTTCATTCTATAATAGAGTTGTACAATATGTTGGTAATTTGGATATAGTAAACTCCGTAAAGAATTCAACAAACACCTATTCGGAAGTTTATGTTTATGTTCCTACAAGGGACGGTAATTCGCCAACTGTTCTATTTAAAAATGTGGTTGATACCAATTATTATCCTGATTATCAGTGGACAAATAATCCTGCAAATCCTCTTAATGACGAGTATCTTCATGGTAGAAATTATGATGAAACAAATCCAAGTGGACTTACCAATCTTGCTATATTTGATGATGATGCTCTAGGAGTACCCACATCATCATACATTGATACGTATACGGGAGCAACAGGTATTGCTGGAAATTGGTATTCTCCTAGGGATACTGCAAACACATATTTTACAGATTCCCAATCTGCATTTACTGATCCTTCCAATTATATAATAACCAAAAATAATAACGGTAGAAGCATCACTTATGTTAGAAGTAAACTTGATTCCATAGGTATAGATTTTGACCCAAATTCATACCAGGGTATAGTAAGCAATCCAAACATATCAACATTAGAGGAATTTAATGCAACTGCAGATTCAACAGATTTTGAGTTCAATGCGATTCTTATTTATTATGATGTTTACGATCCAGCTACACCATCAAGTGTTGCTACAAATCTTTATGGCGTTCTATTCATAGATGATGTTAATTTGGTTAGCAGTGATGTATTTATACCTAGACTTGCAAAACACAGACCGAATCCGGTAACTAAACTTAATGGTAATTCTTACGGATTTAAAATAAATCTTAAATTTGATACTGATATAGACCAAACAGGGGTTGAGCAAGCAATAAATGACTATTCGCCATTCTCCTTATCCATGTTTATGGATGCTATGAATGTGTTACAGGACGCTAGCTCAACTTTAAATAACAGTGCAACTGAATTTATAGATCTTAGCAATAGAGTGACTAATTTGGAAAATATTACATTATCAACTTCCACCGTCACAAATATAGACAAAAGAATTGCAATGTTGGAAGAAGCATTTGCAGCAAATCAGGCATTGTTTAATAACACACAAGCGGTTATGGGACTTATAAATCAGAATTATGATCTAGTAAGAGCAATTATAAACAACCAAACTAGTGTTGAGGTTTCTTATAATCTTGATCTGTTAAAACAAGGTCCTGGTGTTACTTTGGATAGATCCACGCCTAATCAAGTTACTGTCTCAAACTCTAGCCAGGATTTTAATATGTTAAATACCTTGGGAGTTGGTACATTTACACAAAATGGTGATAATATTATAGATCTTGTTCCATTTTCTAATTATTATAAACATGTGAACAATTCCACACCACTGACTTTAAGCGGTGATCTAACAATAAAAATCAACGACGGAACGGTGAACTGGAAAAATGGACAGAGATTTAGATTATCATTTGGCGATAAAATATATCCTGGAAATTATATAATAAAGATCCTTACCAATTCACTTGGTAAATATCCAATAGCCAATCCTACAACTTCTCCGTATTCAAAGATAATAATATCTCTTAATGATGATATCTTTTCTGCTCATGATTATGAACCTGTTTTTGATATAGTTTGTATAGATGAGAATAATCTCAAATTCCAGGTAGACGTGATAGGAAAAAGCTTAACAAATAATCAATAAAAAATAACCAAAAATGGCTGGAACACAAAATACAATAAGTTCTTTAGTAGCTCAGTTTTTAAGACTTCAGAAAAATTCCCTTGAAATAATCAACGGATTAAATCAAGTTGCGGTATCTACGAACAATACCGTTTCTATTGAGGTTCTTGATGAACAAGGTTTACCTAAAACCGCAAATATACCTTCGTATGGATTTCTTAGAGGCGAGATAGACAGGCTTGATAACAATATAAAATCACTTGCTGGTATCGGTGATTCGTCATCAACTGTTAGAAATCCAGACGGAACATATTCCCAGGTTTTCAAGGTTGAAACCCTAAAAAATCCACCTAGCTTGAGTAATCTTGCTGTTCCTAGTACATTTGCTGTTAAGGATAACTGGTTTTTCGAAAGCTTTTTAACTCCCTTACTTTATATAAGCATAAATGTAACTGGGCAAATATCGGATGCTGCTGATAGAATAGTCGTTAAAAGGGTTATTGCGAACACGCAGACGGATGATCAAAAGGCATACTTTGATGCAAATATAAAGGGAAGAAACGACTTAAGTTATGATCAATATTTAAAATTGTTAAATGATAACGGTATTGGATATTTTGTTGATGAGGACATAGTTCAACTTCCTTTAAGAACTATAAGATATATCGGAAACTTCGGTGTTATAAGCTATTATGATGATACTGTTACGTCAGTTGATGCTAATGGAAATTCGTTCCAGGAGACAAGAAGAAATTATAAGTTAGATAAAATAGCCTACACTGATACATTAACTAACGTTAAAGATGGGAAAAGTCTTGATGCTGGTGATAAAGTTGCAACTCAGGACGGAAGTTTATATCAAGTAACAGCAGTTAATAAGGATCAAGCTTCTATACAAGCAAAGAGAGTTTCTGGGTATCAACCTATACAGATTGGTGCAAATAGTATATCAATTTCATCCACCGATTTTGGTCCTAGATATGTTCAGGTAAACGTTGGATATAATGAAAGACAAGGTATATTTTTCAAAACGATAGATGATAACTTTAACATAGTAAGCGCCGATTGGTCAACTGGGGTGGTTTTCTGGAGTAATGAACTAAAGACAAAAAATTCCAGCGGTGAACTCGTAACTCTTGAAACGTATTATCTCAATGAGGTTTCGGATCTTGGTAAGGCTTTCCTTGGTGCTGCTAAGGAGAATAAAATTCCTGCCATTCAGGGTCTCAGACCTGATGCTCCAAAGGTTACCGTTGATAGTTTTAAGGTTGTTCAGATAAACAAGCAGGTTACTGATTCAACTTCAGTTAAAGTTGTTGAAGATAAGTTAAATCTAAAGACAACTCTAAAAAGTGAAATTGATGCGCTTGACCAAGCAATAGCTGAAACAAGACTTGAACTGAATGCTGGATTATCCAGACACGTCACACATACTCAGTCACCAAGGTCTTTCATTAGTGATTACACACAATTCGGAAATGGTTATGATAACGGAATAAACGTTCCGAATAGAAACTATGATAACATCATAACAAATAGTAATATAACTTCACCTCCTGGTACAGATGTTGCTTCCATAAGAGCAAATCTTAACAGCTTGATTGATGAAAGAACAAAGAAAGCACAATTGTATGCTTCTCTTGTTGATGAGGTGAATGTGTTAGTTAAGGATGTTCCGCAGATAGTCGAAGCACCTAAATATAGAGTTAGAGGTTTTTGGCCCTTTCCTGCACCTAAGATTGATCCTACGACTGGTGCACAAGAGGTTATCCAATTCAATGTTAAATATAGATATCTTAGTAACGGTGGAGCTTCACAGCCAGCTGAACAAATTGAATTTGTTGATAATGATGGCGCGAAGAAGAATGCCGCATTTTCAAACTGGACCGAATATAAAACCGACATTAGAAAAAAAGTATATGATGAAACAAAAGGGATTTATGTTTGGTCAGCTGAGGTAACTTCGGATGCTAATGTTCAGAACGTCAATCAGTTGGATATAGCAATAACTAAGGGTGAAAGAGTAGAAATTCAAATATCTTCTATATCGGAAGCTGGATGGCCAGAAAATCCTTTAACATCTGATTATTCTGATTCTGTTATTATACAATTCCCTGATAGTTTATCTGTGACTGGTGTTGCTGATACATTGAACACAAATACGCAGGATGCTGCTGTTGTTAAAATGCAAAGAACCCTTGATTCTCAGGGATTACCTTCGCATCTTTCTCAACAATTCACTGCTGGTAATAATACATATTACCATGACACAACAGGTATAGCTAGTGGATTCTTTACTAGCGCAGGTACTGTGATAAGCCTGTTTGATAAAATAACCGATTTACAAAATCAGATTACATTATTAACAGCTCAATTATCTAAAGCTAAAGGTGTTCTTGAAGTTTATATACTTGATTCAAATAACAATAAAATTAAGGTATCTAAAGGGTCAACAGTTAAAATTACTGCTGGTTTTTATTCTGATATATTTTCGGATCCTCTTGGATTTGATGCAGGTAAAACAGCCTCATTTACTTACAATCTTCAGCTTTTTAATCAACAAGCTTCCAGCGTTGAACTTGCATCGATTATACCTGGAGGTTTAGCACAAAAGGCACCTTCAACTATAAGTGCTTCGTTCCCGGTAGGATATAATGATAATCTTAGATATGGTGATTGTCCTATTTCATTAACAGCATTAACTCTAACCGATCCATCCATAATTGATAATAAATGGTTTAGACAAGCACCTCCATTTGCTTCCGCTAATGCATATTCACAATACGTTTATCCTAGATTTAAAACAGTTGGATATGATCAGCCGTTATATCAGAGTGATGCTAGCTTATCGACATATTTCATTAATCCACCGGAGACATCCTCATACAGTGGTAATGCATTGAGTGCAACAAATTTCGGTATAACAAAAAATGGAACATCTGCAACATATCCTCAGAGTGGTTCATTTATGATACCTTATAATCCAACTGTATCTCCTCCGCCAGAATCTGGTCCAACTAATAGTGCTATCTGGAATGGTACTTATTCCGGGGTAACTGGTGGTACTGCTAACGGTGGTGGTTATATAACAGAATTTTGTATACATAAGGATCACCCTTATTTAATAACTGTTGGCCAGACTAATGGATATAGTACATATGAATATATGGTTAAACCTTTCGTTTCTGGTGGTAAGGTTTATCCTCCATTTAGACACACCCAAACTTTCTGGGGTGATACAACTCTTAACTATTATTGGATTCAACAAGCCCATAGGGATCCTGTAAATTTTGCACAAACCTCAACTGACGTTAGAACTGATTCCATGTATGCTGATAAACTCGGGTTTACTGTTAATGATCAATTTTTAATAGGCAAGTATTCTTGCGGTGCATATTTATATCTTGCTCCACAATCTGGATCATCCATACAGGTTTCTGGTACCACTGCTCTATCTACACTTTCACTTGGAACAGGAGAAACTAATGCAATAAATGTTCCTATAATATTTCAATTTAGAGCAGTAGATAAACTTGGATATATCGGAGGATGGAGAAAATCAGGAAATCTTTCAAATATAACTTATACAAAGAAAATTGGTATTGATATACAAATACAAAATGAGGATTCATTTTCTTTCGATGTACAAGTTACTGGATCATATAAAAATGACACATTAGTTGCTCCTAATTTTGACAGTGGTCTTACAACTAATTAATAACAAATAATAAATGACATATGTCTGGATCAAAACTTTTTGATTATAATTCTTCATTTGCCGTTATAAGAACAAACCCTAAGATTACTGGTAATCTTAGGGTAACTATTGATTCTTCGGGTAAGGTTTCTTTCAATTCAATGAACGCAAACCAAACTCTTAGTAATGATAGATTTAAGAATTTCAACATAACTGGGGAGAATACATTTGCTCTTGATGTTTTTAATTTTTTCGATAAGGGTAAACTAGCAAATAATATAATATTTGATACAGCAAGATTTACTAGAGGTGACAGAGAAGTTTCCAAAATATTCTCAGATCAATATGATTTTTTTTATGCTAGTGGAGCATCCGCTTTAGCAGATAAAAATTACACTGAAACTTTTAGTTATTTTGCTCCTATTTGGTTAAAAAATGAAATACCCGATTACTTTGTGATCTTCAAAGTTCCTGGTCCGCTGAGTTACATATATTCCAAAAATGAAACTGATATAAAGTCAGGTTTAAAATACAAGATCATAAAACACTATAACAGTGATTCTGATTTTGTTATATCATATGGGAAAACACCATCAGGTGAACCCATATACATAAACAGTGGATCCATATTTACTGGATCCAGTGAATATCCTACTTATGAAATTGTTAGTGGCTCTGGTATAGTTTGTATATTTGATGAATTATATAATATTGATCTCGTTGATGATGTCACAACAACATTCAAGGAAAAAATATTACCAAATTGTTTAGCTATAAAAACATTTGATCTTACTAAAACTTCTAAGATTGGTAAATATATCAGAAGTATAGTTTCTGATAAAAATTTTACAGATTCACCAATTGATGTAAATTGGGGACCAAATTCATACACATATTATAATGGTGTTTCTGTATCACAGGGTTTATACACAAGAAAGGGTGAAATATTATCCGGATATTTTTCTAGTGATTCGTCAGATACTATGATAGATTTTGAATCCTATGTCACTAATGGTTTTTCTAGAAATGGTGTAATCCCACCCAATATATTAAATCTTGAATTTCTTTTTGATGATGATGAGGCTGATAACTATTCCATAAATAGATATTTTGGTATGTATGTTTCCAGAAACGATCTTAATGTATTGAGATCTAATGGAGAATTTTATTATAAATTCAAGGACCTTGATGGTAATGAGAATTTACCCAAACCAACAAGAGATGCTTTTGGATATTATTATAATACTGAAAGTTATGGGATAACTGCAGATTCTGGTGTTAGATTATTTTATGAAAAAGACATTAGTGATGGAAGTAGTCCTGGCGTATTACCTGGATCCGATAATGTTAACATATTGGATTCCAATAAACTTTATTATATAACGGATAAGAATGGTAATTTTTACAGTCTCAAAAGGGATGAAGACTATGTTAATTTTGGTGGTAATTCTCCTAAATATGCATACGGGCCTTATGACGAATTAACTGGTACATTTGGTACTACTGGTTCTAATTTTATTTCAACTATGGGAAGTTTTGTTATACAAAATAAAAAAACTGATCTTCTTAATTTCACTGGAATAACTGAAAAAATATCAACCATTCCAGCAACACATGCAACGACGCCAGGTAGAGCTTATGCTGAAATTAAATTTCTTAAAAGTTATGATAAAATAAAACCTGTAACGTTTAGACTGTATTGGCCGAATGGTAAGAATAAGGAGGGTAATAAAAGATTTGATGTAGTTTCTTCTGCGGATCTTTCTGCTGTTCTTGTATGGATTGATGGATCTTATTACTCAACCGGATCCTCCTTTTATTTCAATGCAGCAACAGGCAAGACTAGTGATGTTGCTAGCGCTTTTTCCGGTGTTATTAATGATGTTGATAGTGTAACTTGGGATGCTGGTGTAAACCTCGATTCCTCCGTAATCAGGCTTAGAGATTACGGAGAGTATGGAAATAATTCATATTCAATAGCGGTTTTTGATGATTACGATGATTTTTTATTAAGATTTAAAGGTGATTGGTCAAATAGTAAAACTTACTATCAAAATGAAATTGTTTTGTATAATAATATTTTTTATTATGCCTCAACTACAATTTATCCATCGTATCAGGGTCCTGGTACATATACATCCTTTTGGATAACATATAATGGATTCAATAACGATGGATATATTGAAATCAACGGAACAGATGCCTCCATATATAATGGTCCAGTTAACTTTGTAGGTGGAACTAGAAAATCTGATAGCAGATTAATATTTCCGAGTACCTACTTGGATTTTATAAAACCTGGTGATTTTATAAATACCAAGGCTGGTTATACAAAGGTTAATTCAATAACAAGATATATTGACACACCTCAGAGAGATCCGATAAGTGATAAAATAATTGGATTTGAAAATTTTACCTATAATTATGTTTTAAATATAGATGATAACATTGAAATTGATCTGGGTTACGATAAATCTTTTAATGTTTATAAATCTGCTAAAATTAATTTAGGTGTATTTACATTTTTTGACGTTAAGGAATTCGATTTTGATTTCTGGAGTTCCGATTATGGGTACACACCAACTCCTGAAACATATAAATATTTTCAGATACCAACGGGTGTTACCGGAATAATTAAACCAAATGTACCATATTTGGTTAAGCAGGGACAGGTTGAATATGCTGGAATCGTTTATCCACAGAGTGGAAGTGGATCAGTTCAAACATCCAATCTTTTTTATGGCGCCACTGGATACACATCAATAAAAAATGCAAGACCTGATTTATTTAAGGAACTTATAGTTATTCCTGCTGAATATTCTGATATCTACTATGATTCATCAACTGATATAATTTATGGAGCAACAGGAAGTCCAATAGGATATAATAAAGATCTTGATACATTTAATGGATTTATAGGAATACAGGATATTTCGCCAAGTTCTGTTGGTATAGATCCATCCAAAATACAAATATTTAATAGAGGTAAATTAGAAACTGAATATCAGTATTTGAATGAAAACTACAGCACTAGTCTTTCAAATGTTTCTAGAATTGTGCCCTTTATAAACAAGTGGGTTTATACTGACGGTACTGATGCTAGAGGCAATGGGTATAGATTAAATTCAAGTCCTGCCTTTTCGCCAACAAATTTTTCTCCGAGTTTCGATAAGAATAATTCCGATTCCAGATATCTTACCCATGAATGGTTCTTATTAGAACAGCCTCCTAGAAATTTTCCAATCGAGGCTATGAAAAACCAAAATAGTTATCTGCCTGGAAAAATAGATTTGGATCTGGCTATAGGTGATGGTAATTATTTAGAATCTTATTTTACTGTTGAACCCTCCGATTATCCTCTGGAATTTAGAGATGATAAATCTTACACGAAGGAATTGTTTACTACATTCACGTATAACAAATCTAGTGGCTTTTACGAGACCCTTTTCAGAGGAGCTAAGATTGTGCTTAAAAAAAGATCAAATCTCTCTAATAGTGTCTCAGATTCGTTAGACAGATATATTCCAAAATATAGAAACTATGAGGATTATAAATTTGCTGCTATATTAAGACCAATAGTAGAAAATGATGATGTAATACAAGATCCTGTTAGTTATAGAATAATTGAAAATCAAAACCAAAAATTTATACTGTTTGTTTGTGATGTTGTGATGAGGGATTACAAATCCCAGGGAGTTGGTTACACTGGAGGAACTGGGGGTGATCCAATATTGGATTATACTCTTCTTTATTCAGTTAACAATAAGGAAAAACTAACATATCCTATGGTTCCTGGTTCTAGACTTTATGAGATATCGGACATTAAATTAAGTTCAGCTCTGGATCTTTCTGTTGGATCAGGATCTGTTGTAAATACAACAACGGGTGGTAAAGTTAATATAATATCTAGTTCAACTTACGATACCGATCTAAGGGAAGAAATTCACACATTCTTCAGTGAAAATTCAGCTAATGCAACTTCTGGTCCATCTGCAACTGGACCTGGTAGTTTTTATGTGACCCAATTTACACCTTTGGTAACATATCCTTGGCCAATAGGTGTTGGTCCAAATTATTTAGATTTTGCAAAAATAGTTCCACCAGGAACACCGAATGGTTCAGGAACATCTCCTGAATATACATTCTCTATAAACTTTTCATCTTCCAATCCGGTCATAGTTCCTGTTGGACCTCAGTCAATTTATAGAAATAAACCGGTTTTCCAAAAATCAGGAGGTCTGGGTTATTATAGTTCTATACTTCAGAGAATATCACTTTCTGGTATTGCCTCTAGAGTAAATACCAATTCTTCGTATATTAAATATGAAACTTATAAGGATACTGGTGTAGTTTATAATGATTTTGAATTTCATATGGATAAGCCTTCTAGGATAATAAAATCTAAGGGATCAAAATCAAGTAAATATTACGGAGGTCCACAAACTCTTGGTGAATCGGTAGCAACAGCATACACAATAAATGCAAATCTTGATTTGCCGTCAACACTTTTAAGATACTCTGGTGGATATGAGCCTATCTTTAGAAAGATAATACATTTTGATAGAGATAAAAGTGATACAATAGCCCAAGTTTCTTATGATCCTTGGATATTCGATCTTTCTTTTAGAAATTGTAATTTTGCTCCATATAAAAGATATTTTGGACTATCTAGGAATCTATCTTTTACCAAGGTTTCAAACGATAAGAACATATTATCATTGAGTCAAAATTTACCGGAAGGTCCAGTATATCCTCTTGTTGGTCAATCACCTATATGGAAAAAGAATTTCAATGTTTTCTCATCCTCTTGGGATCCAGGATATTATGATAGATTTAGCGGACCTTTGACTTACGATAGAGTTGCAGGTACAAGATCTATGCAGGAGTATAAAGGTTTCTTGGGTTCAAAGATAATGAAAACTCCTAACACTTTGGAGTTTGATAATTATATAACCCTGGAGATAGTTAGAAATGGAATATCCTATGCTATCTCTGATGTGGCCCTTATAAATTCCCAGATAGATTCATTTTTAAAATCCATACAAAATATTACTGTTGCTAATTCTGGAACAGGAATAGGTAGACCTGACCCATATGCTTCGGGTGTTGATTATGATAAACTAGATCTAAATCTTTTTCCTAATGCCGAACTTGTTTGGCAATATTTTCCTGATATAAATAAGGTAAAAGGTATTATAAGAATGGATAGAATGCTTAGCAGATATCTTCTAAATGATGGCATAAAACAGGTTTTTATAGATAACATTATATCCGAATTTGGTGTAGGTAATCCGGATTCCATAGATGATGATGTTGCAGAATATGTAAAAAATAACATTATTCCGTTATTCATGGGTGAAAATATGACACTTTTTGCTAAAAAAGAATCATCTCCTAATGCACAGGAAACAAACAATACAAAATTAGTTAGAGGTGATATAGCAACAGCATATAAATACCAGGAAGGTTTCTATCCGGAATCTAATTTTAAATTAACAAAATTGACCAACTTAATATATACATTCGAATATAATCTAGATAACAATTATTTATATTCCTTATTGTTTAATTTAGAAATAACCAAGATATAATTATGCCGGTAACCAATATAAAATTTATAAATTATAGTGACGGTCAAAATCTAGCAATAGATAAAATAAACCACAATTTTGACGAAATTGTAGAAGCCCATGGTGGATCTGTTGGAGAAACTGGACCTAGTGGGGATAGAGGACCAATTGGAAGTAATGGTTTAATTGGACCGACTGGAAATGATGGTCCAAGGGGAACCAAATGGTTTGTGCAGGGAATTATGCCATCAACAACACCCGGAAATTCTGTGGTTTATGGAGATTATTGGGTTAATAATGGGGATAGTTTAATTTATCAATTTGGTCCTACTGGATGGAATAGCACAGGATATAGTTTGTCGTCTTCCGGTAATATATTTAATGATGTTACCTCATATTTTACTAATGGAGGAACAGGAATTTCTGTTAAATTTGATCAGGTTTCACCCGAAAATTATACTTTTATAATTTCGGATAAATCTGCTCAGTCTGGAATAATTAACGAGAAGCTAGCAAAATTCCTTATTTCCACAGATACCTCCGGAGATCCTTCGGCTCTTCTTGAATTCATGAAAAGTGATTTGATTTTAAGCAACGCTGGAGATTATGCATTACATCCAACTTTCTCGTGGGCTACCAGTTTACCAACTGATAACTCGTTGAAGTTTGATGTTCCTGGTGGATCGTTATTAATAGGAGCATCCGGTGGATTTTCCTCGAATTCACAAAAAATTGATGTCTCTGCAGGTTCTGCTATAGATATAAATTACGGAGCAACTTCTGGATCTGGTATATCTGCAACTGGTGGAATCAATATCATTTCATCAAATCCAACAAACGGTGTTTTTAATATACTAAGTGATAATTTAAGTATAACTGGTGGACATGCATCCTTTAAAAGTAGTGTAGAGTTAAACGGAAGTCCAAGTGGTAATTCTCCATCAGTTGAACTCATCATTGGTGGGACATCAGGTTTAAGAACAAGAAGAACAGCAGATAATTTTAACACCATATCAAACAGTGTATATAATGTTTCTCTTGAAACACAAGCTGATAAGGAATTCTACATAAACACAAAGGGTAAAATAAGAACTAAAAAACTTAAAACAGGTGTGACTTATCAAAGTTATCAGAATTCAGCATTTAGTTCCGGTGGAACAAATTGGTATTTTATATCAAGACCTGGTGGTCCAGTTCAATCTACTGTTATTAAAAATGGAAATACTGTTATAGTAACAATAAATGAACCTAACCCAATAGCAAATTTTGGTATTGGTTTGTATAGTGATCCGCTTTATTCTTTATGGGGTCCTGGATCAATAGACAATGGACAAGCCATTGATATAAGTGTTTACTGTAGTCCAGATTTAAACCAAGGATCCAATACTCTTTTTAAATATATTGGTGTTGGTACAACTGGTGGTGTGGTTCCCAAAGTAACTTTACCTACTCCAGCATCAGCTGTTGATTTTACTATTGTCAAGGGTGTAACTGGTAGTACCACAACAGTTTATTATAAAGCTTATACTAGTGCTGGAGGATCTGGAGGATCTTTTACAGTTTGATATATAGTCTAAGATAATTAAACTGTATAGATGGCCCTTATAAAATTACTGAGAATAGAAGACGGAGATTCCCAAAAAAATCTAACTGACAAGTTAAATTATAACTTTAATAGATTAGTTACTTTTGGTGGTGGACCTTATGGGAGGATGGGTAAAAAAGGTCCCATTGGTCCAAAGGGACCAACCGGTCCTATTGGATCGCATGGAGATTCTGGTATAAGAGGAACAATCTGGACTGTTGGTGTTTGCCAGCCTTCCATTGCATCATCCATTGATGGTGATTATTGGCTTAATACTTATTCAGGTAATTTAGTTTATCAATTTTCTCAGAGCTCTGGCTGGAACTACTATGGATTCAATATAAAATCAACCGATTTATTTGATGTTTTTGGCCCACTTTCAACCTTAAGTGGTGTTAGTGCATATAGAGGATACTTTATAGCTTCACAAACCCCTCTAAATTATACAGTTGTTATAAGTGATGCTGATCTTTCAAGCGGTGCAGGAGCAACTGCAGCAAATCTTTTTATTAATCCTCAGTATTCAAAATTTGTAATTGCGACTGATAGTAATAACACTTCGAAAAATTTATTGGAATTCAGTAAGGGTGACTACGCTGATGATGTGAGCTTCACTTCAAAAACACCAAAGATTCTTTGGAATCCTGGTGCAACAGCTGACAGAGGTCCATATGGATTGTTATGGAATAATGACTATCTTAATATAAATGTCAGAAATTCCAGTTCTTCCAATGGTTATTTTAATATAAAATCAAATACCGGTAATTTCTTAGTAAATTCTACCGGATTTAATTATTTTTCCAATGATCCCAACCAAATATCCAATCTTATCTCCTATGGAAATATAATTTTTGATTTAGGGTCGGGTAAAGTTCTTTTCTCTACTAAAAATATATCTTGGAACGTTGATAAATTTTATATAAATTCCTCGCTTGGTATATCAACTGGAGCATTAGAATCAGAATATGCTTTAGATCTTGTGTCCAGTGATTCTGGGTCTGGAAATCTTAGATATATTTACAATTCAAATGGTGTTAGAGATGCGGTGCTTATGAATTTCTATCAAAGTAGCCCATCATATTATCAATTATTTACTGTTACTGGTGATGGTGTAACATATGCTGATAAAACAGTAAGATCTGTACAAACACCGCAACAATTAACTCAAAGTGGAAGTAGTTCAACTTCCATAGGAACGGTTAATTGGGTTTCATTGGTTCCTTCGATAACAAATACTGGATATATTAATGGCTGTTTTTATGTTAATAATGGTGCAGACCATATAATAGGAAAATCACCATCAGCATCGGCTGGTAATAGAGGGATATCAATATTTACACCAGCAACGGGTGGATATCTAAATAGCGAAAATGGTGGATGGCTAAATATCCTTGATAATTATGAAGCAATAAGCTTTACTGTAAGAAGCGATAATCCAGGAGCAACTGGTAGTTGTTTTAAATACATAGGTCTAAATACAGATTATAATGAACAAACCTCACCTTCAACCCTACCTTCGCAATCGGATGTTATTCTTGCTGGGTATGCAGCAAACATCGATATAACGATAATAAACATGACTGGATCTGGAGCAACGTTAAGTTCTAATAGATGGTTTAGAGTTTATTATTCTGCTTGGGGTGGAACTTTAAACACACCACAATGTGGTGTTATATCAACATATAATTCAATAGCAAATTAATAAGGAAGATGCATTTTAATACTAAATACATATTTAAGGGTGATACCGAAAAAGAAATAATTGGAAAAATCAATTATAATTTTGATCAAATACTTTCATTTGCAATAGGTCCCGATGGTCATCCTGGTCCAAGAGGAGCAACAGGTATCTTTGGACCTGCTGGTAAAAGAGGTCCGAGTGGGAGCCCTGGAATTAGAGCATCGAAATGGTATAAGCAACCGACGGAACCTTCCGATGCACCAAATACTAATGATGTTTGGATAGACAATTCGGTTTCTGATGGAAATATAAAGATATTTAATTATCCTATAACAAATTACCAATGGCAGAACAGCGGATATTCTTTTTTGAATTCCAAATATTTCCAATCCTATTCATATATCCAAGGACCTGGTGGTGCTACTGATAAATATGTGATAGGTTTTAAATATCCTGGCGGTATAACAGGTTCAGCTAATACCTCTCTTTTAATAAGTGATTTCAATCTTAATTCTGTAAAATCAAATCCTAATAATTCCAAGGTTGTCGTATCCACACAAGATCAAATTGATAGGCCCATTATGACTTTTTCTAAAAATGGTGCTATCTCCGATGATGTTCCATCATTCTATTGGAACTCGACAGGTAATAATGCTGGATTGAAGTTTGATATTGGCGGTGCTTTTAGTGTAACAACAAATAATGATTTTTCTATAGACAGCGGACTTGCTAGAACCCTTATTACATCCAATCTTTCAACATTTAGAAACAATCAGGGTGCATTCAATGTTCACGGTGATGGTGATTTTTTATTTGCTAGTAACATTGGTTTAGGTGTTGGCGGATTTTTAAGTATAACTACAAAAAATTTACAGGTTGATAATTCTTCTGTAAATCATTATGGCGGTGTAACTATAACATCACCTCTGACATCGACCTATATACTTAATTCGAAACCGAGTTCCCCGTCATATCTGAATGGAATATCTGCTAATATAAAAACGTCTGCTGTTATAAGAACCTTTGAATTTGAAGATTATACTGGGAATGCCATTATGTACGGTAAACCATCTGGATCTGTTTCTAGTGGAAATCTTGCACAGACCGTGTTTGGCACTAGCGGTGGTTTTACTGGTGGAACTGGAGGACCTTTTTCTTACCATGTTAGAAAGGTGAAAGAGGTTAGACAATCAACAACTGGATTAAGTGCTAGACAATATCTAACAACCACAACAAACAATCTAACCGATGTATTGGATATGTCAACTAATACTATATGGGAAAATGACATAATTCTTGCAACACCTACCGCATACAGTAGCGTTTCTAGTTCAAATTTAGGAAGTTTTAAAGTTGGTGACATAGATTCAAGCTTTAATTATTCATCGGGCTTAGACATTTTTGGGTCAGGATTTAAAAATTCTTTAACTGGAACCGGTGTTTATGATGCTGTTGTTAATGATGTTTTTAGATTAACAGATGGAAGCGGAAGCACAATATTTGCTGGAAATTTTAAATATTATAATGATCAGCCAGTGAAAACGGGATCTTTAACTAATGTATTAGGTCTGGTTAAAGTCAATTCTGATGGTACGATGGATACAACATTCAGAGCCAACATTTCTGCAATTTCTTTAGTTTCTGTTACCTCCATTAATGGTGCTGTAGTTGATGAGTCTGGTGGTCCTTACGGAAGTGGTCTTATTTATATTTATGGTTGCTTTACTCATACTACAAACAAAAATGGGATATTGTGTTTAAATTTGGACGGAACACTATATAGTACGTTCAATTCAAATATGGGTATTGGAATAAATTCTGGTTCCTCTATATTCAAAGCTGGTATCGATCCAACAGGTACTAATTTATTTGCTGTTGGTGATTTTACTTATTATAAAACAACAACAACTTTTAGAAATAAGTTAATGAAGATAAAAATAAATGGAGCATCGGATGGATTACTTAATACATCATTTTTAAGTGGATCGACTTCGGTGGGACCTGGATTCGTTGGTTCAAGCAATATTCCCTACTGTTTTGATTTTTTGCCAAGTGGTAATATAATTGTTGGAGGATCCTTTAATTCCTTCAATTCATCAACGAGCGGTTCACCATTTACTATTAATTCTGTCATTGAATTGAATAGCAGCAACGGTTTAAGAGTAACCACTGGAGGATTTGCTAATATAATTTATTCTACATTTATAGCATCTGATCCTATTGTTTCATCTATTAAATATAATAGTTATAATTCCTATATCTATATAGGTGGAAGTTTTTCCAAAATAAATGGGACAGATTACGGAAGAATAGCAAGATTTACCATAACCGGAACAACTTTTACCCTCGATTCAACTTTATCCTCAACTACAGGATTTAATGATATTGTTTATGATTTTGCTTTTGATGGTAGTAAAGTTTACGTTGGCGGAAGATTTACTTCTTATAGAGGAACATTATGTCCCGCTTTTGTTAAAATAAATAATAATGGATCAATAGATCCTACCGCTTCGATATATCACAACATTGTTAGTCCTAAATCAATTCAGCCAACATTTGAATGGACTGTTGGATTGGTTAAAAAAATGTACCTTAGTATAGTTGATAATGAATTCATGTATGTTGGTGGTTTTTTAAATAGTGTATTTTCAGCATCAGCTTCGAATAACGGAATTTATATCAAGGTACCATCATCCATAACACAAGATTATTTACCTGTTTATACCGATGGTACTACTACTAATTATAGAGTATTTCTTAATGATCCAGGCAATGATGCAAAGTTACACTATATAAAGGGATTGGTATTTGATGCTGGTTTACCGAATGCTGTGACGTCATATGTTGATTTTTCACAGGGTGCTACTGGTTGTCAATATGTGGATCTCATGTGGGTTTCTAAAACAAGTACAGCAAATATTGCTAATCCTAGACTTTTTTATAAAAACTGCGAGGGTTTTAGCGGTTATGTTGACTTTGGTTCTAATGGTGTTTATTCTACCGCACCTGCATCATCAAATGGTGGACAGAATGTAAGTGTTACCTGGGAATTTAGTAGACAACAAACTGGATCGTGTAACATTTATAAAAATGGAACATCAATTTCAAATCTTCTTATAAATAAAACAACTTCAGGAAATGGTTCTTTACCATACTCCATAGGAGATAAAATATATTCTAACGTTTCCGCTGGTGGTGCTAGCTCCGGTTATATCGGTGCCTATGCATCATTAAGAATAACGAAAACTTCATTAAGTACTGGTATAACAACAACTGAATTCACACAAAGCATTACTGCAGATGTTGGTACTGTTAATAATTTCTCCAATCCTGTTACGTTAGTTGCTGGATATTCTTATTATATAGAATGTGTTGCACAATCTACACCAACAGGTGGAGGTTGTTGTTTTGTTGGTGATACTCTTGTAACCATGTATAATGGAAGTTTAAAAAATATTTCTAGTGTAATAGCTGGTGATCTTATATTAACATATAATGTTGAAACGGATCAATATGGAAAAGGTACTGTAACGTCAATAGAGTCACCTATAAAGGACGATATTATAGAATTCATACTATCCAATGGAAATTCAATAAAAGCCACAACTGAGCATCCATTTTGGGTTATAGGAAAGGGTTGGAGCTCTTATAGTCCTGACAGAACGATGTTTGATCATCAAATGGAAGTTTCTAAATTGTCCATTGGTGATGTACTATTGGACGAAAGTGGAAATGAAATTGAATTATTATTTATGAATAATGATGCTCAAGATCTTCAAAGAGTTTATAATATTCTTATGGAAGATGGAGATCACACTTATTATGCAAATGGGATATTGGTTCATAACAAGCTTCAGTATAACGATGGAAATGGTTTAGTATAGAAACTAAATATCATCAAATAAAAAATGTGATATATAATAAAATTATAAAGTATGAAAGATTTAACAGATCAAGAAAAAGAAAGATTGCTTAGATTATCTAAAAAGTTTATTAAGGTCCACCAGGACATTTTTAAAATAGAGGAATCTATTAAAATTATGCAAGAGAGATCATGTAAACTGATTGGAGATCTTGAGAAATGTAGAGATGCAGAAAAAGATTTCATAAAGGATCTATCTCAAAAATATGGTAATGGAACTTTAGATCCACTTACGCTAACCTGGAAAAAAGAAATATAGATGGCAACTCCTAAAAAAGAAACAGTTAAGAAACAGACACCCAAGAAAAGAGCTCCAAGAAAAGCGACTGTTGTTGAATCAGTAGAGACAAAGTTAACACCCAAATTTGACATCAAAACGATAGTTATAATTGTACTTCTTGTTTTTAGTTTGATTTTTGGTTTAATGTGGTTCTTTGGTGGAAACGATGCTTCCAAGGAAAGAGTAAAACAACTTGAAAGTGAATTTAAAAAGCTTGAAGAAGATAAAGCTGCAGCTGATGCTAAAATTGCAGATTGGCAAAACAAGTATAATGACGCAGATAAAAAGGACAAGGAGCTAGAAACTGAGGTTGTCAAATTGAAATCAGATTCCAAGATAGCACAGGAAAAGGCTAAAAAATCAAAGGAAGATCTTGATAAAGTTCAAGGCGGGATAACTGAAAATAGAAAGGAAATAGAAAATCTTAAAAATAATCCACCTACATTGAGCGACGAGCAACTTTTAGAAGCTTTAATCAAAAAAATGAATTAATAGAAATGAGAAAAATTTTTACATTATTAATGGCGTTAGTTTTGACGTCGCTATACTCACAAGTAACACCTGAAATAAAATATCCAAAATTTGAGACAGATTCACTTGGGCAAAAGGTTATAGTTATGACAATCCCGCAAGCGATGAAACTTAACAATAACTCAGATCTTTTGGAAAAGTTTGAAGCTCAGGATATAAAAATGAAAGAATACGAGACACTTTGTGTCAAAGTTATTTCTGAAAAGGATGATGTGATTGCTAAGTTAAACCTAACAATAGGAAAACAAGATGGTCAATTATTAGTTAAGGACGAAAAAATCAAATCCCTCCAAGGTGAAATTTTGGGATGGATGGAAAGAAATGGTGTTCTTGAAAAACAATTGGCAAATAGACAGCAGGTAATAGATGAAAAAGATAAGCAATTAAGAAGATTAAAAACTAAGATGGTTGTCGGAGGAATAGGTGGTGGAGCTGTTATAGTTGGCCTTGTTCTTAAAGCTGTAGGAATCATCCACTAAAAATATTAAAAAAATATAAAAATGGCATTTAGCACTTCATCTAAATACGTTCAGATAACTCCATATTTACTTATGGAATATATGTATGCTGATCAACCTCAACCGGAGACACATTTTGTTAATACCGGTTCTTCGACTGTTGGTTACGATAAATTAGTAAATGGATTTAGATCGGGTGATGTACAGATTTTCAATCCAAATAATGATTATGATATAACGCATAATACAACACAGGATAGTGTTGTTAGGATAAGCGAAAACTCCTTTGTTACGTTAGATTCCAACCTTATCATACCATTCAATGATTATGCTGACGAATTAACTAATACTGCTAATTTACCAATAGTATTTCCATCAAATCTTTTAGTTGTTTATGATAGCGTTAGGTATCATATTAGAGCTGGATATAATCTTGGAAACATAGATGGTCTTATAATGTCAATTGAATATACTGATGTAGATAATACACAAGTTCTTGTTTCACAGATACTTATAAAGAAAGGAACAAGCGAAGATTACAATCTAAATCCAAATCCTGTTACCATTGGTTCAAATATTTATGACAAGTATATTGAGATAAAAATCCCCAACCTTAGGGATATGAATAATAAATACCAAGCTGCTTCGTCTGTATTTAAACCACAAACTTTAGCTGGACTTATTAGTCATAGTGGATTTGGATTCATATATAATGCTCCAATAAGAATAACTGCATGGCAAATCCAAAGTACTGTTGATTATGCAGGTTATGCTAAATATGATTCTTCAAAAATAGCTACTCTTTCTCTCGAACAGGAAGATCAGTTTGGGAACATAGGTGCAACAATAAGACCTTCTGACAGAGGTGAATTTTTTGAATTCTATGCAACTGATAATGAGGGATTCATTGAGGATTTTATATTGTTCCAAAATTCTTTGGGTAATGCTTATTATATAGGACACCAAATCGAAGTGTTAGAACAGATTGGTGCATCACTTATAAGAACGTCACATTTTGATTCTGTACAAACAACAGCATATGATTCACCAAACTACTACAGACCGATAGTTAGGAATGCCGCTGTTGCAGCAAGTTTTACACTTAGATACACAATGACCCTTATTAATAGTGTCGATCAAAGTAGAACCATAAGAATATCTTCGTACACTTCAGCCAATCCAGCCGAATGGGGATTGAAAATAAAACCAATTCAGCTTAGTACTTTTCCACAGGTTCAGAAAATATACAATAGAATATATTCTCAGCCAACAATAAACATGAACAGTAGTAACCCTGCTCCTAAGGAAATCCTAAAATACACTAATGTTTTTATAAATCAGAATTACGTTACAGCGAGCATGGATAATCTTACTTTTACCAACAATTCATTAAGAGTTGATTCAGGTTCTTCCCAAACTGTTGCTATAGGTAGTGGTAAACTTACGATATCCATATCTCCATTTGACACCTATATGAAATTCAAATTTATAAAAAGTGGACCTTCCGGAGATCCGGTTCCTATAGATCTTACAAGTTCTGGTGAATTCAATATTTCTTTTATAGATCTTAGTGGTAGTAAAATACAAATACCTTCATTAAAGGATAACACCCTTGCAAATCCTGGATTGGGTGAGATTGCTTTTAAAATTGACGAATCAGCAGCTGGTAGAATTTTACAAATCAACGACCGAAGATTTTTCATAACAAATGGTGTTTCTATAAATCAAACAAACCTTTCTGCTACAGAAAAGAGCACAATAACTGTGAATGCTGGAACAACAAATAATGTTTTAGAAAAAAGTATTGAAAGCGTTATAGCAGATAGAAGAGATGCTAATAAAGCTATAAAAGGTGCAAATAACTATGTTAATACAGCAGCACAGAATAATATATTAACTCCTGTTAACAATTCAAATTCTGTTATATATTGGGGTTATTGGAAAAAGAACGGAGAGGAAGATTTTGCTACCGGAGCTACTGGGTCTACAAGCTTACCTGTTTCTATGGGAAGCACAGGAGCAACAGCCGCTGCTGTTCCGAACCAAGTCAATGCTCCTGCGTCATCAATTAGATCGATAATGCCAGCAACGTCAGGATCAGGTACAGCGGGTATAGGTACGCCAACAGCAGCTTCAACAAATCAAACTCTAGCTGGATCCGCTTTAATAGCATCATTGAGTGCTGAAATGAACGGTTATAAAGCTATTGGTTGGGCTGATCAAACAGTAATAGATTATTTCCTTACTCCTGGTAAACCTGGAAGAATAAAATATCCAAATATAACAAAAGCTGATGTTGTTAAAGCTGGTAATGGTATATTAGCGCCTGCATCTTTAAAAAAATTAACTTAATCCAATGTTATTAAACCCAAAAGGTAATAGTTTTTATTTTGTATTTCCTAAAGGATTTTTCCCTCCTAAAGTTGTTGATAAATATTTGCCTTATATCAAAAAACAACCTGTGCCCTTTGATAATATTAGTGATTACATGAATAGCACAATTCAGACTATAGGGTTTCCTAATATGACGATAGATTCAGTGGAACAGATTAGAAATCTCGGTAAGAAAATATCATACAAGAGTTCAACGAACGTTCAAGATTTATTCTCCCACGATTTTAGTATTGGATTTAAGAATGTCGATGGGTTTATAAACTATTTCATCATGCTCGATACCATATTACATTTTTTAAATTTTGAAAATCCGGAGTTGAGATTACCAAATTTGCCATTAAGAATAATGGACAATGAAGGAAATATAGTAACATCCGTAACGTTCAAAGAGGTAATATTAACATCATATTCGGAATTGCAATTGAGTTATTCAGCTAATGCAAATCAATTCACACCATTTACTTTAGGTTTCAAATGTAACTACCTTGATATAGTTCTAGAAGCAAAGTAGATATATACTTAAACAAACAATTTAAAATGAAAACATTCTCAAATTTAAAAGAACTAAACGAAGCAAAATATGGCCAGCCGTTATATAGCGAAAAGGACCATATGAAGAATCTTCTTATTGCTGCTTGTGGTAATGATAGAAGAGTTCTTGATGACATCGTAGATTGCCTTACTGATGAGCAAGTTAAGTCTTGTTTTACTAAGTTATCTAAAGTGTATGGAACAACAAATTCGGTTGGACAAAAACAGGATATTAATCAGTAATACATAAATTATATGAATTTAGTCGGAATCGACTTCTCACTGAATTCTCCAGCTTTTTGTTGTTTTAAGAACAATAGATATATATGGGGATCAGTTTCAAGATCAGACAGAACGTCTGAATCTTTATTAAAAAACAAGAAAAAACCATATTTTATACTTGATTCTAACGATAGCTTTATTGTAAAGATATTAGAGAAACAGGAATTTACTACAGAGTATTCTGCTAGGGAAAGAGAAAAAATGGGATATTTCTTAGAAATTGTTGAAGTTCTTTGGAATTCTATACTTGAGATCATGGGCGATGAGCCATTCCATGTAGCAATGGAGGGTTTAAGTTTTTCGTCCAATGGTAACTCACTTGTAGACATCTCGATGGCAACAGCTCTACTGAGAGAAAGAATAATAGATAGAATTGGAAGTGAAAATTTTTATGTTTTCTCACCAACAACTCTTAAAAAATTCGCAGTTAAGGGCAACGCAAAAAAGGATGAATTGTATCACGCATTATATAATTTAAGAGAGGATGAAACAAACTTGAATGTGTTCTGTAAGATATTAGAAGAGAATAAAAACGAATGGATAACTAAGGCTAAGGCAATAAACAAGCCAATAGATGATGTTGTCGATTCAACTTGGGTAAACTTGTATTTAAAAGAGGAATTAAGAGGGAATAATGAAATTATTAAAGGAAAAAAGAATAACAAAACTACAAAGAAATTGGGATAAAATTCTATTGACTCTTTCTGAGCAATCCCCAATAATCGAACAAGCAATCAATATTTTATCATATACAATTTGACACTAGGTACAACTATCTGGTGTCTTTTTGCTGTTTGGTATTCACCATAAAAAATAAAAAAAATGTAATATTATAAGATTAGAGGAAACAAAAAGAAAAACAAAAGTAAAATTTAAAGAATTTAAAACAAATTAAAAAACAAAATTAAAAAAAAATTAAGAAAAGATGAGTAATTTAGACATTTTCAATTTAGATGCAGAGGCATTCGTAACAAAAGTTCCAACATCAGGAGGAGACAAAGATGATTTTTATAAACCATACCCAGAAGATGGTAAAGATGGAGTTTATAAATCATTAATCAGATTCTTACCAAATCCAGAGAATCCAGCAAAATCAAAAATCCACAAATATTATGTTTATTTGAAAGATCCAGTAAGTGGTGATGGATTTTCTGCAGACTGTCCTTCAACCGTTGGTAAAAAATCAGTATTAAAGGATTTATTCTGGAAGCTTAAGAATTCACATTCTGCCGCTGACCAGGAGTTATCTAAAAACTTCGCAAGAAAAGAGGATTTTTATTCTCTAGTTCAAATCGTACAAGATAAAAATAGACCAGAATTGGAAGGCAAAATTATGATCTTTAAATTCGGTAAAAAACTTAACGATATGATCGAAGCTCAATTGCAACCAGAATATGGTGCACCTTGTAATCCTTTCGATCTTTTCGAAGGTAGAGAATTTTCTGTAAGTGTAAGAAAAGTTGGTGAATGGAACAACTACGATCTTTGTTCTTTCGTTGGTGAAAAAACAGCAATCAAAGTTAATGGTAAATCAATGGAGAAAAACCAAAAAGATATGGAAGTTATCCTTGCTTACTTAAACGAGGGTCCTAAAAATCTTACTAGCTTTGATTATAAAGACTGGGATGACGATCTTACAGAGAAAGTTATGAATGTTATTAGAAATAGCGTTCCTGAGCAAAGAGTTCTTAATGAGATCTTAGGTGGAGCTGCTTCAGCACCTTCTAGACCAGCACCTCAAGCTGCTCCTAGATCATCTGCTCCACAAACAAGTAATTCTGCTAATGATCTTTATGATGAGGTTAGCAACACAAAGGTAAGTGGATATGAAAACACTGCACCTTCAGCTCCTAGCACAGCTAGTGCAACAAATTCATTAGAGGATCTTTATAACGACCTATAATATTTTATAAATAAAGGGACATCTCCTTAGACGAGTTGTCCCTTTTTATTTTATAGAGATGCAACTAGATAAAATCGAAAAAGCGGTAAGGGATGTCCTGGCTAAGGAATTTTCAGGAAATCCAAATAAACAAATAGTTTACAAAGCGGGGAATCGTTTGAATTTCTCGTGCCCTTATTGTGGAGATTCGAATGATGCTAGAAAGAAAAGAGGTAACTTCTATATGGACACTATGGCTTATAAATGCTATAATGGTGGATGTGGAATTTACAAGGATTCTATATCCTTCTTTAAGGATTTTTCTCTGTATGGTAGGTTTAGTGGTGACGAGCGAGAGGAATTAAGATCAATCATAGATAATAATAAAACAAGAAGAAGATCTGCTATAGGTAAAATAGACATCACTTATTTCTTTGATAATGATATAAGTGATCTTCTGATACCAAGATCAGATTTTATTAAGAAGCTTAGATTGCAGGAAGTTTTTGGTTCGTCCATACACAGGTATATTACTAGAAGACAACAAAAGCCAGATATGAAATTTGCTTGGGATCCAAGAAAGGAAAGACTCTTTCTTTTCAATCTTACTCCCGATGAAAAAATAATCGGGCTCCAAGTTAGAAATATGAACTCAATAAAAGGAAGTTCTAAGTATTTAACTTATAAGCTTAGTGGAATATACGAAAAGCTCTTAAATGTTACCGATGAGACAATTTTAGATAGAGCAAGAGATGTCGATCCTATATCTAATGTTTTTGGTATTGGTAACTTGGATTTTTCTAGTGATATTACAGTTTTTGAAGGTCCTATGGATTCCTTCTTTTGGCCAAACTCTGTTGGTTTATGTTCCCTTGAGAATAGATTCCCATTCGATGTTGAAAATAAAAAATACTTCTATGACTGGGATAAAGCTGGTATAGGAAAAAGTATGGATCTCCTAAGTAAGGGTGAGACTGTTTTCAATTGGGGTAAATTCTTAGAGGAGAATGGAATAACAAAGAATCGAAAATGGGATCTTAATGAACTTGTTGTACATCTAAGAGCAATAGGAAAAAAGGTTAAAAGAATGGATAATTATTTCACTAATGATATACTTGACCTCAGATATTTTATCAATGACTAAAATTGATCAGGAAAATCTAATAGAGGATTGGGAGAATGAATTGCTAAAAAATCAGGAATCTAAAATAAAATTCCCGATAATTGTTAAAGGTGATGAATCCTTAAATGTGAATGTGGATTTTTCTGAACCAAAAATAAAAGAACCAACCGAGAAAAAGGTTGTTAAAAATAAAAACGAAATCAGGGTTTTAGATCTTCCTAAAAAAAGAAGCTCTAAAAACAAACCAAAATTATTTTAATATGTCTGAACAAAAAGCAGATTTCGGAAAGATTTTCGAAAACGAGAGAGAAGAGTGGAAAGAAAAAATACAGGTGCTCTCGTTAAATATGAAGGACATCAAAACCTTAGCAAAAGCTCAGGTTGATATGTTCAGTTATAGACAGGTGCTATTGGAATATAGCTATAAATTAGCCGGTATAGTTTCCAAATTAAACTCCAAATATAAATCTGACAAGGCACGAAAAATGAGAGAATATTCGGAACAGATGAATGTTAGATATGGAGCAACTGAAAAAATGTTGCTTATCGAGGGAGATCTGGTTGAGATATCAGAAAAAATGGAACTTGTTGAGAATCATAGAAAATTCATCGATCAGACGATACAGACTGTTGATCACATGTTATATGGGGTTAGACAAAGAATAGCTTTGGAGGACTATTTAAGAGGCTCCACTGTAAAATAAGAATTATAGCATGTTAAAATTTAGAGTAACTGACGATCATCAATGGATGCTCCTATTGGAAGCATTGGACGAGGTTGAGAAAAAACAGGTTGAGATATCTTTAACACAAAAGATACATAATCATTTTTTTCACCCTTTGGTGAAGAAAAAGATATGGGACGGATCAATATGTTTCATAGAAAAGAAGGGTGGATTTTGGAAGGTTCCAATAGGACTCTGGAGAGAACTTTTAGATATTGGAGAAAAATATAAAATCCAAATCAATATCGAGGGTCTGAATAATGTAATAACCAATGATATAAAACTTGAAGATTTTACTCAATGGGTTATGGAATTCTTTGAAGGAGGGATTGGTGGAAATCCAGAAAAGATGCCAAGAGATTATCAAATAGAGACAGCATGGAAAATTCTTAGATATAGATATTCAGTTTCTGAGGTTGCTACATCATCAGGAAAAACACTTATTTCATTTATGATATTTGCTTATCTCAAATCTAAAGGTCTTGCTAGAAAGATACTTATGATCGTGCCAAATTCCAATCTGGTTTTTCAGGGTAATGACGATTTTGAGGAATATGGTCTTGATAAATTGGATGGCGTTAAAATACAGCAAATTGGAGGCGGAAGTAAAATGAAGGATGGCTGTGATATTATAATAGGAACATACCAATCCCTAGTTAAGAGAGAATCTGATTTTTTCGAGGAGGTTGATTGTGTTTTTATAGATGAGGCACATCATACCAATAGTACATCAATAAAGAAGATAGTTTCTCAATGTATGCATTCCAAATGGAGATTTGGCCTTACTGGAACTCTAACAAAAAAAGGGACTGCCGACTATCTAACAATCCAACAATTTCTTGGACCTTTAGTTATGGAAATACCTCCAAGTTTTCTTTTTGATAATGGATATGCAACTCCAGTTTCCATAAAGGTTGTCACTATGGATTGGCTTGATCCCGTTTATAAGGAAAAGCTAGCAGATTTAAAACTCAGCGACAATAATGTCGAGGGTAACGAAATTTATAATCTTGAAAGAAAATTAGTTATTGAAAGCAAGGTTAGGCTAAATTATGTTACAGATTTTATAAATAAAACCTCTAAAAATTCTCTTGTTCTTTTCCAATCAGTTAAGGAAGAATACGGTAAGCAAATATGGAATCTTCTTAGAGAATTAAATGGCGATAGAGAGGTGTTTTATGTCGATGGCGACACGAGTGAGGCTTTGAGAGAGGAATATAAGAGAAGAATGTCAATTGGCTCTAATAAGGTCTTAATTGCGACATACGGAACTTTCTCAACAGGTATATCCATAAATAACTTACATAATATATTTCTTGTTGAGTCCTATAAAAGTGAAATTTTAATTAAACAAAGTTTAGGTAGGGGAATGCGTAAGATGGAGGGCAAGGAAAAAGTTAATGTTATAGATTTCGTTGATGATTTTAGCACAAGAAAATATAAGAGCTATTTAGCTAAGCATAGTCTGGAAAGAATAGAAATCTACAAGAAGGAAGGTTTTGAATATAAGATTTACAATGTTAAACTTTAATTTTTATTAGGGATATATAGAAAAACATTTTTTAGCAATGATTATAAAATCTTTTTCTGAATTTAACGAATCCAATCTGGATGAATCATATTATGATCAATATCACGAAACCCATGGTAAGACATCTTTTACCAGATGGCTTAGAAAAATAGGTGATAAAATAGGAATAGGAGATAGTGGATATACCAGTTACTATGCAGATTCTGATCCCAATTCTGACGCTATACTTAGTGGGAGAAGAGCTATTGCAGCTACTGTAAGTGGACTCGCAAAAGGTACCGCTTCATTTATAGATTTTTTATCTCCTGGTGAAGATATAAAATCCTGGAAAGATCTTGACAAGGAAGAAATAAAAAGAAGAAAAGAGGAGATTATTAGAAAATGGGAAGCTGAGCATATAGAGAATAAACATGTTACTGACCACGATGCCGAGGAATTTTATAAATCTGGAGTTCTTAGAGGGAAAAAATATTTTGGTAACGATTTTAAGCCACAAGATCCTAAAAGTAAGGATGAAGAGATATACAGAGATTATCTTAGAGATGTAATGAATACCTATTATAGAAAAACCAAAAAGAAAAAATAGGATGAGTAACGATGAATAGGATACTCAATTTTTCTGATTTTATTTTTGAAGGTGGTGCTGCTATAAAAACTTCCAGAAGAATAAGGGAGGATGAATTTCCAGAAACACTGAAGAGTATACAGGAAAATCTTTTTCCGCTTATTGGTATGGTTCCTAGCAGAATCAACGATCAATATGTTGTTATTGGTAGTATAGGTAAAAAACAAAATCCCGAGGATACATCTGGTGATTTAGATATTGGTTATGATGCAATATGGTATTCACAGGATAATGGCATAGAGAAAAAGGAATGTTCTAGTTTTATTTATGAGAAAATAAAAAATGGGATTGGTGATGTGCTTGGATTTGTACCAGAGATTAATTATATGAGAGGACTTAATATAGTTAGTTTGGGATGGCCAATAAAGGGTGATGAAAATAACGGTTTGGTTCAGCTTGACCTTATTCCTTTATCTGATATGGCATGGGCTGATTTCATATATTATTCACCAAACTACAAAGTTGGTGAGAGTAAATATAAATCCGCTCATAGAAACTGGCTTTTAGCTGCTATATTATCAGCTAGGAAGGAGATTAGAGAAAGAGATCAATTTGGTGAAATATTGGATTATGATACGCCTGTTCTTATTTTAAGTGATGGTCTATATTGGCACACTAAATCATATAGAGGTAAGATAAAAGACAGATTAAAGAATCCTAAAAAAATAGAGGGAAGCGAGAGATTTATCACTAATGATCCTCAGGAATTTATAGATTTTGCTTTAGGTAAAGGTTATACGGAAGATGACGTTAAAACTTTTGAGAAGTTATTTAATATAGTAATTTCACCTGATTTTGAATTAAAAGATAAATTACCAGAAATAAAGGAAAGATTTTTGGAATTTTTACAAAGAGTTGGACTAGAAATACCTACAGAGGTTAACGAAATATAATAAACATTAAAAAGCTAATTATGGCAGGCATCAGTCATTTATATGATATTTATAACAAAAAGGGTAAAGATTTTATTGATAATCTCTTTAACTCCTATGTGACAATTAATGAAAAAATGGATGGTTCTGCTTTTGTCTTTGAGAGAGATCCAGAAACGGGCAGATTCAATTTTTACAAGAGGGATCAAAGATATCCTATAACTTTAGTTGATCGTACTTTGATGAAATACTACGAGAAGCCCATAAATTATATAGAATCTTTACCTCCACACATTCTTAAGGAAATTCCTAGAGGATGGAGATTTGGACTTGAATATTTTTCAAACAACCAACCTGTTGAAATTGCTTATGATAGATTACCTAAGAATAATCTGATACTCTCGTACATCCACACCAAAAACGATAATGGTAAACCTGCATCCACAATACAGGATCAGGAACAACTCGATAATTGGGCAGATTTACTTGGTGTTGAAAGACCACCGATCATATTCCAGGGTATGTTAACTGATGATCAGAAAAATCAGATACTTGATTTTTTAAGAACACCCTTTGATCAATTAGTTTCTGAATTCAAGACTAAAAGCTTTGTTAGGTACATAATTGGGGTTCTTAATCCCGAAGCTAAAACAAGCGCACTTAATAACGATCTTGATAAACCGATAGAAGGAATAGTCTTTAGATTTGGTGAGGATGATAATGGTAAAGAACCTATTTTATCCAAAATGGTAGATCCGGTTTTCACCGAGATGGCCAAAGAAAAATATAATAAAAGATCGACTGAAAGACCTAGCGATTTTCTGGGTCTAACAATAATGGATATAATGAACTTCATTTTAGAGGAGGGAGTTGAATCTTTCAATGTTGCCGGCGATACTGATGATGAGAGATACATTTCTTTCATATCTGACGTTTTTGTTAAGTTTCTTTCGGAGTATGCCTATAAATACAGAGGAGCAGATTTTCAGGAACCTGAATATTTAAAGAAGGATGAATTCAGACTTAATCACGATATGATAAAGGATAAAAGAGTTCTTAAATATCTTGATACTGATGATTCTTACGAATCTCTATTCAAGCTTATGCTTAATTCTTTTAGAAAAATAAGAAAAAGAGCAAGCGGAATAATAACTCCCGGTATAATAGATCAATTTAATATAGTTGTTAGTGACATAGAAAGAGTTGTTTCTAAAGAACCTAAACCTGCTATACAAGAGTCCGAAGCTATACCATCATTCATGGATTTCAAGAAAAATAATCTGTCATCTAAGAGAATAGATTATGTAACTAGCGAATCTGACAATTCTGAGGAAGCTGATACTGATGATCCATTTTATTCATATAACGAGTTCATATCGGCTCTAGAAACAATAGACACCACCAAGAAAGATAAATCAAAAGAAATCAACGAGGACACTGAGGAGGATAAAAAGAAACTTCAACCTGTTAATCTATTAGTTGGCAGATTTCAACCATTCCATAATGGACATTTAAAAATGGTGGATCAGTTATACAAGGAAAATGATCTTCCTAGCATAATTGCAGTTGTGCATCCTGGTCATAATAAATCCGGTAAATCCCCATATGATGAAAAATTAATTTCTCGATATATGGAGGGAATAGTTAGAGACAATCCCGGAAAAATAGCTGGCTACTTTGTGGTAAATAGAGGTCTTCTAGGACCAATATACGGTAAGGCAAAGGAGCATGGATTTATTCCTAAAGTTATAGGTGCTGGTGATGATAGAATAGAAGATTATAATAAACAAGCAGATTATCTTAAAAAAGCTGGAGGTGATTTTCCGGAGGATATAAAAATAGTGCAAACGAAGAGATCTTCCAGTGGAACCGATGTTAGAAAAAAGATAGAAGCTGAAGATTATGTTGGTTTCAAGAAACTTGTTCCTCAAGCTGTAGCTAATGTTTATAACTCATTAATAGATGCCCAAAAAGGTAAAGGTATTAAGGAGGATGAAGAAAAAGAGTTTGATGAGTCGGAACTTATATCAGAATCCATAATCGCTGAAGAGATAGAAAAAAATAACCAAGAATAAAAAATGAAAAAATTTATTGCATCGTTTGATCAATTTACAAATCCAATTAATGAAAATGATGGATTTGGTACATCACCATTCCTTATGAAAAAAGTAGGTGATGTTTATCATTATTTTTTCAGTCTTGATAGTGAGGACGAAGAACATGAGATGGGATATCATTTAATTATAGGTAAATATTCTGAGAATGAACCTATAGAAGGTGCTAAAAATTCATATTGTGTACTCAATATAAATCAGATAGGTCATGAGCTTATTGAAGATATAGCAGTAGATAAGGAGGATATACCTACTCCTGATACAACTGAATTTTTAGTTGATGGAAATGAGCTTTCAAGATTGGTGGAACAGATCTTTAAATGTGTTCTTGATTATCTTTCGTTGAATCCAAAGGTTGTTAGAATATATGACAATTTGCAAGACAATCTGGAGTATAAAGGTAAAGGAGAATATATAGAATATATGAAGTCAATATGTGTGTCCAAACTTGGTAAAAATTGGTCCGTTCAAAATGGATCAACACAAAAATCATTAATTTTAAGCAGATAAGGGAACTTTTTGTAAAATCTTTGATATAATAATAAATTAAAATTAAATTTAAAATGGAAAAATTCGAACAAATTAAGGCTCTATTAGAGCAAACACAAGGTGATGCTGAGAAATTTTTTAGCAAAGGAAACAGCGCAGCTGGAACTAGAGTTAGAAAAGCTATGCAAGAATTAAAAGCTCTTGCTCAGGAAGTAAGAACTGAAGTACAAGATGCTAAAAACAAAGCAGCTTAATTATTAACCTTTAAAAAAGCATAACATGAGCTATTACTTAGCAAAAGTAAGATTCGAATCAGGAGAAGTTAAAAAGAATGGGGATCCAGTTTATACAATATCTCAATTTCTAGTTTCAGCAGAATCTGTATTAGACGTGGAAACGAAAGTTGCGTCATATATGGAAGGCACACTAGGAGACTTTGAAACCATCCAGGTTACAAAAACAAAAATAGAAACAGTCATTTATGACAAAGAAAGATACGAAGACTCAATCTAAATCGGCCGATACTAATTCCTATGTTCCGCCGCAATCACCAATAGCAATACAACCAGGAGATACCGGGTTTGCTACAGTAGGTAAGGCATATAATAGATTTATATGGACATTCGGAGATTGGTATAAAAAGAAGAAGAAGATAATCAATCCGGATACAAATTGGGATCTTAATAAGAAACCAATGTCAGACTCAGACTGGGAAAAGAAAAAAAAGGACTTATACTTATAAGTCCTTTTTTTTGTTGGATATATACATAAAATAAATCAAGATATGCCCTCAGTTAGTATAGCCCAACAAAGATTAATGGCCCAAGCCTATGCAGTTAAAATAGGAGAATTATCACCATCTAAACTCAATCCTAAATACAGAGATGAGATAGTTAAATTGTCTAAGAATATGACTGAAAAAGAGCTGAAAGCTTTTGCTTCTACAAAATATAAGAATACTAAGAAGAAGCTTCCAGATCATGTTAACGAAGAGGATATGCCAATTAGCCTTGAACCAGTTAGCTCCGCAGGAATACCTAAATTTCAACCTAAGGGACCTGGTAAGATAGTTCCGTATTTGGACACAGATTCCAAACAAACTAAAAAAGGTAAAAAAAATCTAGCTAATCTTAAGGATTATAGAGACTGGCTTTCAGGTAAGTAAGATGAAAAAGCAGATGAAAAATCTTCTGAATTTTAAATCATATTCACCCGAATATGAATATAAAACCGAGTACAGAAGAGAAATTGAATTGGATCGTGTAAGAAAATCTAGAGAATATAGAAGACTATTGGCTCTTGGATTCGATGAGGACACTTCACATCAGCAGGAAATAAACAACACTATGAAGTTTGTCAGAAGTGTTAAGAAACAAAAAGAGATTGGGCATGGTGACGTCTTTTATACCATACATCCATCAGGTACGGTTAGAAGATATAATCCAATAAAATCAAAGGAAGTAAAAGAAGGAAACGGTAACGATATAAAAAAATTCTCAGCACCTTTTAAATCTGCTAAGGATTATGCTAAAGGATTAAATTTTCTTTGGCAGTATCTAAAAAGAAAAGAGGCTAGAGGAGATTACAGATAATTATGTGCGGATGCGGATCACCAAATGCTGTAGAGATCAGAAACATGACTCCCAGCAAAGAAGTCAGTAAGATTTTAAATTCATGGATTATTGATAATATGGGTAGGAAATTACTCATAGATAGTCCGATATACGATAGCTATAATGATATAATAGGCTACGTAACAAAAAATGAGTCTGGTAATATAGTTAGAATATTTGCCAAGAATATAAAAGAAATATTAGAATAATATGTTTTACCCAACAGGAAATAGTACAAATGGAAGAAAATTAGTTTGTATCGATGACGAAAGAAAAAATTTAGATGAATGTCTAGATGAATGCAACTGTAACGAGTCTTGTGATTGTGACGATTGCAACTGTAACGAATCTTGCAATTGTGTCGAGAATTGGCTTGGTGAGAATAATTACTGTGTTGAAAAATGGCAACTAAAAAAGTATCTTAATGATAGAGGACTAAAAATGCAAAAACTCGATGAGGACATGGACGGAGGAGCAGCTCCAGCAGCTGGACTTGCAACACTGGGTAATGTGGGCGGAATGGGAAATCCAGCACCCCCTACTAATGGTGGTACAAACGCAGGTTTCTATGACGGTTCAAAAAATGGAAGCGGAGATAGGTTTGGCACGTTAACTGTTGGTACAGGCGCAGCTAATAAGAAAGGTAAAAGAAAAAAGAAAATGATTTCCTACAAAGAATTTGTTGATAAAAATAGAAAGAAAAAGAAATAATAAAATCTCCCAATTGGGAGATTTTTTTTATCCGCAAATATTTTTTACATTGCGTGAAAATTAAAAGATATGTCCAGAGAGATACTGATACAAGAAAATTATCCTAATGAACCTTGGAAAATGCTCGTTTGTTGTATATTATTAAACCAATCCCATAATAGATCTGTACGACCGATTTTAGACGCCGTATTTGAATTTATTCCTGATCCTGATTCTGCAATCAAGTGTGATGTTGAAAGTCTAGCAGCGATCATAAAACCAACCGGTTTGTACAACGTAAAGGCTAGAAGAATAAAATGGATGAGTGTGGGATACAAAAAAGGCTTTAAAAGAGTTACCGATCTACCAGGAATAGGTTTATATGGTAATGAATCCTGGGAGATATTTGTTAATGGTAATCTCGACATAAAGCCAACGGATAAAAAGCTTAGAGCTTATTTGGATGCCGTTTTATTTTGATATTTTTACTCTTAGATTTATTGGTTCTTTAAGTACTGGATTTGAAACATAGAAAGGTTTTGCAACTTCACATTTCACAAACTTTTTATTTTCACCTAATGGTAGATATATTACATCACCAGGTTTAAACATCTTGTGAATTTTTAATTTTTTACCATCTCTTTCGAATTCAAGATCCATTTCTATATGATCGTCAAATATTGCCCAATTATCTGTTCTACCAAATTTTTTGAATTTCTTATTAATGATTCTGAAAACCTTACCTGTAACAAATCCATCTTCCCCTAATTTGGATGCAAATTTTATAGGTTTACCTTTCTTAAGATTATAAGTTTTTATTTTTGAATTATCAAGACCAAAGCTTTCTTTTGGTACTTTCTTTGATTCTTCTTCTGTGAGAACTGTACCATCACTTGATATAAACAATTTAAAATCGTAGTTTTCCTTAGGTTTGGTAACAATATATTTGAGTTTTTCCTCATCGTATTTCACCTTACTTAATCCTGCATGAAATTCTATTGACTTGTTTATTTCTTCGTGTGACTCGTCATCTTTAAAAATTCTTATAGTTCTTGCTATATTTTCAATAATTGGGATGTAAATCTGATTTCCCTCTTTTGCTGATTGCTCGGCTTTTAGATTAGCTGGAACATAAACATTTAGTGGATAAAATTTACCCATAAATTTAAAATGTGTTTCCATCATGGGATAACCGGTTGCTGTTTTGTCTGGGAATTTTAACCATTTAAGAACCTCATTCAGTCTATGGTCATATTCCTTTGCAAGTAAATCAGCGCAAGATTTTTTAATTTCCTCTATTTTTCCGTTATCGAAATAATTAGACAACATGGTGGGAAAATCTATATTTTCTGGTTTGTAAAATCTTTCAATCTCCTCAACATCAACCTTTATGGTTAATCTTGCTTCATTTATCCAACCCTGAAATTTTTTTAAATTGTTCATTATTCTTTTTTCTTTGAATTTTTTGCTTGAAATGTTGTTTTTAGATATTCTGTTATATCTGATCCTGATTTCTTATCTTCATTCAGAAACTTATTAAATTCCTCGGATTTGCCACATTCATCTAAGAAATCATGAAAGTAGGCTTCTTCGTACATGGCATCTATAGTTTCTGGCATTGTTGGATCTGCGCTCTGGTAGTTTCTGCTATTTACTTTGGTCTGATAAGAATCACCTGGAACATCAATACTTCCTGGAGAATCAATCCATTCATTAACAAAACCTTTAAATTTTTGTAAATTTTTCATATTATTTATATATCTGCCCGGAACATAAGTTTATTATGATGTAAAACATATACATTAAAATATTTCTGAATGATTATTGATATAGAGAATAAGGGAAGCTACTTAAATGTATCGCACTTCGGCCCTGAAGGAGAACTTGCATTCCTACACGTCCCAATACCTGAGGAGGAAAGATTTAATTGGGAAAAATGCAATCCTGGAGATCCTAAGAGGGATAAGGAATGGACAAACTGGAAGGGAGAACCAGTAAAGAAGGTAAAGACCGAAAGATATGACAAATATCGTATGGCTCAAATCCTAATGGAAGCTCCGGATGAATTAACAAAGCCCTTATGGGAATATCAGGAACCTAAGAAATACTTCGTCGATATAGAGGTTGAGATAACCGAAGATAAAGCTGCATCACTGGATACTGAGAATGCTAGAAATAGGGTTCTTTCAATAGGTATTGGAACCGATAAAAGAAAAATATTAATTCTTGGACTCGACCCATTAACACCGGAACAGCAGGGAAGTATTTTTAATAAACTAAACTCATATTTCGAAAAAACCGGAGACGAGTGGAGTTTCAAATATAAACAATTTGAAACCGAGTATGATATGATGTACACCTTTTTCCGTGAGCTTGGTCCTAAAATGTCAACCATTACTGGATGGAACTGGCTTGGGTATGACTGGCCATATTTGGTTAATAGAGCTAAAAGACTTGGAATAGATCCAAAAATAATATCTCCTGGAAAAACCCTTATTGGCAAGGGACAATTACCACAGCACCTATTGATGTTTGACTACTTGGAGATTTATAAAAAATGGGACAGAGTTATTAAAATCAAGGAAAGTAATAGACTTGATTATGTTGCAGAAAAAGCTGTTGGTTTCAAGAAGATAACTTATGATGGAACACTGAGAGATTTATACCAATCAAATTTTGAAGATTTTATCTACTATAATGCTGTCGATTGTGCTCTAGTTCACTATATAGATCAGAAGCTTAAAACCATGCAAACTTTCTTTAAGATTGCGATGATATCTGGTGTTGAAATAAATAGATGTCTTTCTCCTGTTTGGTCCACTGAGGTTCTTATGATGAAGAAATTTCTGGAAAGAAAACAGGTTCTTACCGCTGAGAAAAAAGAGGAGGTTCATGTTAAATTTGCTGGTGGATACGTTAAAGATCCTATAAAGGGATTGCATGGTTGGGTAGCATGTTACGATTTTGCTTCGCTATATCCTAATACAATGGTACAGTGGGGAATTTCACCTGAATCTTATAAAGGAAAAAATCTATTGAATCCTAAGGAAGCTTGGATAAAATGTGCTTCCGGTGCATACTTTGGAAATGATGACGATAACCCAATATTAAAAATAATAATCAAGGATTTATATTCCAGAAGAAGAAAAACTAAGGATAAAATGCTTGAATTAGAGCTAGAAATTGATGCTTTGAAAAAAGAATTGGCCAAGGCGAAAAATTAACGTATTAGTCTCGGTAGATCTGAATCTGGGTTGATATATAAAATCCAAGAGCGATCTAGAGTCTAGTAATAAGATTATGAAATTAACAAAAATTAAATAAAATGGCTAACATTGACAACAGTTGCTCAGAGTTAAATATCGAGGATCTTTATTCAAAAAGTAGTGACACTCTTGGGGACATACTGAATTTACAAGCAGACACGCAAAGGAATGTTTATAATTATAACTTCGATGAAATGAATCTTCGAGAAGTTATGGAATTTTGGCATATGAACACTCATGCAATGATAGATGAGATTCATGAAGCAACAGATGCTCTTGGCGGAATTAAGGATGGCAACGGTAATGCGATTTGGAAAAAATGGAAACAAGCTTATGATACCTACGGGTCTAAAAAATTCTCAGACCTATCACCAAGCGATCAACTTGAATGTAAATTCGAGGTTATAGATATGCTTCATTTTTTCATGAATTATGCAATATCTATAGGTATGACACCATCTGAAATGTACAATATGTACATGAGTAAAAACCTGGAAAACAGGAGAAGACAACAAAATAATTATTAAAAAAAATTAAAAAAATGGAAGGAAGATACTCTTTACCAGAACCCATTCTGACTAATAACCCAGGCAGGTTCGTTATTTTTCCTATTGAGCACCATGATATATGGAAGCGATATAAGGAACAAGAAGCATGTATATGGACGGCGGAAGAAATAGATCTTTCTGCTGATCTTAACGATTGGAGAAATAAACTAAATGACGATGAGAGATATTTCATCAAAAACGTCTTAGCTTTTTTTGCTGCATCGGATGGAATAGTTAATGAAAATTTAGCTGAGAATTTTGTGGCTGAAGTTCAATATGCAGAAGCAAAGTTTTTCTATGGCTTCCAAATCATGATGGAGAATATACACTCTGAAACATATTCATTGCTTATAGACACCTACATACAAGATCCAGCGGAAAAGGATAGACTTTTTAATGCTATAGAAACAATACCAGCTGTTAAGAAAAAAGCTGAGTGGGCATTAAATTGGATATCAAATGCTAGCTTCCAAGAGAGACTTATTGCTTTTGCTGCTGTGGAAGGTATATTTTTTAGTGGATCCTTTTGTTCCATTTTCTGGATGAAAAAAAGAGGTCTTTTACCTGGTTTATGTTTCTCTAATGAGATGATTTCTAGAGATGAAGGTATGCACTGTGATTTTGCGGTACTGTTACACAACGAACATTTAGCTAACAAAGTTTCTGAAGAAAGAATAAAGGAAATAATCACAAGCGCATTAGATATAGAAAAAGAATTTATAACTGAATCTTTACCTGTTAGATTGATTGGTATGAATCAGGATCTTATGAAACAATATCTTGAATTTGTTGCTGATAGATTACTTGTTGATCTTGGTTGTTCAAAAGTTTATAATTCGACATGTCCATTCGATTTCATGGAGAATATAGCTTTACAAGGTAAAACTAATTTCTTTGAAAAAAGAACTGGTGATTACCAAAAATCTGGAATAATGAATAAGAATTCAGATACGTTCGAGATGAATGATGACTTTTAAAAATAAAAAATTAACTTAAAATATGTTTGTAACCAAAAGAGATGGCTCGAGAGAAGCTGTTAGATTTGAAAAAATATCGAATAGAATAAGAAAAATGACGTATGGTTTAAATACTGATTACGTCGATGCAATGGAAGTGGCTCAGAAGGTTATTGCTGGAATTTACGATGGTATATCAACACAGGAGCTTGATAACCTTACAGCAGAAACTGCAGCTTCCCTTATTCCTAGACATCCTGACTATTCCATATTGGCTTCCAGAATAGCGGTATCGAGACTACATAAAACAACTAAGAAAAAATTCTCAGAAACAATACAGGATCTTTATGATTACATAGATCCAGAAACAAATCAACCTGCTGGTTTGATCAACGATCTTACTTATGAGGTTGTGATGAAAAATAAACAGAAACTTGACGGAGCAATTATACATGAAAGGGATTTCGATTTTGAATATTTTGGCTTTAGAACACTTGAGAAAAGTTATCTGTTAAAAACCAATGGACAAGTTTGCGAATCACCGCAGCACATGTACATGCGTGTAGCCGCGGGAATATGGGGTGATGATATAAAGAGTGTTATTAAAACTTACGAGCTTTTATCAACACATATGATGACTCATGCTACTCCTACGTTATTTAATGCAGGTACCAAGAAACCTCAGTTATCGTCATGTTTCTTATTAATGATGTCAGATGATTCTATTCCTGGTATTTATAAAACCCTTTCTGACGTTGCAATCATATCACAAAATGCTGGTGGTATCGGTCTTGCTATACATAACGTGAGAGGAACTGGTTCCTATATTAGAGGAACTAACGGTACTTCCAATGGAATAGTTCCAATGCTTAAGGTGTTTAATGAAACTGCTAGATATGTTGATCAGGGCGGAGGTAAAAGAAAGGGATCTTTTGCCATCTATGTTGAGCCTTGGCATTCAGATATTGAAGATTTTATAGAGCTTAGAAAAAATCACGGTAAGGAAGAATTCAGAGCTAGAGATCTTTTCTTAGCTTTATGGACACCTGATTTATTCATGAAAAGAGTTGAGGAGGATAAAGATTGGAGCTTATTTTCTCCTTCTGAAGTTCCTGGTCTTTGGGAGTTATATGGCGATGAATTTGAAGCTGCCTATGAGGCTGCAGAAGCTGCAGGTAAAGCTAAAAAAGTAATTAAGGCTAGAGAGCTTTGGTCTAGAATATTGGATGCACAAATTGAAAATGGAACACCTTATATGCTTTATAAGGATGCTGCAAATAAAAAATCAAATCAAAAGAATCTTGGTACAATAAAGAGTTCAAATTTATGTACCGAGATTATGGAATATACTGATAAGGATGAACAAGCAGTTTGTAATCTTGCTTCTATACCAGTTAATAAATTTCTTAAATCCACTGACAATAGAACAGCAAAAATAACCAGAGGAAGATGTGAAGTTGACCATCAAGCTCTTTATGATGTTTCATATCAAACAACTCTAAATCTTAATAAGGTAATAGATGTTAATTATTATCCCACAGCAGAAACTAAAAAATCAAATTTAAGACACAGACCTATAGGTATAGGTATTCAAGGACTTGCTGATTTATTTGCAATTATAGGTATTCCTTTCGCTTCTCCTGAAGCTAAAAGAATAAACGAAGAAGTATTTGAAACCATATATTTTGCTGCAATGAGTGCTTCTGTTGCACTTGCTAAGAAGGATGGAGCTTATGAAACTTTCCAAGGTTCACCTCTATCTAATGGTGAATTTCAATTTAATTTATGGGGATTCAATGACGAACAGTTGTCGGGAAGATGGGATTGGTCTAAACTTAGAAAGGATGTAATGAAAAATGGAGCTAGAAATTCATTATTACTAGCACCTATGCCAACAGCTTCAACAGCTCAGATTATGGGTAACAATGAAGCTTTCGAACCATTCACCTCGAATATATACACTAGAAGAACTCTAAGTGGTGAATTTATAGTCATAAACAAACACCTTGTGAAGGATCTTATTTCTCTAGGTTTATGGAGTGAAGATATGAAAAATCTTATAGTTCTAAATAAAGGATCTGTTCAGAATATAGAACAAATTCCTGAAAGTTTGCGTGAGGTTTATAGAACAGTTTGGGAAATAAAGCAGAAAGATCTTATAGATATGTCAGCAGGAAGAGGTAAATTTATATGTCAATCACAGTCTCTCAATTTATTTATAGAAAATGTGAATTCAGCTAAATTGACTTCTGCGCATTTTTATTCATGGAAAGCAGGACTTAAAACAGGAATGTACTATCTAAGAACTAAAGCAGCAGTTGATGCTCAAGCAGGTCTTGGTATAGATATGGAGAAGGCTAAGAAAGCTATGAAGGAATCAAAAGAAATTAAGATAACTCCAGAACCAGTAAACACACCAAATGTTTTGGTTAACGGTATGACTAGCGAAGAACTTAGTAAAGCTGCTGAAGATGTACTTTCCGGTGTTGCTTGCAGTCTTGACGATCCGGAAGGATGCGAAATGTGCGGCTCCTAAAAAAATAAATTGTAATGGAAAACAACAAATGGTTTAATGACGATGTCATAAAAAAATTCGATGAATTTTTAAACGAGAGAGAATTACCAGATTCTCAGGGGGATGTACTAGTTATGCTAGGAGCTCCTGGCTCCGGTAAAGGAACACTTTCAAAACAGCTGAATGAAAAATTTGGGATAAATCATATATCAACTGGTGATCTAATAAGAAAATCCGATGATCCTGAATTGAAGAAAATAGTTGAGTCAGGAAAGTTCATATCCGATGAAATGATGCTTAAAATGCTAAGAAAAGAGCTAAAAAAGCTTGATCTTAATAAAGGTATAATTTTTGATGGATATCCAAGAACAATAAAACAAGCGAGAAAGCTTGATTCGTTATTGGGTAAATTGGGTCTTGGTTTAAATCATGCTATATTTATGGATCTTCCGGAGGATAAGGCTAAGGAGAGAATAAGAAATAGAGCTAAGAAGGAGGGAAGAAAGGATGATGCAAGTGATGAGGTTATAGATAAAAGATTTGCCGAATATCACGAGAAAACTTTTCCTCTTGTTGATTTTTACAAGAAAAGCAGAAAATTAATAAAAATTGATGCTGATCTTGGTATGGAAGGAGTTCTTAAATCCATAGTTAAAAAGTTGGGTCTTAAAAAACCTAAAAAGAATAGAGATGAAAAAATCTAGTGAAGATTTTGTAAAATCGATAAAGGAAAAAGTAAATCAACAAAAGAATATAGAAATAATCCAGAGAAATCTACTACATGATTCTCTGGATTATTTTTCTTCTGTGATTCTACAGGATGGTGAAATAGAGATAAGAAGTTGCAAGAAATTTGATTCTGGTGAAATGAATTGTTTTCTTAATCTCTACAGCGAACATGATTCTATACCAGATCAGATAGATTCAATATTACATAAAAACAATCTTGAATTCAAAAATTTAAGACTGGATGAAAGAAAATTGATATATTGTGTTAATTTTGGAAATAATATATTGTCCTCAGCACATAACGACAACTGGATATTTTTAGAATTTTATTTAAAAGGTAAACATATATTCGAATGTAAAATTTCCTCTAAATTGGGATCGATTGATTATTCTCTATATGATAGTAAATATTTTAATATAAAATTCTGGGTGTTTGACGGTGAATCATTTAATAAATATGAAATTCCTCTAATAAATATAAACAGAAATAAAAGAGGAATAACAAGATCACTCGATGAAAAGTATTCTGCTTCTATAAAATTTGATCAAATAGGTGAGGTTGAATCCATAAAAGTTACTAAAAAAAGGGAGCAAAACCAAACAACTAAGCTATAATATTAAAAAGCTTTAAATGAGTACTAAAAATAAAAAGAAACAGAAAAAAGTAGCATCACCTATTAGTATCCCTAGGCCAATCCCCAATAACGTTCAAGTTATAGATCTTTGTTTGGTTATGATTGTTAAAGACGAGGAAGACACCATGGAAAGATGTCTTAGAGCAGTTGCTCCTTATATTAAATATTGGGTGATTGTTGATACAGGTTCCAAAGATAAAACCATAGAGGTAATAAATAAAACGATGGAATCTTTGGGTATTCCTGGAGAACTTCACGAAAGACCTTGGGTAAACTTTGAAGTTAATAGAACGGAAAGTTTAAATCTAGCTAAAGGAAAATGTGATTATAGATGGATAATAGATGCGGATGATACATTCATACCTGAAAATCCAAACATTAATCCATTTGCTGGTCTTGATAAAGGCCCTGATTGTTACCAGGTATTATATAAATTGAATAATCTTCAATACCACAGAGCCCAAATAGTTAAATCTGACCAAAATTGGGTTTATAAAGGTGTACTGCACGAGTATCTTCATTTGGAAGATAATAGAGGTGAAATATTTCAGGGACAGATACCAAATGCTTTTGTTATAGCTGATATCTCGCCTCTTAAAAGAGCTGCTTCACTTGAGGAAAAATATGCAAATGATGCAAAAATACTTGAAAAAGCACTTATTGATGAGCCTAATAATGAGAGATATATGTTTTATCTAGCTCAGAGTTATAGAGATTCTGATCAGCTTGAAAAATCTATAGAGGCATACGGCAAAAGAATTGATATGGGTGGATGGGAAGAGGAGGTTTATTATTCCATGTATATGATTGCTAAAATGAGAGAAAAGATGGGTGCGCCGATAGAGGAAGTTGCTAATCTTTATTCCAGAGCATGGGAATATAGACCTTCTAGATTAGAAGCAGTTTTCCACACTATGAGAAAATATCGGGAACAGAAAAGATTTCTGATTGCATTTGCATATGGTGATGTCGCTATAAAAACAAGAGGAACCCAGGATATACTTTTTATCGAGGCTGAGATATGGCAATGGAGATTGCTCGATGAATACTCTTTAGCTGCACATTATATCGGAAATCCAGAAATAGCATTGGAAAAAACAAATGCCATTATAACTGCTCCGTTTTTCAAAACCCTTCCTATGGATGAGCAAAATAGATTAAATAAAAACATGGATTTTTATAGAAAAGCTGCACAGGAAAAAGCTAAACAGGTACAACTTGCAAACATGAATGCTAAACCACAACCTAAGAATAGAAAAAAGTAATCTAATTACTGGATATATACTATAAAAATTAGGAAGTAAAATGAGACACCTTTTGGAATTTGAATCTTATGAAGGCTTAGATGAAGCTGGAATACCAATATATAATGCTGATGACTTTAGAAGGAGTCCTTCCAGTGAACCTGAGGATGAGGTATCAACCACTAAAATCTTCTCCTATATAAAGGATCTATTGGAACAACAAAAAGCTGGACAGATAGAAGAAATCAGTATGACTGTGGATTTACCATTACAAGGTAAAAAAGCTCCACAACACGTTCTTGATACTCTTGACGCTGAAAGAAAAAGAATAGAGAAAGAACAGTATGCTATTAGAGGTAGCAGAACAGAAGCAGCTGATGTTGCTCCTGGTGATAATATCTACGGTGGTGAAGGTAGAAATCTTTTTGTTGATAGTGAGTATATAGTTACAGGAATCACCAATTTGGATGGAACAGATTACATTATAGGATTACCGGTTTCTAAGAAAAAAGAAGCTTTTAGTTCCCCTGAATCTATAGCTTATTATTCAACTTTTATAGAACCTAAACAAATAGAAGAAGTTTTTTATTCATAGATAGAAAAATATAAATTAAAACCCTCAATTAAACATTGAGGGTTTTTTATTGAAATTAATTTTCGAAAAAGCATATAATATTAAACATAAAATTAAAATGGATAACAAAAAGGTCAATAAAACTATAGAGGTACTTACTGATTTTGAGCATATCATTAAAAGACCAACGATGTATGTTGGATCTGTTAAGAAGAGTGAGGAAACATTACCCATAATAGGCGACGGCTTCATTAAGGCTGTAAATAAGGAACATTCCATCGGGATGTATAAATTGTTTGATGAAGTGTTTGCAAATTCAGTAGACGAAGCGAAAAGGATGTCTACGTCAATGAAGACGATCATCGTTGAAGTCGATAGCAAGGAAAATCTTGTTTCCATAACTGACACCGGTGATGGGTTCACTAACGGATCAACAATAAACAAAAAGAGTAAGTTAACTAATATAGAGACGGCTGTTTCGATGCTTAGAGCAGGTTCTAATTTTGATAATGACGATATAGCGGAATCTATAGTTGGTACAAATGGTATGGGTGTATCTCTAGTTAATGCTTTATCGAATATGTTTGAGATAGAAACAACAAATGCTAATGAAACGTATTTGCAAACCTGGACATCTTTTAAATCCAATAAAGCAACAATAACACCGAAGAAGAAGGGCACAAAAACAGGAACGAGAGTTTCTTTTATACCGAATTCATCAGTCTTTGACAATTCAAAGTGGGACTATTCAACCATAATATCGTATCTTTGTTTGAAAAAGAGAGTTCTAGAAACTGAGGAAAAAACTGCATCTCTGAAGATCGAGTTTATCTGGAATGGTAAGAGTGAAATTATAGAATCTGGACTTAAGCCAGATTGGTCTGCAAAAGCAAATATTGGTGAAATTCTAATCTGGGAAAAAAGACCAGAATCCGGAACCTTTTCTTTTGTTAATAGTGCACTTTGTACCGGGATACACCAAAAGATAATACAAGATAAAATAAACATAGAACTGGATGACACACTAGGTCATCATTTTTATGATACACTAATTATCCTAAATATGTCACCAAGTATAGTTAGATTTGGTGATCAGAATAAAACTAAATTTGTTTCTAAGAGGGAGGAAGTTGAACCGACCATAATGAGACACTTCGATTCTGTTCTGAATAAATTCTTTAAAAGTGACGTTTACAAGAAAATTAAAAAATCCGTTGACGATAGGAGAAAGGAATCTGAATTAAAGAAAATTAGGAAAGAAAAGAAAGGTATTAGAATCAAGAATTCGAATAAGTACTTTCCACCAACAGCAATGAGAGCTGAAAATCTTTTTATAGTTGAAGGTTTAAGTGCAATGGGATCAATATTACAAAAAAGAGATCCTAAAAAGGATGGTGTTTATGCACTTAAGGGTAAGATAAAAAATGCTAGAAGTCTTTCAGATTTATCTGACAATAGAGAAATTCTCGAGCTCATGCAGATATTGAATTTAGATCCTGAAGGTCAGAATTTAACCTGCCCATTTGAAAAAGTTGTTATAGCTACAGACCAGGATCCGGATGGTGCACATATTACTTCACTTCTGATAAATCTTTTCTATACTTGGTTTCCGTGGATGATCAAACAAAACCGAATACATTTTCTTGATACCCCGTTAGTAACGGTGGGTGATCGTGTTAAAAAATATTATTATTCTCTTGATGAATTTAAAAAGGCAAAAGGAGACAAAAATAATGTTAGGTACCTTAAGGGACTTGGTTCACTATCCTTGGAGGATTGGGATCATGTTATGAGTAATAGAAGAGTTACTGTACTTAGAGAAGATCCAGCCACCAAAAAACATTTAGAGATGGCATTCGGAAAGTTATCAAGTGAAAGAAAAAAATGGCTAAGCTCCATGTAAATATTTTTTTATATCGAATAAATAATTTATATTTGCATAAAAAATAACATGGATAGAAAATTAGGTTACTGCTGCATCAACATGACTCTTTCTGAGAGCAAAGAAAAGATCACTACAAACAGAGGAATGGTTAAGAAAACATTCACCGAAAAGGGATTGGACTATGTTTCTGATCTTGCTTTGCAAAACGTTAAGGATCTTAGAAAAATACTAGAGTGGAATCATGCTAATGGTATAGGAATGTATAGAATGTCGAGTGATATGTTCCCATGGTGTTCTGAGTATGAAATATCTGATCTTAAGGACTATTCCGAGATATGCGGAATACTTAAAGGCTGCGGAGATTTTGTTAAATCCGTTGAACAGAGAATAACCTTCCATCCCTCACCTTATGGGGTTCTTGCTTCTGAAAGACCCGATGTTGTAGTGAAAGCAATAAAGGAATTATCACAGCATGGTGAGATAATGGATATGATGGGATTGGATAGATCTGTTTATTACCCGATCAATATTCATGTTAATACAACAAAGCCAGATAAAGAAACAGCAGCAAACAGATTTTGTGAGAATTTTGAATTGTTACCAGATTCTGTTAAGACAAGGTTGGTTGTAGAGGTAGATGACAAGAAATCACAATATACCTCTCTTGATTTGCATAGAATGATTTATTCTAAAATTGGAATACCAGTTACTTTCGACTATTTGCATAACGAATGCAATCCACCAGAGAATATTTGCGAAGAGGCATCGCTTAGAGTTTGTTTATCCACGTGGCCAGAGAACATACCAGCAATTACCCATTACTCGGATTCTAAGAGAATGTTTGAGGATTCGACAGCTAAAGAGGTTGCTCATTCTGATTGGGTTTGGAGAGGACCCGAAACTTATGACCTTTTATTCGATATAGAATTCGAAATAAAAATGAAAGAGAAAGCTCTATTGAAATATATGGAGGAAAAAAATAATAAATTATATGAGCGAGAATGTAATACAGGAATTTGAGGATTCGTTATCCAATAATATCCAGAATCCCGACATAAAATATAGTTTGGATAGAGTTATAGAGGGAGAAGTTAAGTATGGATATTTAACTGAGAAATTCGGAAAGGAAAGGGTTGATGCTCTTGTTTCCGATTTTCTATTTTTATCTGATTTTGACTTTTTCCTTAAAATAAAAGAAAAATTAGAAAATAATGGGAATGATTAGCTTTAATGGTGGATTTGGTGGATTTCCAACTCATCCCCAATATGGTATATTAAAAAAACATATTGAAAGATCCATCCAGGATATATTTTTAAACTCATTAAGAGATCGTATGGATGATCTCGTTTATGTTTTCGATAACACTGAACAGATAGATTCCTTTATAGGAAGGATGCTTAAATATTGGGAGGGAACAGAAAATTATGAAACGTGCATGGAAATAAAAAATCTTTCCGAACCACTTAAAACTAAATGGAAGGGTAAGGGAGTTCTTGAACCTGGAGAAGCCTCCATAAAAATAAAGGATATTTTTAAATCCACACAGAATAATGAAGGACCACTATAAAACATTAGGATTATCTAAAAATGCAACGGCTGACGAAATAAAGAAAGCTTACAGAAAATTAGCAGTTAAATACCATCCTGATAAAACTGGTAATGATCCTGTTTTGGAGGGTAAATTCAAGGAGATTAACGAAGCATATGAAATTCTATCTGACCCCAAGAAAAGAGAAAATTACGATACTCCAAATTCTTTCGGAGGAAGTTTTAACTGGGGTGGTAGCAATCAGGGTAATCCTTTCCAGAATGCGGATTTTGGAAATTTCTGGGGTGCTGGTAGAGGTTCTGCAAATCCATTCGGTAATCAAAGGATTAGAAAGGGAAACAATATAAACGTATATGTCACTGTTTCGTTGGAAGAGATGATGTCTGGAACTAACAAAAAAGTTAGAGTGAATCGTGCGACACAATGTTTGGATTGTAGTGGTACTGGTGCAGAATTTGGACACACTAATGATTGTGACGAATGTCATGGTTCTGGTAAGAAGACGAGAACAGTAAATCATGCTTTTGGTGTGATGGAGTCCGTTGAGGATTGTAGAAAATGTACAGGAAGCGGAAAGGTATCTGAGCATAAATGTTCCTTTTGTAGCGGGAGTGGTACAATAAGAAAAGACGAGGAGATGGAAATAAATATACCTAAGGGATCCATATCTGGGGTTTCATATATGGTTATGAGTAAGGGTGATTGGTTAAAATCCCCATGTAATCCCGGAGATCTTATAGTTAATATTAATGAATTTTTACATCCAGTTTATACGAGGGATGGAAATAATCTTATCCATGATGCACAGATCTCTTTCAAGGACGCCTGTCTTGGTACCGAGATAGAAATTAGCAATTTAAAGGGCTCAGCATATAGAATCAAAATACCCGCGGGTACTTCGTCCGGCAAAATCTTCAGATTACCAGGAAAGGGTATACCTGAATTTAATGGTTTTGGTAGTGGTGATATACTAGTTAAAGCACATATAAAAATACCTACCGATTTAAACGAAGAGCAAATAAATGCTCTTGAATACTTTTCATAATGAATATACTTTTTATACTTTTCGTTGGTTGGTGTATAACATCAACCACAGTGAATGCTGATGTATTAGATCCAATAAGAAATTATCTATTAGTTAAATCACCAAAATTATCTAAGCTTATGACATGCGTTAGATGTCTTGGTTTTTGGGTTGGTGCTCTTCTTTTTGGTGTTATAAATTATCTTGGTAATCTTGATTCTTTTTTTGGCTTACCCATTTATTTTAATTATTTCATTTTTCCTTTTGTTCAAAGTTCAAGCGGAGTTATTATGGAATCTGTCCTTGTATTTTTACATAGCAGAAACACTGTTGTTATTAATAACAATGACAATCCCAAATAATTTCAAAAAGTTAAGAAACAATATCAAAAATGAACATAAAATAATAAAATCTTTATATGAACAATCATTTAAACATCACGGATCAAATAAACACTCAGTATAGATCCTATGCTCTTTATGTTTTGCAAAGTAGAGGTATACCAAATTTTTATGATTCATTAACCCCAGTTCAGAGATTAATACTTGAGAATTCACCAAGCAGATTTAGTAAAACTGTTGGTCTTGTTGGTGAAGTAATTAAAACCGGATTATATCATCATGGTGATTCATCCCTGGCCGGAGCTATTTCTAAATTGGCTAGACCTTTTGGTTGTTCCTATGGAATATTGGAGGGTGATGGTTTTTTCGGTTCACCTGTAAATCCAAGTCCGTCCGCACCGAGATATACTGCTGTTAAGATAAATCAAAAAATCAGAGATATTATAACCAAGAATTCTGATCTAAACGAAAAGAATGAGGAAGGTGGACATGATTGGGTGCACGTTGAGGTTCCTATCGGTTTATTAACACATATTGTTGGTATAGCAGTTGGATATAGAAGTAATATACTTCCTAGAAAATTCGAGGACATAGTTGAATACCTACAAGGCTCTACAAAGCTTTTAAAGCCCCATTTTAAGGACTTTAGCGGAAAGATAAGCAAATATATGAATGAGGAGAATTCGTGGCTGCTAGAGAGCGGTTTTGAGGTTGATTCACATAGAAAGATAATAAGAATATTTGATCTTCCGCCAGTTATGAGATATGACAGTTTCATTAACAAACTGGAATTAAAATTGGAGAAATCTGGATATGATTACAGAATAGAAAATAAGTCTCAAAGTAAGTGTGAATTGGCAGTCCAAATAAAGGGTAACGTTACATCGGAAACATTCACAGCTATAGCTGATCATATTTCCAAGCTTACTAAAATTATAGTTAAGGAGGATGTTATATTTGTTAGGGATGGTAATGTAATGGAATTTGGTTCGGTTAAGGAGTATCTAGATCACTTTAAACAACATCTGGAGTTAGTTAAGCTTAAAAGGATAATTAGAGATAATGAGGATAATATTAGAGAACTTAAATTTCTAGAAGCTAAGCTTCTTTTTCTTAATTTTATGATTGAAAAGAAAAGAAAAAATGATGAGATAATTAAATTTCTATCAGATTTTGAATCTTGGATATCCTCTAGACTACAAAGAATAGAAATAGTAAAGTTATCTCCTGAATACATTAAGGAAACTAAAGAAGCTATAGACTCTATAAAAAAGGAGATTGAAAAAATTAAAAAATCAATATCAGCACAAGAAAAGATCTATAAGAAGGTATCTGCCGATGTGGAAAAACTAGGTAACGGAGCTTCTAAAAAAATACAAAATAGTTTATTTGAAACATATCATGATGATGGAATAGAGGTATTCCAAGTTAATGAGGAGGAATTTGAAGAAACAACAGAGGAAGAAAACGAAGAATTTTAATAATTAAATATTTTAATAAAAATGAGGTTAAGAATAACAAGTATACCTAATTTGATTGTCTTTTTGAAAAGACTAAAAGCAGTAGAAAAAAGTGTTATATTGGAAATAAACAAAGATAATATTTTCAGTAAAGTTCACACACCAGATAAGGCAACAATGAAATATTCGAGTCTTGATATGGACAAAGTTTTTGAAACAAATTTCGATTGGACTTCAATTAAGCATGATCGTGTTAAAATTGGACTTAATGATGTTACCAGATTAATGGAAGCATTTAAACACTTCAGACCTGAAGAGGAAGTTAATTTGGAACTCGACATTGCAACAGTTGACGATTCTAGTGTTTCCACTGAATTAAGACTTGTTTCTCCATCGTTGACTATTAGATTAAGATGTTCTGATCTTACTATGCTTTCCTATGTTGAGGATAAGATATTATCAATGGTTCATTCTAAGGATGATTGTCTTGTTAATTTCAAAATGTATCAATCAGATTTCACGACAATCAGTTCACTTTGTGGAATGGACAGCGATAGCCAGGAGATACTTTGTTTTGAAATTGATGATAAAACGGTTCATGCAATAGGTAACTCGTTCAATTATAAATTGAATATAGGCTCTAGTGAAATTATATTAGATGATAGCGACAAAGAAACTGCTAACATTTACAAAAGTCAGCTTGGGTATATGGAATCTGAATTTTGTGATGTTTTTGTGCATGATAATAGATTAGTTTTATTTTCGGAACAATCTGCAACTTCCATAGCAATAGGTTTAGTTGAGAAATAATAATTGATAGAAAATGACTCCAGAAGAAATTAAAGAGATTGAAGAAAAAATAGAGAGGCTCACCGCTCTTAAAAATGAGTATAAGAACGAGGAGCAAGCAGTAAAGTTAACAATGAACTCCATCTATGGAGCGATTGGTAACAACTATTTCGTTTGCTTCAATCCTGATGTTGCCGAGGCGGTAACCCTCCAGGGTCAGGATCTTATCAAATACTCTGAAAAAATATTACATAAGTATTTCCATGAACATTGGCATCTTGACACGGAGCTGCACGAAAAACTTGGATTGACTCAGGTTAAAAGAGTTACAAATCCATTAGTCGTTTATGGAGATACTGATTCTAATTATGTTACATTTCAGGAGGTGGTGGATTCCTGTGATTATCAGGGGGATGCTAAGGATCTAATTATTAAGATAAATCAATATAGACTTAATGATTATCTTAAAAAATGTTTTGATATCTACTCCAAAAAATGGAACACCGAGAACTATCAGGATTTTGAGCTTGAAACACTTGCTATAAATGCTATATTTCTCGGTAAGAAAAAATATGTTGCAAATCTTGTTTATGATTCGGGATTGCACATGGAACCTCTTTCAACATTAAAAACCACTGGTGTTGAGATGATTAAGGGAGGTACACCGCCTTTCGTTAGAGAGAAACTTATCTACTTAACCAAATTGATCTTTAGTAAAGGTAGATCTTTCGATATACGTGAGTTTGTGAAGGAACTTAAATCAATTAAGAAGGAGTTCAAGTTACAGGAACCTCAGAATATATCGGCTTCCATAAATGTGAATAGCTATGATAAGATACTGAACGATACAACAGGATTTGAAGTTGCTAAGGCTTGTCCTATACATGTTAGAGCATCAGGTTATCACAACTATCTTTTGAACAATTCACCATACAAGACCAAGTACTCGCTCATCCGTGCGGGAGATAAAGTTAATTTATATTTTGTAAAAACTAAAAATATAAATGATAGTAACATATTTGCATATCCACAGGGAACATTTCCGTACGAATTTGCTCCGCCTTTGGATTACGATGAACAATTCACAAAAACCATTCTTGATCCCATAAACAGATTCATCGAGGTGATGGGATACAACCAAATAAGTCCCAATCTATTTATGGTTAACGCTCTTTTTTAATATGGATAATTTTTTTGAAAATCTGGATAAAGATGATTTTGGAGATTATGTTGTTTTGCTTATAGAAGAAGCAAACTATATAATACACAATAGAGTTGAATATCTTAAGGATAAGAGAATGTCAGAGGATGAAAAAATCGATAGGCTTAAGGAGCTTATGGATTTTTTCATTCTTGAGGATCATATGATAATTTATGATGATCTTTGGTCCATCATGAATATGATACTTCTCAAAAAATATATCCAGTGTAGCGCATCTGATCTTATATAATTGTATTGTCTTTAGGATATATACATGATAAAATAATCAAGGATGATGATATCAAAAAATGTACTGGACTTTTCCTCTTTTCTAAACGAAGCAAAATCCAATGCTGTTCAGGTAATTATGCTAATAGGAGGTGGAACCAATGAGTTCTCAAGATCCTTTGAAGCAGAGTGTAAGAAGAAAAAAATAAAGGTAACTGTATTTGACGTTGATCTTGCCGAAGTTACCAGAAATAAAACCGGTGGTGGACACACAGTAACGGAAGGCAAAAAAATTGCTTCCATAGATCCATCAAATACTGTTGTTATTGCTAGATCTGGGTGTCTTAAGAGCACACATAATAAGGAGCTTCTTATGGAGCTTGAAAATTCTAAATATTATGTTGTGAATAGATTAAGACCGATGGAAATATGTGAAAATAAATACATCACATCAGAGTTTCTTGAAAATTTAGATTTACCCGTTCCTAGATATTCTCTTATAGCATCTGAAGATCATATAGATGCAGCAGTTAAAAAAATCGGTGGTAAATTTCCAGTTGTTATGAAACTTCTTACTGGATCTCAAGGTATTGGTGTTTCCATTATTGATTCTCCAAATTCACTTAAATCTGTTTATCAAACAATTAAAAAACTTGACGAGAAGAGTGAGGTATTAATACAGGAAAAAATAGAATCCAAATACGATCTAAGGATACATGTTATTATTAGAGACACAAGTATTAAAAATATAAATAACACTGATAACTTCAAGGTTATTGGTGCTATGAGAAGAAATGCAGTTGGTAAGGATTTCAGAACAAATTATTCCCTTGGTGGAACGGTATCTAATGTTAAACTTAGTAAGGAAGTAATTGAAACAGCAATTAAAGCTGCTAGTGCAGTTGGATGTAATTGGTGTGGTGTTGATATAATGATCGACGAGAAAACTAAAAAACCTTACATATTGGAAGTTAATTCATCTCCTGGTACTGAGGGCATATCTAAAGCATTAGGTAAACCTATTGTGGATGATGTTATAAAATTTGTAATGAACAGAGAAAATTGGGTTATACCTTCATCAGAAGTTGGTTACTTAGAGGTTATGGAAATAGAGGGTCTAGGTAAGGTGATAGCTAAATTTGATACTGGTAATGGTACTCTTTGTTGTTGTTTACATGGTGATAAATTGGAGGTTAAAGGTAAAACCTTACATTTCCAAATAGGTCATAAAAAATTCACAAAAAAAATAACTGGATATACTGATGTTTCTGGTGGTATGCACACTAAAGGAACAAAGAAAATGCCAACGGTTAAGATGGATTTAAAATTTGATGGTGCATGGACAAAAGATGTTGATGTTGCAATAGTAGATAGAACAGATAAGAGCACACCATTTTTAGTTAATAGAAAAACTATGAGACAAATGAATGTTATAGTAAATCCAAACACAAAATTCATAGTTACTGAAAATTTTGACGATAGATATAGTCAATATACATCAAAAGGAAAACCTCATGCAGGTATTGAATTTGAAAAATAAAAATAAATAAATAGAATGGAAAACTTAAGAGAATTCGGAAAAATTAACTCTAGATTAAGCGAGTCCGAAGAAAAAGCAGAAAAAGACGAAAAGATCCAAGTTTTGCTTTCTGGTGAAGATTTAAGTGATCTAACAAGAAAGATAGCGAAAAAAGCTTTATCTAAAGGTGAAGCTCCTGTATCTGTATCTCACTATGTTAGATCACTAATTAGAAGAGATCTTGGTAAAACTACTAAAGACTAATTCTTACCGAAAAAATCAGTGTATGATAAAACCCTACGGTCATTAGATTGTGGGGTTTCTTCTTGATTACCAGTTTCCATCTCTGCATCATCAGGTTCAGATAAATCATCTTCATCCTCCTCGTCGTAATCTGCATCGTCGTCATCCTCATACTCCTCATCTGGATTTTCTACCTCCTCGTCATCCTCGTACTCTTCGTCTGGATTTTCTACCTCTTCATCATCATCGTAGTCTGAGTTGTCTTCATCTTCCTCATACTCTGAGTCGTCATAGTCCTCATCCTCCTCGTCGTATTCATCATCATAATCCTCATCTTCTGATTCGTCGTCATATGTTTCATAATCATCGTTACCGTAGTCTGAGTCATCGGTATCATAAGTTTCATACTCCTCTCCATATTCACCTGATTGTGAATCGTCACCAGATAGATATGAATCGTCATTAATAAACTCGTCTTCTTCTTTTAAATGTTTCATAGTTTTAATATTTATAAATTAGAATATATATATCTACTTTAAATTAAACTGTGTTATTATGTCCGCTATACTGGAATTTTCCGAATTTAATGATTCTAATCTAACAGATTCTGAAATGAGAACGATTAAGGAATGGGTTAAGAAATATGAAAAATATTTTAATTTTCACGATGGTGAAAATTTTGATTCCTCTATAGATCAGTTAGCATCAGATGTTATGTCACAGACTGGCATAGATCAATCAAAAACTAATGATGTTGTTTCTTATCTTGAGGAGCTATATTCACTGTCGGACGGATTATCTGTTGTTATGGCACCGGATAGACAATTTCAAGATACCGATATAGACCAATTAACAAGATTTTGGTAAAAATATCAGGTAAATAATTTTTTTAATTCGTGATCTTTCCATATATTTGCGTCATAATTAAAGAAGAATGAAACCAGTTAAAGCAATATATGTGGATTGGCATATGCCAAAAAAGGATGCTGGGAAGAATATACCAGAAAAAAGACCATGGGAGATTGCCATGATTATAAGATCCGTTTATTTTGCTAAAAAATATAATGATCTTTCACCGGTTCTTTATTGTGATCCTGATACATATTCATATTATGACGAGATTGGATTACTTAAACATTTCGACGAGGTTAAACCCATATTACCAACAAATCTTAATTTTGATGCCTCTGTATTCTGGGCTGCTGGAAAATTTTATGCAATTCTTGATTGTAATGAGCCCTTTATATTAATAGATCTTGATGCTGAGGTTAGATTCAAAATAGATTTTGGTGATTGTGATATTTACTGTACACATCTGGAAAAAGTAATTAAGGATGATTTAAAATTCTATCCTGATGCTGAATATCTGGATCGGGATAACTATATAGCAAATAAATTTGGTATAACCTGGAGCAATCATGCTTGTAACACATGTTTACTTGCTTTTAACGATCTTGATTTTGCCAAGGAGTATGCAACTATGGCTTTGGATTTTATCGATCATATTTATGAACTTAATCCAGCATTTAGCAATGTTTCGTACATTGTTTTAATAGAGCAAAGATTCCTTTATGATTTGGCAATGAGTAGAGGAAAAAAGATAAATTGTCTCATTAGTGGAAACTATTTACCAACGAATCATACCGTTGGACTTCCTTCCTTTGAAGATTCAGATGTTGATGAAATTGCGGATAAGGGATTTTTCCATGTTTGGGGTTTTAAAAACGACATAAAAAGAAGTAAGGATGTCGAGGATTCCTTTCTTGGTGATCTTGTAACTGGTGTTGATGACATACATAATGATCTTATTTACTCAATTTCCATGAACCATAAATTATATATAGATAAATAATGAATTGGTTTTGGAAGATCAAGATAACGATTTGATGAACGAAGCTAAGAAATTGGCTGATGAACTCGGTATTACACTAACAGAGGTAATGTTAACACCAAGATTATTAAATCTTATAAGTAAAATCATTCAGGAAAAACGAAACAAATCATAGGATTGTTTCTTTAATATATTAAACGGGCCAACACGGTATTGATTGGCAGAGTTCGTTCTTTGAGATGCAGGCAGAGTTAGTATTGGAAACTCTTAAATAACCTATACAACGCTTTAAACGGCAAAAACAACGTTTGGGAAACTATCAACGCGTTTGGTACTCCCGTAGCTAAGACTGAGCTTGCGATAGCGGCATAGTCGACCTGGTCTCACTTACCAAGGAAAGTAAAGGTGAAAATCCCGGGTGGCTCCCTCAAGACTTCGGTCGTCGTCAAGGCGTACCTTGAGCATCCAGATCCTAGAGATCTATACAGGGGGTGAAAGAAAACCGTTTTAGAAACATGTACGTAACATGTTGTTCCGACGTATGATACCTTTAGTCGTAAAAGAAGGGAATTATTTGGTAGCATTAGAAAAAGTTACTAAGCCTGTGAATGAGTCCTTTGGCTATCTGAACAAGACGAGGGTTCGAATCCCTCTTGGTCCACACGGAATTTCGAGGATCTTAATCGATCCTCGATTTTTTATTAAATTAACTAAATCAAATCAAAAAATGGAAGCTGTAATTATTTTATTAGTGTGTATCGTATTACCTGTTGTTATAATGGTAATAGGTATTAAGAAATCGAAAAAAGAAAGAATCGAGGAAAGAGACGAAATGTTTTATGAAGGTGACGTAAAGTTTGGAGAAAATGCTGACGGTACACCAATAGAAATCAATGACACTCCTGCTCCTATAGATGCTGTTGAAGAGGTTACTAAAATATTAACTGATGAGGTTGAAAAGATAACAAAGCCTAAAAAGAAAAAACCAGGTAGAAAGAAAAAATCTGAATTTCCTATAGAACCAGTAGCACCTAAACCAAAATCAAAAAGAGGTAGAAAACCAAAGAATAAAGATAAGAAAGGTGGAGATCAGATGTTATTAAGCTAATACTATAAACTTAATAATTCACTATTGATTTACATCATAAGGCTCTATAATATTTTAATAGAGCCTTTTTTATTATATCTAAATTATACCTATGAAATTTTTAATCGCATTATTATTTTTTATATCCTTTGGATATTCACAAAAGTCTGGTATTTGTGGTGCATCCTTTTCATATTCTAAGAAAAGTAACAGTATCCTACTAAATACCCCTATTTCATTATTTCAAACCGAGGATGCAGATTACCACGTTAGAGTTAGGCTGAGAAGAGAAGTTCCGATTGGTGCGATTAATGGTGTTGAATATGGAAACATGATAGAACAACCATTTTTTGAATATGATGGTTATAAAACATCCATGTTTTGGGCATTTAGCACATTAACATCAGTAAAACATAAAGTAAAAAAGAAAGGCACAATAGACACTAATTTTGAACTATTTTACACCAAAAAAGGTGAGTATTTTATGACAATAGATAAAATGTGCTATGATAATGTAATAGAATCAAATGAGGTTTCAATAACAATAAAATAATGGAAGCATTTTTAGAAAAGATAAATGGCGAGTGGTTGGATGATTTTGTTTATATAGCAAAACAACCATTAATAGATATGGGATATAAAATAGTCCCGTATGATGGTGATGATTTGGAACACACGCTAGTGATGAGAAATCCAGATCCCAACACTGATATTTGTATAGGATCTGTGCAGGGAACTGAAAGATTTTTTCAAGCCTGTGGAGTTGAGATCCCTAAATATTTGGGTTATCCTGAGCAGCTTAGAAAGTATCTTGGTAGAAAAATAGAAACAACAACCTTTGGGGAACTTGGTACAGATTTTCCATATTTTGTGAAGCCTGCTGAATCTATTAAAATGTTTACCGGTGATGTTGTGGATAATTCTAAACATCTTGAATACCTGGTTGCTTTTGATAAATGCCTTCCAGATACACCCGTTATAAAATCAGAGGTCATGGAATTTCTCTCAGAATATAGAGTTTTTGTTAGTCATGGTAAAATCTATGACGTTAAACACTACAAAGGAACATGGAAGGAACATATTAGCTCTAATATCATTGAGTTAATGGTTAAGGATTACACAGACTGTCCTTCTGCATACACATTGGATGTGGGTCTGAATTCAAAAGGTCTAACAAAGTTAGTTGAGGTGAATGATATGTGGGCTATAGGATCTTATGGTATGGATGGAAGGGACTATGCATTATTGTGTGCCAGAAGAATGAAAGAAATATTAAAAAATTATAAATAATTTTTTTATTCCGAATTTTTAATCTATATTTGCATCACTAAATTTAAAATTATGAGCTTGAGACATCTAAAAAAAAGAATTAGTTTGGCCATGCCTAAACTTAAAAGAACAGTTAAAAGAGATATTTTTCAAATGTGTCCTAAGATGACAAGGGAGGAGAGGGCAATATCTGCAATGATACGAAATCTTTTGAGCAATCAGGAGAATAGAATAATTTACTCCATAAGAAGTAAATCTATAAGAATCCAAACCAAGGATAAAAAATATGTTGTTTCACTCACAAGCAGCTACATCAGGATAAATTTTGTTTTAATCTCGCTCAATGAAAGAATCGGTAACGTTCTTGTTGACCGAGTTATTGATAGAATGGAATCGGATATAGCAAATATGGATAATGATGTTATGTCAGATCAGAAAGAGTTTCTATCCGGGATGAATGATGTTTTTGTGAAAGCAAATGTCGAATCTGCTAAAAGATCACAGCTGATTAAAAATGCCTCATCCAGAAATATCGAAAGCACACTTTCTAGAATAATGAAAGAACCAATAAATGCCTAAAAACGAAAGTTACGGAACTCATGAGGAATTGAAGGATGTAGCTGTAATTATGAGAAAAGCAATGTTTGATTTTATAATGGGTAAAATAACAAAGTATGCTTTTCTCCAGATATATTATGGGTATGAGTGCTTCCTACTTGAACATGGCTATGTCGAGACTGAAGATCCTTATTTTGAGATGGATCTCCCTGATGGTGAAAGATTCGTTCATGATGCATTATACAACCATAATGTTGTTTGGAAAGAAATTAAAAAATAAATTATAATATGTTGAAGATAACACTAATTAGTGATACACACAATAAACATCGTCAGTTAACGGAAGATCTTCCTGGTGGAGATCTTCTTCTTTTTGCTGGTGACATAATGGGTACAGGGTACAAAAAGGAGGAACTTCGGGATTTCTGTGAATGGTTTAATTCACTGGATCAATATGAAACTAAAATATTCATAGCTGGAAATCACGATCGCATATTCGAAAATTTTCCTGTTGAAGCTAATATGATAGTTAATGAATATCCAAATATTACCTATCTACAGGATGATTGCGATTCCCATTTTATAAATGGTAGTCAAGATAATTTTGTTAGTATCTATGGATCACCTTGGCAACCATGGTTTTATAACTGGGCTTTCAATTTACCAAGAAGAGGTCCTGGGCTTATGTCTAAATGGGAAGCTATACCGGAGCTAACAGATATTCTAATAACTCATGGTCCAGCTTTCGGATATTTAGATACTGTTGAAGGTAGAAGAAATGAGAATCTTGGGTGTGAATTATTAACCGAGAGAATAAAGGAGATAAAACCAAAAATCCACCTTTGTGGCCACATCCATACGGGTTATGGTTATGTTTTCGATGGGGATACACACTTCTTTAATGCGTCGGTTCTTAATGAGGATTATAACTATGCTCATAAACCATTTGTCTTCGAATGGGATCCTGTTACTAATGAGATAATTTTTCCGGAATAAATTCATATACTGTTGAAATTTATCCAGATTTTTGTCATATAAAAAGACAAACATCATAAATGAAAACCTTCTCTAAACCTTCTGAAGCAATAAAATGGACAAAGGAAAGACTATCCAATTATGGATATGTTGTTAAAACCGAAAGATGGCAAGGCATCGAATCACCCGACGACATGTGGGAAACTATGAATCATTCTTTTCAGTTTTTTATACCTGATACACTAGAGGAACTTAAAGAGGAGGTTAGACCAAACCTTCCCTGGGCTGATGATCATTTCGGTGAAAGAATTAGTGGAAGTCCACTTAATCCGCCGCCTTCTCATAATTGGTGGCCATTTGCCCAAAAGAATAACGAACAGTTTGGTGGTAACGAAAAATTCTCTCATACATATCCAGAGAGAATATGGCCAAAGAATGCTGGTGAAAATGGAGATGATGCTATACTTTCTGGTATTAGATTTGCTTATGGTGATTTTGGAGATGTTATAGATTTAATGTATAGAGAACCTTTCACTAGACAAGCATTTTTACCCATATGGTTTCCCGAAGATACTGGTACAGTTCATGGAGAAAGGGTTCCATGCACAATAGGTTATCACTTTATGAGAAGAGGTGAAAATCTTCATATTGTTTATTATATCAGATCCTGCGATTACATAAGACACTTCAGGGACGATGTTTATATGGCCTGTAGAAAGCTGATGTATATCCTGGATATGTTGAAGCTAAGAGATTGGGAAAGATGGAAAGATGTTAAACCTGGATATTTTGCAATGCACATAACTTCGTTACATTGTTTCAATAGTGAGAAAGGAATATTAAAACAATCAAAATTATAAAGATGGAAAAACCTGTAATATTAGGACCGGATTTCAAGGCCATAAACGAACCTTCGGAAAGCATAAAAAAGCACTATGCTAAACTTTATGAAAGAAATCAAAATAAATTCATAAGAAGATCCAAACTTGAACAATCCCACTTGGGAAGTGAGTTTGAACACAATGGTAGAACCCTTAGACTTATAGGATCAGCTGATAGTGATAGAATGGTGGTTGTTGACGAATCAGATAACACTTACTATTTTATACATTCGGATATCCCAACCAATGCAATATTAAACAAAGAATAAGATTTTGTTAGAATATTATATAAAAACTATAGACCCAAGATCACATATAGGCGTATGTGAAATTATCTCTTTAATGGGGATAGAAATACTTGAGGATGGATTTGGTGATTCTACTGATGATTACTATGGTATTTTTAAAGTTTTCTCTGATACTGATGCTCTTGACGTTCTTTCCGACCTTCCGGATGTCCAAATAGATTTTCCTAGCGAAAGAGTAATTAGATAAAAATCCTGATAATACTTGGATATATAAGTCAAATAAACTTTAGGTGTATTGGGCGATAAACCAAAAGTAATTATGGACGAAAAAGAAATAACTCAAGCTTTTCTGATGAAGGAGATATTAGGCGAGATCAAAGATCTCAAATCTAATATGCCTAATGGAGAAATAAAAATTCTTCAAACCAGCATGGATGATATAAAGAGGGAGCAAAAATCCATCAAAGATGACATGTCTGATATAAAGAAGAAATTATTAGATCCAGATGATGGTGTAATAGTAAAGGTTAACGAAAACACAAAGTTTAGGATCCAAGAACAGGATCGCTATGACGATTATATGCAATTCACTATCGATATTCAGGAGATGAAAACCTGGAAGAAGGGAGTTAATCAGGCATTGTGGATTCTTTTCGGTGCACTCATAGCAGTAGCTGCTAAAGTAATATTTGGCGTAGGGTAATATCATGGATATAGATTCACACACATTTAGAGATTTTATTTATATAAAAGATAAAAGTGGTGTGTATCTTGGTGATCTTTTTTACGAGAGAATTAAATTAGCTCTAGCAAAGAATAAAAAACTAGCTTCCCTTTTTACCTCGGTGGATAATGATCCAAACAACCCAGGCACCTCACAAATATTTATGTGCACTATAGAGAGTGAAAATTTTCCCACATTTCTTCGAGAATATTTAAGCTGGTGTGAATCCAAGGAGGATTACGAGAAATGTTCAGAAATAATGAGTTTAAATATTTTATGATTCATTATGAAAGATTCGGATATAAAAAAATATGACATTTACTTAAAATTATATTCCGAAATAATGAGTAATGGGGGAAAAACCAAAACCATTTCGGAAATAAAAGAATGTCTGGAAACTTTTGAAGCTTTGGAAGATTATGACAAATGTAAGGATCTTCTAAATATCATAAGAATGGAACGTAAGAATAAAGATGTTAATAAACAGTAGAGAGAATCAAAGATTTGTTTTTGAAAACGCATACAATAGTATGCTTAAATACGGAAAGGAAAGCATGATGTCTCACAAAATATTATCAAGAAGAGACGAGATAGAATCCTCCATGATAAAATATTATGAATCAACGGAGGAATTTGAAAAGTGTAAATTCATATTGGATTTCTTTAAGGACTTGGAAGAAACACTACAAAAAGGACTGGAAACGGTTGATATAGAAGACATTAAGTAAATATACCATAAAAAAATAAAGGTTTCAGCAATATTACTGAAACCTTTATTTTGTTGCTAGATATAAATATCATTAAACATTAAAAAACAATTAATGAAATTTTCAGATCTAACTACAGAACAGATTACAACAATTTCGGATGTTTATTGGGATAGAAATTTAGCTTGGGATGATAGAATGGCCAAACTTAAAAATTATCTAGGTAAATCTGAAAGAACTGTTCAATCCTGGGTTTCCAAATTGGGAATAACGGAGAAGGCTTTGCAAGAATCCCCGCAATTTATAAAAGCTAAAGAAAGAAAATTCAATAAGAAGAAGAAAAGATTCATTATCACATGGGCTCAGAACGATACGCCTGTACACGATACTTTCATCGAGAATATTGAAGCCTATGCTGATTTTATAAATGCAGATATTCATATAATAGCAGGAAGATATAAAAATCCAACATCAGTATTTAGTGATAGGAATTATGATACTTGGTCGGAAAGAATCGAACAGTATTTGGATGCTGGTAGACACGAGGTTCATAAGCACATGTGGATCATGTCCGATGTTAAGATTCAACCAACTGCGGTGGATCCAATGACAGGATTACAAGGTATGAGTGGTATAAATTCATGCGTTTTTGGATCACCCAAGGTTCACATGGAAACAATTCCCGTATTGGAGGGAAATCTACCAAAGATGATGATGACTACTGGAGCATGTACAGTTAATAATTATACAGATTCTAAAGCTGGTAAAAAAGGTGAATTTCACCACACTCTTGGTTTTGTTGTTATAGAAATAAAGGACAAGGACACATTCTTTGCCAGACAAGTTACTGCAAATGATTATGGTGATTTCACGGATCTTTATTATAATGTTTCCTATGATGCAGGTGAGGAGAGAGGTTTGGTAAAAAGAATCGAAAAGGTTTCTGCTGCCATATTAGGAGACCTACACTATGGTCAACATGACGAGAGAGTGATAAGTAAGACTTTGGATTTATTTTCTCTTATACATCCAGAAAACGTTGTTTTACACGATGTCTTTGATGGTCTTTCAATTAACCATCACGAATCGAAAGATCCGTTCATTCAATTCCAAAGGGAGATTGATGGAACTAACTCACTAAAGAAGGAAGTTGATGAAATGCTGGAAGGCTTAGAGGTATTTAAAGATTATAATACAATCATAGTTAGAAGTAACCACGATGACTTTTTGGACAGATGGTTAAAAGGCACAGACTGGAGAAAAGCTTCAACGTTAAAGAACTCAATAGAGTACATGGAATACAGTGCTTTGTTACTTAAAGGTAAAGCACCAAATGGTATAATCCCATATCTAATAAATGAAAAATTCCCAAATTATATAACTTTAGGTCGTAGCGATAGTTTTGTTATAAATGGATGGGAACTTGGACAACATGGTGATATAGGTTCCAATGGAACTAGAGGATCATTACTTCAGTTTAGAAAATTAAACACAAAGATAGTTGTTGGCCACTATCATTCACCAGGTAGAAAAGACGGAGCTTTAGCCGTTGGTACATCAACCAAATTAAGAGTTAATTACAACATAGGACCTAGTGGATGGCTTCAATCTCACGTCATTATACATGAGGATGGGAAAGCACAACATATAAACTTCATAAAAGGAGAATTTACAACTTTAAAATAAAAATCAATGTTCAATAATATAGACGTTTCTCAATTGAAACTAGTAGCCGGAGTGGATGAAGTTGGACGTGGATGCCTTTCAGGCGCGGTTGTAGCTGCAGCTGTTATATTGCCACCTGGATTTAATGATCCTAGAATAAAAGATAGCAAAAAAATTAAAAGCCTTAAGAAAAGAGAGGAAGCAGAAAAAATCATAATGGATAATGCTATTTGTTGGGGTATAGGTGCAGCTTCACCGGAGGAAGTTGATAGGATAAATATACTACAAGCAACTTTTTTAGCAATGAAAAGAGCTCTAGATTGTTGTGGTAAGGTTCCTGAATTTTTGTACATTGATGGTGACAAATTTCCTGGATACAACGGAATACCATACGAATGTGTTATAAAAGGTGATTCCCTAATACCTTCAATTGCAGCAGCATCCATACTTGCTAAAGTTCACAGAGATAGGTTAATGAAATCTTTGGATAATGAATTTCCTAAATATGGCTGGATAACAAATGTTGGTTATGGAACAGCAGACCACATAAAGGCCATAAAGGAAATAGGTATAACAAAACATCACAGAAAAACTTTCTGTCAAAATTTTATTTAATATGGAAAACAACGAAGAAAAAGAATTTTTAGTGGCTGACGAGTTTAGCATCATGGATGAGGATCAAATCCAAAAAGTAATAGGAGTAGAAAATTATGACCAAGCTGAATGGTGCTTCCAGTTTGACGACGAGGACCCAATCGTTATTGCCTGGAGCAATGATCAGAACGAACCTGGAGAATTAACTTTCATGTTGAAAGCAAACAGTGAAAGTAGAATAGCTTTCCAATCTGAGGATGGTTCTAAAACTCTAAGAATATTTGCAAGATCCATGTCCGAAGAGAAAAGACAAGAATTAGGTAGAAGCAATAATTCTGAAAAATAATTACAAAGATCTATAAAAATTTATAATTTTTTGGTATATACAACTAAAAAAAGTTAATAATGAAAAGTAATTATTTTTTAACAGTTGACTTAACGTCAAATAAAAAATTCCTCAAGGATCAAATAGAAGAAATAAAATCCAATTTAGAACTCAATGAGGATTTCCTAAAATTCTGTACTTTATTTAGCACAGCATTAGATGTGAATTTTAACGGCTATGTTGAAATTTATATTGAAGACCAACCATTCGATAATGACATTTTAAGTGAAGTTGAGGATTTGGTTGAAAATCTAGATTCATTCATTCCAGGAGGTTGGGTTAGCGATTCTAAAATAGAATGGATAAGCGAAATTCCAGATCAAACATACGTTTGGTTTAAGGATGGAAGTGAATGGTCAAGCGTGGTTAGAGAACACGACAGAGGATTCATAGGAGAAGAGGAAGAATGGGACGATGATTCTACAGATTCTTACAGTTCTTATGATGATTATGATGAAGATTCCTGGTAAGGATATATAATATCAATTGTATTGAAGGTGCCTTTAGTACTTGATGTCCCGGGTCTAACGACCCTCGAGATGTTTGAATGAGCATCAAAGGGATTTTAAAAAATAAATAAGGTAAAAATGAAAAACAAAAAACCCGGTATACTTAGCGGAATGACCGTTAGTAAACCACAAGCATGGATCGCAGTATCCAACAATCGTCAAAGAATCTATGACGCAAACACAGAAAACGAAAAAGTTTATCTGGAAGACGGACAAGAGTTTCAAATCGAACTCTACAATCCCACTGAAATTTCTTATGTAGCTAAGATCTACGTAAATGGTCAGCTTATTAGCTCCTCTGGTTTGGTTTTAAAACCAGGACAGAGATATTTCCTTGATCGATTCATAGATGAAAACAAAAAACTAGTTTTCTCCACTTATGATGTCGAAAACACAGCAGGGGCTAAGGCTGCAATTGCAAAAAATGGTGATCTGAGAGTTGATTTCCATGCGGAGTATTTCCAAAACTTTGCTTGGACAGCGGGAACGGGTACGGTAACAACTTGGGGTCTTCCTCATACTCTTACAGTAAACACCCCACCATTCTTTAGAGATTATGGTAATTATTCCACACCAGTCTCTACATTTACCACTGCAACAACAGGTAACATAACTTACACTAGCGGAACAACAAACACATACTTTTGTTCAAATAGTGGAACTTTATCAACCAATATTAATTCTAGTTCTACAAGATCTAAATCTTCAAAAAGTATAGAGACAGGAAGAATAGAAAAAGGTGGTAAATCAAATCAAAGTTTCGATAATGATAACGGAACCTATAATTCATATGCTTCCTGGAGTTCTGCTTATAAAATACTTCCAAGATCAGCTAAGCCTGTGGAGGTTTCCGAAATCAGATCATATTGTCCAGGATGTGGTACCAGAATGAAAAAACAAAACTGGAAATTTTGCCCTACATGTGGGGAGTCACTAGACTAATCTAGTATCGTACAAAGGCACCACGATACAATAAAATTTAATCTAAGTGGATATATAATAATAAAATCTACAAAATGGAAAGAATAAAAAGTTTTGATTTATTTGAGGATGAAAGTATTGGTCCTCCTGAACAAAAAATATACAGTAAATATTACCAGGGACCTTCTGCCTGGCCTACAGTTGTTGATGCGTTAGCTATTATTAGTAAAAATCAAAACGGAGATGGAGATGGAGATGGTTTAGTAAAGCCATCACAGGAGCTAGTTGATTTTATTAAAGACAACAGTTCGGAGGATGGATTAGATAGTTCAATAGCAGGATTTTTTACTGAAATATTGAAAGCAGTTAAAATTGCTAATAGTAGTTTATATACCAAACTGGGTGGAGAATCAATGATTAGAGCTATTGAGGGAATGCAGAACGATTACGTTGCTACCCACAACACAGATGGTACTAAAAAATTCTAAATCATTAGAAAGCAGCAAAGATAAATTAAAAAAAATACACAAAAATGGAAAGAATAGCTTCATTTGAACAATTCAAAAGAAATGGCGCATCAATGGATGAATATAATTCTGAGATAGAGGCAACAAACGAAAATAGTACGGATGACAAAAAACATTATATGTTTTTTAGAAATGTGCAATCAATCAAGCACTATATTGATGAGATCATGAAAATGGACAAAGATAAAATCGATGAACTTCTTGAGGATGGTCATGATTGGGCTGCTGATCACATATCAACCGCTAAAACAGACATTGAGGAAGTTGCTGAATGGTTAAGAGACGAATTTGAAGATGCAGAGGAATCTGACGATGAGGAAGAAAATGAACCGGAGGAAGCAGAAGAAACTGAGGAGGAACCAGAAGGTGAGGAATCTGATGAAACAGGAGAAGAACCAGAAGGGGAGGAAGAGGAAAAAACAGGAAAGGAACCTCTATAATTCCAAATAAATAAAAACAAAACCAGCCAAAGGCTGGTTTTTTTGTGAAACATAATTATTATTTAAAATATGATATCTGATTATTTTTTTAATCCGAATTTTTAAATTATATTTGCATTCTAAAAGATTGAATATGGAAACAACACACCTCGCATTGAACGTATTAGGCTGGATATTCTTGATTGGTTCATGGATAATTTATTTTTTTAATAAAAAGAAAGAAATGCGTCTTTTCAAAGTACAACTTGCAGTTAATGTATTAGCATTAATTTGCTTTGCTGCTAATCTAATATTAAAATTTGTTTAATGACTGATTTAGCAGAGGATACTAGGGACTTTTTTGAGGATCTGAAAAACAGACCAAGACCAAACTTCTTCAGAAGAGTGTGGCTTTGGTGGGATCATGATGGTAGATATGCGCATAAAACTTTTGCCAATGGTGTAAAGAATCTTTGGTATTGGTTTCCTGTAATATGGAAAGATAGAAACTGGGATAGTCATTATCTTTTTGAGATAATGAAGCATAAATTGGTTTCTCAGTCTAATTACATAGGCAGAAGAGATTTTCATACTAGAGCACAACAGGATGCTCGTAATATGAGAATCTGTGTTAAACTGATTCAAAACATACAGGATGACGTTTACACCCTGGAGTATATGGACTATGCTAAAGATAGACATTGGTTCGAACCTTGTAATGATGGCACAGGAAACTCAACCTGGGAATCCGAAAACATCTGGGAGAAGTATGATGATTACTTCAAAAAATACCCACTTGTCTACAAAAGAGTAATGAACGGAGAAGGATTTACCTCCTTGGAAGGTAGAGAAGACGATAAGCACGTGATTGCTTTGAGTATGGCTCACTTAAATCACCAAAGAGCTAAGTCTCTATTGTTTAAAATAATGGACACCCAAATCGAGGGGTGGTGGGACTAGTATGGGATGGTTAATAATTTTAATAGTTGCTGCGGCAGTTATAGGATGCTGCGTTATGTGGGTTACCGGAATACATCACATGAATAAACATTTTCCAAATTATAAAGCTGAGGATTTTTTAAATGATAAAGAAGACGATGAATAGAAAACTTAATGATCACATAGGTGAAGTAATAGGCGATTCAAATGAACCTGAAAAATCACCCAGGGTCCACCACGAAAGTAGATTTTTTGGTGATATCTATTTTAAAAGAAAAAAATCCAAGATTGACAAAATCGTGGATGAGTGTAAAAAGGCCACACCTTACGAGATCTGGGAGGGAATAAGAGATAATTTTGTTTTTGGATTTTTAGGTGCAATGCTTGTTGTTTTTATTGCTACTCGTACCGATGTTGCTGTCCTATTAGGTTATTTCCTTTATTATTCATTTATGGGTAAGATTGTAAATAGGCCAAAATATGTTACAGATCTTGGAAAACTTATTGTCTTTCCAATTCCTTCCGCCCTCGGTGCATTTACAGGATATAAGGTGTCATACATTCTACTACATTTAATTTAAACTAACAATCTATGTCATACTCAAGATGGTCAAATAGTCGATGGTATACATTCTGGACTTCCTTTAGTGGTGACACTAAGGAATCTCAGGCTTTCGAGGTGATGATAGATTTTGCTAGAAGCAGAGTATTTACATACTCAGAGTTAACTAAAAATATAGACGGGTGTCTTACTGAAATACAGAAACTGTGTGCAAATCCAATCGAATACAGTTCACCTCAAGAAATAATAACAGAGGAACCTAAAAAAGAACAAACCACCATATTTGATAGAATGATTTATGTAACTGAGATATCCGGACCAGATCCAGCAACGGATGAAGAACTGGCTGAGCTTAGGATTTACATGGAGAATTTTATTACTGACGTTGATTGGGACTATTCAATACCAGGAAAACTTATTGATTTTCTAATATCAGAAACAAGACTCAGTAAATTTGGATGGTGGCTAAAGTTTAAACTTGAACCTAAAAGGAAAAAATATGCAGGAAGCAGTTATAGAGAAATGTGATGATTGTGATGCTCCCGCGGTGTGGTTTTACATGCCTGGAGACTATCAAAGATGTGATGAGCATGTCCATAGGGGATGTAGCTGCAATCATAGATATGTTAGTCCCGATGCGTACCATCCACCACTGAAAGAAGCGGATCTTCCATATTCTGAAGGAGTTGAAAATGTTGATTGGAAATGGTTGGATGACGAAAAAACACATTGGTGTAGAATAGACAGTAAAGGTAGGGAATGGCCATGCTGCGAATGGGATTATGATGGTCCAGATATGGACTAAAATAAGCTCGTTTAAGGGACTTTATTTTTTTCGTGTATGTTTTTAATCTAAACCGTTTTTGATTTGGATGCGATAAAGTAAACGACCAATTAAGTATTAATGAGAGTATATCTATAAAAATAAAATATATGAACAGTGAAATTATCAAGGAAAAATTAGGTGAGAAATCAATCTGGAACGATTCAGATTTCGCAGAAGCTTTCGATAAGTACAAAGATGAGCACACATCGGAAATTACTGAAACTAATAAACCTTGGAGGTATGATATAGACCCGGAAGATCTTGGGCTCGGAGAGCTGAAAGTGGAACCGGTTTTTATGTATAATGGGAATCCTCAAACATGTAGACTTACGAAGCTTCCGATATTTAGAAACACGGATCTTAATAAGAACTTCTCACAAATAAAACCCAAGAAGCTTAGTAAAGAATTAGCTTCGTATGTAAAAGAAAACTACACCCACGTTAACAGTATAATTGAACATAGGCAATCAGCAATCGTTGCTGACAGAGTTATAGATATGGTTTATTATATGATCCACGGTGTTAAAATTGGATATTAATGGAAACAACTAAACCACTAAGACAAGTTGGTGATAAGGTCTTATTAGACGGATACACCTCAATGGCTCAGCAGAATGCTGAGATAGTAACAATCAAAAAAGTTGATTGGAGATTTGATGAAAAGACTGGAGAGAAATTCCCAATCTATCATATCGGCGACGGTGAATGGTATGACGGCAGAGATGGCGGATGCTATAGTAAAAAACAATCAATGTATTATTTAGATCTATGAAAATATCAAAACAAGACAAACTATTACCTCATTTAGGTTTATTAAACTTTGAGGGTGATGCTGTAAGAGCATACAAAAAACCAGACGGTGATCGCTACATCATAGTGGACGAAAGACTTGAAATTATAGCAGAGTGGGATTCTCTTGAGATCTTTGAGTTTATAAGAGGTGATTTTGCAGTAACTACTAGTTACGGTAAGGATTACAGATACACAGACTGGAACGACGATTGCAAGCCAAGGAAAGAAGTATTGGATCTTTTCATTGGTATAGTTGATTTACCTGAAGTGGTTAAGAGATTATCAGCCCTTGCTTCTGGTTTAAGCGAGGAAGATCTTGGTAGACATTCAATAGAAAGCATACAACTAATATCGGAAAAAACCATGCCACCCGTTCTTTGTGTTAAGTATAAGGACGAGGTAATTGAAAGTTTCAAGGATATTAGTGAGATGGTTAGATTCATGGAGGCTTTGAAAAATGGTTAATGAGAATGTAAGAGTTGGATTTAGATCAGATGATCCCAACTTTGATTGGCAATCTGTTATCGGGAAACAACCCGGATATGAGTTTGTAAGATCAAGAACCATAGAAAACAACGAGAATCCAAACTGGCCAAAATGGACAATTATTATTGATTATAAAAGAAATAAAATTAAATAAAATGAGTAAAGTAAAAATTTCAACAGACAAAGGTGATATGGTTGCAGAACTATATGACAACGAAACACCAATCACAGCAGGCAATTTTTTAAAATTAGCTAATGATGGATTCTATAACGGACTAAATTTCCATAGAGTTATCCCTAATTTTGTTATCCAAGGTGGATGTCCAACAGGTACTGGTCAAGGTGGACCTGGTTATAATATCCCTTGTGAGGTAACTGCACCAAATCAATTCCACGACAGAGGAGTTCTTTCTATGGCACATGCCGGAAGAAACACAGGAGGATCCCAGTTCTTTATTTGTCACAGCAGACAAAACACAGCTCACTTGGACGGTAACCACACATGCTTTGGTAAGGTAACTGAGGGTCTAGATGTTATCGACCAGATCCAGCAAGGTGACAAGATAATATCAATTTCTGAAATATAATCCAATATGAGTGGAGGTCACTGGGAATATTTGCAATATAGATTCACTGATGTTGCCGAAGATATAGAAAAGCTGGTTGTTAAAAACGGCCAGCCTAAAACCGAGGAGGAAAAGAAATATGAGAATTGGCACGATTCCGAATGGTATGAGAAGTACCCGGAGGAGAATTTTCACCATAAATATTCCGATGAAGTTATAGAAGAGTTTAAAAAGGGAGCAGCGGCAATAAAACTAGCTCAGATCTATATGCAAAGATTGGATTGGCTGCTATCTGGTGACGATGGTGAAGAATCATTTATAAGTAGATTGAGAGAGGATTTAAAAAAATTGGAAGATGAAAACATACGAGGATAAAATAAAAGAAACCATCGATTCCATCTGTGATGAACACAAATTGGCAAAGCCGATCACAGTTCCATCCGCAGGTAAACTTATCTATGAATATAGGGGAATTGATACCGCAATTGAATTGTTTGAAGGTGCTGCTAATGAAACTAAATCTAATATATTTAGATCGTCAGCGTTTGAATCAACATTAGAATCTATATTAATGCCAATAAAAACAGGAATAAAATGGGAGCCGAATCACAAAAAATAGTTACTTGGAAATTGGATTATAATGACACTAATCCGGAAGCCCTTTCTGATTATCTTAAATTAGAATCTGAAAATGGATGGGGTGTTCATTTAATACAACCGACACTTTTTGGTAATGATCCATACGGACCAAAGAAACTTCTTATGGCCGTAATAATATTTAGAAAATATGAATAATTCTGATAACAAAATACCAGAACTTAATCTAAAGATGGAAACTAGGACTATGGAAGCAAAGACTAGAGTACTACGTACTCCTTATGTTTTAGTAACAACTCCTTATATGATACTTTCTGATAAAGATGGAACTAGAAGAGTGTGGACAAGAAACAAAAGAAGCATAATTCTGTATTATCTTTATAAAATAACAAGGATTGAATGGTTTATAAAAAAATATAATGAACAGGCTAGATAAACAATACACAGATCTACTTGCAACCATATTGGAGCATGGGGTAGATAAAAAAGATAGAACAGGAACCGGCACAAGGTCAATATTTGGTTATACCATCCGACATAATATGAAAGATGGGTTTCCACTTCTTACAACCAAGAAAATGTCATTCAAAACAATCGTAACAGAACTTATCTGGTTCTTACGAGGTGATACAAACATTAAGTTTTTGGTTGATAATAATTGTCATATTTGGGATGGTGATGCTTATAAAGCGTTTGGAAAATGGAAACAAGAAACAGACGCTAAAATAAGAAAAGAAAACCCAACAATAGATTTTCAGCCTTTGGAATATGAATCACAAGAAGAATTTATCAACAAAATAAAAACAGATGATGAGTTTGCTAAGAAGTGGGGTGAGTTAGGTCCAATTTATGGAGCTCAATGGAGAAGTTGGGGAGAACATTTACCTCAGGATCCTCAATATAAATTAGCAGCTAGAACATATATCGATCAGATCCATAACTCTATAGATTTGCTTATAATTGACCCTGACTCAAGAAGAAACAGAGTTTCAGCATGGAATGTTGGTGAACTGAACATGATGGTTCTTCCGCCATGTCATACTGATTTTCAATTTTATTCCGTTGAGATGACAAACGAAGAAAGGTGTCAATATTTTGCAAGTAGTCTGAATAAGAATATTTCATTTACAAAAAATCTTACCAATAAAAAACTTGATGAACTTGGTTGTCCCTCACGTAGATTGTCACTAATGTGGAATCAGCGTTCGGTAGATACTTTCTTGGGTTTACCCTTTAATATTGCTTCCTATGGATTATTATTAGAAATAATTGGGAGATGTGTTAATATGATTCCTGACCAGTTGATTGGTAATTTGGGTGATGTTCATTTGTATTCAAATCACATTCAGCAAGCTAAAGAACAGATTGGAAGAAAATATACACACGAGGAAAGAACCTCCATGTTGATCTCCGCTATGGGTGAAGAAAAATATAATAAAGCACTTGGTGAACTGATGCCATTTGGTGGAGGTATGAGTGAATATTATGACTCTTATAACATACCTCACAGAACTAGAGAACCCTTTGATTTACCTAAATTGATTCTAAATCCAATATTTTTAGCGGATCTGGAACATAAAGGATTTGATGCAGCTATAAATGGCGAGATTAATTTCAAAATTGAAAATTATCAAGCTCATCCACATATACCAGCACCTCTAAGCAACTAAAGATATGAGAAAATTTTTATTAATAACGGGTATCCTTTCCGTAGCTAGCTTTTACATTTGCGGAGCATTTGCATTTGGCGATGCTTTAGCAAAAGAATCTGAATTAAGAGCACACAGAGAACATGTAAGATTCGAAAGAGACAGCTTACAATTAGAAATCTATAAAAAACAATTAAAGAATGAAAGCAATAATAGCAGTAAATGAGCTAGGATACATAGGTCTAAATGATTCACTTCCTTGGAGATGCTCCGAGGATCTTAAGCACTTCAAGAAAATGACGGATGGTTGCACACTGTTGGTGGGTCATAACACCTCCCAGAAAATGCCACCACTTCCAGGTAGAACAGTAATTAACGACGAAAGAGGTGTTATCATATCTGAGGGTATAGATTGGTGCATAGGTGGTAAAAAGACCTATGAGAAATACTGTCATCTATTCACTGAGCTTCACATCTCAAGAATAGAAAACAAATCTGAAGGTGATACAGTTTATCCGGATCTGTCCTCATTGAATCCAGAATGCCAAATTTTTGAATATAATTTCAAAGAAAATCAGAAATAATTTTTTATTCTCGAGAGCCTGATCTATATTTGTTGATATTTTTATATTAAAATCGTTAAAATATGAGAAATCTTTTATTGATGCTGATTCTTCTTATGACTTCGCTTGGAGTGTCACAGAACAAATGCACACTGGACGTCAAAAAATATGGACTGATTACTAAACCTGGATATCTAAAAACAGGAATACATTTGAATCTCCCAGATAGCTATTACTTTTATCTCGTGGGCGAGAGAATAACACTTGGGATAGAAAGATTCGATAGCATAGCACAATTCAGAGGTGTTGAGGAAGATTTTACAAAAATGTACCAAGATAGACTCTGTGAATATATGAGTAAGAAACACGAGGACTGTGGGGACACTGAAATTGTATATGAAATACAGAATAGTCCAATGTTTGAATACTGTAACGTAACATATTACTACTATGATAGTTACATGTCTACTAATTACATATGTAACTCTTGGTCAGCAATTAGTGATGGCGATTATGAAATAATTATCACTTCTGACGATAAGATATACTATACAAGAAAGATTAAAGTTAGAAAAGGTAATCTAGTAAAATAATGGATAAAATAATATTGGCACATTATATCAATGTGGGAAACGTTAGTCCCTCCAAGGTAGCTGAGGTACTTTCAAGGATAAGCAAATCTCTAGTTGGTCAAGATGATGTTCTTCATTACGTTTATCCAATAACACAGGGTGATACTAGGGTCGATTGCATCAATCCAAAATTAGTTACTGGAGATGAATACAAATATGCCAAAGAGGTTTTATCTTTCAACGAGAAACTAATAAAAACAGTAATTGACAAAAGCATGAACGATTTTAAATTCGATATGCAAAAAATAAAATAATGGAACTAATATCATCACACCCAATAAAGAAATCAGATTTAGGATTTCATGGTAATCTATTCGGAGGAAAATTAATGGCCTGGATGGATGCAGGAGCTGCTGTTTATGCAATGGAAGCTTGTGATTCACCAAGAATGGTAACTATACTCATAGATAAATGTGTTTTCAAGAAACCTGCCAAGGAAGGACAGATCATTAAGATCTATGGTGAGGTACTAAGTATTGGTAACACATCAATCACTCTTTATATGGAAGCTAGATCGCATAATGTTTATTCAGGAACACAATCTGTGATTCTGTCAACAAATATGAAATTCGTACGAATTGACGAGAATGGTGATCCTATTCCTATCTCCGATAAAGTGAAGGAGAAATACAAGGACAATGGGGAAAAGGAAAAAGAATCCAGATAGGGATCTGGATAGAAAAAAATGGGCTGATGATCTTATGGGTCGCTACGGTCAATTACAGGAAATAATGGACAATACACCAATTTCTGAAATTGAATGGAAACCTGATAATACTGACATTTTCCTACCAATACAAAGAGTTTTTGCAAAAACTGTTGGTCTAGATCTGGTCGAGGTTGCACCAATGTCTGCACCGACTGGGATGTTATTCTACATGGATCCAGCTACAATTCTTACCGACGAGGAACAAATTGAGAGAGATGCAGCCAAATGGATGAGAGAAAATATTGAATGGGTAAAAATAAAATTAGATAAATGAAAAAAACACTAGTTATAAATTTCTACGGAGGACCTGGATCAGGTAAAAGCACAACTGCTGCTCGTATATTTTCAGAGCTTAAGGATAAAGGATATAATGTCGAACTTGCTACCGAATATGCAAAGGATATGACCTGGCAAAAATCTTTTCATGTTCTTGGAAATCAGGTTTATATATTTGCTAAACAACAACATAGAATATGGAGACTTGATGGTATGGTTGATATGATAATAACTGATGCGCCTCTATTAAATAGTCTCGTATATGGTGACACTAGTGATACTTTCAAGTCTCTTGTTATTGAGGAATATTGGAAGAGACCAACTTTCGACGTTTATTTGAATAGGGTAAAGAAATACAATCCTGCAGGAAGATCCCAGCATCTTGAAGAGGCAATAGAGATAGATAAAATAACAACCAGAAGAGTCGAGGAGGTTAAAGAGTTTGATCTTATAGTCGATGGTGAGAAGAATTCAACCGAAGAAATAGTAAACGGCATATTAGAAAAATATAAAGAATTACAAAAATACTAATAATGATACATTTTTTAAGAAACCCTAAGGGTCAAACACTAATAGAATGCGAAGCAATGGAGGAAGATCTTAGTGCTTCAATGTATGTTTGGAACTACACAATGGAAGTTCTTTACAGAGCTAAACAATCAACAACTGAGGTTCTTGAATTTGCACGTACCATGGACGACCTTGATGAGATAAGAGGCCTATGGTGGGAGAAAGCAAGAGACATGGAGGATTGGCAAAGCATAGATGATTTCGTTGCCCATCATTTCAAAGCTGCTGCTAAAAAATATGATCTGAATTACGTAACGGATTAAATATGAAAAAGAGATTTGAATGCCAAAGAAAAAATATGCGATGTCTAAATTGGACCGCTATTATAACCTGGACTATTATATTTACTATAGCCTATAACCTATTCAAATGGTTATATGGTCTTGTATTTTAATTTCTATTAGGGAATAAAGGATCTGGTTGTATATCTGGATCCTTCTTATTCTTTAAATATTCCATGGCGGACATACCGACCTGGTCTATAAAACTTGGCATCTTGAATGGCTCTCTACATTCACCACCAACATTAACACTCCCCACCAGACCTGGATTCATAGCTTCCAGTCTTTTAGAGATCATGTCTAAATATTCTTGACTTGGTTTCATTATTTTAGCTTACCTACTAATTTCTTTATCTTTTCTGGATCTTCCAATAGTCCTGGATTCTGTGCATCATAATCCATGAATTTCTTGCTTAATTTTGGATTTTCTAGAACCGCAGTTATTAGATCCATAGCTTTATTGTCCGGTATATTTACTATGGCTTTAAAGAACGTCTTCATGTCAAGGTCATCAAAAAGGGAAACTATTCTTTTGCATGCTTCAATTGATAATTCATCATTAATAGATGTTCCATATGTTTTTACGAAAGTTGGGATGTTGACATTCCCTTCCAATATCGATTTTATAGCTGATGGTCCTAAATTTATTGCCGATGCATATAAGATGTCCTCAATTATATTTATAACGTCCAATTTTTCTTCTCTTGTATAGAATGGATGATCCTTGGTTATAACGGTAGCATGAAATCCTCCGTTATAATCATTAACTGTATCCACATTGGGGTTACCATATATCGTTACATAACCAGGTGCAGGAGCGCTCAATCTTATTGCCATATTATCAATTAGTTCCTTTGCTGAATCACGTCGAGATGAATATCCTCTGGTTCCTCTATAATGAGGCCATCCGCTAGAAGTGCTCTCAGCTGGTAAGCTTATATCTGCTTTTCTAAAAGTTCTTTTATTTATAAGATTGCTTATAATATTAACAGTTGATGTTCTTCTTTCTGGTCTTTGTGTAACAAGACCATTTTCATCGTCTCTATATAAATCAAAATCACTAAATGGAACTAGATCGAATTTCTTTTTTAGCTCAGCAAACTCTGGTATCTGAAGAAGCTCCTCAAACTTAGGAAGATATTTGGTGATTTCCTTTTTAGGTGGTTTCTTCATACCAGCAAATCCCGACTTCTTAAGAATGTTATTAACCTTCTGTAGCTTTTTAAAATTTTCTATATCTAGTGGCTTTTCTTCCTCGTTTTCGTTCATGAGGAATTCTTTGAATTTTTTAATCACAGCAATTCTTATTTTATCTATATATCGAAAAAATTGAATATCATTTTTTTATTTCGAATCTTTTTATTATATTTGCATAAAATAATAAATAATGGGAACATACACAGGAATTCATTTGGGTGTCTTCATAAAGGTGCCAATAAGGGAAATAGAAATCACAGAAACCAAATTTGTAGATCCCGAGACAGGTAAAACAAAGAAAACCAAATTCTGTCCGGATACTGGTAAAGAATTTAAAACAGAAACTTTTACTAGAAAAGAGAAAGATTACCCATCTGCTTATATAGAGAAGGAAGGTTATAGAGAGGATGAATTTTGGCAACCTGCATATCATGGAGGTGGAGAGGAGTTTCAGGTTTTTTTATTGAATTCCAAAAATCCTAAGTATGTTATAGATGCTGATGTTGATGATCTTGATTGTATAAACTTCATCGGTAGAAACAATAACTATGAATCGATAGTTGAGGAATTCACTAAGGAATACGAAAAATATATTAACTATTATAAGGAGCAGTATGGAGAAATCCAAATCTGCTACGGTCTAACAATTTATGCACACTAAAATGAAAAAAATTAGAAATGCTGTTTTCGAAACTAACAGCTCAAGTTCACACAGTATCTCAGTTTCGGATGTAAATTCTGACGAATTGATGGATAACGTCATGGTCATGGATGAAAATGATAATGTCGTAGTGGAACCCGGAGAATTTGGATGGGAGGAAGAAGTTTATAATGATTCTGTGACGAAGGCAAGTTATATGCTTACTTATATTAAGAATTACTGTGGTGACAGGGAATCAGAATTCGAGGAGATGCTTAAGGATGTAATCAAGGAGCAAACAGGATGCAACGATGTTATCTTTAATGAATCTGGTGACAAATACTATAATTATGGTTATATCGATCATCAGTCATCATCAAACGATCAGCTTCACTGGGTTTTTGAGAATAAAGAAACACTTAGACAGTTTATTTTCAACAGAGAATCAATACTAGAGACAGACAATGACAACCATTAATACATACCAAAATGGTAACACAACCGTTACCCTAATGAGCGATGGTACAAAAATAAGGGAGTATGAAGGTACTCCCGTTGTTTATCATCCAGAAAGCATAGATGTGAAGATCACGGACTATTGTGACATGGGATGTGCTTATTGTCACGAGAGCTCCACCAAAGCTGGGGTTCATGGTGATCTTGGCGTGCTTCTTGAAACCCTGAAGGATCTTCCTGCCGGTGTGGAGTTAGCTATAGGTGGGGGTAATCCTCTAGCTCATCCGGATCTTATCCCTTTCCTTCAAACCCTGAAGGCAAGAGGTATCGTTGCAAATCTAACCATAAATCAAGGACATCTTAAAACATTCCAAGATCTTATTGTTTATTTAATCAAGGACAATCTAGTAAAGGGTGTTGGTATTTCTATAACCAGCAACAACTTCACTTATGTTAAACCTCTATTGGAAATAAGTGATAATATAGTTTACCATATTATTGCTGGTGTAAACAAGGTGGACGACATGGAAAAACTAATCTCACTTGGGAAATGTAAAGTGCTTGTACTTGGATATAAGCATTTTGGATTTGGCGTTAACTTCCATAGCGAAGCGGTGGAGAAAGAAATTAGAAGATGGTATATTCATTTACCAAAATATCTTGGTAAGTGCGTGGTTTCTTTTGATAATCTAGCAATCGAACAACTTAATGTTAAGAGACTATTCACTAATCGAGGATGGGAGAAATTCTACATGGGTGATGACTTCTGTTTCACTATGTATATTGACGCTGTTAAGCAAAATTATGCTCCGACCAGTAGAAGTAGTGACCGAAGATCTTTTGCTCAGTATACGCTGCTAGAATACTTTAATACGGAAAGAAAATAGCTATGGCAGTAATAGGAATACATTACGATGGCGGCAATTACTACGATGATGATGACCAATTAGTTGAATTTCCAATTGGGTATCAAAATGTTTATCTTCATACAGGCAAGGGTGAATTTATATTCGACTCTGGAGATTTTGTGAAGGATTGGTTTAACGCTAAGAAGAAATATGTTGAGGTTATGGACGAGGAACCATGGCTTTCTGGATCTTCAAGTTGCGATCATTTCATAACAGATGGAGCAAAATTCGACAGCGCGTATTTACATACAGACGAGGAGGGAAATCCTGAACTTAGATACATTGATTATTCAGATGAAAACTATCTATATAATCAGAGAGATGTATACGAGAAGGGATGGGAGATGTTTGTGAATCCTGGAGAAACACCGACGTGGAAGGAATTAAGTGAATATTGTAAAAAAGAATAATATGAAATTACAAGATGTAATAAATGGACTTAATGATGGATCGATAACAATAATGGGAACTCATTATACAAATCCACTTGTTGATAAATTGGAGTATGAGATTAATCATCTCCAGGATATGATTAAGGAGTATACACAAAAAATAAAGGATAAAGAACCAGAAATTAGAGAGAATCAACATCAGGGAATGCTGGATTGGTACATCAGGGATCTTAATATGGATCTGGAATTTGGTGATGATCTAATGAGAGCCGAAAATTATTGTTTTGATTGTGACGAACATCTTCGTGTTGTTCTTATTGACGAGAAAACAATTGCATATTCAGATCAACATCATTTCTATTCAATAGTATCCGAAAAGAGAGGTGAGGGCAGGAAATTTTTGGTTTCTGACGTGAAGTCTTGTTCCTGTGGTGATCTTAGAGAAAAATCCAAAATGGTTTCCAGAATAGAGGTTCCAACCGGTGAATTAGTTTTTTCTAACTTCTTCAGAACCAAAGAATTATACTGTGATCCTGACAACGAATGGGGTAAACCTGGCATAAATTCTCTTTTGGGTAGAGATGCACTTATGCAGAATTTAGCAACCCGAAATGTTGGGTATGGTCAGATGGGAAATATGAGTGCTGGTATTTGTAGTAATGGGAGGGATGAGATCTACGTTTGTGACACTTATCCAGTAGCTCTTGATAATGCTAGATACTATGAGGATCATCCAGAAAGGCTCGAGGAGATGTCGGAGAAGGAGAAAAGGATGCTTTATAAGGATGTTGAGGACTCTAAAAATCTGGAGAAAAAATTTGAAACCGAAGGATTTACAAATCATGGTAATGTTTCAATGAGTGTTTGGAGATGGCAATGTGCGGATAAATCTGTACTTGATGCTCATGGAGAAGATCTGGAAGCACTCAAGAAGGATTATGTTGATGTTATTACAGTGAAAGTTGAACCTGGAACTTGGGAAATAGAACACTACTACGACTTCCCTTGCAATGGTGATGTCATATATTCTAAATTAACAAAAGTAAAATAATGGAATATTCTAAGTTTGAGGAGATAATCAAAAGAATGAAAAGCCACGGCGAAAGAAACAGCAAGGCTTATGAACTTAATATAGACCTTATTAATTTCTGTGACGATCTGGAAACCATAGTCAGCCTACTTATTCGCGAAGTCTATGGTGAAGAGGGTGCTGGTTGGTTTGATTGGTTCTGCTTTGATGCGGATTTCGGTGAGAAGGACTGGAGCAAATCTGCAACATACGAAAACGTTAATGGGATTATGAGAAAGATTAAGGAGGAGGGAGATCCAAAATGGGGAGCTAGCGACGAAAACGGCAATCCCATTTGTTACTCTGTTAGATCAACGTGGGAATATTTAGAAGCTAACTATAATAAGAAATAAAATGCCAGAATTACCAGAAGTAGCAAGAACCGTACATTCTTTAAGTCAAATAATAAAAGGTGGTACTTTAGAGGAGGTCATTATCCATTCCGGCCGATATGCAAAGCACGGTGATCCTGCTGGATTGGAGAATTTTAGAAATGATCTCCCAGCAAAAATAGACGATATTAATTTCCAGGGCAAACTCATAATATTTGAATTTACTGGGAGTAGCGGAAAGAAGTGGTGGGCTTGGAACACATTAGGTATGTCCGGTGGCTGGAGAAATGATTGGTCTAAACATGGACATGTAGAATTTAGATGTAAGTTTCTATCTGTTTTCTTCACAGATATACGAAATTTTGGTACACTCAAATTTACTGATAGCCTGGATGAAACGAATAAAAAGAAAAGAACAATTGGACCGAATCATTTAAGTGACGAGATTTCTAATGAACTTTTTAAACAAAGGCTGATGAAATATCCAAATAAAACACTGCCAGAGGTTCTAATGAATCAGTCGCTGATAGGCGGAATCGGAAACTATATAAAGGCTGAGGTTCTTTATAGAGCTGGTGTATCACCACATAGACTTGTTGGCTCTCTTAACGATGAGGAATTTTCAGCTCTGAATCGAGAAACAAGGGACGTTGTCAGGAGTTCTTATGCCAGAAGAGGTGCAACAATTAGCACATATCGAGACATTGAAGGGAATGGTGGTGAGTTTGTTTTTTACTTCAAAGTTTATGGTAGACCGATATGTGAAAATGGATACCAAGTAGTTAGAGAAATAACTAAGGATAAAAGAATGACCCACTGGGTACCACAAATACAAAGATAATGCCATACCCAAAGTACAAAAAAGGAGAGAAGGTAGAAATCATTGGTAACACCATTGGTTTTATAAAAGATGGAAAAATTGGACCTTTTTATGGAACAATTAGAGAAATTGACGGTAAAGATATTTATATAAAACCTAGATATCAAAGATGGACAGGCCACTGGTATATGTGGGAGATTAAAAAGATTGAAGATGTCAAAGCGAGCAAGATCTGAGGAAATAAGACAAACACTTAAGAAAATTAAAACCTATAGTATGAATGAGTATCACCCAAATCACCCGAGATCCATATCTGAATTATTGGAGGAGGAAGAAGAAACTAAAAGAAAAAATGATTTCACACAGTGGAACATAGTCGGAGATGGTAGTTATATAGCTGCACCTAAAACACAGAAGATTTTATTTCCAGGTCTTTATGAACCACACTATAACAATAGAGCTAGTGAATGGGGATTGATGAAACAGGATGTTAATACTGATGAGCTTTATGAGCTACCAACAAAGGAGATTGAGGTTATCCTAACAGATCTTAAAAGCTTCTGGGATAAGAAGGATGAATATGCAAAGTATAAACTTATGCACAAAAGGGGTATACTTCTTTACGGAGATCCCGGATGTGGTAAATCTGGTATACTTCAGCTTTGTATGAAACACATCATCAAGGATCTTGGTGGAATAGTGATTAATGTTAAAGATGAAGATACTGTTAGAGGTTACTTGGAAGTTATTGGTAAACTAAGACAAATCGAACCAGATAGACCAATCATAGTTATCATAGAGGATATTGACGGTATAGCAGCGGAAGGAAGCTATGTTACATCTCAACTTCTTAACATGTTGGATGGTATTAAGCAAATTGAGAATGTTGTTTATATAGCAACAACAAATTACCCTGAGAAGTTAGCGGAAAGGATCACAAACCGTCCGTCTCGCTTCGATAGAAGGTATTATATAGCTCCTCCGTCTCCAGAAGTAAGAATGTCTTATTTGAAAAATAAACTCGGTAGTGAAGCCGAAATCGACTTTAATATGTGGGTTAAAGATACTGAGGGCATGTCAATCTCTCACCTTAAGGAGCTATTCATATCTGTTTTCCTATTGGATAATAAATATGAGGAAGCTCTTAAGCATCTGAAGGAACTTAAGAAAACACCGAGAGGGAAGGGACAAAAAGGAGTTGGGTTCAGTACATCTAAAGACAACGATTAGTCATGAAAAAATACGATAACTCAGTTCTTATTAAATTAAGAAGAACTTACTCTGAAAACGAAGCAGTTATGTGGGCTTTGAATAAGCTTAAAGAGATGTATGTTGAGAGAGGGCAGAATAATGCTTATATCCATGAGCTTGAAGACAAAGTTAGAAAATTAGAAAAAGAACTTCTCAAAAGAGAAAAGCAAGTTCCATTAACAGATGAGCAAAGAAGCGAATATGATCAATATATGAGCATGAAATCAGAGATGGAAAGCAAAACTCAGATGAAGAAAGAAATAGAAAGATTAACAAAGGACAACAAGGATCTTGTTGGACGTATAGCTAGAATGCAGCAATAATGAAGGTGGTATTTTTGGACAACGATGGCGTGATTTGTCTTTCCAATAATTGGGGAGGTAGAACAAGAAAATATGAGGAGTATAGAAAATTGCATCCTGATGCAGTATCATACAAAGAGGTTGACGTTTTTCATAGATTTGATAATTTCGACAGAAAGGCTATTAGAGTTCTTAATTCCATCTTGGAAGAAACCGGTGCCGAAATAGTTGTAAGTTCAGATTGGAAGAAGCATGCAACATTGGAGGAGCTTGGTGATTATTACGAATCTCAGGGAATCATTAAAAGACCTATAGCTGTTACTAGAAGTTTCATTGGATGTGATAGACCTGCGGATTTCAATTGGAACAGATCTCTTCATTATGAACAGGAAAGATCTTTCGAGATTAATCAGTACGTAAAGGATAATCCACAGATAACCCACTGGGTAGCGGTGGATGATCTCGATATGTCAATGCGAAAGGACTGGGGAGTTGAAAATTTTGTCCTCACCCCTAAGATGAGCGAGGGTATAAAACAATCAGGTATAAAAGAAAAAATTATGACTTTTTTGTCCGATAATATATAGAGGATGGAAAAATGTATATTCTTTTTGCTTTTACCAATATTGATATTTAGCCAGGATTGTAATCCTGCAAAAAGGAACGTGATAATTGGAGATTCTTGCACCCCTCTAATTGCTAAGCACACAGAAAATGCTAAGCTTTCAATCTGGAAATCTGGTATTGGAGTTAATTGGTTGATTCATTCACTTGATGTTAGAAAGGCTGATGAGAAGGTTTCTAATGTAATAATAAATATTGGAACTAACGATGCTTTCAATCCACTTGCTAATATACGCAGACTTTTCTATAGTCTAAGAAGGGCTTATCCGTGTGCCAATTTTATTGCAGTCCAAGGATCTTGGGGATGGGGTAACAATAGAAGAATAAAGGAAAGCAAGGTTAAAGCTTTTTATGAAATCTTCAAATCGTATGGTGCTTATATTATAGATCCACCGATTGGATTTGTTAGAAATCCACATTTGGATTTATCAGTCTATACTCTAATCGGAAAAGAGATAGATAAAAAATTAAAAAATTAAAAATTATGTCGCAATTGAAAGTGATGGACTTCTATGCAGAATGGTGTGGTCCATGTAAAACATTAGCTCCGATCATCAAAGATCTTATGGATGAATACGGGGATGGAGAAAAATCGGGTGTACTCGTTGAAAAAATAAACGTCGATGACCATAGAGAATTGGCTGATAAATATTCAATTAGAAGCATACCTACGATTGTCTTCGAGAAAGATGGTGAGGTACTCGAGAGAGTTACTGGATTACAATCAAAGGCCGTTTTAGTAGCCAAGATTGATAGTTACACCAATTAAACATAACAAAAAAGAAAGCCGAGCATCGCTCGGCTTTTTTATCTTCCCTGACCTCTATAAGCTTTCTTATAATTCTTAGAATTCTTATTTTTTGATTCGTTACTCTTAGCGTGACGATCACAAGATTTTCTTGCTTTAGCTACGAATTTGTTTTCTGATGAGGTTTTTGCTTTTGCCATGTTTTTTATTTTTTTCCTTATATATTTATTTTTTGCTGTAAAAAATGATCATATCTATGACATTTTTAAATAACCATCCCTCAACTTTGGGTAATTTGCAAAGAAAATCATATTCGTACTTATAGCAAATTAATTCCTCCTCGCTTTCTTTTAGTTTTTCAACTTTTGAATAAAGATAGAGATGATATGATTCATGTACTAAAACTGATGCTACATCGTTTACCGAACCTAGGTACATATCTCTAGTGTTAATCACAATTGTCTTAGGTGGTTTAGTTGTTGAAAAATCACCAATCATAAATTCTATGTTATTGCAATTTTCCATCAGAAGATCGTATTTTGGTCTATCTGTATTTTTTATAAGCTCTATTGCTTCCTCTATTATTGGCTTCCAATTGGAGATGTCAGATATTTTTATCTGAGAAAAAGAAAAAATTGGAAATAGTAACAAAAAAATTATTGAAGTCCAGATACGCATTCCTCTATAGCTTTTTTTATAGCAGTTGACACGGTCATTTTAGAAAATGGCACTTTACCATCAACCAATTCTATAAATGCTGCTCTGACCTCCGTATCGGATTCACCTATTCCCTCGTAGGTTTTACCCTTATAATATAATTTTATACCAACCTGTGTTACCTGGTTTGTTCTTTCTATTCCAACAACTCTTAGGGATTTTTTAGGAACTCCGAAGTAATAAATTTCCACAGAAATCTTTTCTCCGCTGTCAGATAAGCAAAATTTATTCGAAAGTTGTTCTTCCAATATTTGTTTCACGCCAAATCTTATATCCCTATTGCCAAGTTCTCTAACCTTAGCTGTGGAATAGATAGTGTCAACTTTAACACAATTCTGTGCTATTCCTAAAAGTGGAAATAGCATAATAAATAATAGTTTTTTCATGTTTGTTTTTATTTTAAATATCCAGTTCTTATTAGATAAAAGTTTGTGCTACCCCCGGTTAATATGCCATCTATGTTCATTACTTGTAAGCCTGGATATGTAGATTTTAGATTGGCAGTTCCCGAATTTATTTGTGACCATTCAACTGGTGTGAATATTCTATATGTTGGTGTTGAATTTGTCCATCCCGTAGATCCTCCGCTCTTAAAGTAAATTAAGAATATATCTGTTACTGATAAATTGTTATCGTTATTAACATCCATTCTGTAGAAATCCTTAGAATTGAATATTCTATTTAGAACTTTTGTATTGAAGCTATATGCATCATTTATGGTTGGTGCAGAGATCGGAATGTTTTCTAATGCAATTCTGAAATCATTCGAAACTGATGACAATGTGGTTGTTATAAGATACTTCCCCGTTGAATCTGTCGGATATATTCCGTATAAGGTGTAAATTATCTGGCTTTTTACTCTGTAATATAATTTAACTGGAATTGCATTTATGCCAGTATTTTCTGAATCGTAAACGTATCCATTATATGTGAATGGTGTGCTTACTAGGCCAGATTGGGAATAAGTGGTACATGAACCATTTGTTACAACAGCTCTAAATAAAACACCATCTGTCTGATTAGTAAAAGTATATGAAGTTGTTGTGTTTGAAATATCCGTCCAGGTTACACCACTATCAGTGGATCTTTGCCATTTGGATACTGTTCCCGTATTTCCACTTAGATTTATAGTTCCTGATGTACCTGCATAAGAAGAAACAGAGCCTCCCGTTGGTGGTGCAAGTACAGAAACACTTACAACATTTGGATAAGTTACTACAGTACAACCTGTTGCTTGTATTTCAACTCTATAGTAATAAGTACCTGGTGCTGTAATTACTCCATTAGTCCAGTTTGATGTTGTTCCAGTAAGTGCAAAGTTATATAAAGTACCTGTGTTATTATTACCGCTTGTATCAGTTAAAGAAGTAATAGTATTTGTGCCGTTTGGATTTCCTTGATTAAATCTATAATATTCTACAAGTGAACTTGATGTACCTATCTCGGAATTCATATTTGATTGAATATCAGATTGTGAACGTACAACATTCCAAATTCTTAACTCGTCTATTGTTCCATTAAAATATTGAATACCTGTTTGTATTGATCCTATACGTATTGAGGGTGGTGCACTTCTAAGACCTGTGGCACCGGTTGTACTGGCTTCTAATACACCATTAATATAAAGTTTCATGGCACCAGTTGAACCATCCCAAGTAGCCGCAACGTGTACCCAATTTCCAGTATTAATACTTGTAGTTGATTGAATGGTAACATCAGGAAGTCCAACACCAAATGCTAACTTACTATTAAGTAATGATGTACCAAAATCTGTTGTAGCACCACCAACTTCAGCATCAACTATACCATTACCCTGATACCATTGTGATCCTGAAGGTGATGCTTGTGTTGTTTTAACCCAATACTCTATTGTAAAGGCATTAAGACTAGGTTTAGGTATATTTACATAATCATTAGAACCATCTGTATTTAAAGCACCGCCATAAATAGTTTCACTTAAACTTGTGGTTGTATTTGCTATATCAGTCCAATTTACATTATCAGTTGATCTTTGCCATTTATTTATATTTCCGCTTTGTCCTGAAAGTGTTAATTGTACATTACCACCCGTACAAATTGTTCCTGTAGTTGTTGCCAGGGTTCCACCAATTGGAACTGTTCCTGTTTTTGTAACGACGACAGTACCATAAGCACCAACATTAGGTTCTTCTGCTCTAATAGTATTTGAAGCTAATGTTCCTGCGTTAGATGTGAAAACAACAGTTCCTATACCCGAAGCATTTGTTGTTAAGGTATAAGCTGATAAAGTTCCACCACCAACATCAGAAGACATAACTAAGTTAGTAGGCATTCCAACACCATTAACATCTTTTGTTGTAACGGTTATAGTTGATGTTAGAGCAGTACAAGAAATTGAATTAGATGATGTTAAAACAATAGAAGCTACACCTTGTGAATAACTTCCGGTACTTGATAAAGGTGTTGAATTAGGTGCCACTAAAGCACTATAAACATCATGTTCTTCTGTTGCACCACCTGTTGCGGCAGTATATCCAAAATAGAAATCAGAAATTCCTACAAAATTTGTAGCTAGGTTAATTGAAACGGATAACGTAGCTGCAGTAGGACGAGTAGTTGTATTTGATATACGTACTTCCAATATGTGAGTTACTCCGTTATACTCTATCCAATTATATTTCATTGCACCATCTGCTAAGTTAACTGGAGAAGCAACCACGTTTGTACTACCGGAGTGTAATACCCCATTTATGTCGAGTGCTATATGATTATTACCACCAACTTCACCATTGTCATAAGTATCATACTCAACTGCAATAGACTTTCCCGGCATTCCTTGATACCCTAGACCACCACCAGAACTACCTGCATTATTACTAGCTTGTTGAATACAGAATGTCATACCATCCGCTCTTGAACCAGGTATCATTTTTGATGTGAAATATGTGGAGAATGACATATCATCAGGAAGAGAAATTTTCTGTTTCCAGAAAGCTGATCCTGCTTGATTACCAGCATTAGGGGTTAATCTTAAATATGAACTACTAATAATGGAAGCATTACCGTTAATTTGCCATCCACCAGCCGAACTAAAGTTTGGTGAATAGATAGGAAGTGGAGTTTGTGCATTAATTAGTGTGCTTGTTATTATGCACAGGAATAATAATATTTTTCTCATAATAATAATCTTGTGCCCATCATCACTGTGTAATTCATGGCGCTATTTTTTAGATCGAATGCACCCCCAACATTTACGTTTATTTTAAATCTCTTGGTTAATCCTATATTTGTACCAACTATTGGTAAAACAACTTGCGGGGATTTCAATAATATGTCATTATAATAACTAACATATGGACAATAGACATACAGAAGTAGCATTTTCATTTGGTATCTTTTTGACACCTTAAGATCATACATACCACCTGCTATTGCAGCTGTTCCTATAAATGGTTCTCCGTATACTTTTCCGAATGAGCCACTAATCATATAAACAACCTTAAAATTTTTAATCTTCTTGAATGATCTCATTTCTCCAAGTGCTATTGTTCCATAATATGACGTTTTAGTGTCAAAACCAAAAGTCAATGTTGTAGATATTAGATCAATTTTTTTATCGCCTATAAAGGCATAAAATCCAGTTAAATTAGGTCCTTTTAATGCTGTTGTATAATCAGCCATCAATCCTGATGACCTTAATCCATCCCATCTTGTTGATGTGAAACCACCTGTAAATTTACCTCCGTATGATGTTTCACTTTTCTTAAAATTAAATCCAACAAAATCACTACTCGCAAGAACTGTAGGTCTATTACCATTTTTACTTGCAGCAGATGATGCTGATTTTCCACCAGGTGTACTATTACCTATTGAATTTACTGAACTACCAACAAGATTTGTGGCTGGTTTATCTTCTTGTATGCTAGATGTTCCATTATTCTGTGTATTTGTATTACTATTTGCTTGTCCATTACCACTTGTTCCACTTGATGCTGATTGACCATTATAGTTTATTGATCCATTAGAACCTGAGGAACCATTAGAAGATACTGAACCATTAGAACCTGAGGAACCATTAGAACCATTAGAAGATACTGAACCATTAGAACCTGATGAACCATTAGAAGATACTGATCCATTAGAACCTGAGGAACCATTAGAACCTGAGGAACCATTAGAAGATACTGAACCATTAGAACCTGAGGAACCATTAGAAGATACTGAACCATTAGAACCTGATGAACCATTAGAACCTGAGGAACCATTAGAAGATACTGAACCATTGGAGCCATTAGAACCATTAGTACC